TCTTTCTCTTCATATCTTTTCTTCTTTTCTTTTCTTTTTTTTACCGTTACGGCGGCGATTCTATTTCTCCTACTTCAATTCTCTCCCTCTTCCACTTTCTTTCCCTCCACCCTACTCACAATGATCCGTAAAACTCCTTCACCCGCTTCTTCACTAGGATCTTTGACACATCGTAACTACTTATACTTACACCAGCCAGCGATTTGATCCGTGAAAGCGCAACATAGCTCTGACCTGCTTCAAACACACCATCACCAATATCTATAATACACCGATCCAATGTCGCGCCCTGACTTTTGTGAATTGTTATTGCCCAGGATAGAATCAGCGGAATTTGCGATACACCGATACCCGGAATATTATCACTAACCCACGTATGATAATTGATCGCCATTTCGAGCCCATTATTGAACCGAACAACCGGTAATGCTGGAACAGTTTCAGTCATACGAATGATAATCCCCTGACTCCCATTACAAATTGGGGTTGCCGCAGTGGTCACAGCCTCTTCCATATTAATCACACACATCACTTGCGCTCCCACTCTCAAATGAACCACATCATCACACAATATACTGTTTTTTAGTGAGAATATTTCCATCGAGATACGTTCGTGTGATTGCGACGCGCGAAACTGGCGTTCCTTATCTGACAGTGGTAGATCGGTTACAGATTTCAATTGGTAGGAATATGTGGGACTGCTAGGATCCAATATTTTCAATTTCTCCATTTCCAATCGATTGATTTCATCGACGCGTGATCGAGTAGAGTAAAGCAATGTCGGTTTTGTTTGCGGTGTTCCATCTTCAGATACGTCTGGAAGGACTACCCCAACACGAGAACGCAGGATTTCGTCGGTTCGGCGCGTGATCCGCCCTTCACGCACCTGGTTTAACACCTGGCAATAGACTGGATCACTTTGACGAAATATCTGTTTCAATTGAATGTGGTTCTCTTTAGGGAATGCTGTGAACCAAGACTCGCTTTCAAAACAGAAGCGTGAGTTGTCGGGATCTTCTGTGTTCACGCCAACAGGTGGTAACTGATAAAAGTCACCACAAAAGATCACCTGAATACCGCCAAATGGGCGTGAGTGACAGTTCCTCACTGTTTTACCAACAATATTCAAAATATCAAACAATCGTTTCGACATCATACTAACCTCATCGATGATAAGGGTGCGCGTCTTTCGCCATTCTTTCTTCTTGAAGAAGTTCTTGTCTACTTTGTCAATAATTCTCTCGACATCACCGTTCGCAAGCCCTATACCAGCCCACGAATGTATTGTTTTTGCTTTACAATTCAACATCACCGCCGCGCATCCTGTAAGCGCACAAACCTGGATATTATGCCCGTGTTGTTGCCCGTAGTTATAAATCTCTCGGATGAGTGCGGATTTCCCAGTTCCACCAGGTCCAGTTATAAACACATTTTGTCCAGCAATGTATTTCGCAAACGCATCTTTTTGTTCAGGAGACATTTCAATTGACGATGTCGATGTTGGAATCGGTGGCGCTGGTTCTGGCGCGACAACTTGAACCGGCGCAATCATTGACGCCGCATCTGGTAATTTCTTCACTGTTGTATATTTTCGAATATCGTGATTTGCTGATGATGATATGGTGGCCATCTTTGTCTTATTATCAATATAATCAAGTAATAGATTTCAATTTATAGTGTTGAATTGCTTTATTTTTCTTTTCGAGTAGTGTAATATAGATATAAATCAATATTCATATAATATATATTATACAGGCGTGTTTGTTTTAATGGATACGATTACGTCATTCTCATCACCTTCAATAGGTCCGGCACGGACACCAAGCGATATGAGAGAAATTTCTGGTCGCTCATCCGATAGTATATATTCAACCACCACATTTTTGACACCGGTTGGTAGTCTGCGCGCGTATACTCCTGAAAAAAAACATAACTCTGATAATATGTCATCGGATGTTTCAAACGATTATTTAGAACGCCTAAAAAAATCACAGATTATTCTTGAAAAATACCCAGACCGTGTTCCGCTTATCATCCAACCATCTAAAAATGATAGGGATTCATACCCAATTGATAAGTCTAAATACATAACTCCGAGAGATTTGACGCTTCTTCAGCTACAGCAGATTATCCGTAAACGCGTTAAATTTCCCGCGGAAAAAGCACTGTTTATGTTTATTAAAAACAAGATATACCCTATTACGTCGATAATAGGGACAATATATGATACACATAAGGATGTGGATGGATTTTTGTATGTAACATATTGTCAGGAAAGCACATTCGGTCGCAGTGATGGTCAGAATAAATAAATAAATAAATAAATATAGATGTATTCATATAATAGTATAAAGTGATATATGTTATCTCTTTTTACAAGGTTAAAAAAAGGAATACATCATATTTTAATAAATAACGGTATAATAAATAAAAGACCAACATATAACATATTACAACAATCACAACAAATGTTTGTGAATTGTTCTGGTTCTGGATCAGATTTTGAGTCTGAGTCTGAGTTTGAGACCGATCCCGAGTCAAAACCAAAACCAGAACCAGAACCAGAAAACATTATTATTGAAGGACGTAAATTATTCAATACTGTAATACCGAATAATATACTAGAAAATGATAATGAACTACAAGAATTAATTCAAATAATAACCGGCAGCAATATTAATGTGGATAATGTTATATTACATAAGAGATTTGAGGCCAAACTAATAGAGAGTCCGACGAATTGCGAAGATATTATATTTAAAACCAAAATGCGGTTACTATATGTTATTATTTCAAATAATTTGTACAGGACGGCGTTTGAAGAGAAGAAATTATACAAATCAAACAAAACGAAATATCTCATCGGAGTTTTTCGATATAATGATTATATAATTCGTATAGATGATTCACCATATTGTTTTTTAGACGAACAACAGATTATGACTATAATAAAGGATAATAACGTCAACGATAATGACAAATATGAAAATATAGTGATTCCATATTTTACGTATATCAATATGAAACAGAATGCGAAGGGCGATATGTGTGATTGTGATTGCGACCCTTGCGGATGTTCTTATGTCGGTGATGGTAGTGTATATTGCGCAGATGATGATAATGATGGAGACGATTGTGACGGTGACGGTGCCGGTGACGGTAAAGGCGCCGGTGATTATTCCCGCGCGTTTTATAACAGACTACGATACAATACGATATCGTTCAGTATTCAGCCGTATATAAAACACACCGAATCATTACATACGTGGTCAATTAGCAATATAACCGATAATGTTAACATTAATTTCGATAAATTAAAATTCACCTTTTTTACTAACTTATTTTATAAATGCGCATTGTTGATACAGAAAATTCATTCCATCGATCTAGTTCACGGGGATATAAAACCGGATAATATACTGATGAAAGAAGATGGTAGTTTTAATATAAATGACCCTGTTAAATGTCGCAACTTTTCGGTATATTTGATTGATTTCGGTCTATCGGGTAAGAATAATATTGGAATTGGGACCGGTGGGACAGTGCCGTATTGTCATCCAGAATTTCGAAATATCCGAGATACAAAACGAACTGACAAATATAATTGGAATGTTATTAGAAAGAAGCACGATGTATGGTCACTTGGATTGGCATTTATTACGCTATATATTCATAATACATTTTACAGCTATTATTATAAATATCCGTCTTATTTTTTCAATGCGTCTGGGTATGTTAGCGCCCTTATTTTAGATTCCATCGCAAATCAACAATTAAGTAGTTTATTTCATTCTATGCTTTCTTATGATTCGATTTCAATAAATGACGTATGCGAGAGAATTCGTGTAATGTTATAATACAGTTATCTCCTTATGCGCTGAATTATAATCTGCCGATTGTAATTCACTACTACCGATACCGTTACCGATACCGCCATTACCGCCATCAATTGATGCCGTGTTAAGAGGCGCCGGTGCTATAGCTAGAGACTGGGTAGAATCGCCCAATCCGGTTCCTAATACCGATGATATTACTTGTTTATCTCCGTCAGGTATAGGTATAGGTATATTCTCGGTAGATGTAGTAGTGGATGCTACTATACTAAATGGATTATGGTTATTTCGTAAAGATGACGGTAAATACTGGTTATTATATTGATCAGGATGTATTTCGCCTTGTTCTTTAAACGCAGAATCGGATTGGGGTGTCGTGGTGATCTGGTGGACAGGGCCAGGCGCTGGTGGGGGGCGCGGTTTAAAATGATCTGGGATAAACGCACGTTTCTCTAATGTATCGCGTTTTATATTCAGGTTTTGAAGAACATTCATCATAATACGTGGCATAACTGCTATAGAGTTCATATGTGTACGATATTTGAATAAACAAATACTGGTTTCAGGTACAACAAACTGGATACTATACCACCAATAAGCAGGTATATACATTATCATCCCTTGAAATAGTTCAACTTCCAGTGTCTTTATCTTATCAAAATCATCCTGGTATTCAGGCTGAACCTTCCACGGGTTTACAGGAGATCTGAATTCAAATATGTCATAATCGCTAATAGGATACAAATATCTACTGTCTTTTGGAGGTATCAACAATATCTTTACGCGCCCCTGTGTTACGAGAAAGTAATTACGATAGTTTACTTCATATCTCAATGGTGTGGTCGTCGCCACCGACGCCATCATAATATCATACATACACGTTGACACCATATACGGTCTCAGAAAATCGTCGTTTAATTGAAATACTTTTACAAGACCAGTTTCTTCGATAAAATCCGTATTATTCTCACTTATATATTTGGCTTCAGTATCTTTCTGGAATACTTCGTGTGCGATTTTTAGAGTAACCGGAATATATAATGCGGTATTATTATCGCGATCTGTTCCTTTTTGCGTTTTTTCTTCTTTATTATTCTCATCAAGCTTTTTAAATGATGCCGAAACATCTCGTACTTGAATATCAAATGCGCGGTAATTTGTAGTTATACCGTGATAAGATAAAGATGTTAGTAAATGTTCATTATAGTATTCAAATGTGGTAGGTTGACGTATATCACACACTTCTTCTAAACGTTGCTTAGACGGTTGTTCGATTTCGTATACTTCTAAATCATTACTACGTTTCAAATGAAAATGGATATGAAGATATAAGAAAAGAACAATACAAAAAATAAAAATAGAGATAACTAACATAATCAAACTCTAAATATTATTATTATCTTTCAATACTAATATTTACAAGATTATACCCAATTACTTTTATGTTAGATTTCGTTAACAACCAGAGCGATTCGTGAATCTGATGGGAAATGGGCTATTTCATATTCTGGTTCGACCTGTAGTTCTGTCTCGTCTACGTTGTTGCTTTCCTCTTGGCTGCCGTGACCGTCATCCCGAACCTCCTGAACCTCCTGGTTGTCCTCTTGACTGCCATTACCAACTTCCTGGTTATCCTGGTTGTCCTGGTTATCCTGGTCATCCTGAACCTCCTGGTTGTCCTCTTGGCTACCGTGACCGTCATCATCATTATGGATTGTTGGTTCATATTCATATTCTTGCGGATGATGCTCTTCAATATTCATAATTATATTATCCATTGACGGAACAATAAATATATGAGGTGGCGCGGTGGATTCGTCTGTCGTATTTTGATATAATCCATTATCATCAATTTCGTTATTGTTATTATCACTGACGTTATTATATTGCGTCTGATTCAACAATCTAAGTACCATAGTATTCAATTCGTTCATCATTTTCTGCTGTGAATGGATTAATGATCTCAATTCCTGATTCTCTTTTATAATCGGCTCTATTTTAAGAATAGTCTCTGAGAGATTGGTTTCATTCACAATCTTATCAACAATGCCTTGAACGAATTCACGACTATTTGTTAAATCATTCATTACAGCCTCCATTAATAATACAGTTTCATCGCTTTCTGGTTCGCCGTCGTGATCGCCGTCGTGATCGCCGTGACTGATTTCATCAATAGGGTTAAGTGATGTGACGACGGGTTCACTTTGTTTCCACGTCTGGATGTTGCTGGACTTATTGACACCTCGGTGTTGCGTTTCATTCTCGTAGGATAATTCATCAATACGCGAGTGAATATAATTCATACGGTTTGTCAAATCAGTTAATACTGCGTCGTGCTCGCCAATTTTCTCATCGTGGCTTTTCAATATTACAATTGGTGGTGGTGTAACTCCTGTATTTGTAATCATACTAATAAATGGTGTAAGAACTGCTGTTGGATTTGGAACGGGGTGAAATTGCTGCTGTTGCGGTTGTTGCTGTTGCTGCTCGACTGATTTCGACTGTGGTTGTTGAACATCGACAGACACATTACTTCCATTTGGATTTGGATTTGGATTTGGATTATATCTCGGATTTGGTCGAGGAATCCCCTTCTCATACGTAAATGCCGGTTCATTTACTGACGGTGTCGTATGTTTATTTACTGATTGTGAATGCCTCTGTCCAGACGACGCCGCTGCCGCCGCTGATGACGCTTCCATTTCTTGAACCATCATAATTCGTTGTTTCAAAATTTGAGTTTGGATCTCATTTCGTTTATGAAGTTCTCGTATTTGCTCAGGAGTCAAAGTACTCCTCTTTGTCTTAATAATATTTGATCGCTCCTCTATTTGTTCTTTAATCATTTCTATATTTTCATAAATATTGATTGGAATATTGGGCGCAATTGGTTTAATTGAACTACTCGGGATTGGTTGTTGCTGCCGAGGCATATTTTGATTCACTTGATGACTCATCATTGCCTGTATATTCTGGATGCTATTTCCGCTATAATAAGAATTGTTTGTTGGTGATGTGGGCGCATATGATGATGTATTTATACTTCCAGGTGCGCCAGCACTAGGAGATGCCGACGCTCTGCGTTTACGAGCAGCCGATAAAGCTGCGTTTCCACTCATTTGATTCGACGGTTTGTATCCTAAATTTACGAAGTCGTTGTATACTAAAGATTATAAAGTGTATAAATAGATTATTTCTATATTATTTTCGCATTTTCATTTTTAACGTAGGGTGGCAGTTATAATCAATAATGCGAAAATCATCCAAAACATATGCGTCGATATCATCTCTCAACGTCCTTATTTCCAATATCGGAAAAGCAAACGGTTTTAATTGTAATTGGCGGGTACTCAATATCTCAACGTGATCATCATATATATGTGCGTTTCCTAAATGATATACGAATTCGTGAGCGATTAACCCACAATGTTTCGCCAAGAGGTGTGTTAAAAAGCTATAAGATGCGATATTGAATGGAACACCTAAACCTACATCACCACTCCGCTGATATAAAGCACACGAAAGCCGATTCTGATTATCTACATTAAACTGGCAAAGGATATGACAAGGTGGAAGCGCCATCTCATCAAGTTGACACGGATTCCACGCAGACATAATTAACCTTCGCGAAAATCTCTCGACCGGGTGCTTTAGAGACCGGATAATCTCAGAGAGTTGGTCGACGCCTTTTCCGGTATAATCAGCATCACACGTAGAATATTTAGCGTTAAAATGGCGCCACTGATGGCCATATACAGGTCCTAGGTCCCCGTCGGCATAGTGCGACAATCCGCGCGATTCTAGAAAATCACGTGAGGCATTATCGTCCCAAATATGAACACCGACATCTTGTAAAAGGCGATTATCTGTTTTCCCTCGAACAAACCAGAGTAGTTCTTTAAGACACGTCTTCCACGCCATTTGTTTTGTTGTTAATATCGGTATACGACCTTGATCTAATGAAAATACCATTCCAGCGCCGAATACGGAAAGGGTTGTTCCATTCCGGCCATCGTGTTCGTGGTTTTGTTCAATAATATCGTGAATAAGATTTAGGTATTGATACTCTTCGTGTGGCGTAATTGGTGGAGGTAATTGGTCATCAACGATAACAGACGTTACAACATTTGTATCGGGTGTGATAATATATTGAGGCGTACTATTTATACGAGAAAAACGACGAAGCATTAAATTAGATTCGATTCGATAATAATATTGAAATATTTGTATTTAATTCATTTCATTGGTTGTAATTAAATCTTCACTGGTATATATATACTTATAAATCTCATAAATGGAGGCGTTTGAAGAAACTGTAAAGGAAGGAACGAAGCGCGGAAGTTCATTTGTTGACCACGTGTTTCGTTTGGATGAACAACAACAAGGTGTATTATTAAACATTGTCCAATATACAATTATTGGATTTGTACCCATTCTGGTTATGTTATATTTGGTTCGCACATACGTCCCTGAACCAGACGATCACAAGGCGACATTGATGGTTTTAGTAGAAATAATGGGTCAAATTCTATTTATGTTCGTATTCATATACTTCATCCATAGGTTAATCACATATATCCCAACTTACTCTGGATACAGATACAGTGAGTTCAATTTCACAACGACCATTTTAGGAATATTGATGATTCTATTGAGTATTAAGACGAAGTTGGGCGAAAAGGTCCAGATTATCGTGGAGCGCACAATCGAGCTCCTTGGAGGCGAGTCTAGTTATACTGGCACTGTCGGCGCAGGCGGTCACGCAGGAGGCGCGCAGGGTGGCAGTGGTGCGGTTCGTATCACGCAACCTCTCTCTCAGCCTTACGCTGGTGGTGCGCCTGGTGGAATGGTTGGCGGCGGAATGGCGCCTCCTAACCCAGTCCTCACCGCCAACCGGAATACCGGCACTGCTGACTACGGTCTCTCGCAGGCAAGCCAGCAAACCCAGCACTTTAACAGCACTTACGCGCAAAATGTCGGCGGTGGAATGCCCGGTGGGATGATGTCGTTTGAACCGATGGCTGCCAATGAGGTTATCGGGTCGAAGTTTTAGACCCGCCCGCGCGTGTGGGATAATAATGATGATATATACATACACTTCATTTTGTATGTATATTTCTCTCGACGACGAGCATTCACTTCTCTATAAACGTCTCTCGTTCTATACTCTTCATAATTTTACGTTCACCAATCGGGTCATCCTTGATTTCGTGAAGGACATTTCTAATCATCTTATGATGAAAATCCTGTAATTGGCTATTCGTCTCCCATCCCGGGTGTAAATCCATCCACTTTTTCACCGCAAAGTATTCTTTATTGGCAATATCCACAAATGCCTGGCGCATCCTGGCATTCCCTTCATCTCTCGCCCACTGGTGATTATCCCGAATATAAATCGTATCCCGCTTCTGATCCGTACAATGTATCGGGCGTTTATAAAGATCGATCTGTTTCAATCCATCAATCATAACCTTGCTAATACCTTCAACAAGGCCCTGGTTCCGGGTATACGCCAAGTCATCCATTGTTATCTCGAGAGAATTAACAAAGTCCGAGATATTAACCGCATCTTTACACTGTTCATTCAGGAAAAAGTTCAAATTAAATTGGTTGTTATTCGTATTATTGACAATAATATTGCGTTCCTTGCTTAATTCCACAATTTGCTTTTGAAGCGTTTTATTCTGGTCTAATAACTCAAATACGAGAGAATTGACGAGAGATTTCTTATTCCGTTTATTAGTCATAGAAAATACAGAAATCATTTGTCGAATATATTCCTTGAGTTTCTCATTTTGTGCAGATAATAACTCTGATACAGCTGAATCTGAAGTTGCGTCAGTCATTACTGAAATTGCGGTATCAACATCAGTATCATCCATCCCTAATAACGAGTCTGACTCCGATTCCGAGGATGCTTCTGTATTTGAGCCGTCACCGTCACCGTCACCGTGACCGTCACCGTAGGTATATGACTGTTTTTCGGAAATTTGAACAGATATTTCTGAAATAGGTGCTGGTTCAGAAGTAGATGATGTATTCTCTTTTTTTTTAGATTTGAACCGATATCTAACCATTTCGGTATTGTCATCCTGATCATCTACTAGATTATCTTTAATAACAGGAAAATTTAATGTAGCGGTTGTTTTAGTCGTTGTAGTCGTTGTAGCAACAACCGAAACAGATACAGTATTCAAGGATGTATCTATATTAGCCGTCTTATTGGTGGTTTGGTTATGTTGAAACTGAAGACAAGTAGACGTATGTTTATAATAACTCGACCTATGAGCATATGATTTTTTACAAAGACAAACATATTTTCCATCATTACTAGCAATTGCCGCCGTCGCCGCCGCTGCCGCCGCCGAAACAGACCCGTCTAAAACAGACGAGATAGTTGATACAACCAGTTTATCGACGAAAATATTTGGTTTAAATTCTGAAATTCCTTGGATTCCTGAATCATTGACCAAACATTGTCCATCCATTTTTTCATCGTTCAAATTCGGTTTCATTTTCATAATATAAAAATAGGCGCGTTCCTTAGCCTGGATTTCATTATTACAAGAACATTCTTCCAAAATCAAACACTTCCAATTCGACCATCCACCATTCTTCCGAATACAACTGTATAATTTCGTCTGATAGGATGAATCCAACGTCTCACGTTTATGTTTGTATTTTCGCTGGGTTATATTCGTTGTATATGAAATATAAGAATCTAATACTGTGGAATTATTCGGGGTTTTACAAGTAAGTTGGTATACATACGTTTTTGAGTAATCAACATACTTTCGCGGCATTTTTAACCGGTTTAAATTTGTATATTCGAGAGATATTCGTCTATTCTATTTCTATTATATATCTCTAATATTTATTTGTTTGGGAGAAATAAATGTTCAAAAAGCCTAGTGAGAATGGCAACATCCGCACCATCGATTGGTCTAAATGTTGCCATTATCTTATAAATAGCCATCATTTTCAGTCTGTAGTAATGTAGTAATTTTGTAGTAAAAGTAGTAATTTAGCATAAATGCACTTTAGAGATTTTGGCAACATTGGCACCATATTCAGTAATATCACCAAAAACAAAACGCCTATATATGGTCTCGGGGAAAAAGGGTAATTTGGTTTTTTTAAATAAATGTCCAAATACGGGTTTGGCCATTCTGCTTTTAAAACGCGTTTTTTCGCACGTTTAGCCTGACGAGAGCATAATTTACGATTTCGCCAGTTTTTGCGTTTAAGATGCGCCGGAACACAGTAAGGTGTTTTATGATAGTACACCCAACTCCATTTTTTGACGAGACCGCGCCATTTTCCCGCCTTACTGACTTTTCAAAAAGCTATAAGATAATGCTATATATGCTCTCATTTTCAGTAAGGAGGTCGGAAATGGCGCAAAAATCCGGTTTCATCGTAACAGGGGTGCGTGTGCGCGCGTAATATTACATAAATAAGTATTTGTATTATGTATATCCACGTCAATACGTTTAATGAATTACAAAATAACATCACATCCACTAAAAAAAATAGTGGTGGTGGATTTGGAATATATGCGCCCATCAGTCTCCCGGTCAAGGTCCAGGTCAAGGTCAAGGTCCAGGTCCAGGTCCAGGTCCCGGTCCCGGTCGAAGTCCAACATAGACGCCGCATTAGAAGAATGTGTGGATTTGAATATTGTCGAATTACTAAATAGACAATATACAAATGAAATAATATCAGATGACTTCAAATATGATGAAGACAGTAGTGAGAACGGAACCGGTTCAGATACAGACGCTGATACCGACGCCACCGCTGATTCGGATTCTGGTTCTGGAATAGAAGATGACGGAGGTAGCGCAGTTGCTGGGTCGAATGCGCACACACACACACACGCACACGCACACGCACATCCTAGTGTACAAGATGGTGATTATGCGGTTAACTCTGATGATGATTTACTACAATCAGTTTTAGATGAACCAACATTTCCGTTGGATGTGAATGCGATATTAAACGCAATGAATAAGATAGAAAACCACACAATCGCCAATCTTACATTAAAGAAGATAGCGCAGCGTCGTCGAGAGATTCTCTCGTCGTTGAATTTATCAACAGAGAAAATGGAGGATTTTGATAGAAGATTACAGATGTATCGAGTGATTGAAGATCCGCAAGACTTAAAACATACCCAATTATTGCGGTGGATACCCTTACGGTCACTAGAAAATAAACCATATCTGACACTTGGCGGAACAATGTTTAACGTAAAGGTGCGGCCAGACGATGGACTACATCAAGTGACAATACGTAATGTTAAACGCTTTGTGTATCAAATCAAATTCGAACTAAATGTAATATTTCAGCGATTAAGTAGAGAAGAGTTGTTAATATTGCGCGCAGTAGAGTACGTGGAAGATGAATGAACATTGATCTGTTTACGTTGTTGTAGTGTATTCTTTACGATACACTCACAACAATTAACACCAAGAATCTTATGCGCACGCATTTTTAATGTTTTCGTTGACAGTTTATTATGTAAAGAACGACCGCGACTATGACCGCGACTATGACCTCGACGACGCGAGGTAGGTTGATAATGATGAAGAATTGTAATGTAGTCCTTACGTGTGAGTTTCATATCTTCATCAATATCAGAATCAGAATCATTATCGTTATTGTATTTCATAGAATATGATTACTACTTTACTCTAATAATAAAATATATGTATACATATACATATACATATATATATACATATATATATACATATATATATACATAATGACATCTTCACTCTATCAAACCATAGGGTCGGATGTTATTGTAAAAAAGAAACCTAAAGTAGTTGTATTTGATGTGGATGAAACACTAGGAAATTTCACGCAATTCGGTATATTCTGCTCCATTCTTGATGAATATTATAAAACAGATATTTCGTATAAACACTTCAACGATTTAGTTGACATCTTCCCCGAGATATTCCGCCCGAATATTATTCGGATTTTGGATTATATTCGTAAAAAGAAAGATAGTGGAGTATGTAGTAAGGTAATGATATATACGAATAATCAGGGTCCAGATAAGTGGGTTAAGCATATACGCGATTATCTTGAAATGAAACTGCGCGATAAGGCGGTCGCAGCAGCCGCAGCGTCGTCTTCGCCTGTCGTGTCATCATCGTCGCGACAATTGGCGATTATCCCGCCATTATTTGACCATATTATTGGCGGTTTTAAATCAAGAAACGGCGGAGATACAACTTTATCCCGGTACCCTGAACGAACCACTGGTGAGAAAACGGTGAGTGATTTTTTGCGTTGTTCACGCATTCCATCCGATATTGAAATATGTTTTCTAGACGATCTATTACACCAACGGATGGTAGATGAAAAGGTGTATTATATTAAATTACAAGGTTATCATTCATATATACCATTTGAGCATTACATCCTTCGTTTTTTGAATAGCGCATTATACAGAACTGTATTTGAACCGATGAAGCCTATATCTGGAACAATCGCACCGACGATGACACCGCAAGTAAAGAAACAAGTGACAACAATTGAATTACAGAACTTACTTATAAAACGTGCGAACCAACTAGAATATGATTCCCGAAAACATCATAATAAACTGAATCCACGCGAAATCGATGAAATCATTAGTAAGTATATTTTATTTCATCTTCAACAGTTTTTTAAGGATGGACCGCCCGCATTGTCGACGAATGGACGCAGGCTGTCGGCGGCGTCGGCGAATCATCGAGGAACTAGAACGATGAAAAAAAACAGTACACGGCAACGCAACAGCAGCAGCAATAACAACGTATTTTATGTAGATAAAGCATCAGCAATTAAGAATATGCGAAACAAGACAATCAAGAACAAGTAATCGAGAGTATTTACTGTTTACACGTTCACACTCCTCCAGGGCCCAGTGGTGGTGTGATGTATGTAGACAATCCTTTTTCCAGCGGCCACCGCGTCCGCGATAAGTTCTTCCCTTCTCCTTTCCGACTCTGGCGTCCAGTGTTCCTCGTCGATATAGACAACATCCGAATTCAGTACGGCAGCCACATTACCTCCTCTATACGCCGCCGCCGACGACGCCGACGACGCCGCCGCCGACGACGCCATCATCCTCTGATAAGTCAGGCTCAACTGATACTCTTCGTCATTTTCCAATGCCGCAGCCGCAGCAGACGCCGCAGCAGCCACCGACGCCGCAGCAGCTCTTACGGCCGCAATGCGGTGTTCTTCACGGATCGCAACCCAGCGCTGATGACGCACATTCCGGATGTGTCTGTCCCAGTTTCCCTGTGCTCCACGCCATCCGCAGGGACAACTCACTGGACGAACGATATCAAGTTCGTGAAGTGTATCCTTGAATATACGGCTCGTAATCATCTGAAGTGCGTGATGTAAGATGCCTGGAGATGCCTCATACCCAGCATCGCCTTCTTCTGGCTTGTAGTTGAGAACAAGGTCAAATACAATGTCTTCTTCGCCGCGAGACACCATATTGTGGTGATCGTCCAAGTAAATGCTTGAACCCTCTCCGCACAATTCAATGACGATTTTGTCCGCAAGTTCCATCACTTCTTCGTACAGTTCGTCATCATCGCAAATGTCATCAAATGACATCCATCCTTGTAGTGCTGTGCCAGCAGCGTGGCGTGCGCCAAATGCAGTTCTTTTGTGTTTGTGTAATGAACCCAGTGCGTTCATCACACGTAAATACTCACCATCCGTAATTTTGTCTTGATTTTCGTCGATAATTGCCATAACGACGTCCAACTGATTTTGAATATCGACGTCCACTGCGGTTTCTCTTCTTGGAATCATCACTGCTGGCAGTGATGGCACTGCTGCGACGGCTTCGACGGCTTCGACGGCTGCGACGGCTGCGACGGCTGCGACGGCTGCGACGGCTTCGTCTGTGTGTATTTCGTATCCTTGTTCTTGTGCCATTGATGAATCGCGTGTTTCTATATATCCAACAAAAAACATTCAATTTTTTCTAGAGTAAATTTCTATACGGGTATTTTATTCATCGCACCAGATGTATTGATATAATTGTATATTGGACGAACAACATCAGATGTTACGGGTTGTGTTATTGTTTTATTTATTTTATCTTGAGTATAACTAGCAAGGGCATTTGACGAAATATGTGTAAACAATATGAATACGCACATATATAGAATAAGCTTCCGGTCGAACTCGCTAAATTTATTTCCACCAAGTATTGCGAATTTTGGATTAGTCCACGATATCGTATTGAACCGAATCAATAAGACGACAACCGCAACGTATAATATAGTATTTCTAAGCACCGGTATATACTCGGGGAGTGTATTATAAAACCCGAGTAATAAAAGCGCATATGTTCCATAAATGAGAAAATCGATATATTTGTAGTAGTTTGCGAATTTCTGGAAAATCGGAGTGAACGTGTCACGTATTCCAGTTATAATCGACCGCACGAGATTTTCCGAGTTTGCCGTTACTTCATTCATTTAATTATTTAATTATTTCGAATCAATATAATACCAGTATTATTATATATTGTTATTATTTAAAATGCTTATAATGGGCTATCGAGTGCTTATCTGTCAAGGCCAGGCTCCCGCTGCCACCGCGTCAGTTACATAAAAATCGAGCAATCTGGCACTCGGATCAAGAACGCCATCGCAAAATGGATGACGCCAATAATATGGGATTGTTTCACCGCGGCCATCGTACATTGATTCAAAAATCCGGCGGTAATAGAAACTCTCCTTATCGTAAGGAGGGTTATAAAGAGAAAACATCGAGTTTCGCGGATTATTCATATCTGTGTCTGAAATAATATGGTGAGTGTATTCTTTAATCATTTGGATCCAAGTACGTCCATTCTGGCTACTTACTCCATCACTAAATGCCTCCTTTCTACGCCACAATACATCATCGGGTAACAATCCTTCACCCTCAAATGCTTTACGAAGGATGTATTTCTCCATACGCGGCGGACATTTGTCACTATCGGCACTGATCCCGCCCTCATAAAATCGCTTGAACCGCGCTGGTATCGACATCACGTACGTCAAAAACGCCTTGTCCGCAAACGGCACACGCGCCTCCAACCCCGCACCACTTATGCTCTTATCTGATCGAAGGAGGTCAAAAAACCGAACATCTCGTATCATACGCTCATTCTCATCTTTAAATGCCGTATCGTTTGGGGCCTTCAAGAACCCACGATATGACCCGAAGATCTCATCTGACATATCCCCACAGTAAATGACCACATCATCTGTCTGTTGTTGGATGTATTTACTGATAAGGTAATTCCCTACCGAAGCGCGGATGGTTGTGGTACAATAACTCTCGGTTTGATAAATTGTATCGTGAATCCCGTCCAGGAAATCGCGCTCTGTAAGTGCGACCTCGTGATGGCACGTTCCGAGATGTTCGGCTACACGGCGTGCCCAAATCAAATCCACAGACCCGGTCAACCCGATACTATATGTATTCAGTACGGTATCCGGCGCGGACTTCTTCAATTCTTTCGCGACGATCGCTGTAACAAGCGAACTATCCAAACCACCAGATAGTAAACATCCCACCGGTCGCTCACTCATCAGACGTTTCGTTACAGCGGCGGTGAATAAATCGCGGATATTGCGGCATATCTCAGTCTCAGTCTCAGTCTCGGTCTCGGTCTCGGTCTCGGTCTCGGTGTCGGCGGCGGCATCATCATCACGATATCGAATCGCCGGGTATGAATAACGCACCCGAATATTCTTCACCTGACACTCCAACATACTTTCGGAATTAGTGCGTTTAAACACCATTTTGTCAGAATCATAATATATAAACGCATTTTCATAATAAGTCTTGAACACCGCGCTACCATCCTGGCTATCTACGCCTGAATACTCCATATAACACCCCGCAGGAAACTGAACGATTGTATCGCACAAAATGTGTATCGATTTCATCTCACTCGCCACACAAATGCCATAATGGTCGGGATTCAGTGAAACACATCCCAAATCCGAATATTCGCCACCAAAAGGCCCATCGTGTCGACAGACACCGATATAGAGTGAACGAACGCCAACTGGATCTCTCGCGACATATGTCATCTCATTATCATAATCATATAATACAAACCCGAACACACCATCCAAGCGACGCAATGTGTCCTGAATTCCGATTTTGCGATACAAGTGGATAATAATCTCGCAATCTGAACCACTCTGGTACTCGCCCTCCAATCCGAACTCCGCAATCAAACTGCGAAAGTTGTAGATTTCACCATTACAAATCAAACGACAGTTCTTTAGATGAAATGGCTGATCAGCAGAGGGATCCATTCCATTGATAGAAAGACGATGAAAACCCCACGCTCGAGTATCATCTTTAATAAACACTGATTTGTCTGGACCTCGATGAGATGATACAATACAACTTTCCTGGAGTGTTTTTAGTTGGGAAAGTACTATACGAGAGACTGTTTCGAAATAAAATATACCACACATTGCTGCGATAGATATATAATAACATAAATCTATGTTTATATCCTTACTACTCATAAATATATTTTCACATTATAAAGTAGTTACTATTCATCATCCACACCGCCACCGCCACCGCCACAATCAAGAAATGGATTTTTATGGAGTAGTCAATGGCGCATATTCAAATCATCACGACCGTTTAACTGAAATAAATAAACGAATTTATGAGCGGGTTATTCCTTCAACGGTGCTTCGTCCAGCATATGATGTTCGCCCGATTTCGTCAAAATATGCGACGATGCCAATTCTGGAGTCACGCCCCACCCCCACGGTCGCCACCTCCGCCTATCAGAATTTCTCAACCGAAACAGTTTTCAATCCTGGAAACGCGAAGGCGCCTTGGAGAGGTTGGGCCGAGAAGGTTAATTTAGAGTCATCATTGCGAAACCAATTCTTCGCACATCAAAGAAATGACCGCGCAGAATATGTGCCGAATTCGGGGAGCGATTTATATCAAGTAACAATTGATGCTCGAGAGGTAGAACAACCTAACCCGTATTTATTTGATAATGGCGCATCGAACTTCGCACCGATGAATCCAAACCCTAACGATTTAGGAAGATTAACATTTGAGAATTCTACCCGGTTTCAATTACGTACACTTAACTGTACATATGATGGATTCTGTACTGGAGAAGGTGGACCAGCTCTTGAACCCGCTACAAATTATATTCCACAAGAAAAATTAGATAAGAAACTAAAAGAAAAAGAACAACAGCGCCATATTTCACATATTGAAGAAGGGTTTTCAGGAGAGCGGAATAAGGAACCGACGAAACCATCGACACAATTCGCGACATTTATACCGCGCGGAACTGCGTCATCAAACGCCAAGGAGCACCTTATGATGAGACGATAATTATCCACCACGTCACCGGCATCACCGGCATCACAGGCATCACCGGCATCACCGGCATCACCGGCATCACCGGCATCACCGGCATAAATAAATATTACACTATTCTATGACATATTAGTGTAATATGAACGAATTCGATGAATTCACAATATCGGTTATGTCAAACCGTAACCATTATGACAAGTATTTAAAGGCGAAGACAAACGCACAGACAATCGCCGACATTTTCCGTAAAGAACAAGCGTATTATAAAGAACGAATTATTGAAACGACTAAAGAATTGTGTGATGGCGCGACATCAACGTGTGATGACACCGATGTTACTGATTCATATAACGCATATATTAAATGTTGTATTCGGTATTTAAAATGGAAGGATGTAACGGAAATGATACAAAAGGATAAATATGGTGGACCTAAATTAGAGGGCGATGATGATGATGGTGATGATGATGGTGATGGTGATGATGATGATGATGATGATACAGAAGCTTTGCGTAACGCGCGACAAGAATTAGATAAACGAATTCAAGAAGTACAATTGCTTGAACCAGAAATCGTGTCATCAGCGCCCGACGCCCTCCCCACACCATCACCACCCAGATACATAGAAGACAACGCGATAATCTCATTTGCGAATAAAATGTGTATCCGTAAAAAAACAATGGATGATTTCATCAAAATGAAACCAGCTCCCGCAGTGTCATCGGCAAACCTACCTCAAATACGTGATTATCGCGATGAACTCGATAAACGAACTACTGAATCATCGCAATGATATCCAACGCACTGTTGATATTTTGAACTGTATACATCGAACTCGTCGGTACAACTCCTGCGCCAGCGTCCCAGTAATACACACGAGTCGGTGTGAGAATGAACATTTTGTGTCCGGTGATGGTTTCCTTTGAGTCGGTTGTATTCCAAAGGTCATCAATGTCGTAATAACCCGATTCGTCACTTAAAACGCGACGCTTGAAATCGTCGTCGCTTCCGACAACTCCAACGAAATCTGCCAACACACAGTATTCTCGCTGTTCAGATGGAATAACGAGATTCATAACATATGTATTAACGTTAACATACGTTGAGTATCTGGTTTGGATCGGATTGGTTGGCTCGGGCAATGATGTGACGACCGAATTTTCATCGCCCATATCCGCCCCGCCGCCGCACGAAAACATCGTTGAGATGATACTGTAGACATGATACGTCCGGTTGTCACGGTTATACACAACATAACTGGTATTGTAATGGGTGGTCTGGTCCATACTGTAGACACCCAGCTTGTAGATATACCGTGTGACTGGACGCATCGGGTTAATACAAGACCTGCGTTGAATTGATTGGATCGGATTGAGCGTGGGTTGCTCTTCTTCGTATTGCTGGTCGGTGCCGTTGTCGTTGTCGTTGTCGTTGCCGTTGTCGTTGTCGTCTCCCAGCGAGACTATAGCCTCGGCCGCTTCGTAGACTTCTTCAGAATCGTGAGCAGATCCGACACAGGCCCTATTATGAGGGCGACGAGTGGGGGTGTAAATTTTATAACTGCGAGTACTTGCCTCCTTATAAGATGACGTAGATAAACGTGGACTACGTCTAGGGGACGTAGACACTGGAGCCACCACAGAACGCGCGACTGGCTGCTGGGCTGCGGTCGTCGTAGTAGCAAAAGAAGAACGAGTGCGAATACCCATTGCGTAAGAAGGAATGATCAAGAAATGAATCCGATGTATATTATTCGATTAAATACAATATAAATGGTTCAATTTTTTATGACATAATAGTATAAGTTTAGTATTCGAATGGAACAAATCCGCGCAAGCACCAGCATCGACAAACACGCCGCGACGCCACAGTCTGAATCTGGTAGTAAATTCAAATCTGTTACTTGTGCGCCTAAAGATGAAACTGACCCCAATGTAAATGAAACTAAAGATTTCTCGTGTTATTCATCCAAATCTCTCGACAAGCTGAAAATACTCTGGAATAAACGACACCCTGATCAGAAAATCGAAGACACGGACCCGCGCGCGATATGGTCTGCGCTTAAAAACAATATGAATCGTGTATGCCACCAAGAGGCGTGCTGGTTACGCCAGAATTTCGCATCCGCTGGTATTGATAAAGAAATGCTTCATTATACATTTGCGCCGCAAGCACCGAAGGAGTGGAAGAAGGATATTCGCGAGTGGTTATCGAGTATCGATATTGCGAACTCCTTGAAACAATATGAACACGCGGTACCATCGTTTCTTTTCATCGGTCCATCACCGGTGGATTTCGATGAAGTCCTCGATGACGGAGACTGTGTTTGGGAGGAATTATGTAAATTCGATATTATGAAACACGTAAAAAATGGTAAACAGAAAATCGGTATTGTTTTTAATACGGACCCACACGATAAGCCAGGCGAGCACTGGGTATCTATGTTTATCGATGTGCGCGCGAAAGTCATCTTCTTCTTTGATAGCACAGGCGATAAACCGCAACGCCGGATTCGCAAATTTATGAAGATGGTGAAAGAGCAAGGTGAAGCAAACGGCATTCATTTTGTGGAATATATGAATGATGTATCACATCAACGAACGGATTCAGAATGCGGAGTATTTGCGATATTTATGATTATTCATATGCTTCTGGGCAAAATGACGGTTCACGATTTTCTGGATAAGAAGAAGAAGATGACAGATAAGTATATACAGAGATTCCGGCGCAAGTTTTTCAATGTAGATGAGAAGGTCCCGACACCAAATGTGGATTTTTAGGGGCGTTGGCCTGCCTACCAGGGGCGTTGGCCCGCCTACCAGCCCGCCTCCCGAAGGTCGGCTGTTTGGATTGTATTATAATCTGTGTATGTTTAAAGAAATCATAATAGAAATTAATGTTACTAGACACAAATAATATATCCGCCACCAAAATTATATAAACACCTCCGCTTATATAATTCAAATACATACATCCACCCTCCACTATCGGATGTCATCTCTCGAATCACAAGAAAACAAGCAACTATTATGGGGAATATTGTCCGAAGAAGGTATATTTGATTCGATTCCTGAGAGTGTAACCACCGATGAAGTCAAGCATGTATTCGAACGAATCCTAAAAAATCTCTCGGCATCGATCCCAACATTACTTGCGGGTCGTCTGAAAGAGTTATATATCGAAAAAGAGCGCGCGATTATGGAAGAGGACTATGACTCTGCGAAAACAATACGCAGTACAATCGAACAAATGGAAGCACCCGCCGCCCGGATTATAAAATTAGAACAAAGAAAACAGTCTGCGATTCAAGCAGAGGATTATGACTCCGCAAAACAAATCAAAATTGAAATAGATCGTATGCGTACAATGTCATTTTCATTAATAGAATTGAATAAAATCGCGATTCAATATCTCGTAACTGGTATTCCGAAAATAACCGCAGATATTATTGCGATAAAAGACCGAGCAAATGACCGGGGCCGTGACCGTGACCTAGACCGTCCGGATGAACCGTCACTATCTCAACAATTTCAATTGCCGCAAGATATATATAATGCGGAAGACTTTAAGTCACAGAAACGTAATGAACTTGAAATGAAAATGCGAGAGAAGGAAACCGAATTAAGGTCGTATTTTGAAGTAAAAAAACCGGCAGCAATCGATTTCTCTGACCGACATAATCAACCACCGCCTAGGTTGAAATCGTCAGTGTCGTCGACCGCACAGGCACAGGCACAGGCACAGGCACGGGCACAGGCACCCGCAGTAGAATTGGTCCATTTAGATTATAATGGCGCGGCGGAGGTGCCTGCGTCCGTGAAATATGACGGTCCAGACACTGGGTCAGATTCGCCGATAGGCGATGATATGGATAAACTGATCGCGGAAAGAATCGCATCGAGAGAACGAGACTTATCTGAAATCACGCAGCAAATCAAACGAACAGTGCCGACGGCAACCGACCAAAAAAGTAATGATATTATGATTATGCGAAAACCGGCACCAGCACCGGCACTGGCACCCGCACCCGCACTGGAGCATAAAGTCCGATTTGATGAAACACTGGATATTATACAAGACAATGAACCACAAGAACCTACAGATATAAACACAATATTTATGAAACTAAAAAGGAAACCCGGCGGTGGAGAAGTGTGATGAATAATTATTACATATAAAAATTTATATCACAATATATGTAGTTATAATGAGTAGTCCATCACGTGTTGTTAGTGTGTTTATACGTACACACAGTTCACTTCTTGATGTACATTTAGGTCAAGAAACAAATCCACAAGGTGTTATCGAATATCATTCCGAGATTACTTGTGAACCTTTACCAGAAAATGTAAGATTGAATACACCAAATGTTTTAGGAAAATCTTATTATTTAGACCCGAGAAGTCTTAAAAAATTTATTAGTAACACACAAAAGGGGTTGGGGACGGGTGAAGATTTTTCTAAAAAAATAGCGAGTAGACTTAACGAATTTGAAAATGAAGAAGTAAAACAAATGTTTAAATTATTGGATCAATGTGATGAAGAATTGGCTAGTCTTTATGAAAAAGGAGGTCAACCTTTACCTCAGCAAAAAACCTTCCTATTGAAGGTACAAGACAGTAAAGAAAGTAAAGTCGGAATTGAATGGTATCAACTCGACAAGTATATTGTTCAAAAAAAATATACCATACCTCACGGCGATCATATGAATGATGGGCTTATAGTTTGTATTCAAGACCAAGGCAAAATTGAAATGTATGAATCAAACAATAGGGTTATACGAGGAGGTAGATTCAATCTTGCGGAAATATTAACGATGTTGTCAGAATGGAAGGATTTAAACCTGCTCCTCCCGTCTGACCAAATAAGATTTTTTGATTTTGGTTGTAATGATCCTGTTTTTAAGAACAATCCTGATGATATACGATTCAAATATCATTGGAACCTATTATCTTTTACTCGTGATGGCGCCGGTGCTATAATGACATATGGAACGATACGGCTGGACGAGCATAAAAAACGATGTCGAGACGCACATAGTACTCGAGTTGGAGTTGGTATTGGGGAAGAACCAACTTCACAGCTTAGTCTTGGCTCATCGTCATCATCGGAATCACAATCACAATCACAATCAACACCATCACCATCCCCTGCTAGAGCGATGCCACTTTTACACGTTCACGTTCCGGAAGGGTTAGTAGAATTAATTAATTTATCAGAACCGATACATACTATATTGAGTTCAGCATCTCCTCCTCTTGCTGCTTCTGCTGCTGCTTCTGCTGCTGCCACCTATCGAATTTGTGGGTAGTGTTAGCCCCCCCAGAGGACACGCCGGAGGTAAGCGTAAACATACAAAACGAAAACGTAGCATAAAAAGAAGTTATCGAAAGAGACGTGTAACCAGACGAAAATATAACTCACGAAGATATAATAAAAATAAAAAATAAAATATAAAATATTTTAGAAGTATATAATGAATATTTTAGATTTACACGGTAATAAAGTTGATACAGACATTTTTGAGAAACCTGAACAAGATTTAGCGAAACATTTTATTTTAGAAAATGATGTTGTTTTAGAATTAGGTGCTCGTTATGGTTCTGTGTCGTGTATAATTAACTCTAAATTAAATAATAAAAACAATCAGGTTGTTGTAGAACCCGATGATCGAGTATGGGACGCTTTAGAAAAAAATAGGGTCAATAATAATTGTGAGTTTAATATTGTTAACGGGTTTATCAGCAATAAAAAATTAGATTTAACTAATTTAGATGGTGGTTGTGGATATGGTGCTACTTTTATAGAATCCGAGGATACGAAAATACCATCCTATTCTTTAGATGAAATAACAAAGAAATATAATTTAAATTTTACTGTTCTTGTGGCAGATTGTGAAGGATTTTTGGAAGTTTTTTTTGATGAAAATCCGAATTTTTATGATAACTTAAGAATGATTATATTTGAAGCAGATTATGATGAAAAATGTAATTATCGTAAAATTAGAGATAAATTAACCGAGAAAAAATTTAATCAAATTATAGGAGGGTTTCAAAATGTATGGATAAATCCAGCGTTTAAATTATAACCGAAATGTTGTTGATTTTTAGGTAATTTGAGCTTTTATTAGGGGTAAGCGCTGCGGATGATGGATAATGGTCCATACTATAAACACTCGAAACGTCTAGGTTTTATTGAAAAGAATGGAGCGAGCGCAACTCTTTTCAATAAAAATCAAATTAAAGGAAGTCAACCCGTGACTGCTCCCCCGCCCCCGTCCGTGGGTCCGCGGGTATGATCGTCCGCCGCCCCCGTTCCACCATATTCCCCATTTGATATAATTCCAGGTCATAAAGAATATTCGTGTCGGGATCTTCCGCATATTCTTTCCCATTCACGACCAATTTACGCAACTTCACCGTCGTAGTCTTCTTATTCAGTTTCTGCGTCTTATCATCCTCCTCCGTCGCGATATTTGGCTGATATGCGAGAGATTCTTCACTGACCCCCATACCAAATGAATAACAGTTCAGTCGTTCCTTCGACCCCGCCGTTGCGTGAATCATACAATCAAATGATGACTCTTTTACAGCTGTCAAAATCTGGCGTGTAATCCGCTCTTTGATATTCGATATCTCATAAAGCGACTGGTCTGTACTCATTGGCGTCGCGCCATCTGTCTTGCTCTTATCATTCATCCGGATATTAAGAGATTCGTCATTGTCTGTCGCGACCTGACGTGCGGAAAACCGCATAATATAAAGAAACACATCCACAGTCCGGAGTTCTTCTGGTAAATCAATATGGCTACAAATACGGCGCGCACGACCGATAATCTGTTCAGTGCGAACGGGATGCCAGTATGGTTCGGTGATGTGAACATATCGGACATTACGCAAGTTGATACCCTCCGCACCCGATGCTGTAATCATTAGGATTTTAATCACTTCACCAAACATATTATTCGTAGTACGAGCATTTAATTGGTCGGTGATTGTCTTCGGTACATTCTTCCATTTGCTGTTGAATATATTGCGGATGATTTCCTTTTCTTCCGCGGTTTCATTACCGGTATAAAGCGCGAAACAGGGGCGTTCTTGTTCTTCCGCCGTCATAGTGATGCTCCAATCACCGCCGGAAGATTTACCGATTTTGAACTGCGAATATCCATTTGTTTCAAGGATGATTTTAAGGATACCAATCCCTTCTAATGTGCGAAACTGACTGTATACGAGGTGAAGACCGACGTGTTGTTTATCAAGAATATTATGAAGAAGATGGAGGAATTTAGGGCTATATGTGGCGAGTTCATCTGGGATGAGGAAACTGCCCGCACTTACTTTCAAGTCGCGCATTGCTTTAACGATCGCCGCATTATATTGTGCTTTCCGTTCTTCTTTGCCACCTGCGCCTGTGCCTGCGCCTGCGCCTGACTTTTTGCCAGCAGCCGCTGCGCCCGCGGCGCCCTTTCCTCCTTGAGCTGCCATCGACGCAGCTACAGCATCTGAATGTTCACCGGTAATGATTATTTCACCTTCGTCTTCGTGGTCTTCGTCGAATGTAACCCCATCCAGCATATTTTCATCCAAGATGTTGCCGTCGCCTTCGTCACCTTCCTCCACTGCTGCTTCGGCGCCCTTGGGTTTACGTCCACGTTTCGCCCCCGCGCCACCGCTGCCGCGTTCCATTGATCGAGCAATACGCGCTGCCAACATTTCAGCTGTTTCGTGTGTTTCCCCCATTATCCCCGCATCAGGAACACCACCTAATGCGGCCGATTTATTTATTTCGGAAGCAGCCGCGCCATCATCGTTTGGCAAAGGTCGACGAATCGAAGGCGGGAATACAAAATTACAAAAAGCGCGGGAAAAAATACGATAGGTGGATGAAACATCGTCATAGATGCCTTCGCTACCGCCTTCACCGCCAGCACCGGCGCCTTTTTTGCCGGCCGCTGCGCCCGCGCCCCGTTTCTTCGCTTTCTTCTTCATATCAGATTCCTGTTTACGTTCAAGGTCACGCACCCGCGCGTAAATCGCGAACTGATAATCGCTCATTTCAACTTCAACCAGATGAAAATTGGTTGCTGAATCATATGTCGGCAATAATTTCTCCTGGGCGCTGCGAAAATAAGATGTAAGACCCAGAATACGGCGAATAAACAGATCGCGGTTTTTGAATTGGAGGGTGCTAGGATCGATGAAATAACCGTTGAATTCATCTAATTTATCGGGGAGCGCGGTGAAAGGAGTTTGTTTACTGGATGACGCAGATACAACCGAAATACCGTGTTCGCGGAGTTTCTGGACGATGGCGCGTTCAAATGCCGCATCAGAGAGAAGACCGTTATCGGTGGAGGTTGTATCAATCACAGACACACCGCCTCCTGCCGCACCACCCGCCGCACCGCCGTCCTCGCTCATTTTCGCCGCCGGATCACCCCGACGAATAACTCCGCGATATTTGGACGAAACTGCGTCATAATCGCGAACAAACCCAAACGGGTTTCGAGTAATCATTAGCTTTTTTGTGCGAGCATTATAATCCATATGATCGAAAGAAAGACCGATACCTCTGGCGAATGCTCCAGCAGCACCGCCTCCACCGCCGCCGCCACCGGCACCCTTTCGTCCCGCACCCGCCGCCGCCCCAGCACCAGGCGCAGTAAGACCGAATATAGTCTTGAACGCGTCCAGTCCAATCTTCGCACCACCACTGTCGCCAATAGTAAACACCCAATTGTCGATATTACCGCGCAGAATATTGAACAAAACGGCGATTTCGTTAGGGTAATTAATAATCGGTGTTCCAGTTAATAAAACCACCTTTGCGTTTTGAGCAGATAAAAGGAAGTGGTATAATCGATATGCCATCGATGCCGGGTTTTTCAGTTTATTTACAATACGACTTACGAAATTATGCGCCTCGTCGATCACAACAACCGCATTATCAAACGGATTATGTGTATAACCATCCGTCATACTTTTCAGTTTCTCCGCACGAAGACCGTTATAATTAATAAACTCATATTTCATATTAATCATTTCGTCGATTTGTTGATCTACACGCAAACGCTGGCTAGGTGTAAGTTCAGTCTCATAATTGCTAGGTTTGGTAATATTTACCATCCACGCCCCACCCTTTGAGGTGACAAATTTCTCATCGGGGAACATAAGTATTTGAGATAATACGCGTGTTAGTTCAGGGTTACCACTTGATGAGATAAATTCCCAATACTGGTTTTTCTTATACATCAAGTCACCGCATTTCGACTTCATTTCTTCGATATAGTTCATACGAAGTGATGCGGGGGTCATAACGACGATTCTCTTAAATGTTTTCAGGCCTTCTGCTATTGCGATAGAAGAGCAAGTTTTACCACTGCCGAGACCGTGAAACAGAAGCAACCCGCGGTAAGGTGAATAAATATTCAGGTAATCACGGACGATTTTCTGATGAATGAGAAGCGCAACCGACGCGGAATCATCGCCGCCGTATAATGATTCGCACGTAATATCGCTTTCACCTGAAGTAAGTTCATCGCGATAAGGGCGAAATAATGCGTTAATATACTGGATGAATTTGGCGCGATTATTCATATAAAACTCGGATGCCTGGATTTGCGGAATAGGGCGCGTGGGTGGAAGACGGGTCGCAACGACTGTATCTCCGATTTTATACGCGGCTATATTTACGGTACTGTCTTCACGTTCCTTGATTTTCTTTACTTGGGCTTTTACTTCAGCTGCTGCGGCAGAAACAGATGCGCCAGCTCCCACTCCCATTCCCGCTGCCGCTGCCGTACCTATTACTTTGAATTTAGGCCGCGCCGCGCGTTTTTTCGGGGGCTCCCCAGCGTCCACCGCGTCCACCGCATCCACCGCGTCCACCGCGTCCACCGCAATCGATTCCATTGCGGCCTCATTCGAAGATGGACGCAGCATTTCAAAATCATCTGGTTGATTCGCTTCCGCCATCGCAACCGCTGCTTGAGTTTTCGATTGTTTTACAATGTCTTCAAATGGTAAAACTGCTCTCTGGGATAATTTAACAACTGTATTTACTTCCCCGCCAGAAGCGCTGGCTCTTCTTTCATCAAGTTCATCCGCCGCTTCTACACGCACGCCGCCAGGCTGTGACTCTAATTTACTTGAAAAAGATGGAGGAAGTCGTTCGTTTGGAACGATTCGAGAACGTTTTAATCGTGCCATAATTGCGGAACGATCGACATCGTATGTATGACGCCGATCAATAAAAACCGAAGCCGCCGCCGCATCCGAAGCCGCATCCGAAGCCGAAGCAGCCGCCGCATCCGAAGCCGCCGCCGCACCACCACCACCACCTTCTCCTTCTCCTTCTACCGGTGGTTCCGCCTCAAACTCTTTTACTCGGTCCGCAATAACAGTTTTATGCCCAGACAAGTTACGAGACCGTTTAAACACCTCTGCGGGTAATCTACGAACAACATTTATAATAAGCCCATCTTTTAGATTGGATGTAATCTCCTCGCCCGCGGAACCAGCACCTATACTTTGGTGAACATTTGGACGGGATGTTAAATTAAGTTGTTTTAAAGCATCCGTTTTACTCATGTTCTATAAATAGATATATATGTATGATATATTTATTTAGTACATTACGACGCCACCCGATCGGCGGTTCTCATTACTTACTTAGCTGTTATCAATTTAATCGCCATCTCGCACGTGGTTTGTTCAGCTTTTTTCTTGATTTTATGAGACGACTTTGCGAAGAAGATAAACGCCTTCCCACCGCTGGCCTCACATATACGATGAACTCCCGCAAACCCATCCGAAAATGACTGAAATGGGATCGCGGTTTCTGGATGTTCCGCAACTTCGTGGATTTGTTGTCCTAAACATAAAAACAACCCCATTTCATATCCTGTATCCGCATCGCGCGACAATTCAATATAATCCGGCGTCGTCTTGAACTCTTTCTGGATTTTCACTTGGAGAATATTCTTATAATTGTCATCATTTTTGATAAGGTTCGTCCAGTCAACATGCGTCTCAAAAACCGACTCAATAAATATCTGGGCGATTTGGAATCCAGGTCCACAAACAAACACTTTCTCAAACCATTTATCGTCGTCGTGAATCGAGACGCGGTTGAAATCCAGGAACAAAGCACCCACAAACGCTTCAAACAAACACCCCAACTTCTTCAGATTGGTTCTGGTCTTCTTTTCCTCTGAATGTTTTGAAATAATGAACCACCGATGAAGCCCCATTTCAAGCGCAAATTTGCCAATCGTTTCATTTTTCACGATGGCGATTTTCTTCTCGGTCATAAACCCTTCATTTTCTTTAGGAAAACGGCGGTAGAGGTAATATTTCGTGATACATTCAAGCACACCATCACCGACGAATTCGAGGCGTTCGTTAGACTTCGTATGAAGGGGCATAGCGTCATCAGGGCGGTCGACAAACGTGATATTTTCTAGTTCATTAAGAAGTTTAGGACGTCGGGTATACGACCGATGGACAAATGCGCGTTTGTACAATTCAATATTGTGGACCTGTGAAGGAACCCCGTATTTAGCGAGTATTTTCTCTATATCATCGATAGATACCTCCACATTTTCACTATTATATGGGTTGAACACGTATTTATCGTCTTCAACTCGTATAATGTCATCATCATTGTATATATTTTTACCAACTCTAGAACTTTCGCCAACCGCGGCATCTCCTCCTCCTCCAACACCGTCGCCGTCACCGTCACCGACGCCGCCTCGATTTTCGTCTATATTTAGCAGTATGTTCTCGCCATCTGAATTATTATCGGATGAAGATCCGTCGCCACCCACGCCGCCGCTGCCACCCACGCCGCCATTCTTACGAAGTCGAAACATTTACAGGATACGAACAGGATATGTATATACTATAAACGATTGTATTTAAGCAAATTTTTTATATTTGTAATATTTATAATTAATTAGTATTAATCAAATGGTTTTAAGTGGTCCCAGGAGAGTTAGTCGTGCGGCTTCGTTGGTAAACAGCGGATGCCATTTTGGCAGTATGCCCGGTTCTGCGCCCAAGATTGGTCGCGGTTCTTGGTCATCCAACATCTACCGCCAGAACGGTATGACGTGTGACTGCCTCGGAAAAATCCGATTCCAAACATGTGCCCAGCAGTATGCTTATTTGAAGGAGAAGAACCTGATCTTCAACTGTAAGCTTACTGGTGGTGTTGGTCGCCAGCTGTTTACCAAGAACTGCGCACCAGCCAAGGCTTAATCAATACATACGCCCATAGTCATTTGTATAATTATACAGCTATAAATATATAACTATAATTATATACAACAACAACAACAATGGTAAACAGTAAGATCGCGCGTCGTGTTATGTTTAACAGCACCGGCCCCACCAACGCAATCCGCACGGATACGATGAACGGTGGTGGTGACAAGAAGGGTGGATCCACCCCAGCAGGAACTGGACAGATGCGTAGCTTCGCAATGAGGAACACGATCAGCGAACCGGCAAAGCATAAGGACTTTGTATTTAGGTTCATCGAACGATTGAGCCCAGCGAGGCACTCAGGCCCCAAACTATAATAAAACCAATTTCATAATGTAATCTATCATCTAGAACTAAATTCAAGTATACCTGTTACATTATGAAAATCGAAACCGACATAAAGCTCGACTTTAGCGATGTTTTGTTCCGCCCCAAGCGGTCATCTCTTTCGTCGAGAGGGGAAGTCTTGCTCACCCGAGAGATTATCTTTAAAAATGGAACCAAGTGGAAAGGTATCCCCATCATCGCATCTAATATGGACACCGTTGGAACATTTGAGATGTACAACGTACTTCATCGGCACAAAATCATAACGTGTTTTCATAAACATTACGATCTGGCTGATTATGCTAGTAGCGCAATAGCGAAAGATTTAGACAGAAATTACTATATGATAAGCACCGGTATCACTAACGCCGATGAAGAAAAACTTGACCAGACGATAGCACTTCTCAACCCGCTCTTCGTGTGTATCGATGTTGCAAATGGTTATATGAAGGCGTTCGTGGATTTCGTCCGTAAGATCCGAGAGAAATACCCGCAGATTGTTATTGTGTGTGGTAATGTCGTCTCTCGAGAGATGGTGGAAGAACTTATTATGAACTGTGGGGCGGATATTGTAAAAGTTGGAATTGGAAGCGGGAGTGTATGTATTACCCGGTTACAAACTGGTGTAGGTATGCCACAACTATCGGCCGTCATCGAATCATCAGATTCCGCACACGGATTAAACGGGTTCATCGTATCTGATGGTGGATGTACGACCCCAGCCGATATCGCAAAGGCGTTTGGAGGTGGCGCCGATTTCGTGATGTTGGGAGGGATGCTTGCGGGACACGATGAATCGGGTGGCGAAACTGTAGTTGACCCAGAGAATGGGCAAAAACATAAACTCTTTTATGGGATGTCAAGTTCAACGGCGATGGAGCATTATCACGGCGGCGTTGCGTCGCATCGATCCGCAGAGGGGAAAACTGTCCGCATTCCGTATCGCGGCCAGGTCGAAAGCACAATACTCGATATTTTAGGCGGGATCCGGTCGACATGCACATATATTGGCGCCAAACGCGTGAAAGACATCCCGAAATGTACGACATTTATTCGGGTGACGAACCAGGTGAATCAAGTATACTCTGGAAAAGAACATAAGGCATAAATTGTGTTTATATCTATTGATAATCATAATCATAATCATAATCATATCACCCGATACAACAACATTGCTGATATGCTTATCAAAATCGATTGTAGAGAGAAAGACTTGCTGGATTTGATGCGACCGGTCGGCGGCGGCGCCAGCGTGTCACCAGCCACAAACCCCACCGCAGTCGCCACCGCCACCGAACCAGACCATTATTTGATGGATCTAGGTGATGGTATGACGATTAAAGTTCCGCTTCCGAAGAAGACGCCGTCGAATACGCCAGTGTCTTGTAAAGGCAAATCTCTCGGCACAGCCGCTGCAGCCGCCGCGACTACGACCCACGAAATCAAATCCGAGAGATTACCTTTAGGCGATATTATAATCCACGACCCAATAGAAGGACGAGATATTGTCCTCTTCGAGAGAAAGTCGCTGAACGACCTCGCAGCGAGTATACAAGACGGGAGATATAAAGAACAATCATTCCGCCTGACACAAACCACCGATTTTCATAACCATAATATTATTTATATCATCGAAGGCGATATCGCGAGATATAACGCAAAACATAGCCGGATATCAAAGTCAGCACTTCAAAGTGCGATGGTGTCGCTTTTGTATTATAAGGGATTCTCGGTGATCCGAACGATGAATGTAGGCGAAACAGCGGAGTTCATTCTACATTTTGCGGATAAGGTGATGAAGGAACGTGCCTTGGGGCCCGCGGTCCCCGCATATTCGAATACACTGACCGTGCCGACACTGCCGACACTGCCGACACTGCCGTGTGACGACGCGACCGACGCGACCGCCGAGAGATATAGCGAGGTCGCCTCCAAAAAAGAGAAACGAGACTACATTACACGAGAGAATATAGGCGAGATTATGCTCGCACAGGTACCGGGGGTAAGCCCGAAGATAGCGACGGGGATTATGAAGAAATACGGCGGGTCGCTTTACGAGTTTTTAGCAGATTTAAGGCGGAAATTGAACAATTATGAAGAAAGTGTATCGCCGCAGATGTCGGCGCCGTCGACGGTGTTGGATTTGGAAATCGTGGCGACGGACGCGATGGACACGAGACCACCGTCACCGATGAATAAGAACAAACTGAAACACGTATCGGAGTGTTTTAAGGATATCGGAGATGGAAAGCGGAATATAGGGAAGGCGACGATAGAAAAGTTGTGTTATTTTTTATCGTGATAGTGTAGTAGGAGGAAGTGAATTATTCGCGAATATAAATGGACGTGGACGTTCCAATTACATACCAAATAGATTATGAAGATGGCCAAGGATTTAAATATTCTAAATTAAATGAGAGTTCGAAACCGATTAGTGATCCGATAATCGATGCTAATATTTTACGAATACCACAACAGATTATTGATAATGCCAACAAAGAATTTATAGATTTATTAAGACGTCTTGGAATACTGGGAGGTAACAATGTTATTAATATTAAGAAATTATTTAAGTGTATAGGCATTCTTGACGCACTTAAAGATGGAACAAGTAAAGAACTGGCAGTTGGCTTAAAAATATTTACGGATGCTGATACCGCCCAACAGTTATCGCATCCAAAACATACACATATGTTTGAAGAATTTATAAATGATATACACAAAGATAATTGTTCACTCCATACATGGTTAAAATCAAAAACTGAAACGATACCTGGTCCAATTGATACAAATAAAGTATTAATAACTGATTGTGGAGCTACAGAAGAAACAACATTCAAAGACGCACTAATTGCGATAATTCTTCAATGTTTTGCGAGTTGGTTTGATCCATTCAAAAGGGCAAAAAGATTGAAGAGCAAACAATTTCCGGATATTAATGAGACGCTAGAATTTACAGAGAATTTTAATAATGCGATCGGATACCCGAATTGTACAACAACCGTAACGACGATAGGTGATAATAAGTACAATGTATACCTAACATTTGCAGATAGGGCTAATAACAATAAATTACAAATATTATGTAAAGATACTGACAATAAAAATGGCTCCGGAAGTTATGTTAAAGAAATAACCGCATCGAATAAAGAAATCATATATAAAAATTTGTCGATTGAAGATTTTAAAGAAGGTAATGGATCAAAAACACAAATGTGGAAGACGAATAGGATAAAAGGTATAGTAATGACAACCGCAATAAAAATTGCGGTTGTTTATTGTAAAAGCCAAGGTGATAATAATCAACCATCCACTACACAAATATATAATAAGTACAATAATGAACCGGCATTGATAACTACGTGTGACCAAGTTCTATTTATGATTTCTATACTTAGAAAAGTTCCTGTTGGATTAATAAACGCAATTAAACTCGATAATAAAAAAATGCATCAATTGAACTTATATAGTCCGGAAGAACCCGATTCACCTCAAGTTAAAAATATAAAGGCGCTTCATATGGTTGTTAGTAATGTTAAATCTAAAATAGATAAGGTTTCTCAGGAAATAACGCAGTTTGGAGGTAATATTGATTATAAATTTAAAGCAAATATAAAGAAAACTAGTTACAAAATACCCAAAGTTTTTTTTGTAATGTTATGTAACGCATTATGTCTATTGATGAGTGTACTTCGTATAATATTTGATAATATGCCGCAACCGCAACCGCAACCACAACAAGAACCACAAACTGCTAGATATAATAAAACACATGGTGAAATTTCTAAATTATTCGAGGATTGTAAGTATAAGTATACTAGAGATTTGCCACAAGAGTTACAAGCAGATTTTGTAACTACTATTAGTTCTTTTGCCGATTTCGATACTCTTATTACGCATTTATTGGTAGTTAATGACGCCTTTTTTACTAAAAAAGGCGTAAATATGATATTTTCAGGTAAGTCATTATTCGCAAAAAAAGCATCACATCCAGCATTTGTAACAATAAAAGAATTAGTAAATAATGAATTTGCCGATAATAAAGTCATTGATGAATGGGCTCAAACTTTGGCTTTAAGAAATAGTGGTGATCCGGGAGTTCCTAAATATGAAAATAATGAACAGCAACGGGAAGGGGAAGGGGCTCTGGACATGAATGATGATGCAAAACTCCCCCCAGCGAAGCTGGAGGGAGCACCGGCTTCCGATCTGGGCCCCGCCGACGAAAAGAATCCCTCCCCTGAAAAAGAAGATACGCTCCCCGCCGCCAAGAGACCAGCGCCCGCCCCCCAATCATCATCCTTACCCCCCCCTAAACAACGTGATATTACTAAAGAATTAGAAGTTTTAACTGCTACATTTACGAATCCAGATAGAAATGTAAGATCGTTAAGATCGTGTCGAATGCCGTTTGTGATAAATGCACGTCCACCAAGGCAACCACACGCTGGTGGTGGAAAAAAAAAAGATAAAAAAAAAGAAGTGTATCGGGGAGGGATGCCGACATCAGGCAAGCCCGACGCTGCTGGTCCTGATGCCACTGCTGCTGGTGCTGCTGGTGCTGGTGATGCTGCTGGTGATGGTGCCGCCACCGACACCACAGCCCTCTCCGGTGCCGCCGGCGGCGGGGACAACAAAAGACGCCCAGAACATACAGAAGAAGAACCTAAAAAACATACAGAAGAAGAAAAAGAGCCAACGCTTGAGGAGCTGGAGAAAGAGAGAGAGAAAATTGTAAAACAAATTAAAGAACAGGCTGAATCGAGGAAAGCATTAAAAACATATGAAGATACGACAATGAGTCAAGTACATCAAGCTGAATTAGTCTCTAGCACAGAATTTTTAAAAATACTTGATATGAAAATACGGCTTAATGTGAATAAAACAAAAATAACAGAACTAGAACTAGCACAAGCACAAGCACAACAAGAACTAGAACTAGCACAAGCACAAGCACAACAAGAACTAGAACTAGCACAAGCACAAGCACAACAACAACAAGCACAAGCACAACAACAACAAGCACAAGCAAAAGAACAACATATCCAAGAGATAAACACGCAAAAACAATTATTATCAAAAAGCCAAACTGAAAATAGTAAACTACAACAAGAAATAACCAATTTAGTGAAAGAAAATGAACAGTTACTTAGTGAGTTAGAAATTGAAAAAAAAATAGCCGCCGAACAATTAGAAAAACGAGAACAAGAATTGGAAAAATCTAATCGCGAATTGGAAGAATCTAATGAAAAAATATTAATACTCCAAGAATCATTACGTGTTAGCGAACAAACAAATGCCGTGAAAACCAGTGAAACCAAAGACTTGAAACTCGAGTTGGAACAGAAAAAATCACAATTATTTTTGGAAATAGCCGAAAATGCGCGGGCACACGAACAGTTAAAGAACGATAAAACCAAATTAGAGAATATTATTAGAGAACAACAACTAGAATTAGTACGTGTCCTGTCAAGTTCTGGGCAGGTGATTGTTTCTGCTGCTGATCACGACGATGACGATGATTCTAATACCTTTGACAACATTTGTTGCGCGTTAGAACCGCATCTGCCTAGACGTAATAATCCTGTTACACCTGTTATGACTAGCGGAAACGGCAGTGAACCTCCCCCTCCCCCCTCCGGTAACTCTGTCACGAGCGATGATTCCGCCAACTCTGGAAAATCAAAAGATTTTGCTGCTTCTGCTGCCAAATTTACCCCACCAGGTGGTGATGATGGTGATGGTGACCCGGATGATAACACAAAAACAAGAACTTTTGACGAGTTGACTGTATGTGATATAGCATTTATTAATTTACAATGTCAAATATCTAAATTGATGGATGAAATTTTATGTACTTATTTTAGTAGTGAAAACCCTAAAAAATACAAACAAAAAAATAGTTCTCCTGTAAACCCCCCCAATGTTGCAGGATCCGCTAACGCAGCTGTCCTTAATTTTAGTCGTGATGATAACGATTGTATATTGTCTAAATGTTCAGAAATTAAAACACTTTTGAATCAATATGAGAATTTATTAACCCAATTAGAATCTGTATTTGAAATTTGTGAAGATTACCCAGAAGATGGTCGTGTATTTGATGGTTTTGTTATGCCCAGTAGGCCATTTTGCGACCCTTCGGAAATTTCAAAAAATTATAGACCATTTTTTAATATTATGCGTAACAAAATAAAAGAAATAATACAATTTTGTGATGGTGTTGGTGGGGATGATGTGGATGGTAGGGATGGTTTTAAAACACCGTCAAAGTCAAAACCACGCATACAACCGGTGCCGCCACCACCATCACCAGCACTTCCGTCAGTATCAGAAGGGTCGTCGTCATCACCACCACCATCATCACCATCACCAGCACCATCATCAGCACCATCATCAGATTCACAACCCCCCTCCGAGTCAGTCCTTGCTTATTTGGAAGAAAAGCGTAATATGTCTCAACTGGAGTCAGACTCCCGAGCTGATGGATCAGTTGAACGACCAATTATAGCAGTATCATCGAACCCCGACACATCCGTATTTAATGACGATTGTTTAGATTTAATTTTATTACAGTCATTAAATCATCCATTACGTAGTGTATCTCTACAAACAAAAATGGCAATACATATGAAGTTATCAATATTTCTAGCAATTTTAACACATTACACTACAGGTTATTTCAAGAATTATAGTCCAGCAGTTGTTATAGATGTTGTATCTCAAACATATGCTAGTATTATAAACACAATATATCCACTAAGTGTTATCGAAAGATGTGCGCCTTATGATTTTGAATCATTCGATGATATTCTTAAATTTATTGTGTCAGATATTTACCATAATCCTCTTCTCGCTGATATTCCGGTTAAACTTAATGCTGCTGACGGTGGTGCTGCTGCTGCTGACGGTGGTGCTGCTGCTCTTGCTCTTTCTCAAAATGCCCACCCCGCAATTTTATCATCTTTACAAGAGGAGTTTATCAGATATCCAGAGTTGCCATTAGTTAACATAAGAACGTTTCTTCAACGTTTTTGCAGTGAGATGATTGATGGTGACTATAATAGTCATATTCATCGTAGTTTTTCAGAATTCGATATATTTGTTACAACCGGCAAAAGGCCTAAAATTAGATTTTTTTTTGATGTATTGCTTGTTGATAATCCTCAATATCCTGCTGACCTTACGCTTCAAGATCTTTGTGATAGGTGTGAGTTTGCAGATTGGAATGAAGTATTTGATGTTTTTGATTTATATTTTTCGATACCTTATAGGTTTATAAAAAATAATACAGATGAAGAGAAATCAGGTGCTGCTAGTGTGAACAGATCTGGTCAAAAAACCCATAGCAACTCAGTCAAAATTCTTTCAGTTCTATATTTACTATATGTTACTGGCGACGAGCAATACGAATCAGTAAAGTTAACAGATATATTCAATTTCGGGAGTAGTATATATGACCATGTGAGTGTGGAACCACTTAATGAAAAACTAACTCGACTATCCGAACAAATTCGTGAATATATCAAACAAGAACAAATCAAAGAAAAACAACAACAACAACGCGGTAACGGTGACAGTAAAAGTAAAGCCGGAGGCAAAAAACGTTTGTTCAAGAATACAAGAAAAAACACAACCCACCGTAAACGAAATCAACATCAATCAAAAATATCAAGGACCAAGCGCAATAAAATAAATACATCATCAATACATACCAAATTAACTATTAAACACAAAAATAAGAATAATTATCGTAAGCATTCACGTACAGTACGAAAACGTAGCAACAGTCATATTAAATATAAATAAACAACTAATAAAATAATCTAATACTATTTCAGTATTACATCATTTCAATTTAAATATTCGATTCCATTGCCCCCCCTTGCCATAAATGAACGCCATCCTCCCAAACCCGAATGACCAATCCACCGACACCCTCGCCAAATACGTCGTTTTAGGCATCTTTATCATCGTCGCACTCGTAACAATCCAGTATATTTTCCGCAATCATATTGGGATGATTGAAGGTCTCGGTAACCGGAATTCCAAGAAAGGCGGCAGCGGCAGCGGCACCGACCCTCTCGAAGACGAAAACGACGGCGATATTATCACCATCGCCAAGCGTCAGGAAGAACTGACAACGAAGACACAGAAGTCCTTGAATATGGATTCACATTATAATCATTATAACAAAATCATTTCAAATATGGATGAGTGGGTGAATGCGAAGATAGTCAATTCTCTCAAAAGCGTCTCTCGAGAAGTCCACGGCGAAGGGAAGATGGAAGACATCATCCGGCATATGAACGAGCTGAATACAATGAATAAATTCAAGTTGACTTTAGAAGAATGTGCTAGGTATATCGATTCCTCGTGAAAAGTCGTTGCGCAACCCATCGCGACAAAGTCACGATGTTGCTCCACTTCTTTTCACGAGGAGTCTTCCTCTATATTAAGTTGAATTATAAACAATTTAACGATTACTTTCGAATAAATCAGACGTCGGATTCATTAAGCGAAGCCCGAACGACGAAGTAATGGAGCGAAGCGCAATTACGTAGGAGTGAGGACGAAGTAATGGAGCGAAGCGCAATTACGTAGGAGTGAGGACGAGTGAGTCAACACTCACGCCAACACATTGTCCCATCATAATCCCAATATACGATGTTCTCGGTGGCGTCATCACCAAGAAACACCTCCCAGTAATCCCCTCCATCCCCGAACCCCCGCTGCTCGCTGCGCAGCCACTCCCCCGCATAAATAAACGGTTTCGTAGTAAAATGCCGAAAGTCTTGTCGACACAGCACAGGAATATACTCCAATGACCTCCGTGTAGAGTATGTATATTCATATCGCTTATTCGGTGAAAATCCACCATTCGGTTGCCGAAAACATTCGATTTCTTCTGGGTGCGCGGCCGCTGTGGTGGTCGTCGTCGCCGTGGTCATTCTTGAATATACAAATACATAATATCAGTTTATATGAGTTATTATGTATCAATTTTTTATGCGGCTGGTTACGCCGGTTGGCGCATTTTCCCCCATTGAACATCCGCACCACGACCACGCGACACCGCATCCCCAGCATACATCGGGTTCCGGTATTTCTCATTTGCCGAAGGAACACGCATAGGAACGAGTGCGGATGTATCGCTTCTAATGGCATCTGGACGCGTCCGCTCGATATACGCCCCAGAGTCAACAACCGATTCCGAATACTGCTTCCCACCCCAATTCGCATCCATCGGGTTATCGCTATACTTCATCGTGAGTTCCTTCGCGCGAAAGTCGGCATCCTGTGTAGTATAATCACCCATATTGAAATTTAAGGGGTCGAATCCATCATACATCTGGTTATTAAACGGCGGGTTATCGCGCGAAGCATCCATCATCTGAACGAGTGCGGCGGGTGCGGGCGAATAAGGCACATTGGGAGAAAGCCCGCCCTGTAAATCCACGGGCGACGGCCGCATCTTATATACGGCATTTCCCTGTGCGTCATATGAAAACTGTAGGAATAAAATAGGGCAGCGAATACCGCGTCCCTGTAACCAATCCATAAATTCCGAATAATCTTCTAAACTTTTAAATCGGATCGGGTTTACGCCCGGCACTTTTTCGACTTTAGAATTGTATAGAAAGATTTCATTTCCGTGTTGGATTAAGATATTTGGGCATCGCTGGCTATTGGTTGATTCGAAACTAGGCGCACTCGGGGGTGGAGGTGGGGGTGGCGATGGTGTCGCCCCGTCAAATCCCTCCTTCTTAGCCCCTTGGGCACCCGCTGCGTCGCCATTGGACGTAGTCGTCGTCGTCGCCGTCGTCATTCGAAGTTTGCGTCCAACCTGGGCGTCGGACTCTATATTTATAAACCCTTCAGGTAAGGTCGCCCTTGACGGCGTTCTATATGTGAGATATGCTCCAATTGAAAATAATACGACAACCAGCACAGTTCGTAACACAGGTGCGTATTTAACAATTACCCCAAACATTTTTACTTCGTTTAAAATAGTATTCATTACTTTTATGGATCGTTCGGAAATACTCATTAGGACCTCAGATATTTATTATATACAAATACTATATACAAATACGTATATTAATATTATATTATCAGATGATAAAAATTATAGAAGTCAATGGTAAAAAAAACATAAACGAACTAAATGCCGCTGCGAAAGAAGCGCTTGACCATCCAGAAACCCACGGATTACTGGTAAAAATATATGCGAATTGGTGCGGTCATTGTACAAAAATGGCCGCTGATTGGGAAAAACTAATACACGAATTGAAAACCAATTATACCTGTAAAACTCCGGATTGTGTTCTTACAATCGCAAATGTCGAGATTGAAACCCTAGATAATAATGATCCTGTCATTAGCGGAATAAAGCATATACCTAAAGATATTAATGGTGTCCCTTGTATAATGTATGTTAGCAAAGGCGCACGTGGTGCGGAATATTCGGGGGAACGTGTTTATAACAAACTACTGGAATGGGTTGTCGCACACCCGAAATTTGGTTTGGTTAAAAACGAGCACGAGCATAAACACAAGCACGAGCACGAGCACAAGCACAATGACAATAATATTCGACGTATTACAAAACACGCACGGACAAAATTCAAATTATTTCATCGGAAATCGCTACGTCGGTTTCACAATTTAATGAAGCAGCAGCATAAACGAAGTGTGAAATCGCGCATTCCAACTCCAAGACGGTCTACACATATACCTGCTTATTTGCGTCCATAGGTTTAAATATTCTCTCCAATATTATCAAATATTATCAAATATTATCGAATAATATTCTCTCTAACATATATACACGACATTATCATTCAATGAACCTTCATTTCACAATCTGCCCGCTTGCGTCGGTTATTTTGGTATTGGTGATTCTTGTCAATATCTACGATATTTATTTGGTTGGAACAAATTTAGTAGTGTTCATCGTAAACGCGTTCATCTCGGTGATTATGGTATGGGTCGCCAATAAAACGTGCTTTACTTGGCATTGGGTCTCTTGGGTCATCTTTATTTATTTAGCAATTTCAGCGATAGGTTATCTCGCGATTATATTCGATCCAAAGATCGCCAATGATCCTACGATTGTACACGTGATCGAGGAACAGCGCGCCGCAATTAAGAAGTTTGAATAAGGTGTGTGTGTGTGTGTGTGTCGGAAACGATACACCGCGGTATCGAAAACGATACATCGGATTATCAAACGAAATTGTAAAATTGAAATAAAGAAATTTTAAATGAATACAACACAAGGACAATTATTGTATTGTATTAGACAGACACACAGACACACAGAATGCCTACACCGGCACTGAAACAACCGGTGAAGAAATTCAAGATTATAAAAAAGACGACCGCTTCACCTGCTGCCGTGCCAGCCACAGATAATGATAATAATAATAGCTTTCGTTTGATTGATTTCCACGTCCGTGAAATAGCTGTAACGATTCATCACGACGCATTGTCGTCAGGATCAGGATCCGGGTCCGCATCAGAATTGGAAGGCGATGCCGACACTGATACTGATACTGACGGGGGCACTGGCACTGGTAAAGGCCGCCTCAGAGGAGATTTAGGCAATGCGACATATGTATCCGTCGATACAAAGCAATTCCAAATCCAGATGTTCGGTATCAATGAACAAGGCGAAACCTGTTCCATTTTCGTGGATGACTACCTACCCTTCTTCTACGTCAAGGTCGCCGATCATTGGACCAACGCTACCAAATCTGCGTTCATCCGCGACCTTAAAAAGAATATAAAGAGCAAATATTACGAAAACAGTATTATCGCGGAGAAATGCGAAATCATCCAAAAAAAGAAACTCTACGGGTTTGACGGTGGTAAAAACCACAAATTCATCCTGCTTGTATTCAAAAACACCACCGTAATGAACCGCGTCAAGAATCTCTGGTTTTACGATATTTATACCGCACTTGAAGGAAAGACACGCGCATTGAAACCCGACGGCTATAATTTCGCGAATACGAATATCACCATCTATGAAGCCAATATTCCGCCGATCCTGCGTTTCTTCCATATCCAGAAAATCAGCCCATCTGGCTGGATCCAGTTTTCCACGAAAAAGACGCGGTTGATCGAGAAATTCACTACGACGTGTCAATATGAATACCGCCTGTCATTTGAAGATATTATCCCCCAAAACGACAAGGAGACCGTCGTCCCGTATAAAATATGTAGTTTTGATATTGAAGCCAGCAGCAGTCACGGCGATTTTCCTATTCCAGTGAAGACATATAAGAAACTGGCGGCGAATATAGTGGACGCCGTTATCGCCAAACACGCCGCGAACACCGCCGCCGACGAAGACATCACCGACGATGATATCCATCATATGATTTATACCGCATTCCAGTATTCATTTCAAGGTCGTGCGAAATATCCAAATATAGAAACTATTTACACGAAACGACGCCCGAAAGAGGCGGATATGGCGAGGTTATGTCGCCTGGTGGTGACAAAAGAGCTCCGGCATTTGATTAAGCACGAAATCATCGAACGTGATAATACCATCGAACAGATGTTCGTCCAGATGGCGGACGCAGCGAAGGCCGCCACAGCGGCAAGTGCTGCTGATGCGAAAGCCGGCGGCAATGACAGTGACAGTGATAGCGACAGCGACGCAGGAGCCGGTGCGGAGTGTATCGATGACGATACACAATTCACTAAAGCAAAACCGAAGACCGCGGCCGCAGGGTCCGCACCCGACCTCTCCGTGAAATTCACCACACTCCTAAACACCCAAACGCACAGTCGTGAAACCAAAATAACGATTATCAGTGATACGCTCGGTTCAATATTCCCAAAAGTAGAGGGCGACAAGGTCACATTTATCGGGTCAACATTTGTAAAATACGGCCAGAATGGTAATCGCCCCTACCTAAACAATTGTATTGTATTGGATACGTGCGACAACCTCCAGGATGAAGTGCCGAATTCTGAGATTGAATCCTATACTACAGAGGCGGATGTGTTGCTCGCTTGGACGCGTCTTATCCAAAAAGAGAATCCGGATATTATTATTGGATATAACATCTTCGGTTTTGATTATCAATTTATGTTTCGACGTGCGGTGGAGACGGGATGTTATGAGGAGTTCCTTAAACTGTCGCGTAATGAAGGGGAGTTTTGCGGGAATGCGGGGGGTGGCGCGGGGGGTGGCGCGGGGGGTGGCGGTGGCGGGTTCGGAAACACGGAAATAACGGCGGATAATGTCGCAATCGAACAAACGAAAATAGCACTGGCTAGCGGTCAATATGATCTTCATTATATCAAAATGACAGGCAGACTTCAAGTGGATGTCTACAATTATCTGCGCCGTGATTTCAATCTATCGTCGTATAAATTGGACGACGTCTCTAGTTACTTCATTGGTGATGCCGTCAAAAGTGTCGAATATGACTCCACCACGGATACGACGCGTGTATATTCAAATAATCTGGTGGGACTTGATGTAGGTAACTTCGTCAAATTCGAGCAAACCAATCATTCAACCGATTTATATAAAGAGGGGTTCAAGTTCAAGGTCTCGGCGACGACGGCCGGTTCATTCTACGTCCAGGGATGTGCGACACCCGATATGAAAACAATGGTGCGGTGGGGTCTTGCGAAAGATGATGTAAGCCCGCAAGATATCTTCCGGATGACGAATGAAGGTCCACGTGAACGCGCGGTTATCGCGAAATACTGTATTCAGGATTGTAATCTCGTCCATCATCTGATGAACAAAATCGATATTATTACTGGTTATGTCGAAATGGCGAAAATCTGTAGTGTACCTATCAGTTTCCTTGTTATGCGCGGACAAGGCATCAAACTCACGAGTTATGTGGCGATGAAGTGTCGCGAGAAAGATACACTTATGCCAGTCATCGACAAGGACCGTAGTGAGTCCGGGTATGAAGGCGCGATTGTCCTGCCACCGAAATGCGGTCTTTACCTGGACAATCCTGTCGCGTGTAATGATTATTCGTCGCTGTATCCGTCATCAATGATTAGCGAGAATCTGTCACACGATAGTAAAGTATGGACGAAGGAATATGATCTGGATGGCGTGCTTACCCGCGAAACGGGGGAGGCAGAATACGATAATCTGCCTGGGTATAAATATGTAGATATTACGTATGATACATATAAATGGACGCGCCCGAAATCCGCGACGAGGACCGCAGCCGCCGCCGTGAAAGTCAAATGCGGCACGAAAGTGTGTCGGTTCGCACAATTCCCCACGGGAGAGAAGGGGATTATGCCGTCGATTCTGGAAGAACTGCTCGTCGCACGTAAAACGACCCGCAAGCTCGCGGAAAAACAGACCGACGCGTTTATGGCGAATATCCTGGATAAACGCCAACTTGGTTATAAAGTCACCGCGAATTCATTATACGGGCAGTGTGGTGCGAAAACGAGCACATTCTATGAGGTGGATGTAGCCGCATCAACAACAGCTACGGGTAGGAAACTCCTTACATATGCTCGTCGTGTAGTGGAAGAAGCGTATGGCGATATTATGCTGCCGACTTCACATCCGAAGTACCCCGTGGTCCATTCTAAAGCGGAATATATTTATGGGGATACGGATAGTGTCTTCTTTACGTTTAATCTCGCGACGCCGGAAGGCACCCCTATCCGCGGAAAAGACGCGATTGAAATCACGATTGAATTGGCGAAACAGGTGGGCGATTATTCTTCGCGGTTCTTGAAGGCGCCGCACGGATGGGTATATGAAAAGACGATTTGCCCCTTCGCGCTACTTCGTAAGAAAGGATACGTTGGTGTATATTATGAGCAAAACCCGAATAAGGGCAAACTGAAAAGTATGGGAATCGTACTGAAACGCCGCGATAATGCGCCGATTGTGAAGGAAATCTACGGCGGGATTATCGATATTCTGATGAAGGAGCAAAATGTCGACCGGGCCATCACATTCTTGCGTGAGAAACTCCAGTATATGGTTGACCAGAAATGCCCGATAGAAAAACTGATTATTACCAAATCACTGCGGTCGGATTATAAGAATCCCGCGCAAATCGCGCACAAGGTGTTGGCGGATAGGATGGGTGTGCGTGACCCTGGAAACAAACCGAATACTGGCGACCGTATCCCCTACGCATATATTCACAACGACACGAAGGGCGCACTTCAGGGAGATAAGATAGAGCACCCCGAATATATCCACGCCCAACGACTCCAATTGAATTATTCATTCTATATCACGAACCAGATTATGAAACCGGTCCAGCAATTATTCGCGCTTGTATTGGAGCAATTACCGGCGTTTCAAAAGAAGAAGGGGCGCTTCTTGGATATGCTAGAGACGGTGGCATCCACGATAGATGATCCAGTCAAACGCGAGAAGAAAATAACAGAGATGCGACATAAGGAAGTGAAATCGCTGTTATTCGATGAGTATTTAGTGAAAGCGGACAATTTGAATAAAGGAAATCGCCCGATTACGGATTGGTTCCGTGGTGGTGGTGGTGGAGGCAGCCGTAAGTAAGAGTAAGTATACAATTGTTTATGCCTTGTGTACAGAGGGGGGATCTTTAAATACCGTTGGTAATGTGCGCGCAACTGTATTTTCTAATATATTTTTCACGTGTTTATCGTATCCGGCTACAATATTAGTAAACGTATTCAATATAATCACAACTACGAATAATAGAATGAAAATAACTGCGGCTTTTGCGCGGTTTGTAATAGGACAAATGTCACCATACCCCATAGTTGAAATGGTTACTAATATGAAATAAAACCGGTCAAATAATGCTTGGTAAATATTCGCATCATCTTTCGAGTTAAGACCTTTAAAGTTAGTCGAATCACGACAAACAATGGTTAAACCAATTGTCATAACCAGAATAAATCCGATAACAACAAACAAGTTTTTTATAACTTCGTCCATTATTATCGTATATAACATACAATATATTTTAATCTACTTCCATATAATCATTATCGTCGTAATCGCCACCGTTGCCGTCCTCATTGCCGCCACCGCCGCCGTCCTCATTATCGCCGTATCCGTTATGGTTTCTAATATTGTCATTTACAGTTGTGGGTGGAATTGCCGCACCAACTCCAGCTACTGTATTCAAAATATCGCGATAAATCCGATCTTCATTAAAGTTCGATAGGTTGTTATATAATGGTGGTAAATCATACGAAAAGGTTAAACTATCATTAGAAACACTGTTAATGGCCATATTTATAAAATTTTGAGAATTATCCATAATACGTGAATAAATATCATTAGTTGAAATTTCATTACCGCCTCCACCGCCTCCACCTCCACCGCCTCCACCGCCTCCTCCTCTAGATTGTGTGTTTGAACCAACACGGTAATCACGTATATCATTCCGGCACATTGGACACGTAGAGTGGTTTACAAACCATTCTCTCAAACTACCCCGATTAAAAATATGATTACACCCGCGTATCATCGTAATCTCACTTTCGTCTTCGAACTCATCTCTCGAAATAGGACAAGTGTTATTTACAGGAGTTATAATATTCGAGTACGTTGTATTCAATGTGGCGCGTCTTATTTGTTCGCTTGTAGGTACTGAAGGTCCAGCGGCTGCTGGAGGTCTATCAAATACAATAGGTTGTGTATATGTGTATAGCATTGAATATAAGTTCGTGTTCGGGTTTGGGTTTGGGTTCGGGTTTGGGTTCGGGTTCGGTGTCGGAATCATATTCGGGCGCATATTTGGAATCGCATCTGCGGTAGCGTCAGCAACAGCATACGCATTTTGGCGTTCATTTCGATTATGTTCAGTATTAAAATAATTCGCCAACATACGTCCAAATGTATCACCAACTCTAGACCGTCGCGATTGATTTGGGTCTGAAGACGGTGCGACAGGAGCAGGCGCAGTAGCAGGAGCAGGCGCAGTAGCAGGCGCCGCCGCCACAGGAGCAGAAGGCGACGCAGCTGGAACAGGAGCAGGCGTAAAATGATAAATCGCATCATCCGGTCGTCTTATCCTGCGAATATCACTATAACGATGATAATAAAAAGATTGCCTGACAATTGACCGTTCCAAATTAGCGCGAAGGGCCTGTTCCATTCTAGAAAACATTGTGTTTCCAGTTACAATAAATTGGTTATACGATTGTAATAGATTCGTATATTCGTCTGTATACAATTGTTCATCTTCCACCGCATTATAAAACTGGTTCAGATGAAATCTCTCGTAATATAGTGTTCCGGATCTGTCTCCATCTGCTGTTCGATTCTGGTTCGGGTTCTGGTTCTGTTCCATCCAAATAAGATTATAATATTATGAAGTATTTCTCTATATCTGTTTCATACGACGGCGTTGATACTTGGGAATATATGTTGATCGGTAAGGTCCATAGTGGCGTTTTTTGTCATTGTGAATACAGCAAATCAATATCGCAAATAGAACGAAGAACGAACCAGACATAACCAGAAGTTCCCCGATGAAAGCAGGCATTATTATGATATATAAATATAAATATAAAGGGACGAATGAATCCCACAATACACGGAATAAACATATCAATTTTATACACAATAAAGAAAACTTAAACGTATAAATGTGGTATTATATAAAGAACTTCAATACTACTCCTCACTCGCCATAAAATGACACAAGCACCCACAGTGCCCGGACATCGATTCCCAGATTTCGTCGGAAAAGGCATTACTGGACTAATGAATATGGGGAATACGTGCTTCGTGAATTCGTGTCTCCAGGCACTATCACACACTTATGAACTGAACCGATTTTTAAACGACGATAAATACAAGAAACGCCTGACGAAGAAACCAGACGCAGTATTATTGACCGAATGGGATAAACTACGAACTCTAATGTGGAGTGAAAATTGCGTCGTATCTCCTGGTGGGTTTATGGCATCTATGAAACAAATCGCGCGTCTGAAGAATCAGGAGCTTTTCACCCAAAACTCACAAAACGATGTCCAAGAGTTCCTGATGTTTATGATGGATTCGTTCCATACAGCTCTTGCGAGAGAAGTGAATATGACGATCACCGGTAATGTAAATAACGATAAGGATATCGTTGGGAAGAAATGTTACGAGATGATGAAGCAAATGTATACGAAGAATTATTCAGAGATGTTGAATATTTTCTACGGGATTCAGATGTCAGTGATTGAGAGACTGCCCACAGGCGATGGAAGCGTGGGTGTGGGTGTGGGCGCGGGCGCGGGCGCAGAATTTTCGGTAGACAATATCTTGAGTTTATCACCGGAACCATTCTCAATTATTTCACTATCTATTCCATTGGTTGAAATTCGAGACACTGGTAAAACACGAATTCCAACATTATACGATTGTTTCTCTCATTACTGTGAAGGTGAACGAATGGAAGGGGATAATGCGTGGTTTAATGATACAACAAAGCAATACCAGTCTGTCCAAAAGCGTATTATGTATTGGAGTTTACCAAATATAATGATTATTGATTTGAAACGCGTCCAATATACAGAGCGCGGGCCGGTCAAAGTAACGATTCCCGTTGAAATACCGCTTCATAATTTAAATTTAAGTGCGTTTGTGCGGGGGTATAAGCGCGAAAGTTATATTTACGATTTATACGCGGTTTGTAACCACCACGGTAATTTTAGTAAAAGTGGGCATTATACTGCGACAATATGCTCGGCCAATGATATATGGTATAATTTCAACGACGAAACAGTTAAACAGGTAGATATGAAAGGTGACACAATTACAAGTAATATCCCATATTGTCTATTTTATCGTAAACGTAGTAGTACTAATGTAGATGAAAAACTATAATATATAAACAATATATAGTTTATTAACACTAACACATTAAATAATAGTCAATAAATAGTACATAGTAAATAACAAATTATACGGTCTATATGAACACACAACAATCATCATCTCCGTCGGATGGAGCATCAAATTTGAATAAAGTTAGTAGTATATTTGACTGGTTAGATGGTAAAGTCGACAAAATGATTAATGCGCGCTTTATCGTTATCATTCTTATTGTAATATGTATGTTTTATTTTGTTATAGGGGCTTTAGGCGGCGGTAGTGACGACTCTAATAGTGAAAACACGTTATTCGCAAATACATCAATTATCGAAATTCTGTTGTGGGCGATTTTCATCGTAATTGTTTTACTTAACGGATTCCAGTATTTTTTCAATACAAACATAAGTACCGAACTGACTAATTTGTTTTCTACGCAACCAAAGATTGCGATATCAGAGAAAATTCCGTCCGAGCCTACCAGTGCGGGCGATTTAGGCACAGGTCCATCTTTCAAAATGCGTAAACAAGTGTTCCATATTCCAGCCAGTATTTACGACTATGACAATGCGAAGGCGTTATGTGAAGCATATGGCGCGAAATTAGCGAATATAGACCAGATGGAAGAGGCGCATAAATCCGGTGCGGAATGGTGTTCTTATGGATGGTCAGATAACCAGATGATACTTTACCCCACACAAAAATCGACCTGGGATGAACTTCAAAAGAGCACGAACGCTGCCAAGAAAAACAGTTGTGGTCGACCGGGTATAAATGGTGGATATATCGACAACGCGAGTATGAAGGCAGGTGTTAATTGTTATGGTCCGAAGCCAGATATGAATGTAGGGTCATCCAAAATGATGGCAAGTATTCAGAATTATGAGTCTGGGAAAATGTTGGACCCGTTACACGAGGCGCGTGTTCAGCAAATGAAGGGCAAAATAAATGATGTGGTCGTCGCACCGTTTAATAAAGGTGCGTGGAGTTTGTTGTAAAGAGAATCAATCAAAGATAATAATATTACTGAAATATATAACATTATTATTATTTAATATACATTTAGAACAACATTCGATGTCGTCTCTATCGATGAATAAGGTGCGTGGCCGCGCTTTGAACGCCAACACGCAAAACTCTAACAACTTCTCAATGTGGATGGAGCCCCTCTCACATAAGCAGTATCCGGTAACGGATGTTTACAATTCGACCATTAACGCTGTGATTACTTCGGACGGGACACGTAATAAGATTACAGCACAACCGGGTCTCTTGTATAACAGCGCCCGGCTTGATGTGTCTGGGTCGGTGAACCCGACGAAGTGGACGACTGGACAGACCATAAACACTGTATTCCTTACACCAGACGAAATGGCGCAAGCCGAGAGCCTTTATACTTTGACTGGTAGTCCTCACACGATTGCGTCTTATTCCTATACTCCCAAATCCACGAACTCGAAAATTATCGTAGAATATGGCGCATATTATGACATCGACGGATTCAATGGTGATTTATTTGAATCTCAAATAATGGTTGGAACGACTACAATCGCAAAAAGAGTTCAACGATTTAGAAATGAGCTTGGCGGTGGAACCAGAAGCTGTACAATATTCCCGATTTCTGGAGCTATTACAAATAATGCGCTTGATGCTCGTATTATAAGTATTAAATTAATTTTGACATCAACTGATTACGTTCAAGTATGGCGGGCCGATTATGCTGCGTTTATGAAAATCACCGAGATTTCGTTGTAAATGCGCCCTGTTTTCAAATGTAAATAATGTCTCTGCGATATTATTTACATACATTTATTTATTTCATTTCATTTCATTCTACGACGTTTTGTCGTTGTTTGTTTCTTATTCTTCTTCTCAACAACGGGTGACCCAGATACACGATGGTGTCTTCGCGTCTTCACATCGTGCTGGATGCGATCCTTGGATTCAACGAGAGAAAGAAGTGTATCAAAAATATCATTGGGTGCGTGTGTTGTAGTCTTATAGTCTTTTATCTCCTCGTCGCTGTCGCTATCGCTGTCGCTGTCGTGGTCTTTGTCCTGAGTCATCTTTTCTTTCGCTTTCGCGTTGGCGCCTGCGTCATCTTCTGGCACTTCGAACGCATAATTACGCGGCCGAAACATCGGTGGCATCATAAACAATCCAGCAGGAACTGCTAAATCGCGAAACAAGTCACTGAATTTCTCAGGAATGAAATGCGGCGCCGGCTCGCTGCTGACCCCCACTCCACCACCGGTCTGTGCGCCCGCATCAACCGAAACAAATAGCGGCATCTTATGCTGATAAAGTAAATTATTCACACGGTATCCACCACCTATCATATTTCCTTCTTTATCTTGATGAAAAACCAAATGTTCCGATGGGTTAAAAAATTGACTGATTTTGGATGACATTATTGTTTGAATACTTATTTCACTCCTACTGAAATAAGTATATATTATGATTTCGTGTGTTTTCCGCTTCACTGATTCTGATTCTGATTAATCTTCCGCATCATCATCGTCACCCGCTGCGCCGCCTTTCACCCCGGAAGAAGACGGTTTTTCATTATAAACACGCTTAATCTCCATTGTCATCTTCGACTCGCGGTTTTTCTTAATATATGCCATAATTTGCTCGACTTGCTTTCCGTTGGTTATTAGATCATTAAGACATTTCTCAATATATGTCAGCGTAAGTGGTGCGGTATGTTTCGCCGAAACAAATTTAAGTTTTCCATCAGATATGTTTACCGTCGCCTTTTCAAGTTGCTTTTCTTCAACAAGTTCGATAATCTCATCATTGATAACCGATTTTTCGGTGCGAATATCCTTTACAGTATCATTGGATTCCTTAATACGATTATCTAGTTCTACCCATCGTTTAATTTTGGTTTCAAGAGTCGGGGGTGTTGCGTGAGTCGGGGGTGTTGCGTGAGTCGGAGGTGTTGCGTGAGTCGCGGTAAGAATAGATGTTGGGTTCATAACGGTACGTACGTACTAATCTGATGACAGAAATGATATTCTTATAATAATACAAATAGTTATGTTTATATTATTATTACAATAGTGCTTAGTATATTACTTACCATTTTACTTACCATTTTACTTAGCATTTTACTTAGCATTTTATTTACCTACGACGACGAGACCTACGAGATGACTTACGAAAATTAAAAGACCGACCAAAAGACTTTCCAGACCTTCGGGACTGAAGAGCCTTCTGACCGAGATAAAGGCCTAAAGGAACCATTGCGGTCTCGACTGCGGCCATAAGACCTGGAACCATACCACCGGTCTGATTCTGCTGCTGGTTCTGATTCTCCTGGTTCTGCTGCTGCTGGTTCTGGTTCTGGTTCTCCTGCTGCTGGTTCTCCTGGTTCTGCTGCTGCTGCTGCTGCTGCTGCTGCTGGTTCTGGGCTGAGCGACGACCACTGCTGCGGTGTTTCCTGCGCTTTCCGCCAACAATAGGAGAACCCTGTAAAGAAGAAGCCGCGATAGCACCGGCAACGGCGCCACCAACCATCGCAGGCGTTAAACCGGCCTTTCCGGTAGGTAGTTCTGCAGCCTGTATATTAGAACCGGATAATCCAGAAGCAGAACCACCCGTTTGAAGCTGACCCCCTATAAGGGTCTTGGCGATTAGAGCGGCTTGATTAAGAGTTGATTGAGGTATTTCAAACTGACCAGTAGGACCAGCGGTAACAGCAGGAGCATTAGTATTGCTGCCTAAAGAAAGACTGGCATTACCGCCGTGTTGACGATGATTGCGCTTCTTGTGTTGTTTTTGTTTACGCGAACGAGAACGAGTAGATGATGGCATATTTGCTTTATATATTAAACAATGAAAAAAACATTTTCTAAAAAAGAAAGATATAATAATGAATCTATTTGGTTTATGATAAATATTTTATGATAAATATACATAATAATACATCATCAAATGAAAATATCCCCATTTATTCTCCTTCTAGGTCTTATTGTATTACCGGAAACTATTATCACTGTTCCGATTTTCCCGTTTGGACGCGCCGATGCGGCGACTATAGTGCTCCACGATACCGTGAATGACACCGTCAATGACACCGTCACCACTACTACTGCTGGTTCGCTAGAATGTGATGCTTGCTTGTATCTAGCCAATGGTGTCAACCAAACAGTTCTTCATAATCCTAAAGTCATCGCCTTCGTTACAAGTGATATCGAAAAAGTATGTTCGGTATTACCCGAAAGCGTCCAAGCGATGTGTAATGACGCAGCACAATCGGTAGCACCTTTACTTCTAAATCATTTGGGTGATTTTATTGTCACCGAAGGATGCCAGGATTTAGGAGTTTGTCATTGATTAGCGTAATTCATAACCGAATAATATATTGCTTCATAATACTAATTTAACTACCAAGTTATATTTGTATATCGCACACACACATACACATACACACACCCACACATTTGCCTAAATATGGATGTATTTCACCCCAATGATACATTTAATTTCAACAATCTTCATTTATCACATCCAAATAGTATCCCAGGTGGATCATATTTAACAAAATATTCATATTATGAAAGTAAAAACCCTCTCTATATTCAAACACCCAAAACCCAGTCGAAACAGGGGATCGTCATATCTGGTAAGAAAGCGCACATCGATATATTATTCACCGGAAATGATAGTGACGCCGAATTTATCGAATGGATAGCTGATTTAGAGAAACGGTCAGTGGATTTGCTTTATGAAAAACGGCATTTATGGTTCACACAAGAACTGGATAAAAGCGATATTGAAAACTCATTTACGTCGCCAATACGCGCATTTAAGACTGGGAATTATCTTGTTCGGGTAAATTTAGAATTAAATCGGACATTTACACATATTCAGCCATTTTTATGTAAAGTATTCGATGAGAACCGAACAATTGCGCCGGTTGATTATATTAAGTCAGACCATAACATCATCTCGATTATAGAATTCCAAGGAATTAAATTTACATCGAGAAGTTTTCAGATGGAGTTAATATTACGGCAAGTATTAGTAATTCCAGAATTGCCATTATTTGAAACGTGTGTTATAAATACGAATACGAATATGACGAGTAGTAGTAATATAGAAGAACCTTTAGGAAAAAGCAACGAATCATCATCATCGTCGTCATCGTCGTCATCGTCGTCGTCGTCGTCATCGTCGTCATCGTTGCCGATTCCACCTATAAATGAAAATACGATTCACGCATCTACAAAAGAAATCATTGAGTCATTGGATAAATCTCTCGGACCACCAGAATCAAACCCTCGCCAGGAAGGACAAACAATAGATATATACGCGCCATCATCTAGCGCATTAAAGCATTTTGAATATACGGAGGTAGATATTGATTTTAAAAATATCCCAGATGCCATTGATACAAAAGAACCCAATTTTGATTGTTCACAACCGATTACGGAGCCATCAGCCAGGGCCACAGCCACAACCACGACTATAACTACAAATAAAACGAATAAAAGTAATGGAAATGGATCAATAACATTAAAAAAACATAAGGACGTCATTTATGAAATGTATAAGGTAGCCAAACGAAAAGCCCAAGAAGCCAAAAAAAGCGCAATACGTGCTTATTTAGAAGCCAAAGAGATTAAGGCATCTTATTTATTGGATGATTTAGATGATTTTGGTTCATCGTCTGGTTCAGACGAAGAAATAGACAATTAGAACGATAGTATTTATTTTATCATTTATTTTATATACAATTAAATTATAATAATGAGTTTTTTGTCCGATTTAGAGAGAAACATTGACCCCAAACACATTCTTGTGTTTTTTGGTGCGGTTGTCCTATTATATGCTGTCCTTACTTACTCTGACCAAAAGTTTGCGTTACCATCTGAGACTCTTGTAAGTTCCCAAAATGATCGCCAGACGACTACTGGTCACCCGGCAATGCCAAGCGGTGGAAACGGATATGCCGCGGTGGATTCGATGACTGGTCAGGGTGGTGCTCCGCCTGCCGGCGCGACTAATATGCCTGTCGCGAATCCGTCTGACCTTCTTCCCCGCGACACCAACAACCAGTGGGGCAGTTTGAATCCCGCTGGCAGCGGCGACCTCTCTGGCCAGAACCTCCTTTCTGCGACTTTTTTGACCGGAATTGACACCATCGGTAACACGATGAAGAACGCTAATCTTCAGCTTCGTTCTGAGCCTCCTAATCCCCAATTGAATATTGGTCCTTGGAACCAGAGCACCTTTGCTCCTGATCTGATGCGCACTCCTCTTGAGTTGGGCTGCGGTGGACAGTAATGTGCTGTGCGCTCGCCCGCACACCGGCGATTAGGAGCGAGAGTGGAGCGAGAGTGGAGCAAGAGTGGAGCGAGAGTGGAGCGAGAGTGGAGCGAGAGTGGAGCAAGAGTGGAGCGAGAGTGGAGCGAGAGTGGAGCGAGAGTGGAGCGAGAGTGGAGCAAGAGTGGAGCGAGAGTGGAGCGAGAGTCATTACACACGTATGAATAAGATTATACGTGTATAATATAATAATTGTAGGATTGAAATGGCAAACATTCTCTCGACTATCATTTTATTGTTCATTGTTCTTACACTCTCCATAATGATAACCAAATCGCTGATCGTCCCTGCGTTTGTGAATTATCAATATGGTCTATTCAACAACACAAATTTCGAACTTAAAGAAAGTCGAATACCCGGACTAGGATTAGGTCTTTTTACTAAGCGTCCGCGTAAGAAAGATGAAGGATTGTTTGTTGCGATATCATCCAAAGAACTCGTAACTTCTATAGGAAGTAAAATAAATCATTGCCCGTCTATAAAGACGATTTCAGCGAACGGCCGTATAGTATCAGCAAGCACGATCCTACCGAATATATATCTCTCGTCTACCGCGGATAAAACCACAGGTGAATGGTGGGTAATCGCCGCGCGCGATTTAGAAGCAGGTGAAGAAATTACGATGGATTATACATACACGCCCAAATTCATACAGAAACCTAATCAGGATTGGAAGTGTGAAATCTAGTATACGATACAGTATTTGTATTCTGTGTATATATACAATACAATACAATACAATACAATTCAAATAATTATAATGACCACCCAACAATCTCTCGGGCTCTGTCGTTACAAAGAAATATTCGGTCGTCCGAGGGAAGGTGCTCACGCATACCGTATCTTTGATATAGCGGTAGTGGATGTCGCTGCGACCATCATCGTTGCTTTTCTAATCGCCAGGATCTTCGACGTCGCATTCTGGAAATCTCTCATCACACTGTTTATCGTGGGGATACTTTCCCACCGCGCATTTTGTGTTCGGACGACAGTAGATAAGTTGGTGTTTGGTGTTTAGTGATACGAAAACATCAAAAATTTAACACACATGTATATTGAAATTATTATAGATTAATATATTATGATATATATAGAATATGACGTCAACTGGTGCAGCTGCGGCGAAACACGCCCCAGGGCCTAATGTAAACGTTGCGGTTCTAATGTTAGGGGGACATGGATCAAAAAATGAAGGAAGCGAAAGATTGTCTAGAAGCGGAACTGATGCTGAAATTTCAGCACAAATAGGCCCCCTCGAATTAAATATTTATAGTCCGCTTGGTGTCATACGTGATGGCGTCGAGTCAGCTCCACTACTAGAAAAGGAGCGGGCAGTTTACACAAATACATCGCTGGCTCCAAGTGTTGCTTGTAGTCTTGTATGTTGGAACAAATGCGACCCGCGGATTTTATTAGAAATAATGGCCAAGGAATTGCAATTGCTCGATAATATCGCAGGTGTAAAATATAAAGATCCTGACAAGCGAATTCAGCAAGGAATTACTGAAAATAAAATTTTTTGGGGGAAACCCATGGGAGAGCAAATACGGCACCTAAAAAAAGGCGCAACGAGGGAAATGCCAACACGGGTTGCGGCTGGGGATGAAATACATTTTCCATTTGGTTTAACTTTACTTTCACTATGTAATAAAGATGGGTTCCCCATAAGCGATGGAACCGTGAACACAACTATAGCTGGTTTTATGTTAGGAAATAACTGTAGTAAATTAAGGTTGGCTGAGTTTACGAAAAAAAAAGAGTTACTTAAAAAACTTCAAGGTAAAAATTCGATAGTGATTGATGTTGTAGAACCATTTGCCCAGAGTGCGACAAAGGTCGTCAAAACCCACTGGGCTGATTTAAATTTACTTTCCTCTAGAAATAGTGGTGAAATTAATAGAGCTATAGCACAAATTGCGAGTGAGGCACAAGCAAGAATAGATAAAGCACAAATAGATGGAGACTCTGCAAATGAACATGATATTTGGCTAGTAAATAAAAGAGATCTTGTTATTCTATATCTAAATGAGGTTCAAGTGACTAAAGAAAGCGAATTAACTAAAATAGTGGTTATATGTAAATATATATTACCCCCAAATACACGTATAGATATTGTAGATCAAACGTGTTCAGGCTACTATACCAAACAAGCGCCGTGGAAGGCAGTTACCCCAGCCGTGTTTGATTCTATGGGTGAGTATCCAGATTCAGCATTATCAGCATCATCAGCATTATCAGGATCATCAGGATCATCAGAATCAGATGATGAGATTGATGCTGAGATTAATGCTGAGATTGAGGCTGAAAAATCGTGGCGAGACAATTTATTAGAAAAACTTTGGAGTGGATGGGAAGGAGTTACTTCATTTGTTTCTAGTGCTGTTTCTAGTGCTGTTTCTACTGCTGGTGCTGGTGCTCGTTCAATGCCTTATGGTGGCGCTCGTGCAGATAATAAACGCCGTGCCAACGGTGGCTCACGAAAATCGCGCAAACGAACAACAGTCAGACGAAAGAAAATAACACGTAAAACAAAGAAAAGAATATTCAAACGGAAATCTCAAAAACGAAACAGACGTAAATAAAAAGGAAAAAATCCTACAAGACTCGGGTATTAAAAAATGTTATGATACAACACCATTATGGATTGTATCATATCTTATCGTTCCTATCTCATCCGGAAACCGTAGCAAGTCGGGTGGTTCCCATAATCCGGTCATAAACACCAAGCAGTCCATACGACCGTGTATTCAAATTATGATGAGCTTCGTGCGCTTCAACCGCGTTTCCAAGACCAAGTGGTTGTTCTAGAAACGGTAAAAGAGGCACGCTATTATGATACGGCATAACTTTACCACAGTGGTCACTACAATTCATCTCGTGAACATAACTGATACACATCAACAATTCAAATGGAGTCAAATCAACACCAAGTAATATAGCCATTAGCGTTATATTCCACCGACCAATCATAATCGATGAAACCCAGAGGTCAATAAAACCGAGCCACGTAGCTTCACGAGCAAGAGGATAACGGAACTGATGATGGTATTGGTGGTTTGTCTTGTAATACAACCACTTGTATGTATGCTGTGCGTGGTGCCAGGCGCCATACAAAATATCCGCAAAAGCCAACGATAATTGAATCATAACGGCCAATCGCACATAATACAAACTATACAATCCGATAGTTCTATAATTATTATTCACTGTATCGGTACTCCAACTGTCCATCCAAGCAGCAATATTGTGAATGGGTGTCTCGTTTCGAACAATTTCATTAAACCACAGTGTAGTGAACATAAAGAGTGGAACCGACCATCGTTTAAAATAAATCGAATAACCTTCCGCTCTACCTGGTCGCTTCAACTGTGGTCGTTTACTTGAATTCAAATACGGTATATTTGTAAAAACAGAACTTGCGGTCCAGTCGATGATTTCCGAAATGAGTGTATATTGAACATTCATTAAAATATATCCGAACCCGAACTTCACGAGGACGTGTTGATCATACATATTCAAGTAATCATAAAGTAATGAAAAGAGGTAACTTGTGGTAAAATGATACATTAGCGAGCACGCAATATAACCGTATTGGGGCGATTTGTCCCTGGTATATTCCGCTACAGTTGACGTTTCATCGGCAAGCTTGGACGGATTACAATCTGACATATTGCGGGGGCGTTTTGTATTATTATTTATTCAATATTGCTTTTATATTGTAATTACACACGACGAGATCCACCACGACGGCTTTGGCGAGTAGTATTAGAAGCAGGACTGATACGGGTGTTTCCAAATGTATGATACATATCGCAGGGTTTAATGGTTAAATGAAAACACTGTAGAGTTGTATCATAAATAATCAATTAATACGCACGACGAGATGCGCGGCGTTGGCGACGCTTCTGCTTACGCTTAGTAGCACGCTTTTTGGAGGAACGACGACGACGCGATGTCGCTGATTTGCTAGTGGTGGATAAACGACGACGTGACGATAATTTTTTACCTCCGTAAAGTTCTTTATCTTCTTCTTCTTCTTCTTTTTCTTTATATACAGTTGAGGTTATTTCTGAAAGCATGTTCTGAATTGCTGTTATTAATTTCTCCATTTTTTCTTTTTCTAATTTATGTCTTTCGAAAATATCATTAATTATATTTACCAAATACTTTTTTGTGGAAGCTTGATTTGGGTCCAGTGCCACAATGGTTCCTTTTGTGTATTTGTCACCTGCTTCAAAAGGGACGACATATGGAATGGCTGATGATGGTATTTTTAATTTATATAACTTATTATTACTAATACTAATAATTTTATCCTGTTCAACATTAAATTTGCGACTTATATTTTCTAAAGTATCATATATCATATAACTTTTTTTATCGGCATCATACACTATACAAAAAACGTTGTTACTGTCGCTCATTTTCTACTTTTTAAATATTTAAACAAAAAACTTTAAATTCTCGTGTTATATAAATACCCAACAAAATAAAATGTTCAAAACAAGTGTTTTTGGATATATTATTATAATTTTCATTATCGTCATTTGCCTTAAAATCTACCAAGAATCAGACGCATTTCAGCTGAAATGTATTGTTTCTAAAGTCGACGGCAATAAATACTGCGTCCGCGAACGCGCGAAGCTGGAACTGGCCGCCGACCTTCTCGCCACCGTTACCCAGAAAATGAAGCAGGTCGTGAAACATATGGGCGATACCTACCCCGACCGCGATAACGTGAAACGTTTAGTCAAAAACTTCCGCCCCGAAAAAGTAAGTGAGACGCTCCCTACTAGCGAATACACTGCGTATAGCGAGAACAAGGGTGAGAAACTCGCGTTTTGCGTGAATACAACCAAAAAGGGGAATAAACTCATCGACGAAAACACGCTTACATTTGTCGCACTTCACGAGTTGAGTCATATTATGACGGAGAGTGTCGGACATAAGGACGAATTCTGGAACAATTTCCGGTTTCTTATCGACGAGGCTCAGAAAATCAAGGTGTATTCACCGGAAGATTATAAACTCAAACCGAAAGAGTATTGCGGGATGACGATTAATGATAACCCGCATTTCGATAACTAGCGCAGTGCGTTCCGCCGCACGGCACGGTCGCGTCCCGAGTGCGTCCGGCCGCACACCGCCGATATCAATTAACATTAACGGCGCATTACTGTCCCGTTATTGCGCATTATGCACGGCGGTGTGCGGCCGGACGCACCGTAAAAACCGCGTATCCGGCAATCTTCGCTCCTGTATCCCCCGAATATCCGTCGTCCGTGTTATACTCGATACAATATCCCGGTCAACATCCATCATATCATACAACACGTTTGATCGATCATTGAAAAACGACACATACTTCGGAACAGAGTCCGCATCTGTCCAGCACCAAATTGCGCGGTTCATCGGGTTGTTCTGAAGTGCCTCCCATTCTTCTATACTTTCGTATTGATACATCAAGGGGAACGCCGTGTCGTGTTCATACGTTTCATCGACAAATGTGATATAAATCTCGCTGATATTGAAAGACGGCGACGGGAACGGCGGCGATGGCGACGATGAAAGCACCTGTTCGTAGATGGACGCACCGCCAATAAACCAGACCGTGTCGTAATTCTTGGCGTGGTCGTGGATTTCCGAGAGATTTTTCAGGAAAGTGACACCCGTCGCCCCCGTCAGGGCCGTGTCGGCCTCAGCAGCGTGTAATGCGGACACCACGAAATTGTCGCGGAATTTCAATGGTCGAACCGCCGCAGGAATACTCTCCCAAGTCCGACGTCCCATCACCACCGCGCTATTATAAGGAAACGTCGATGACGACGTCATTTCAGCGAAAAAACGAAGGTCACGTGCGAGTTTAGGCCACGGAAGTTGTCCTTCAAATCCGATACCACCACCACGACAAACAGCGACAATCATTTTGAATTCAGTGGCACGGGTCATTGATTGGCGTTATGTATTTGAAATTCAGACAATAATAAATACTATAGGCATTTGTATTTATTATTATTTTATTTATATTATATATAAATGTCTGGTGGTGGCGCGGCGGCACAAGCAGAAGAACCAGTAGAAGCATCATCATCGTACAGTGACGCTATATCCTCAAATGATCATTTGTTTTTTGATGATGACGAAAAATATATTAGTCAAGTAAACACTGCTGTAGCAGCTTATAATGAATCACTCAAAGAATCACGCAAAGAATCACGCAAAGATTCACACAAAGATTCACCAATATTATTACAATCAATACATTGTCCTACTGGACAGGTAGAATTAGTTGTTTCGTCAAGTGAAGATTCGTCAAGTAAACCATCCACCATTTTTGTCAAAGGAACCGGTGAAGACGAAACGAAACCCGGTGAAAATTATTATTCTACTGTAAAACTTGCGGAAATTGAACGTGTGCCAATTGAACGTGTGCCAATTGAAGGAGGGATGGAATCATTTAAAACCCGTTTAAGTAACGCCGAAAAAACAACAACTGGAAATGGAATAACACTTGATATGATTCAAAAAATTATTACATATGAAAAATCATCCCCGTCCGAACAACCTAAAATTCGTAAATATTTTTTTGATCTTGATCTAACATTATTTCTTGTCACTGGGTTAAGTTTTGATAATACGGACAGGTCTATAAATACAGCATTAGCGGAAATATACGCAAAATACCTTTTTTCAAATTATACTGGTGAAGAACCACCTGGTGTCGGACGATTTGGCAAATTAAAAGAAATGTTTACTAGGATAGGTGCTGACCGAGTATATGTTATAACTAGTAATGGACTAGCGGGTAAACAAGGGTTTAAAAAAAATGGAACACGTGGAGATAATCCATACCGTAAACATGTACTTGAATTACTACGAGAATTACATCCAGATTTTATTGAAGAACACTTAATATGTAGTCATTCAACAAATACCCCCCATCAAAATAACAAAGGAAACATTATCGTAGATATATTAGATGAACAACCGTTATCAAGGTTCACATACGGTGGAATGAGACGAACCATCCATCGAAAACCGAAACGTAAATCGTCGTCATCGAGATCGAGATACAAGAGACGCCGATATAGTAAAAAGTCCAAAAAATAAACGGTGGATCATTTACCACCCGTAATCAATGAATTATTATTATTATTATTCTTTATTTGATTAAGTAATAAAGTATAATATTCTATTCATATAATAGACAATAATGGAAAGGACGATCCCCATTTATAAGATCTGTCATATACGGTCGCCTACTGGAATAAAAGAACGCCCACCTGTTGACACATCCGAAGGAGGCGGCAGCGGCGGCGGCGGAGCAGCAGCGGTGGCATCATCATCATCATCTGCAGAATACAACATCTTATATGTATTTTACGGGAATGTCGAGTTTCTCAGCGACGAAGGCGGCGTCGTAAATATAAACGATTTATTCATCCAAGAGCGCGAAAACCCATTCTTCAAAACAATATTTAGTGAATATGAGCTCCAGTCGATAATCCATAACGAAATCAAGGTAGTATTCCTCCCCGAGAGAATCTATCCCGATGATTCTATCGAGACCATCAAAAAGAAGCTCCTGTATTTGACGCGAGAGAAGGTCGGTTTATCTTACCCTGAATTGTATATGTTTTGTAAACAAGCCAAAACAATCACGAGCCAGATATGCTACGACCAAATCACATCAAACGGTAAACTGGAAATAACACCTGTACGAATCCAGAATTTTCTGCTGAATATAGACAATCATCCGAGAGAATCTGTAAATTATGGCGGGGCGGATTTAACTGGTGACCAAGCTCACGAATTGACAGATTTCACGAAATTAGGTGCGCCATCCAGCAGCGACGGTAATTATAGTTATACGAATATATTGAACCTTAAATTAGAAGAAAAACCGCGTTTTGTAAATGTAGTATTAGGTCAAGAATTAAGCACAGTATCCGATGGGTATCCATACGCGATAAACCCATTTGACGCGATATATATGGACCCTTTTTTAGATGCCCACGCAGGTGAGATTATCAACACAACAAATAAAACTGTTCTTATTGATATTGGGGTATTTCTACATAATACAATCTATCTAGTCTCGGCTGAAGATGTGCTTCAATACGCAAAATCTCTCGAAGATCCAAAAATATTGGAAGAATTGGGTGTGGGTGTTCCAATACAGACGACCGGAGCAGCACCAATGGCGCCGGCACAGAGGCTCATCAACGAGAATTACATAATCCATTTATATTTTCCGTATTTAGCAGTATATCGCGACGAAACGCGCCGTTCATCTCTCGAGTTAGGATCCGCCGAAGCATCCGGAGAGGTCGACTTAACTACTATTCATTCACATAATACATTATTACTTCATCGGTTAAAACTTGTTGACGCGGATAAAAAGATACTCAACGAGAGATTTATGCGTCAAACAGCGAATATCAAGTTATTATACGATATTTACGAGAGACGAAAACAAGACCACGCGTATACAGATAACGGTATACGTGGGGTCGAATTTACAATTCATCAAGAAACCAAATATAATCTCTCTTTAGATGCGATATTCAAGCTTATCCATTGCTCTGAATACATCCCGTTTATTAAGTACAATCCAGGGAAGAAAATGGATAATATCTATAAGTTATTTATTTCTGGTGTGAGTAAAAGTGGCCGTAAAATCCCGTATTTACCAAAGGGCGATATTTTCCGTCTAATTAAAACAACCTCGCGTAAAAAAGGTGTCGCAATACTAATCCAGTATACGTATTCAAACCCATCGATTCCCGACCATAAAGCCACACATTTACCCATTCCGATTATTTGCGAGTTTGACGCGGATGGGTCAGTATATGTGAAACTGTTTGTGAAATACTCATTTTCAACGAGCGAGATGGAGGAAATAATTAAAGCGACTGTAAATCCAGTTTTGCGTGTTGTAAAAGAATACGTTGAACAAAGTGGGTTTAAAATGAACCTATTTACGAAGTTCACTAGCGATAATATCGACCTTATCAACGTCGAATACTTTGCGCAATTACCGATTACACGGAATATTGAAATAAAATCGATGATTAAGTGTATCTCTAGTGCGTTTAATGAAATCGAAGGGTCGCTGAGGAAGGGGATTGTTCTTAGATACAAGCGTGTCAGTAACTATAATGATATGACGAGCCAGGAAGCGTATATCATCGAAATGTTGAATAAGAGACACACTGATCGAGAGATTATCGACGGGCTCCGTGACAATTATGTGATGTCGGAAGATGATGCGCGTATTAAAATCGCGACGCTTCTCTCATCAATACAAACACAACAAATGTCGCGTTATCGTGGTGGAAGTATCCGCATCAAGAATAACCCGGGTTTCCTGACAAAAATCACGAAAGGACAGTTCAATAATATAATCACGATCGAGATATCCAATATCAATAATATCCTTTTTCTGCCCTCCTTACATATTTATCTTGACTCGATTATTCGCATCTATCAAGACCCAAGCACGACCGATATACCTTACGAGCAGATCATCCAGTTATGCCAGCAACGGGGCGCACCAGCGGGCGGGGTGCCAGTGGCGGCCTCACCATCAGCATCAGCATTAGCTTTGGGATCAGCAGCTCAGGGTGTGGCGGACGTAGTAGATGAATCCGAAAATGGCGATGGCGATGGCGATTTCATCGATGATGCGCGCCCAGAAGCCATATTACGTGATGTTAACCCATCTGATAAAGAAGAATCAATCGAAACAATGAGTGAAATCATATCATTAACTCGAAAACCAATTTCGGAAAGCGTCACGTCTACGATTTTAGGGGAGAAATTAGTATTTGGATTCGAGGCCGAGGAAGCCGGTGGTGGTGGGGCTGCTGGAGGTGGTGGGGCTGCTGGAGGTGGCGAACTTGACGGCGATGGAATAGATTTGTTTGCGTTATTACAGGATGACGACGAAGACGAAGACGAAGACGACGAAGATGGTGGTCATGACAACGGCGGGGGTGACCAATTCGGCGGTGCGGGTGGTGCCGCGAAAGGTCGTCATCCATCTTCCGAAGAACTTGCCGAAGAAGGCGGCGCAGATGAAAGTGTATCTGATATAACCGGTCTAGAATTGGCCAATCCAAATCCATTTTCAAAACGTATCCAAGAGCGCGATCCGATTATTCATCTTAATGAAGATTCTGGTAAATTCAACGCATATTCACGTAGTTGCCCGTGGAATGTGAGACGCCAGCCGGTTATTTTAACCAGCGAAGAAAAGGCGCGAATTGACCGAGAACATCCGAATTCATATTCACATAGTATAACATACGGGTCTGACCAAAGCAAGCAGTATCATTATATATGCCCAAGATATTGGAGTTTAAAGCATAACACCAGTTTGACTGAAGAAGAGGTCCAATCGGGGAAGTTCGGGAAAGTTATTCCGCAAAAGGCGAAGAAGGTGCCTCCCGGCGCAAGTATATTCGAGTTTACGGATGATAAATACCACGTGGATGAAAAGGGAAATTACAAGCAACATTATCCTGGGTTTCTTAAAAAAGACGCACACCCAAAAGGGTTGTGTGTACCGTGTTGTTTCGGGCAATGGGATAAACCGTCGCAAACAACCCGAAGACAAGAATGCGAAATGAAACAACACGAAGAAATTCGTGTAAAGGAAAAACTGAAAGAATCGGTTTCAGGGAAGGAGGGGGGTGTTGCGGCGGGTGCGGGTGGGGATGGGGGTGCGGGTGGAGGAAACGAATCACTTGATAAAGCACGACCACAATTAGTACATCAATCACAACATCCGATCGAAATCGCCAAAATAACCGAAATGAAAGATGATCGAATTTTAAGTTCAGATAAGTTTCCACTTGATAATAATCGTTGGGGATATTTGCCACTTCAAATACAAAAGTTTTTATTTTCAGATAGTCGTAATTGCCAGGTAAGTTTGAAAAATACCGCAATCAAAAAAGATACACCGTGTCTTCTTCGCCGAGGTGTCGAAACCAATGATAAACAGTCATTTTTATCAGTAATTGCCTATTATTTTAAAGAAAGTATCGGCACTATTAAAACTACCGCAGGAACGAATGTTAGTGTAGCATCACCAATAATGTCAGGAGCGAGTGACAGTATTGACGAAATAATTTCAGGTCACGGTGCTGCTGGTGGTGGTGGAGGCGCAGCTGGCGCAGCTGGCGCAGGAGGTGGATTATCATTAAAAGAAATGATTTCAAAATCAATAACAGAAAGTATTAATAAGCAATCAGCGCAAATAAGAAGTGGAGCGGGACTGTCATCGACACATCGCTCATCTACCGCTTCTGGTGCCGCCGCTGCTGCTTCCACACCCAAGCCGTCACCGCCGCCGCCGCCACCACAAGAAGAAGAATATCACTCAGAAGACGAAACACCAGTAGCGATGACACCACGCGCTTTTGCGACAACTCCGTTGGCACCAGCCACACCATTGGCTCAGGCATCCATAACACCAGCCACAACAATAACATTTTCTTCGGGGGATACGGTACCTACTATTCGCGAAATGCGTAGAATCATTATTGCGTCGCTGGATATTGACCGTTTTATAACATTACAGAATGGAACACTCATTGACGTATTTTACAATAAAAAAACAGAAATGCGCGAAAGCGACACATCAAAATACCAGACTTCGCAGATATACAGGCAATTCAATCCAGAATTATTCCGTAAAATCTGTAACGCATATGAGAACTTCATTGGTTATTTGGATGATGACAATGTTATCATCGATCATACATATTTATGGGATATCATAACGCAACCCAACGATAAATTATTCAAAAATGGCAACAACCTTATATTATTACACATACCCGATGATGATGTAACCAATAACGTCCAGGTGATTTGCCCAACAAACGCGTATTCTGGCGAAGTGTTTGATACAAACAAGAAGACGATTATTGTAATGAAACGCGATAAATATTATGAACCAATTTATTTGTTTGAAAGTAAAACAAACGGTAAATTCAATGTTCTTGGACGGTTCGCGATAAAAAGCAAGACAATTATGCCCAAGGTAAAACACGTGATCGAAAATATCCGCGATATATATTTTACATACTGCCGTCTTCACGCAAGTCAACCGCGTCAGTATAAATATGAGATGAATAAACCCGCAAAACACGTGGCAAAGTTAGTAACAGATGCTGGATTTAGAATTATCTCACAAGTTGTTAATTATAACGGAAAGGTTATCGGGCTCAATATTTCACAAACAATAACAACATCCACGAAGGTAAAACAGACGAAAACCGTTCCGAAAGAAACCATTAGAAAAATGTGGGGTGGTGTTATACCGACTGCTGTATCTGCGCCGTTGACAACAAATACAGCTGCGGGTGTGGGTGTGGGTGTGGGTGCGGGTGCGGCAACATATGAATACCCCGTCGTAATGATGGATGATGCCGATTTATGGCGCAATAGTTACCACGAAACAGTCGAATTCTTAAATATGGTATCAGATAAAGTGAGGAAAATGACGAAACAAGTTGTACATTGTCGACCGAAAGTGAAAGTAGTAGAAGATGGGTTGATTGTCGGTATAATAACCGAAACAAATCAGTTTATTCAAGTAAATGTGGATGTTGATCCAACGCAAAATCAGGACGACGATTTACCGACCATAACCGAAGGAAATCACCTGAAAGCCGATATAGAAATTATGACAAAGACTGGTTCTGGTGGAGACCCGCATAAAAGCACAGATAAATCGCGTGAGAGATATGTGCGTAACATTCGATTGGAAACGAACTTTTATAACGTATTTCGAAATACAGCGCGAAATATATTGAACAGACCTGAGAATAAATCTGTAAAAGACGAAGTCGAGAAAATAATCGCATCAACATTTACGATTTATACACATAAACTATCGCAAATCATCGCATTAATGAAACGAATAACGACCAAATACGTGGCGTTTATCCGTTATAATAAAGATACATTGAAATTAGTAGGTGAAATATCCGGATGTGTAACAAGTGATCACGAGACATGTGGTAAAAAGAGTTATTGCTTGAAAGAGGCTGGTGGGTTGTGTAAACTATTACTCCCCCAGCGTAATCTTATGTATCCTGATATAGATAATGAAATCGCGTATTTCGGTAAATTATCCGACGAAATGATACGTTATGAGCGTGTGAAGTTGTTTATGTTTGAGCCCACGAAATATCTCACATTTCAAGATATCAAATATAATTTAAATGACGACGAAATAATATTGCTTGAATCACTCATCACACAAGAATACTTCGAGAATCTGGACCCAGTCGACGCAAACCCTTACGCGTTTCAGAGTAATTTTTATACAGTAAACCCAAATGCGAATACCGGTGTAGCATTACAAAATTACGATAACACGTATCGTAAATCTTATGTCGATCGATATATGGACCGGGACCGGGACCGGGACAACGTGCGCCCGGGTGCGGGCGGAGGTGAGGCTGCGTCGGTAGGGATTGAAGAAGGTGCGATCGCCGATTCGGTGTCGAGTGTCGAGAGATTTAAAATAAACGAAATAAACCACGTATTGGGATTCTGTAATCAGGTATCAAAGCGTAAAGTCACTGAAAAAATGCGACAGTTGTTCTTTCCAGCAGGACAGACATATGAAATATTATTTTCCAATGAAAGCGAAGAATGTTCATTTGACGTTATTTTGACGATTTTAAGATCTGTCGCACAAACTGCGTCCAAATGTCCGAGTGGACATACGTGTAACAGAACCAAACAAATTGAACGCCGACTACGTAATACTGGCGCAGGCGCCGCTAGTGCGGCTAGTGCGCCTGCGGCTGCTGCCGTAGAAGATCCAGAACCTGAACCAGATATTTGCCAGAAATGTCGTACATCAATAGGAAATGACCAAACCGAGTTCGGATGTTACCAGTGTAATTATTTTGTATGCGATCATTGCCAACATCAACATGTTGATCAATTAGGTGGTATGAATATTGCCAAACTAAAGGACATTTTAGTATCAGAATACGGAAAAATGACAAGGACTCCAACATTCAACAAGAAAATGACACAAATATTAAATGGATATGGTATGAAAAAATATGCTGACCTAATCAGTACAGGTAGAGCTACATTACATCAAATCATCCAAAGCCAGAATTATTTTTTAACAAATGTAGATATTTGGGTTTTAGCGGTATATTTTAAACTTCCAATTGCGTTTATTTCCCAATCTCTTTTAATTGAAAATGGGCGAAATCTGATGATATTATATGGAGATGAGACACTTGACAGTTATTTCTTTATTCATCCGTTTGGAGTCACCCAGGATGTAATCTCTCGATATGGTCTAATTGAAAAGAAACTGGATGAAGAAACATCCGTGTTGAAAGTCCCGATGGAGTACTTAACCGATGGACTTCGTGAAATGATCACTCGTGAATTAGATGAACCGAAATCTCTCGAACAATACATAGCAGACTTTAAAATTACCAATGTGAAAACCAAAGGACGGACGTTGGTAATACATAAGGCAGCAGCGGAGGCAGGTGGTGGCGTTGCTGGCGGTGGGCGCAACGCAGAGTCCGAAGCTAGTGGTTTAGATCAGCCGCCGATGATGCCGGCTGATATCGGCGCATTAATCGCAATGACGAAAATGAGCGAACAAGGTAGTTTATTTCAATAATTGCTGGTATAAAATAAAATGACAATAATATACAATAATATACAATAATATACAATAATATACAATAAATGACATCTACCGTTACAGCAGATATTGTTACTTTAAATAAAATCAGTGGTGAGGTTGAACTCGTAGTTACAGATATACCAGCGATTAGTGATGTATTTGAAATACCAAACCTAGTATTTGATATACCTGATTTAGTATTTGATATACCAGCCCCGGCCCCAGCCCCAGCCCCAGCACCAGCCCCAGCACCAGCCCCAGCCCCAGCCCCAGCCCCGGCACCAGCCCCGGCACCAGCCCCAGCCCCGGCACCAGCCCCGGCACCAGCCCCAGCCCCGCCCCCAGCCGACACAATTATTACGCAACCCGTCCACACACACACACAAATGCCCGCCGCATTTATTCAAAAAATCAACAATATCGCCCTAGTAGATATGATGCGCAGTACAGCACCGCCATCTGTAAAGTCACCAACAACTGTTTCAACTAGAGTAACAGATATATCATCTAGTAATACTGCTAATACACACGGGCACACACACGGGCACGCGCATACAAACGCACACACACCTCTGAAACCAATACACGAACGGCACTCATCATCTTCAGTTCGAATAATTAGACATAGTAAACTCAAGCCAGTAAAAGTAATGGTCGAGGATGAATACAAAGACACGAGTATTGATTATGACGATGACGACGAAGAAGTAAAAAAAACGAAAGCATCACTTTTCAATTTCGTAAAAGATATTGCGTTTAATTTGATATTTACTATTCCGTCCCTTCGAACCAAACTCAAACCTATTCTTAATAATCCAGCTTTAGCCATAAACCAAATCGAGAGAATATTCGACGAATTCAAGGATGAACTAAACCGCGTTCAATTGGAAAGTATTAAGCGATATGTATGTGTTGAAGGTGTGCGTGATAAATTGAATTATATACTGGAAGCCGGTTTCAAAAAAATCCTCGCCGACGGTAAAATCGATATCAATGACGCACCCCAATTCATTCAGCTCGTGTATTTTATAATTCATTCATTTAACAACATCAATAATGGTGAGGTGTTTAAATTCGCAGTCTCTCGCGAGCACGTTATGTTGCTTCTTCATTTTATTTTGAAGTCGGTATTTTGTCTTACCTTAGATGGTGATGAAGAACAGATGGCATTCGGATTGGTGGATACCAGCTTCAAACTCGTAAAAATTGAAGTATGTCCACTTATTTCAAAACGATGGTATCATAAGTTTAGAGTGTGTCGCTCTAAAAAAGTGATAGAGGAACTAGTATAATGAATATAATGAATATAATGAATACAATGAATATAATGAATACAATGAATATAATGAATACAATATAAAAGAAAAATCGTGTTCTAATATTTAGGAAGGTTGGCGACCAAAGAAATCCGCGAAAAGGACTTAAAGATATTATCTAACTATAGTATGTGAAAGGGGGTAGTGAACCATCTTCTCACATTCCAGGATGCGTATTTTGACTGAATTTTATTACAATTAAATGAATCAGCCCCCCCCCTTCGTCACAACCTTTTGACCATTCCAAGTTGTATTGGTCCGTCCTGTGATGATTATCGATAATTTATTTGATTCATTGATTATTGTATTAGAATTTGGAAATCCGCGTGTTGGATTTTCATACCGGTGTAGCTCAGCGGCAGAGCGTCTAAACACATCGTTTGTTACCCCTTTTACTACTTCCGTAAGGAGGTGGTCCGATCTACGAATGATTATCGCCTTATAAGCGGAAGGTCGTAGGATCGAAACCTACCGCCGGTATTCAACCCTCCCGGGGTCTTTTAGCCATTTTGAAGAAATGGCTTGTCAAGCTGGACATAAAACGCAGCGGGTGTTGGGCTGGGCATATATCAGCGGAAGAATTCTGACTATTTATTCGGAATGTCGTGAGATCGAAACTCACTGTCAACAACAACACCATTATTTTACCGGGGTGGCGCAGGGGAAGCGCGCGGGGCTCATAACCCCGAGGTCACTGGATCAATACCAGTCTCCGGTATTGTCAAGCTGGACGCTATAAACGCAGCACAGAGCGACGCACGTGTCGCACATTTTACCGCCTTAGCTCAGCGGCAGAGCGCCAGGCTCATAACTTGGAGGTCGTCGGATCAAAACCCACAGGGGGTATTCACTCGATTCATCGGGTCTTTCTACCACTTTACAGAAGTGGATCGTCTACGCATAGACACAATCATTTTAAGCCACTTCCACGGCGGACGTTTTATCGTCTGACACCTACTTTACTGTTGACTCATCATCATCGGTCCGATAGTCGGATGGTTATTTTCTTATTCATTACAAGGACGGTGTGGGATCGATACCTACAGGTGGCATTTGTCAAGCTGGACGTAAAACGCAGTAACTTTATACCGGTGTGGCGCAGAGGAAGCGCGCGGGGCTCATAACTCCGAGGACACCTGATCGAAACGGGTCACCGGTATTTTTTCATTTTTCGCATTTTATAGAAATGCGAACGTATCGTAAATACAAACTATTTTACCGGGATGGCGCAGAGGCAGCGCGCAGGGCTCATAACCCTGAGGTCACTCGATCGAAACGAGTTTCCGGTATCACTTTACTAAAATCATATAAACACGCATTGTTTATATTATTAACACACACACACACACACACACACACACACACACACACACACAGTCGAGATGGAAGATACGCACACGCACACGCACACATCGGTTCACCGCGTCGAACAAATGAAGGCCATTCAATCGGAAGCATTGGAATTATTTACGCGGAAAAATGCGGATTATGGCGACGCGTTTGCGAAATATGGCGTGATTGGCGTTCTTATGCGTATTGAAGATAAACTCCAACGGTCGATGTCGATCACCAAAAATGGCGTGAATTTAGTAAACGATGAAGGAATACGAGATACGCTTATTGATTTACATAATTACGCCGCAATGGCGTTGATGTTGATTGATGAATGAAATGGAATCGCGAGTAGCGAAAAGGACTTAAAAATAAATACGGGTAGTTATTTGGGTATGAGCACAGTTATGTGCTTGTATTTCGCACGGGTTACGCTCTTTTAGCTCAGTTGGTTAGAGCGCGGGTCTTATGAGCCCGAGGTCACGGGTTCGAGCCCCGTAAGGAGCATTTTTCTTTGTTTTAGTGAGTAAAATTCAAATACTAACATAGACTCATAGATATAATATAATATTATATATCGTAATATTATATCCAAGCAATCAAATGCGTTCTCGTTCTCGTTCTTCCCGTAAATCCGCTGCTTTGTCATCCAGGCGGCGTAAATGCGCTTCTGGCCGTTCAGCCGCACAGACTAGGCGTAACCGTCGTGGCCATCGCCGCGCACTCCAAAGTGGTGGCTGAGGTCAAGCCATACCCATAACGAATTAATTTTCTTATTAATATTATTATATTCCTATGTCGTATATTGTTGTGACGGCGCGTTTATAAACCTCTATTATAAGGAGGCCAAACGCGATTCTGATTGTATATATGATACGGATGAATTCATTATATATTTATTATCATCATAATATAATAAATATTCATTTAGAAATACGCCTAATCTTATGGATAACAATAACAGTTTAACAATAAATGACAAAAACAAAAACAAAAATATAGGCAATAACAATAACAATAACAATAACAAAAACAATAACAATAACAATAACAATAACAATAACAATAACTTGTCAACTGATAAAGATGGATTTTCGTTACCATCGGCGAATCCAAATGGTGGACCTCCTACTTGCCCAAGTGGATCTAAAATAGATTATAACTATAACCCATTCATTGATGAAATCAATCCACTATTTAAATGTATTTTGTCATCGAACGATCCAGATGATGGTATTGCTGGTATAATATTAGAAATGGCAAATAATACATCATCGGGTGTTAACAATATAATAACGAATAGAATACCTATCGTAGTCGGAGGACGTAAACTCGGAAATAAACGCAAACCACGAACGAAACGACGGAGTCATAGTTGTAGGAACCAAACTCGTGGACGTCGCAGTACACGCACACGCCGGACACGCCGCACACGCCGCACACGCCGCCACTAGCACTAGCTAGATGGGTAATACCATATTCGTCAATCGGCGGCGTTCTCGGACTTTATTGTATACAATATACCCCGACGATAATGATAAAAGTGATATCTCAAAAATACTACGAACCAACATTGGCAATTCGGCTTTTGCGACACTATAATAAATCCACATTCCAGAAGAACAAATACTCAATAAACAAAATAGAAGCGAAAGACTGTTTGTGCTTTTGTTTTTCCATAACAGGAACATAAAAATAAATCGACCAATTACAGCAAGTGTCGTCGCGGTATAAGGGATTACTTTCATCTCGGTGTCCATTACAGCGTAAGCGTAGGTGTAATAAAAATATACAGAAGTGTTTATTATTATTTATTATTATTTATATTTCTACCCACCGCGTCCATCTAAAACCCGATATCATAATCATCGTCCATCTTACCGAGACGCACCTTCTTCACATTATCAACGCACGACTGTATCGCCAATTTCGGAATACCGCACTTGTCTGTATCCAGACCAACCGACGCATTCGCCTTGAACGCTTCTTCAATCTCTTCATTTGCGTCAACGTGACGATATTCTACTGGGTCTTGTTTCATCATTTCGTCCATATTCACGAGAACCTGAAACGCACTTGTTCCATAATACCCTTCTTGTCCACACATCACATTGGCGGAAATGCCGCGCATCGGGTCCAACTCTGCGTGACGTGCCGCTTTCAAGAACATCTCCGGCGTCTCTTCAAATGACGCCTTTGCGAGTGGTCCGATATCATCGCTATTGATTCCGTGGCGGAAGATGGAAATCATCGATGAAGATACCGTCATACGGTCACACAGGAGAGACACGTGATGATAGTTAATCGGCGAATCGTCAAACACTTCAGCAAGTTCATTAAATATCGCCTGGCGCGCAGCCTCAATTCCAAATACGCGATACACTTCCTGAATATCATTGCTCACAGTGCGCTTCGAGTCGATATAATCTAAACCGAGCATATGAACCAAATTCGTTCCCATTGTATCAAGCACCCAGCTGTCCTTCTTTGTATACACGCCATCAGACTTCACCAATGTGTTCTTGATTTTACGAACCATAACCTTCTTGATCCCCTTCACGCCGCGAAGCACAATATTATTCAACAACTGGTCTTGGAATGACTTGATCATATAGATGTGGTCAGATTGATCCAGCGGGTTCTGCTTGTTCGTCTTCTTGCTTTGCGCGATATTCTCCATACGAAGGCGGAATACGAGGTGGTCGTCATTATAATCCGAAAACGCACACGATACTTCATTTCCGTAACTGTTTTTAATAGCGAAGTGAATATCATCCATCGTCAGCTTCTTATCCAACATTGCCTCCGCATCAATTTTGATTCGGATAATCCATTTTGATTTCGATGCGTTCGAAGACGCAGACGCAGACGCAGACGCAGACGCAGACGCAGACGCGCCACCCCCTGGAACATCTGGAACTCCGGATGTCGCAGCCATAGCAGAATCACGTACACATTCGTCAATTAGTTTCTCGAACTCCTGATATTGCGACATCACCTCGCGGTCTTGTTCAACCAGCGTATTCAGATCATCAGGATCAAAGCATACTTCAACGGTTTCCACCACTTCAGCAAGTTTTGTATGTTCGATCATCGGGATAAACTCCTGGACGCGTTCCGGCGTGCCTTCATCATCCTCCTTGAAATAAATCGTAATCGACGGATTCTTCGGATTTTCAGAGAGAGACAGGATTTCTTCAATACGCGGCACACCACGCGTGGCGTTGGACTTCGACGCAACACCCGCAGAATGAAACGTGTTCAGTGTCAGCTGCGTGGTCGGTTCGCCGATACTTTGTGCTGACACCATTCCCACCATCTCACCAGGTGCGACAATCGACCGCTTATATTGTAAATTAATGACACTCAATAGGATGGTAAGTGCGCTACGATTGAATCGCTTCACAAGCAGCAGCTCCTTCGGCGACAGGTAGTAGTAATACATCACCTTGAAAAGCAGTGTCGGTGGTGCGTAGAAGATATTCTCGAGTTGGCGGAATGCGGCGGAAATCATATCCATCGCCTCGATGGGTGTAAGATCCACCATTGAATTCTGGTTGATTTGTTGCTGTGCTTGGACGTTATTGATAATGTGCGTAAACGATACGGGCATCTGGACGTTCTTGTTATCCAGGCGGTTGAATACTTGCTCGATAATCAGGTCACGCATTTCAATCATATAGTCAATGAGATCGTGGATTTTCTTCGTTGTCATAGCTTTCTCCTTCTTCATCTTTGCGTAGGCCGTCTTCGTGAATGCGGTGATGGAACTCTGCTCGGTCTCGCTGGAATTATCGAGTGGCATATGAAAGTGGGCATAGATTTCGTCCAGACTCATCGCCACGAGGGGTAGGGACTGATTCTCTACCTTGATCGTGTCGATCCCGTCATCACCGTAGGTGAATTGGATGATGCGTTGTTTGCCATTGCGGACGGTCATATCGTATTCGACTTTGAGATCTTCCATACCCTTGATGAGACGACGCTGAATATATCCGGTTTGGGAGGTATCACGGACTTGAAGACCGTTGGCGAGACCGAAGTTCAATGTCGTTGGAATCGTCAAATCATACATCTTGGGATGGAGTGCGGGGTCGACCATCGTCATTTCAACGATTTCGTCGAGGATTACGTCATTGAGGGTGCGGACCGCGTCGTCACCGTGAGCCACCACGTCGTCGTCATCTACCGACAAACCTAGTAATGATGCGACCATTTTTCCACTTGAACCGCGAATGACAAGAGACGCGGACGCAGACGCGGACGCAGATTGATGAATTTCGGCGTGAATATTCAGACGTGAACACAGAAATGCGACGTCTTCTGTAAGGCGGACATTACTACCGAAATTCAGTTCAAATCCAGTGGATGTCCTAACCACGCGTGGTTCAATATACGCAATAAGAAGTCCTCTGATATACTCCTTTCCAGCGACATACGCTTCCTCTGGGATTTGGACATTGACCGCCGCACCTGCGCATTTGCCGCGCATAAATTCCGCTTCCGCGTTGAGATTGTCGCTCCCGCCGCTGCTGTAATCACACACATTCTTCGCAACAGGAACAAAGTCACCGACCTTGATTTCTTCCGTATATTTCTCGCGGAACTGCTGAAGCTCTTCATTCCAAACAAGAAGCGACTTATTCGCAGTGACTGTGACATAACGCCCCGCCTTGGTTTTGATTTTAAACAGCTTCTCACCCGGGTCGTGACGTGTGACCGCTGTGATTGTCTCCCACGATACATTTCCATCATAATCCATCGTAACAATTTTAATCGGATGCGTCAATTCCAGGTATTCCATATTCTGTTCGGTCATATGCTGAATCCTACTGGCGGTGGCGGCGGTGGCGGCAGTGGTGTTGATGTGTGCGTCAATCCATTCGCCAATCTTAACATATTTGGGAACTTCATTTTCTACGACGATGATCGGCGTCTCCCACGTGACGGATTTCACGGCCGTATCAATCAGACCAATACGACCACCCATCGCGTGGAAGAACAGCTCCTCCGGCGACAATCCCGAAATAAACGAACTTTCGATGAATCCACGCGCCAAAGGTCCGTCATCGAACTTGTTAAAGTGCGGCAATGTACGGCTATCAAAACCATACGAGATACGCTTGCCTTCGATCGCCTGCTGTCCGAGACACGAAATCATCTGCGAGATATTCAATTCGGCACCCTTCGACCCCGAAAGTACGAGTCCAACGAAACGATTGTCGGAGTTCAGACTGTTAATACCGATTTTACCGGCCTCATTCGTCGCAGTATTCAGAATATTCGACACCTTCACCTCGAACTCCGCCTCATTCGACTTCCCCGTCTTGTTCTCGAATATCCCCAGATGGACCTGGTCGATCAGGTTCTTCACATCCGTCTTCTTCTTTGTGATGACATCTACGATTTGCGTGTTGGTCGTCTTATTCGCAATCAAGTCGCTGATGCCAACACTATACGCGTGAGACTTCATATATTCAGTTATAATATTCTGGAGCCCATCGATGAAATCCGCCGCAGCAATATTCCCGAAATCGTTACAGACACGCTGGATGAGACCGACACCACCCCCGCCGAGGACGCTCTTGTCGATTTGACCGCGCATCATTCGCCCATTCCGGATTTCAACAACATTATTGGATGTCGCGTAGTCTTCGTTGGGGTTCTTCTCGCCGAACGCCTTCTTCTTGTATTTCAGCGTCAGCGGCGGCAAGATTTGCGAGATGACGTCGAAATTGCTGACATCCTCGCCGCTCTTGAATAGTGTTTCATTGACGCGGGGATAGGCCGCAAGCAGGTTCATCGCCTCCCTCGGCGTAAATTTGATATTTTCCCGCGTAAACAAATACGACCCAATCAGCGAGTCCTGGAATACGCCGATAATCGAGTTATTGTTCGCGGGGCTAATAAGCTGGTATGGAACCGCCGCCAAGTGACGCAATTCAATTTCTGATTCGTCATCTTGTGGCATATGTAGGTTCATTTCATCTCCCGATGAATATCCTCAAGGTTTCCCAAGAGGCTGGACTGTATCATAGACGCGCTCTGAATGGCTAATTCATCATCGCACACCAACACCGGTTCAGTCTCTGAGTGCCTTCCATAGTCTACCAAGCGACCGTAGAAAGTAACACTGCTGATTGCCCAATCCTTTACATTATTACCGTTGGGTTCGTCAATTAAACGAGTTCCTCGCAGATGTTTCCATCCGAAAGTGGTAGTAAAGGCTCTAAGGGGTTTCCAGCAACAAGGTGTTTTGCCGCACAACGCATACGCACGCACACAGCACGTACACGTCATCCGACTAGGAGGTAACACGCTTTTCACGCCTCCTGTTTCCGACAGAGATGTTTATCGAAATCCGCATTATAAGGTTTCGTACAACCCACGTTCATACGAAACGTATCACCCTGATACATAACACGCGCAATGTGACACATCATACTCATCCTATGAAGTGTTGGCTGACGATTGAAGAGGATCGCATCGCCATCCATCATATGACGGTGAACGATGTCGCCATTATTCAGCATAATATTCGCACGGTCAGCATAACGAAGCGAAATCGATTCGCCCGTCTTCCGCTCCAGGATTTTCGAGCCGGGATACTCATCCGGGCCCGCACGCACCAACCGAAGCAGGAACTTCTTGTTCCGGTCATTTACAACAACCGGCTTCGTAATATTCTTCGCGATTTTGAGCGGAATACCGAGCTCGCGAATCGACAGGTTGGGGTCAGGTGTAATCACCGAACGCGCCGAGAAGTCCACACGTTTCCCCATCAAATTCCCGCGAACACGCCCCTGTTTCCCGTTCAGGCGTTCCTGAATAGATTTGAGTGGTCGCCCAGACCTTTGCGCTACAGGTGCGCAACCCGGAATATTATTATTGACCTGTGTAGCGACATAATACTGAAGCATCATATGCCATCCATCGATGACATTAGCCGGCGCGCCCTCATTCATCTTGTCAAGAAGTGTCGTATTCGCCTTCACGATATTTACAATAATATGAGTAATGTCATCCTCACTCCTCTGCGACCCGTCCATTTTCACCGATGGCCTGACAGCGGGCGGCGGGATTGCGAGAACCTGACAAACCATCCAGTCTGGTCGTGAAAACACTGGGCTGAAACCCATAAACTCCACATCCTCGTCACTGATTCTGCGGAAGATTTTGATGACAATTTCTGGTGTCAGTTTCATAGAGAGCGACCCATCCTTATCCGACTCGGCCGCACTTCCCGCAATCGCACCAGCCGTCGTCTCTTCCAGAACACCCTTGACATTATCCCATTCCGCGTAAATCTTCCCGAGTCCAGCCTTCATTGTAATACGCTTTGGCTGGAGACAACCGCAACCAGTCTCTGTATCTTCGCCACAACGCTTAATTTTGCTTGCGATGCGAAAAACCTGAGTCCATCGTTCATCGGCAGGTAACGACATCAATTGTTTGTTGGCAGATTTGCTCATTCGTAACGCACTACATTTGATACAAACACAGCGCAGGATTTTAAGTACAGTTCCTAGATATTGGTAGTAGAACACAGGTCTCGCCAATTTGATGTGCCCGAAGTAACCCGGACATTTCATATAATCAAGTCCATCCGTCGGGCAAATGACACCAGGATCAATCGGACCCATTCTTGGGTCGAATAAACCACCAAGCACTGGTTTATTATTCACATACGTTTCCCGATTTGTTATTTCCGCAACTGATCCTTTCAAAATCTCTTCCGGTGACATAATACTAAATTGAATTCCGATGATTTTTGAAACATTCTGATTTCGAACATCCGATGCGTCCATTGTTGTTATTGAATAAATAATGTATTGAAACCTTTATGTTCGGTCTTCTTATATACCTACTATAATATTTAGATTGTTTTCAATTTTGTTTATAATCTAAATTCAAATATTAAAACTCATATTCGACATCTATGATCAACTGAAATGTCGACCCGGTGAGTATTGGCAGGTTTCAACTATGACGAATAAAATTGAAATCGTTTTTAATATCAAGATTGATTGTATGGGATCCAACGACCAACAAACGAACAACAATGTCACCATTTATTATCAAGAACTTCAAGAAGAAGAATATCAAGACTGGAAAGGGAGCACCTACATACAAGAAGCATCGTGATGATGGCCGTCACGACGATATGCCTGAATCAGATTCCGATACTTCATCGGTGGCGTCTTCATCTTCCGGTGAGCAGCAGCAGGTAATCGCAAAGAAAAGAATTACACCTAAAACCCTTGAAAATCAAGACAAAAAAAGAAAAACAGCCGCCGCCAATATGGTTGTCGGAAAAATCGCCGAGGCGCTTGCGTCATCTGTGATTGCTGCGGCACTTGCTGGTGGAAAACATAAGAAACGGTCTCGTCGCGAAGAAGACGAAGACGACGATCGTTCAAACGATGAAAGCGGCGAAGAAGAAGAAGAAGATTGTCGCAGCAGCGATGATGACGACACACTCAATGACGAAAGCGATGATGACGACGAGAGCGATGACAACGACAGCGATGACGACGAAGAAGAAGAAAGCTACGACGACGAAGAAGAAGAAGACGAAGACGAAGACGAAGACGAAGACGAAGATGACGAAGACGAAGACGAAGATGACGAAGACGACGACGACGACGACGACGACACCTACAGCAGTGAGGGAGATGATGAGCGTGCTCAAAAGCGTCACAAGAAGCAACAAAAAGAAATGGAGCTGCGTTGTGAGAAGAACAATGTTAAACTCTCTGAAATCAAGGCAACAATCCAGTCACTCACAACGACAATGGCATCCGATGCGACCCTTGCGGCGAACAAGTTTATGAAAAAGCAGCTCGAAGAAATGAAGCGAAGCCAACGCGACATCGAGCAACGTCTTCGCGCCGATGAGAAAAAGCGCGACAGGCTAAATGTCAAGGAATTCAAAACACTTCTGCGAAAGAAGAATTCTACCAATGATCTCCGCTATTTCCGCCTCCATATGACACCTACCGAGCAGCAGAAGGTCATCACTGACCTGAAAGAAATCCACGCAGTCAGCATCATTCAAAAACCGTACCGACTTTCCCTTCTGGAGACCGACATTCCCATCGGATTCAAGGCGATCGCGATGCGAAAAATCAATTCACTACGTCATATGGAGCCTGGCTGTGGTGAGTATTACAAGGTCAAAAACTGGGTTGACACTTTTATGAAGATCCCCTTCAACAAGACAAAGAATCTGCCGCTCACCATCGAAGACGGACTGGCGCGTTGTAGCGAGTTTATGGAGGCGTCCAAGACAACGCTTGACCAGGCGGTCTACGGCCTCAACGACGCGAAACTCCAGGTGATGCAAATGCTCGGTCAATGGATTTCCAACCCTGCGGCGATGGGAAGCGCAATCGCAATCAAAGGTCCGATGGGTACTGGAAAGACGTCGCTTGTCAAGGAGGGTATCAGCAAAATCCTTGGCCGTGATTTCGCGTTCATTGCGCTTGGTGGTGCGACGGACAGCAGCTTTCTCGAAGGACACTCCTATACGTATGAAGGAAGCACGTGGGGCAAAATCGTCGAGATTATCATTCAGTGTGGTTCAATGAACCCCGTCATCTACTTCGACGAACTCGACAAAATCAGCGAGACCGCCAAGGGCGAGGAAATCGTCGGCATCCTGACACACCTTACTGACACCAGCCAAAACTCGCAGTTCCACGACCGCTATTTCGCAGAAATCGACTTTGATTTGAGCAAGTGTCTCTTCATCTTCAGCTACAATGACGAAAGCAAGGTGAACCCGATTCTGCTTGACAGGATGTATCGAATCAACACGTCGGGATACAACAAAAAGGACAAGACACAAATCGCGCAAAAGTATCTGATCCCCAATATATGCGCGCAAGTCGGATTTCGTGAAGGCGATATCGTGATCCCGGATGCGGTCATTGAGCACATCGTCGAGAATTATACGGAAGGAGAGGAAGGTGTCCGCAACCTGAAGCGGTGCTTGGAAGTTGTTCATCGCAAGCTCAACTTGTACCGTCTCATCAAGCCCGACACCCCGCTGTTTGAGAAGGATATGTCACTGAAGGTATCGTTCCCGTTTGCGGTGACAAACGAGGTTGTGGATAAGCTGGTGAAGCAGGTAAATGATGGTAAGCGCGCGAATATGAACTTGTATCTGTGAATGAATATTGTGTGAGTCCTAAAAATAAAACAAAATATAAAGATTTTTTTACAGTATTCAATACATGTTGTGAGTGTACAATACAATATAAAGTAATATAAACGGTTTATAGTATATATCATAATCTACATATCCTGAATACAATGACTGCAAATACCTCTATTTCAGTATATTTCAATAAATTTTGGGAGGGTTTTATTGAAAGAACAAATCCAATGGATTGTTCATTCTTTCTTACACTTCTTGAAAAAACGTATGATTGCCCTGTACATATTAGTACGTCCCTTGATAGTGCAGACGTATTAGTTGAATCCATTTTTGGAAATATGTCACATATTTTTCATAAAAAATGGAAGTCCACTATTTTATTTACGGGTGAAGCCGGTTATTGGGGACATAAATATGTTGATAAATATGATTGTGTATTAGGATTTCAACAGACACGCGGAAAATTTGTTATGTGCCCATTATACATTATATATTTAGTGACAAATCCTACATTTTTACAACAGATAACTGATCACGACACAAATACAAAAGTAACGACCAATGCAATGTCATCGGATATTGATACTACCAACATTCCACCCAATCATGCGTCGGTGGTTGTTAGTCATATCCACCATGGACGTGAAAGATTAACCTTTCTAGACAATTTACAGAAACAAATGCCGGTGTTTTTTGGCGGTAAATATAATAATAATATTGGATATGTCATTCAGGGTGGATATGAATCATCTGAATTGACAAATTTTTATAAGAAGGGTAAATTCGCGATAACGATGGAAAATGGTGACTGCCCGTATTATATTACTGAAAAAATTATTAACGGATTTCGTTCTGGTGTTATTCCGGTTTATTGGGGTAGTCCACGTATTGGTGAGTTTTTTAACCCAAAGCGTTTTTTGCAATTGAAGAGTTCATCTCAGACCGATATGAACGAACTCATTACACGAATGGTGAATATGACGGATAAAGAGTATTTGGATATAATCCATGAACCGATTATGGTTCGGTCAGTAGATAACGTATGTGATGAAATATTTGCGTCTGTAAAAAAAATACTTACCTCTTCTTCATCTTAGTGTCGTCCTCGTCGCGGTGGTTTTATCCCCAATGGGTGTCAGGATCATAGTCGGAATCATTGTCGATGTCCTCCATCATCTCAATGGCACAAGCTGCGGCGCGTCCATCCGCCATGTCGAATTGCGCGTTCCAGGCCGCAGCAGCCTTGGCCTGGTCTGCGTAGTATTGGTTTTGTTCGCGTTCGTAGTTCGCGTATCGTTGTCTGGCGTCCTCCTTGTCTGCTGCGAGTGTTTGCTCCTGCCACGCAAACTCTGTAATCGACTCTTCTGTCAAGACTTGGTCCACAAAATCGTCATTTATGTTGTACGTCTCCACGAAAATCTCCTCGCGATTCTGGATTGCGTGGACTTTGAGTTCGTATTTCCCGCCGCCGTCGACAGTTTCGTGTATCGCGACGACATATTCGTTCGAGTCCATCGCGTCCTTTTGTGCGTGGAACCAGCGCGACGCGCAAAACTCGAGAAGCGCCAGTCGGCGTATGTGTTCAATGGCCTCGCGGGATTCTTCGGCGTGTTGAATGATTTTGCCGATCGAGTCATCAAGTGCGGCTTGTAAGGCCAGGATGAATTGTGTGCGTAGTTGGAACAAATTGCGATTGACTTCTTCAAGAATGTTTCGCGACATTGTGCGATGATGTTGTTTGGCTTCAGCGTCCATCTTCATCAAGTCAACCGAGAACGAATTCATTGGCTGTTCAAGTTCATCCTGTGTGGTCTGGAGAGAGACCTGAATCGCAGTTGAGACGCGGCGATTGCCTTTGTGCGCCGTTTTTCGGTGGCGTTTGTTTGTCACGAGCATTGTGCGGAATCTTTCAAGAGCAGCCAGTGTGGAATTCACGTTGTTGTCGGGGATGTAAAGACTCTGGCATTCACTCCCAACCTTGCGAATGAAATCGCGGTGCTTGACGGCGCATTGACTTGCGTGAAACTCGTGAAGTGGGACACAAATCGGCGCGTAGTCAACTCTTGCGTCGGGGGTAATGAGTGAGCGCTCAAACTCATTTTTCATCTGGTTCACAAGTGTCACGTATTCCTGGATTCGTTCTTTCAATTCCTTGGGGCCGCGAACGGGGAGACGGGTGATGGGGATGATCTCCTTCTCTTCATCGTCGGCATCAGTATTGGTCTTGGTCTTGGTCTTGGTCTTGGTATTGGTCTTCTTGGTACGGGTACGGGTACGGGTACGGGTATCGGTAGAAGTAGATGTCATTGTTGTCTTGTTGATGTGGAACACTGTATTTCACATCAATCAGTAAAATCATTTCAATTTTTTTGATCCGCGCACTCGCACTCCCATCCTCCCACAAGCAAGCATTAGATACCCGAGTCAGTTGTACGGTTTCCACCTCGAGTATTCAAATAGTTAATTTGCTCAGGGGTCATACACACACAACCAGAGCTTGAAGAATAAGGTGAAGGGCAACATTCAGGTTTGAACTTATTCTTTGCGAACATAACTAATGAACCATTCTTCAACGGTTCATCTGCGGTATATGCTGAACCGGTATTATTTATGGCTTGATAACCAAACTCTGACGCATAAGTGTTTGCCTTGGATACCCACATACCCGCAACATCACTGTTCTGTACCTCATTCACATCTGCGCCCATTGTATCCATACCTTCCTTAGTGTTTGAGGTAATTTTCTGTTCAATCGGTTTAACACCACCAAGAGCCGCGTTGATAATAGTGCTCATATCCATAAAACCGGCTTTTTGTTCTTTTGAAGGTGCTGCGGTCTCGGTAACCACTGCTGGAATGGGCTGTTTGTCTAAATTTAATTTAGCAATATCCTTTTTGGCTTCATCCACCGCCTGGTTTGATCCAACTGTTCCAGTACTAGAACCCAAGTTTGTTTGTCCCTCTAATATACTAGAAGCAGAACAGGATGAATTACCTGTAATTAAATCAAAAATAGGATACCGGCAGCAACCACATAATAAATTCGCACCAATAAATAATGTTATAATAACCAAAATGATGATTTTATAATACATAACTGACAATGTAATTATAATAAATAAATAGATAATTAAATTGATGTCAATATTCCTAAACATATCGGTATTTCGACTCCAACGTGATAATTAGTCATCAGTCATCAGTCATCAGTCATCAGTCATCAGTCATCAGTCATCAGTCATCAGTCATCAGTCATCAGTCATCAGTCATCAGTCATCATCAGGTCCAGGTATACGACTGGTTCGTTGTCTCGTAATTTGACGAGAAACAATACCAAGCATAATAAGTGGAATCGCAATCGTTAGAAAAACCGCGATCGCCGCAATTGCCAAGACGAAACCAACAAATGGAATATACCAAAGTACTATAATAACTATAATCATTATCACCAATATCAAAATAACCAGTTCATAAATTGAACCAATGAGTGAATAAAATGACCATAATACACCTATCATTGTTAGTAAATATGTTGCTAGAACACCCTTTATTTTTTCAAAAAAATCAACCATTTTAATAAGCAAATTCTGAAGTGGAATAATGAAATTTTGAATACGGTAAAACACTGTGATAAATATATCCTTAATAGCATCTCTCATCCGGTTGAATAATAAACGAAACCTCTCAATGACATCCAATACACCTTTAAAAATCTGCATAACCACATTGAAAATCACATATACCATATTAACACGGCTATCAAAAGCCCCTTTCGCATATTGTGCGCTACACTCTACGAAATTCTGTTTTGTATAATCAAATGGACTAACCCCCTCTGGCGCATTAATCCAGCCTGCGAACGGCATAACAGTTGGACGACACCTATATTCCGGCCAGTCTTGTTTCACTTGAAGTAATTTATTTTGAATTTGAAAATAAGTGATACACACCATAAAAAGGAAAATCACTACACATACTTTCAGGATATCTATCTCATAACGTCCGGAAAATGTCTTGTCTCCGTCATATAAAAAATTTAATTTATCTGTAACTGGTTGTTTTTTTATTCGTTCTAATGTCTCATTGTATACTTCTGTACCTTGTTTTGAATATTCCGATAATGAATTTAAAAATGAGCTTTTTGCTGATCTTGAACCTCGATCTATTGCTTTGTCACTTAATCTTTTTGATATTAATCCTAAATCTGCTAAATAATTGGTTGATGTAGTAATAATCCAGCTTATTATGTCATTCATAACTTTACCATATAAGGATATATTTTACACATATTGTTTATTTCAATACGTTTGTGTAAAATATATATGCGTGTAGTTCATCTAAAAAAAAGACAAATTCCGATTAAGTTGACCGGGAAGACCGTGGCCAAACATAATCATATATATAAGAACAAATGCGGAAATTACAATAGAACGGTCCTCAGCAATAGCTTGAGGCTGGTTCAAGATAAATTTCATCATTAAAAATATCGCAATTCCAATCATTGCTGAATGCGCAAGCATAACTATTCCTCGTTCATACGCCATTTTATATATTATATTATAAATACTAAGAATAATATAATATTTCCATTCCATAAATGTGTTGTGTTGTGTTGTGTTGTGTGACTTATTAACGTCCAAGAGCTCGAACCATCTGTCCAAATACACCACCCCACATACTCTGCATCGTATACAGACTACCTTGCATAATAAACATAAGTGTGGCAAAAATAGCGACTATTTTATTTATCATATCGCGCAACGCAATAATTATCTTTTGAAACCCGATTATTATATTTGAAAACACGCCAAATATATTTTTGACAAGACCCATAATTTTATCACGAAGACCTCCAATAAAACCGCGAATACTCTCGGTGTCTTTTACGATTTTACCGGCGACTGACCCGACCAATGATATAACGTGGTTGAGCGGAAGCATTAAATACTCCATATAACTGCTTTGGGTTGTTTGGATACATTGGACAAAATTGTCGCCAACATCGTGACCGAATAAACTCGCAAATGGCATCACTGCGGGACTACATCGATATAATGGCCAGTTGTCCTTTACTTTTTTCATTCCGATTGCTAAAACATTTGCCAGGTATAACCCTAAAAACACGACAATAATAAGAATTGTAAATGTTATATCGGTTGATTTCATTTATTGTATGTCGCAATGACGATAATTAGCGTCTTCGGTTATATAAACCGCATATAATATCTATAATAAAAGATACGTAGTATTGGGTTTTTATGAAAAAACTTTACGCATAACCTTCTTTATATTATACGCAATGATTGTTGTAAGTGATTGGTCGTGACGGGTTTTTCGTGAATATGTTCGTTGAGTGCGATGTTTGCTAAATCTTACCTTCTTATGACCACCACGACCACGGCCACGACCCGCTTTTTGTACATATGCGTCATTTATACCATTAGATTGTGCCTGATTATTTATAGAAGTAAAGATCGCATTTTGTGCGCCGCCGCAATTTATACCAGTATTACACGTCGACCCAACTTGTGGAATCGGGATTTTATTTCCTTCGACAGTAGATCCACCTTTCTGTGTTTCGTGGTACTTTCGGCCCTTGTATGTGCGTATCATATTACGACGACGGTGAGTGCGACGGCGACCACCTGAGAATTGATTTATCGCATTGAGTTCGTACTGTCCAGCTTTCACACTTTCAATTGTTGCCTGTGGTGTAGCAATATTTGCCGGAACATTTATGTTATCTGCTTTAAAGCTTGGAGTTGGTGGCGTTTGTTGAATATTTAATACCATTGTTAACGTATATATAACGTATATATAACGTATATATAAATATTACATTGCGGTATTGCGGTTATTTCCTCTCTAAAATGTATATACATACTACAAATGAACCCTGATGAGAAATTACACCTCCAAAAAATGATTGCGGCAAATGACACCGAAGATAATACCTCGATGTTACGCGAATATAAACACAGCACCCAAATATCCAACGACGTTTCTACGATGATTAAATTAAAACGCGATTATGCCCGTTTAGCAAAATCGAACCCGAAACAATTTGATGCGATGTGTGTATCCCGCTGCGCATTCATTTTCAAATATTATACAGACATTTACAACCGTCTGAAATCTGGAGAAATTGACCTAAACCTCTTATTCAAAATGATAAACATTCTACGAGATATTGAGGACGGTAAACTGGATCAACACGAAGGTTCATTTGAAGTCGGGAAGATTCTAAAAAGTATTTACGTGGATAGCGCACTAAAGCGATCCGAGAATTTGGACGCAGAGCAGGCGGCGAAGGAGAAACGCGCAGCGACAAAATCGGCGAAGACGTCTCGACCGACGATTCCAGAGAAAAAGATTAGTTGGGCTGATTTTAAAGCGACGCAACAAACAGCACAGCTATCCGCATCGGACTCTAATTCTCCGGTCGATGCTTCGGATTCATAAATACGATATATCCGTTCAAATATGTCGCAAATGATACCCATACCAAATACGGAACAAGTAAATACGCCGCGAGGCGGTTGACTGGATAAAATGCGTAGACATTTAATGCGATGAATAACACCATACCTAAAATAACGATGAAACTTAAATCAGGTCGCTGATATTTGAAAAAAAGATTAGACCACGAGAGATTTAGGACCCACGCCACGCAATAATAGAAGAACCCGGCGGAATAGACGGATCCCCCATTTTTTATGAAAATCACACCTGATATTGCTATAAGAGCGTATAATATCGCCCATACACTGGAAATTACCCACCCAGGTGGCGTAAGGGGTGATTTATTGATGGATTTATACCACGCGGAATTACCGTTGTTCATTATAATATACTTATATTGGTATTATAATAATATGTCATAAACAAGTATAAAATTGAATGCGTATTTTGTATATAATTATACAACATACGTTCACCCATTTCATTACACCGATCGATGCCTCCTAAATTCAAAATCAGTCGTGGCGGCACTGGACGCGGAGGGTTTGGTGGACGCGGCGGTGGACGCGGCGGTGCCTTTCGACCTCCGTATAAAGACAATACCAAGGGATCCGCCGCTGCCGCCACCGCCGCCACCGCCACCGCTGCCAAAGGCAAAACCCTGATCATCGTGGAATCCCCCGCCAAGTGCCAGAAAATCGAATCTTACCTCGGCAAAGATAAATATACGTGTCTCGCCAGTTTTGGGCATATTCGAGAGATTGAAGACGGTCTGAAATCGATTGATATCGACCACGAATTCAAAACCAAGTTCGCAATTATGTCGTCCAAACAAGGCCAGGTCGCGAAACTCCGCGCCGCAATTGCCGCCGCTGATGAGGTGATTCTCGCAACTGACGACGATCGTGAAGGCGAGGCTATCGCCTGGCATTTATGTCAAGTATTTAATCTCTCGGTAGAGACAACCAAAAGGATTATATTCCACGAAATAACCGAATCCGCACTCAAGGCTGCCGTCGCTGCGCCACGAACAATTGATATGTCTCTAGTTCACGCCCAACAGGCACGTCAAATCCTGGATCTCGTTGTAGGTTACAAAATATCCCCTGTATTATGGACATATGTAGCACATACAAATCTCTCGGCAGGTCGTTGCCAGACCCCCGCATTGCGACTCATTCACGACAATTATAAAGAACTAGAAGCGTCCGCAGCATCCACTGTTATGGTTTATTCGGTGTCGGGTATCTTCACTAAACTTAATCTTACATTCCATCTCTCGAGAGATTTAGAATCAACCGAAGCTCTCGAGAGATTTATAAGAGAAACTGCCGCAGCACCAGACACAGCGTTTCGTGCTAAAGTTGGTGCTTCCAAAAAGATGACGAAGGCACCGCCGCGTCCTTATTCTACAAGCACGCTTCAACAGGCCGCAAGTAATGATCTCCATCTCTCGCCAAAGGATACAATGTTCGTCGCCCAGAAGTTATATGAAGGAGGGTATATTACGTATATGAGAACAGACAGTAAGGTATACTCCGCGGAGTTTGTATCGAAGGCGTGTGGGTATATTCGTGGGCGGTGGGGTGGCGCTGGTGGTGCGTCTGCTGGTTCAGACAACGACCTTATTGGAAATATTAGTAGTGTAACTGGCGGGGGAGGCGCACCCGGCACCGGGAGCACCGAAGCAGCCCACGAGGCAATCCGACCTACTGATATCTCTCGAACATTACTTCCTCAATCTTGTCATCCGAGAGAACATCGACTGTATTCTATTATTCTTAGAAATACATTAGAGAGTTTGATGGCACCGGCGATTTGTCAAACCATCACGATGTCTATACCTTCGCCAGTCGCGGTCCCTGGTGCGGACACAACCACCGCGGAATACAGGCACACCGCAGAACAAGTCATCAAACCGGGTTGGAAATTAGTTGCGGGGTATGAAGCGGATGCGAGAGAATATACGTATTTCACATCCTTTTCTACGGCAGTATCTACCACCACCACGACTGCACAGGCAATGCCCTATAAAAAAATCACGACAAAATGCTCGATGCGTAACACGAAATCGCATTATACTGAATCAGGTCTCGTCCAACTCCTGGAAAAAATGGGAATTGGACGCCCGTCTACCTTTTCAAGCCTCATCGATAAAATCCAGGAACGAGGATATGTCAAACTCCAGGATGTACGTGGTAAATCTCTCGAATGTCGGGAATATACCATTACAGGAGCCGTGATCGACGACGGCGGTAGAAAGATAGAATCAAAAACAGAAGTTCGAGAGATTGGCGGTGAGACAAGGAAGCTCGTTATTCAACCTCTTGGTATTATTGTGATTGAGTTCCTACTTGAGCATTTCGCACCCCTCTTCGAATACGAATTCACTAAGAATATGGAAACCCAATTAGATGAAATCGCAACTGACGGGATGGTATGGCACGAACTCTGTTATAAATGCTGGTTTGATGTCACCACACAGCTGAAAGAACTTAAAGAGCGCGGGGTTGTAAAAGAGGAAGTACACATCGATGACAATCATTCGTATATCATCAGTAAAAATGGTCCGGTCATTCGGTGTCGCGTGACGAACGCCGGTAGTGTGTATCCAGAGATACACTCATCCGACGCTGACGACGCCGACGACGCTGACGACGCCGACGACGCTGACGACGCCGACGACGCTGACGACGCCGACGACGCTGACGACGCTGACAACACCACCGTGATAGAAAAGAAACCGAAATTCATATTTAAACCTGTCCGCCAGGATCTAGATTACGCCAAGATATTGCGTGGTGAATATTCTCTCGCGTATATGATTGGAGAAGAGAACGCGACGGGGGGGGCGACAACCGTCGCGGTGACGGCGGGCAGCAGCAGCAGTGGTGGACGATTGCTAGGCCAACATCAAGGCCAGGATGTTGTTATTAAGAGTGGGAAATATGGGGCGTATGTTGCCTGGGGAGGGACAAATATATCATTGAAGCCATTATTGGGAATATCGTCATCGAAAGCGGGTAAATATGCGCGAAAAGAGACAAAACAAACAAAATCAGAGTTTGATTTGACTTTACAAGATGTCGTGGCTTTTATTAATAATAGTTCCCAGCCAGAATTAGGAAACGACGAAAAGGACGGCGGTGTCAGTGGCGCGACCGCGACCGCGACCACGACCGCAATGACAGGAATCGTACGAATGATTGATGAGCATACATCTATACGTAACGGTAAATTTGGGCCTTATATATTCTATAAAACAGTGAAAATGTCGAAACCGGAATTTATCCCATTGAAAGGGTTCGCGCAATTACACGGAAATTATGCGACTTGCGATGTTTCTCTATTAAAAGAGTGGGTGGCGCAACCCCGTAAAAAATAATATTATTATCGGTATATATCAGTAGACCAATCCAAAAGGATATACCTAATAAACAAATAAATAAACAAATAAACAAATAAATGGATAATTTGGCCGGACCGGAAGATCTGGTCCCGTCATTTAAGATTTTTTCAATGTTGATTATCATTACGATTGTCGTCAAAATGATATTCCAGTATAGTTATAATGAAAATGCTGCGCCCTCATTTAGCGAAATGAAAAGTTTATCCGATGTATCATTGATTAAAGATGAAATAAAAAAAAGAGACTCAAGTAATTTGAAGAAGGATGTCACTGTTTACTTTAAATCCTATATTTTCTATTATTTAACACTTCTTTGGACGTTTTGTCTTATGATTACGATTGTGTCGATAACGTTTAATAAATACAACCCGGATCGACCAGGATGTATGATGAAGATGAGTGTATTGAATATTGTTCCGCTTGTATTATTTACAGGTATAATTATGTGGATTATTTACCAGAATAATATATTTTTCAAAAAAATAAATTCAGGCCACGTTGCTGAAAATTATGTGACATTTGATGTGGCTGTAAACATCCTACTTCTTATCCAGGCAGGTATCATATATGCTTACATTAACCAACAGATGTTATGCGCTACACAAATGTCACAATACAGTGAAGCACTTAGTAAATATGGTCCATATATCGCCATATTTGTGTCAATTATAGCGATTATTTGTATGGTATTGAACGAGATTATTCTGCGGTTCTTTACTACAGATGGGTAATAGACACAGACACATACAGACACACACACACATACATACAGACGACGTTATATAAACTTATATGTCAATCCATATTCATTTTCTGTGTCATTTTCCCATATACCTGAAATCTTGACAATAAAATGATAGAATTGTGGTTTTTCAGTTATATATAAATCCTGTTTCCATACACTAATTACACCATCGCGTAATTGTTGTATGATATCATAACGACAATTCTGTAGTTTCATCGACGCGGTTGTAGTTCCTTCAGTGGTGTTTGTCTTACTCCATTTGTATAATATATCCGCCTCGATTTTTTCAAATATATCAATGACGGCTTTATTATGTGTTTGTTCTGTATCAAAATTACAATTATATATATTGGTATTGTTGAAGTTTTTCTCTATTGTTTTTACGTGCATCTCAAATTGGATATATACACCATTCATAATAAAGTCACTGGTCGAATATGTAATCCGATTAAATGTGCTATTTGGAATATGAGTATTGGCTTTTTTGTCTGTGAAATATACGAGTTGGGTATTAAAATCCCCTGGGGAAATAACTACGTTCATAGTGTCTCTTATATATATTTCGGTTATGTAATGTCATTAAATTCGATTTAAGTGATGTTGACGTTGGGAGATTTATTATTATTATTATTATTGACATATGTATATATACATTTGTATTCATTATGAAGGCATATTCTATCACGAATTATACGCGGAAAATGGCGAAAAAGATAGGTGTCACCATAAAATCGTCAACTAACCCAGAAAAGAAAATTGATGTCTATCGAAGGTCGCATAAAATCGCAAGTGTTGGCGCGCGTGGAATGAACGATTATCCGACATATATTCGTACACGAGGACTCGCATTTGCGAAAACGCGGCGTCGTCTATATAAAATACGGCACGAGAAGGACCGACATCAGAAGTGGACAAATGGATGGTTGGCGGATAAGTTGCTGTGGTAAGGCCGACCGACCGACCGACTGTGCGACCGTCAAGGTTCCCATCCCAGTGACACCACACGGAAACATATATAAACCCGTATCACGAATACTTATTACCATTCATTATGAAGTTTTTTGAAAGTCATTATGATGAATATGTCCGTGAAGTGGAACGATTATCTCTTCAACCTAATGTTAAAAAAATAATATCATCTTTTCCAACTAATATCGCCAAATTACCAAATATTATTTTTTATGGACCAAGCGGTATTGGAAAATATAGTCACGCATTGTACTTTGTATCCAAGTACAGTAATTCAAATATGAAATACGAAAAACGGATAGCTGTAAATTACAATAAAGACACCTTTTTTATAAAAATCAGTGATATTCATTTCGAGGTTGATATGGCACTGCTCGGATGTAATTCAAAGCATATTTGGAATGAAATATATAACCAAATCAATGATATTGTCAGTTCGCGCACAAATACTACCGCGTTCATTATGTGTAAAAACTTCCAAAAAATCCACAGTGAATTATTAGAAACATTCTATAGTTATATGCATAACGACAACGAGTTTGTTTGTTTGAAGTTCATTATTGTCACAGATCACGTTAGTTTCATTCCGGATAATGTAATACAACGATGTAAGATGATCCCGTTTAAACGACCTACTATGAGTGCGTATAATAAATGTCTCTTTGCGGAAGCAGTCGTCTCAAATAAATCAGTGCCACGTGTCGGTGGCGGCATTCTATCGCACACTCCTCCAGACATATACCAGGTTATTAAGAAAACACCTATACGTATTACCAGTAAATTTGAGCTTGACAAAATAACAAATATAAAGGCATTAAAAGCGAATATAACCGAACTTATTGTTCCTCACGAAAATATATGTAATAGTCTTATCGAGATTATTCTATCGCCATCATCACTCTTGAAATTCGACGCATTGAGAGATATACTATACGATCTATTAATTTACGATATCAATATCCAGGAGTGTGTATGGTTTATTATGGAGAAATTGATAAAAACCGGTGCTTTACAACCGGAATATATGGACGATGTTATGATTAAAATGTTTGTCTTTTTTCAGTATTTCAATAATAATTACCGCCCGATATATCATTTAGAGAATTTCGTATTAGTATTAATATGTAAGATACACGGATTCAAACATCAATGTATCCAGACACAATAAACGCGTCATTAAAAACGCTGGGGTTTACTAGCACGGATGGTGCGCCAAAATCTCTCAAAGAGTTGAATAAAAGATATCATTTGTTGGCGTTACGACATCATCCTGATAAGGTCGGCGGTGGCGGTGACGGTGGTGGCGAGAGCGACATAGATGGAGCAGCATTATTCAAAGAAATAAACGAAGCACACAAACGCGTAAAGGACTATTTTTATTCTGATAACGCAGATTTCGACGCGGACACAGATAGCGGCAGCGGCAGCAGCGGGAACGGCAGTTATGATAGTATTTTTAAGTTATTTATAAAAAATATAGTCACAAAGATTACTTCTGTAAGCGGATTTTACACCGGAGGTAATACGGCGGATGCGATCGATACCATAATCCATTCTATTTTGAGTAAAGGTATCCAATCTGCGGTATTAACATTCCGTAAGATGGATAAGCCTTCGTGTATCGCGATCTACAATATTCTCTCAGAAAACCAGGAATTATTTTCAATCTCTCGAGAGATTATGGATGAACTCACAACCATCCTTGAAGAAAAGACCCGGTATGACATTGTGATACGTCTTAACCCATCATTATTAGATATGTTATTAGACCGTGTTTATAAACTAAACGAATGCGGACAGACGTATTTTATTCCATTGTGGCATAGCGAACTTCATTTTAAGCAACCGCAACCGCAACCGCAACCGCTATCAGAATCTGTTGACTCGCCGTGTGAATCGAAAGAACTCATCGTTTTATGTGAACCAGAACTTCCTGATAATGTTACGATCGATGAACATAATAATATCTATATATCTCTCGACGTGAATATTCGCCATCTATTTCAAGACCAAATCGTACCTGTATATATCACCGACGAAATCAAGACTCACGGGTTTGTTTATGATCTTCACGCATCCGATGTTTCATTTCAGTCGACGACTCGCCAGTGTGTTTTATTACGGGGAAGCAATGGGCGCGGCGGCGGAATTGCGAGGACGACCACCGGTGTCAACGATATGTATAAAGTAACCGATCGCGCAAATGTATACGCCATCGTAAAACTAATTTCGTAATGAAATTGATCTCAATATATTTGAATATATATATTATACACACCCGTAGCGTAGCGTATAATATACAATGTCCAGTCACCAATCGAATATATTCTCACCATTATCAAAACGCATCACAGAATCGCTAACAAAAGATGAAAAGAAAAACGGTGGGATATTCTTTACACCGCCATCGTGTATTCAACAGATTATGGAGCTCCTGCGGGGTGTATCGTTATCAACACATCCATTTGAGACTATTCTAGAGCCATCGTGTGGGTCTGGCGAGTTCCTTTCGGCATTAATGCGTCAATATCCTACCGCGTGGATTACAGGAGTCGAGTTTCATCCTGTTATTTATGCGGAAGTCTCGACGCATTTCAATAGCCTCGTCGGAGGAGGGAGAGTAAGTATCCAACACGGTGATTTCTTGAAATACAGTCCGGCGACCGGCACCGGGCCCCCTGACCTCATTATCGGCAACCCGCCTTATTTCGTGATGAAAAAAGAAGAAGTAGCTGCCGAATACTATCCATTCTTTGATGGACGCCCAAATATATTCATCCTGTTTATTATCAAATCCGCGCAGCTTTTGAGGGCTGGCGGGGTTCTCTGTTTTGTGCTTCCATCCAGTTTTATGAACTCACAGTATTATGATAAGACACGCAAATATATCGTGCGTCATTTTACGATTCTTCATATTGTCAGATGCGGCGATGACGACGACGACGGATATCTGGATACACAACAGGGGACATTTATACTCATTCTGCGGAAATCCGGCGTTGAGTCGCTTGCTTGTGCTTGTGGTGCCAGTGGCGCCGGAGTATTCGAGAAATCCGGCGCGAGTATATTTACCGACAACCTCCCCCGACTAACATCATTATATACTGGTTCACGGTCATTACACGAACTCGGATTCAAGGTCAGTGTCGGAACCGTCGTATGGAACCAGTGTAAAGAAATCCTCACAAACGATGTGACAAAACCCCGTTTGGTCTATAGCTCGAATATTGAGAACGGAAAGTTCGTTCATAAAACCTATAAAAATGTGGATAAAAAAGCGTTTATTGATAAACCAGGAATACGAACACCGATGATTGTACTGAATCGTGGGTATGGTGTCGGTGAATACAAGTTTGATTATTGTCTTCTAACACCTGATGTGGTGTCAACGTCGTCGTCGGCGGGGTACCTAATTGAGAATCATTTGATTTGTATTACACATAATTCAAGCACTGGTACCACACACGCACCTTCACTCACAGCATTCCATCGCGTGATTAAGTCATTTAAAGATCCGCGAACTCAAGAGTTTATTTCGTATTATTTTGGAAACAATGCGGTGAATACCACCGAGTTGAATCATATGTTACCGATCTATGGGACATAAGGAGGACGAACGAACGAACGAACGAACAATCTTATGAAATTTGAAACGCGGGGAATGCGATTCCGTTGCCATTTTTCCACCGAAGGAGTACTTCCATCTTTTTCCCAGATTGTGTAATACAATCATAGCGAGACAGCTCTGGGTTTTTTTTACACGAAGCGATCGTGTAATCTGCTGGGTCTACAGACTGAAGTGTTATCGTCGGGGCGCCGCCGGACACAGCAGCGGGTTGAAACAACATATACAGTTTTTTGTCTTGTGACTTGATGAGATAATCCGACAGCTTGGATGTATCAAGTTCGTGTTCGGTGATAAATGTGCTAATACTTTCCTTTGATAGCGTGCTACACAAATCGTGAAAGGCGATGTCGCTGGCTAGACCCGTGGACCTGAACTTACGGCTACCTGCGCGATACCGATCCTTTAGCTCTTTGACGCAGGCTGGTTTGTCACCGTGAATTTGTTTCAGCCACTCTGCGCGATCAGGTGCTACACATCCTGCGGCCGCGGCAATTTTCGCCATATACTTGTCGTAGAAGGATTCTTCGTAGTTACCCGACAAGAAGTACTGACTCGGTTTCATAGGGGAAACGAATTGTGGTGCGTCAGATACCTTTGCGGCATTGAATTTGAACTCTACGTTGAATGTTTTTGTGGTTGTAATCCCAGTTGTCGCGTCACAGTAGGTGAACACAACAGAGAAATCGTAGTGGTGGCCTCGCCCTCCTTTGGGAATACATTTGACCCGTGAATAATCGTTGCCTCCACATTCAACGAGAAACCCGTCAACAGCGTTTTTGAGTGCGCGCCATCGCTCCGTGAGATAATAGGGAGCTGGAACGTGGCCGTTGATGATTGCGCAGATAATGGCTTCACGTATTGTATTGTTTTCGTGGTTTTGGCCCCGGTCGGCCGCTGCGTGGTGTGTCAACACATATGAACTTACCGCTGAAAGCTGTGTCTTGAATCCGGTAAATGGGGTAAATGGTCGCAACAAAACCGACTTTCCGTTGGAAAGTTTGATTGAATGTCCTAGCATTGTAGTAAATAGTCGTATTGTATGTCGTATAGAACTGTTCATATCTATTTACAATATTAGTATTTCAATTTTATTACACAAACGTAAAAAAAATGAAATCACCTGTTTTTCATAGTGTGAGATTAAATAGCGAGCGAACATAGAATCAACGCGCGCGCGCGAGCGAGCAACATACCTGTAGCATCTATGTGCGTATTATGTAACTGTTATTCCTATTATTATTTAGACCTTACGGACGATCTTCTTCTTGGAAGCGGCATCTCCTCCAGCAGCGACAGCAGGAGTGGAGACAGCCGCACCCGCAGCAGCAGGAGCAGGAGCAGGCTTTGGCACTGAAGCGACACGCACAGGCGCAGCAGAAGGGACTTCGTCGTCATCCTCATCTTCAATGACCGCGGAAACATTGTCGTGATCAGCATCACCATCACCGTCACCGTCGACATCAGTTTGAATGACTTGTGCGACAATCTTCGTCTTCTCCTCTTCGTCCAGCTTGATGTGGCACTTACCCTTCAGCGACATCTTGGGCTTCACGATCGCCTGAAACAACTTCCAGGTAACGCCAAACTTGCCATTGGCGAACCAGATACCACCGCATTGAATCGAGACTGCGATGTGACTGCCCTTCGCAATGAGATCCTTGGGTGAAAGCGCCGGATTCGACGGATCAGGGAAGACGGGATTCATCTCGACATCATACAACTCTAACTCCTTCCACTGACCATCCCAGAAGGGCAGCTTGACCTTGAGAGTAGGAGCACGTGTCATATCAGCCTCAAGAGTGTCCTTGTTCTTGGGATACTTCAGAATCGGGGTCCAGAGCGCATCTACTGCGTCGCTGGTCATCTTGGGCTTGCTGAACCATTCTTTGGAGTTGACGATTGCGTCCTCCTTGATCTTCTTCTCGAATGCGGCCATATTGGCGATAAACTTCTTCGTAGTGGGTGTCTCGAAACCATCATTGGGAAACTGGAGCGCCAGGTCGTAACTGACCTTGCCAGTCTTGTCATCCGTGAACTCCTGAACGCCCCACGTAAGCATCAAGGGCGACGACAAATTGAGAACAGTGCTCGTCTTTGAGTTGACGATACCGACGCTGCGTCCTCCGACGGAATTCACCTTGGGTTTAGTATATTTCATATCAGTGAGGGGATTAAAGGCGGCGCCGGAAATAACCATATCAGAAGCCATTGTGAACGAGTAGAACGAGTGTAACGAGTGTAAACGTGTGTAGACGAGTCGAGTGATATATGTATTCATCATAAATGTTTAAATCAATTTTTATGATGGACTTGGGATTCAAATGCTAATATTTGCGAATCAGCATTTCTTATTATCAAATATCGTCATAACTTGTTTCACCAACAAATCGAACTCCTCGCGCTGAGATACTGACAATGTATACGTGTCCTTTATTTTCTCGAGAATACTCTGGATACGCACACGCTCCTTCTCGATATCGACAGCCTTTTGCGCCTGAACCTTGTATTCGTTCGCCAGAATCGTCAATTGCTTTACTTCAGCACTGTATTCTGAATTCTCCTTCTGAATGAGCGCATTGTATTTGTTGTAGTGTTTGATAAATTCGGTCGCGACATAACCACTGATATTACGAGTATTAAAATGAATACCGGACAAAAGGCGAACCATTTCATCCTTGTACTCATCCTTGACAAGTTTTGTGTCGACGATTGTCTTTACCTTTTGAATATGATCGGCCAACTCACCGAGTGATGCGAGAAAGGATGGCCTGATTGAATCAAGCAGATGTAAATAATCCGTGTCCGCAATAAGCTTCTTGTAATGTGTTTGGATCGTCTGATTCAAGAGATTCGTTTGTTCGTATAACTTCTTCATATTCAACTGAACTGTTTCCAATTTGGTCTTCTCAGATTGAAGTGTTACACTAACTCCGTTATAATTATTTCGGTTTTCAGTTTCAAGACGTGATTGTTCATCACTGGTTTCTTTCATTAATTTAATAAGTTTCTCCTGAAACGCAGTAAGTTTCTTGTTGGTTTTCTCATTGGTCTTGATGATTTCGTCAATAACTGTTTTGGACGCAGCCACACTCACCGGCGCAGCCGCGACAACCTTGGGAGCAGGCACAGCAACAGGCGCAGCAACAGGCGCAGCAACAGGCGCAGCAACAGGCGCAGCAACAGGCGCAGCAACAGGGAAATAACGACAAAACACGCGATTGTGATTATTGTTATCACTAGTCCAGAGCCATTCAGCGTCGCCTGGAATATTTGGACGAGAACCGCCACCGACTGAACGCCAAATATTATTGTCTTGGTTACGTCCATAACTTACAGGCTTGGACCACGCAGAATCATCGAATGTATTTTTAGTCCATCCAGTTGATTCCTTAGTAGAACAACGCCATTCCGACGGCTTCGTAACTTTACCATCAAAAACACCAATAAACGCAGCGGGACCACCCTGGTCAACACCATCTATCGCGATGACATCTCCGTCCTTTACAACGGGGGCAAAATGATACGTAGTCGTCCAACTGGTTCCACGACCAACCTTCTCACCATTGACATACATATCGAACTCGTTGTCGCACGTAAAGTAAATGGGCAGTGTACGCGTAGGAGCGGGGGTATGAGCGACAACAATAGCCTTTGGTGCCGGAGCAAGAGCAGAAGCAGGAGCAGGAGTAGAAGGCGAAGGCGCTGTAACCTTTAAAGCAACAACTGGCGCAATCACGATACTTGTTGCGGGCTTCGGTGTGGCTTTCGGCGTGGCCTTCGGCGTGGGCTTCGGCGTGGGCTTCGGCGTGGCCTTCGGCGTGGGCTTCGGCGTGGGCTTCGGCGTGGGCTTCGGCGTGGGCTTCGGTGTTGCCTTCGGCAAGTGTCGCAGCAACTTACGTTCAGACGCAGCAATCACTACAACTACTTCCGGATGAAGAACGTTGTGCGTGTGATTTTCTGGTGCTAAAACATCATCGCGTCTATGATTTACGTCTTCTGAGACGTTGAATGCGCCGCTGTGTTCACGGGGAACATCAACAACTGGAATGCTGCTCACGAGCGACACGGACAGAAGACATAAAATGAAACAGGATGATATACGCATTAGACGGGTTTATAATATATTACTACATAATAATCTTTATTATGTTTACGAATACATAATATCCAAAAACATAATAAACATTATACCATATTAATATATACTTAAATGGATTCGATAAATGCTGCTTCGACTGGTGCGACCGCCAGTAGCATACCACATACATATAAAGTTGAAATTCACAGATTATATCAAATGTTAACACAATTCAAATTGTATAACAATCCTAATAAATTCTATTTACGAAAACTGAAACTAAAACGTCAGGGACCGAGTTCAAATGATTTAATAATCGTTTCGGGTAGTGGTAGTGGATCGGGTTCAGGTATCGTGAGAAAGAAAATGAAACATACTGCTGAGGTAATACATATCAATGAAGAACTTGACAACCCAAATCAAGAAAATTACTCATCGTCTAAAGACATTCCGCCAGTACTACTACCATCATCATATGACGATGAACCTCCACCGTCCAATATTATTATATTGAAAATGAACGAATATGAAAAAGTCAAAACGACAAAATATAATCTAACCGATTTGCGAACTCTTTGCGCACATTATGGTATTAAAAAATCGGGTACAAAACCCGAGTTAATCCTTAGAATATATACACATCTGCGTCAATCTAACGTCATCGTCAAAATCCAACGAAAATTTAGACAATATATTTCGACTAAATATCGTTTATTAAGCGGGCCGGGTTATTTACACGTGAAAAGTTGTGTAAATGATACAGATTTTTATACTTTTGACCGGTTATCTGATATCGCTCCGTATAATTTATTCACATTCCTTGATAAAGATGGAAAAATATACGGATTCCATATCGCGTCAATATATAATCTTATTCTGAATTCATATCCGGATATAACAAATCCGTATAATCGTAATTTACTTCCAATTCAAATCATCAAAAATGTATACGAAAAATTAATATATGGAACATTATTAAAGTTTCGCACAACGATTAAATTAGAGGACATAGATAATGATGACGATGAGGGTCTAGATGGTGGTGGCGGTGGCGGTGGTGGCGGTGGTGGCGGCGGACAAGTAAGAGACAATCACGTATTATCAAAAGAAAAACAAGAAGAACTTTATGTTGTCGGTCTTTTTCAGCACATAAACACACTCGGAAATTATTCTGATTCTGAATGGTTTACTGTATTACAGCGACTTGATTTTCTACGTTTTATTCGTCATATTCACGACATCTGGTATTATCGCGCAAATTTGTCACAGGATATGAAGGAACGTATTTGTCCACCTCACGGAAACCCATTTATGTTAAATAACGTCAGTGTAAACTTAAATGTTGTCAATTTATTAAACGATGCTGAATTGCGTACACTTGCGGTATCAATTATTACTAACATTGTAAAACGCGGCGTTACTCGCGAAGATCAATGTTTGGGTGCGTTTTACGTATTGGCGACATTGACGATCGTAAATCAAGATGCGCGAAATGCGTTACCTTGGTTATATGAAGCGGTTTTGTGATTATATTTGATTAAAAAAACGGTCACCTTGTTGAATAAGGAAGATTGAATTACAAAATGGAAAAATGTGTCGAAACTAACTTAAAAAGACTTTACTCATATGTGTATAACCGATAACATGGTCAAGTCTGCTCCTTCTTCTTCTTCCTCTGTCGCTCCTGCTGCTACCGCAGCTGCCGTTGCCGCTCCTGCCGCCAAGGCAGTTAAGCCTTCTACTCCCAAGGTCGCTAAGACTGTTGAGGCCGCTGTGCCTGTCGCAGCGCCTGCTTCTGCGCCTGCTCCCGTCGTTGAGAGTGAGGTTGCCGCAGCTGTTGCTGAGGTTGAGGGCTCTGTCTCTTCTGCTCTTTACGTTAGCGTGCTGAGCAAGCTTCAGGGTGCCCAATCTCTTATTACTTCTATTCGTTCCGAGGTGAACGAGCTCAAGCGCCAGCACGCTCGTGAGCTTCGTGTCGCCAACAAGGCCAACAAGCGCCGCAAGACCAACACCAACCGCGCTCCTTCTGGTTTCGTCAAGCCCACCCTCATTTCCAACGAGTTGGCCGCTTTTCTCGGCAAGCCCGAGGGTAGCGTTTTGGCCCGCACTGAGGTTACTCGTGAGGTGAACGCTTACATTCGTTCCCAACAGCTCCAGGATAAGGACAATGGCCGTAAGATTAACCCTGACGCCAAGCTTCTTAAGCTCCTGAAGTTGAAGAAGGGCGAGGAGCTTACTTACTTCAACCTTCAGAAGTATATGGCTGCTCACTTCGCCAAGACTGTGCCTGCTGTGGCTGCCGGAGGTGCTGCCGCTGTCAAGGCTTAAACGCACACACGCACACGCACAAGACGTTTATTACAACGTACAAATGAAAATAAAAATAAAAACAAAAAACATTTTTATATTCATTTATTTTAAAATACTAACTTTGCGCATCGTCGCTTCAATTCCGTGACCGTTTGTGTTTATTCCTGTTAATTTGTATATATTTTTGATTGAGTTCGTCTAATGAACCCGCGTTTATTCCATAGACATTGTTTGCGATGATATGAACCTGATCATCGGATGAGATGGATGATGATTGTGATGATGTACCCGCCGCTGCCGCTGTCACAACAACCGGTGGAGATGTGGTCGATGTGGTCGATGTTGATGATGTTGTTTCCCATACACCAACGCCATAGATGGGCGATGTAGTAAACGAACCGTGCCCACTTGACAACGTATTCAATATTTTGTTGTCATCAATATTTGGCTCTATGAATATAAAGTCCTCCTTCATCATCAGTTCTACAATCCGCCTTTTATGAACATCATTGCGGTTTAATACAACCAGCTGTTTGTAGTGGTCGCTCGTTGACGTATCAAATAACGCCTCGTTTGTCATCAGCGAAATTATACCACTTGTAAGCACAAGCCCCTTTTTGCGTTCATCGATCCATTCGTAAAATCCGCCTCCGTCCTGATATTTATTCTGCTCTTTTGAAGACAAGCGTTTGAACTCCATTAATAAACTATATATCTGGAATATTCGATCGTCTTGTGATGTGGGCGCCGCCGAGCACGACACGGGTGGTGCGTCATAATCTGTGCCGTTAACGACACACATCATCTTAAACTCCTGCTGGCTTATTCCAATTTCGGTTAATATGTCTGTCATAGTATAACTAACAACCGAGTGATTTAATAAACTGATGTGCCGTAATACAACTGGACATCCGTAAACGAACATATCTGTGTCATCACTCAAGCACGCGTATACACGTTTTTTTATTGCCAGTTTCGCGCATAATACATCCGCTTCACCTTCAGCATCTATAATCGCGAACCCAAAACTAACTAGCAATTCCTTCACATTTTCCACGTCGCAATCACGTAACCGCGCAAATTTCTTTCGGAGTTGGGTCATTGTTTCTTCCAATTCCACAATTTCGGGGTTGTAATACTCCGTTCGTTTCTTTTGTTTCAATTGCTCAGCGACTATATCGTATTGTTGCTTCGCCTGGTCTTTTTTTCTCCGACGGCTTTCTATAAGTTCGGTTTTTTGTGGTGGGGGAATGCCGTCAAACACGAAGACTGCGTGAATATTATAATGCCGAAACAATGATGCCATCAAATACATATTTTCAAGCAGTGCGTTTTCACCGGCGAAACGATACATGTAAATGCTCGTATCTACCGCAATTTTCTTTCCACGCAATTGCTCTAGATGTATTCTCGACGATGCGGTCGGGCATTTCGTTTGAATAAATCGGTTTAAATTTCTGATTCCCATGTTATTGACGTTTACTATATGCTTTTGTCTATCTTTATGTTCTATGATATTATTCTATTCAATTTTATGATAATAACAATTTTATGTTAAAATTTTATGATAATATTCAGATTATCATAAAAAATATAAATACCTTTGGGTTTTCTCCTAGAATTACGTATGTACAATATTCGTTGTTCCATTGCTACCTTCCTCGTCATCACTAATGAAACACGTGTCATCCATAATGATAACATTATCGTCTTCTGCTGCGGCTTCGGCGTCAGCAGCTAAGGCATCAGCGGAGATGTCAGAGATAATCAAACCAATTGGCTCCTCTACGGCAGCGGTAGACGCGGTATCATTCACAGTAGAGTGAGAATGACGAACGTGTCTTTGAATGCGACGTTTCACGTAGTCTTTCATATCAGAATAATCACCGTCCATCTCACGGTAAATAGTATCCTTCTGTTCGATGAGATCCTCCGCGAATTCGCCTACTCTTTCTTCCAAATCGCCGACAGTATTCGTTACGTCACCGACCTCGTCCTTCAAGTATTCAACAGTCTCTTTCGTATCCGACAATTCAGCATCCACCATCCCGATACTCTGTTTCAGTGTCTGGCACATCTCGCGCACTTGCTTGACATCCTCAACTGTTCCGAAATACCGCGCGGAATGATACTCGTTGGACCGCGTGATAACATCGGTCAATTCATCGTGGACGCCTTGGACGAGCTCAGCACTGACCTTGCTCTCAAATGCGACCTCGCGGCAAATCGCCGCCGAGAACTCCTCACGCAAATCACCCGCGACTTGTGTATCCGCGTAATTACGCACTTGTTGAATTTGCTTCATAAAGAAGTCCTCCATATCTTTCATACGCTGATTGGTGGCCTCGTTCATTTTCACGGCGGCGTCCAATTTCGCAATCATCTCATCTTCGCGTTGGAGGAACATCCTGTAATCGCGGTAATAAGTGTCATTGAGGTCGGAGTGTTCTTCGTGTATTTCTTGACGAAGCGTCAACAACTCTTCCTTCAACTGCGAATTCGTATCTACGAACTCCTCGCGGACACTATCTACATATTTGAAAACCTCCAAATCCGCGTCGAATGCCGCACCCGACGCCTTCTGTTTGGTATTATTGACCTTCTTGGAAACATATTTCCGCGTATATTTCTTTAGTTGGCGGATCTTTGAATCCAGGTCATCAGACAAATCAGTCGAAAGTTCGCTGATTCGGCACTTCAAATCACGCGTCTCTTGGTATAAATCATCTGTCACACGGTTCAGTTCGCCGATACAAGGGTCATAATCATCGCGTTGTTTCTTGAGTTCAGAATCATTTTGTTCACATCTGGCGAAAAGGGTTGCTACATTACGCCAGAGCATCGTCTGCTCGTCATTGTGCGCGGCTGATGCCGATGCCAATACCGACGCTGAAATAGGAACCAGATGAGGAATCGTCGGTGACGTGGGTGCCGCGGGTGCTACGTGATATTTGGGATTGTCAACAGTGATGCTAACCAGGCGACCCATACTCGTTTGAGGAACTGGGCGGGGATATACGTTATTGTTGTTATTGTTGTTATTGTTGTTCTTTGAATGAGACATTGAATACGGAAGATCAAGACAGATGGATGTTGGCTTATACGTTATATTCATAAAATAACATTTATATTCAATTTTACACATATTGAAAAACTTATCATAACGTCATTCGCAGCGTTTTTTGTAATACGCTCGCCGACGCCGCGTGGGATTTCTTTTCGCAATATGCGACCATCCCTAGAAATACTTGGTCTCGCGCAGCACTACGTATAAAATCGACAAACCTGATTAAATTACTGTTTTCATCTGACGAACCTCCATCTCTTGAAAACCGAATACATTTCACACTTGATAACTTGCGGGGAATATTCGTGTTCGTGGTGTGATTATTCTCCCGGCACCAAGATATAAATGGTAACGCATATACAGAGAGAATACCGCCTAAAATATAATATGCGTATACATTTGTATCCTCCGCGTATTGTTTGCGACACACAGCCATATTTTCCGGTGAAAGGATGGTGATTTGCGCATATTTTAGGTCCATAACATCTAGGACTTTTACTGCCTGATACGCATAAAACAGCGCATTGATTGTCAATGTCTCTCGAACACGGCGAATAAACTCAGTTTGATTACGTACATTTTCGTCGAAATATGTTTCAAACATTGTATTTATGATTCGCGCCCATGTTTCCGTATATGTTTCAAATAGTAAAACATCATCGTGCGGGATACAGAATGTTTCACGAAGACGCTTATTTGCGGCGGATAAGTCCAGATCAATAAAATCCATATTGAAGTTGTGCATTGATTCGTGTATAAACACCTTGAACCATTCCTCCACACGATATATCACAATCTCACCATTGGATTCGCAATTTCGGGTAAGGCCGGTGTTTACGTGGATTGCGGATAAGGTCGCCGAGGACTCACCCGGGACTAACTTCTTAAACGGTGTCATATAAAAGTATACATCGAGAGATTTAGATGAACATTCTTTATCAGATAGACCGGCCACAATAAAGAGCCACAGAAACACTTTATATGCGTAGAGTTGATACATTGCGATTTCAGTCGCGCACATATAGGACGACGCAGATGCGGATACAGCACCGCTGCCACCACTGCCGTTGCTACATACCGAAATATGTGATTCGGGAAACGTAATAAAATATAACGATACTATTCGCCCGTGTATCGTCGTTTGAAACCGAATACAATATTCTGATTTTTCGCGGATATATTTATATACAACACGTGGAATGTATCTGTCTTCATCGTCGTCTCCGCCAGCCTTCCGTCCCACACCAGCGTCATATTGATGCCGCAGTGTATCTAAAATACGCGGCCGCGGTAAATCATTTACTGAATTCTTAATTTCCGATATTTGAAATGTCATTTTATCAATATAATTACCGTCGGATTCGGTTGTAGTCGGCGCATATTTCCATTGCGTCGCAGTGAGTTGTTTGTAAAGTTCTAGTTCATTTTCAGCGATAATACCATAAAAATGTTTCATAAAATCGTTGGTCGCGTTTTTGTTCTCGAATGGGCATCCTGATCTCGATGACGACGACGACGACGCGCGTGCGGGGTAATCTCTCGCAAACTCGGAAATAGACTTACGTAGTTTATCTGTATCGTGTTGAATATCATCCTCTATCCACGGTGTCTTATGTTTATGTGGTGGGGGTGGCATTTGATATTATTGATATTATTGATATTATTGATATTATTGATATTATTATATATTCAATATACAATAATACAGTATGTTCGAACTCATCTACAAGAAATACTTCAAAAAAGGAACACTAGATATCTTCTTGTTTTCATTTCTGGTATTTATTGTATTAAATCTAATTGAAAATCTAATCCATTATAATATTGGTAAATTCCACGACGCGAATAATAGTGGGATCGCAGGTATACATTTCACGAACCCGTCAAATACGGATTGGGCGCGTATTATTATAATTATGGTTATATTCGCGATATTACAAGGATTTTTCACTACTTATTATAGTGTGTGTTAGCTAGCGACTTGATGACGCATTCGTCCTCAACTTATGACGAACACGTATTAAATGATGAAACACTATAGGATGCCCTCCACGCACATATTGGACCAATTTTGCGTTCCTGGTTGCTAATAACATATCCGCGAGGCCCTTATTTTGAGAGAATTTCGCGTATATCGCATTCTCCATCTCTCGTTCACTTCGACCGTGATTGAAGAAATCTGGGTCGATGGTTATCCGAGATGGGCGTATAATAGTGCTACTACTACCGGCTAGTCCGGATGTCATTTTCCCGCTTTTACTGCCCGCTGCTTTCGCGATTACAGGATCAGACGACAACTCCGACCTGGAATCCAGAGAAAATTTCAAGTAGAATTCACGATTATTATTTTTAAATTTACTTCCTTGGTAATAATGTTCCACGCTTTGCCACGTATGATTATCCAGCATAAATGGCTCACTCCAGAAATTCGATAACTTGCGCCGCCAGTTATCAAATGTAGCCAGTTTTTGAAAATGGATTTTGTCGTGTTCAGGTATCTTCTCGCCTGGGCCTGCGCCAGGTAATGCGTTCGGATTTGACTTCGCATAAAACTGGAATACGATATCTGGTGTATACAGATGCGACCCTGTGCGATTACCAGTGCTTCCCGCATCTGTATGTACTTCTTCTAATAAATCGTCAATACTCGTATTTTGTAGATCATCTGCGCGTATTCCAAGTTCCTTCTGGAATAGTTTAAATTGAGGGATGATACAAAATGCGCCAGATTGAGTTTCAAGGCATTTAGTCGTAATGAGTAATTTAATATCATACGGCAATTCAGAAAATGATAAAATACCGTGGGTTTTATACGTGATTAGTTTGTAGGTATGTTGGTTCGTGGTTTTTGAAATGAAACCACCGGTGCCGGCGCTGTTGCTGGTGGAAGGCGCAGTAGACGCTCGTGGGGACCGAGACCGTGTTCTCGACCTACTTCCACCGCCGCCGCCGCCGCCACCGCCGCCACCTTCCATCGCCATTGTACGAATACCCAATCCACGTCCTGCGCCCGCCATCGTCATCACAATCCCCTTATCGATTAATACATATGCGGTTGGTTCAAATACCCCGCGTTTAAGAATGGCTGCGTCTACTGTATCCTGCCCGCCACATTGAAGCACATTATCTATATCACCAGTTTCGTACGCATTCGATGAAAAAAACACGAATTTCATATTCAGCACACGCTCCATTGTCGCTACTCCCCACGCGTCAGGCCAATAAAGAGATGTCATCATCCGCTCTTTTAACTGCTGTGTTGACCGCACTTCTTTCATATAGTCATATTGCGACGCAAGCAGTTTCGTATATTTCGTTTCATCCAACTTCATATTATGTTCTATAACAAGTTTCTTCGCACCACCAATCATAAGTTGCTGTTGAGCTCGGTCGTGTATAGATGATATCCGGCGTTTCAAATCATTATAATTATTCACTAATTCCTTTGTTTCGCGCGTCTGGGTTCGCGCGATGGTATGATACAATGTAAATTTCTCTCGATACGCGCGAAATACATCATCTGTAACTTCATCAGAGAGCTGTTTACGCAATTCGAGAATCGTCACGGTTCGACCTTGTGTAAGGAGCGCATCGCGAATCACCGCGAAAAAACTGTCACTTCCGCCTTCATTGTCTATGAAGTTGAAATACTTATTACGGAGATACATCTGTACCCAAAGGTCGCTTGGATTGTGTTTGTATTGTTTTCTCTCGAGTTCCGATTGTTCTTTCGTTTGAAGTGGAAGAATAGATGCGCCAGATAATAGATGTTTTTGACGCTCGGTCATACCAGTTATGTTTAGGTTACCAACCTTGTTGATGTCATCGATGTCATCGATATCACTATCATCGTCGCTATCCCGTGTTTCATCTTTCTTTATTTCAATTGTTGTAGAAAGTGTGGGCTTCGCCTTCGCCGCCTTCGCCGCCGCATCTTTCACAGCATTCGCTTTCGCCTTCGCCGCCGCAGCCATCGAAGCGGAAGCAGCGGCAGCAGCACCCGCCTTCACGAGAGATTTGCGTAATAATTCCGTATTTACAAACCCATATAACAATGGTGTCAATTTATGGATATCCAGGTCGCCAGATTCGTCCATTTTGACGTTATTGGATGGCATCTCGTATACCCCGATCTGTTTCACAAACTGTGTCTCAGCATTGAATAAATAAATCGGGACATATACTACGGTATACCTTTTCGAGAAATCATAGTTCAATTGTCCTACACCAATAATAACGGTAATACCTAATATTTTCAAATTGAATAACGGTGTGTTGTAATTGAAATCTTCTTCTTCTAAATGCGAATATTCGTGATAGTTGATATTTGGATTAAGTTTCGATTTCACCATTGCGAAAAGTGGTAACTGTTGTTATACTACTATAATATACTATACGAATGTAACTATTATTATATATATGTAAATAATAATTACGAAACAGTGTTGACGCGTCGCCAGTTACCGATAAATGATCGTTTTCTTGGTATCCTCTTTTCCATTTTCATCATCCCCCGTAATAAACGCCAATTTAAAATGCCGATCCTTGGCTTTATTCAAAGCCGTAATCACGCGCTTATACCGGTCAACATTATTGTCTGATGTTCCGCTTGCGCCCAAATGAAGTGCGTCGTCTTCATTTCCGTAATCCAGGATATTTTGATTACGCCACATATCGTGAATAGATAGACACCCCGGCACATTGAGGATGTTAATACCAACCCGTTGTTTATGATAATAATTGCTTAAAATGACATCATCCGAGAGACGGCATATCTGGTTGTCGGATGCGGTATACCGCGTCATATATTCTATAAAATCGTCGCCAAATGTCTTCAGTGGCACACAAACGGATCCATATCCTTCTGCGATTGTGGCGGTGTCAGTGTGTGCGCGCTTTCCGTTCAATTTCAAATTCACGAAATCAAACCCCGTCGAGGTCCACACGTTACTGTCTCCCGGTGCGATCATTTTTTCATAAGATTCAATCATTTTCGGGGGATACGCAATATCATCATCCAGGTAAATGATGCGTGTAGCGGTGGGGTCGAATTTATGTGCGTTGGCTTCATCTTTTAGATACGTGACCGCGGGCAGAATTTTCGTCGCTGGACCATAATCTGTGGTCACCCGATTCACAGTAAGAGATTTCCGGATATATTTTGGGACGGTATATGTTTCACCTGTTCGTGCGAACACCTCTGGAATATTCAATAAAAATAAGTCTGGTTTGCGCGTTTGATCTAATATACTGTGAATCATCGGCCCACATTTCCCAATACGTGTCGGACTGGTCGTAAATGAAACGACGAACTTCGGTTTTTGAATAGACATCGTGCTACTACTACTATTTATATACACGACCGACCCTCTATATTTGTTTTTTTATTATTTCTGATTTCTTATTTTTTCGCCTTCCCCGAAATCTCGTCCAGCATATCTAGATGCTTAAATATAGTCTTGTTTGTAATACTCGGCTTTGACTTAATCTTCAGTTTGGAAATCTCGACGATTTGTTCCAGGCGGAGTGCGAACAACTCGGCAATCTCAGCGTCATTGCTCGCAGACACCGTCTTGAGAACGGAGTGGCTGTGCTTTACCATAATATACAGATTCTCCGCAAGTTCATCCACCTCATTGGTCTTCCCTTCCTGACGCATATTCGTATACATAAGCTCCTGAATCTGCCGCATAATTGCGAGCACGTGCTTCTTCTCAACAATCCCGTTCTTCATCAAATTCACGATAAAGAGTGACATAGCCTTTCGCTTCTCATTGGCCTTGTTGATGTCGCAGAACTTATCGTAATTCTTCTTCGGGTCGCAATATTCAATTGTCTCAAAGAGGGACATAAACGACGCTAGATTCTTCTCAAAGACGACACGAAATACCGCATATTGTGCCTGATCATCACTCTCCTCCGCCATCAGGTCGCGAAACAGGCGCGCGTAAATCTCGGAATAGAATGAGTTAGAGCTTGCGGTAGTGAAAATCGACGACGCAACCCGGTTCATCACTGCGACAGTATTGTGTTCCTCTGACTTATCATCTGTTGATGCTGTGAATAGTGCGGCGATTTCTTTCAAAATGTTCTCCAACATCGTGGCGTAAGTCTTGTCCGTGAGTTTGTTAAGATAAGATCGAATATTGTCGATACTTAAATCAATGCCCTCCTTCTTTTGAATCTCGGTCTTTTGAAATGCGAGGATTGTCTCCCATTCGCTATTCGGGATTTGCTGTGCGGTGTTTCGCTGGCGCGTGATTGTAGAGCCGCCACCGCTGCCTCCTCCGTGTGCGGATGACGACTGTCTTGTAATAAATGAATCGCCACCACCTCCACCTCCTCCACCGCCACCGCCAATACGACTTTTAAAGGTATTTGCGCTACTTCCAGCAATATGATAGCCAGTGCTCACACCACCACCACTGGCGACGGATGAATCTACAGAATCAGCACTGCTCCCAAGTTCCGACCGAACTGGAAACACTGGCGTTTTCACATATGTAGGTGCTCCTACCAAATCAGCCAAATCCGAAACAGATTTTAATACATCATCAGGCAACTTCAAGTGAAAGCCCATATTCATAAACGCGGCATAATCAGGAAGATCGTAACGGTGGGTAATTTTTGCCATTATTAAGCAAACGTTCGTGCGTCTATTATATTATATAGGTATGTTTTATATCAATTTTACGAACCGTTGATGTTTGATACACTAGGAAAAATATTTGAATTATATGGTGGTGATAGTTCGTGCGTTGATTTCGCCTCGGTTTCGGGCAGTGGTGAAGTCAACGAAGTGGGGGTGGGGGGGCATATGAGACAGACAGGCGACAGGCGGATGTTTGAGTATTTCAAGAATGGATTTTATTGATAGTTTTACTGATTAATAGATGATTTCAGCCGGTTCCACATTGTTCTGTTTCGTGCGGAATCGCAGGCTTCAATTTGTAGGGCCTTTGTGAATGCTCTCATCGTAACGGCTTCTCTGGCGCGAATGGCGGCACTGGTGGCGGGTCTGGTACTGGTACTGGTACGCGTGACGGTTCTGGCGGAGGAGTTCATTTGATTTCTGATGACGGGTTGACTGATTCGATAGACTACTATTCGTCATTAATTACAAAAGCATTTCAATTTTATTCATTACTTGTATTTTATTTAAGTTGTCGTTGTTTTTTACTCTTTCGATGACGCATACTGACTGTATGTTTTTTAGTTATTTTTCTTTGTTTTTTGTTTGAAACATAATAATTAATACGACGACGACGACGACGACGACCACCCAGCGTTGAACCGGTCTGGGCTAGATGACAATGCCAACTCCTTGGGCGCTTTTCTAACGCCACCAGCGTTGAACCGGGCTGGACTACCCGTTGGGGTTGTTACTTGATATTTCCGGGACATCTAAATGTTAATATATATTACCGCAACATTAAATTACCAAACAAGACTTAAATATAATGTGCTATAATTATTAGACATATCCGACTTCATTCGTGACCTTACTTACTTCGACATCATCATCAATTATGTCATCCACCGACGAAACTCCGAGTACACCCACCACTGGCGATGGCGGCGATGGCGGCGACTCCGTTAACGCAGCTTCGGCGTCGTATCCCGAATTCAAGGAATGGGAAGACCTAGACGAAATATCCCCCGACCTTCTCCGCGGCATTTACGCCTACGGATTTGAAAAGCCAAGTCATATTCAGCAAAAATCGATTCTGTCGATCATCCAGAAACGCGATGTTATCGCCCAAGCCCAGTCTGGAACGGGCAAGACCGGCGCATTTACTGTTGCCGCACTTCAAAGTATCGATGTGGCGAAAGCCAAGACCCAAGCTCTTATTCTCGCACCCACCCGAGAACTTGCTAAACAAATCTATGATGTTATCTCAAGCATCGGTGGGATGATGACTGGTCTTACGTTGCGTTTGCTTGTTGGCGGTACTTCAACTGCCGACGACGCCGCCGATTTGCGTAAGTCTGTGCCACATATTATTGTGGGTTGCCCTGGGCGGGTGTTTGATATGATTCGCCGTAACCATATTCAGGGTTCCAATGTGAATATGCTGGTGTTGGACGAGGCAGACGAGATGCTTTCCGCAGGTTTCAACGACCAAATCTATAACATTTTCCAGTATATGCCTTCCGATATTCAGGTCGTACTCTTTAGCGCAACGATGCCGCCTGAACTCTACACATTGACTGAGAAGTTTATGCGTTCTCCCGTGAATATCCAGGTGAAGGCAGAGCAATTGACACTGGAGGGTATCCAACAGCATTATGTCGCACTTGACGACGATGTCCAGAAATACTTGACCTTGAAGGACCTGTTTAAGACGATTTCCGTTTCACAATGTATTATCTTCTGTAATTCAACCAAGCGTGTCGCCGACCTTCACGAGGCGATGCATTTTGATGGATTTCCAGTTTGCTGTATTCATAGCGGAATGGAGAAGGGAGAGCGTGATAAGGCGTATCAGGATTTCAAGGCAGGGGTCCACCGGGTACTCATTTCATCAAATGTAACCGCGCGTGGTATTGATATTCAGCAGGTCAGTACCGTTATTAATTTCGATATGCCACAGGACGTCCATATTTATCTCCACCGCATCGGTCGTTCGGGACGCTGGGGGCGCAAGGGTGTCGGTATCAATTTCGTGACGCGTCGCGATATGCGCATCAAAAAGGAGATTGAGATGTATTATGGGACGATTATTACGGAGTTGCCTGTGAACTTTATGGAGGGGGTCTAGATACGCGTGTGTATAATTAGCATTCCAATTGATTAGGGTTTAAAATGAGATTATTATTTCATTTTATACTGTAGAGTTAGAATACTTATGTCGTGTTCTTTTAATGTTTGTTCATTGATGACGGATGTCCGTGAATCTGTTTCTGAAATGCCGCGCGACCCGGATGAAGTAAAGTCGTTATTAATGGAACATTTAGGGATTGGCGGTGCGAATGGGGCTACGGCGGCGGCCGCGATAGCGAAACCCGTTGCGAGTGTCTCGGTATTCAAGCACCCCATTTCGTATTCAGATCCAGCGAAATTACACGAATTGCCGAGTACGATTATTGAAGACTTGGAAATGATACAACCTAAACCGAAATTGACCGCCGCGGGCGACGTCGTCAAGAAGGTAAAAGATTCACCAGATGCTGACGCCGACGCCGACGCCAACGCCGACGCGACCGACGCATCAGTCAAGGGTCTATATCACTATGTGTTTTCCCCCACATCCGTATACGGAATGGATTATTTGCCCATCTGGAGCAAGTATTATACTACAGATATTGCGTATCTGAAAAACACCCAAACACTACTAGAAATGTTTGACAATGAACTGCTTGAACGCAATATCGCGCAGAATACGGGACACGCCAACAGTGTCGAAGCATTCTCCACTATGAAAGATACGTGGACCAGCTTTCGCGGAAATAGTAAAATCGCGGATTTCAAAGAGAAATTCAGTTACGTTGAAACACCCTTTCTCTCGAAACTAAATACATCATCATCATTCCTCCAATTCTTAAGTCTGTATAACATTTCATCCCCCGTCATAGCGCTGCTTACGCCGATTATCGTCCTTATTATTCCTTTTTTTATCTTGATTATGCGCGGTTTAAGTGTAAGTGTGTCGGAATATATCGATATTCTGAAAACAATTATCGGGCAACATTCTGTTGGACGTATTTTAAACAATTTTAGCGAAGTAAGCATCGAACAAAAAATGTATATATTGATGTCGGTCGTATTTTACGGGATCCAGATTTATCAAAATGTGATGGCGTGTATCCGGTTTTACAATAACATTAAGCTTGTCCATACACACATTCATACCATCAATGGATATCTTACTGCGACAGGTGTTAATATGTCGTATATGATACAACTCATACAGACATACCATCTATCGTCGTATGAACCTTTCCGCGAGGAACTCTCTGAGAGATATACATTATTAAACGAGGTTACAAATGCTCTCACGGATATTTCGCCGTTTTCGGTATCTGTATCCAAATTCTTCCAAATCGGATATGTGATGAAGAATTATTATTCGCTGTTTTCACAGACGGACTTGAATGAACTGCTGGAATACAGTTTCGGATTTAATGCGTATATGGAGCATTTGACAGCGTGCCGCAGTATTGTTTTATCCGGGATGATGAATAAGTGCTCGTTCGTCGCGACGGACACGGACACGGACGTGGAAACGAAGGCTGACGTGGAAACGAAGGCTGACGCGGAGTCAGACGTGACACGGCCATTATCGCCGATTGCCGAAGTCATAGAGACTGATGGCGAGACTGCCAAAGCCGAAACACCTGAAGCCGACGCACCTGAAGTCATACTCGCGGAAGCTGTATTGCCTCCGCCGCCTCCTCCGCCACCTCCTGTCACTGTCAAGAAAACAGGTATCACAAAACTAACGGCGCAGATATACGCACCTCTTAAAGCGCGCGAGTCGCACGAAACGGGCAACGCGGCGGCGGCCGTCGTCGCCAATGACGTTTCACTTGATAAACAACTCGTGATAACCGGTCCAAATGCTGCGGGCAAGACAACCGTGATTAAAACCACGCTATTCAATCTTATTTTATCACAACAAATCGGTTACGGATTCTACGATCGTGCGGAAATCAACCCTTACGACTTTCTTCACTGCTACTTGAATATCCCAGACACGTCAGGTCGCGACAGTCTCTTTCAAGCCGAATCACGCCGGTGTATGGAAATCCTGCGCTGTATTATCGACAACCCCACGAAGCGTCATTTCTGTATTTTCGACGAGCTTTATTCAGGAACTAACCCGTATGAGGCAGTCGCCGCAGCATATGGATACATTGACTATATCTCTAAGAATCCAAATGTCGACCTTATTCTCACTACACACTATATTGAGCTTTGTGAGTTGCTGGATAAGCATAATGCGGATGGCATTACCAATCTTCATATGTCTGTATCGCCCCTAACGGGTGAATATTTGTATAAGATTGCGGACGGGATTTCAACCATCAAAGGTGGACTTAAAGTTCTACGTGATCTTGATTATCCAATCGAAATCGTGGAGAGTGCGAGGCGAATTATTGATCGGTCGTAATGGATAATTTATCAATCCATCCTCTTAATTTGCGTTTATATGTATAATAATCAGGATCATCTGTATATGTTACTTTGGTGAGTAGACATAAGTCTTGATAAAATGAAACACACTCTTCTTTTGTAGGTGATTGGTTTGGTGTTTTTGAAACAGTATCATAAATTGCGTTTATATTCTTACGAGCTTCTTCGTGTTTTTGATTAAATAAACCCTCATAAAATGACGAATTCAGATAATTTATTATATTCGCCATTAACACAACTATATCGTGTATGTTATCCATATTATTCGTTACTATATGTTTCATTCTGTATGTTTTATGTTATATTTGATACTATATCTGCCTTGTCAATGATGACATTCTTCGCAACCCGATGGATAACCTTCGAAATATTCCCGTCCTGGGCCCCATCTGTGACCGTCTTTGATAATTTAAAATACTTCGCATTATCCTTTGTATTACTATCCATACACCGTGGATGACGCGCAGCCCATTCTCCCATTAAACCCACATTTTTACGCTCAACCGCAAGCACCGCATTCACCATTTTCGTGTGATCTGGTCCTTCACGCTCCCATTTATCCGCATCCTTTACATATAATGTCTCTCGCTTGATATCGCTACAATGTACCGGACGTTTGTGTAATTCAGTTTTATTCAGGTTGGTTATAAGAATATTCGACATTCCTTCAACATATCCGAGTTTTCCAACACTTTCAAGGTCGTCCGTATCCAATTGAATCGAATTCACGAAATCCTTCATATTCATCGCGTCTTTACATTGCTCATTAAGAAATAGGTTCATATTAAATGTCTGATTGTAACAATTATTAATGTTGTTTGTGTTGTTAGTGTTGTGGTTGTTATTATTATTTGTTATCAATATGGGCGTAGCAGCTGTCACGACTGCGGCTGCGGCTGCGGTTTTATATAAGTCCAATATCTGTGTTTTGAATTCGTGGTTAATATGCATCATTGTGCTAATCATATTCTTAAGTTCCACCGTATTTTCAAGTTTGGATTCATTTATTATCTTCAATACACACGATGCGCCGAATTTCTTATTATGCCGCCATAATCCGGTTCGGTTGATATAGGGGCGTTTACAGTATTTACATTCGTAGGCAGCGGCGGTGGTGGCGGCGGTCACGTGACCACCTGTCACGTGACCTGTATGGATGGCGTAACCAGCATTATATACCACATTATTTTCATCATCTTCTTCGTTGAGGTCGATTTGGATGATTTCTTTGATGGGTGTTTTTTGGGGGATCAACATTTCACAATTATTGAAGGTCGGTTTTGGGGGGGTGCTTTTGGCGACTGTTCCGGCGGTGGTTTCGCCTGAAACGCCCGAAATGAGACTGTGAAAGTATTTTTTACATTTGACGTTATCAGAACATAACCGTTGATGCTTTGGTGATAAAAGATGCCGGTTAAAATCAAATTTGTTATTGGTTTTGATGTCACACGTATCGCAATAGAACATTATGCGGTTTTTCAGTCTTGCGTATTGTGTTGCCTAAATTGCGCGGTTTATATAAATGTCTGATATTAGAACCCTGGCGGTTGGACGCTCCAGATGGGTCGAAAAAGTTACAGTCACAAATTTTTAAATCGGTCCAAAAAAGTTGTGACTGGTCAGTCACAAAACACGCGAATTTTCGTATTTCAAAAGTCTCTGGCGCATATGCGAAAAAGGACATGTTGCGTAATGTTGCCTAAAGTGTAACGTTTTCAGCAACAAATGTCCGTAGGGGTGTACGGAATGGGTGGTTGATTACCTGGGGCCATTGGCCCCATTTGGTTGATTTTTATTGATTTTTATTGATTTTTAAACGGAATATTTTCTGGTGTTTTATAAGTTAACGGATGAAATCCGTAGGTATTCTATGGAACTTTTGAATCTAATTTTTCTAATTTCAAACGGAATATTTTCGGCTGAAAAGTGTCTTCAACGACCAAATCGACCGGTTTTAAACCAGAACTTTTCATTTAAAAACACAAGGTTTTTAATTATAGAAAATGATTTTAAATATATCTACTATAACATATATATCAATGAGTATAAAACGTTGTTCTGAACCCGATTGTAATAAGAGTGGAATTGGAAAAACTTGTAAATGTTTAGAACACGGCGGTGGTTATCGTTGTTCTCAACCCGGATGCGCCAAACACGCACGAAATGGTTATGATTACTGTGTATCCCATGGAGGTGGGAAAAAATGTAATGAAACTGGTTGTGATAATGGAATAGCATATAAAAGTGATAAATGTGTCTCACACGGAGGTGGTAGAAGATGTATCGAAACTGGTTGCAATAAAGGAGCAGCATATAAAAGTGATAAATGTGTCTTACACGGATATGGGCAAATATGTAACGAACTCGGATGTGATAATCGTTCTCAAGAAGGCTATAATAAATGTGTAACTCATAATGGTGGACTGATGTGTAATGAACCTGGATGTTACAAACGTGCTGTTGGAAAAAGAAGTAGATGCGTAATACATAATGTTATAAAAATATGCATCAAACCTGGATGCTATAAGACTGCTAAAGGAACATCTAATAAATGTATTGATCATATTGTTGGAAAAGGTGTTAAGATCCAGTGTATCGAACCTGGATGTAATACATCCGCAGTACTGCCCACTGAGAAATGTATAGCTCACGGCGGCGGTTACCGTTGTATTGAACCTGGTTGTGATAAAAGTGCCCGAACTAGAAATAACAAATGTGTAGCTCACGGTGGAGGTTATCGTTGTATTGAACCTAATTGTGATAAAAGCGCAATGGGAGCAACAAAAAAATGTAAAAAACACGGTGGAGGAAGACGCTGTAATGTGTCAGGATGTAAAATCAGTGCGGTTGATAATACGTACAAATGTGTAGCTCACGGTGGAGGAAGACGTTGTGTAGAACCAGGATGTAATAAAGGCGCTATACGTAGATATGATAAATGTATATCGCATGGTGGCGGAATAAGATGCCCTAATTGTATCGATTGGATAGATAGTAGAAGTGGTTCTCCAGAATATGATGGATACTGTGCAACTTGTTTTAAACGAATATTTCCCAATGATATACGTAGTAAAACAATATACACTCATAGCAAAGAAATAATGGTAAGAAATCATATCAATGCTAATTTCGATGGATTTATCCATAATACTCCACTATATACAGGTGGGTGTGATTGTACGCATCGCCGTCGCATCGACCATCGTAAATTGATAGGTAATACGATATTGGCAGTTGAAACAGATGAATTTGCTCATCGTGGATATGACCCCAAAGACGAAGAAATTCGTTATGACGACATTTATATGATACATAGTGGAAAGTGGATATTTATTCGATTCAATCCAGATTCTAATATAAGTAAAATAGATATTGCTGATAAACTTGATAAGTTGATAGAAACAATGGAAGATTGTATTACCCGAATTGAACGAGACGAAAACAATGAACTTGTTGAAATCATAAAATTATACTGTTAGAACTATCCAGAACTTTTACATAACAAACAAAATATTCGATTCACGATTTTGAATCGAATATTTTCCATAGATTACCATTATTCACTTCAACTTATTATACCAGAAATCCAACAAATCTTTAATCGTATCCCGAATACCGATGACCGGTTTCCAACCCAGTTCATATTGAATCAATGAAGAATCACCGTCCTGAAACTGGATATCAATCGGTCTCCATAATTTGTCGTCGATGACGCGTTCAACATCCGACAGTCCACTGAATTCAATCAGGAGATTTGTATATTCCCGCATTTTCAAGGGATCGCCACCGCACACATTATAGACTTTACCATTTGAAATCTCTGGATTCGTCGCAACGAGATAAAACGCTTGTGCGATATCTCGGACATCAGTCACCGCACGAACTGTATTCAAGTTCCCAACGCGCAACACCTTATCCTGACGACCGAGCATCATACTCGCAATTTGGACAGCATCCGACGCGATAGAAAATCGCGCACCACGGCGCGGGCCGGTAAAACAAAACGGGCGAATAACCGTTGCTTTCATTTGCTGATTATTCATACGCTCACAAATATACATATCAATCGCGCATTTCGACGCGCCGTAAGGATTGGCGGGGAGAATAGTATTGGTTTCCTTTATTTTACGTCCATCAATGCCTTCATTTCCATATACTTCAACCGTAGAACAAAATACGAAATGACAGTTGGGTTGAAGATCTTGAATACAAGTAATCAAGTTAATAGATCCCATCACATTCGCCTCCCATGTTCCAATCGGGTCCTTGAAACTGGTAGGTGGATGAGTTTGCGCGGCCAAATGAAATACAACATCAAATGAATATTCACGACACATCTTCTCCATTGAACGATAATGAATAAGATCGCCATAGATAAACGTGATTTTACTGAATTCTTCTTCGGTTAACAAATCCTTTATTTCTTGTTCTGAACCGCGAGTTCCTCTCAATAGTCCATATATTTGATGTTCGTCGGCGCCATTATTAATAAGCAGTTTCGCAAGGTGTGGACCTAGAAATCCAGTGATTCCGGTGATTAAACAACGCATTTGGATAAGTTATATCGTCTCGATCTAACAAATTATTACGCAATAGGTTTATATTTGTTTTATACTTGAAGGAACATAAAAGCAAACGAATAATGTGAAAATAAGAAGGCACATAAGAATAATTCCGTTTATTTATAGAATATTTCGTCGTTGATTATTATATTATCGAGATATCCACGAAAGAATGGGCGAATTAAGTTTTTTAACGATTATTGTTAGTTTAGCAGTTTGTTCTATTCTGGTATATGCGGTTTATCAATATATGAAAGTCAGATTCACAGTTTTAGAGAATTCGCAAAAAGAACAGGCACTCATTTTACAGCAATATATAGAAGAATCGTCGTATGATATTCAAGGTCTACAGGATGTTGTTTTTAGACAGGCACCGTCACACGCACACGCAGAGCATCCGCATCATCCATTACGCGGATTTAATATGAGTTCAGAACAAGAAGACTCAAATAACGACGACAATAACAAGCATATTCATATGGATACTGTTATGTATGAAGCACCGAACAAACAGCGTAATACGTTAATCACTATATCATCTGATAGTGAAGATACAACATCTGATGAAAGTGAAAGTGAAAGTGAAAGTGAAAGTGAAAGTGAAAGTGGCAGTGACAGTGGCAGTGACAGTGACAGTGACAGTGACAGTGACAGTGACAGTGACAGTGAAAGTGAAAGTGACCACGATAACGAACCGGCTTGTATCGTAAACGACATACACGAAGTTAAGCATATTGAAATTTCACTTCCAAACAATACAGAACTGGAAATTGAGACAGTTGATATGTATCAAGCAGAAGCAGTAGCAGAAACAGAAGCAGAAGCAGAAGCAGAAGCAGAAGCAGTAGCAGAAGCAGAAGCAGAAGCAGTAGCAGAATCAGTGGATACCGTACAATCACCTGATAATACAGAAGTACACACAGAAACAAAAACAATAACTATTAATTTAGGCACAAGTGCTGATATATCGTCTGAATCAGATACAATCGATGTGTTATCATTATTGAATAAAAATGCCCAACAAGACGAACCATCATTTGTTGTTCCATCAACTGGACCAGCCTTTACACAACACTCATCTATTGCGGGATTGTCTGTTATTGAATTACGCGCATTACTTAAGGATAAATATAAGGAACACCCCGATAAAATAACAAACCTCCAGAAACTGAAAAAGCCCGAACTCGTTCAATTATTACAGGAATAACAAAGAATAACAACACATAATATTTTATTCTCATTATAACATAATATTATGTCATCTCAACCACAATGGGCCAAGAATTATAGTTCCAGCCATAATGTATATTTTGACTTTCCGCCGTTAATGAGCGATGGGCGCAATTTTTCCGGTTGGCAACCAGGTAATGCTGTAAATGCGTCGATTCGCAAGGCGGAAAATATTCAGTCCAATTGGGAATATCGCAAGTATCTAACGCACAATGCTGATAATATAATGAAAATAAACAACATTGATGCTGTGAATATGTCCGGCCACGGATCATTTGACGTGGACCCCAATCAAACAAATACTCCATTTATGTATGCGTCCGTGATGGATACGAGAGAACCGTTTGGGTATGTCCAGAGTGATTTAAAGAATCTCTATCTCTCGAGAGAACAACTTCAAGCGCGGATGATTGCGCCAGAAATCACACAGGAACAATTGCTAACGTTTTCGCAACAACAACAGCGTAACCACTAGATAACGTTCAAAGTATAATGTATTAAACACATAATAATACATTATCACATCACATCCCATTCAATATGCGTATAATAAGTTTTGATGTTGGGATGAAAAACCTGGCATATTGTATTATTAATATTCCAGACTTGCTGCCTGCGTCAGAGTCGGAGTCGGAGTCGGCGGCGGTGCTGCCACCGACATCCATTACCAACTTTAACCAGCAATCTCTCGACAACCTACTTCAAAATCTACAAATCGAGAGATGGGATGTCATTGATTTGAGGTTTGAGCCTACTGATATACCTGATACACCCGTACCCCCAGTCCCAAAGAAAATCTGTGATAATGATACAAAACAAGCCAAATATATGTACTTACCAGTGGGAGCGGGATCAGGTGGGGGGTCAACCACCAAATTATATTGTCTGAAATGTGCTGAGAAATCAAAATATAAGATACCAACTCGAGAGATTTTACCTCTAAAGCGTAAACCCGATCTATTAACCAAGAAGAAGCTAGATGAATTGATAGATATTCGAAAACAAGTAACTATTGTAGATGAAGCCGCATTATCTGTCACACCCGCGATAAACATCAAACTCAGGAAGGCTGATCTTATACAAGAGATTAAAACAATGATGTCGAGAGATTATTTAGAACCGTTCGATGAAGGTAAGTATTTGAATTATTGTACCATATTCAATGGGGGTGTAGCAGTGACACTTCCAGTCAAAAAGCCAAACTATACGTATGCGCACGATCTGGATTTAATAACTTATGGTCGAAACTTAATGAAACACCTGGATATTCTTTTGGAGAGTATCGATGGACCAATAGATATGATGATTGTAGAGAATCAAATAAGCACACTGGCGTCTAGGATGAAAACATTACAAGGAATGATTACCCAATATTTTATTATGAAGGATGTCCCACGGATCGAATTTATATCCGCATCGTGTAAATTGAAATTATTCACAGATTCATCATTGGATATCTCCAAGTTCGTAGATGCGTCGACATATAGCGACCGTAAAAAGTCGGGGATTTCAATTTGTCGTTCTCTAGGCACTGGCACGCCATACGCGAGTTGGATGCCGATGTTTGAAAAACATAAGAAGAAGGACGATTTAGCGGATTGTTTTTTACAGGGATTATGGCGGGTGTATTTACTAAGCGCACAATAAAAAAGTAGGAATTTCACCTACAGTAGTACAGTAGTAGCGTCTTTAGATTATTGTATCCAAGTTGTATCGTTGTATAATTATGTGCACCCCCTTCTCGATGTAAAGTTTGGTTGCGCCGGTGTTTGTGTTCTCAACAACATCAACTTGAGATGCCATATGACCACCCCGTGTCGCTGTTTCTTCTCTTTCTTCGTTTAATTCGTCCGCATACTTGAGTTGAACTGCTGCGTGCGCCTTTTCGTAAGTAGAATAAAGCGTCGGGTATAGCTCATCATTTTCAACAACGACATAAACACAACGCCCAGTCCCACCCCCCAGAATCTCCATCAGTCCTCCTTTCGTCACTTTGCTCGTTGTATCCATCGTTCTTGTTTGATCGCTTCCTTCTATTTAAACCTTTAATATCATTTCAATTTTTTCCTACTTTCTATTTATTTATCTCTTCTTACCTTTTCTCTAGCAGTGTATATATACAATAATGAAGCATAATATGACTAGAAAAGAACACAATCGGTATGATGAATTAAACCGAATACACCCGAAAGAACAGACACCAAACGAAAAATATGAATTTTATGTGTTACTCGGTAAAAGCTATTTAGGTAAATCATCTAGAAAAACCAAAAAATACACCCAAAATCAAAAGAAATTCTATAGAGACCAAGGAAATTATGCGACAAAACACGCGAATAATCTAAGAAAAAAATACAAGTTAAAAGAAATTATATAACCGTACGATCTATATGCGGTACAGTTATCTCGCTAGTAGTAGTAGTAGCGCGGTAAGCACACAATATTAAAGTATATATTTTAATCATATAATCGAATCATATTTGACGTTTATTTTAGTATAAAGATTGTTTTATCTGTAATCTATTGAACAACAAACGAAATGGCTGAAGTTATTGATTTGGGGGATTTAGATAATATTCCGACGTTTACACTTGGCGGCGGTGGTGGCGGTAGTAGCGGAGGAAGCAAAATGGCGAGTAATTTTGGCGGCGGTATAGAGCTATTGATGAATGATAAATTCAAAGGCGGTGATTCCGGTCGTAAAAATGGCGGCAACGGCGGCGATATTGATTTAGGTGAATTGGCTGACCTTGAGAATGAACTAAACGATTTGAGTGACAGACGAGCACCATCATCGGTAGCGGCAGCCACATCGTCGGAACAGGGTGGTGGTGGTGGGTTATTCAGTAGTATGTTTAATATTGGGCGTTCTGATGGTGGTAGTGGTAGTGGTAGTGGCGGCGGTGGTGGTGGTAGTGGCGGTGGTGGCGGTGGCATCAATCTAGGCTCATCCACATCGAATACTGATACAGAAAACCGAACTTGGGACGGTTATGGTAAATTCAACAATATTCCACTGGATCCAGACGCAAATATTGACCCTACTCCACAATTATCCAAAGACGAAATGCTTAAAGAGAAGTTCAAGCTTCTTCGTAAGTTAGAGGAGCTCGAGCAGAAGGGAGTTACGCTTACAAAGCGATATTCAATGGATTCATCTTACGCGGAAATGAAGGGCGAGTATGATACCCAAATAGAGGAACGTGAGCGTCAGAATAGTGTGAAATTCCAAGGAAAGATGCTTTTAGCGTGTATTACTGGTTTAGAGTTTCTAAATAACAAATTCGACCCATTTGACTTGAAACTTGATGGATGGTCAGAGCAAATGAACGAGAATCTAGGCGAGTATGATGAGATTTTCGGTGAACTTCACGAAAAATACAAGTCAAAGGCGAAGATGTCGCCTGAATTGAAACTCTTGTTCCAGTTGGGAGGAAGCGCGATTATGCTTCATATGACAAATACTATGTTTAAATCTGCGCTTCCTGGAATGGATGACATTATGCGCCAAAATCCTGAATTGATGCAGCAGTTCACGCAGGCGGCTGTTTCGTCGATGTCAAATAATATGGGAGGCGGCGGCGGCGGCGGCGGCGGCCAAGGAGGCGGCAGAGGATCAGGTTTCGGTAATTTTATGAATGATATTATCGGCGGAAACGGAAATAACGGTGGAAGTGCCAACAATGGACGTGAACCACCCCCTTACGTCCAACAACGTCCTCCTCCTGCGCCTATTGCGACGAAAGGACCGATGGCGCCTCCACCACCAGCTCGTCCAGGTTCTAATCGTCAAAGCCAAGACTTCGGCGGTGGGGGCGGTGGGGGCGGTGGGGGCGGCGGCGCAGGAGATGGCGGTTCATACGAACAAAAGTCTCGTCGACCAGAGATGCGTGGCCCATCATCCGATGTATCCGATATGATGTCTCGTCTTAAAACCAAGACAATTAACATCCAACAGCAGGGAAGCTCTTCCGCTACCAACGCAGCTGATATGACACTTAATAGTATATTGTCTGGAATGGGTGGCGGAAGCAATGGTATCGGCAATGATTTAATTAGTGTTACAGATCTTGGTGATATACCAGCGGATTCAACGCCACATAAATCGAAACGCCGCCCTCGTTCTGAACGCAATACAGTAAGTCTTGATTTGTAATAATAAATAAACAATATAAACGGTTGTTGTTTCTAATCATATATATAACACGCACACGCCCACTAAGCTCGTGAAATGGCTGCTGCGTCGTCTATCGGAAGCAATAATTTTAAGACGATTTGTGCGAAAGATGATATGATTTTACGTAAAAATGTAGATATGAAGTTGTTTTCAATAGAATATGTTTATAAAAATAATGGGTTCGATTTGATATCATTGATAAATATTAAACTACATAATTTGTTATATGAAGCGAATAAGGATATTTTTGAATCTATTGACATCCAGCCATTGTCGGAAGCACCAGACAACACTGAATACAATATTCTGTATATTTTCAAGGACCTTGGCGGTGATTTAGGTGGATTCAAGACATATATGTATGTTACCACAAGAATCCATAAACGGTTTGCTGGGAATGGAACAACTGAACTCAATTTTACAAGTAAGAGTATCCCGTATGAATATCATACGCAAATGATCGAACAAAAATACAAGTTGATCGAGTATCCGCTTTATATCCAAAAATATATTCTATTGTCACCCAACCACATTCAAGTTATACATATGTTCAAATTAAAGCCAGAAAATGAATCGGAACTCACTGTTACGATGGAAAATGCGATAAGTATTATGATTAAAAAGATATATCTTCGATTGAAATATGTCATCGAACGACTTACAATGACCCAATGACCCAATGACCCAATGACCCAATGACCCAGTGCCGCGGTTATTTTAGGGTAATTTTATATCTGTAGCGTAATATGTATTTAGAATTATACGATATATATTATACATCAACCTATCGAATCTATAACATTATACAATAATGAATAGCGTCGATGATCTACTTTCGGAGTATCTCGAAGAGGAACAGCAATTAAGGTCACTTCCGGTAGATGACGACCGAGAGTCTACATCATATAACCACGAGACTGATGATTATTACGCAAAAACCCAGGAATATTATAAAAAGATGAGTATTTACGATATGTTTTCCGCAGTGTATTTTACATTACATTCTAGTTATATTTGTTGCGTTGAATACCTTAAATATAAAACCGGATGGAAGTCGAAAACAAACACGATTATTGATGTGTCAAAACGTCTCGCGGGAATAAATATGATGTATGTTAAGATATTTCAGGCATTTGCGACCAACAAGAATATAGTATCGTCGGAACTGAGCCAGTTTTTCAATGATTATACCGATAATGTTGAATATACAAACGATGAATACAACGATGAGGACCTATTTGAACTCGAACATAAGGCGATAGATTGTTACCCGTACAAACCAATCAAAATATTAAACAATTATAAACCGATTAAATCTGGCCTGATGTCGCTGATATTTAAAGGCCAGTTTGTGGAGGGTACTCACGGCGACACTGGCACTGGTCAGTACGTCGCGATCAAATACCTTCGCAATAATATTATCAATAATTTCAATAATTCGATGAATAATCTCGTTGTGTTTGCGAAACTCACCAAATATATTCCGTATATACGAACATTAAGTATTGAAACTCTTATTTTACAAAATATTGTATGTTTAAAAGAACAGGTATGTTTTCGTAAAGAAGTGACGAATATTCAACAATATTATAAAAGTTGGAAGGATTGCGATTATGTGAAAATTCCGGAACCCTATTCTGAATTCACTGAGAAAATTAACCCAAATATTATTGTTATGGAATTCATAAATGGGCGAAAAATAACGGAAATAGAACCGGAAGATAATGACCGATTTGGTAAAATTCTTGCGTTGTTTAATGCAAAGGCCGCATTTTGTAATTCGATTTACCACGGTGACCTACATCCAGGTAATATTTTATTTATTAAAGAACCGTTGGCATCTCTGACCACGGAGACCACGGAGACCACGGAGACCACGGAAACCGCAGCCGTATACAAAATCGGTCTTTTAGATTTCGGTATTATCGGACACTTAACACGCAATGACCAAGAACTGCTATTTAAATCTGCGAAATTATTATATCAAAAAAAATATAATCGAGTAATTCATATGATTTTAAAAGAAATGTCAGAAGACATTAATAATCACAATGATGTGTCACCTCAGATAAACTTACCAGATCACACATTTAATGAATTACACGCCAAATTACACGCAGTTATTATCGATTATTCTACACCTGAGATAAAATTTTTAGGTGTAAATGAACTGTATACAATTAATTATATTTTGAATAGCTACAAATTGACATTTAAACGTTCGTTGTATCGGTTATTTATTACTATCGCGATTATGGACTCTATCGCTACAAAACTCGGAAGTGAAATGAGTTATATGCAACATATGACAGACGTTGTTATTGATTTATTCGGAATAGACCCAGGTAATTTTGTGGATGATTAAATGAATGAATGAAATGAATACCTCACGATACTTTGTACAAACTATATTAAATATTGATGTTTACTATAGATTATTACACACACACACACACACACACACACACACACACACACACACACGCAATGAAAATCGGAATTATTGGTAATGGTTTTGTGGGTAAAGCAACCCAACTATTTATAAAAAACTATTACTTGGATATTGATTCCTCATCATCGCCCACACGTTCTGAAATATTGCCCACCGATGCAGCGACGGCGACGCAAATTACCGACTCAGCATTTCGACCTTTTTACAGACACGAGCATTTTACACAGATCGACGTATATATTTATGATATTCGACCTGACGCGTGTGTTCCGCTAGGAATCACGCTCGAAACACTCGACCGCGAGTGTGACCTTCTATTTTTCTGTCTCCCGACCCCCCTTCATCACGATGGAACGTGTTATACCCATATTCTAGAACATACACTATCACGGTGTAAAAATCCATTCAAAATTATCCGTAGCACAGTGCCTGTCGGTTTTTCAGCGAAACACCTGTGTTATTTTATGCCAGAGTTTCTGACAGAAGCCAACTGGGAAACCGACTTTCGCGAGATGAAAGAATGGATTGTTGGATTACCGCCAATCTCATCTGAGGGAGGGAAATGCGGCGTGGACATTGCGGAGATAAATGTGTTCCAAGAACGTATACATAAACTTATTCGGACAAGCCACCGAAATGGCGCGATTTATTCGCCCACGATAGAATTCTGTGAGTCGAACGAAGCCGAGATGCTTAAACTAATGAAGAACTGTTTTCTAACGGCGAAGGTGTCTATAATGAATGAATTCTATGATTTTTGCGGCGCAACACATACCGATTATGAAACCGTCGCCACGATGGCGAAACGCGACATACGGATGGGGGCGTCACATTTCCAGGTTCCAGGTCCAGATGGACTGCGCGGGTTTGGCGGGACGTGTTTTCCAAAAGACACACATAGTTTATACTGTCAAATGAACGCACACGGCGTCACACCGCAAATCTACCCCGCAATCCTCGCGCGGAATGACACAGTCGATCGTCCAGAACGTGAATGGTCACGTGATGTATGGCGGACAACCATTCCTCTTCCAAGTCCTACATCAAAAGTTGTGGTTGTATTCAGTGATGGCGCCGCATCCGAGTCATCATATCTTATTAGTGTAGTCAAGACCAATCTCGCTAAGAATAATGTCGTGATAATGGTAGTTCGTGGTGCTGACAGTGACAGTGACAAATATGTATCTTTATCGACACACACGAACTTCATCATCAAGCACCACCCTAGCGCAGGAACGCCGCTTTTTTTCCCGAGGGTTGATGAATGTTATTACAGCGCACATCGAAACGATACGACACTTGATACGATACGTGGTGTAATGAATATCATTGATTTATGGAATAGTCACAAAGAAATGATATTATATGTCATAAAACATCGTGTCTCGACGCCAATTGTATCCTCAGTCTCATATCACGATGCCAAACGCGAAAGCGAAATCGAACGCGAAAGTGAAAGTGGGACTGAAGGATTTGACAGCGACAACTACGAAATAATAGCAGAAGAAGGCGCGGAAGTTATCGACTATGCCAAGATAATCGAAGAATATTTCCGTTCAAAATTGTCGATTATACCGAATCAGAAGCGCGGTTTGATCGTGTTGTTTTGATTTGTTGTAGTCGTTCTTGTTTTCTATGTTTCCTGGTTGTTTGTTTACTAATTATGTCGATCTTACTGTGTTTTTTCTTACTGTGTTTTTTAATTGTATGATGATGATTTTGATTGTGATTATTATTATTTGGTCGATGCTCTCTTGGAATAAGCCTTCTTGTATTATATTTATTACGCCCGCCGTGTATTAATGTTTGAACGTGGGATGGGTGTTGCGTTTGAACGTGGGGTGGGTGTTGTTCTGTTAAATTATCTTGAAGTTCACCCTTAATTCCTTCAAGCATTTTTTGATAATTTTCGGTAGTACTCGCAAAAACCCTAGATTTTAAAATTGCGGCAACTCTAGTTTTATACAAACCTGTGTTTCCATTAACAAAACTATCTAATAGAGTAGAGTGTTCTAATTCTAAAAAACCCAAAAAACTATTATGTATATTTATAATCAATTTATGAATCTCTTCGTATGGATATTTAGTATTGTCTTCATAATTCAAATGAAACCCAACTAATAATAGCCAATTCAACATACAAACATAATCTTTTCCACATTTTTCAATACTTAAAAAGTTCGATAATTTCCCTTGACTATAATTAAATAATGAAAAAAGCCCACTTGAAATACCTCCATTGGGTATTTTTGTTACGTCATATAACAAACGGTTTTCTGAAAAATGCCATCCTAATACTTCTAGTATTTTTGTATCGGTTATTTTATCATTAATTCCTTTACGTAGTAATATTTCTCTTATTACGTCTGGAGCGGTTACTTTATTAAACAAACGCTTCAGTTTATTGTAACAATCTAGTGAAGTTGTAATTGTAGATGCCGTGGGATTTGTTCGTCTTGCAAGTTTAGTTGAATATTCATCAACTGATTTCATTAAATTTTCCATCACTGCTGGTATTTTTACAGCTGCGTCGGCGATCGATAAATTAGATTCAGGGTTAATGGTGGTTGACGGCGGAGGTACATCTTTTTCAGATATAGTATTAACTGTTAGGTCACCATTCTTAAAAGCGGCGGTCAATACCTCTGGTTTGATATTTAGCCAACCATTTTTTCCATTGAAACCAAGTAACAATAAATTTGCTATATATGTACCACCCTTTACTATAACTCGTGTAACACGACCCCCTTCCCCACCTTTTTGATGCTTTATCCTTCTACGAATACTTCCGCCGCTGTGTTGAAATGGGCTTCGTGGCGGATGGCTGAATGACATATTCAATGGTTGTGACGACGACAACGGCGATGATGATGATGATGATGATGATGATGATGATGATGACGACATAGCATTCAATCCAGGCCGTCTCGCTCTAGCGCCAGGTGACGGTGTTAATGGTCTGGATGCTGAATCCGCTTCGGTTTTTTCTGTGAGTTCGGGGGCATTAAAATCAACTTCAATGTCACCGGTTTTCTGATCGAGAACTACATTAACAGGCGGCTTCCTACGCAATTCTATATCATCGAACAGGGTTTTACCATACAAAAAATCACTAACTTCAGCTTCTAATTTCTCTAATTGTGATTTCAAAATTGTTATTTCCTGTATTTTTTCATTTAGGGTTCTTGTTTTATCCATGAGTTCGTTGAACGAGCTAATGGCAGTTTTCTGTTTCAATTGTAATGTTGCGTGTGGTTCGTCTAACGCAATAGCATCAGGATAATCAAGTACATTTTGTAATAATACATTGAAATCACTTAAATCATTCTGTTCGCTAAATATCTTTGGAACAATACCTACAACTTCCATTCTCAATTTATCACACGCTGCGTTTATTTCACTGAAAGATTTTTGAAATGAATCCGCTTTTTGAGGGTTAGCATCCATAACCGGCCTTAATTGTAAGGATACCCTATCAGGGTGACTATACGCTTTAAGTGTGTCAATACCAATTTTACATTGACTCACAAGTCCCTTTAATTCATCAACTAATGCTGTTGCGTGGGTTACCATCCTGTCTGCGACTTCTGTTCGGGCTGAAATACAAGTTTCGAGTTCGGTTTTGATTATTGAAACCGATTGGTTATTCGTCATTAACACACTTTGTGCGTCACGTATTGTTTGTGCTACCCGCTTGAGGTTGGGGTCATTTAATAATCCAGCATATAATACACCAACCTTTTGGATCACATTAACATCTACTAATAGAATCTGGCGTGAAGCAAGAAATATCTTACGTTCTCGGTCAATAGATTGACGTATCTGTGCGCCACTGCTATTTATGGTTGCGTTATTGTGTTGAAATGTCCTTTTTTCTGAATGTACTATTTGTAATGAACGGTTTATATTGGCGATTAATTCTTCGATCTTCTGTTGATTACGAGCAACAAATTCTGTGTCGTCGCATTTATTTATATGCTCTAATAATTTGTTTAGTCTAGAACTTTCAGTCTCCAAGTCTACTATTACTTCGCCCAGGTCATTACCAGTTTTCGTCATTTCAGCATTTATTTCCTGAGATTGTATATCATAATCAGCTAACAAATGATTCAAATCGGTAGCGATTTGTGTTTTTAATCGTTCATTTTCGGATACACCAGCCGCCGTACCTGCCTGAGCAGAAACCGGCGGCATACTAATCGGTCGTAGTTGATTCAATATTCTCGTTAATTCTTTTGAATATTCACGCAGCCTTTTTGTTTCTTCTGCGTCAGAAGCGGCTTTGGTCTCTAGACACTTATGAAGTTCTTTCAGTTGCGTTAATATAAACATGTCTACATCCGAACTAATTGGGTCTTTTATTCTACTATTAAATTCCGTTCTTAATCCATCAATTGCAGAGTATTGAATTCCTTGAAGATTTATACCAAAATTAGAAATAGCTCGAGCCTTCGGCAATCGTGTAGTGTAGTCATCGGGGTTGACTGGGGTCGACTGTAACCACGTAAGTTCTTCACTTAATAACTTATTTAATGAACCTATTTGAGATGAAATTCTACCTAATAAACTGGCGGGGTCTATCTTTTTCGCATCATCAAACCTACCGGTAAGTTCAAGTAACTTTTGGGATTTTTTTTGTGTAATACCACCTTTAATATCGGGAATTTTACACATATCTAATGTAGCTTGACTCAATTGACTATCGATTTTCTTTTGTGTTTCGTTCAAACCTTCTTGTGCCAAACGTTGAATTTCTCTATCTATAGAACTAGGCATAACCTGTCCATTAAAACGATCCAAATAGCCTACTAACGCATTCAAACATTGGCTTATTTGTGCGTTTGTGTCAGCTATGTTTGTCGGGTCTTGCTGCGCCGCCGCCGGCAGTGCTGCGCTGACATTACCAGTAAACGCAAGCTTTAAACCAGTTAAATATAAATTCGCTTCTCCGAGAGTTTTAGCTTGTTTGTCAATACATCTGGCATATTCTTCGTTAATAGTATTACAATCACGCAGTATACCATCAATATCATATGTGTCAACTAAATATTTGACTACATCATCATGTATGTTCGTTACGTCATAAACATCTGAAACAGTATGCTTTAAAAATGTACATAATGCATGAACAGAACCCGCAGTTTGTGGTAATGTAAAGCTGGAGGCTGTTGTCTCGAGTTGAGGAATAATCCTTCCAAGACTGTCAACATAAAATTGTTTAATATGGTCGAACTCTTGATTTAACTTCCCAATTTTATCTGAAATGTCTTTATATAATTGTGCTATCTTTCTTTTTAAATCGTCCGATTTACATTCAGTAAGTTTTCGTAATCCCAATAAATGTGGATTAAGTATGGCGAGAGCCCTTATAATAAAAGGATTTATACTTGCTGCTTCCAACAGGTTACCTACAATAACGTGTGTTTGTGAAGGTGATTTTGATCCTACAATAACGTGTGTTTGTGAAGGTGATTTTGATCCTAAAATAATTGGCAGTCTATCTAAACATTCTTTAATATACAAAAACATCCCACGGCTATCCAGATTCGGTTGGAATGCTGTCATCCTAGGCTTTACCAACAAACATGTATATGTTGGCAAAATACACGTTGAATAAATATGATTGAGAAATCCGAGCTGTTCTTGTTCTATTTGTGCTGCCGCTGCTGCTGCTGCTGCTGCTGCTGCCGCTGCCGTCGCTGCTGCTGCTGCCGCTGCCGCTGCTTTGGCCTGGTGTCGGTCCATACAATATCTATATTCTTGTTCTAGTGCCGCCATACGGGTTACAAAATCGTCTACCGTAGCATCATGGGTATTACTGAGTGCCCCATCTACTTTTATGCCCAACCCCTCAAAGTTCACCATACACAGGTTATTAATGTCTATTATAGCTTCAAAGGTTTCTACACTTATATTATCACGTGGTTTATGTTGTCGGAGTATGTTTGATATCATATCTTTTAATTGCGTGATTATTTGCCCAAATTTTATATTTTGTCTTTGTTCATACTGACGTATTAATACTTTGTGTTGGTCGATATCAGCTTTTAATTGTTGTAATCTAGCAATAAACCCCGATTCGTCGCATTTAGGGTGCCTTTGTTCTAACGCGGCTATTTGCGGTAGAATGACACCATCAATTTTTCTTTGTATGTATAAACTAATATTCTCGTCTACAATACCATTTAAATGGTCTAAAAATGTTTGTTCAGATATTGCGTTCTTAAGTCCCTGAAGACAAGCCATAATATAAGTAATAGTTTGTGAGATATCATCGTGTAATTGATTATAAGGTGCGACATCTGGATGGTTTATATGTAATGAAGTTAATAAAGGTAAGATAATATTGCCCAAACATTCATTAAGTTGTCGTTTGTATTGTATGATTATTTCATCACGCAAATGTGTTAGATGTTGTTCTAGTGAATCTAGTCTTTGATGTGGCGGTTGTCGATAATGATGTACCATTCTGTTAACTCTAATTACTTCTGGTAATAATACATCCACTTGGTGAAATATTGGGAGTAATTTTTGCCTTAAAAGTGGTTGTTTGCGTAATTCAGTGTTATAATCTTGGTCTACGGCTTGACATTGTAGTTCTAAATGTATCCATTGTATATCGAATGATTTTGCTAGTAAATTGTCAGATTCATTAAGTAAAGCCGGTTGTAATCGTTGTAGATGCAGAACACCGGCAGTTGGTTGTTGAAATAAATTGACCGCATCTGTTACTATTTGATCCATGAGACACGTATTAACCATTTCAAGTGCTTTACGGGCGGCGGTCACACATTTGTCAGCTTTACCAATATTTTGGAAAATCTCGGTTGCGTGTCTTTTTAATAGATCAGATGTTAATACATTTTGTTTAGAGATATGATCCATTACAAATGGTCCGAACCTATCAATTATTCTTTGTGTGGCATCTTTACACCTGATTGCGGTTTCTAATTCACCATCTGCGTGTAATATAACTTGCTCTACTATTCTTGCTGCTGCTATTTGCGGCTGTACTTCTTGTATAATTCGTCTTAGGTTATTTTCTAGTTGTGTTAGGTTTCTATGACTGTGTGCTTGTATTGCGGGCGGTGGTCGCTTTAGTATATTATCTACATATATGTGTATATTAGTAAATGATGTTAAAATGATGTTTAGGTTTTGAACTGAAACTGTATCATTATGTAGTATTTCAAGATATCTTGTATATGTACATTGTGCCTGTAAGGTTGAATGTAAGTATTCTAATTCCAGAATGCTTGCTTCTAATAATCCTTGTTCAGTTTGTAATTGATCAACTATATCCATAATAAGTCTAGCAGCATCTTGCTGATTTGGCTGATTATATGATTGCGCAAGAGCATTTGCGTTTTGTATGGTGGTTTGTGCTAGATTTATGGCATTGGTATATAGTTGATGTCTTGGTGCATCTATTGCTTGATTCGATATTTGTACTATTTGTTGTCTTAATTGGTCTCTATTGCCGATTTGGTCTAATGATATATCATTTATTCGTCGAACTAATGGATCACTCTCGGCAGTTAATCGAGTAAATAATGCGTGTGCTTCGTATCTTGACTGTTGTACGGGTGCGACTGATTTAAGTAAAACAAGTCGCGCTTGTTGTGCGCCTCCTATAAAATGCGCATGAGCGACAGCTCCGGCAGCAGCGGCAGCGGCAGCGGCAGCAGCAGCAGCAGCAGCAACGCCTGGAGGAGGAGGATGATGATGTGGACCACCTGGATGATGTAGACCACCTGGATGATGTAGACCACCGACAGCGCCGCCACCGCCGCCGCCACCACCTGGAGGAGGTATAAGTAGCGGAGGAGGTATACCACCGCCACCACCGCCACCACCACCACCGCCACCGCCGCCGCCACCACCACCGCCACCGCCACCACCGCCACCACCACCACCGCCACCGCCGCCGCCACCGCCACCACCACCACCGCCACCACCGCCACCGCCGCCGCCTGGAGGAGGTATAAGTAGCGGAGGAGGTATACCACCGCCACCACCACCACCACCGCCACCACCACCGCCACCGCCACCCGGCGCGCCCATAATAACTGGCGGTAGAGGAAACAGTGGCGGAGGAGGTAAACCACCAAGAGGAGGAGGAGGAGGAATATGAAGATGAAGAGGAAGACCGCCACCACCAGGTCTTCCCAACATAAATGGCGGTGGAGGAGGTAGCGGCGGAGGAATACCCCCAGGAGGAGGTATCTGAGTCGGGTTATTTTGACGAAATTTATCAATCTTTTTCTCAATATCAATGCCGATTTCTTTCATAGATTTAACAAATGAATCATTTAAATCACCGGCGGCCTTAAGAATCTCATTTTGTCCATCAGCGCAATTTTCAGGCGTTGGTTTTATCGGAATGAATTGTTTTAGCTTATTCGTTATTGCGTTGGGTAAATTAGTCCCGTCTTCAACAATACCACCCACGACACCAGATCCGCCAAACGACGGATTATCAAACATTATATCGGTAACATCTTTGATATTATCTTTATCTAACATTCGTGGTGGCGTGGGGTCTTTCGAAATAATAAATATAAAAAATGGGGGTAATTGGCCGCCAGGTTGGAATGGATTGTTAATACTAATCGATGGAACTCTTGTCGTAGATTTTTTATCCAAAATACGAAACAAACGATTCGCTCCAGGTCGTTCCGTATTCCCATCATCATTTACCGGTTTCACCAATTCTTTCTTGAATACTTCAAATGCGCGACCAGATATAATTTCGGGTTTTTCTAATTGAAAGAACATCCATTTGGACGTCATAGAAAGAGACTCACTACGTAGATCTGGCGAATACCAAATATTACGCGGTTTGGCAAATATCATATGTACAACTTGAATGGTATTAAATTCTATTAATGTTGAAAGCATTGTGGCGAGTTTTTGTTGATTACCAACATCACTACCACTGGTCATACCTAGAGAGTCGTTTAATTTCTTCTTCATTTTATTTGTGATGAATACAACATTATCCGCAGAGCCACCTTTTTGGCCTTTGTTTGGTTCTATTTTTTCACTCCATTGGGTTTTGTATTTATCTGGGTCAACAAAACCGGTCGTCAGTACGTCGTCCTTTATATAATAAGCCGCACGATCTGGGATAATTTGTTCTACCGCAAATTCACCTGTTTTAGCAACAAGGTCACATATGTGCTTTAGTTTATTCGCTTTCAAATCAATTGCTAGACGCAGGTTTTTAATTTCGGAGTTTTGAGGTCCGATTTTTTCATTCATTTTTTTTATGAAATTCGAGTGCATACCAGAAAAATAGTATTTCGTAATACGAAACAGAGTCCAGAAAATAAGATCGACTCCAAACGAAAAGTTTTCTACGGTTTTTTCGCGTATGCTTGAAAACGGTTCCAAATTTTCATTACTCAATTTAGATTCTTCATAAAATTTATTAAAAAACGTCGCAATGTTGGCTTTAGGTGCGGGTGTGGTGGGTACCTGTGCTGGTACCGGTGCGGGTGCGTGTTTGGCAATTATATAATTATAAAAAATCAGCATTGACCTGAAATGTTTACCGTGTAATTCACGTATTTTTTCTTCGATAGAGTAAATTCTATCGGGAATACTGTCTATAGGGGGTTTTCCTAAGTTAGGAATACCATATTTTGACAACTCAGTATTTATTCGCGCTGTTACACTTTTCTTTTGTTGATCAACAGCCGCTGGGGGTAGTACGATTGGGGCTGATACTGCGTGGTGTCGTAGTACTGTTGGACGAGGCAGAGGACCAGGAGCAGCAATTGAATCAATTGCTCGCCGGTATTCCAATATAACAATTATATTCTCAAATTCTTGAATTTTACGTTTATCGATTAAAAAGTGATTCCGTTTATCACGTTCTTCATCTGTTAAACCTTGTATTTGTAATGTATCAACTAAATTATATAATAGGGCTGGATTAGTGTCATCACCATAATTTAATGTAAACGCGTCCTTTGTAAAATCAGTAGTCTCGTTGCGGTGAATCAAATGAAAAATATACTGGATTATTTTATAATTAGGTATGAATTTTCGTTGTCTATCAATTTCGAAACTACGAGACCCGAGCATAAATGTATCAAACTCTTCATCGGAATGTTTTAATATCGAGTTCGTTTCGATACTTCTTTTAAGTTTCGCGTATTCCTCATTTATTGTTTCTAGCAGTTTAATTTTTGCATTTATCGGAACCTTGGCAAATCCAGAATTAGGAGAATAACCCACAAATCCATTATTCGTAACCAATTTTTCTCTTTCAAATACATTGTGTAATTTATCAAATATTCTGTATAGTTCATTCATAATTTCGACATTAAATTCATATCTTGGAAAATACCGTTGACGTTCCGTAACATATTCCAATGACTCGTCTTTACGACTACGGATTTCGGTATATAATAATTCAAATAAGCCAATGTAATCATCAAGATGTTTTACCGCTGTAGTAACGTCCGCTGACGCATTATTTGACACATATGTAGCCCGTAAACGTCTATAATTATCACTTATTTCATCAACGATATGCATTAGTCCACTTGATCCTGCGACGCCAGGTGCGGCCGAGTCCTGAAATACATCATCAAAGTCCATTTTCAATGTCAACAAATCGTCCTGCTCTAATTTCTTATCTTGAATAAAAAATGTGCTTGCGTTATCATAAAACGACCATTCAGCGAAATCAAAATGCCATTTATCTATTTTATTTTGGATACGTTCGATTTCCTTCTGTTCCAAATCAGTAGATGTTATTCCCTTCATAGACGCAGCACCACCATTCGTGGTGGGTGTGGATATATTCTTCCCCGCTATCGTATGTTTATAATATAGACTATTGTGGTTATTACCAAATACCTTTATTACATCATTTAATAAATCCTGGGTATCTTTATCAGCTGCCTTTAATCCAAAATATTGTTTTATTTTATTATAATTTATTTTATACCGAGATGGGACAATGAGTTCTAGTAGATTTTTATTAGTTGATTTAGCACGATGATATACCATCTGTTCATATATAGCCACTTCTAATTTTGGGAACTCACCATCGATCCGGTCGAATTTAGAATTTGACGATTTACTCGCACCGGATGGACCAACGACGGTAACTTCTTTCAATGCGACACTATCATTAAGTTCTTCAACGTGTCGGTCAACACTCGAATCAACAACAGTTGTAAGATTTGTTATTGTAATATATGGTTTTTTTATGTGAGCTTGTGTTGATGCTGCTGCTGCTGCTGCTGCTTGTTGTCCCGGACGTTGTAATCGTACCCGTGCCTGTGCACGCGCGTGTGCCTGTGCTAATAAAGGAACCATCAGCGGCATTAGCGGCGGCGGCCGCTGCTGTATATTTGCCATCACTTATTGTTATATTGGTGATAAATAGTATTATAACCTTAGCTATATACTATTTATAAAATTGTTTGTTGTATAAAAACGCTCGAGACCTAGGTCAGTTACGTTACATTACGTTATTTTTTTCCAACATTTGCGGGAGACGATTCAAATGTATCATCCTTAAATAATTTATGATATTTCACCAATTCTAAATGGTCAGACTCTTCTTTTTCTTTCTTTGCCTTTTCCAAGGTATGAAGCGCGTTGCTTATTTCTAAATCGCTTACCAATTTCTCTGGTCCGTGCTTTTCCTCCGTCATCGTATGTAAGTCTCTAAATTTTGAAGGAATAACACAATACTGACTATCTGCGTTCATAAAATGGTCTGTTACTATTGTAAAGCACGCAGTTATAACAAGCGCGTAATATATACTACGTGTGCCCATCCAACTAACAGCAAACACCAATACTTCTTTACTCATAAGATATTTAATCCAGGATTCGGTAGAGGAACTAAGGTCTAAATTTATATACCGAGACCCAATATTCAAAATAATCATAACAAAACCGGCAAAAAATGTGCTGGTATTCAGGTTATGGAAAAAATTGTGCATCGTAGTAAGAACCCGAGAATTCATAATATTATTGGCTGGTGATTGAAGGGTGAAAAAGTTCGTTTTACCAGAAAATAAATCAGTAAATGATTTGAGATTTATTGGAGGAATAAGAGGTGAAGAAGCAATAGAACCTGGTGCGCCGCCGGTTTGTGGCGCAGTTCCAACACTGGGCTTTCCGCCACCACCGCCGCCACCGCCCCCTTGTAAAATTTTACTATTTTGTTGTTCTTCTGTTTTCGGAGTTCGGTTACCGGTCCGACGACGACTTCTATTTTTATGTGTTGATGTCATATACTTCGTTGTAATAATTCGTTATGTACCTATTATTATAACATTAGAGATTCTATTTAATTGAAACGGCCCCGAAACGCGTTTTTCAATTTACGCATTCCCTGACGCGCACCCTTCTTGAATTTTTCACGGACCTTGAATCCTTCATCAGGATCTACAAGTTCTTCAATACCACTGGGCGCCATTATCGTTTCATTGGATTTCCATTTGCTAAATATTTCGTCGAACATTTTAGAGATATATTTCTTTTTCTTTTGAAATTCGGTCTGGGGTTCATCATTGCGGTCATTACTGTCATTACCGTCATCCCCTCCGTCGCTATTTTCTGAATCACTGTCGTTGTGGCCGTGAAGGTCATAACCGCTCGCTTTACCGCGATATGTATTTGTTCCATCCTTGATGTAAGGTCCGTCTGCCTTTTCTGATACGTCTAAATGCGATTTACTGTGTTTATATGATGTTCCAGCACCAGCCGCACCAACTACTGTAGATTCAGGATCAGGAGCAGACGGAGGCGCCGACGCCGGAATGTTCTTGTTGTTATGATGTTTCGGAATATCATCGTCAATTTCTCTATCGTTGTACACACCAAACGCAGACGTGGCTACCACCACGAGCATCATCGCAACTAAAATAAATACTGTTCTGAGTTTCATTATATGATATAGGTGTATCGGTGTATCGGTGTATCGGTATATTATTACTATACTATTATTATATTATTATTAACTTGGAGCACTATTATCTTTATCAAAATAATAAGTCAATCCATATAAGTACCGTTTTTCATCATTTGTATTATATGTATCATCTTCAAGTGGTATTTTAAAAATATTGTTGGCACCGGTTATATGTGTTAAATATTTTACGTTGTTTGTATCTAGCTTATCTATGTCCGTAATCGGATTCAATACCGGAGACGATAATAATGACGCAACTGATACCTTATCATATATACTTGTAGTACCCCCACTCTTCTCAAATGAAATAATATCATTTGTGCGTTTAATAATTGCCAAATAACCTAACATCACGCGTAATTCTTGAACAATCGATTCATCAATACGAATCGCGTAAAGTGAATTTTCACTATCTTTTGATTTTGTGCGCATATTCGCAAGAATCGCACTAATTCGTTTCCGGTATTCATAAACCTTTGAATACACCTCAATACTTTTTTGTTTTACGTTAGAATTCAATGTTTTATCATTGTTGATTTGGGTTAATAATTCACTATATAATTTATCATTAATATTGTCATCTATTTCGCGTAAATTATAGCGTTGTTGTTTGGCATTATTATTACTGAGGTCAACCTTAATGATTGATACATAATTCGGTATTTCTTTGTCACTATTGTCATAGTAATTGTACAAAGAAATCCGTTTAGAATAATCGTCACGACTATTTGAGTTAGTATTAAAAAGTAGATCCGTATTAAATCGCCCCAGAATTTTAGTTATATTAATAATTTTTTCATTTATTTTATCATAAATATTCTTTTTTACATCACGGAAATCACTACGTTTCACCGGTTCAAGGACACAATCCTTAAAATATTTGTATCGGTTTAAGGAATTTCCAGTAGAATCATTTGTAACATAAAATGCCGCGAAATTATATACACCGCTCAAAGCAACCTCTCGACTTCCACCTAACAATTCATTACTTCCAAACATAGAAATCCCGCCAATGCCGCTTCCAATCCCGCATTTTTTACTGTTGAAATATTTATCAGTAAAGTCACGACTATCATCTTCAATGAATTTATTAGAACGATGATAATCCTTCCCAGAGTCGTCCCCCACAACAATTTTCGGCATTGTTATTGAAAATCCTTCCTTTAATGACACGCCATTTGTAAGTTCATCTTTGTCAACACCGTGTCGCGCCATTGTGGTCGTAGTGATTGAATCAATCCATTCTAATATTCCATTATGGGAATCAATCACGCCATCTATCGTCTTAATATATAAATATATCGTCACACAAATAACAATAGTGATGCCTACTGTGAAATAGTGATATTTTTGATAAACGAGCAATGTTAGTAAAATAATAAATGTGATACATTTGAGTAAGACTACTGTTGTTTCGGTATATAAAACATTATGATAAACCCAGGTCGATAAATATTGTATATAATACGGGATGCTGTTACTGTTCATATTACTATAATTACCATAGATATATTTCAATACATATACGAATGTGTGTAATGAAATGTTTATATTTTACTTCTGCTTAAGAAGTTTTTCAATCTCCTGTTGAGGAGTAAGTCCTTCATTATGCTCGTTCTTCTTCTTCATTTCAAGCCCTTCCGCAGTTGCGGCGGCGGGCTTCTTCGCCTTTTCCTTCTCGGCGTCACAGTGCTCTCCTTCACAGGGTTTGGCATCGTCTGCGGGAGTAGTAGTAGTCGGAGCTGGTACGTCCATCCCCTCAAATCCGTGGTACCCAGACATAGTAGCCACGATTGCGACAAACACAACCGCGAGAAGACCTGCCGCAGTATGCTTCAGAGAAAGAAACACAACCGCAGCAACAAACACCAGCTTACCTAAAACGTTATTATACAAAAACCCGAGAAGGTTTGGTTTAAGAACCATAATAACGATAAGCACCAATAAAACTCCTAAAGACAGTTCTTTGCTTAATTTCACCATTTTCGTCGTATATACATAACTAATATATTTTTCATATCTAACTGATAAATATTTTTGAACGATTATTTATAATTCACATTTCGTCCTAGAATTAAAATCTCATTTTTTTATAGGAGAATATGTCATCTTTAGGTTTTTCTGAATATGCCGAAAGTGGAAATCTTAACAATAACAATGTAAACGGAAACGGAAACGGAAACGGACACGGAAAAATATATAATCGTCGAAATGGAAATGGAAATGGAACTGGAACTGGATCAGGAAATAGAACCCTAAAGATACCACGTAATCATAATCAGAGTACAACTGAAGGCATCGGCGGCAGCACTGAACGAGGGTTATTACAATCGCCAAACGGTAATGATACCGGTATATCCAATGAAAATGGAACGAACCAAGGGATGATACAACAAGCCGGTCAAAAAATAAAGCAAATCAAGGATTATATAGAAAATATTCATCGAAAAGGCGGGGAAGATAGCGATCCAGACGACGACGATTCAATATTACCGGCCTATCCGGCGCAAGGAATGGGTGTATATGCTACAAATATAACGAGCCAAGGGGTTATTCGTGGTCCAGACAACGTATCTAGCAATAATGGCGTCGTTCGCAAAACAACTCAAATGAATTCCCTAAATCCGTCATCATCATATTCGTCAACATTATTGGAAGGTATGAATCCGGCCGATAGTACTAATGAACAATCACAATCACAATCACAACCACAACCACCGGGAACTACCGCAGGCGCATCAGGGCGGTTCTCATCACCACCCCATTTCACAACACCTTACGGTGATACCACACGAAATGTCGACCCGAGAGGTAAACCCAAATCCACCGTAAATAATTTTAGCACAAATGATGACGGTAAACAAAAAACAAGCATTTATGCTTCTAAATATTATGAACAGTTTGTGCCTTATGCGGAGACCCTCGCAAATCAACTGGCTGGAGACGGGCGCAGCGGCGGCGGGAGCACAATGTCTGGAACAAACGCAGCGCTTATCGAAAAACTGAATTACATCATTCATATGTTGGAAGATAAGAAAGATGAAAAGACTGGGCACGTTATTGAGGAGCTTGTATTGTATTGCTTTTTAGGCATATTTATTATTTTCATAGTAGATACATTTACACACACGATCCCAGGTAATGGTCGCGCAGGAGGTGCTGGCGGGGGGTTTACAATGTTTGGTGGCGCGAAACACCGAATATATCGTCGTTAATTGTTATAACATAAACAAATCCTTACACGGTAATTCCCGATGAATGATTGCGTTATATAATACATAATACCATTTATGTGACCATAATACAGGTGAATCATCGTTCATCAATCGAACAATTTCATCAATAATAATATAATTATGTGCCGTGGTGTCAATAAGTATTGGCACCCCCACCCCCATTCCAATCTCTCGACAACGTATTTTCAAACTGTCAATAAATCCATATACAAACACTTGTATGTCACATACGTGTTTGTTGCGAATCGATGATATTAAGCGCGGTATTTCAGTTGAAGGGTTATATAAAGTGTCTGCTGTGGTGACCACAGCGGTTCCATTTCGATTGGCACTTATGACACGTTTCCCCGAGAGATTGTATTTTGGGGGGTTCACTGGTGGAAGATATTTTACAACAGCCGTAGATGTTTGAGATATATAATTGTGTAATCTCTCGATGCGGTTGCCGCGAGTCTTCTTTTTGTGAATAGAATCATTATTACCTCTATGTGTACAGGTTTTGGAAGCATCTTCGAGAGATTGGGGGCTGACCCTCGCCCAAGAAGGTCCATAAATATATACTGAAAGAACCCGCGTCTTATTGAGAATCAACATATAGACTTGGTATATCCCTGATTGAATGAGATGTTGCAGATGTGTTATCTCATTTAAAATCGAACAACGAAAATCTCTCGAACATTCATTTATAAACGCATAAAAAAGCGCGAAGTTTATGGATGAAACCTTTATAATGGCAGTGTGGCCGCGGGAAGTACGGGTACGTCGGTCCTTGTCATTGTGCCAGGCCCCAGCCCCAGCCCCAGCATCAGACCTCATTAATCTCTCGAGAGATAAAGCATAAGTATACACTGTTGTAAACGGAATAACAAACCACGGTATTTCATTATATCGGTACAATGTTTGTTCCCCCGCAATCTCTCGAGACTTCTGAATATATTCAGTTGTTTCAAGGAGTTCGAGAGATTGACGGTCACTTACATCGTATCGGGACCAGGCCATATGTTCACACACATATATTGATATAGACAATGGCGTTACACCGGTGGTAGTCGTGAGGTCTCTTTCTATTTTAATACGAGGTGTAAGAATACAAACGCCATTAATGTCGTTTGACAACGACGTCGACGACGACGACGACGACGAGATGAGCGAACGATATACACCAACAAATGCGGACAATCCGTGTGTTTCATTTTCGATAATAAACGCCAATCTCTCGTGATGTACATATGGAATCAAACCCTGGTTCATCGAACAGTAACCGCCATTATTCACAGTAACTTTATAGTCGTTGTTTATTAATTCCGCAATCTTTTCAAATGGAATATTATCAGTGTTCCTAACACTAGAATAAACGTGGATATTTTCAGGGTTTACATTTGTAATAAATGGATAAACAACGGCCGCATTATACCCTTCATTATTTTTCACACCTAACGGATTCATTGTACTAGTAAATGTATTCGGGCGGCGCGCAGCATACCAACGCTTTACAGAAAAACGAAATGTTAGTGGTTGGTGATACCAATAATAGTAATTGAATTTTAATATTGCGATACTGATGAGATATAGTGCGATTATTACACATATTATATAATGGAAAAATAACGGCGGTAATGACGGTAATATATAATCCATCACTATACAATACACATTCTGATATGTATTGTATAGATATGACTCCTAGAGATTATTACGCAACCTTTTTAAGAATGAATAAATACTGGTATTCATTAAGAATATGAACCAAATCTACTTGACCTGTTACAGTAAAGCCAGCCTCTTTTGCGATATCCAAAATTTCTCGGTTTGTTGGCATATAATAAGTATGGACATTCTCGCGAACTTTCCCAGTTTTATCATCAGTAAATTTTTCTGTGAATTTAGCAATATTTTTCTCACCGGTGGAACCGTCTACTGCTCCTCCTCCTCCTCCTCCTCCACCGCGTGTAGGTTGTGGTGCCTTGAAATCCGACTTATATTGAAAACTGCGGAACTTTACGAGAGAAGTCGTGATCCGGTCCTTTGCGTATGTTTGCGGGGATACAAGAAATAGGGGCTTTCCGCCAGGAACAATTGGGTCAAAATGGTTTCGGTCAACCAAGTGGATTATTAAATAACCCTCTGGTCGTAACCACTGGTGACAATTCTTGAAAAAGGCGCGTTTATCTTTTATGTAATAAATTGTAAAATAAAACGATGTCAATACATTAAATTCCTCTTCGCTAAATAACATCGGGTTCATAAAGTCCCCTTCTATGAATTTTGCGGAAGGATATAAATCTCTCGCGCTCTTAAGCATAGCCGGTGATTTATCGCATCCGATAACACTAACAACACCCTTATGTTTGAGTTGGTCTACGTGGTGTCCTAGACCGCAACCCAAATCGCAAACCTTGAAGTTCTTATCCCCCTTTTTAGCGTCAGTAATATTAATAATTTCATCTACTTCTGCCTCTATTTTATTCGGTTGTATAAACAGTTCATCATAAATATCCGCATAGAAACTATCATATATTGTATCATTATCGTATATCTTGTATTTACTATTTTGGTTATCAAACCCTTCGACCTGATATGATAAGTCACGCTTGATAAAACACAATATCATTAATAGACTGAATAAGAATACTAATATCTCCCATTTGGTGATTGACTTTACATATGCGGAAAATGAATTATAAATAGATGATGCCATTGGAGAACGATGCGATATGCGATATGCGACTACTAATATGTCATTATAAAAATAAACAGGCAAAAAAGCGTCTGGCGTTCAGTGAGTTCGTTAAACACCCACATAAAAAACCGCTTATTTATTATATATTATAGGAACAGATCACAGAGCAATCGCGGCGTATGAGCGATCCTAATGAAATAAATGATATTCGCTCAGAAAATGAGTTTCGTGGTATTACTTTTTCTGCGTATAAAAAAACCGATGTTCGTAAAGAATTATTGAATAGTCTATCCAGTTCTAAAGTAGAACCGGCGTGTCATTGGAGCGCGGAATTGGTATGTTCCGGACATTACCTCGAATTATGGGATATCATCATTACATTTATTAGTAAATATATTCATTTAGCAAACCCCAAACTACCGCTGTATATTGAAATGCGGTTTGAAAGTTTCAGGGCCATTCTCTCGAATGGGTTCTCGGGGAATGAATTACGCCTGCGGAATCACCCGAAGATACGCGCGCTTTTTGCGGAAATTGTATGTGTATTGTGTAATTCAAAACGTCAACATAAATATGACAATATTAAAATAAAGAAGAAAGAAGAATATGATATCACTACAATGTCACATAAACTAAAGGCCCCACGCGTTGATTATGCGCAAGAATATTTTAGGTCACGTGACCCGAAAGAGATTTTTATCGCCGTTAACGAATTCGCATATCATATTTCTAATGATTCTAAAAATACTCTTCAGGCGTGTTATTGGGTAGAATGGATAACCGAGTTCGAAACAATTTGTAAAGCCAAGAAAGAGACGTGTAGATGTGAACGTCGCTCTCATATTCCGGTCGATGATAAACTACAATTTGACCCGATTTGGCTTATTTGGGATATTATTATTGCGCGGAGTGAAAGCGCCGACGAACATACAATGCTCACCCAGAAAATAATTAGAAGCCTTTTACGGTTATACTGTGTGCGATTTACACCGGGTGTTCGCAAGAAGCGTCGATACTTGATTTATTTCGCGATATCGCTTCTTACGACCGAATATGACGGTAAAATCGAAATGATAAATGATCGACTGGTTATAGAGACGGCAGTCGCAAACATAAATGGAATATACAAACAGATTAAACAACACGAGATTAGTCCAGATACAGATTATCTCTTCTCGTCCGCAGGATATAGTGGTGGTGCGAGTGATAAGAACGGTGACCTTGAGCGCACGATTAAACGCCTCGAGGCATTGAATTCTATGAATACTGTAACACGTAAAATAGATGATGACGATACCAAGAAAACATAACTAGAAAATATATTATTGTTATTATATAGTAATTAACAACAATAAACAATAAATAATTCAAAAATCGATGTCCCTTCCAGAATTTAAGTTCACAAATCTGACCAAACCGACAAATGATACAACTGTGAATAGCGGATTATCAGCCAACTCTAAAATGGTGAAATCCGGATTCATACCAGAGTTAATTAATAATGCCCAAAAAACCGCGGCTTCATTGAAAGAACAGATACCAGATATTACATCATCATTTGGTAGCAGCGGTAGCGGCAGCGGCAGCGGCGATGATGATTCATCATCAGATTCGAGTTTTTTTTCATTTACATTCCTGATTAAGGTGATTCTTATTGCGGTTATTTTATGGTTTATGTGGGCAAATTTAGCCAATAATGGCGATTTTCATTTAGGAATGGGTGATATCGGGTCAAAAATAACCGCATTTTTCAATGATATGGAATCAAAAGGTCGCGATGTGATTGCGAAGTTAAGTGGTTCTGGTTCTCAAGTACCGTCGATGAACCCAACCAATAACGCAAAGACGTCATCCCATTCGGATTCTGATTCTGATTCAGATTCGGATTCTGATGCCGGAGCAAGACCCGGAGATCATTCGAAACAACCACATACACATCGCGCGCCAATTCCGCCACCAATGAATAATAGTTCAGACAAAAAGCCAGGATTTAATAACGAAGATCCAAAATACACATTTTTAGATAAAGCAAGCCGTGAATATTCAGGTCCGTCACCTCACGCGGATGATAGCACAAGCTCCACTCAAAAACACCAGAGCGGAAAGGCTGGATATTGTTATATTGGAGAAGACCGCGGGTTTAGAAGCTGTGCGAGGGTTGAAGCAGGCGATAAATGTATGTCTGGGCAAGTATACACACGCCAAGATATATGTATAGACCCAACATTACGAGCGTAAGTACTAATATATTAGAATATATTACGTAAGAAATCTGATCTCAGGAGTGTATGTAAATATTTCACTGGTTGAACTTTCTCCGCTATCATAAGTAGTTGTTAATGTTATATTATAGGTAGTGCCTACAATAAGATATTCATTCCCAGCATTGGTTGCTGGGATATTAATAATATGTTCACCAGATCCATTTATAGCGATACCATATATGTCTATTAATACTTCGTACCCCCCAGTAGTGAGGCCATTTACTATTGTTTTCGCGACGTTGATACCAGCGGCGATACTATTATTAAATGTAAATATCAGGCGAGCATAACTCAACCCATATTGGTTATAATATCCGACAACATCTGAAATAGACGGTTTCGAATAAGTCGGTAAAATGACAACCTTTGATGCTGTACTTGATTCACTTCTTAGATATCCATTAAACGCAGAAACAACTATAGAATAAGATCCGTCAACAATAACGCCTGTTCCAGCATCAGATGTCAATCTAGATATATTTGTCGTAAGTGTAGTATTTTTTATAGTTGTAGAATCAACAGTATATGTGAAAGTTTGCGAAATTCCATTTGTTGCCATATTTGTAACTGTAATATTATAAGATTTAATCAAGGATCCTCCGTCATCCGGTTTGGTCCAATTTACACTAATATAATTACGTGATGCGTCTTGTGTGTTTGGCGGTATTGCGTATCTTGCGCTTGCGATAACATTTGAAGGCACCTTCGGTTTCGTTAATGTCCTCGCTGTCAATATACTTGATTCTGGCCCAACACCTATAAAGTTTATCGGTTCTATTTTTAAATAGTAGGTTTTTTCGTTACTTATATTTCGCAATATATATCGTTTCACGTTCGATGTTAGAGATATTACATTACTAATATCAATCGTTTGTTTACTCCAAGTGGTTTCGGTTGTTTCGCGATAATACAAATTATATGTTGTAATTGGCGGACCATTATAACCACCATTATCTGTTCCCAAATTGGACGGATTTGTCCATTTCACATCAATCATTAGATTTTTACGATCTACATCATTAAATGAAAAATCTCTAATTAAACTCGGGACAGACGATGTTTTGACAGTTATTGTCGCTGGAACACTTGATAATCCTCGCTCGTTTCCAGAAAAAACGGATAAATAATATATCGTATTTCCAGTTATTTCAATCGAGCCAGGTATTTTCTCAAAAATAATAGAATTCCCATTTAATTCGCCAGATATTTGATTATAACTGAAATTTGGCCCTGATGTTGGGCCATTTGGTAGAATACTCTTGTAAGGCTCCCACGTTTTATTATTTTTAGAATATGTTATAACATAACCGGTTATTGGAAACCCTCCGTTGGAATCAGGCGCATCCCAACGAAGAGTAATGTGATTATTGCTGAAATCAAATTCAGTGACAGTTAAATTTGTTGGAGGTGAAAGCGCGGTCGTTGGGATATTCGATGTTATTTGTAACCCAGCTTTATATTCATATGTCTTTTTATAATTATACAAATTTACAGATGGGTCATAACATAATAAACGCTCCTTACCAGGTACGCCGCACGCGGTTGTTAAACCGCATTGTAATTTAGATCGAGATTCCGGAGTAGATGGGCAAACAAGTGTAAATGGTCCAAATCCACCAGCCCCTCCATCGCCAGACGACTGGCTCAAATACTTATTTTCATTTCCTATTTGACGCATCAATTCGCCGCGCGACGCCTTTGCGTACTTTTGGCTTTTAGTGAGGCCGCCAACATTTTTATTGTATTTAAGGATTTCGGTTTTGCGGCGCATATCATATACGTCATCGACCTCAGATGATGTTAGCTTTGCGCCAGTTATGCTATTATATAAATTGGAATTGCGGCAATTCGGAGTGAAACGCGTCCAGAATGCGCGATTGTATGGATTCGTGTAAAATATGTTGGTATTACAATTGATGATCGCGGGTGTTATTTTGAAGACATTTACGTTAAAAAACGCAATTTTTCTGTTGAAATTGGTGCTTTCCAACTGCGTTACTGTGATTGTAGCGACGCCTTCTAAATAAACACGTGCGGTAAAAACCCCGTCCGCGTATACTATTTTGACGACAGATTCATTTGACGATGATATCACAAAATTATCACTTGAGTCACTATTAGTGGATACTGGCTTCGTAATTACAAACGACCCTTCGGTTGTCATTTTATTCAAGTCCTTTAAAAAATAAATTGTGGAGGGGTCATTGGTATTATGAACCGGTGTTTGACCTGTAAATGTAGGTGTGGACTTTATGATTTTTAATTGTATGGTTGATACATTACTATAATCACCAATATATTCAATTGACCGCTTATAGATAGATGTGGCTTCTTGGAAAAATTTGATGGGTACAGGTATATATACATTCGCATTAAATGTAACTTTACGAAACAATATTCTTGAACCTATAATCGTGAAATAATCATTTTGTGTAACAATAGTTTCAGTTCCACCCGATGCTGACCGCGAAATGTAATACGTTATATTTGTATAATCATTTGTTCCATCGTTCACATTTTTTCGGGTAGTTGTCGCAAAATCTGAAAAAGAAAGATCATAGGATCCTTCTAGATATTCTATTGTAATAATGTAATTATTATAGTCGGAAGATCCTTTAACTGTTGTATTTTTTACATCACTTATTGAATACGCACCGCTGCCAGTAAATGGTTTTAGACTTATATTCGTATTTACTTTTCTTAATGTTATTGGTAGGTTGATTATTTTTGGGGAAAATGATTCACTACCAACCTGGCTTATTTCCATAAATAGTTTTGTTTCCAGGATTGTCGGTCTATACCCGCCGGATGAATCATAAATACCGTTAATAATTAACGCGTGTCGATACGGAAGTCGAACCTCATTGGTGCCAGGAATTCGATATAAACCAGTAGAACCATTCGCTTGCGGAATAACATAGTAATCCCGCTCTAATGTGATCACTGATATGGAATAATCATTTGTAGGGAATGAAAATGTAACGTTGGATTCTTCATTTGTAGACAATATTTTAATCAATGGAACAACCCCTATCATTGTTGATCGAAGATTTGTAATTGCGGATGAAACATCTGTATCCCGACTACCATTTCCAAGTGTAAATGTGTCTTTTTGAAGAGTATACGTCGTGTCATATGCGAGTGAATATACATTATAGCGGATATTTGGTTCATATTCAAAATATACCGGGCCAGTCGATGTATCTTGTTGTAATGGCGGTGACCAATTAGGTAAAGGTAATGGCATTTGTATAATATATTACATTGTGATTTTGTATTTCAACTTTACACCATTATTTTTTACACGAGAAAATCGTGTAAAAAATATAATTACCGCTAGAGAAGTATGTTAAATTATAGATTAGCGCATATACCATATATTTGACAAGTAAGAACCAACTGACTTCGTAGCGGTTGTGTCAGCACCACCATTTGTAACCATTTTAAGGTTAGGTCCTTCGTCTACAATACTCATAATCTTACTAGCGCCAACCGAATAATTAAAATATTGGATGGTTGAAATATATCCGCTAAATCGGTTAGCCGTTTTATCCTCACCAATGTTTACCTTTCCATAATTTTGAATTGGAATACCTGCGGTATTTCTACGTTGTGCTAAACGACCATTAACATATAAATCGATCACATTATTTGTAACACGTATAATCGCGTTCACCCATTTCTTCATAGGAATATCCGTGGCAACAAGTTGCTCGTTTAAATCGGCCTTTGTAACCGAACCACCACTATTCTTACCATTTACATCAACTACCGCCATTAATGTGATATTTTCGCCTGTATCTGACCTGTCAGGGTTGGTTGCGCCGGTAATCTTTGTTCGTTTCAGATATAATCCCGGTGCGTTGTTTGGGTAATAAATTCCAGTGCTAGATTCTTTTGTTCCTTCTCCACCTTTACTAAATATTCTGGAATACTTGTCTTCTGTCTGCGGCGCTTGATTCACTAAAAACCACGCAGACCAAGTAAATTCCAAACCACCATCTTCATTCATAGAACGCGCGATGAATACAGAACCAGGTAAGGCGGGGTCTTGCGACACATTTATTGCCATATCTTCTGTATTGGCCGTTCCATCTAACACAAACGGTGTCATTGTTGGAAGCATAAAATACGATAATCCAACAATTGTCACCCGAAGTAATATAACAAATGCGATAAATACCATCAAAATAAAGGCAAATTTGGCTACATAACTATTTGATTCCATAAAGTCCTTCAATCCGAAGCCACCGCCTCCACCGATTCCGGAACTAGACGACAAACCGGCCTGACCTGGACTTGAAAACCCGGATGTGATTCCGCTCAAGAACCCGCCACCACTACTACCACCACCGCCGCCACTACTACTTCCACTTCCAAAATTCATCTTTTCGAAATAAATGTCTGATATGAAACGACGAAATTATGAATAATTTATACTATATATTACGAAGCAAAAAAAACAATATAGAATAAATTACGAATATCGCATAAATGCGCGAATATCGCATAAATGCGCGAATATCGCATAAATGTGAATTACGTGCTAATACTTGTCTGCTCTTGATTGTCAACAAGGAAGCTCAATTTGACCTTATATTTATTGAGTAGGTCGCTCCAAGGGCTTCCACCAAACCCTTGTGAGTAAATATCCCAGGCTTCTTGGGGCGCAATTGGAGATGCCTTCAGTTTCACATTTGTGATAAATCCGATCTCTTTGTTATCGGTACTAGCTTCCTGACCCAATACTATACTCTGCGTCGCACTAAGTTCAGACCCAGTATTTACAACACACGATTTCACTAATTTTCCATCAACGTAAACATCCATCGCTGAGCCATTAAAACTGATGATGAGGTTCACCCATTTTTGAAGAGGAAATTCGGAAATCTCACAATTCGTTGCTACTCCAGTTTTTTTGGGCTGAATTACAACAGTATTGGTGTCATTTTTCAAATACGCTTTAAAGATTATATTTCCAGAAGCCGTAGTAACATTATTGAAAAAACTAACAATATTGGCACCACCAACCCAATCTTTAATATAAAACCAGACGGAAATTGAACTATTTGCCTTAAAACTATTCGGCAAGTTTCCACCAGTTAATACTGTTTTATTCGTCCACTTTTGCATAGTTCCTAAAGTAGTATAATTTGTAGTTAATGCCTTAAAAATGACATACAACAACAATAAAATAACAATAACTGCTAACACAAGTTTTGAATTCATATTATATAACATATGTATATATAATATTCGTTTCAGAATAAAGCCCACCCAGCAGGCGGATACAAACGATCAGTTATTGTGAATACACATTTGAAGAGCCAATTGTCTTTACTTCATCAGCAATGGTCTTTGTTCCTATCATTGGCGGGTCTTGCGATTTCAGCATATTATATGTCCATCTGATTTGTTCCAACGTTAATGGTTCGCGGTTAAATACTACATTACAAATATTGCCACTTAACCCATCAGGCTTTGCCGCAGTACCAGATCCGCTCGTAATAGGCTGTGTCGTAATATCCGGAACAAAGAAATCACTCTTCGCGACAAGTGTGTTATTCAAGAATACATCCATTGATTTGCCGTCATAATTAATAACAAAGTAATTCCATTTTTGAATTGGCAATTGTGTGTCTGTTTGAAAGTCATTTAAAATGTCGAGTTTGTTTTTATCACCCTTGCTTAACCCTTGCGTTTTGCTGTAATTGAACCGAGAGTTATATATGTCAGTATATACCCCCTTGTTCGAACTGTCTAATCTTGGTAAACCATTTGATAGATCAATCGTTTTACACGATACTTTAAATTCTGTTGTAGTCGGATTATATGTTAACCGTGGAATACCACCAAAATTAAATATTTCTAAATCCGCTTTCGAAGCGTTTACATTATTATTCAACCAGAACCATCCAGAAACCGAATAATTATAACGCTTCTTCTCTTCTGGTGGGCAATTTGCCGCAGAATCATCAGGGGTCCGATTAAGTGCCGTATTGTGGAAGATGAAAATCTGCGGACTCTGAGCAGTTAATCCTGTATCGTGTTGGGTTTTGAGTGGAATAGGTGCGGCGATGATTTGCGAATTTGAAGCGCCTATATAATTCAGTAAATAAGGTCCGCCATATAAAATAGCGATAAGGATAGTCTCGATTGCCAGAATAATCCAAATCGGTCGGGTTGTATCACCTACCGCACTTTGAGAATTTGTCAGAAGACCAAGAAACAAACAAGGAATATAGATAATACATAACCAAAGTAGGCGTAGGAATTTCATTCCAAGTATCGATTTCGTGAGATGGAATAGGAACATAAAAATCACCAAGACCACCATAACGGAGTGTTGTTTATAATATGCGAGCGCACACAGAATAATAAAGAATATCGTATTCGCAATAAAACGGATGTTTGTGAAGAGCTTCGTAAATGATGCCAATTCAGGTTCAGTGCCTGGTGCCGCACCCGGTTCGAGGGGTTTCTTATTGTCTTTAAATTCTAAGAAATAATGGAAAAACAGGATTGTCAGACCTAATATCGTCATACCCGTAACCGACATCCGGTTTTTATCATCTGGTTCTGTATCATAGACCCATACAATGATCATCAACACAATGTAAATGATGTGAACCATACCGAATGTCAACTGCTCCATTGGTTTGGTTGTATCTTCCGGTTTGTAATCATCAAAGAGGTAGTCTTCTGGTGTTTTGGTATTTGCCTTGGTGAATTTCTCTCGAATATACGCAACTACACCCGCAATCGCGACAATCGACATTATGACGTAAATAACTTGGGCGGTTGGCGAGTTCAATTGAGCCGCAATACCACCGGAAGCTGCGTCCTGTTCTGCTGTGCTATTATCCGAACCAACCTTATACACCATATAAATAACCGACAGTATCAAAATAACAAATGAAATGGTGAGTAATACAACCTTGATAAGCTTACCTATGGCACCGACTTTGGTTTGGTCGAGTGTTTCTTGTGTTTTTTTAAGCGCTGCGTCCATCGCTTTTTTGGCTTGAATGGCTGCTGGTCCCGCTCCTACTGCTGCTGCTCTGTTTGTTATCGTTATTTTCGCCTCCTCATTGTAATCAGGCTCGGCCATCGACGTCACTTTTGCTGGGTCAATCTTATCGCCAGTCGGAAATAACCGAAGATCAGTTACGTTTGCGTCCCAATTCCAAAACTTAAATTTATTGAACTCCTCCTTTAATTTAGCTAGGAACACTGTACTAAATATTGAGGGAATACCGAATAAAACCAATTTAAAAACGGTAATAAATAGCAATGGAATTAGATAAATTGCTGTGAAAAATAACCGGGCCAATTTAACAATCAATGATTCATTTTCGAATGCGGTATTATAGCGATACGATGAACCAAGAAAATACCAACCAGGTATGGTACACACCGTAAATAGTACAACAAGCGCAATAGCCCACCCCCAGCCATCAGGAATATAAGGAACGGCTAAGTTGTCAACATACTTTCTTCGGATATAGTCCCAATACCACGATCCAGTAACACCAAGAACAAAAATTAAACCTGCCGCCACAATAGAGAATATGTAGAAGGGATCGGATGTATTATTAATATTTTGAGTATTATACTGCCAAACCTGTATAGATTCCGCAAACCGCAGAATTGATTCCAGGCCACCAATATTGAGTTCTTTTACAAACGGAAGCAATAAAATTCCACATAATAAAAGTCCGACAATCAATACAATGAAAAATGTGTCTATTAATTCCTTCACCTTTGGAAACATTTCGCCAGTAAATGACCGTGCGATCCAGACATTTGTTGACTCTGCGTTAGAAACTCGGGCGAAAATAATAGCAACCCATACCACAATCAATATAACAAGTAAAAAAGGGTTCCACATTGCGCCTTTGGCGACGCGAACGATAGTTTTATCGAAATTTTGCGGACCACCCACCGGAGGAGCAGGGTCGTATGTATTCAAAAGCGATTCCCATTCAGTTCCTGATACATTATCGATCTCGCCATTTCTTATTTTATAAAATGCTTTTGTTTTCGTTGTTTGTTCGGGCATATTTATTCCCATATCGGCACAAAAACCTTGGTGCCGAGCATCGGTATCTGGCGGTATAAACGGATATTTCAATATATTACTTACTAAATTACCTTCATCCGGAAATTCTTCGCAAAGTCCCATCCTTAAACGCGCGGTGCGGAAAAGAGTAATCATCACAATAATAACCAGCGAAAGTGTAGTAAAAACTCCATTGATTATTTCGGAGGGTGTTTGTTTTTCTTGTATACGTTTGTTTAATGCGTCATTTAATGTCTTGCTATCTATCGCAGCATCACTATATCCGTTCTTCTTCTTTAATTCTTTGGTTACCTCTTCTATCAATATCTGTGATTTTTCTTGGTCGATCACTTCTGGTCGTTGTCGAACCATCTCTACCATATTCCAAATGTAACACCCAAGGAACAAAACTGCCAATACCACCCCACCCCAATAGTTGGTTGTCGCTTTTTCTAATTTACCCAACGTTAATACAAGAAATACAGACGCAAAAATCATATAAATTCCGCCGTGAGCAGCAAATACATTACTATTGAAATTACCTTTGGCGTCTGATCCGGTTTCAAGTCCAGACCATCGTTGACTTGTTCCTATCCATAAAATGCCACATAGAAAGAAGAACGCAAAAATCAAAAATTTCAAGATTAGATAACGATCAATGTTAATATTGTAGTGACCATAACAATATATTGCGCCAAAAATAATCCCATACCCAAACACCTGTAATACCAATCCAATGACCAAAGCAGTGCTTGCGCCGGCATTTACTGTGTTTTCTTTGTACTTGGTTTTATCATCATCCGTTATTAATTCTTTAGTTTCGTTCTCAATAGTTTTTGCACGAGCGACCATATACAACCCTAATACCGTGCTAATAAACCCGCCAAGCCCGCGCCACTTCGTCGTGGTTTTATCATCATCGTTATCTTGTGACGCATCTTCACGAAAGATTTTCCATAATGAATAAAGAATCAACACAATTCCACCGAACAAAAATGTGCTACCAACTGTATTTATAGCATTTGCGTTGTCAATATTTAAATTTTTGAGACCTGTACTACCAAACCCAAGACCGATACCTAGTATAATAAATACAGCCGTAACGATCCCTGCGACTATTTTTTTGGGGATTTGCCTTTGACCACCGGCAAAATCAAAATCGAAATCACCTTCGAATGGATTTTGACCCAAAGTCGGGAATATATATTTGTTATCAGTTAGCCACGACTTATACGATTTTGTGTCCCCATTCATTACCCATATTGCGTATATAACCACCAATATCAACATCATAAAACTAGCCATTTCGATTCGGACAACTTCCCATGTAAAAAGCCCGACAAGAATTATGACAGCAAAGATAATAATAGGTAAGTAATCCAATAGTTTATTTATATGAAATGATTCTTTTACGGAGGCTGTGGCATCCATATTTGAGTTATTTATAATGAATAATTTATAATTACAATAACACCAGTTATAATTATAATATATAATAATGCTTCGCCGTCTACCGCCGTCTCGAATACCCTCCCGCCTGCGTCGAGCGATTATAAGAACGACATTGCGGTTTTTTTCCCGTGGCAATCGCGACACAATGCTACTAAATTATCAACGTGATTAGACCCCCCGTGTTCTAAAGCAATGACATGATCGACTTCAAACCACGCAGGCAATTGACGCTTACAATCGCCACATGTCCACCCTTGTTGTGCTGCGACATATTTCTTCTTTGTTTCGCTAACACTTCGTTTGCTAGAGCCCTTGCCGGAATTGAGAACACGACGTTCAGCGGCACTGGTGGGGGGTCCGCCTGGGGTTCCGCCTGGGGTTCCGCCCCCAAACGGCGGGGCTCCGCCAGACATTGCGCCGCCTGTAGCACCAGCCATCGAACCAGCGTCGTTGGGGGGTGAAACACCCCGGGTAAAATCAAAGAACGGGGTTATCATATCAGCAGTCCCCTTACTAATCGGCATATACTTAATGATATCGTTAGCGTGAAATAACAATTGCCTAGAGTTTTCGGGATTACGTCGCAAAAAGAGAAAGAGCGATAGACCAACAAACCCAAATGTCGCCATTTTAATCAGTTTCTGATTGGACTGAAACATTTTTATAAGACGCCCGTCATAGTATGTATTTGCGATTAGAATCGCTGTAATAATAAATACGATATACTCGGTTTTTATCATATTATATAATTAATGTTTATTGAAAGTTATATAATACATCTACTAAAATAACGAATAGAATATATGAATTATTTTCTGTGTCGACGTGTCTTCTTACTGCGTTTTCCTTTATACTTTTTAGAACGCAATTTAGTTTGCTTGCTTTTACGTTTTTTACCACCACTCGGATTTCTTGGAATAGGTCTTTCAAATTGATCAAACTGCTCATGTGTCGGCTCAGAATTACCTGAATCTGGTGGAAGCCACGAGATTCTACTACCAGCCCAACCTTGGTGTAGACGTTGAGGCTCACCCGCCGGACCCTGATACTGATTTGATCCTGCGCCCAATCCTGCGCCCGATCCCGCGCCCAATCCTGCGCCCAATCCTGCGCCCGATCCCGCGCCCAATCCTGCGCCCGATCCCGCGCCCAATCCTGCGCCCGATCCCGCGCCCAATCCTGCGCCCGATCCTGCGCCCGATCCCGCGCCCAATCCTGAAGACGGATACATCGCCTGTGACAGTTTCTTCTGAGCAATATTAAGCTTCTCCAACAATACCTCCTTCGTAACGTCACTTCGTGCGGCATTGTACGCTTTCCGCGCATTTTCGACTTCATCTTTTAAGGCGTGAATATTCGAGCCATTACGGTCCATCGTTTATATAATAATACTATATATTTATAATTAATTTTACCGATTATGATAATAATACGCCGCATACCCCAATCCCGCCATCACCAGTAAATACACCAGTTTTTCGCGGTATTTCAATTCTTCTAATATCTGTATCGGTTTCGGGCGATAGTGTAAATAATATCTCTCGAGTGCGTCGTGTAAAGAAACCTCATCCTTCATCTGGAGGACATTATACCGATTATGAATAAAATGAACCCATTTGATAAATGAAGTTCGACTGTCTAAATATGGCGTAACAGGATATTTATCCAACATACGACTAAATTCAGATGACATTTCCGGATCAGGAATAAACATCGCAAAATTCTGAATAAAATCGTAATACTTTTTACGCGTGACATCATTGACGTGGTCTGGATAATTCACCGCGACGGACATTAAAAAGAACCAGTAATGAGGACCCCATACAGTCGCGTCTAGTTTCAACATCGTGCGTATGTCTGCGTATGCGTGCGTATGTGTGTATATTCAATTGTCTTTACTATGAAATAACATAAAAACAATATCATAATTACGGTAAATGAATATGATGTCAGAAGACGTCGATGTCGCGGTAGCGGTTAAGACCACAAACGCAGATGAAAATACAAAAATACATAACCCTAAATCGGCTTTGTCGTATAAGGAGATGAGCCAACTAAAATCGTCCGCAAATACACAACCACAACCACGCGCACATATGAGAATGTCATATAACGATACGTCGTATTCGTCGCATAAATCTGGTTCTATTATGTCATCAACCGCCATATCTAGTGGCGGCGGCGGTGGAGCAGTAGCGTCGTCTGACAACAAGTATTTCTGTAATAATTGTAATCGGAATAACCACGTATATAACAATTGTCGCGCGCCTATCACAAGCATCGGTGTTATCGCATTCAGGTGTGGTGATTCTGGACCAGAATATTTGATGATACGTCGGCGTGACTCATTCGGGTTTGTGGATTTTGTACGAGGTAAGTATTCGCTACACGATGAAGCGTATATCCAGCGCATTATTGACGAGATGACTGTTCACGAAAAGTCCAACCTGATGCGTCTCACGTTCGAGCAGTTATGGAAATTGTTGTGGGGAGATTATACTCGCGGAAGCCAATATAAAAACGAAGAAATGGTGTCATATGAAAAATATCGACAGGTTCTTGGGGGGATACGAACAAAAGACGGACAAGTGAAAAATCTTCAGCAGTTTATAGATGACTCGAAAACGCGTTGGAATGAAACGGAATGGGGATTTCCAAAAGGCCGGCGTAATTATAATGAAAAGGACATCTCGTGTGCGCTGCGCGAATGCCTCGAAGAAACAGGGTATGATATTACAGCCGACAACGTAATTCAGAATATCGCGCCATATGAAGAGATATTTATGGGGTCAGATATGAAATGCTACAAGCAGAAATATTTCCTGGCGATGGTGGATTTAGAAAAGAAGCCTAAAACTGCGCACGATATTATGGAAGTTGGTCTGATGAAATGGATGCCATATGACGAATGTATACAGATGATAAGACCTTATAATTTAGAAAAGATCGGGATTATTCGCAAAATCAATAATATATTGAGTAAGTATCGCATTTATTAGTTCCATATCCTTTTTATTTCGTATAGGTATATAAAGGAGCGTATCGAAATATAATAATAGTAATAATTGTATTATTGAAATAGTAGTATGAATGCTGAAAGTGAAAATATACCGATTGAGTTGGTAATGTCTGGTAGTCCTGGTGGTGGTGGTGGTGGTGGTGGTGGTGGTGGCGGCGCAGCCGCAGGACCACAAGAAGAATTGGTCAAACGAATGATCAAACCAAAGAGTGTCAAGGTCGCACCAGCGGCCGCAGTATCAAACGCATCTGAGATAGCTCGTTTAACAAAAGAATTGGATGATGATCGCAAAAAATTAAACTCTGAAGATCTGAATAACCCGTTTAGTAAGGAATTCAATAAGTTGTTATTAAAAAAAGAATTGCTTGAAAGCGTGCATACACTTCACGATATCGGTGTATTGGCTGGAGCTGGTTCCGACGATGAAGGTAATGGCGAAGCGAAGTATCTATATCCTACACTAAACGACCCCAATTTCAATACGAAACTCGCACTCCGTAAAGAGTTCTTCGATACTAAGATGGATGTAGATAATGCGGTGAGTGTGGAAGAACAGGCTGAAATATTATGTAATGCGCCATTTGAGCTCGCTCCAAACCAGCAATTCGTCCGCAATTTTCTCTCGGTAGAGACACCGTATAATAGTCTATTATTATACCACGGATTAGGAACAGGCAAGACGTGCTCGGCAATTAGTGTCGCCGAAGAAATGCGGGATTATATGAAACAGATGGGAATATCGCAACGTATTATTGTTATTGCGTCACCAAATGTACAGGAGAATTTCCGGCTTCAACTCTTTGATGAACGCGAATTACGAGAGATTGAACCAGGTGTATGGAATATCCGCGCGTGTACTGGGAATAAATTCATCAAAGAAGTAAATCCAATGAATATGAAGGGGCTTACACGCGATAAAATCGTGAAACAAATCCGGCGCTTGATTTCGTCGCATTATTTATTTTTCGGGTATAACGAATTCGCGAATTACGTGCGTAATAATGCGGCGAGTATGGGAATTTCCAAAGATAATGTCTCGATAAAGGAGAAACGCAAAAGGGGTGCGGGAGGCGGCGGCGGCGGAGCGGAGGCCACAAGCGTCGTAAAAAAAGGGCGTAAAACCGCGGCGGATATCGCAAAGGCTGCGGAGGCAGAAATGATGGCGATTGAGACGCTGTCTGTTTCTAAATTACGGAAATTATTCGCGAATACGTTGATCATCATTGACGAAGTCCATAATATCCGTATCACTGACGATAATCGTGATAAACGTGTTGCGAAAATATTGTTTCAAATCGCCCAGAAAGTCAACAATGTGCGTCTGTTATTATTATCAGGCACACCGATGTATAACAGTTATAAGGAGATTGTCTGGTTGATTAATCTGATGAACCTGAACGACAAGCGCGCGACAATCGACATTGCTGATGTGTTTGATGACCGGGGAAATTTTCGTGTAGACCCAGATGGCCGAGAATCGGGAATGGAACTCCTGGTTCGTAAATCTACCGGTTATCTTTCATTTGTGCGTGGTGAAAATCCTTATACATTTCCGTATCGCATATTTCCGACTGAACATTCACCAGAACATTCACTTCTGGCGCGAATGCGAGGAGGTCGTGCTTACCCGCGAACTCAACTGAACGGCAAACATATCGACCAACCAATAGAACATATCGATGTTTATATGACACCAGTCGGTGATATTCAGGAGGCAGCATACCGGTATATTATTAGTGATATGAAAGCATCATATATATTCAAGAAGACTGCGATGGTACGCCGAAAAGCTGCTGCTGCTACTGCTGCTGCTACTGCTACTGCTGCGGCTGCTGCTTCTTCTACACCCAAAAAAGGTAAAAAAGCCGCTGCTGGCGGAGTCTCTGTCGACGTAGTAGATGATAAAACGGTTATTGAATCATCTGGATTCCCATCATTTGAAAATATGGATACGATTGGATACGCCATTGTTCAGCGACCTCTTGAAGCACTGAATATCGTATATCCACATTCGTCATTGATCGATCATATAAATGACCCCGACAGCGGCGAGTTTGATATAACGTCTTGTATAGGAAAGGAAGGTCTGCGCCAGATTATGACATATACGGAAGGAGGTAATCCACCCGCACGTCAAAACTTCGAATATCGCTCCGACTTTCTTCGGACATTTAAATTACCCGACGGTGAGAAAACGACAAAGACATCTGCGCGGATTTTTGCGCCGGAAAATATTGGGCGATACTCTGCGAAAATCAAGAATATATGTGACCACGTAGTTTCCAGTGATGGTATTATACTTGCGTACAGTCAGTATATCGACGGTGGAGTTGTTCCGATTGCCCTAGCACTTGAAGAACTCGGATTTACACGATATAGTGCCCGTGGTGGGAACTCGTCGTTATTCCAGACCAAACCCACACCAAGTATCGATGCAATAACATTTTTACCGCAAAAACAGCACCAGGCACAATTTCCGGGTCAACCATTCCGCCTGGCGCGGTATTCGGTGATTACAGGAGACCCCACGATTTCACCGGACAATTTATTCGAATTGAAGGCACTTACGAGCGAAGATAATACAAACGGTGAGAATGTCAAAGTCGTTATTATTTCCGTGGCGGGTGCAGAAGGATTGGATTTTAAGAATATTCGGCAAGTCCATATTCTGGAACCCTGGTATAATATGAATTTATTGGAACAGATTATTGGTCGAGCTATTCGGAATTGTAGCCATAAGAATTTGCCGTTTTCGCTGCGGAATGTGGAATTGTATTTATATGGTTCAACATTAGCCAACGAAGAGATAGAAGCGATCGACATGTATTTGTATCGCCTGTCCGAATTCAAAGCGATGAAAATCGGTGTAGTTTCGCGTTTATTGCGGACGACTGCGGTGGACTGTTTATTGAATATTCAACATAATACGCAAACTGCCGCACAATTGAACCAGGCCGTAAAACAACAACTCGCGTCTCGTAAACAGATCGATTATCAAGTGGGCGCGCGACCATTTTCCGCATTATGTGACTATATGGAGCGATGCGAATATACTTGTCGACCAACATTTTCAAATGGAAAACCGATACAAGAGCAGAACGAGTTGTATGGTATCGACGATGATAGCGACAGTGGTAGTGGTAGTGAGAGCGGCGAAGGAGGTGGAGGTGGAGGTGGAGGACAATCACGTAACCGCAAGAGCGATGTCCGATTGGATACATTTAATGAGAAATTTATGTCGATGAATATCGATAAAATCATTCACAAAATTCAGGATTTATATAAGGAATCGTTTTTCTATAAGAAAACAGGCCCGAATGGAATTATCGCGCACGTTAATGCGACACGCCCATACCCAATCGCACAAATTAATTTAGCATTAACACAGATGGTTTCTGAACCCAATGAATATATAACAGATAAGTACGGGCGTCTAGGAAAACTTGTTAATGTCGGTATTTACTATCTATTTCAACCCATCGAACTAAATGATCCGAGTGTTAGTATTCACGAACGAAGCACACCACTGCCATATAAACACGAAAGTATACAATATCCTCTTCCAATAGAAGTAACCGAGGATTATTTGGATATAAAACCAGGAGCGGATGCGCCAGTTATTCGCCAAACAAATGAAGCGGTAGTTGCTTCGGTAAAGCATATGCTTGCTGATTCGACATCAGCATCCACGTCCACGTCCACGTCCACGTCCACGTCCACGTCCGCACCCGCGCCAACGACAAATGTAGCCAACGAAGCAGCGGATGGTTTACTTGCGAGTATGAGCCGTAGTAATAGGGATAGCGATGATAATGTTCAAGAATTAATAACCACACTAGAAGAAACATTTGAAACGTGTTGCCTTGTCCACGATAAACCTACAAAAACACAAGATGAATGGTATTATTATTGTGGTAAAGTGATAGATCAAATCTCTCAAACAGAGGAATTTCATACAACAAAGGAACAATTATACGAACTAGTAGTCGCAAACCTGTTGGAACATTTATATATTGGTCACAGTATTAAGTTGATTAATTATTTATACCATAAAAATAATGGTTCTATGGTTGTGTCGCGAAGGTCTGTCGCTGCTGGTGCTGGTGGTGGTAGTGGTGGTGCTGCCGCTACTAGTATTCAACCGTTATCACAATTCGAACAAATGATATTGAACTATTATTCGCAACAAGTAATACATAAGGCTCTTGGTGGAAAACGTGCGGCGGTGGCGCTCGCAGCAGCAGCAGCAGGAGGTGGTGGTGGTGGCGGTCCTGCTGGGGCGACATCACCAGAAGATATGGGTATGATGCTTTTTAACGAAAAGAAAGAACAATTTGAATTTATCGTATTGCGATACGATACTCCAGAATGGGTTGCTGCTGAATCAGAAGATGAACGCGATTTTACATTGATTTTAGGAAAGTTACAATCTACATTAATTCAATCGATGAATATGATTGTCGGGTTTATTTCGTTTTTCAAACGGGAATACCTGATCTTTAAAGTAAAAATGATGAAAAAGAAACGTGATAAAGGCGCGCGATGTGACCAGTCGGGTAAAATAGACACAATTATGATGATTAATAATATTTTTATGTTACATCCGGAAACACAGGGTGAAGAATATAAACTAACCATCGAAAACACCAAACACAGAACCCAGAAGGAATTATGCGTCTTTCAAGAATTTTTACTGCGGGCATTTCAGGCAAATAACGTAAATGGTAAAAAGTGGTTTTTTACACCAGGAGAAGCATTACTCTGTAATATTGAGAAGTTACATATGGGAGGTGAGTAATTATTGTGAAACAATACAAAATATAATACTAATATAATATAATAAATACAACATATTAACATTATATAATAAAAACAATGTCCGCATCAGGTGGACAACGATATGCGTCTATTTCAAAATATCCAGGCGGTGGCGGCGGCGGCGGCGGTGGCGGTGGCGGTGGCGTCCAAGCAAAAAGCGCATTTGGCATTTATACCGCAATATTATTGACCCGAAAAATACGAATACCTTTTAATATTATTGGACGTAATGTGAAGGATACACTAGAGCATATTCTCTCAAAAATGGTGGAAGGAAAGTGTATGGCGGAAGGATTTATTAGGCCAGGAAGTGTAAAAATACTCACGTATTCAAATGGATTTTTATATGGAAAACACGCAATATTTGATGTGGTATACGAATGTCAATCGTGTTCACTTGTGGAAGGAGTTGTATTTAAATGTATAGTTAAAAATATAACTTTAGCAGGTATTCGCGCAGTTTTAAATGAACCAAAAACACCAGTTGTCGTATTCATTGCGAGAGACCATCATTTTGACAGGCCAGATTTTACCCGTATTCAGGAAGAGGAAGAAATACGTATTCGCGTAATAGGACAACGATTCGAGATAGGTGATGATGCGATCTCTGTAATTGGTGAACTGATTTGAGGAATATATGTATAGATGTATAGATACAATTAATAATAATAATAATAATAATAATAATAATTATAGACCATAAATAGATAATGAATTCTGAAAATAACAATAAAGATTATGTATTTACGTGCCTTCATTGTAATGAAACATTTGTAATCAATATGAAAGATTTTAATTGTAAAATATTGAGACACGGTGTTTATAAACATAATCTACAGCAGATAAACCCACACGCTAGTAAAGAAGAATGTGATATGCTTGTAGCAACTGGAAGGATTTACGGCTGTGCTGGACCGCTTCAGATTATAGAAAGCGAGAGTGGCGAGAGCGTCGACAGCGGCGACAGCGGCGACAGCAGCGAAGGGCGCAGTGCGATCACGACACCCAATAAATATAGTGTCGTGACGTGTGATTACATATAATACTATGTTGTAGTAATTGTTATTGTGTTATTATCAAAATAACTCAATAAAATTGATAAAGATATAAACAAACCATAATAAGTGATATACCCACCATTCTTGACAATGGCAACTATTGTTATTCGTCCCAAAAGAAAGACGAAGAAGACAGATATCGACGCACCTGCGCAAAGTTCAGAACAAGAACAAGAACAAGAACAAAAACTGCCCGAGCCTTCATCTCTATTCAAGATAAGAGATGATGATTATACTCGATCCGCCATTTATTGTGACGAGAGTCTATTCAATCGACAACAAATTAAACGAACACTTACAATACCATTTCACCGGATCAGCAATCTAAGGAATAATGATAACATAAAGAATCTGCTGACAAGTGAATTATCTTCCAAATACGAAGGAAAGTGTTCGATTGAAGGATATATTTGCCCGAACTCTATCTCTATTTATAATTATTCGTGCGGAACCTTGTCGGGGGGAAATATACGATTCGATGTCGTTGCGGACTGTCTGGTTTGTTTTCCAGATGAACATATTGAGATAAAATGCGCCGCGAAGACAATAACGCAAGCCGGAATTCGAGGCATTGCTACAAAATTACAAGTAGGCTCTGTTTCACCGATTGAAGTATTCTTGTCCCGTGATATGAATATCAAAAACAACGAATTATTCTGTCGGGTGGAAGAAGGTGATATCTTGACGGTAGAAATAATTGGGCGACGTTTCGTATTAAATGACACGCACGTAACAATTATCGCGATGTTATTACACGCAGAATCGCCAGAATAAAATATAAAGGTTAGTTCTTCAATAATGATAAATACACGATACACGATACACGATACACGATACACGATACACGATACACGATACACGATACCGCCGAATATGGGAAAACAATCACAGATCTCTATTGCGAGTCTAAGTAAAATGAATGAAATACAAACAATATCACAGCAAGTTGAAGCCAAGACGAATTACCTAATGATGCTAAAGGAAGGTATAGAGAATATGCCAGTTATTCATCAAATTGAAATATTGCGAATTCTGAATGGAAAACAAGTAAATATAAATGAAAATAAGAACGGTATTTTTGTTAATATTACGAAATTAAATGATGAAACATTGACACAATTAGATGAGTATATGAAATATGTTATCAAACAAGAAGAACAATTAAGTGAAATAGAGCATCAGAAGGAGTTAATCACCAAGGAATACTTTGAGGGTAAACAGCAAATTAATTAATTAAGTAACGGCATAAAGATAATACGATATATTATACTACCACCATACTCAAAGTCTAGCTAGACATATTCGAATGACAATCATTCCGTGTGTTTACAACTCTTTTTCATTTACACGAGAGAATATAACCGAAAATATGTTTATTCTGGATATTCGCAAATATCCAGAACACGGTGCGTATATACCCAAAGCGAAACCTATACGTGAGGACGTCCCCGTCTCCGTCCCCGTCTCCGTCCCCGTCCCCGTCCCCGTCCCCGTACAGAAAATGATGTCTCTGCCAGAACCTGATCCAATTTCAGACTCAGAATCAGAATCAGAATCAGAATCAGAATCAGACTCAGAATCAGGAACCGAATCAGACTCAGTTATAGAGACTGCGCAAGAATCAGGTATTAATGTCACCGTCGCCGGCCTCGCCGTCGATATCCCGACTATAATGGCACAATATTTTTATCTTCCAAATGTCCGAAATGACACATTATTATGGTGTTGTTATATTATGATATATGGTATTGAAAAATTCGAATGCGTTGAAAATCATTATACCGAGTCTAATACATTTAAATTTCACCTAGTTGAATATATAAGAACTAAAAAGACATTATTAAAACCTCACAAGATCGGATTGTCCGCAACAGAAGATACTCTAGTTAATAAACCGTTTATTAATCTAGAAACTTTTCAGGCAATCGCAATATGTTATAATCTCTCGGTATGTGTTATTCAAGACCGTAAAATCTTTGAAATTGGTCGGTCAGACAACGATACGAATACATTTATTATGGAGAAAATAAAGGGAAAGTATGGGTTGTATATCTCGTCGCGTGTACCACACAGCATCATCTGGACTACTCACGCGGAAAAGTATTTGAACTTTGTAAGGGACAGTTATTGGAGTATGGAGAATATAACTTCACCAATTCGGTCTATATCCGCATATAAGCTTCAAGACTTGATTGATATATGTAGAAAATTAAATATACCGGAAACAAAGGTAATATTGGGAGATTTTGGTTCAATTGTAAATGAAAAAAAGAAAACCAAACCCGAATTATACGAAGAAATATGCCGTTCTATATAATCACAGGCTAAATTAGACATTTCATCAGTATGATGAATAAAATTGAAAAATATATATATTATATGAATAAGTGTATAAATAATTTCCTATTCATATATATAGTAGAATGCCGAGAGCCGTTGCGTCATCGGATAAGCAGTCAGAATTTTCCAATATTGTGTCGTCGTATTTAGACGGTCTATTGGATAAAACCGATGGAATACCTGAATTAGAGATACGGTTTGGTACTCGTGGAAACCAGCCAACAACGAAACAGAATTTCGATAATGTGATACAGAAGTTACTTGCGTCTGGTTTCAGCTTTTCAAAAAAGAACGCATACTCGTTGAAAATACAAAACGAATACGTTGATTCTCACACAGGACAGACCAAACTTTCGCTTATTCGTGCGGAAATCCACGGAATCAATGACGTCCAGAAGTATTGTAAAACAAATATGCCCGATGAGAAATACATATTATTCACACAGAAGATGTATGCGCGCAAACCGGGAAGCGGTGGCGGTGGCGGTGGTGGCGACGACGCATCACCAAGACAAGACACAACTATCCATCCTGTTATCTTTGACGATTTCAATTTCAAGGTAAGTTATCAGCGTGAGAAACGTATCGCAAATACATCAACCCTTGCGCGGTCGATTATAAAATCGTGGAATGATAACAAGAAGACATTTCGGTATATAAACCGTTCAACATTAACACACCCGGACTTACCCTTTCAGCTTGACTTGAGTGTTGTGAAAGAATCGCATAAAGACCGTGCCGGATATATTTCGGCGTCTACGTTTGAATCATCCAAAGTGTTGGAAAGTCCTATACGGTATGAAATTGAGATTGAGGTAAACAATGACCTCGTCGGTCCCGGCACTTCATTTACCCATCCTAAACATTTATTGGATACCATACGTCGTGTTATAAAAATGGTATTGTCGGGCATTCAAGAAACTAATTACCCAGTTTCATCTGCTGAATTACGCAATATACAAAGACGATATTACACGCTACTTCACCCAGAAGAGAAAGATGTTCGGTCAGAGTCAGAGTCGGGTTCTGACTCTGAGAATGATGAAGAGCGCGACGAGCGCGATCCAGAAAAGAAGGCCGAAATGAAAGAGAAACGCCGCCACGCAAAAGAAGTCGCATCCGGTTCAGGGACGGTGGGACGCACAATCCAATTACGCCCCAGGAATTTTATCGGCCCGTGCTCATTCACACTTCAAATGCATAATGTGCGCCCATTGAACCCGGATTCGAAAGTTCCGAATATTCGCACGAATTATTCAGTGACTGAAAAAGCGGATGGACATCGTAAACTAATGTTTGTTGCGCCAAAAACCGGGCGTATCTACTTGATCGATATGAATATGAACATCCAATTTACTGGCGCGGTATCTTTGAATACCAAGTTACACAACACATTACTCGACGGAGAACACATTATTCATAACAAAAATGGCGATTTCATCAATTTGTATCTAGCGTTTGACGTATATTATGTCCATAAGTCCGATGTTCGTGCGAGGTTGTTTTACCCCATCAATGAAGAAGAAGTTCTTACGAATTTCCGACTTCCATTGCTGGTAAGTGTTATCAAAAACCTTCAGGCAAAATGTGTATCTGGAGGCGCAGATTCGTTATCTCCAATACGTATTGAGCATAAGCATTTCGAGGTCGCGGCGGTGTCGGGGGGCGGTGTCGGGGGTGGGGGTGGGGGTGGGGGTGGAGGCAGTGGAGGTCGTCAAAAGACAATCTTTGATGGATGTGCGTCTATTTTAAGAAAGTGCGCTGAGCATCAGTTTGAATATCATACAGACGGACTTATATTTACGCCGTTGGATTGTGGCGTTGGCAGTAATACACGAAATGATGGAAATGCGGGACCATTATTCAAGACAACTTGGAATTATTCGTTCAAGTGGAAGCCTGCGAATATGAATACAATCGACTTCTTGGTCACAACCAAAAAGGGCGAAGATAATGAGGACCTTGTGAGCAATTTATTCAAGTCTGGGCTAGATATGTCGAGGTCTGTCCAAATCCAGCAATATAAAACGCTTGTATTGCGTGTTGGCTATGACGAGCGTAAACACGGGTATATCAATCCGTGTGTATCTGTCATTGAAGGGCACACGCCTCAGAGTCATAGTTCTGGTGGTGGTGGCGCTGCGGGCGGCGGTGGCGGTGGCGGTGGCGACGAGTCATTAGCAGACGAATCATCTGGTGACGGATATAAACCAGCGCCATTTTACCCGACATATCCTTATGATAATGACGCACACATTTGTAATATTATGTTGCGCCCAGATGAGGCTGGTGTTAGCCAAATGATGACACTTGAAAATGATATTATTCAGGATGAAACTATTGTGGAATTCAGTTACGATGAAACAAAACCGGTAAATTGGCGTTGGGTACCTCTTCGTGTTCGACACGATAAGACGGCCGAGTATCGTGCCGGTGGAAAGAATTATGGAAACGCATATCACGTCGCCAATAGCAACTGGCATTCAATTCATAATGCGATTACACCAGAGATGATAATGACGGGTGAAGATATTCCGGATGAACTCGTAAATGATGACGTCTATTACAATCATTCCGCCTCGGGCGGTGGCGGGCGCAGCAGCAGCGGTGGATATGATATCGGCGGCGGCGCAAAAATCAAAACGTTGACCAAGAGTCTCCGCGATTTTCACAATTTATACGTGAAACGTAAGTTGATATTAAGCGTTGCGAAACCCGGGAATACACTCATTGATTTCGCGGTTGGGAAAGGTGGTGATTTACCCAAATGGATTGCGGCGAAACTCGGATTTGTATTCGGGATTGATTATTCTAAAGATAACTTGGAGCATAAATTCGATGGGGTCTGTGCTAGGTATCTTGATATCAAAAAGACGAAACATAATGTTCCCGCGGCGATCTTTATCCACGGGGATAGTAGTAAAGAGATGCGAACGGGTCAAGCCGCCATCAGCGAACGATACCGGTTGATTACCCGCGCTATATTCGGTGAAGGAGCCAAGGATGCGAGCTTATTAGGTCGTGGCGTTTATCCGCATTATGGTCGCGCCGCCGACGGGTTTGATATTTGTTCAGTCCAATTCGCCGTTCACTACTTCTTTGAGAATATTGTTAAACTTCACACATTCCTTCAAAATGTATCAGAGTGTACAAAATTGGGCGGGTATTTCATCGGGACTTGCTTTGACGGTGTTCGTATCTTTCAGGCATTGTCGCGTTTAGAAAATGGGGATGAAATCAGTGTTATGGAATCTCCACAGGCCAGTGGAAATAGCGCAGACGACAGCGAACCTCGAAAAATATGGTCAGTTCGTAAGAAGTATCATCAGGCTGAATTTGAACCGGATAGCAGTAGTGTTGGGTACGAAATCGAAGTATTTCAAGAATCGATCAATAAGAATACGGTTGAATACCTCGTGAACTTCGAATATTTAACGCAGTTATTAGAGAATTACGGTTTTGATTTGGTTTCACCGGAAGAGGCTGCTACGACATTGGCATTTCCAATGCCTGATGGAACAGAAACATTTGACGGTATGTTTCATCAAATGGAACTCGACTGTAAACACAAATCGCAGCAATCGCAGCAATCGCAGCAATCGCAGCAATCACGTAATGAATATGGATCGGCGATGTTTATGCGCCCGGAGGAAAAACAGATCTCGTTTTATAATCGATATTTCATCTTTCGCAAAAATCGGAATATCAATGCGAAGCATCTTAAGAGCAGTTTCCTTACGTATGCGGGATTACAGGAGGAACAGGACCGCGCAGTATTAGACGAATCAACCGAAAAACTCGCATTGGATAAAATAGCGCGCGCATCTGCGCCGATTGATGTTGCGTCAAAACCAGCGATTGCGGCGCATATCATTCAAAAGAAAGCAGAAGACGTGAATGTCAGTGGTAGAGAAGGAGCCGTGACCGCCGGAATGGGATCAGGATCAGGATCGGGAGCGGGCGCAGTTGTTCGTAAAACAATCAAGGCTAAACCAAAACCAAAACCATCAGTAGAAGCGGCAGACGCAGCGGCAGCGGAAGGCGCATCAGCACCGATAGAACAGATCGAAAAGAAGATAAGAAAACAAACAAAGAAGATGGTAATTATTGATGATTCGCCAGCTCCTCCCACCGCGCCTAATGAATCTAGTAGTGGTGCGGCAGTAAAGAAAGTACTTCCTCGTAAAAAGACTGAGAAGTTATCTGCTGTGGCTGCGGCCGCAGAGTCAGCATCTGTCGACCCTAAAAATAAGACAAAAAAGAAGCAATGAACGAATGAATAGAAAATCAACTTATAACGATTTTATGTTATTATGTAATTACCGGTGGTTTCATTTCATCAAAGATGTTTAAAAAATCACCAAAGAATAATTATTTTTTTAATTCAAAAGATATACCATCTTCATCAAGTATGACTGTGTCAGCCTTGGCCTCCGCCTCCGCCGCAACTTCAGCCTTCGCGTCAATATCAAGTTCACTGTCATCTCCATTATCGTCATCAACGACGACCACTCTAAACGGTAACGGTATAAATGTCGGTTTATGTTATTATAATCATTTCAATTTACCACAGGTGGGTTTGTGCTATGATACGTCTGGAAATTATGTGCCATTAAAACTGAACATAGAATACGATAACACAATGGGACCCTATATTTCTGCGTCAGTTTATTCACATTTATGTGATATTAAAGCACAAATCGAAAAATACCAAGAACAATGGGATAATATTAAAAAGTTTACCAATCCGTATGAATATATACATACAAATGTCGCGGGAAATAAGACTAATATCAGTAAGCTTAGACCATTATCTAGGTCATTTTATAAAATGATCGAGATTATGACAAGTAACGGTATACTGAATAAATATCCTGTTTCCTCGGCGCCTGATTTAAAAATGGGAATAAACACATTTCATTTGGCTGAAGGACCTGGTGGATTTATTGAGGCGATTTCATATCTTCGCGGTACTGAATATAATAAGGTTAGAGATGGTAATATGAATAGTCTACCACTACCTCCTTATGACGGACATGGAGGAGACGCAAAGACGGTCCAAATATTAAAGAAAAATACCGAATTTCACGACGAATATATGAAAGAAATAGAACATATGAAACTAACTCGGCGTATATTTGAAAGTTCAAAACATCAACAAATGTTACATATTGACGGCTCGGGCGCAAGCCATTCGCAAGCGCAAGGACTGATTCATCCACCGATTTATGGGAATGACCGCTATTATGGTATGACTCTTGTTAATGATGATCCTATATGTCCCGGATGGAAGAAGACGCGCACATTTTTAGAACATAACTCAAATGTTATTATTGAAACCGGTGAAGATAAAACGGGAAACTTGATCTCGCTTCAAAATTTCCGATATTGCGCTGCGAAATACAAGAATAAGATGGATATTGTTACTGCTGACGGCGGATTTGATTTTTCGGTGGATTTCAATAATCAGGAAAATATCGCGACGCAACTTATATTATCCGAAGTGTTTTATGCGCTGGCACTACAGAAACAAGGCGGTACATTTATATTGAAAATATTCGACATATTTCATAAACCAACGATTGATATTCTATATTTACTATCGTATTATTATACAAATGTCACTATAATGAAGCCATATACAAGTCGTGTTGCGAACTCAGAGAAATACATTATATGTCAGGGGTTCAAAATCGCAGATTCTGCGCAAATCATTCAACAATTTTGTGATGTATTCTCTGATACTGGCTTAGAGAAGGATGTAGATAGCAGAGACAGAATATTATCATCGTTACTTGCGAGAGAACACGAACTTTATTTTTTGAATAAAATAGAAGAATTGAACGCAATGATTAGCTATCAACAAATCGAGAATATTACATCTACACTAGCTATCATAACAAACCATAAAAACTCTGAAAAATTGGAACAGTATAAGAAGACGAATGTAGGTAAATGTATCGCGTGGTGCGAGCATTATGGTATTCCTTATAATAAACAGAGTGTTATGTTACAGACGACAAATATCTTTCTTCACCGGCCATAGAATAAAATGGTCTAAATATATAATGTACTAATATGTATTATCCCGGTAATATACATATTATGCAAAACACGCTACAATTTATTGTAGGAAATATAAAAAAACCGAAAGAACGTTTCGAGACGATTTTAGAACCCTTACAAGCGGTCCTTCAAATCGGGCTTCTTTCATTTTATCCAATTGGAAGTAAACTGGCGATTCATAATAATATACTTACTGTCCAAGGACCCGGATATACACAGCACGTCAGGCGGTGGTATAATAATGATAAGAAAGAGGACGTGTTTTACTTGTATAATGTATTTTCCAGGTTTCATAAATTTTATAAACACGTACTTGATGACAGTGGTGCGGGTGTGGGCACCGGTGAGAACCGGAAACTGTTTTTATTATTGATTGACTTAGCGAAAACCGGTATTAATAATTTGACCAGAACGTATAACCAAACCGATAAAATCCATATTCTTCATACACTTCAAATGTATAAGGGAATGCTTGATAATCCGGAGTTGGTTAGGAGGTTAGGCGGCAGCAGTGGCGGCACACCATCATCATTAGCCACTACAACTTCTGTTATAGATGATCACGACTCTGACGCTGATGATGGTGAAACGATGCCACGTCAATTTCCTTTAAAAGTGAGGGGAGGCTCGGCGGCTTCATCTATAAACTCGCCCCCATTGCGTCCTTTATTGACGCCTGTGGCGGGGGGGGGCGCTGGCGCGGGTTCAGCCAATGTCCCCCCCATCGACAATATAATGGATAATAATGTCGACACTATTTTCATTAAAATTACGGACTTGTATTCACAAGAGGATTATACTATTATTTACCATACACTCATTAAAATACAGAACGACGCACAATATTATACGAATTATATTGACGGCCTTAATAAAATACTCGAACCTGCGAATATTCGCATCAAAAAATGGATTGATGACAATATTGTGTTCTAATGTCGGCGGGCGTGTCGGGGCGTGTCGGGGCGTGTCGGGGCGTTAGTCCATCTCCAATTTCACCCAGCACGGAATATAAGGCGCATTCGATAATTCGCCTTTTATTTTACGAGAGAATTCGGGGAACGGGATTTTGATTTTTGTATCTTCGCCTGTTTTAACAAATTGGTTCAGTACTTTATATAGTTCGCGGATAGCGGGATAAGAAACATTCATTTGGAGTTCGGTGAGTTTCTCGATAATGGGGCGGATTTGTTCGCGGCGTTGTTCTTGGGTTCGCTCGGTAGCGTGTTGTTCTATTTGTTGTTTTTTCTTTAAGTTCCGTTTCCAGTGTTTGCCTTTGCCTACAGCAGCAGCGGCAGCGGCATTACGCGTATTATTCGCGGGGATGTCTTCGGTGGTCGCGGGATCGGCCGCGGGATCGGCATCCGCAGTGGTCGCGGTAGCGGTAGTAACAGACGACGCCTGAATATGTATATCCTCCATATCTTCCGGAACAAGAAGAACTTCTTGCCGAAGAGCATCTTCAAATTGCGTGTCAGGTGCTTTCTCTGCTTCGCGTGTCACCAACGCGGCGATATCGGCGGCGGAGCTTATGTCCATTGATATAGAAGAACCCATTTATGTATTACTATGATAATATTTACAATAAAAATACGATACTGTATATATTACATATTACGAATAATTTTATACCTTAATCAAATAAAAAAGGTATATTTTATTTGATTTTGAATTTTACGGTTTTTAGTGTATTTTTATGATGGCGTGTGCGTGTGTTTGTTTAAGGTTGTGCTGGTGCTGGTGCGGGGTGATAACGAACGAGTGATTCTGGCTTCATCCATTGTTTCCTATAGACAATGACGTATTGATTTTGTGCGGCTCCTCCCATTCGAACTGGAATCGAACGAACACCACCACCACCTTGTTGACTCAAGTTTTGCCTTGAGTTAATCATTTCCAGAGTTGGAATCTCGATGAACTCGCCGCGGTCTTTCATGTGAGTTCCTCTCTTTTGAGTGTTTTTGGTTCCGTCTTGATTGTATTCGTCAGCACGTCTTGGCTTACCATTCGACGTGTTTGGGCGAGTGAGATCTTCGTGACTGAAGTTGATGTGTTCGGCTGCCCATCTATCAGCTGCTTCTCTAGTAGAATGTTGGGGTGAAGCAAACAGCGTCTGTTCTGGGAGTGCCTCCGCTAGTGCTGCGGCAACGTCATCTCGGTTCAATCCAGTGGAAACTGAATGATGAACCATTGTTGGTCTTGTAGTCACTTTTCCGCCTTTGCTTTTCAGTGTCGTAGACGAATAGTCAGACGTTTTGTAATCACAACCGCCTTCAAACCAACTCAAATACGACTCAATTGCCGCAACATCTCCATAATGTAACGGTCTCCACGCAGGCTGGTCCAATTCAACACCTTCATACTCGTATGTATTGCAGAAACGAGCAATGAGGCCCTGTGCGGCGCTTGTGTCGTTTCGCCCACGAGGAGGCTCTTCGAGGCAACCGCCAACGTGTGTTCGTTCAATTCGTTTGGATGCTCTCCAAAAGCCCTTGATGAAGATGATCGTGTGAGCGTCTGGTGCGGATTTCATTTGAGTATCGATGTCATCGACTCTTTCTTCCGAATCGTATTGAAACCTCTTCCATCCAAGTCGTTGTGCGACCGTGTTCATCCAGCCCATCAACACGGTGGATTTTCCCAACAAGCGGATTGGAAAGTATTTCTTGGTTGGGCAACTCGCGTATCGGTCTTGCCAAGATTGAAGAAACGTGTGAACACTTTCAATAGAATCGAACGTCGGAGCTTTGCGAATCCGACCTTCATTCAACATCACGCGAAATCCCTTGTAGGCTGGTCCTGGTGCCAACTTGATTGTTTGTGCTTTGTTTTTCCAAGCCTTCAAATCCCACAACACCGCATCAGGGGTTGCGGAAACTTGAAGAACACGGATTGAATTTCCAATAGCGTATTCAACATTGACGAGACCGGTGCTTTGAAACATTGTCGCCATTTTCATCTTACATCCAGACGCGATGTGGCATTCATCATTGGCGATGAATCCATTTTTCAAAACCGAAATACGGCCTTGGATTTTTGAGATTTCGCCACGGTGACGAATATTGTCTTTGAATGATGGGATCATGCTTCGTTGCATGTCATTTTTCCACTGAACGTCGCTCATTCCAGAGAGAACATATGCGTTTTCGACTGGAACGCACATATTGTCGTCAATGTGCGTCGTCAATTGACGACAAACCTCCAGCATAACGCCGGTCTTACCTGCTCCGGGTTGTGCCACCAATATGGCGAGATGCTTACCTTCTTGAAAAGCTTGAATCACCTTCTGGGCCGCTTCTTGTTGATTCGGGTATGTCAGCTGACATCCTTCGAGACGTTTCATTCCTTGCATCATCTCGTATTCGGCGTGAATACGAGTTCTCTGACAGTCCAATTGTAGTTTTCTCCTTGCGATTTCGGCGGCGGCTGATAACATTTGTATTGTAACTGATTGAACCACGGTATATATTAAATTCGTATTTTAGCATTTCAATTTTTTTATGGTTCAACGTATTCATCACGTATCATACTTTTCTAAAACACGACATCAAACTCGTCATTATACATTGTATCACCCTTGTGAATATTAAACACCTCACGAAAGGTCTTACTTCGCATCAAGGGTACATTCGTTCTAATCTTCAGGTCAAGATGCGGGTTGGTAAGAACCTGTACAAGGATTTCACGGCGGTTAGCATATTGCCTGTTCTGAATCGCGTAATACGTATAAAAATGTTGAAATGACATTGTGCGTATATGATCTCCAGACACTAATGCCGACGCAACTGAAGACGCTGGTGTAGACGTATTACTTACAATGCTGTCGTGGAAGCAATGAAGTGCGTCTTCGCAAACAGCTAAACCATTAATATCTGCTAAATTCTCAGATAACGAGAGATTTCCATCAATGACGAACCCATATTTTTTGCTAATATCTTCATATTGCCGACGAATACTGGCAATCTTACCCTCATATTTCGCAACATCAGGTCGAGTCCACCAGTTTTTAATAACGCCTTTATAATCGAAAACACGCGATTGAACGTGTAATGCGTGAGAGATTTCGTGGCCAAAAGTGAATCCAACTGTGGCAAGATCGTATTCATACCCTCGCCCAAATTGAACGTTCATACTATGCATATACGCAGTAGGAATATAAATACTGTTGGTCTGTGCTGTATAATACGCATTCACAATATAAGACTGGTATCCAGTGAGTTTTAATGTACTCCAGTTCATAATATCAATGTCTTCGGTTGAAAGTTTACTGTTTTTATCGGACCCTGACTCGGACCCGGATCCGGAAGAATACTTCGCCAGTTGAACCGTACGTTGAACGCTTCGCTGAAGCAGATTTCCCCACGCATCTTTTGGGTCGTATTCTATATGGGTAGGATCTGGTACCGAGAGATTGGATTCCCCTATCCGAAGTTCAATTGTGTTCAGTTTTTTAAGCGCACCTTTCTTGGTATACGCCGATAACCACGCATTTTTATTGATACGGTCTTTATAACATTCCAACATTGTTGTTCCAATCTCTCGAACCTTCGAAATCATATCTTCATTTTTATACCTCCTGGTGAATTCATCTGACATTGTCTTCGGGAACGCATAACCCAATCCTATAATTGGAAAATATTCTCTCGGAAAATGTGTATCCTTACCGCGGATAAGTGTTTCATTAAAGTCAAGTATAATCTGCCGCCATTTATCGTGAAAACAGATAACTTGACGCATATAAATAAAGAACCAGTAACTCTTCCACTTATCAGACGCCCATTCCTTCTTAAGAAGGCACATCACTGATTTTAAATAACCTACTTGATTAGAGACAAAATACCGCGGGATATTGTCCGATGGATACCCAATATGTTGCGCCATCTCTCGCCAATCAAGATCTGTAAGTTGAACTGCGTCCCCTGTCAACACTCGAGTCGCTCCACGAATATTGTGTTGGTAATGCGGTGACTTCAACCTGGTTTTCATTTCACAATCACAATCACAATGTGGTGGAATATCTGGATGTTTTGCGGTCTTGTACATGTCAGCATAATTCATATCAAAACGTGTGTCTATCGAATTCATCAGTCTCATTAATACGCACTCGGTATCATACACATCTTGTGCTTTAATATTATGGGTCTTTTCGTAATCACTACCAAGACATTTCGTAAATACATCGTCTATTAATTTCATAAATGCGCGAGTAATACGCCGTTTATACTCAATATATTCCACGGTTTTGGTCTCTGGACCATTGTCGTCGCTGTCGCTTTCTATGGTGGTGGTATATTTGGCGGGGACGCCACTTTTACGTTTATCACCTCCATACTGGTGTTCACGAATAACAGTTGTATTACTGACATTTAATCGGACTCCACGCATATGTTGTTCTAGAGTTTTGTCATCTAAATAAAACCGATAATCGTATAATGATAATGATGGTGATGATATATGTGGGGTAATATGATTAGGTGTATATTCATCGGGAAATAATGTCCATACAACTGGAAGTGCCCATTTTATCATTTCATTTTGATTCATAACCCCTAGAAATTTATAGAGGTTGTTTTCCTGAATCATATTATCATACATAGCGCAAAAACTAGTAATGTGGCCCAGTATTGGTTCTGGGTTTAAATTTAAAAATGAAGTATATATATTCTTCATTTGGTGCGCCACGCTGCTGCCGCTGCTGCCGCTTTTACTGTGTTCTTTTACATAGTCGTGATACATCGTAATCACATTTTTATACATTTCATCCTGTATTAATTTAAAATTATCTAAAGGACGAATGTACCTTAGATCTTTGGGTAATGTCTTTGGAACTTCTTTTAACCATTTCTGATTCGCCCATAAATAGAAATTATTACGCTGTAAATTGTCTTCGTGAGTGTTTCCACGTCGTACTGTTCGGTGACTGTGACCGTGACCGTGACCGTGACTGCGGCCACGAACCCGATGTTTCTTATGTCGTGTGTGTTTCTTTCTAGAATACACCATTATCACGAATATACAATAGTTATATATTCGTGATATTTAATTATACCTATACCTATACCTACTTCTAACAGCGCAGGTGCGGGCGTTTCACAGCACGATTGTATAAATTACAGTCAGGCTTAAAAACCTTGCTCTTGATGAAGTAGGGTGCGCCCATTGATCCACCGTGGTATTGACCAGCATTCCCCGCCGCAACCCCGTAAGCGGACTTAAACGATGCTCCATTCTTGGTTATGGTTTCTAATTTCAGTCTCTCAAGACGTGTTCCAGCCGAGACCGCGCCTTGAACGCCATATTTTGTATTGTTGGGTTTATGAATAACGGTGGTACGACATTTTACACTGTCAGCTGGGTTAGCATAAATTCTCTCGGCATTGCCGCAATTGGTTGAGTAAAACACCTGCGAACCTGTCTTCGAGTCGCTTGGATTTGCTGGATCTCCATTCGCAAGGACATACTGATTAGGGGTTGCCGTCATTTTTGAAAATGTTTGCTTTTGCTGGTATGTCATGCATCTGGCCTGGAGATAAGAGGCCGTGTTTGTATGATACGCACGACTTACATTTGTCGAACCACTTCGAACAATACGTTTTTTCGGGTTGAACGAGAGATTCTTGGTTTCATATATTCCGGTGTTTATTTGATATGAACCAGACTCACCAGGAACACCAACCTGTTTATAACCGGGATTCTGTACGATTAGGTCTGGTGTACACTCGCGCAGGAATGGTCGCTGGATATTCTCGACGAGGTAGTTTTGTTTGGAGGCAACACGAGAGTCACATCCACACGAAGTTCCTCTAAATACGATACCGCCTGGACGGTCGATAAAACCGATAGTTGGACGTGATTTATTAGATGATGATGGCATCAAACTTTTACGCCAATGCTTGATTGGACGCGGTTTAAACCTGGAATGCTTGATAACGTCTTTTGTATCAGGGAAATTACAGCATTTGGTATCACGACCAAAATCATCTGGGTTGCTTTCAGATATTGGGCCGTTGGTGGCGGGGCGGGTATTACCAGGATATATACTCCGAGTTGTAGATTGCTTGGTCGAGCGTATTGCGACACGCATAGTTCTAAAATTAAGTGGCCAAGATACGAAGTTCTTACTCATCGTTGGTATTTACTATTTATTAAAATAATGGTGGTCTATTCGTATATTACAAGTTGATATTTTAATTTAGTATGTATATGTAATAGATTCTACCGACCTATACATTATTATGTTCGAATATATACAATTTTATACGAAAAACCTTTCAAATTTTACAGTTCTTCTTCTACTAGGATTTATTATTGCAATCTTGGATATAACGATACGGAAGGTTGTGAAAGGTGTATATCTAAATGTGCGAGAAAATATGAAATTAAAACACGGTGGCAGTAAAGAAGGACTGGAAACTAAAAGTGACGATAAAAAGAAGACCGACGATAAAAAGAAGGCGGATAATAACGGTGATGAAGCAGCTGATGATGAGGGCGAAAGTTGCCCCAAAGATTGTAACGCAGTTGAAACATTACGTAAACGCCTTACAGTTCTTATTGAAGATGCGACTAAATTACAAACAGAAGTAAAAGAAAATAATGAGATTATTAAAACACAGCAATTTATAATAGAAAATCTAAAAAAAGGGGTTCAAAAAATAGTTGAGGCTTCCAATAAAAAAAAGTAAACTAAAAAAAGTAAACTAAAAAATAAACTAATAATAATAGTAATAGTAAACTATATACGAACTATGATATTCGGGTCATTTATTCACGGAGACAATAATATATTTAGGACAACAGTATCTGAGTTTGTAAATGATACCAATACACACCCAATTATAAAATATAAAGCATTTATTGGTGTATTTCTACTTGTTTTATCGGGAATTGCTGTATTGACTTTATTACATGGGGGTCGTATATCTGGGCATAGTTCATTGAAGCATTTATTTGTTCCTGTATCTGATATTCGTAATAAGTACACTATAAACGACGATAACAATATTTTTGATTATGAATATTCTAACAATAAATATAACGATAATAAGTCTGGCGCCGCCATTTTTCGTGAAGCAATTGAAGGGTATGATGTAAATACCATCAAAGATAAGGAAACGCCTAAAACCAAAGATGGGAAGGTAACCGATAAAAATGGCGAATTTGTAAGTGCTGATGTAAAAGGTATGGAAAAAGAACAGGCTTCTAAAAAAAACAATCCGTGCGCTACTGATTGCGGGAATTATATTGAACTTAAAAGCAAGATAAATGAACTTTCAAAAATGGTCGACGAAGTGAAATCTCAAAAAGACAGCATCAAACAAACATCCGACGCAATACAAGCATTAGGTAAACAAATAGAGGACCTTAATAAAACTCTTTCTCCTGGCGGACAGGTAAAAATACAGTTATAATACAAAAACTGTGTCTCACCGTCCCAGTTGATAATATTATATCTTCTAATTATAACACTGTATTAGTTATATTAAATTAAATCATTGAAATGTCAAATCCTAAAGGTGATTCGTCATTTTTAGGGCCGTCCTATGATTATTGGAAAAGTGTAAAACAGCCGAAGGAAATGGGGATGTCGCCAGGTTTCTCTTTAAGAACACTTGCGACAAATGTAGATGGTCTACTTTCGTATGTAGAAGTACTTGTTACGGGTGGAGGTAATGCGAGTGTAACTGGCAAACCACTAGGCAATAAGTTTTTTCTTAAAACAACTGGAAAATGTAGTGAAACAAATCTTGATAAATGGCGAAATGAAAAACAAGAAAATGAATCGTGGGAAGCAGCATACGAAAATGTAAACGAAAAAGAATCAAACAAAGAAATAACAGAGGATGAAGCAACTAAATTGAAAAATGCGTTGATAGAACAAAAGAAAACGCGTGACGCAAAACGCGAAAGAGAGAAGAAGATTGTTGACCGATGGATTTATGTGAATAATATACCCGATGGATCGATTCCATTTATCGCAAGTGGTGCTGACGGAAATACATTTAATGACCTACGCGGTTTAATTCCTGGTGCTATGGGCAATTTAGGTGCTTTAAATCCGGTTCCGTTATTTAAAGCATTTACGGCTGGAACGTATCCGGATTGCGCCAAGATTACATTACAAACGGTTGATAATAATAATAATAAAAATAGTGAAAGTCGATATTTGGCGCTTATTGACGTGATGGAAATGAATCCGTGCTCTTTTCCAAACAAAGTGAATCCTGCCAGTGGGGCGACGTGTCGCGGAAGTGAAGGGTATACCGGACTTGGTGAGGGACACAATCCATCATTGAACAAGGCAAATGAAAAGGCAAATGAAAAAGCAAATGAAAAGGAAAAAGAAAAAACACCAGATATATATAAGAATCAATACATGCTTGTATCTGAAAATGGTGAGTCGATTGGGATTTATGAAACTGGGAGTTTAGCTGGTTCTTCTGGAATTGCGTATCAAACAACTCATCGTAGCCCCCTGAGTTATAATATGGATAATAGTAAATCCTCATCATCATCTGAACTTTCATTTGCGAAATTTGGACCGAATATGAAAGACGAAGTGTCGCTTCCAACGAAAGATGTTATCGATAAACACAATTCGCATATTTCATCATTTTATAAAGATGAATTAGATATAATAGATAATGACCTCGAACACGCTAACGGTTCAGAAGGGTATGAGTCGATATTGGCAAAATTGTCCAACTTAATTCAAAGTATTGGTCGAACTGACGATAACGGAGAGGATTTATCGGACATAAAAGGTGATACTATGTCACAAGTATATTACTATAGTATTTCTCTCATTATGCTTTATTTATTGTACAAAATATTATATGCTAAAAAATAATAATAATAATATAAACACTTATGATCAAGCGTTCACAGCATTGACGATGTTTATATTATTTTGTAAGGTTATTCTTTAATGTCTGATGACGATTACGACGCTTATGGTGGCGATGTGTTTTATTTTTACGCACATTTTGAACAAAATGGTTACGACCACCACTAAATAATGAAGATGATGTTGATGGGAGTGCGGGTGTGGGCGCGGGCGCGGGTGCGGGTGCGGGTGCGGGTGCGGGTGCGGGCGTGGGCGCGGGCGCGGGCGCGGGTTGTGATGATTTCGCTTCTTCTGATGATGATTGAAGAGGATTAGCATCCGCAGCAGCAGTGCCGTCAACATCTCCACTAGCAGTTAGTGGCGGTGGTGGTGATGAAAGTTGTGAGTCAAGTGACGACGCTGACGCATCTTCTTCATTGTTTACTGGTATTTCTGGTAATGATGAGTTAAGATCGGCATCAGAATCTGACGCAGAGTCTGAGTTTGATACAACAGATCCAGTGTCTGATTCAGACCCCGATTGTTCTTCAACCGCAGCGCCCTCACCTGTTACGGTATCCTGAGAAGAAGTAACTTCAGGGCGTACAGTGGTGTCGTCGGCGGCATCGGAGTCGGCGGCCACTAGTTCATTTTCTGAATCTGAATTATCGATTTCTGGAGTTTCTAATTTGGGTCTCGCCATTTCAGTATCATCATCTAAACCAAGACCTTCAACTGGAAATCCATTCTTGTCCGCGTGTTTTTTTAAGTATAATTTTAATTGTTTTACCGAACCTTCAATTGCGAAAAAAGACGCGAGTATATTTGAAAATTCTGTATTGTCTTTTTCAGATTCCGATGATGATTCTTCTTTTTTCTTTGAAAGTTCAGCCTTATACTTAACTCTCAAATCATCATATTTTTTGCGTAAAAGTTCCATTTTGTCAGCAATTAATCTGAAATCAGTGTCATTATCTTCGTCTTCGTCATCGTCTTCATCTTCACTAACGCTGCTTTCACTCCTGCCATCGTCGCTTGCGCCTTCGCTTGTTTGAACGCCTTCGGGAGCAGAAGGCGTAATTCCTAGAGTTGCTTTAACATTATCAAAAAATGATGGTGTTTTGTCAGCTGGAGCATCTGGTTCTGGAGCCGGAGCCGGAGCTGGAGCCGGAGCTGGAGCCGGAGCCGGAGCTGGGGCTGGAGCTGGAGCCGGGGCTGGAGCCGGGGCTGGAGCCGGAGCTGGGGCTGGAGCATTATTATCAACTTCGAGAGACTCCACATTCGGTTCTGGCGTAGAAGATGTAACACCTAATCTTTGTAGAAATGTTTGTTCTTCTTCTTTAACTGGCTGTGAAGTCATACCAAGGGTATTATTATCAATTTCATTATTAGATGAGGGTTGGGGTGGAGACGACGCGGACGTAATTCCTAATGTTTGTAATAATGATGGAGATTCACCCTCTTTTACAGGAGAAGTTACAGCAGGAGCATTATTACCATCTACTCTGGTTGCGCCGGCTGTACCTTTTACATCTGGTTCTGTTTTATCTCCACCAAAAATACCCGAAAATATTCCTCCATCAGCTCCACCTATTTGTGTTTGATTACGTTTACTTTGTAGTTTCGCATACGAATTTGTTATACTTGATACACTCGGCATTGTCGTATGTTGTTGCTATACTATTATAATATTGCGATTTTATAATTATACAATTTCAGCAAATCGTATAATTCTATTATTCTATATGACAAGGCAATTCATAATTCAGAACTTGATGCGCTTGTGGAGCTCAAGAGCAACGAGACCACCAGCAATCTGAGCAAGAATGTAAGGAACCACATCAGACATAGGAATCTTGCCGGCGGCGGCCATCATAACCGTAACCGCAGAGTTAAAGTGACCACCTGAAATATGGCCACCCAACATAATCGCGATGGCTAAAGCCGCGCCAATCGCAATAGCATTGCCAGTGGCGATAATGACATAAAGGAAGAACACCGATCCAAGGAACTCAACAAGATACTTATTCAACATTTCGTAGCGTTATACAATAATTTAATAAAAAAAGTTTGTCCTAAATATGTTGATATGTTGATATGTTGATATGTTGATATGTTGATATGTTGTTCGGAGTTCATTGAAAGAATAATTATCGGCCTGAATGAAAAGATGTATTCGCACCTTTTTTGGCCGGGGCGACACATCCACCCGAGCGGCAACGGCGAAGCGCTTCTTTTTGAACTTGAATAACTGGGCTTTTAAATGTTAAGGTATCTCCTAAAGGTGTGTGTGTTGAACTATATCCAATAGAATGAATACGCCTAGATTGGATGTATGATGACGAATCAGTGGATGTGTATATCTTCGTTTTCTTATTAAGAATTGCGTTGTATTTGGTATCATCCGAACCAACCGCACCAGCAGTGCGTAAATAAGATGCGCGGTTCATCGCGAATAAGGTATCTCCCGCAGAAGGTCCAAACTGTTCAGGCATATTTATAGCTCGATGTGACATTGTTGTATGTGTGTGTATAGGTTTTGTTAGTTAGTATATTATGATAAAATAATGTATTTATCAAAATAATGTTCACGTATTATTTATTATTTAACGACGGATCGCGCGTATAGCCGACTGAGCAGCGTTATTTGCGCCACCAAATCCGGCATCATTATAGGTTCGGTTCACAGCCATCTGCTTGCGGAAACGAACGTAATCAGAGCTGTCATATACGAATTTCGTGTTACAAGTGGCGGATGGAATACCGGTGGAATCTGCTTGTGCGCGAACACCACCGGCTAAACCGCGCCATCCCGAAGTAATACTCTGCTTCGCGGTCGTGACTTGATTCGAACCGCCAGAAGTGTAATTCTGGCGAGAAAGATAGTCACCGGCGTTGTTCACCACGCGAAAAGGGGTAGCAGCAGGCACAAGACCGCCATATTTCTTGCTTGCGGCTAAACCATTCCAAGCGTTACGAAGCATAAAACGGGTCGTCTCAAATTCAGAACTACCCTTCATTGTTCCATTTGAAACAGGATGAGGGGAAATACCTTTCACGCCACCGCCTAAAGAAAAATTCATTGAAGTGTGTATAATACCGATATAATATTATGGTATATATTATTCTTCGTTTATTATCCATCGCAGCGATGTAGCGATGTAGCGATGTAGCGACGACTACGTCATAATCCTCGGTGCCACATTCATCGTTGCCAGTTCTTGAAACAGCAATTTACACGCATACGGTATCTGAACCAGAGCAAAATCCGCGCGGTTGTCACACGTCTTACATAAGTGAATACTCCGTTCATCGTTATACGACGCGATAATTCCGCATTTACGACATACGTGTACTTCATATTTATCCGAGCAGTCATACATACGCCCTCTTGTAAAGCGAGACGCACCGTGTCCCACCATCGCATCACGCTCCATTTCACCGAAACGTAATCCACCATCACGGCTACGACCTTCCGCTGGCTGGTGTGTGAAATTCACCATCGGTCCAATCGAACGACTATGCTGCTTGTCATTTACCATATGTTTCAACCGCTGGTAAAACACCGGACCGATGAAGATATCTGATTTGATTTGTTCGCCAGTCAGTCCATTATACAGCAATTCATTGCCGTTCATTTCAAACCCGACTTTCAGCAACTCTTTGCTGATATCCTTAATGTCATACTCTCCGAACGACGTCCCATCGCCGAATAATCCTAAATTCACGAGAACCTTCCCGAGCAACGTCTCTTTCAATTGCCCGATCGTCATACGAGATGGAATTGCGTGAGGATTGATAATAATGTCGGGGCGGATTCCTTCCTTCGTAAACGGCATATCACACTCTGGAATAATGTTTCCAATTGTGCCTTTCTGTCCCATTCTACTAGACACCTTATCACCAATGACTGGCTTCCTGAATGCGCGGACACGAACTTTACAGAATAAGTATCCTTCACCATTGCTGTCAATATAACTCTTATCTACATAGCATTCCTCTGATGTATGGTAAGCGCGGCTGATGTCTTCGTATTTGAGAACTTTCGTTGGGTCATTTCGGTTGTCTTTGATTGGGACGACCTTCCCCATAATGATGTCGCGGTTCTCAATAAATGTATTCGCTGGCATAACTCCACGTTGGTTCAGTTTGTCGTAATTCCCGAACTTCATCCCCTTGGTTTTGGAGGGGTCCGGATGGCATCGGATTTCCTCATCGCCGTTGATTTTCTTGTCCTCGTCCTTCTCCGTATGGTAGATTGTCGCAGAGAACATCCCGCGGTCGATGGCACCTTGATTCACGAGGACGGAGTCTTCCTGATTATAGCCGGTATACGACATAATGGCGACGATGAGGGGTGCGCCGGAAGGGATTTCCGCGAGCTCAATCATCTGCATCAGGCGTGTATCCACGAGGGGGCGATGAGGGTATGTCAGGACATATGCGGTTTTATCCATACGGCGATGGTAATTTGTGACGTAGATGCCGATGGCTTGCTTTCCCATCGCGCAGTTTGAACTCGCAAATCCATCGCCGGCGATGAACGAGTGATTCTCGCTTTCCACTTCAATATCGGAGACCAGGCGATTTGATACAGGAATAATGCTGTGAACCTGGACGAATTTGATACATAAGGCGACATCGTTGAACACACCGATCCGTAATTCTGGGTCATCCATCAGTTCTTTCACCGTCTTCCACCCCGCATTGGTTGAAAACCGATGGTCTTCCGTCGCAATGATTTCGCGACCAGATATCGTGGTTATCTTGTATACGGGTTGCGTATTTTCTTGGATGAAATGATTTACGACGCGGGTCTTGGTTACTTCAAATGATGTTGGGTGATATGTTATTACTTCGTCGCCGATTTTGACATCTTTGATTGCGACACGCCGACCATCGCTCATCAAGACGGTCTCGTTAATATCCAAACACTGATAAGTATTCCTAGGTGCCTGATTATGCTCTGGAAACGGAATACACGACGCCAAAATCCCGAATATTGTACTCGGATGAATCTCGCAGTGCGAATACCGATAAATATACGGGTCCATCAGGTTCTCTTCATTACGATATAAGTGCTTTGGACGCATCGCAATCATACTCAACGACTGCTCGTCTGGGTCGATATATTCAATTACACCGTGGCTCGCTCCTACGTCGTTCGTGCTCGTGCTCGCCCCTACGTCGCTCATATGCGTCAACAAGTCGTCCCATTCCAGTTCTCGCGACGCTATCCGCAGCAACATATCCCGCGTGATATACAAGTCGTTAGTCTCCGGGTTCACAAGAAGAAGCGGACGCATCAACCGACCCGCATCATTACAGATACGAATCTCCGCATTAGGATAATCAAATATCACCGATGTGTAAATATTAATAACTCCGCGCTGCTTCTTCAACTTGAATTCGGTATATAGCCGAATAGGATCCTTCGTAATACCCACCCAGATTCCGTTTACAAACACTCGAACTTGGTTAAATGTATCGCACGGGGTGAGCGTCTCAATCCGCTCAATATATTCGTCGATATGCGTGTGAATCGAGATTGGATTGCTGTGGATTGTCACGTGTGTCATATAACTAATATTCTTGACGACACCAATACTTCCACCTTCTGGCGTCTCCGCAGGGCACAGAAATCCCCACGATGTATTGTGTAGCTTGCGCGGCGGAATCAGTTTTCCACTCTTGTCAATCGGAGTATTGATACGACGCAAGTGACTCAAACTCGATGAATAGGTGAGACGGTTCAGCACTTGGGCGACACCGACTTTATTGCTGGTGAGACTCTTGATTCCGAAATCACCGGTTGAAAGAGCGCGTTTCAGGCCGTTCTCGATGGTCGTGGACTTGATGATTTTATACATATTCGTGTCATTTACGATATTCAGGTAATCCTCTGTAGACCGCCACGACCCCGTATTGATTTCACGGACAACCTGTTTCGACATATCCTTCACAAGTTTGTTGAAATAATTGCGGAACAGATTATTCAGAAGTGTTCCTGTCAAATCTACGCGCTTATTCAAATAAGAGTCACGGTCATCTTGCTTGCTGATTCCAAAGAATGCGCGCAATAGTTTGTGCGCCATATATCCAAGGAAGAATATTCGCTGTTTCCCCGTATTACAGTGCGGGAATAGATCATTGTTAAGCACTTCCAACGCAAACTCGCGCTTTTTGATTGCGCCAGTCTCTTTGTCCATATTGATTGGAGTGAATATCACCTGTGATATGAAATATCGAACTGCGTCTTCTTGTGTCATAATATGGTTGGCGTCGATGATGGATGCCTGAAGCGCTTCCAACATTTTTGTCTTATAATCATCGTTGCCTGCGCTATCACCACCCGCACTGGCATTGATCTGATATACAATATACTCGCAAATCTCACGGTCTGACATAACACCAAGCGCACGAAACACGATAAACAGCGAAATCGGTTGCTTCATACGCGGGATTTGAATGACAAGAGGGTGGCCAAATCCGTTCTGTTTCGCAACCACCATCATATTGATTTGCTTTGGTGAAATACATTTGCTGTCAGGGATGGATTTGATTTCCGCAACCCATAGCCACTTGTTGTTGTTTTTCGCGACATTATAGCAAACAACGCGATTTTCGGCCGCGCGTTCTTGACCGAGGACAGTCTTCTCACTGCCATTGATAATGAAATATCCACCTGCGTCGTGTGGGCACTCCCCCGTGACGTTGTGATCAAGATGGTTGTGCTGCGTCAATACACAAATACTGGATTTCAGCATAATCGGCAACTTCCCGATTTGAACCTTTGGGAAGTTCTTGTGAATGATGGTCTGCTGATTCGCGCCGGTTCGAACGATATATTTGATATTCATGTCGACTGTCATCATTGCGGCATATGTGAAATTGCGAAGTCGTGCCTCTTGTGGAAACATAATCTTGGTTGCGCCCGTATTTTCGTGGATTTGTGGGCGATACAAATACAAATTACTAAATGATACCTCCACCTCTAGGCGGTGTTTTTGTGTTTCTTTGTCATAATCTTGGTCGGAAACGATACGCACCGGGTTGAACATATCAACCGTGCGTTTCAATTGAACGTTCACCATATCGTTGTATGACTCGATCTGATGCCGAACCAATTGTTCCAAATGTTTTCCTTGAAAATATGAACCAATAAGTGTCCATGGTTCTTCAATATAAGTTCCTATTCTAGCTGTTATTTTCTGCGAGAGCGGTGCTGTTTCGCTTCCATCATCGACATCGGCGGCGATGTGGTGCTTTATTTCCGCAGCTGGAATTTGATATTTTGAATAACGTGGATTCATATTTTCATAATTGGGTTGTTGCTCTTCGGGATCGTGTGTATTAACAATCTCCGCGGCGGGGGCGGGGGCGGGGGCGGGGGCGGGGGCGGGGGCTGTTTGTCTTTTAACAAGTTTCGGCATTTTGAGAATTGACCCTTCTACGTATGTATATCTAGGGTAAAACTATATTACAGATCAATTTATTTTTATATTGTTATAACGATATTGTCTTCGAATTCTAATTACTGCTTCGTAAACAGATATAAATGTTCATATTGATATTATATTACCTGTAAGTTGCGTAATTCTCGCATCAATGTCGAATATCGATAACAATAACAATAACAATAACAATAAGAACAACAACAACAACATCCCGCCACTAAAAAGACCAAGAAAACGTAATAGATGGTGGTATCATCACCGTGCGCCATCTACACTGGAAACCAATGACGACGTCAATAAGAATGACCATCGTAATAAACATCAGAAAATAGATGTGGCACCAACGTTAGAGAATACGAATACGAATACGAGCCAAGATACATTAAAGAAATATGAAAATGAACGACGTGAAAATGAAAAACAGGTGGCGAATATGGAAAAACAGTTACACGACTTTTTTCACAAGACGAATACACCATATACATATGTAGATGAGACTGGTGTATATAAATTCGCACCAGCTCAGGCACCTCCTTCGCAGGCACCACCACCGTCTCAAACTCCTCCAATAGAAAATCCATTTATGAATATAACATTTAATCCATTTATTCCGTCTACATCAACAGCACAATTGTCTTCTTTGTTTTCCGCGCCGTTACAATGGCCATCACCGTTTAATTCTAACAGTACGACAGTACCTGCGATGACTACTGCGGCGGAGCCGGCGGTGGCTGCGGCTTCAGTTATAGTACCAGAACCGGAACCAGAACCAGAGATAAAAGATATTATTATAAATGAAGAAATCAATCATATTGATGACCTTATCGCATTATGTGACAAATATCCATTAATAAAAAATGTTCGTTATAACATTAATATGATTGCTATTCACGCAATACACGATCCGTTAGTTGACTTGTCAAATATGATTGGTATGGATACAATTAAAAAAACAATAGTCGACCAGATTTTGTATTATTTACAAGAACTCCACGTGCCAGTGGTTCGCAATAAGAAAAAAGAAGATGATAACACGAAAACGGTGGATTCTAATAATGAAGAACCGTCGCAGTCACCGTCACAGTCACAGTCACCGTCACAACCACCACCGTTTCTATTCAACCCATTTGCTGGCCCATTTATAAACGCGCAAGCTGGGACTGATATCCACCCTCGGATATTTGATTTCAAAACATTAAATCAGCGCATCTCTGAAAACATTAAAAAAAAAATGAATGAGGGTGGGGGTGCTGACTCTATGAATACAGATTTTATGGCACCTACAAAGGGTGATTTTATGCATACGGTCATATCTGGCCCACCTGGTTCAGGTAAAACTGAAGTTGCGAAAATAATCGGCCGGATTTTTAGTAATCTTGGTATATTAACCAAGAAAACATTTAAGAAGGTGAGTCGTAATGACCTAGTTGCGGGATATTTAGGACAAACCGCAATTAAAACGAAAGATATTATTAAGGCGTCGATTGGTGGTGTGCTTTTTATCGACGAAGCATATTCTCTCGGTAATTCCGAAAAAAGAGACAGTTTCGCAAAAGAGTGCGTGGACACGCTATGTGAAGCGCTGAGCGAACATAAACATAATTGGATGGTCATTATTGCTGGGTACGAGAAAGAACTCAATGATTGTTTTTTCAGTTTGAATGAAGGGTTGAATTCGCGGTTTACGTGGCGGTTTAATCTTGATAGCTATAAACCGGGTGAATTAAAATCTATTTATGAAAAACAGGTGCGAGATTTTGGTTGGACGATTGCGTCGGCGTCGACGTCGGGAGATAAAAACTCGCAGACATTACGAGATGAGTGGTTTGCGACGAATATGGATTATTTTACGACATATGGTCGAGATATGGAGACATTATTTACGAAAACGAAAATCGCACATAGTCGACGAGTATTTTGCCTGCCTCGATCCGCCAAAACCGAGATTACGATGATTGATTTAGAAAATGGGTTCAAATTATTCATTGAAAATCCGGAAGTGAAAGAACGGAAAGATCGCGGGGGTAGCGGAGCTTATATGAAAACACTTTATTTATAACCCACATATTATTCGTATTTTCTATTGTAGTATCTTATAGAGTATATATAAGATACTTCATCACTGCCTTAGAGGTTAATTGGTGGGTTAAACTATACATTATTATCATAATGAGCGATAGAAAAAGTATAACAATCGAATCATCGTCATTACTTGGTGGTGGTAGTGGTAGTGGTAAAAGAGGAACACGACGCACAAAGGGGAGCGGTGGTGTCGATGGAAGTAGCCGGAAAATACGACCGAGTTCAATCGTTCAACCAAGCACTCTAAAAAAAACATTATTGGAACGAATTAAACAGCATCAAAGAATGCGAGAGCAAGGACGTGACAGTGGTGACCGTGAACACGAATTGAATGGATCTTCAGATAATAAAGAACACCGCACGAATGAAACAGGAGATTCGTCGTCTTCGTCGTCGTCGTCGTTTACACAATCAATGGATTTCTTACGTAAATTAGCATTAAAAAAACGACAGAATGCGACACAGCGGCGGTCGTCATCGTCAATATTTCCATCCATTTCAGTAGAAACCGCCAAAACGCCTGAGGCTAAAATGTTAAATCAAGTCGCAGATAATTTACACAATGGCGAAATTATTACAAATACGGGTTTGATTGGATTACCTGTAATTAATACGAATATTTCATCTATTATCAACCAACCACAGTCAACGTCGTCACCGATGTCTATGTCTATGGCCACTGCGACAATACCAGTTGTATCATCAGTTCCAATGATGACTGGAATGTCAATGCCAGGCATATCGAGCTTACCATTTAGTTCGAACGAACCAACTACCCCAAATATAACTGAATTAGCTAATATTTATAATTCAACGATTGCGTCTGGCAAGGATGATGTTCCGAGTAATTCTGAAACCAGTTCAAATACTAATAGTGGCGTGAAACCCGACGACGATTTGCCTATTCACGTTCCTGAGAATCCAGAATCGTTTTTACCGTCTATATTTATTAAAGAGGCACCACCCCACGGGTGTTTGAAAAATGGGTCTAAACCAACATTTCGTGAATGGGCAAATAAAATGCTTCATAAACCGGTGGAAACTATCAAGAATATGTTTGGCGGTGGAGATGATGGAGGCGGTGATGGAGGCGGTGACGGTACACAATCACAAGGACTGTCTGAAATGGATGACGGGGGAAGCAGCAGCGGTGGCGCTAATAAAACATTAACAAGGTCACATGAACGCCCAGAAAATATTGCTGGTATGCGCGTGAAAATCCGTAAAACACGGAAAAAGAAATATCGTATTGGGAAACACGATGATGTTGTCGGTGTATTACTAAAAAATAAAGAAGCACAACGACATATTCAAAAACAGCATCTCGCACTGAAACAGAAAACAATAGGCGAAATACGTAAACATTTATATGAACATCATTTATTAAAAATTGGTTCTAATGCGCCGCCGGATGTTCTTCGTAGGATGTATGAAGACTCTATTTTAACAGGTGACGTAAAAAATACGAATAAGGGTGTATTATTACATAATTTTATGTCTGGAGAGTCGTAGGCTCGCTTGCTCGCTAGCAATGCGTACATATATACACCGTATTCTCCGGCATCGAATGCCCCGCCTCATCACGTGTATTAATATTATTACCCCGTGGAAACAACAGATCTTCCAGAGTGCGTCCGTGAATATGAAATTTCCGCGCCTTTTTCAAAAGAATTGGAATATCGCGTTGTTGGCGTTTTTGGATAAGATCATCATAAATATACTGAATCACATAATCAACCAAGTATGTTTCCAATTGAATAAACATCGGATCGGAACGTCCGATATTACCGATTTCACACGTATCTGACGCCGCTGCGCCACCGCCACCTATATTGCCGTGATGGCCGTGATGGCCGTGATGGCCGTGATGGCCATTGTTTATGTTTCGATTATTCCGCGCAAAATCCTCGCTATAATAATCGTTTATCCTGATAGGAATATTGAAATTGTAATTCCAAAATGTATCGCAGGAAATACGCACATCCAGTGTAATCATCGGTATATTGTTTTTGCGAAACGCGTCCATTGTGTCTATAATTATTATACTTGATATTATAGATATACTTTTAAGTAATATATCATTCGGGTCGGGTCGGGTCGGGTCGGGTCGGGTCGGGTCGGGTCGCGAATAATACATAAAACGAAGAGTCGAGTAATATATACCTAATATTCTAATTAGTAAAAATGAATATCTGTATACGTAATCCTCAAACGAAAGAATGGACATCGTCCGTGGGCCGTAGTGGCGGTGCTGGCGGAGGCGGAGGCGGAGTGTCACCAGCCATCCGCGACACGTATGCGGGGTATAAAGACCGCCCGAATTATTATCAAGAGAAGCCGCACATCACTGGCGAGTATATCGTTTATCGACCAGACAACGATCCATATTCGCCAACATATATCGCACGAACTGCAGATATTCCTGCTTTAAATGATGGGACTGGTCTTGGGGCTGGGTTGGGTGTCGGAGCTCGGAATAACCTCGCAAATAATATAATGATTACTCAAGAGATTCACGATCGTATGGCGTCGGCAGTGTCGTCGTCGGTTACTCCAATTATGGATATGAACGATGTCTCCGTTTTTATAGTTGATAATCCCGCAATGGCCCGCGCGAATTGGCTCCCTTCTCGCGAGTATCAGGCGTGGGCTTATCGCGATTTTATCTATGATGAACATCGAAGCATCAAGAAGTCGTATATGTCGCGTGGGACATCGCCAATGGCATATGATTCTAACGACCGGATTCTTGCGAATCAAATTGTTACCATCCCCTTGTCCGGTATATCGTCCAATATTGTGTTTAACATCTCTCGAAATGAGAATAATAGTGTATACTTCGAGAGAAATGACCTCACAGGATCTCGGGTAAGGATATGTGATAACGAATATGCGCGGGCGGGATATCTCGGGTTTTATACACGGATTACGATGGATGTGGGGATGATAGTTATCCCACCGTCACCGTCCTCGCCAGTTGTGGCATTGCTCTCTACCGCGCATCTCCCCGCGCCCGAAGAAACCGATGACGAAGAACATCAGTGTATTCTATGTTTCAAGTTCAGTGTCAATGTGCGATTCTCGCCGTGTGAACACACGGTTTCTTGTTCGGCGTGTTATTCCAAGATGGTGAAAAATGAATGCCCGGTTTGTCGGGCGATGATTACGCGGGTTATGAATGTATGATGCGTTCATATATTTCCTGTAACACTTCTTTTTTCTGGTTGAACATATTTCGCATTTGACAACACTGGTTAGGTGTGTTAAACAGAAACACTGGCACATTATGTCGTCGCAAACGCGACAATTCCCGCTTGGTTAGTGGCAATACTTCTTCAACTATTAGCGCGAGTTGTTGAAACAGAATATTAGTATATTTTGGTGCGAAATTATTCATCATATATGTAAAATAGGCCTGCTCGTATCTGAGACGCCCCCCTGTCATATGTTTTTTCATTTTATACGTTCCCGAAATAAAATTAAAAATCAATGTGTTCGCATTAACGCACATTATTTCACCTGTGGCGAAGATTCGATATTCGACATTCTTGTATGTTTTTTCTAGTTCAGCAAATAACGCTTCATCTTGTATCGCTTTTCTATACATAATATGGTGATGTTTTGTTCCGAATTCATACATATTGATCGTCTTTGTTGCGTATAATTGGGGAGCGTACCTGTGCCCGTGCCCGTGCGCCTGCGCGGGTGAGACTACGATAGTTTTATTGGTTTTCCGGTCGACACCGACGATATCCGCCACAATGTACGTATAATATGCGCCTGGTTCAAATTCCGCTGGATTGATAAGAAGCGGACTTACTTCATTGATGATGTCTGTGGTCTTCTGCGATGTATCATATGACTCGATATGAATATAGTAATATTTACCTGCATCTGCGTCAGCATCGCTTATTTTTGACGCAGATAAACCTTGTATATTATAAATGCGGCGCCACGGGTCTAATAATGTATTACGCGATATTCTTCGTTTTTCTAATGGAAAATTATGAATTGGAATTGCCGCGCTTCTTGTACGGGATGGGCTCGTAATGGCGGAATAAAATGCGGGATCAATTGATGACATTGGGATACGGATACGGATACGGATACGGATACAGGTATACAGTTATCATCGTTATAACTCTATATAGTTTACTAGAAGCGGAGATGATAATAAATCTATAATAAAGGCAAACTGTGGTATATATATATCCTATCACCGAGAGATATTGCTCGTTAATAAGACGCATCATCATCAATGGCACTTATTAAAGAGTATTTTACGTTAACTGAGAAATATACGGCAGAATATGGTCCCAATACGGTCGTTCTCCTTCAGGTCGGTGCGTTCTTCGAAGTCTACGGACAAATAATTACTCCGGCCGGAGGCGGCGAAGTGGGCGGTATTATATGTTCTGGAAGTCGTATCGATGATTTCTGCGTAATTTGCGAACTTGCGAAAGCAAATAAAATACCTGGAATTGTTATGGCAGGATTTCGCGATTATGGACTGGATAAGTATTTGAAGAAATTACAAGAGGCTGGATATACTGCGGTGGTTTACGTCCAGGATGGAGTCAAGAATCCGCCAGTGCGTGTGCTTCAGGGGATTTATTCTCCTGGGACATTCTTCTCTTCTGATATTTCGCCGGGAAGCGGTGGTGGTAGCTCGGGCGCATTGTCGAATAATATCGTGTGTATCTGGATTGAAAAAATGAATCGGAGTCTGACTACAACCGCCACTGCCATATTTGGTGGTGGTGGTGGCACACTCATTATGGGAATGACGAATATTGATGTTTATACCGGGCGTTCAACCATATTTGAAACAGAGAATAAAGATACACATAATCCAACTACTTATGATGAAGTCGAGAGATTTGTATCATCATATTCGCCATCGGAGGTGATTCTTATCTCTAATCTCTCGACGAGAGAAGTTGAAGACATCATTCATTATACGAATATACAGGCAAAAATGATCCATAGGATACGGTCTGGGTCTGGGCCTGTGCCTGTGCCTGTGCCTGGGCCTGTGACCAGTCCTGGGACACTAAAAGCCGAGAGATGTACTAAACAAGTGTATCAAATTGAAGTATTGAATACATTTTTCCCAGATGGATGGGTAAAATCTCTCGAGCAATCATTTATGAACTATGAAATTGCTACCCAATCTCTTGTATTTCTTTTGAACTTCATCTATGAACATAATCCAAACCTGGTTTCTAAGATACAAGAGCCAGTTTTTGAAAATATGTCCGAGAGATTGATCCTTGCGAATCACTCGTTGCGCCAACTGAATATAATAGAAGATGGTAATAGTGGTGGTGGTGGTGGCGGTGGTGGTGGTGGCGGCGGAGGAGGACGCTTGAGTTCGGTATTATCATTATTAAATCATACAATTACACCAATGGGTTCTCGGGCGTATAAATATGCGCTTTTACATCCCACATTTTGTGCGGTTGACCTAGAACAGGATTATGCCATTACAGAACATATTCTATCGGCTGATACTGGTACTTCTGGTGGGTCGGGATTTCTCTCGATGCGCGAGAGATTATCCTATATGAAAGATATAGAGAAACTCCATCGACATATTATTTTACGAAAGATTACACCCTATCATGTCTTTGTGTTATTTCATAATCTGCGTCATATCCGGGAGTTATATACGGCGTGTTCGAGAGATTCGTGTATTGACAAGTACCTTTCTAAGAGATGGAATATTCGGGGCGATGTTGTGGGAAAGACTACGCTCCTACTTGATTTGTTTGAAAAGACATTGAATATCGACTTGTGCCGAGATATTACGGATACTTTATTTGAAACAAATATTATTAACCGTGGAATATCTGATGAATTAGATAAACTCACTGATGAATATCGGATTACGCAGAAATCTCTCGACGAGGTACAGCGGGTATTGAATGAACTCATACAAGCGGGAGAACGGCCGTCTGGAACCGGTGGCGGTGGTGGGGGTGCGGGCGCGTCAGACCCGGATTATGTAAAACTACACGAAACTGATAAGATGGGTATTTCATTACAAGCAACTAAACGGCGCACGAAGATTCTGGAAGATCGGATTAAGAAACTTCCACCAGGACCAGAAGGTGGTAAAGTGATATCAATTGTTCTAGATAAACACCTTAACCGGGTATTATTGTTTGATACTTCTGCGTTGTCTTATCCCGCCGCATCTGGAAGTAATAATACAATCCATAGTCAGCAAATCTACGAATTATGTGCGGCAGTTGTATCTTTACGTGTTAAAATATCAGATATGGTATCATTGATTTATTACAGATTTATTGATTCATTACACGAATATTATCACGATTTTGAGAATATGACAGCTTTCGTATCAGCGATAGATATGATACAGAATCGATGCTATGTTGCGCGGAAATACCGGTATTGTAGACCAGTCATTGCGACAAGCGCAACAGAGGCGGATGCGGATGCGGATGCGGAGGCGGATGCGGATGTAGAGACATCGACATCATTTGTCCGCGCGTCAGGGCTTCGTCACTGCCTCATCGAGAGAATTAATGAAGAAGAATGTTATGTCACAAATGACATCGAATTGGGGGGTGACGGGATGTTACTCTACGGGACAAATGCTGTCGGGAAAACCAGTCTCATTCGCGCAATCGGTGTAGCAGTTATAATGGCACAGGCTGGGTTTTATGTCCCTGCGTCATCGTTTGTATATCGACCCTACCGTGCGATTATGACACGTATTCTCGGCAATGATAATCTATTCAAGGGCCTATCGACGTTCGTAGTTGAAATGTCGGAATTACGTGTTATTCTGCGAATGGCGGATACACACACACTCGTACTTGGTGACGAACTATGCTCTGGAACCGAAATGGATTCCGCAATTAGTATATTTGTCGCCGGTCTTCAACATTTGTATCGCGCTGGCGCATCGTTTATTTTTGCCACACATCTTCACGAAATCGCTGGATACAGCGAAATCCGAGAGATGTCGCCGCGGCTTCGCCTCGCACATATGCGGGTCTTCTACGACAAGTCGCGCGATACACTTGTATACGACCGGAAACTCCAGGATGGCGCAGGTGAAAGTATGTATGGCCTTGAAGTATGTAAGTCGCTTCATTTACCAGATGATTTCTTGGAATTAGCGAATACGATCCGGGTAAAATATCGCGGGGTAAACACGAAAACGCCGACAGCGAGTATTTTAGAGGACGCAAAACCGTCGCGATATAATGCGGCAAAATTACGCAGGTTGTGCGAATTATGTGAAAAGGTTCGTGGGACCGAAATCCATCATCTTCAGCATCAGGAATGTGCTGACGATGATAATTTCATCGGGCATATTCATAAAAACCATCCTGCGAATCTGGCGTCGATATGTGAAGAATGTCATCGCGATATTCATACGAGTGGAACCCAGCATATTAAAGTGAAAACGGGGAAAGGTGTGCGGATTGTGGCGAAACGCGGTGCGGACCACCCACCACGACCACCACCATCAGTGAATGCGGATAAGGATATTATATATTCATAATGTAACTATGGATAAAGTATCAAACACATTAACCGCAATCAAAGACGCGTCGGTGTCGGGCGCATCAGCCGTAGGCGGATTCTTTACTTCAACCGCAGAAAGTGGTGTATCCACATTTAAAGGAACAAGTTTAGGCGAATCATTTTTCAAGAATATAAGTGCGATTATCGTGGTTGTGTTTATTTTGCTTGGAGGTGTATTATATATAGAATTCGCCAATAGCGGATCACCAGGCACAAACGGGGCGGCCGGACCCAAAACACAATACATTGATAAAACGGTGTATATTGAACCGAATACCGGTCTCGACGCAGGGCGGCAATCGGGACGAGCCCTTCCAACTGATGTTCCGTGGACTGTTCCCGCATTAAGTATTAGAAATGAACTCACTGAAGCGTTTGGGTCTAAATATAGTGAAGCTGAACTGGAAAATATACATACAAAATGTAGCGATAAATTCTGTGTTATGAATCAGAAATCACCAGAGGATTTAGAGAAAGCGTGTAATTCGGTGACGGACCGAACGATGTGTGGTACGAAATGCTGCTGTGGATGGACGAAATACGTTGGATATGAAGGCGATAATGACCCAACCGTTGTTATGAATACTGCGGAGTCGAATGCGAATGATCCTAGCGGCGCTAGTGCGACGGTCCCGGGGAAGTGTGTTGCGGGGAACTCAAAGACGCCGTTTGACCGGACGGACTTGAAGAACCAGGAACGTGATATCGAGTATTATTATTATTTAGGACAGTGTGTTGGCGGGAGGGGGTGTATGAATAAAGGGGTGGTTCAGGCGTAATTATTATTATTATTATTATTATTATTATTATTATGTAAGTGTATTTTATACAGAAACTAATTTATAATAATAATAATGCCCAATAACCAGAACCAGAACCAGAACCAGAACCAGAACAAGATTGGTGGTTACAGATTTTCGCCATCAAGGTCTAGGAATAGAGACGCTACTGTCAAAAAACAACACGGGGCGCACGCCTCTCACAATTTGCCACACCCATTACAGAACCAATCGGAATTTCATAAAATAATGTCGCTGTTTCAATGAGTAATCAAATCATAATATTAATCGAAAAATTGATATATAAAAACAATATGTTATCATATATCAATACACTTCATTAAACACTCATCACCAACCGACGACAATGATTATCCCTGTGAAATGCTTCACTTGTGGCAAGGTTCTTGCCGACAAATACCGATACTATTTAGCCGAAGTGCGTAAAATAAAGCTTTCGCGCGATCTTGATGTTGACAAGGTTATTTACATGACTGCGGAATTTATAGACAAAACACCCGAAGGCGAGGTAATGGACACGTTAGGGCTTACGAAGATGTGTTGCCGCCGTCATATGCTTACTCATGTAGATATTGTTTAAGAGGGTATGGCATAAATGCTCCGCCACTGCCTATATTGATAGTCAATTATTTTTATTATAATAATAATAATAATAATAATAATAATAATATATATCAAATGGCAAGTAGTCGTAATAGTAAGAAGCGCTCTAGTCGTCGAGGTGGACGCAGTAAGCGTACCGAAAAGAAACTAAAGCACAAATGGCATCAGCGTGGATGCCAAAATCAAACGGGCGGTGGTAGTATTACTGGTGGATGGGCTTGGGGACCGAGTGACGTTCATCATCAAACAGCCACAAGCCCAGCTGGAAGCGACGTGGCACCTCATTCAATAAATGGCAATCATTATGCTGTTAATACTGGGACAGTAGCACCACCACAGGCAAGTAATGCTATTATTGAAAGGCAAAATACACAAACGGCCGGTCGTCGTCGCGGTCGTGGCCGCGGTCGGAAAGAAAAGGTTCACAAGAAATATTCACAAAAAAAATCGCGCAGGGTTTCTTGTCAACGAGGTGGAATGGCAGAATATTTACCAGAACTTGTAAATGCTTCAACACGAACAACATTACAGATTCCAGCCAGTATTGCGAACGCGTTACAAGGTTCAGCAACCCCATTTGTATCTGCGGAACCAACGTCACAGCCAATCGGTTCTCCGATTTCTTTGAAGTAAAAATCTAATAATTATATATTATACTTTCACCAATGGATAATATATACGCAAAAGTGCGTTCTTTAAGTACCCCCGCCATTATTTATTTTGTTGTCGCATTATTTTTTGTTCTTGGCCGGTTGTTTGGTGACATCTATTGTTATGCCCGGTCAAAGGAATGCAATTTAGAGGAAACCGTTTTACAAACGTTTTTTTTACTAATATTTACCGTGATATGGACGTGGGTTCTCAATACATTGTATTCTCGTGGATACCATAAAACTGCGTGGGTTATGTTGATTATCTTTCCGGGATTTTATATTTAGTTATATCATAATACTACATACACACACCCCCCACCCATCGTAATGGATATCATCAACCGTGTTCGTTCATTATGCACCCCCGCACTTATATTTTTCGTAATTTCAGTAATTTCATTGATGCTTATGATTTTAGACAATATTGAAAATACACATTCATATTGTTTCGGAAATGTAAGCTGTAATGTCGCGAATACGTCGATGATTTTTATGGTTAAAATCGTATTTGTTGTCGCCTGGACGTGGTTTTTAGATATATTATGCTGCCGCGGTTATGAAAATCTTTCGTGGTTTATTCTCCTTCTTCCATATATATTTTTATTAATAGTGATGATGTTTGTCGCATCTGAAATCAAGCACACGAGCAAATTAAATGAGGCGAGTGTCGCAATCCAAATTCAAGGTAACAATGATGCGTTTGGCGGAATGATGCGATTTTAAGTCACGATTATATACCCGTAAATCATAATAAACAATTTTCATTATGATTTCATATACAGAGACATATATAACACAGATATTCGTACTGGACGCATAAATATTGTGAGTATATAATAGAAGCAGTAATATATACGAAGTATGGATTCTGACCCAGAACTTCCGTGGAAAGTAATCAAGCGTCTATTTGATGACGATCCACAAATGATGATTCGTCACCATATAGACTCATACAATGATTTCTTCGGGAAAGGTATTTTCAAGATATTTCGCGAGAGAAATCCCATTATTCTACAGAAAGAGCAGGATCCAGATACACAAGAGTTTAATCTTCGCTGTGAATTATATTTAGGTGGAAAAAATGGTGACAAGGTTTATTTCGGAAAACCGGTGATCTACGACGATGACCGTGAACATTATATGTTTCCAAATGAGGCACGATTGCGCAATATGACTTATGGAACTACTATTCATTACGATGTCGATGTCGTATTTAAAATTGCTGTTCCAGATAGCGGCGAGGGAGGCACGGGCACTCGAATCGAAGTCACAACTGCGACACTTGAGAGAATTCTACTCGGTAGATTTCCTATTATGGTTCAATCAAATCACTGTATTTTACACGGCCTTGAACCGAAGGCGCGGTTCTATATGGGTGAGTGTAAAAATGATTATGGGGGGTATTTTATTATTGACGGCAAGGAAAAGACGATTGTTTCTCAGGAGAAATTTGCCGACAATATGATTTATATTCGTGAAAACAATGAAGACAATGTTTATACGCACGCCGCCGATATTCGCACCGTAAGTGAAGATGCGTCCAAACCTGAGCGTACCTTGTCCGTGCGTATCGTCGCATCAACATCTCTCCTCACGAACAAACAAATCGTTGTGAATATCCCGAATGTGCGTTCCCCCGTCCCTCTTTTCATCGTTATGCGTGCGCTTGGAGTCATATCTGACCGTGATATCCTCGAATTCTGTCTTCTCGATCTTGATGAAAACTCCGAACTCCTCGATAATTTCATCCCATCTATCCACGACGCGAACAAGATATTCACACAGGAAGGTGCGATCAAGTTTATTGCGACACTCACCAAATCCAAAACCATCCCGCAAGTCCACGATATCCTTATGAACTACTTCCTGCCCCAGGTGGGCGAGACGAATTACATCCAGAAGGCGTATTTCTTAGGGAATATGGTCTATAAATTACTCCGTGTATATCTCAAAATCGACGCCCCCACTGACCGCGACAGCTTCAAATTCAAACGTATCGAATTAAGTGGTACGCTGATTTTTGATTTATTCAAGGAGTATTATGCGCTTCAGCAACAACATATTCGTCTCTCGATGGACCGCGAATATTTCAAAGACCCAAAGAAATACGAGAAGAATTTTATAGGCCTTATCCAGATGAACTACCAGGAATTCTTCCGCGAACGCATCGTTGAAGACGGATTCAAGAAAGCATTTAAAGGGAATTGGGGTGCGACCGAGCATACGAAGCGGATAGGGGTCATCCAGGATTTGAACCGTCTATCATATAATTCGTTTATTTCACATCTGCGTAAAATCAACCTGCCGATGGATAGCAGCGCTAAAATTGTAAAACCACGTATGCTCCACGGATCTCAATGGGGAATGATTGATCCAGTTGATTCACCAGATGGTGCGAATATTGGGTTTCATAAACACCTGGCGTTTGGAACGAGGATTACAAATCATTGTTCGGCTTATCCTATGATGCAGTGGCTCCGAGAGGTTGTGAAGATGCATCTTCTTGAAGAAAGTACGCGGATGTTTCTGTATTATACTACCAAGGTATTCGTCAATGGAACATGGGTTGGATCGGTGACTCGACCAGAAGAAACGATGCGCCTTATTCGACTTCACCGACGTAATGCGCTTATCCCGATTTATATCAGTTGTCGATGGGATATTAAAAACAACGAAATTCACGTATACACCGATTCGGGTCGTCTATGTCGTCCGATTTTCTATATTGATGAAGAGACAGGACGACCTAGTTACGATAAAGACGAAATACTTGAAATGATACGTGGTGGAAAGGCATCCTGGGAGCAAATGACGACAGGATTTACCGCGAAGTCCGACCCGACATTTAAGGCGGCACACTGTAATTATTATACCATTGATGAGCTTTATGGTCGAGCACACGATACCTCTGCGTTGTCCGCAAAACAGAAGGTGACGGAGGATGTCGCTCGTGTAAATACGATTGAGGATTTCCGGCGTTTGAAATCGACGCAGGCCATTATTGAATATATCGATACTTCGGAGACGGAATCTACGTTGATTTCAATGACACATAAATTCGAGAGACCGGTGGCAGCGGCGGCGGCGAGCGGCAGCAGTGGCAGCGAAAGCGGCAGCGGCGACGACAGCGGCGGCGAAAGCGACCGCGAACCAGAAAAGAAAGATGAAGTCCGTCGTGGTATGACCGAGTCTGGAGCTCTAACACCCAGAACTCTTGCCAAGGCGCGAGAGTTGAGTCGACGCGTGAGTGATAAACTGCGAAGGGACGAGGCTGCGGCAGCAGCCGCCTCAGGCGTGGAGGGCGAAGAACAATCCGGCGGTGCTGGAAGCGACGGCGGAGGCGGAGCAGCAGCGGTACGTAAACACCGTCGCAAACACCGCCGCAGTAGCAGTAGTAGTAAGAAGCACCGCGGACTTTCATTATCCGCCGACGGAAAACATTATACACATGTCGAAATCCATCCATCACTTGTTATGGGTGTTATGGGAAACCAAATCTGCTTCCCGGAAAATAATCCTGTAGCACGTAATGTGTTTGGTTGCGGACAAGCCAAGCAAGCCGCGTCGCTTTATCACAGTAACTATCAGGTCCGAATTGACAAAATGGGTGTCGTCATCAACAATGGTGAAACTCCTATCGTGAAAAGCCGGTATTTGGATCTCATCAATCGCGAGGAACACCCCTGCGGTTTCAATGCTATTGTCGCGATTATGTCATTTAACGGATACAATGTCGAAGATTCGATATTATTCAATGAGGCGTCGATAAAACGCGGGATGTTTCGAATCACATATTATAATATGTACGAAGCACGTGAAGAAAGCAGTAGTGTGCGCGGAGCCCAAAGGGATACCCGGTTCGCGAATATTCAAAAAGAAGGAGCGATTGGTACCAAACCTGGATACGATTACAGTTATCTTGATGACAATGGTCTTATTCGCGAAAACACCGAGATGGATGATAAAAAAGTTGTAATTGGTATGGGGTCAGTCAGTATTCAAAACGAGGGCGGTCAATTGCGCGATATGTCGACAATGCCAAAGAAAGGACAGCTCGGGTTCGTAGATAAAGCATTTATGACAGAAGGCGAGACCGGTTTTCGTATCGGAAAAGTCCGAATTCGCGAGGAACGTTTCCCGTCGATTGGTGACAAGTTCTGCTCTCGTTGTGGTCAGAAGGGGACGGTCGGATTGATTATCCCAGAGAAGGATATGCCATTTACGAAGGATGGGATTCGACCGGATATTATTATTAATCCTCACGCGATTCCGACACGTATGACAATCGGCCAACTCATCGAGTCACTTATGGGGAAGGCGTGTGTTCTTCACGGGGGGTTTGGTAATTGTACCGCATTTACGAACAACGGGACGAAACACGAATCGTTTGGGTCAGTTTTGACAGAATACGGATATCATTCATCCGGCACTGAAGTGTTATACAATGGAATGACAGGAGAGCAATTGAAGAGTGATATTTATATCGGGCCCACTTACTATATGCGTCTCAAACAAATGGTTAAAGATAAAATCAATTATAGGTCGAAAGGTCCGCGCACCCAACTAACGCGTCAAACAGTCCAAGGTCGCGCAAATGACGGTGGTCTTCGTGTCGGTGAAATGGAGCGTGATGGAATATTGGGCCACGGTGCTGCGCATTTCCTGAATGAATCACTGATGGTGCGCGGCGACGAGTATCATATGGCGGTTTGTAATAAGTCGGGTATGATTGCGATCTACAACCCGAATCATAATCTATTTATGAGCCCGATGGTGGATGGACCGATTAAATATTCGGGGGCGTTGACGGATGCTGGCGGCGCAGGAACGGGCAGTGGTGCGAGTGCGAGTGTAATCCAAATGACGAAATTTGGTCGGTCATTTAGTATCGTTCGTATTCCATACTGTCTCAAATTACTTATGCAAGAATTACTTGTTATGAATGTTCAGATGCGTATTATAACTGACGATAATATCGACCAACTTCCGAGTATGTCATATTCGAATAATGTATATAAGGTGTTGAAGGATGGCCAGGGGGGAATGGGTGTAGATGATATCATAGAGAGAAACAGGTTGGCGGCGGGATTGAAACCGCGTCCTCCGGTATCGTCGTCGACGCAAGGAAGAGGGGACGCGGGCGAAGACGAAGACGAAACCGGAAAAGGCAGTCGCGTTTATTTACCGTCTCGTAGCGAGGCGGACGCAGATGAGGAAAGTCAAACATATATATTGGGTCCAGGTGAATTTATGAAACAATTCGACCCAGATGAACATCCGGAGGAAATCATCGCGGATTTGGATATTGATACAAAGACGCGTATTCATAATTTTGGTTGGCGATTCGCATTGAATCCAGATGTGGCCCGCCAGATGAAAGGGCAATACAGCAGCAGAAACGGTGGAAAGGTTGACGCGATTAATCCTAGTAATATGACTAGTGAAGACCTTGTTCTTGAATCCATTATTCTGGATAAAAATGGCGAACCTACCGACCGATGGACGATTAGCGGACGTCGACGCGACCGTGATTATCCTACACATTTTCCCGATGGTTGGTTATCTGGAATGCTTGTGTATCCAGATGATACCCCGATTGCGCCAAGTGATATGGTAGAAGAGTTGCGTAAAACACGCAAACCACTCAACTGGGTTCGCGCGATTATAACCCTTATTGAAAAGCGGATTACTCGAAGAGATCGCAGTGCTTATGAGAAGAACAATGATGTTATGGACGAAAATTCGCGAAATATCGCCGCGAATGCGAAAGAATTGGAGCGTGTATCTAGCGAAATCGAGCGCGCGAAGCGTGAAGGGAATGTCGCGGATGAGGAGCGTCTGAAGGTTCAAATGACGCGACTTACCGACGAACGTACGACGTTGAATGCGCTGCGCCGAGATCTTGAGTTCAGTTCGGGGAATGAAGAAGCCGCCACCGCCGCCGAATCGGCTGAAGGTCGGCCCAATACACCAGGTTATAGTAAAAGTTTCGATTATTCTCCAGTTGCTGGAGCGGGTGGTGGCGCCGCAGAGGATGCCAATCGTTTGCGCGGTGCGGTAGCTTCATTCAATGAGAAGATGCTTGATAAATATGGGTCTGATGATGAAAATATACCGATTACAGGCGCGACGGGCGCGACGGGCGCGACGAGCGCGAGCGAACCAAGAACACCGAGATCACCCGCGTATTCATCAATATTTGAAGGTGGCGGTCAACGTGGCGGTGGCCACACCAGTAAATTTATCCCACAAATCCCGACAGGTGTCCTTGAAAGTTATTTGAGTTCGCGTTATTCGGGGGGTGCGGCGATGAACCCGGTTCCGGCGATGGGTCCTTCATTTCAACAAATGGGTGGTGGTGGCGGAAGTAACCTTGGCAGTATGACAACGATGAATGTTCCAGTAGTTGCGACGATGCCAATGGCGGGAATGATGCCGGTTCAGGCTCAAGCCGGTGGCGGTGGTGGCGGCGGCATCGGTCAGATTATAGGACAAGCTCCGCAGGTACAGACCGCACAGCCACCAGCGGCACAAACAGGAGGCGCGCCACCATCTTCATCAGACCCAAACGCAGCAGGCGTTAGGACATTTTCTATAAATTTAAAGTAAATACAATACAATAAATACTAATCCGCATTTTAATAGCAATAAATTGAATAATAAAGATTTATTACTATTATATATCAAGAAACACACACGACGCGCATCAATGGCATCCAATACTACGCACGTATCTAGTGGAACGATTTCCACATTATTCAAGTCGAGAAATATTCTCCTTCAACTTTTGGCGAAACAAGGAATGGATATATCCAATTATACCGATTATGGTGTAGCTGAAATCCAGACAATGTATGTCAACAATCAGCTGGATATGCTCTTGACTACCGAAAAAGACATCCACCCATCACGGAAAGTGTATGTCAAATATCATTTAGCCAAAACGCTGCGCCGCGAAAATATTAACCATATGATTGACGATCTCTATTATTTAGAGCAAGCGCTTCAACCAACAGATACTCTTATTATTGTTATGAAACAAGAGGTAAATGATACCCTTGTCAATATTCTGAACGAGATTTGGGAAAAGGACGGTATTTTCATTGTGATTTACTCGCTTGACCGACTTCAATTCAATATCCTCGACCACCAATATGTTCCAGAGCACGTGGTTTTAAGCGAAACAGAGCAAGCGGCGGTTGTCAAGAAGTACAATATTACGGATATGAAACAATTGCCAAGTATTTCGCGATATGACCCGGTTGCTCTTGCGATTGGACTACGCCCTGGACAAGTTTGTAAAATAACCCGTCCAAGTAAAACATCTGTCACAAGCTTATATTTTCGATATTGTAATTGATTTCACGGAATATGGACGTGGACGACGCATCGTATTTTTTTATTTTGGTATTATAACAGATAGAACCAGTCATTAATTAAAATAGATAAAGATGGCGTGTAAGGCGGATATAAGTTATAATATAAACGGTACTGATTTCGTTGTGCCTGCGGCGGATACCGATCAGAATTCTAAATACGCAAAATTATTGGATGTGTGTCAAGCAACACAAGTATTAGAGAAATTACATAAACAGTTTACCGAGCAGTATGACACTTCAGGCGTTAATGTAATAGCTAATAAAACTACACCCAGCTATTATTTGCGAAATCAACCCACTAGCGCTTCAGATGCTACCTCTATAAATCGGTTTCATAATATTTCAACTGGTGTTTCTGGATTTACAGGAGATGAGGTTTATCGTAAAATGGTCTCAGCGATTTTGAATGGTCTAGATATTTCATCATCATCAACATACAATACTATTTCTAATGATAATGGCTGGGTCGGTGATTCAAAATTTGACAGCAGCTTTAATGGAATATTTGGCATTAAAAAGGCAATAAGTATGTTAGAATATAGAACAAATGGTATAATTTCCTCTTTGAATAAGAGTAACCCATCATCATCGTCTCAAGATGCGATTTCAAGATTCAATCAGCGTAAAGAAATAAAAAATACATTAGAAGAAGTGTCATATCGTGAAAATGAAATATACAGAGAGAAGGTTTTATATATTTTATTGATAATTGTAGGTATAATTTTGGTGGGAACGCAATTGGCTCAGAATTATTTTAGTGGCGTAGGTGGAGTCGGTTCTAGTGGTGGTAGTGGTGGTGCGGGTCTTGGTGGTTTATTAGGTTTTGGTGTTGGAAGTAGTGGAGGGTTATTTAGTCGGTTTGGTGGATTAGGACTGGGAAGCAGTGGGCGTTCTCATTTTGATATCGGAAATTTATTCAAAAATAGTTCGTATACGTTACAGCAACGGTAATTGAATTCTTATATGTTATAATATTAGATATCTTATATAGGATAATATAACATAAATGTCAGATATTGTATTAACAGATATACCGTATAATAAAGAAAAATCCCCACTATTTCCAAATTCTACACCATTTTCAATCGATAATTTTAAAACCAACTCAACGGGAAACGGGGGAAACGGGGGAAGCAGTAACGGTGATAAAGCACCAGTCAATATAAAAAACGATGCTGCTTTAGAGAATACACTATCAGCACTTATGACCGAATATTCAAATGACACCAATAATGATAATAAATCCAGCTCTGAAAAGAAAACGGAAGGAATGTTGACAGGAACAAGCCTTAATTTGAATTTGCTTCAGGGCGACCTTTTTTCTTATGGAAAATATGATACATTTAAAAATCCGATACAACCGTTTACGGCGTCGCAACATAGTGGTGGCTCAAATGGCGGAGTTGTTTCTTATAAAGAGGGGTTAACAAATGATATCAGTAGTTCGTCCATATCTACAACCACATCCGGAACAACCAGCGCCGGTAAAAGTCAGAAACTGCTTGATCTTGAAAAAAAATTAAGTGAATTAACAAATGATTATACGACACAGTATCGGTTATATACTGACGATTTACTTACACGATCGCGATTTCTTCAAACCAATAGTCAGTACTTGAATAAAATTATCCGTGACATTTCATATTCTGGAACTGATGTAAGTGCGGCATTTTATTATGTGAACTCATTCGGATATACACATAGATATAAGGATAACGATATTTCATCTGTTTTATTATACGACAAAAAAACGTGTCCAGATATTTCAAGGAATGAAAGTTTACCCAGTGATGATAAGACAAACCCCTTTAAATTAACATCCGGGTCGTTTATTGATATTAGCGGCAGTGGTAGCGCAGGTTTTAGTAGATTTGCTGATTATGCTAGTTATAATATGGCAGGTTACACTCCGTGTTTAACGACCAAAAATGTGAAAAGCGGGTCAATTGACCCTGAATATGCGTGGGTTGATGTAGAAGGCAAGAAACACGTGTATGAAAAGGGTGTATGGCCTGATAAGCGGCATTCATCGTGTTTGACGTCGATTGTAGGTGAACCGATTGAATTAACAACCGACCAATATAATGCTTTACCGACCGCAAGTGATACGCCAATGAAAGCAGAAAGTGAGTGTTTTCGCGCAAGTGTGGCACCAACTATCAATACCAAACTGGCTGAAATTAAGAAAAAGATAGACGATGTTGTTTCAGAAATCAAGGCAGAGAACCAGAACATTCTTAATAATGCGGCCAATACGACGATTATACAACGAGACAAGACATTGTCTGAAAAATGGTCCAATTTAGACGAAGACATTTTAGCCCAAATTAAACAATTACTTGGTAATTATTATTATCCAGCGGTCTACGTATTCTGGTGTTTCATTATATTGATTGCGGTATTAATGATATTCAAATTTGCGTTTCTATTTGTGTCACCCGGCGGCGGTGGCAGTGGCGGTGGCAGTTATGGGGAATCGGATTCTAGTGGAGTTTCATTATTAGGCGTTGTTATTATGTCTTTGATTGTTATATTTGCGGTCTATTACTATTTTTCGTATACATACAATCTTAATGTAGATATCACCCGGAATGACATAAATACCGTTTATACGGCGACTTAATTAATGGCCTGGATGGCCGGCAGGATGGACGAATTAACGGACAGGTGACGTGACTTCAGCAACATTACCAGACAATATTATAATCTGTATATATTGTAATATTGTAATATTGGTTCATATATACTAACACTATACTACAAACGTAATAATAATGAGTTATTCAGATTCATCACAACTACTTAATAAACAGGCGGAATTAAAAGCGCTTCAAACGAAATATAATACATATACATCAACATATCAACCGATTGTCGCGGCGCCAACTTCGATTGGTGACAGAAACGCAATATCATTAACACCTCCACCGCAAGGTATTCGAGCAGGTGAAGATTTTGGCGAATATTGGAAGTTTGTGTCTTCGGGAGATATCGATGCTTCAGCGTGTTGGACTTCGGCGACAAGAGACCCAAGAATATTTAAAAAGGTGGTGTATACCGGTATTTATAATACAGATAATACGTGGAATAAACAATGCTATGGTCTTGTTTGGAACGCACCAGCTGACGCATCATATAATGAATATGCCAATGGATATGCGACGATGGTAACAGCTGACGCAAACAGTGGATTTACAAGTGATGGTGTCGCATTAACATATACCAAAACGAATATAACTAGTCGAGATAAATTAAATGAAGCTGCTCAAATCGCGGATTTAAAGTCGCGTATTGATTCATTAATTGAGGAAATTGCTGTTGTAGCTGGTGCGTCAATTAACAGTGAACTTACCTCGCTGTCACAAACATCGGCAGATCAAAAGAGTTTGATTCAAAATATAAATCAGTATATGAATACAAGCGCTCAACAAATCGACGCAAGCAACAGTATTATCGATAAACGCAAAAATCTGAATATGCTTTATGAAGATATAAATAATCAAATCACGTTGAAAACCAAGAAATATAAATTCATAATGTATTTTGTGGTTGGACTTATTATAATAATATCATACTTATCTTATGTTTCCAAACTTTCATTATTAGAACAAATCGCCGAACTCGGAAATTGGATGAGCTGGGGATGGTGGACTAATTGGGGCGTTATCACATTTGTAGTTGTTTTATTAATCGTGTCTTCATTTGGATGGGATATGAAAGGAAATATTGCGATGATTTTTCGGTATATATCTGATCCAGAATTTTGGACCGGACAAATGTGGTGGGTTGGTATATCATTTTTATTAATAATTGTTGTATTTGCGTATGCGTCATTTAAATCATTTTTCAATGAAGCCGCCATTACTTTGGATAAATTGGGTGAATAATAATTAAATGACGACAATATTTTATGATTATATAGTAGTAATCATAAAAATATGTTTTATCAAAATTCAAATGATTTAGTAAAAAATGCCACTATGAAAACAGGACACGTTCAGAATTCAAATGCGACCCAACAAGAGATAATACAACAAGTTCATCCTATTAATGGTAATGGTAATAGTAATATAGTCAATGGTGATCACGGCGGTGGTGGTGGCGGTGGCGCTCGAGGCACAGACACGCATTCATTAAGTATCGGCGCGCAATTCCAAAATGCTATTCAAAATATATTTGGTTCTATTACTTCTGGAGGGTCATCATCCAATACCGATATTATTGAAGGAATACAAGGCAATAACGCAGCACCTACAGTTGCTAATCCGGGCTCAGGTCCAATCGGTGGTAATGGAGATGGAGATATGACACAACTCGCGAGTTCTACTGTGAATGAAGATAAAGCATATGTTCAGCAAGAAAATACTCACCAACGCAAAGTAGCCGCGGTAGATAAACTTCTAACACTTGAAAACAAGCAAAGACTTGGCGAATGGGCGAAGATCATTGACACGGCGGGCGTTTCAAAACACGGTTATATAACTAAGGATCGTATATTTCAAATATGGCTAGAAAAAGAACCGAAAAACTGGTTCGAAACATTGAATATGAAACAAAATAGTGGGGTATTAGGCTGCCCTGTAGCCAGTGGAAACCTTAAAAAAATCGAAATTGGTGTGAATTGGGATGCGATTAAACCATTTACGATGGTATACGCAAAAAATGATAACAGTCTTACTACCCCACTGTTTATGCTAACAAATGATGGGGTTCGCGATGTTAAGCGCAGCAAAGAAGAGAGTGGTTTATTTTCGTGTGGAAATGAACGAACAAATGTATTCGTAACAGAACGTCCATCGGCCGATTTTGATAATTCAGCAAAGACGAATCGTCAAGGATGCTACATTGTAAATACTAACGTGAAAGATCAGACCTTTAAGGATCGCGGATTTACGTATCAAGAAGATTTGTTTGAAGCCTCTATATCACAATGTAAACGCCGGGCAGAAGATTTAGGTAGTTCTTATTTCCTAGTATCTGAATCCGCAAGTGGCAAACATCCCAATAAGGGAGGGTGCTGGGTGTATACTGGTAGTGGAGAACCAAACTTGAATGGATTATTGACCTACGATGAAGGTGCGACAAAATGTAATAATGCTAACGAGGTCGAAGGCGATGAAGATGGTTTTATGAAATCATATGGGCCTACAATTTTACCGCGTTTGTATGGAAATTCAAGACCGGTAAAATCGATGGCTCTTTATTCATTAAAGGTCGGTGGGCCGACTGGCGTGGATTCGATGAATCAAAATGGTCGAGGTTATGTTGGTCGTATCGCATATATCGATCATAATGGCGAGAGACACGATTACCCTGAATCAGCACTTTCCTATATTAGATCGGGTGAAAAGGATAAAGACAAATTGGAATATGTCAATATCGGTGCGTATGATACCCGTTCCAGTGAAAGTTCATATAGCTTGAAAGAAATAACACCGGGTTCATTTAGTGATGCGACTAATTTATTATATAAAGCATCGAGAGATGGATGGAGTCAACATACATTTCATCAGAAATGCGATGATAAGGGCGCGACATATACACGGGCCGTTATAAATGATGGAAGAGTTCTTGGTGCGTATACATCGGTTAGCTGGTCGTCCAATGTACAGAATTATAAGGGAGATACAACCGCATTTTTATATGACGGATCAGAGAAATATACCCCGAACAATGGTCATTGGGGCGCAGGAAATTATGATACATATATGAACAGTGCGTATTATCCAACATTTGGTGGAGGACACGATTTTTATATGAATGGTCAAACACTATACAATAATGCGTATACCTTTTTAACGAATAATAGAAACGCGCCATTTGGACGGAGTATGTATAGTTACCAGAGTTATACTCTATCCGATCTTGAGGTATACGCAGTAGATGCGACTATATTTCCAAATACACTGGATTATGCGAAACGGTCTCGGACAATGCCAGTTGGCGAGGTGATGACAGCATCATTTGATAAATGTCGGGAAATGTGCGACGGAGATGACAAGTGTGGTGGGTTCGTATATACCAAGGGTAGTGGTGGTGCTGACGGAAAATGTGAATTAAAAGACAAAGCTAAAATGTACCCGGTTGGTCTGCGTGTAGCGGATCCAACAAAGCAACTTATGTTGAAAGTTCCGACTGTAAATGGTTCAATTAGTGATACTGCGTGCGGATCAAAGGCGGATGTGAATGGAGAAGGAAAGGCATATAATCTCATTGACAGCGGTCAATATATGTATTATCCTGACGGCGGAGTAATGTCTTCCAGCACAAAGTGTAAAGTATCATCATTGATTCCAAAGGTTGGGAACTTACAACCCGTTAATGTTAATCCTCTTGTAAATGCGGTAGATAAACAATTTTCTACGACAAATACGGCAATATTTGACTACGGCGCACAAACCGCAGTTCCTGGTGTAACTTTTAATCAATCACCGGAAACGTTTATTAACTTTCGTGAGGGACTTAGCATTGAAACTGATATTAGTGCGGTTGCCAGCACCTATGGTAGTACAATGTCTGGCGTTGGCGCTACATTAAAAAAAATCGGGAATGCTCAATATCAACGTGAACGATTAGATGCTATAAAAGATGAAAGCAGTAAATTATTGATTTCAGAGTCTTATAAATTTATTCTTTGGAGTATTTTAGCAATTTTGGCAGTTATGGCATTACTTAAGTTAAAGGAAATGTTCGGTCAAGAAGATATTGGTGATGGTGATGGTGGAGGTGGAGGTGGAGGTGGAGGTGGAGGTGGTATTTTAGGATTTATAACATCTCTATTAGGTTTAGGTTCTGTGAAATTAAATGATGTCGCAGATAGAACTGGTGATATGAAAGCGGCGTTAAGTAACGCCGGTGATACATTAAAACAAACTGGTGAAAACCTTGTTACAGGTATTACCGAAGGCGCTGATACATTGGTGAATTCTGTAAATGATGCCGCAAATAACGCGGTTGATGGCGCGAAAAATATAGCTGGGCAAGTCAGTGAAACCGCGACAAATGCTGTAAATAGTATAGGAGAAACTGCGTCGGCGGCTGTAACATCTAGCACCACGTCCGCGTCTGCTCCTACTTCTAGCATATTTAATGGACCTGGTGGCGGCGCCCAAAATAATGTTAAAACTGGTGGACGGTCATCTCCCAAAGCATTACGTCGAAAGTAAATAAAATATAATTATTATTTATGGATTGTAAATAATAAATAATAATCATCGCAATATATAATAATCATAGCAATATATAATAATGGCGTATCAAATGAATAAAGATACTAAAATATTGTTGGTTTTATTGGCAGTTGTTGTATTATGCTCGGCTAAATTATTAAAGGACTATCTTTATCGGAATCAGTATATTGAAGGGATGACGGTGGTTTCGCAGGAAAGCAGCGTTCAACTTCGTCGACCAACCACCGGCTCGATAACTGCGGATATTATGTTTACAGTAACGCTTGGGGGTGATTTACTTAGTACCAGCGCATTATCTATTTCTTGGAGTGGAGCTGCCGCAGCTACTAGTGATGTTGTATTCTCATCAGCCGGGACAAATTATACAGCAACCGCGTCGGGATATACAATTCCTTCACCCTCCGCCGCACTGACAGGACCGTCAGCTACGTTCGGTAGTTCAGCCATAAAGATACCAAGTGGAACACGGATTTTGATTACTATTAAAGGTGTAACCATAAATAATAAAAAATCAGGTGGCGCCGATTATACAGATACCGACTCAATTGAATTTACAATTACAGGGACGACTGGTGATAGTACAAAGAAAGTAATAAAAATTTTACCATATGCTGATATTGGTTCCTCAAAATTCACTGCTCCCACTGGTGCGACTGTTACACAAGTTAGAGATTCAATCACCGCAATTAATGCCCGTCTTCAAACTACTGGTGTGACCGCACCAGATGCGGCTGAAGTAGATAACCTAACCAAGGCTCGTTCTGCGCTTATTGCGTTATTGGCGTCGACCTACGGAACCGTCAAAGAAGCCGGGCAAGTTTTTGAGTCTGGCGCGCTCTATGAAGCACAGCAAACTGCGATTGAATTCATATCGAAAGAGAAAGCCCGGGCGTCATCTAATGCTGACGCACTTTCCAGTGATAATTTAAACAAACGGCGTATGGCACAAATCAATACATATTATACGCGGAATTATGAAGCGAATACCAATGTTATGAAAAATGTGATTTACATTTCGGTCTCGTTGATTATACTTGCCGTATTACGAAATAAGAATTTAATACCTAGTTCTATTTCAACTTTAGGCATTGTTTTAATACTTACTATGGGTGGTATTGTTATTGGAACACAAGTATTTGATATAATGAGTCGCAATGATCAAGATTTTGACAAATATGATTGGAACTTCAATGAAGAGCAAATGAATCAGAAGACATTAAGTGATAAGAATTCTGAAATGTCTAGTTTATCTGATATGGGTATTGGTGGAGCACCTTGTTACGGCGCAAGTTGCTGTTCTGTCGGCACAACCTGGAATAGTGGTATGAAACAGTGTATTCCTTCTGTAAATCGTATATCTGGAAGTGCTGTATGGACGCCGCCTGTTTCTGGTTCACTAACCGGTAAGCTTACAGTTAAGCTCACAATCGCAACTGCGTTGCTGGCATCAGATACCATAACTATAACATTACCAAGTGGAGTATTTACTGGAACAGCTGCTCTTACAGGACACAATCAGTTAACCGGTACTACAGTATCAACAACCACGAATACATTGACAGTAAAGTCGGGTGGGATATCTGTTGGGAATGTGGCAGATATTGAAATTACTGGTATGTCAGTTCTTGATTCGGCCACATATTTACAAAAACAACTCACTGCTAGTACAAGTAAAGATGTAAATGAATTTGGTATTATTATATCTGGAATCTAATATAATCTTATTTATAATCTGATATAATCTTATTTATAATCTTATTTATAATCTTATTTATAATCTTATTTATAATCTTATTTATAATCTAATAAATATAGTAGTTATTAGATTATTGTATTATGGGTATTGCGATTAATGATGTTGAAGATGTGTCAGATGAAGACAAACAACAGGCATTGGACGGTGAAAAATTAATGAGAGAGGCCTCCAATTCAGCAAATGTTATTATTTCACCTGAAACTGTAATAAAACGGGGTGAACAACAACCATTGAACCAAGTTTTAGAGTCATCGCAAAAAAATATAAATGTAGTGAAACAAATTATATCGCAAGGCGGTGTAAGTGGACCCGATAAGGACAAATTTGATATAAGTCACGCTCACAGAGAATGGATAAAATCGCGTAATGAATATAATTCGTGTCCTAATAAAATAATAGAAACAAGTGTTCGTTATACAACTTTAGTAAATGGAAAAGCCGGGCAAAATGAAATCTTAAAGGCACAACAAGATCGTAACACAATAAAGGATACGTGTGATAAATCGCACGATCGCGTTATTGAAACCGCCAGCAAATATATTGAAATTGACCGCCGTGTACGAGAGAATCGCATCAAAGATCAAAACACATATCCGACAGAAACGTTTGAACAACGCGGAGGTAATAGTAATAGTAATTTCGGAAGTGTAATAGAAGGATTTGATTTTTATGATCGTGATAATACTATTAGCGCAGCATCCCCATCTATCAATCAGAGATTTCCAAGACTTACTGATACAAATAAGACGTCTGAAACAAATCAAACAATTTTACCGTGGAACCAATATTACAAAGAATGTGATTATAACAATGAACTCTGTAAGCAAGCAAACATAAATAAAGATACATATTTATCGTCCATTAATAATTTATTTGATACGGCTGAACAAAAACTCAAGATGTATAAAAATGCGATTGATTTAAAGTTCAGCCCTGATAGTACCAAAGAATTAACTAATATACTTGATTATAATAATGGAGCAATAGTAGAAACAGCTATAAAAAATCAGCAAAAGGATATAGCATTATATAAACAAAGAGCTTTATACGATTATGAACAGTATAATAATCTTTCATTTGTAGAAGACGCGTTCACCTTTGTGTATTATGCGATATTTGCCATATTTGTGTTTTTATCATTGCGCGATTTATTTTCATCATATAAGACATATGACAAACGAAATCTTATCATTATTATATTATTAGGTATATACCCGAAATATATATTGAATATTATATTGTGGGCGTTGAATGGGTTAACATCGATAACGCGGATGCTTGGAGTAAAAAATATTAGTTTTTGGTATTAGTTTGTATTAGAATCAACGTGTATGTATCAATACAATCATTCCTATTCCTCACTGCCACCGCTACTTTCATTTCCGTTTTCGCCAGCTTCGCCGGCTTCGCCAGCTTCGTCGTCGTCGTCATATACAATTCGGCATTTTTTCCATCCCTTACCTGATGGTTTACCGTACTTCTTCGTCATATAGTCGTAAAGCTCATTGCCCTTGGGGATATTCTTACCGTGTTGGACGACATACCATTTCTTGAACTCCTCGTATAATTCAGTCTTCTTGATACACGTATCTTCGTCCGCGACGGGACGAATCTTATCGCGGAAGAATTCCGATAGGTAGTCTTGAGTATTACGATACTTATTACTGCTTGCTGTAACTGCGGCACACGTCCTCACCTTTCCATCTGTTTCAAATGCCTTCTTGACGAGCATCGCCATAAAGACATTTACCCATGTCTTGATTTTGACATCCAGATTCTTGTCGATGAGGAACTGATACGGCTCATCAGGGTCGTCTGACTTCGGTTCCTCGCAGAATTTAGATTTATAAGGGCAAAGACGGATACGACGCCAGGTGCCGTCATCATTGCTCTTTATATCGAACAGTACGTTTGTACATACAACCAACTTGAATTGTGGAACAAATGTAATCGTGTTCTTGAACAGCGCACGACCACTCATCTCATCTCCACCGGTGATTTCCTTCAGGATACCTTCATTGATGCGGTCGCCCTTCGTCGGTTCCTGCATAACCGCATATCTGACCCCTTTAAGCACGGCGAGTTCTGGTGAAGCACCACCAATCATCGCGCGTTTTTGCGTGACTGCGGTAATAGGCAAGACCGCTTTGTATTCACCCATCACAGCCGACATCAGTTCGATGAGTTTGGACTTGCCGTTGCTTCCACCACCGATATAAATATTGAATGTTTGTTCACGGTTTGAACCTATGAGAACTGAAGCAAGATGTTCCCACATATAAGTTCGCAGTTCGACTTCCGGGAAAAGCTGTGCCATAAACTCGTTGATTTCGTCGATTTGTGCCTGGTGTTTGTTTGTATCTAGAGGAATATAATCGATTTTCGTGGTTTTCGATAAATTGTCGTCGGGTTGGCCACGCCGGAAGGTTTTATGCGTGAAATCGATGACACCGTTCTTGAAGCATAGGAGCTCTGGGCGAGTATCTATCTTCTCAATAAACTCGTTATCATAGAATTGCTCGCGCACCTCACGCATAATGTTGTTCTTGAAACTAGTTGTCTTTAATTTGGTACAGATATCTACGATACGACGCGACCGTTTTCTTGATGATGTATATTGGTCAGATGTTGGATCTAGACCAGAAGTTACGTCCATAATCTCTCGGTGTTTCTTCGTATAAATATCGTGCATATCTTTGGAGATGAGCGCGCGAAGCGAGTTTCCCTGGTCGCATTCTACCCAGCGGTTCTTGTCGAATTCATACCACTGGTTATCTTTCACACTAACACAAACGAATCGGTCCTTGAAAATCGTGTATAGCACCGTTGCCAAATCAACATCTGTTGACGCGTCATTGGTCGTCTCATTACAGATTGTCTGGTGGATAAAGTTGTCGATGGTTTCATTTCGAATCCGCGTATAATCCTCGAAACAGTCGTTTTTCGCCCAATACATAATTGATCGGCGGGTCAACCCATCGGGGCTATACGGGAAATTACACCACGTGTCGTAACTCTTCATAATATCCGTGAATTTGAATTTGCTTGACTTCGCGCTGAAGAGCATCCAAGAGAGGAATAGCTTGTCGCTGGTATTGTGAAGCGCGAGACCTACACGCAGCCATTTATCATAGGGATCATAATACTGTTCTGGTAGAGCCATCGTATAATGGTGTGTTTCTCGGATTTCATATTCGGTCGGCTCAAGCATATTCAGCATCGTTTCCACCGCAATATTGAGTTCCGCCAGATTGGTGATTTTATCCATCATAATCATACCATTTTGGCCCACGATTCCATTTCCGGCGCCACCCGAGGCGCCATTGGCTCCACCGCCAGATAATACAAGACGAAGGCGTCTACCTCCTTCTCCATTGGCTCCACCAGCACCATTACCGCCACCACCACTTCGCTGTGTTCGTTGCTGATTCATTAACGCGTCATATTCCGCCTTCAATGCGGAATTACCAGCAATTAATGGGAAACGTGGATATACTGTTGTGGCACCAGCAGCAGATTGAACCGATAATTTCGCGAAATTATCCTTCACGTTGAATTTGCTTGTTTGCTCTTCCTGACACATCCACGCACCATCATCATCATCTGGGTCACGTCTCATCACGAAATGATATTTCAACATATATGCCTTATGCCCTGGTTTTCTTGAACCGTAAAGTTGCCAGTTGGTATGACCGCGCGAAATACCTTCATCCAGAACATCATTCCAAGAATTTGTAATCGGCAAATCCGTCCATATTTCCTGTAGTTCTTTCAACATTCGTGATCGAAGCATTCGCTGGATGGGTCGGTCAATCGTTGCGCCAATCATCATATGAATCCCGTCCTTTGTTACATCATCTAGTTGATTGACATCGCCTTTTTCGAAAATATAAACAGGGATTCTTACATCACCTGGGAACTGAATGAGAGTTTCAAGCATTTCAATATAAGATTGAATCATATCCAGTACGTGTTCCTTTGAATGCTGTCGCTTGGTGATACTGGTATCATACCGGAAATCGAAATCCACCATAAGTGGTCCACATTCCGGATTTTGCTTCTCCGTCAAATATTCCTGCTTTCCATTTTCGAATACGTGTGTATGATATTTTCGCCAGAAAATCGGCAATACCGCCGGAGGGATTGTATAAACCCCGCCGAAAATGTTGAGTGCTTTATCCCCGATTCTGGTATGTGTGTAAGCCTCACCTGGTTTTGAAACGTGATGTTTCATAAATTGTTCGTATGTCATTCCATTACATAATGACTGATACGCAGCAGTTGATGAGTCTGTGTTTGTTGTAGATGCCCCCACTGTCGAAACCGCGTCGTCACCACCGTTTTGTAAAGTTGTCATTCTATAACGTTCGTCGCCTTGTTGTATTACTGATTGGCCTGTAAAAAGTTCAATTTTGTTTAAATTATGAATTGAAATACGTGTGTAATAAATAAAACACCGTTTGTTATACTATATAATACAAAGGTTTTTATCTCAATTTGTCTAAATTTGATCCCCCTAAAACGACCCTTCGACTTTTTCGTTGCGCCGGACCCCCAAAAAAGGGGGATACTTAATTTTTGATTTCCTGGAGAAAATACTTTTTAAAAAAACCGATTTCACCCGTAGATTTTTTTTTTGAGAGTCGCAGAGGGTAAACGAGACCATAATCAGTAAGGCTGATTTTTATGACAGCATATTGGTCTGGGTTGAACTAGTGTGTCGCGCCGTTTTCTGCGGGGTTATCGTCACGGTTCGCTCCGAAAATGTCGGATTTCGGTCGGTCGGTCGGTCGGTCGGTCGGTCGGTCGGTCGGTCGGTCGGTCGGTCGGTCGGTCGGTCGGTCGATCGGTCGGTCGGTCGGTCGATGAAATAATAAACATAAAAAGAAAATTATGTGATTGTGTAAATTGATTATGAATACATCCGCTCCCTCTAAAACTGATGGGGATTCCACATCCACCGTCAACGTCGCAATCCCCAAGGAAACCATCCTGCGTCTTTTAAAGGATATAAGGTGTGTTATGTCTGATAAATCCTTAGAAGAAGGCGGTATTATGTATCGCCATAGTGAGACTGATATATTAACCGGGTTCGCGTGTATTGTCGGTCCATCGGATACGATGTATTTTGGTGGATACTATTATTTTATGTTTAAATTCCCGACGAATTATCCGCATTCGCCGCCAGTTGTGTCTTATTTGACGAATACTGGTAATATACGTTTTCATCCGAATTATTACCCGAATAAGAAAGTATGCGCATCGATTGTAAATACGTGGCGAGGTGAACAATGGACTGGCTGTCAGAGTATAGAGACGATGTTGATTACATTTCAGTCTCTTCTTGATAATCAACCGTTATTACACGAACCTGGTATACGGGCACAACATCAAGATTTTAAACCATATCATACAATTGTTGAGTATTTTAATTATGACTTTGCGTGTATGAGTTTATTAATGGATGTTCAACGACATATTGCTTTAGAGCCAGCATTTATTCCTAGTTTTGATCAGTTTATGTTATGTCATTTTCAAAAGAATAAAACACAGATCCGAGAGATTTTGGTGGAGAGGAGCAAATCTATCCCAGCGAACTCACAGTATCGTATATCATTATACGGTGGAATGGCTAATACCATCTCATATCAGACACTGATCGAGAGATTTGATACTGTGTTTATGACACTTATAAATGAAAAAATAAAGGCGTTGATGCCGTCTCTGGACGCCTGATATAAGTATTCGTTTTCAAACGTTACTTTTATTGACAATTATGACTAATTAGATAGATTGTGTTGCGTATAATAATAAAATTGAAATTATTTGTGTATATATATTATATTATATCAACCATAATACAGAGTCTTTTCTGAATATGCATTTCTGTTCTGTATGCGCGAATATGTATTATATCAGTATAACTGCTGAAAATGAATTACAATATTACTGTCGAAACTGTGGACACGTTGATGACACGATTGCTTCTGAGAATATTTGTGTGTCGAAACTGAACGTGAAGCACACAACCACACCACAGACATTTTCACAGGTCGTCAATAAATATACGAAATTGGATCCGACGTTACCACGGGTCAATACAATTAGGTGCCCCAATGATGAATGTTCTAGCAATCGGAAATCCGAGTCGGGGGGTGTGGGAGGGGGGGGTGGTGAAGCTGGCGACGACAAAAAAGAAAAGAAGAGCGAGGTTATTTACCTGCGTTATGATGATACAAACTTGAAGTATGTTTATTTGTGCGCGAAATGTGATAAGGTGTGGAATACCGAGCAACAATAATGCGAATCCGCGCACATTCCATTCCATTCCATTACTTTATTTCGTAAAATTGAAACATAATAAAGTAATATATTCTATGTATATAGAAGACGCAATGTCAAATCTAGTAGATAAATTACCACCTGGAGTTGCGTCGGTAGCTATTTTAAACAAAAAATCGGCCGGCGCAGATTCGGATATAGAAGAAGATGAAGAACTCGGATTGTCTGTGGCTGGCACAGATGACGAAAGTGGGACTGAGGGAAGCGAATCAGGCGCCGATGATAGCGGAAGTGAGAGCGCTGCTGCTGCGGAAGATGATGGAGATAGTGATACAGATACCGAAGGAGGCGGCGGCGATGCTGAATTGGAAGGCGCGGAAGGTGGTGGTGGGGGGGGAGAAGTTGTGGAGGGAGAAGATGAAGAAGGTGGTGGGGGGGGAGCAGCCAAACAAAAGAAATCAAATAAAAAGAGGGGCGCAACAAAGAAGAGTATAGAGGACGATCTTACGTTACTTGGTATTCCACACGGGCTTACATTTGATGACGATGATGATGATGAAAACGATGATAGCGACGAGCCAGATAATGCGGAATATTTCCAAAAACTGAAATCGAATGTTCGTGATAGTTTCGTTGCGACGTATCATCCTGAGTCATTTTCGCACAATTACGACGAGATTCAAACACTTTCGCGTGTGGTTCGGAATAGCGCGGGCGTCATTGTGGATGATCTCCATAAAACAATCCCAATTATGACGAAATATGAAAAGACGCGAATTTTAGGACAACGCGCCAAACAACTCAATGAGGGCGCAAATCCCTTTATCAAAATCGATTCTACGGTTATTGATGGATACCTGATCGCCGTTAAAGAACTTGAACAGAAAAAGACGCCGTTTATCATTCGTCGCCCACTGCCTAATGGGGGGTCGGAATACTGGCGCATTCAGGATTTAGAGATACTATGAACTTAATGAACGGAGCGAGAACCGACGACTACTCCAAACAAAATAGAACACGTAAATGAAATGTCACAAATGAACCATCATCTTTATATTTTTGCCTGTTTTGACCACTAAATGTATGTTGATCCCATTTTCGTTCAATACCCCCATCAGTTATTATAGTATCCCGGCTTTTTTGATAACACGAATTTAAACAAAAAGTACATAAAAAATCTGGCCGATCACGTGTTCTTGGCGTTGGTGGACGTGGTGACAACATTTGTTTTTTATAGTATTCATCACGTAATTGTTGTAAATTTTCTTCACTCAATGCGTGCTTGAAATAACTAATATTACCTGCACCACCACATCCGTCGGGGTCGCTATCACTACCATTACTCTTTACGCTGTTATCACTATCACAGCGTTTCATTCTTGGTGTCATACATTTACGAATATATTCCATTATTAAGATTATATTTTTGGTTTTGGTTTTGGTTTTGGTTTTTTATAATACGAGTAGAATAAAATACGCAACATTAGCATTAGCACTTCCAGCGTTCGTCGGTCGACGCTGCGTTAGCACTTCCAGCGTTTTCCACACTCCAAACACGTTACAAATGTCGTCATCGGCTCATCTGCGGATCGTGTCTGAAGTTGGTAATACGTACACTTCTTTGACTTACACTTATTACACGTGAAGTTATCTGTAGACGCTTCAATATTCGGCTCATATTTCTGCTTATCGCGCACTTTCTTGTCCTCAATAAGTTGTTTCCATTTTTCAGGGCAGATTTCTTGGTGAGTGAGGAATGCGAAATTCTTGGCGGTGATTGTTTGCTGGACAACCAACGCCGCGACGCTAGGTTTTTTTAAATTGTGATAAACTGATCGCAACCGGTCAATATATAATGTTACAAAGAACGGATTGGACCATTTTTTCACAATGTTATTTTTCGCTGCGTGTTGAATAGTCCAATTATATACTCCTTTTTCAATATTTATAGGTATATTTGTCTCACTATCAGCAACACTGCTTTCATCTAAAGGCAGCAATTTCGCGATGCGTTTTCTAATTTCATTGCGAAAATGTTCAGGATATTCGATAGTATCAATTGTAGACATCGTCGGTCGGTCGGTGTTTGTGTTAATGTATAAAATCTCTTTAATAAATAATCAATTTTGTAAAAATAAATATTACAAAATTGACAGTCACCGTGACAATTGACATTATTAGGGGGAATATGACTCTTCACTCAATTCAGAATCACTACTATCACCCAGTATTGCCGCTACTGCTGCGGCCGCACTCGCCAATTCATCCTTCTTTGTTGGCTTTGATGTCTTTTTAGTAACAGAAGCCTTTTTAATTAATGGTGTGATTTTTCGGTTTGTTATCGCGGTTGCGGTCGCGGTAGCACTTGCGGTGACAGTTGTAGTCGCCGTAGCCGTCGTAGCCGTCGTAGCCGTCGTAGCCGTCGTAGCCGTCGCGGTCTCACTTAAACTCTCATTACTTGTCTCTGACCGTATTTCTCCTTCCGAAATAGAATCAGTTTCCGTATCCGTTTCGGTAATAAACTCACTTTCAGTCGTTGAATCTGATTTTGGCGCGTTCTTCTTCTTCTTCTTCCCTCCCGTTTTCTTTATCGATTCCCCACCGAGATCAATATCGCTACTTCCAGCACTTCCACTGCCCAGACTGTCATCGACTACAAATCCGTCTTTCAAATACCCATTTGCGGTCTTTTTACAGGCAGGAATAAACGCAAGCTCATCGATTTCATTTTCATCTTCTTGTGCGGTCGCCGCCAAATCATCGAATCCGCCAAACAATTTCTCGTATATCTTATTCCATAATTCAATTGAAAGGTCGCACGCGGTTTGTTTATCTAGACGCGCGACAAGTGCCATATTACCGAAAAAGATAATTTCGTCAATTGGAGGTGGAAGTTCATACTTATTCTCTTGACCTGCGCGACCATCGGTCTTACACCAGACATCAATATAAATGATTGAAGCGGTCGTCGATGAAGCACTCTGGATGGAGTTGCTCTTGCTTTTGCTTTTGCTTTTGCTTTTGTTTTTGCTTTTGTTTTTGTATTTAAATGTATGGTAACAACTAAATCCATCGCTTTTCTTATTTCCACATTTTGTAGACAGTATAGCTGCCAACGCATCCAAGGTTGTTTCTTTGTTTGTTTCCACGATACATTGACTCAACGAACCAGATTTCGATACAATAACGATTTGCGTCTTTTCAGACGTCGCTGCCGCCACCGCCGCCGATGATGATGATGATGATTCAGACGACATTTATGGATACTTGTACCCTTTGTATAATATATATGTGTTAACTTTCTAAATCAGTTTTATTGCGCGCCAAACCTTATCTGAACATACATAAACATATTTCGCGTATTATAATTATACCGAAACGTGAAAATGTCTCACGTGCGCGCACAAAAGAAAGGACAAAATGCGAGACAGGCTATGGTTATATCTGGTCTTAGTACAATTTACAGAAATACGGCGGCAAGTCACGCCATTAAATCTCACCGACAGACCGAACCTCGTATTTATTTTTTAGATATAAGCATAGTCGATATAAATACCATATACCCGAAACTTCGTCAAATGATAACCAAAAATTCTGGAATTGGTACTAGCGGACGATATATTGTAAAAACTCAAACAGAGCATATACTTATAACCGATTCCGATATATACGAAATCATTTTATCTAAAAAACAAGAAAAGGATTGCGATAGAGTTCTTCAGTCACGGGTTCCTATCGATGGAATCGTTACTATAAAGGAAATAATGACGCAAGATATGACAATACCGGTTCTAATCGACGAGAGTTATTATGAATTACACGAAAGCGATAAAGGTATTCAACTACCGCCGAATCATTTGTATCATATTCAGGTGAAAAAGACTATAAAGTTTCACGCGACATCACCTAACGCATTCGTTTTTGTATTTGAGGATGAATCTGAACATAATATTATTGATTTTTATATGACGACTGAATCTGGTATTATTTCGCAAAGCGATAAATTAAATAATACATTCAAAGAAGATATGATTTCGTTTCTATTACAGTTCAAATTATGTTCGTAATATACACGTGGATACTATGTTATGGTTTATTCAAAATATAGCCTTTTCAATAAGTTTAATTGTAATTATTCATTATTTGTATTTATACTTTGAGTCTACCCTTACAACACCAAAGGTAAAGGATTTAATACATTGCCCTAAACAGAAATATCATTCATTATTTGAAACGATTAATAAGAAATTAAATGAACAGAAAAATGGAAACAATAAACCGCCAGATACACCATCATATACGAAGTCGGGCGAACCAGAGCATTTAGGAATACTTCCGAAAAATAGCAATAATAATACTGATACTACAGGAAATGAAGAGAATGGTATTATGAAAACCGATTTAAAGAAATTCTTACGATCAATCGGTTTAAAAAGGCAGTCTAATTCGATGCTATCTAACCCACCATTATCAGCATATGAAATGAATTAAAGCAAACTAGTGAATATAGTATATACAACCTAGCACACAGACGACGAAGATATGCCAGTTGTATTGAAAGAACTAGAAGTTGAAAGTTTACTGGGTAGCTTTCCACCGACAAAACTTTCTTATGAAGTTCCTGTTCATAAGAACGACCATTCTACTAATACACTCCCATTAGATAGTAAGTGCTTTATTATTCCAAAGGGTCGACGATGTATCGCCTGGATTACGGAATGGAAACGGAAAAAGATATGTGCTATAATTGAGGTACAGACCCAACGCAATCAAATACCGGCTACATTCCGTCGTTTTCAATCAATAAATGGCTGGTATCCAAGCCAAGTTACTATTTTCGACACGTGCTTTCATTCTACGTTAGCATATGGTACAGTATTTGGTGGAGTGTTGTTTAGATCATCGTCGAATGGGTCATTTAGTTCAACGCCATATTTTTCGATTAATCATATTTATTGGTATAAAGGTGATCAAATTCCGTCAATGACATTATCAATACACGTTCAATTATGTGAAAATATCTTTATGGAAAAGGCTTTACGTCAAGTGTCATATACATTATCGAACGGCATTATTTTTGGGTTGCCAGTATTGTGTAATTCATACGATGAAAGTTTGATTCAATCATTTCCATATCCGGTATATTCTATTTTATATAGGAGCAACTCCACGACAAAAATATATTACCAGACTTTATTTGAGTCAGCACTACCACGTGTATCTGCGCCCACGCCTGCGCCCGTATATGCGCACACACGCACGCCGGTACACGTCGCACCAGCACGCACCGTAACCAGAGAATATATAAAACCCGATGATGATATGCTTACAAATATACAGGCAATTTTCATAGTGAGACCTAATATTCAAAATGATATATATGAGTTATTTGTTAAACCAAGAAATGGTAATAGCGGCACGGTTATAGCCACGGATTCTCACGTAATATTCCATAATTTCGCACATATCCCGAATTATAAAACGAGCGTGATGATGAATCGATTATTTAGAAATATAAGAGAAAATGAACGATTGGATACTATGGAGGAAAGTGAACCAGAAGAAGACTTTGAGAATATCGATTTGGATAAATATGTATTGCCTGATAAGGAATACAGGTTAGTTTGTAAGTTCAATAAAAAATTCTGCCGATGGGTTCCTATTTCGGTGGTTACTAATAAGTATTCAACTGAAGTAACAACCGAATATCAAGTTAAACAACACGAAGCGCAATACATTAATTACAGACGCCGATAATCTCGCTCGAAACAAGTATAAAAATAATTGTTGTATAACAATATCAGATGACCACTCATACAATGTCGGTTTCACTTCATTCAATATATCGTACCGTGTCTCGCGTTTCAAACGTGTTGAATGAAGTACGTCGTACTTTACCATATATCACACCTTATTATACTATAACACCGTTTTCGTCCCTACAATTATTGACACAACTTCATAATGCGAATGTTGGGATGGTATGTAATACAAATGAAGACATATTACGTGTAAATCAAGTCGGATCTTCTATGCGAATTGTAGACAATGTATCATCTATCCGGGGTCGCCATTTCAAAACCTGTAACGAATATATTGTTCATAATGTAGATGATATTGTGCGTTGTCACTCTTCAAGTGTGTCGGGGACGACACCGACACCATTGTTATGGATAAAAACTGCCGTTTCCAATGAAGGCGTCAAGAGAACGAGAGAAATGTTTGAATACATTTGGGCTCATAAGTGTATCTTGGGCGGAATTGTATTTGATATTCATAATTTTACAAATGGGTATATTCCTCCAACGATGTATAGTTATAAGGTCGCAACAGAATATGTATTTAGAAATATGGTTCTTCCTTTTGAGCGGGAATATGGAATTAAAACACCAGCGATTATGATTGATGGACAGGATCATATCACCGATGTACGTCATTTAGCCGAACTTCACTTTTATGCTCTCAAGGAAACATCTGTTATCAACGGATTTACACAGAAAAAACCGGAGTTGCGTTTGATACTTGGCGCGTTGTTTGATTCGGATGGAGCAAGTGATCACGCTGGAAAGATACTGAAGCCATTGCCATTACACGAATATCCGTGATTTATTTTATAGTATTAATATATACATATAATGGCCGATTCTGCCCCTGCCCCTGCTCCTGCTCCCCCTGGTCTTGCTACCGAAATGCCCTCTGCGCCGGCTCCTGCTTCCACAGTTATTAAACAGCAAGGTGGTGCCCGTCGTAAACGCAAAATCCGCCTCGGTGGTGAGCATATGAACCTTCAGCCATCCGCTCCTATCAGTGGTGAAAAAATCCGCAAAATTAAGCCTTTCGTGTTTAAGACCCGCGACCAGAAGAAGTATTTAGAGCGTTTGCGTTCATCCCCTTGCCGTAAGTCAACCCAGAAGAAATGTAAGGGTCGTAAGTTGCGCCAGAGCTGTAAGTATGCTCGCGGAACCAAGCGTGCGTTCTGCCGCAGGCGTACAAATAAGAATTATCGCGCGTAATAAATAAATATACCATCGATTACATTACATTACATTACATTACATTACATTACATTACATTACATTACAATACGATTGTCTAAAATTGTCAATCGTATTTTATTTATTGTGTTATATATATTCAAATACTAATGTCATCGCCACAATATTTACGTTCAAATCCGCTGGCTGAGCATAATTCTGGTATTGCGTTATCCGATAAGCAAATTCCAGTCGGGGGGACTGGGAATATGTATGTTGGCCAGGCTGGGCGTGCGTTCGTTCAAGGTGGGGGTGGTACTCGGCGCAAGACGTGTAAGACTGGAAATGGTAAGAAAAAGTGTAAGTGTGACATCGTCACTGGATTCGGTGGTGGTGGTCGTCGTTCTCATAAAATCACGTGCCATCTTCATAATAAACATAGTTATACATTAGGTTGTAAATGTAAGGCTTGTCGTAATAAACGTATGAGCCATCGTCGTCGTCGCACGACGAGTCGCAGGCGACACAGTCAGCACGGTGGTAATGGGAACGCAGCGTATTCAGTTGCGGGGATGGGAACCGATGTGAATCGTAATATGACCGCATTAGCCAATCCGGCGCCATATACTGCGTATAATAGCTGTCATCCAGTTGCTTGAATACATTAATTTCATTTCATTTCATTCGATTAATTGAATCAAGCATTTTCCATTTGTTTTTGGAATGGTTGATTTCATCTTCGATTTAGCGCTTGATTCCGTCGTCACCGAGAGAATTCCGGTCTCTTCATCGATTTCAATAATGTCCGCATCAGCAAGTTCAAGGTCTCGCGCGGTCGCAGTCGCCGTTGATTTCGCTGCCACCGCTGGTGGCTGGTATTTCACTGTCCAGTTGTTTTTATAATACCCTTCTGTGTCTGTCATCACAATACGGTATCGTTGTTTGATATAATAGGTCTGGCGTTTCAGCCACTGTGCGCGGAATACATCCTGCGGGTCGATAATGTCGATAACAAGCGGCGACGAGTGTTTCACGCGCAGGATTCGACCCACCGACTGGCAAACATCCGTCTTTGGAGACGCCATTATCAGCGTTGTTAAGGTCTTAATATCCAACCCCTCCGACGCCATCGCATATGTCGCGATAATCACTTTCTTGCTCTCACTTAATTTGAGCGCGGCTTCTTTCATCCCGCCTACATAATACCCCACCGTCGCGATTTTCCGGTGTTCAATCGCGTCGTGGAAATATTCAAGCAGTGACCTATTATGCGCTAATATCATCACTTGCTGGTCGGGGTTCGTCGCCAGTTCATTTTGTAGGACATCCAGGACAAACTCGCTCCGCCGATTATAATTACATACTTTAGAAATCATTGTGCTGAATTTGGGGTTGCCGCGATAGTCGTATTCCGTCAAATTGAATTCCGGATCGTCAACTTTGTATTGGATGCCCTTGACAATAACCGCGTGGCTCGTCGTGTCATTTTTCTCTTTATGAACTACATCCCCTAGGAAATGTTTGAATACCTTTGTAAGACCATCTTTCCGCACCATTGTGCCTGATAATCCGAGTGTGTATTTTGTCACGATTTTCATCATACATCGGCAGAATACCTCCGCTGACATATGATGACACTCATCGTAGACTGTCAGTCCAAACGTGTCGAACATATCTCTCGGATACTCCTTCATAGAGAGAGATTGAAGCATCCCGATGACAATATCTTTATCATCGATATCTAGGATTTGACCCTGGATCATACCCACACGCGCAGCAGGCAGGAACTGCTGAATTCTCTCGATCCATTGATTCAAAAGGAAACTTTTATGGACGACAACGAGTGTTTTCACCCTAAGACGGGCGATGACATTTAGCGCCATAACGGTCTTCCCCTTTCCCGGGTCAACGTCGAGGAGCCCCCCGCCGCCCATTTCGCGGTTCTCGGATTTTGTGACTTGATGGATGTATTTATCCACGATGACGTTCTGGTATTCGCGCATCTCACCAGCAAATACGAGAGATTCGGATACAGAGGTGCCTGGGGGGATCCGCGATTCTTCAGGAAAACCATATATTTTGGTCCCATAAAACCGTGGAATATATATCTTTTTGGAACATTCACGGTAAATCGGGAATTTAGGTGGTTGGACTGGTGCTTTAGGAACATACGCGCCGACTGTGAGTTCGTCTCTCAACAACTTCAAATCATCCGCATCCATACATTCTTTTAATAAGGTATATCCGCGTGGACCATAGTAGGTCGTCGCCGTAGTCGAAGACATTATTAGCGGAAGCGGTATGAGTAGATTATAAATAATAATGTCGAGAGATTTCAATTCTATTTTGTTTTAGCTTTATAACAAATAATATTTATTATTATATTATTATTCTTCTGCGTATAGAATATAGGTTCCAAATACATTACAATCTACACAACAACAACAACAACAACAAGAATGGAAACACTTCGGACATTAATGCGTCAAGAAAAGCAGCACGAGATTGTTATTTTCATATTGCTCGTTCTGTATATCGTTTTCACCCCGTCGGTTCCTCTTGGTCTGGCGCAGTACGCCGATAGTACATACGGTCAAATCTTCGTGGTCATTCTTGCGATAACCCTGTTTTTAAGCACAAACCCTGTCGTTGGTATTCTGGCATTCTTTGCTGCGTATGAGTTTATTCGCAGGTCAAGTCATAGCACCGGTGTATATGGTCTCGAGACATTTTCACCAACGGAGAAAAAGAAGCAAGAGATTATGAGTGCTATGAATCCGGCGCCGGTAAAGACACTGGAAGAGGAACTTGTTGACAGTTTAGTTCCCATCACGCCCAATAATGACATTGGTTCAAGTGATGGTGGTTCTTTCCAGCCAGTTCTCGGTCCGCTTTATGGCGCAGTTGCGCCGGACTATGATGGTGTGATGTAATTGTCCGATCCGTTCCGTCCTCACTACGTTTTTCATTTCGTTGATTTAACTAACGAAATGAAACAATAATGTGTCTGTGTGTGTCGAAAATGATACACCCCTACCATCCGCCACCACCACTACCACCCGCCCCTCCACCCCCGCTCTGTACTGACCCACTCGCATTCACCTTATTTCCGATTCTGTTGAACATGAACCTGAACATATAAAACAGTACCGCAGCTAATACCAATCCAAACATTGTTCCAATAAGTGTGCGAAATATATCGTTATTCAATATAGTTTCCCAATTCAAACCAACTTTACTCAAGTCCAACTCTGCCAAACTACCGAGTTCACCATTATTTGCGGATTGTTGGTATAATACAGTCCCATCTTCTCCGGTAGGATTACATTTAATGTAAATATCACCATTACCTTTGGAATTATTCGCACCGTTTTTGTTATAATAATACAAATTTTTAGGCATATTATTCTCGGTTATGGGTCCTGTTTCAGTGATAGATGAGCTACGATTAGAGTCAATGAGGCTCGTCAACGAGTCTCGATATACCATTATTGCGTCTTTCTTGTGATACACAATGTAATTATAGATTCCAGTGTATTGCGGTAATAAATGACGCCCGACATAGGTAAAAAAACCCTCCTTTGGAATAAGGTTTCCTAAATTGAAGTTATTCACATCAGAGATGTATTTACCGGCGGTATTTGATTTATCTGGTAAGTTCTGGAGTATCGTATTCATAATATCGGAACTTTGTTTTCCACTTCCATTTCCAACATTTATCGGGATAGATACAATTAAATTTCGTCCATCCGAACTGGAATGATATGCGAGCAATTCTGCGTCCGCTAGAGCCCCGTCATAGCGATGAAGTGACGGTTGAAAAATATGGATATGATCTATTTTATAATCAACACCATTGTATTTGGCCGGATAGATACCACCGCTACCACTGTCGTAAGGAATGCGCAAATATGAGCCTTTATGGTATACGTTACAGGTGCTTGTGTTGTATTGATATGAATAATTACACGTGGATGAACACGCTCGATCTTCCTTTTTCATAACATCTGACGTTAGATTCACAGGCGCATCTCTATTGGATTTTGTTTGTGACATTTTACTTCGTATTTTGTTATTGTGTATAAAAATCGGTATGACTATATATAATATTATATATAATTTATGTATATGGAAAAGAATTAGAATATTATGAAATTAACACGAAATAAAATACGGAAGATTCATAGACAAAAGAATCAAAGTGTGCGTAAATGGAGAAAACAACAGCATCATAAAAGACCCAAACGGTATAATACATTTAGACGGAGTTTGTCATCATTATCGTCTAAATCGAAACTACGTTTTGTCGATGGATCGTCATTATTATTGTCGAAGCCGGATTCGTCATCGGCGTCGGCATCGTTGTCGTCGGCGCCATCGTCTACAAAATTAAACCACGTACTGAATAAAACATTGAAAAATTATATACCATCACCCGTTTTGTCCTATTTAAAACAGAAATATAAGGAAATGAAGCGGGCAAAACGGAATATAAAGATGGTTGGTGGAAGTAAGCCTGGGGAAAATAGTGAAATGATATCTATGGTCGCAGCAGCAGCAGCAGCAGCAGCTAGCGCCGCAGTAATAGCTATGGAAAATAATAGATCTAAGCTATCCTCCGCGAAGTCAACCGATACAAACTCCGCCGACGATACGATAAATAATAGGAGCCAAATGTCTAGTAGAACAAATGGAACCCCCAAAACGAAAGGTAATGCTAAATTCAATTTAGGTCCAACTATACCCAATGATATTTCGATTCAGTCGAAAAGTCTCACATTAAATTCAAAACTTACATATCAATTTATTGATTTTTTGATTACAAATGGAAAACCATATTATATTCAAATTAAACCAAAGATTGGTGACGAAACATTATTAAACATCTCAGATACCGATATATTTGAGATACGACGTATATTATATGGCGAATTCGCATCAAATGATGACTATGAAGATGATAGTAAAATACCTGGAACTAAAAAAGAGTTATATTTTAAGCCCCTTGATGATGTTGGTATTGCGGGTGGTGATTCTATATCAGTGGGTTCAAATGGAAATATTATGATTTATACTGGTGAAACCGCAAGAGTTAAATCCGAGTCTAATTATGGTTCAATTGAACTAACTGTGAAAGGCAATAATAAAAAAGTCGTTGTTACAGATTCAAAGCGTTTGTATAAATTAAGTGGGAATGAACAAGCTCCTGCTTCTATTAAAACATTGGATAAGCGCCAGGATCTTGGGAATAATCTGACTCCAAAAGAGTTCAGAATACAGATTGCGCCAGTTACACAAGTAATAATGAAGAATGCGGCATTGCCATCCAAAACAGATGATAAAGAAGACGTATTTGCGGATGATAATACATATGTGTTTAATTTCAGCGATGGATGTGTAGTAACATCCATTCAAACATTACGAAAATCTCTCGAAGTTGCTCGTAAAAACCTGATTGATGAAAAAAATGAGGATAAAAAAGCGGCGCTTGATGTATTCAAATTATTGTTCGGAGTATTAAATAATCCGGCATTTGTGAAGTCTGATGGTTATGAAGAGTTTAAGGAGTCTGTATACAATTATTCATACAAGATACCTGGAATGGAAAATAAATACGGATTTGTACAACTGAAGACATATTTTGAAGAAAATGGTGATACTCTTCCAAAAGATTTAATGACTCTATTTATTAAACTAACGTCGATACTTGGTCACGGTCCTGGCGGTAAAAACAGCGAATGTCAATCGTTTGGACCATCAGGTTTGTCTACGAAAATCTTAACAACACTAAAGCCGATGGCTGATGGAACTGTACGTCAGACGTCTGAAATATTTAATGACGGAACAATACCTTCAATTATTGAATTATTAAATGAGAGTATGAGTGAAAATCACGACGAAGGTGATGGTGATGATGAGGATGAATCGGCGCCTGTGGTCGCAGCACCAGCCACAGCCACACCACCTCAAACGTCAAATCCGCCGTTAGAGGGCGGAACCCCCAAGGCACCACAGGCACCACAGGCACCACAGGCACCACAGGCACCACAGGCACCAGCCACACCCATAGAACCATCATACCCGCCATTGGGAAGCAGACCCCCCGAGGCACCAGCCACAACACCACCCCAAACGTCAACCCCGCCGTTAGAGGGCAGAACCCCCGAGGCACCAGCCACAACACCACCCCCAACGTCAACCCCGCCGTTGGGGGGTGAAATCCCCGAGGCACCAGCCACAACACCACCCCCAACGTCAACCCCGCCGTTGGGGGGTGAAATCCCCGAGGCACCAGCCACAACCCCACCCCAAACGTCACCCCCTAATTAATATATTGAATAATAACACACTAAATATGTATTATTATTTATTAAGTGTTACTAAAATGGTAAATATCTTAGCGACGCACTATCATACGTGGATGCCTTAAACGCATCATTATATCCTTCAACATATACCATATCACCAGTGCTGACATTATTACATCCATATTCACCAGTCCCACTTTTACCGTTAACAGTTATAGGTAATTTTATTGCGTTATTTTTATCACTTAATGTATAAAACTGCCATTTATCTCTGTTTGTAAATAAAGGTCGGCCAATCAATGGAAGAATCGTTTCTTGTCCACCGCCACTGGTTCCGCTGTTACGCGTAAGTATTCCAACCTGACGATACGTTGTATCAACTGCGCGAGTTGGCACGTTTACACGCACACCGCCACCGCCACCGCCACCGCCACCGAATCCATACCCGCCATAATGTATCGTTTCTACCCCACCGCGTATATCATACATTGGTGTAGTTGAACCGACCGAATTATCTCGTAGCGGTGGAACGTACGGATTTAATAATACATCCTGATTCGATGGTGGACCCCCAATTCCAAAATCTAAAAAATCAGATTGAGCTGGAGGCTGTAATGGTTGTTGGATAAGTGTTATATTTGATCCGTGTCCATATCCGTGGCCGTGATACTGACTACCGCCACCGCCACCGAAATAACGCATCATAAAAAATACACACACGATAATAACGATAATTACAATGAAAAACGATATATTTTCAAAACAAAACACACCAGGAGGACATCTTCGCGCCATTTGATCCTAAATATCTATATATACAATGGATTTTATATATAGCCAACGAGTAGTGAGCCAACGAGTAGTGAGCCAACGAGTAGTGAGCCAACGAGTAGTGAGCCAACGAACTAGTGAATTACGTCGCCTTTGCTGGCGCAAATCCCTTCAACATACTTGTGATACCTTCAATACCACCACCTCCAGTGATTTGCTTCATAAAGCCTTCAGCTGACTTCAATAAGGGACCCATATCTTTCATATTCTCCATCAATTGTTTTTGTTGGTTCATAAGAGATTTCGTCTGGTCGGTTAATCCGCGCACACCATCCTCGCCAATGATATTCTCAATATTGTCGTAGGCCTGCTCTAATGTTGACGCGTAATCAATTCGGTTTCCATTATTGCTGGTTTTATGATCATCGTGGTCCTTACCATCATAACTCGCTGGAGACATCTTTGTCATTCCTTGCTTTTCCTTTTTACCCTTACTACTTGCGCTACCAGTTGTGTCGGTCGCGCTTCCGCTCGTGGGTTTATCTTTATCTTCTTTATCTTCGGGTTCTTCCTTATCTTCTTTGGCGGGTTCTTCTTTGTCATTTGCGTTTTCTTTGGATTCTACCTTTGGTTTTTCACCATCCTTAGTTGGTTTAACTGCTTTATCCTTCTTCGGTTCATCACTTTTTAATGTGTCAGAACCTTCCTTTGACGACTTCATACCCTCAATACTGCCACTCACTTGTAATAGATCTAAAATTGTAACTGAAACAACCGCCGTCAATAACACAATGATCATATTTTTACTAAAGTAGGTCATAAGAAGCCCAATCAATGAGAGTAAAATAATGCCATTGAAGTTACTATTAGATAAAAAACGGATTATGGTTATTAACACTAAGAACAAACTACCATATAACACAAACTTATTTTGAAAAAAGGGTGAATATAACAATTGATTGATATATGCCATATGATTTATGGAACGAAATATTCGAATTTAATTTTATACAATACCAAAATATAATAAATTGAATATAATTCAATAGAATTATATATATTAGGACAGGGATTATCGGCGCAGCGTTATCTATTATGTCACGTTATGAATTAGGGATGTGTCAAAAATTTAATCAAGAAATCCATGGGTTTAATGATAATACAAGTTCGCCTGAAATAAAGGAGCATTATATTTGTATCTATACATTCACATTCAAAAGTACGTTCAAAGATTATATAAACTTCGCAAAATGTTATGGCGCCACGGTTGAAATCGTAGAACCCATCTGGTTGTCCCCGGGGAATGAAATGGTCGCAATATACAAAACATTTTGGTTGCGTATATTACAAAGAAAGATTCGTAGATGGTTGAAAATAGCACGCACGATTCGAACGAATATGATATATAAGATGTTGATGCAGCGTGAATATACTGGATCAATATTGTTATTGCTTCAATAAAATACGACTTGATCTTCGCTATCTTCGTCGTCCTCTTCATCCTCTTCCTCTCTAGCGCTATCTTCACCTTCTTCTTCTTCGTCGTCGTCATCAACCTCCTCCTCCTCGCTAGCGCTATCTTCACTTTCTTCTTCTTCTTCTTCTTCATCAACCTCCTCCTCACCAGCACTATCTTCTTCTTCATCGCTGTCGTCTTCTTCTCTAGTGATATATTCATTTTCATCTGATTCTTCATTTTCATCTGATTCTTCATTTTCATCTGATTCTTCTTCGCTAGTAACGGTACTACTACTACTATCCTGATCATAATCCTCATAATCCGCGTCGTCTACATCATCATCCTCATCATCCTCATCATCCTTATCTTCGTTAGCTCGTTCATTATCTTCTATGAATTGAATTTCATTTATTTTATCGATTGTAGTTCCGATAATTGTATCTATTTCCATCAATTTATCCAACCCCCTTCGCATATTTGACAATAATTTACCTATATTCCGCTTGTCTTTCATCAATTCTTTAATCATCGGCTTGTCAGCCATACTGGATTTTCGATCGTGATATATTGTATGGTTTTTCTTATGTTTATTTTTATGATTCGTCAATTGTTCGTGAATTAATTTACTCAAATGACGATATATTTCATCTAAATGATGGATTTGCGCCCGATGTTCTTCCACCATTTTATCAAAAATCGATTTGGCTTTGAGATATACCGATAATAAATGTTTATTATATTGGAGATTATGTCGAAGCTTTACCATCTGTTTTACAATTTCTTTTTTTGACGCTTTTTCATTCTCTCGAAAGTATCGATAAGACTTGTCATCATCGGCCAGAAAATCAGAGTCGCCATACATAGTGTCACCGCTGTCGTCCATTCTACGTTTCAATCTCTCGCTCGCTCGCTAACTATAATACGATTAGATTATATACCAGAGAATATTACCTATATCTTTTCAAGAAGGTTCCACCAACTACACGGTTTATGCCAAAAGTCAGTATAATAAATATCACCATCCGAAAAGAAGGCAGCGCAATAACTAAATGAACTCGCAGATGTAATTAAAATATCGGCTGCGGCCATACCAAGATAAGACTGTTCATTCGTGTCGTTAAGATGAAGAACAATGTCTTTTCCAATAACATCATTTGCCATAAAACTCGCAAATTTTTCCACTGCGCCCTGGGAATATATATGTATCATAATCCGGTCATTTGGCCTTGATTTCGCGTACTTCTCGCTGATCATAATAATCGAGTTAATATAATACTTATCTGTATATTCATCGCCACTATTTGGACGTGTATCATCGCAATTCGGGCGACGAATATGGACGGCCATATGAAGTGTATAGTCACCATATTTTGAATATCCGGTGTATACAATCGATCGATTCTTATTCTCCCAGAATCGGGATTTCAATCGTGCCATACTGTCACTCTTCATACACGTGTCAATATTTCTCTCAACGTAATTGAATATATCGTAAAAATCCGGCGTTAAAATCTCGATGTTTGTGTCATTTCCATTGCGCACAAGTGCCAATGCTTCTTCATAATTCATATAATACTGTTTCATATTCATTATATTTTCCATTTTTTGAATAAATTGGGGGTCGTCATCATAATTATGCGCTATCTTTTTAGGGCTTCTGTATACAAATACGGATTGTTCATATTCTTCCGCATAAATACACGTCCATACAAACCGCTGAAACTGCGCACCAAATCCGTCGTCAAATGGGATCGTTGAATAGTAACGTTTTTTAGGAGCAGCTACATCTAATACTACTGGTAACGTCGATTTTGTGGCTGGTGATGCTGCGGCCAACGCTGCGGATGCCGATGCCGATGCCGATGCCGATGCCGATGCCGCATCCGACGTTTTGGCGACAAATTGATTTTCGTCATTTAATTCATACGCATTGGGCTTCGACTTGTCGTCACGCTCGGATGTAAGACGCCCGATATGGCGGTTTGTTATCTTATTATAAAATCCCGACAGAAATCCGAGTGAATGCCACCGATTCGCATAATCCATCTCGAAAAACTGGTTCGCACTGTCGTAATTACCTAGCATTAAAATCGCATTTACGTCAATAATAGATGGGCGGAAACTATAATGCGGCCAATAATGACAATTTCCATATGAAAATTCGCCGTTTTTGTGCTGATGAAGTGCGACATCAAATGACATATTGCGCAGAACCCGGTGTCCTTGCATCTTATAGTCTTTTATCGTCTCTCCATAATTACGATTGTATAAAATCTGGCGTATATTATAACCCGCATTCCGCGAATCAACCATCATCTGTATGGCTTTAGTTACATAACTGTCCGGTGTATGGAACATAAAATCGTCCTCCATATGTATCCAGTATTTCGGGCGTGTTTCTTTTAATTTATTCCAAATGAGATTCATACTCTCTCGGTGACCTTTCTCAGATCCACACTTCATATAAAAATCAATCCACGGATAATCCTTCTGCATTTTATCACGGTCACTTTCACTCGAATTATCATCCACACAATACCAATAATCAATCATATTGACATCATTCCACATATTCAGAATAGAATTAACGGTTTGCTTGAACAAATCAAGTCGTTTACACGTCGTAAATGTGATGATAACGCGCGCGTGTGCTGTGCGATTGCGCTTCACGATGGCATTGTCACGTATATCTATCTCCGGACCTAGACACAATTTACTTGACTTATTCAAATGAAATTTGGTTATAATCGGTTTTTTAAATGAAAATTCGTCTTCAGGTGGAATAGTTTCCGCACTTGAACCTGGCAAATACTCCTCTTCTATTTTTTGAATACGTACCGGTTCAACTAGCACCGACTTGACCTTATTAAATAGCCGCATCCACGTTTCTATGTAGTCATCGCTATAATCATCTGATTTAGATGCGACTACCGAGAGAAAATGATCTACCGACATAAACAGGCGCAATAATTCGGGGAATGTTTCCTCTTCAAAAAAATGGCGGTAAAATGTGAGGTTGGAATATGTAGATGTCATAAAATGATACGCCATAATATTACGGTGAATAATTGTCTTACAGCATTCGTATCCGCTTCGTTTGTCTGAAATATAAAACGCTGAAATGGAATTGTTATATTCGATGACATCATCATATTTATCTGTCGCTAGAAATAACTTATTTTGTGGAGACTTGTTATAGCCCTTGAACTTATCATATAACGCGTTAACGATGACGTGGTTTCCATCTGCGCGCAAAATCTCCATCATTGAAGCAACACCTTCAATTCGCCCTTCATCATATTCAATGGTTTTACTATAATATTTGAAAGCATTGTATTTGTCCCCTTTTTTATGATACATATTTCCAATACACAATGCGCTATAATACTTTTCTTGAGACCAGTTGTTCTGGGTAAGTACACGCAAATACCATTCAATCGCGCTGTCAATATGAGCAGGTCCAGCATCCATCCAACTTTGTGCGCAATAAAACGAATATCGTTCGGCGAGAGCACGGTCACCACCTGCCATTTCTTCGTTATATCCGCGCTCAAGTACTGTCGCATCTTTAACGTATTTTTGCGGGTCTTGATTACGACTACCACTGCGTCCAGAATCAACATAATAATCACCGTGAATTGCGTGGGAACTATCTTCTTTGTCGACACACGCGATATATTCGTGAAGTACACCTACAAATCGCCATCGTTTACGATTATTCACGATAAGAGTCCGAAAATAGACAAACGAATTACCTAGTTTCAATTGGTATGCGTCGTGTGTTAAATTTTTTGGCATTTCGAAGTTACCGTGGATTGAGTCGTCGGCGTCAAATATGAATAAGTAATCAGTTTGATTAAACGCCATCTGAAGCGCAAGAGTACGGTTGAACCCAAAATCGCGCCATTCTACCTCATCTATCGTGCCTGGAATACCCCGCGCATTAAAAAACGCACGAATAATGTCCATTGTATTATCAGTTGAACCTGTATCCGAAATATAGTACGCATCAAAGTCAACGTATTTACACAGATTTTCTAATGTTTTTTCAATAATGTGTGACTCGTTTTTTACAATCATATTCAAACAAATCGTATATGATTTAGACGGTTTCGCGGCGGACGATGGTTTGAATGGCGGACTCTCGTATATTTCTGTAATCTTCATTTTCAGAACACAAAAGCGTGAATAAGAATACAGAAATATGATACTACAAAATATCCTGTGTTTGTTTTTATGCCGTTTTACAATAAATGAAAATATAATAACATATATTAATAGCATTCATATTATATTTATAATACAACTCACACACATAAATGTCGTTTACACGTTTCCGCGATGACCCAGACAGAATAAGAAAACAACTTCAACAATCTACAGATGTAGGACGTTATGTATTAAATGTTCCAGGCCAGGGTGATAAACCGATGTATGCGGAAGATCCGTATCTTCGCGCGCAATTATGGGCTGGTAATATTATGACAAACTCGGTAGATATCGAGACGGAACTGCGTGGATTGTCTCGCACATTAAGCCGCGATACTCCCGACAATTTTCATCACGCAATCCGCGCATCACAAGCAACGAGGACTAACGAAATGATTGCGTGCCCTACACGTGCTGGCAGTGCGGTAGCACAGTCCCGCGCAACTCATCCAGCGTGGATGTTGCGTGATATGGAACAGGACAATTGGAAAATGCTCCATTTTGACCCACAAGAACACGTATTTAGACCATTTAACAATAATTTAAGTACACGCATTATTGAAAAAGACAATTTTAAAACACAGATGGATGTCCCAGGATTGTCTGACGATACGTATTTCACAGTTCACCCCGCAAATTTGAATCCAGAACTTGGAGGAATGATCGGTGGACGACGCGTGACTGAACGCGGATTAGGTGACGCGAGTGCGAGCGGTGGTGGCGATGGTGCTAGCGGTATTATGGATATCGGCGATATGCGCCAGTTTAGCGGAACGTCCGCACTCTTTTCATAGTATGATGTATATTCTTCAGAATTATTGAACACTTTAGGCGTTCCATAATAAATCTTCACTCGTATTATATTTATAGGAGTAATCTAAATAGATATAATACAATTTTAATAATATAAATTTAATATAACTCATAACATACGAATTTTTATTTGTGTATTTAATTCATATTCATATTCGTATTCTTATTCGTATTCTTATTCTTATTCGTATTTCATATGGCTGGAATCGCATTAGGTGCTCTAGTTTTCGGTGCGGCGTATATCGCGTCCAATCAAGACAAAAAGGCGAAAGATGGATACCAAAACTTAGGTCAACAAGACCCAAAATACTTACCCAATACAAATATCCCTACAACAAATTATCCGGTTATTCGCCCAAATACTGGTTCGAATGTAAATGATTATTCAAACCCAAACACGGCAACTGACCGTTATTATGCGAAAAATGTGGATTTTGATAAAATGTCGGCGGGTGTTGCTGGTGGAGTGGGTGGTGTAGGCATATTACGTGGAAGCAACGGCGGTGGCATTCCCGAACGCGGGCGCGATTTTTCCAATGACAGTAAACAATATATTCAGCCATCCTCATTGTCGGCATCTAATGCCGCTACAGGCGCTCCATCCCAAAACTACGACGATTTAGAATATGGAACCCAGTTTGGCGATAATTATGGAAAAGATGGATTCACGTCTTTAATGGGCGATAAGATCGACCCTCGATCATTTAAGCATAATAATATGGAACCTTATTACGGTGCGAAAATAAGGGGTGTAACTGCTGGCGCAAATATGAACGAAAACGTTCTGGATAATAAGGTCGGTACTGGTTCACAATATTTCTCGAAGACCGAACAGGCGCCCCTATTCCGCCCCCTCGACAATCTCCACCTCCCGAATGGAATGCCAAATCAGAACGATTTCTACCAGTCACGTGTTCTTCCTAGTACGAAGATTTCCAATGTGAAACCGTGGGAAGAAGTACGTGTCGGACCTGGACTTGATCAGGGATATGGCACACAGGGGTCGCTCGGATTTAATTCAGGAATGGACGCGCGCGAGAAATGGATTGACCGCGGTGTCGATGAGATGCGTGTGAAAACGAATCCTAAATTGACGTATTCTCTCGAAGGGCACCAGGGACCCGCCGCACACTACATCCAAACCGCGCCGACTACGGCGACTTTAGGTCGAATGGAGAAACATCTCCCGGATACATTCTTTGTGAATACACCTGATCGTTGGTTTACCACAACCGGTATGGAGAAGGGAGAAACACTCCGTGCTATTGAATTAGACCGCGAGAGCAATCGTCAGACAACGACGAGCGAGTATTTCGGTGCGACGGCTCCGGCGGATGGAGGCGCCGCAATGTATGCGCCGAAGAATTTCGAAGACACGCGTCGCCAGATGTATGATGGAAAACCCGTTATTAACCCATATGCTGCGGAGAGAAATACCGCGACAGAGGCGGATTTTGGCAGGATGAGCTATAAATTCACACATAATAATCGTACAACTGTCCGCCCCAATGAGATGGGTGGTATTCACGGCGCACTTAAGGCGGTTGTCGCACCGTTGCTTGATGTTCTTAAACCATCACGTAAGGAAAATGTGGTGGGAAATGGGCGTCCCTATGAAAACGCGAGGATGCCCGTCCCGGCCGCTGTTACCGCGACGTTTAATCCGGCTGACCGCGCACCCACCACCATTAAGGAGACGACCGTGGGTCTCGTTGGATACGACCATATGAATGTAGAACGTCAAGCTGCGGCGGGTTATTTAATCTCTCAAAACACGCCGATTGAAACCGAACGCGCGACGACTAGCACTGATTATTTAGGGGGTGCGGGTGGTAGCGCTGTGCGTATGGGGAACGGTCTATATAATGCCGCGTATAATCAGCGCAATAATGTAAACAAGACGTATAAGAATACAACCAATCACGGGTCAATGTCGCTGTTTAATTCAAACACAAATGTCCAGATTGATCGACTTGATGCGGATCGATCGAATCATCGCAGTATGGTCGCGACAAATGCGCCTTCGTCGATTCCAAGTATCGATATTTATGGCAAGATGACGATGCCGCAAAGCTATGATGAAACCAAACTTAACGAGAGAATTCAGCCGGATATTCTGAACGCATTTAGACAAAACCCATATACACACAGCCTTCAGACATATTAACTCCACAAACTTACTTATTCATAAAATCTTATATTAGATTATTTTTATGAATTATTGTATAGATAATTTATATCAATATAAAGTAGTAACATTCCGAGAATAATATCGAATTAAATAGAAAATGAAATTACCGGAGTTTCTTCAAGATAGTCACACAGTTCTTTTTCTGTTGTTTTTAGTGTTATGTGTGAGTATATGGGTATCAAGAACATACCGAAATGGCGGGTTTAGTAGCTGGATTGCGCCATCAGAAGGATATGGCACGGGATTCATTGAAGGAATGACACAATCAACACCTTATATCGGCGACGTTTACAGTTATACTACCAATCCTCCAGCAACTGCCGTGACCTCTGCGTCAGCTGGTGTATTGTTATTGAATAGATGTACTCGTGTTAAGAATACAGAGGCTACATTTCGGTTTATATTTACAACTACTGCAGAATTGAGAGGATTGAGTGGAGTAACTCCCGCGAAGATAATCAAAATAACAATCCCAAAGAGTTATATACAAAATACCGCACCAACAGGATTGGCGATAACCTTGAAGGATTACTCTGGAACTTCTACAACCGCAGCATCATCAGTGTCATTATCCGGAAACATCTTAGATTCGGCATCGGGCACAACTGGTATTACTGTAGATACCACCACTGATGCTAATAATTGCGTGATAACATATACTATACAAACCGCAAGCGTTATTTCGGCGAATAAACAATATGCGTTAGAACTGTCAGGAGTTAAGTGGGTGAATGCGGCGGTAACTCCGACTGCGGAAGCACTGGTTACCTTGGAAAGCAACGCTGAAACCAGCGGCTTGCAGAAGTTAGTCGCTGTGAATTTATATCACGCATCGGATGCTTCAAAGCGCGTCAAAATATTCGACGATAATACATTTGGGTTTGATACCAATTTTCTGTCGTGCCGCAAAATCGCTACTGAAACGTCTGCGTTGTCTCCAAATGTAACAAACAGCGCAACTACATTTACGATGAATATGATGTTGACCAACGGATTATCCGCTGGAGATCATTGTTTAATCCAGGTTCCATATATATTACCTATATCGGGTGTTAGTCTTGGCATAAGCATTGAGAACACATTAACTTCAAGTTCGTGGTCTACGATGGATAATAAGACACTTACAGTGAGTTCAACGGCCACCCCAAATCCATACGGCGGAGGGCAGAATTCGATCTATTTTAAAATCGGTCAGGGCGGAACTGGTATCTTAATCGCGGCTAACGCAACCCTGAAATTAACAATATCCGGTATTCAAACCCCAGCAGATGCGACATCCACTACTAATGCTAAAATACGCACATTTAAAGCAGCCGAAACCGTATTTAATTTTACTTCTGATGGAAATGTTCTCGATGCGGGCGAATTTACTCTTGCGGCTATACCGAAAGCTGCCAATGCGGCCGCATCATCCGGAACACCATCTTCATCGGGAACGGCCACTGACGGCACAACTTATGTTACATCGGCCGCGGCCTCGGTTCTGATTTCATACGTCAAGGATCAAATGAAAAATGCGGTTACAGCCCAGAAGAATTATGAAGCCGCGTATCAGAAACTGCGGTCAGCAACATCACAGACCACGAAGAATGACGCCCAGGACGCATATGACAAAGCCGTCGCGATACGAAACCGGCTCATCGCGAGCCATCCCGACTCTTGGTATGACGGCGCAAACTGGCGTTACGGTGATGACGGATATATCCGTAAATGTATCGAGCCATCCACGCTTTCCACAAATGAGGGTAACTGTCAGAATATATTCAGGATGGATTCAAGTGGCAATCTTGTGAAGACCGCAGATGGAAATAATATATTATTGATGAAGAAGTGCCCGTGGAAGTGTAATAACCCTGGTCAATCTGGGTCAGATGCGTGCCGCATTGATGCTGATTGTTTGAAAGTCACCCAATGGGCGACGTATTTGCCAGACGGAACCCAAATAGAGAAGAATTTGCTTGGAACATCGACTCGTTCGAGTTATGATGAGATAGCAAGTGCTTCTAGTAGCAGCGCATTGGCTGATGATGATATTTATAGACGCGGAATAACACGGAATTTCAAGGGGTATGGCCGGAGACAACAACCGGGTGGCGCACAGCAGAAGCAAAATCCGGGCCTGTTCGGGTCAATCCGAGATGCTGCTGGCAATATTATTCGTGGTATTGGAAGCTGGATTGATCCAAATGATCCTACATCGAACCAAACCACTGATAAACATAATGCGTATTATTATGAGGACGGGTCCCCAGCAGCGACGGCTTACCTTGGAATGTATAACGGACAAGGATATGATGAAGAGTCGCCATTTTACGCAGCGTCAAAACCGACAAATTATTATTATACGACTAACTATTATTACACTGATGGTGAAGCAAGTGACGGCAAGAGCAATATGCCTGGTCAAATGTCCACTGTAACACCTTACGAACAAAGTATTAATCTGTAAAGTAGTCCACTAGAATACGAATTAAACAAACAATTGTCATTATTATCAAGAATTACTATAATATACGAAATAATAATAATGACATCAAGTTTCACAGCAGCCACCTCCGCCGTCGCTGCCGGACCAGATTTATCGTTTATACACGAGGATATACATAAAAAGTTAGAAGTATTTATAAAGAACCGAAAAATACCGAATATTATATTTTATGGACCACACGGTTCAGGAAAAACATTTATATTGAATAGATTTATTAGTTCTGTATACGGTGGTGATAAAACCGCAATAAAAACGTATGTTATGCGCGCAAATTGCGCACACGGAAAGGGTATCCGATTTATTCGCGAAGAGTTGAAGTTTTTCGCGAAGACGAACATTGACCTGAAAGAAGGTGCTATATTCAAATCGGTTATTCTTACAAACGCCGATAAATTGACGATTGATGCCCAATCCGCACTGCGCCGATGTATCGAATTATTCAGTTATTCAACACGGTTTTTTATTATCGTCGAAAACAAGGACAGTCTTTTGAAACCCATTCTCTCGCGGTTTTGCGATATATATGTTCCACAGCCAGTGATAGGTGGTGTCCCAGTGAATCTACATTCGCATCTCGCAAATATGGTTTGTGATACTAGTAAAATAGAGAAGTTAAAATATAAATCTCTCGGAGATATGATACAAATCCATTCTTCTGGACTGATCCCGTATACGAAGCCAACGATAGAAGAGTATAAACGAATTGTTGACCTATCTGTTGTATTATATGAACAGGGATATTGTGGATTAGATGTAATCGAATTCATTCGAAACAGTCCAATGGATGAGATTAAAAAATATGAGATGCTTATTATGTTTGATAAGGTTCGTAAGGAATTTAGAAACGAGAAATTACTTTTGTTGTATATACTTAATTTCGTAGTATTTCGTTGTAATCGGAGTTTAGAAAATATATCATTTATGTAAATCCGAGTTAGTTATGGACGATTATTCGGTTACGTCATTATATGAATCTAAAAATGAATGGGCAACGCGGTTGGTTAACATTTTATGCCCACTGATTCAAGAAGGTTTCAAATCTATTTTTGATGAGGCGCTGAAATTATGTGTTGGGAACAAAGAGAATGATAAATACCTAATGACATTTCAGAACCTTCTCTCGCGAGTTCCAAAATGGAATCCAAATATAATTAAGGAAGAGACTACACGAATTAAGGAACGAAGCACGTGTGGATATTTAGAAGATTTAATAACTTGTGTACACATTATTCATTTGAAGTGTATGACAGTTATGCGTGTTGGAACCAAACAGAAAAAGGTTGATATCAAAATTCCTGAATTGTCTGATTTCGTTCATAAGGTATACGTGAATAGCGCTAGAAAATTGTACTCTAATGTATACATTTTCGAGAAGGGAAATCATCCTCTTCACGTTCAACGGAATAATCGTGAGTTTGAAGTTATAGTCAAGGAATGTATTTATAATACGATTCGCGATAATATCCCCGTAGAGGAACTTATTAAGATGTATTTAGAAGAAACGATTGAGGATGTTATGGAAGTGACAGAGAATGAAGAGGTCATTCAACAAGAGCCAATTATATCCGAAGCTGACGCGAATCTCTCGGCGCGTCGTCGGTCGCATCTTCATTCATCCACTAGACGGCGTCGTCATAGGGACCGAGTTGATGGAGGTGATGGTGATGGTGACAGTGGAGGTCACGGTGGAGGTGATGGAGAAAGCGGTGAATCTAGTATTACTTCTTCGGAACAGCTTGATTTTGTTGGTGAATTAAATGGAAGTAATCCAACGAATACCGACAGTTTTGATTCAAATAATAACAACAATAACACCACTGGAAATGGAAGTGGAGGTGTTTCATTTGGGTCAAATCAGGTTCGCACATTTGAAACGGACTCTAGCGAGAGACGAAACGAATATGCGAGAGATGTAGATGCGGACGTAGATGACGCAGACGGAGACGACGACGATAGTGGACGAATCAGAATTGGCGCAGATATTCAATTAGATACTTTGGATATACATTCATTGAATGAATCACAGAACATCAACGCACCGCCGTTGTTAGAAGATATAGAGATTTTGTAGTGGAGTGGAGTGGAGTGGAGTGGAGTGGAGTGGAGTGGAGTGGAGTGGAGTGGAGTGGAGTGGAGTGGAACCGAACGGAACGGAACGGAACGGAACGGAACCGAACGGAACCGAACGGAACCGAACGGAACCGAACGGAACCGAACGGAACCGAACGGAACCGAACGGAACGGAACCGAACGGAACCGAACGGAACGGAACCGAACGGAACCGAACGGAACCGAACGGAACCGAACGGAACGGAACCGAACGGAGCCGAACCGTCGAATAAAATATAATATCATATCAGTATTAATATTATATTAATCATAATTAAAATGGCAGACGAAGGTGAAGAAGACTCACCGTGGTATAATAATATAGTATTTATCGATCTTATTATTTTTATAGGCTCATTTTTATTTTTAGCAATCGCCGCGGGAATTATGTATATTTGCTATCCACCTGTTATGATGGCTTTTCAAACATAATTTAATTCGTATAAAACCATATTTGTTTATTGAAGTTGTATGTATATAAGTTTAGCAGTTATATACATTCTTTATCATAGATATGTCATATTCGACTAATTTTTTTGTTATAGGTGCGATAATCGCAACTGTATATTTTCTATTAAAGTTTTTAGAAATGCGGTTCGTAGAACAAGATAATCATAAACCCATCAAGGTGCTTATACGCGATACAATAGTTGTCGGTATTTCATCTGTGATCGGTGTTTTTTTACTTGAACAATTTAAGATGTTTGATACCAGTAATGTATACGGAAATAATGGTGGTTCATCATCTTCCCCTGCGGCGTTTGTAGATACGCCAGGATTCTAATTTATTCGTCTTTTGGTTTCGGGTTAACTGATTCTGTTATACCATTTTTGTAATAATGTTTTCCAACCTGGTTTAGATTAGATAACATCAAACGCCACGCTGTAACATAAGAATACTCAGTATATTTTAGGTGGGTGTCGCAGGATGATTCATTACTGCTATCGGTGGCTGACCATTTATCACAAAACCGGCGCACATACGGCGCAGCAAGCGCGTTCTTATATTGCGGCATCGACGGAAATAAATGGTGCTCGATTTGGAAATTGAGATACCCCATCACCCACGATACCAGTGCGGATTTAGTGGATATATTTACAGTGTGTTGTAACGCATATTCAAACCATAGTAGGTGTTTATTTTCAGGGATAACGCCAGTAAATGAATGTGATAGAGAAAAGTGCCCAAAGAGATAAATGAAATTCCAGAAATTGGCTATCATCAAGAGAAAATAGCACCATAACAGTCCGCCGTTGTTGCCAGTGTAGAAAATATACGGTAGAACAATATGTGATGCGGTCATAAATGTTATTTCAAACGCGGCTGATACACGCTGTTCTCTCGTTTTCGCAGAACATAAACGGTTAAACACCTTCTTCGGGTGAAGATAATACATCCAAAACAAATGGACGAATATACCATTGACAAGAGGCAAAAATGTCCACGCTTGGATTCGCATCCACCACCGATTCATAAACCGCGCCGCCATTTTCCCGTTTGTATTATCTTCAAATGCGGTCTGGAAAAATGCGATAAATGGAGTGGTATCCAAGTCGATATCGTGCTTGATTTTCTGTGGAGTCGCGTGATGGCGGTGATGCATCGAATTCCAAACAGATGAACTGACTCCATCACCAAAACACATCGTAAATGTCTGGATGACGCGATCGATACTCTTGTTTCCGGTAAAACTGACGTGTCCACATTCGTGTTGGACCCATCCACAGCGAGTCTTAAATACAATAAACGAGAGAAGTGATGCGTACATATTATAAGATGCGAGCCACGCCCCCATTCCGAAATAAAATGCGAGTTCGAGCATACGGAAATATACGTGGATATAATCTGGTTCAAAACAACCCTGATTAACGAGGTTGGTCCGCATCTCTCGGAAATCGGCTGTCATATCCTGCTCACGCCGGGTCAATACTGTTCCGGTGCCGCCGCTGCCGTCGCCGTCGCATACCGGCAATGAACGAAGCACATTTCGCGCAATAGGTGAACGACAATGAAACTCGCGGAACATCTCTGTAACATCTCCGGCATTCTTAGCATAATCAATAATAGTCCCTCCAGGATGATTAAAATCGGTAATATCGTAAGTTGTTCCTTCAATCGTTATTGTATTTCGGGGAGGGGGTGTCAGCTGCTCTGTAGTATCCATTTAGGTTATACTATACAACAATATATTAATAACGATAATTCTGTTTATATCATTACACACGTCACTTATTGCGATATATGTGAAATAATATAATCCATATTACATTCACAGTAACACTTGTTATCCCGGCTATTATAAGTGATGTATCGTAGATAAAGTATCCGTGAAGCAACCAAATTACACTTGTGAATAATATTAAATACAATGAATAAACCGATAAATCGTTTACGCTTTTTGTTTGATATGTTTTGTATAACTGTGGAATTAGTTGAATACAGTTCATTATTGGCGCCAATGATGCTATGATAATTGGGATCATTAAAGTATACTTTAGATTAAAACTATACTTATTGTATAGTAATATTATATTATATATTAATCACGCGAGTTTGTCCGTCCCCGTCCGTCATTCCTGGATAATGGAGACCGCATCACCAGCTCTACTCATCAATGAATTTTTATCAGGTCTTACGATAGCATTATTATTAATTCCCGAATCTATCGCGTTCGCATTTATTCTAGGAATGCCACCAAGTACCGGAATACAAAATACAATGGTAATGTCTCTCATCACATCCTTATTTGGAGGAATGCCAACGATGATATCTGGTTCAACAGCCGCAGTCGCCACATCGATTGCCGGTGTTTCCACTTTACTCGGTAAAGAATACATCATTCCTACTGTAATAATCGGTGGATTGATCCAGATTTTAGCCGCTCTAACTGGATTATACAAATATGTCGCGCATATTCCAAAATATATTATGTCTGGGTTTCTTATTGCGTTGGCCGGTTTAATCGCGGTTCACCAACTCGATAACTTCAAAGACAAAGACCATCAATGGTTTACTGGTATGAAATTGGCGAATACATCGATTTTTACAATAATATCCACTTTGATTGCGTTTTTCGGCGTTATCAAAATAACACATAGCAATGACCAACATATCAATATTCCCGGTGGATTAGTATCAATGTTCGCGATTACTGCGTTTATTTACATTTTTACGCACTATTATGATATAGTTCGCGTGAAAGATACCGGTGAAATAAAGTCGGCAATCCCATCTCTGATATCCTTTGCCGATGTCTCCCAACTCAAATATGACACGGAAAGCGTTCTTAAAATGCTGCCATTTTCTGCGGCGATGGCATTTACCGGATTATTAGAATCGCTTATTATGGTGAAAGATACCGAAAGTGTGCTTCATATAAAGGGTAACTCATTCCGTGAAAGCTTTGTCCAAGGTATCGCAAATATCGCGACAGGACTAACGGGTGGATTCGGTGGGTGTGTGCTTGTCGGTCAGAGTAAGCTTAATTTATCAAATGGCGCGAAAACCCAGTTTTCATCGGTCATCACAAGTGTGCTTTTTATTGTGATTTGTTTGTTCTTCGGTCGTGCCATCAACGAAATCCCGATTGCGGCGGTTGTCGGCGTTATGTTACTCGTTGTATATAAAACAGGCGACTGGGATAGCGTATTCAAACCGCAATCATTTGATAGGCGATGGATAATAACACTCATCACCGCTATTGTCGGGTTCGCATCCGGGAGTTTATCGCTTGGTGTCGTTGTTGGTGTGATATTGGATAAGATATCATCATTCAAATACTAATTTCACTATAAACATATGATAAAATTGAATTCATATGTTTATTGTTGTATATAACTCATCGTTCGTTTATTATACGTACACTCACACACACTACGATGACTTCTGAAGCTATTGTTGCTCCTGAATCTGTATCTGTCGCCGTTGCCTCCGCCGAATCCGAATACTGGCCTCGCACCGTGTCAGCCGCGAATGCGTGGGACTTCTCGTATATGAACGACTCGCTTTCCACAAGCAATTTGAGAGATGGTCTGCTCGCAGTCGTGCGCGCCGCCGAATCACCCGTGATCAAGTCCAAGGAAATCGACGTCTGGAAATATCTATCCAATTACAGCCCCCCCTCCGACCGCGGATTTATGTTTAGTGGGGGCGACGACTGGATCATCACACAAGTCCAAAATCAAATGGAAGTTGGTCATTCCGGATGTAGTATGGGATGGACGATGCGGAATATCGAGTTCATTTCGAAGAATGGACTTCCGGCACACCGAAATATGTATCTGAACCGCGGCCGCTAGTCCTAGCATTCACGGATTCCATTCCATTCCATTCCATTCCATTACAAAATGTCAATATAACACGGTAACGTATCAACATTCATAACAATATGTGTATTTCGACCATCTTTCGGGAACTTCGCCGCAATGGCCGCGTGCTTCTTATATTTTTTATACGTGATTTTATACTCATCGAATAACGGATTATGAATCTCAGATGAAGGGACGTGATTGTGGACCGACCGCGTAATCATCTTATACAGTTTGAAATCCGGGTACCTCTCCTCCCCGCTCGATTTATAAAGGACATTACGCCCTTTATCGTCCATTGTCCATTTCACGATTAACCGAATAACTGGATCAGATTTACATAGTTTTTCTACCTTACGCAAATCATAAATGAAATAGTCGAACAGCGCACAGGCAAACCGGCACAAATCAAAACTATAATTCGGTTCTATCGTGGGTTTATCCGTGTTATAATATGGCGGGAAATTGAATTGCGTGGCTGCGTCGCCTTTCGGGTGGAAACTATCGCTACATATGAGCTCGCCACGGAACTTGTATATCGCACGTCCGAAATCGATGATTTTAAAGATACGACCATACGTTGGGACTTTATAATACTGCCCTTCGTATAAGTAGTAGACAAATTCTTCAGTGGTTTCAATAAACATAACATTGTTTGTATGGAGGTCATTATGTGTAAACGCGAACATTTTCTGGTATATAATAAGGGTCATAACAATTTGGAATAGAATCGACGACCACTCTTCTTTCGTGAGTTCATCTGTCATCATAATATGGTCGAGTGTTGATACACACTTTTCAAGGAGAATCGCTTGAACAGGAAAGTCCTTGATTTTAACGGTGATATTTTCATCATCACTATCGTATGAGTCGTCGTCACTGCTTCCGCTTCCGCTTTCACTACCACCACAACCCCCAAATGAAGTATCATCTACTTTGATTGTATCGCTCTTTTCAATACTTGTCTCGTAATCATCACCACTCCTTTTTCGTTGATTGACATCATCATCATCGCTGGCATCGCTGGCACCGCTGGCATCGCTGGCACCGCTGGCATCGCTGGCATCGTTATCATTTTTACCGTCGCTTGCGTGATTGTTACCATCGCTTGCGTGACTGTCTTTGTCATCGTTGTCGCCGTCTTCATCATCAATTGTAGTATATGATGAATTTGACTGCGATGAATCACTATCCTCACTAGAATAGTCTTGGTCTCTCGTTCGATCTTTACGATTTATTATCGGTTCCACTGGTCCATCACCATCCCCTCCCACACGGTCTTCTTCCTGTCTGATAATCAACTCTTCAACGTTTAATTCAACCATTTCTGAATGAACATTCGGTGTATCGATTATGACACAATCTGAACCCACAGGAGAACAAACGTCTGTTTCTGCCATTACATCTATTACATCACTTTGAATCTCGGAATCAGGGTCAAGAATATGAAGCCGGTTTTTAATATTCGCATAATTTTCAGGCACGACATAACTATCTCCACCTGTCGCACCGATCATCGGTTTCATTTTGTTTCGGATTTTCATTAATTTACTTATATTGATATCAGATAGGTCATTTTCATCATCACCAAATTGCGAATAATCAATGGTGAATAGGTCATTTTCATATCGGTTAAAAAACGAGCACCCAACAAGATAATCAATATCATCAAACACATTTGTGGAAAACTCGCGTTGTTTACATAAATAACTGCCATAATAATCTAGTCCGTGAACGACTCCGTGAGTGTGAAGTGTTTTGCTTGTTAAATAAGAGAAAAATCCGTCAACATACGACGCATTGTTAACGTTTAGCATTTTCTCTTCACATGTCTCGGTATTTGAATTGTATTTGGGTAGTGATAACGTTTTCACATCTTGGACGTTATATTTACCAGACAAATACCGGATCGGGTCAAGTAATGGCGAATATTTCACAAATATAGGCGCATTGTGCGTGTTGCCAGCGTCATCCCCGATCACCGTTTCGAGATGGTTTAGGGTTTGATTTGTATCGACGAGTTCACTCGAATGCTCGATAATATTCTGTAAATAATACTTTTGGTTCAATTGGATACTATTATAATTGGAATCGTTAATATCGAAAAATCGCGAATAAATAGGGGTAAAATTCTGGATATCAAATAACAGCGCAGTTTCTATCTTATCCGGTGTATATTTATGTTTCCGATAATGTAATTGGAATAATGTCGGTGGTGTCGTCGATGCCGTCGGTGCCGTCGGTTCGGGCGTTGTCATTATTCCTAAATGAAAATACTGGTGGTATGATTGATAAATAGAAGTTATAAATTAGTTTTAAACGGACCGTCTGTTATTCATTCCATTCCATTCCATTCGATTCCATTCCATTCCATTCGTAAAATATGTCATTAAATAATATACACCATTTTTATTACCGTTTACTCGAATAGTGTGCGCCTATAAATGAATTTAGAACTAGCAAAATTCGATATGAAGGCGATCAGCTTTCGCCCCGATGAAAATAAAGGGCCAGTTATCGTTCTCATTGGACGTCGTGATACCGGTAAAAGTTTTCTCGTTCAGGACTTGATGTTTCACCACCAGGATATCCCCATTGGAACTGTCATCTCAGGGACAGAAGCCGGTAACGGTTTTTTCGCCGCACATGTACCCAAACTATTCATCCACGATGCGTATAACACCGCAATCATTGAAAATATTCTCAAGCGCCAAAAAGCAGTCCTGAAGCAGGTGAAGAAGGAACAGGATATGTATAAGAAGTCGTCCATTGACCCGCGTACATTTGTCGTATTGGATGATTGTCTGTATGACAACAAGTGGACGAAGGACGTGATGATGAGGCTTCTCTTTATGAACGGGCGTCATTGGAAGGTGATGTTAGTCATCACAATGCAATATCCCCTGGGTATCCCTCCAAATCTCCGCACCAATATCGACTACGTTTTTATCCTCCGTGAACCATATATTGCGAATCGTAAGCGAATCTATGACAATTATGCGGGTATGTTCCCCACTTTTGAGAGCTTTTGTCAGGTGATGGACCAGTGTACCGAGAATTTTGAGTGTCTCGTCATCAATAACAATGCGAAATCGAACAAATTACAGGATCAAATCTTCTGGTATAAGGCACAACAGCACGGGCCATTCAAGCTGGGCAGTAAGGAGTTCTGGGAAATATCGAAGAATCTCGGTTCTGATGACGAAGGAGAGCAGTCGTATGACCCAAACGCCTCGAAAACCAGTAAGGCGCCGAAGATTAACGTGAAGAAGAGTAAGTGGTGATGGAAAGTTGCTCATATTACTCCTCATTTTGGAGTAGAAAGATGTCAAAATTAGCATTAAATAGAATCCGATTTAGGATATACCAAAGCGGTTTGCCGAAATTAGCATTTTACCCCTATTTTTTTCGCTTTTTTAAATAAAAGTGACAACCAGTTCACCATTGCTTTCATAAATATCGCTTTCATTTATAAAAGCGACCAATCACATACTCACCGCTTTTATAAAATCCGCTTTTGATTTATAAAAGCATCATCAACCGCCTGTTTATCCGATTCAACACATCCGACAAGTCAAACACTGCTTCGTTCGGATTATAGCGTATCATTGCGTAACCTTGATTTTTGATGAACTCTTCTCTTTCCACTTCGTTCGCCACTAACCGTTCGCGATGCCCGTATTCATCGCATTCCACGACAATGAAATCGTCCGTGAAGCACAAATCCGCGAAATACGGTCCAATCTGAAACTGTCGGGACATTGCGCGTAAACCGCGATACGCATTTTCAATAAACCCGATGGTCTGTCCTTCAATACACATTGGGAATTTGACACACTTCACATTATCTGACACGTCTACAATGTATTTACTTCTCAACTTGAATGAGTTTTTCAGCAGTTCAAATGCTTCTTTCGTCAGCATATATACGATACGGTTATGACCTCCGTGTTTTCTCGTATCGCCAACACCAGTAACTCGTGACTTTATATAATGGATATTCTCTCGGTAGTTCTTCTCCAAATGTAACGTTAAATGTATCTTTTGTGACTTGAAATGACAAACCAACTCCTCCAAATCACACGTGAACTCGGGCATAATGTAAATACGGTGTATTATATATATTACAGTTCAGATGGACAATTGTTCAATTGTTCAATTTTATGAAAAAAAGCGTTTTCATAAAAGACGGTTTATAATCCTAAAGTTGAAACAAGCGGTCATCCAAGAACAGGGAGCAAACCCAATCATCGGTGTCCAACTTTCAACCACAGGCAAGAAAGTCGAAAAACGATTGGTCGCGTCAAACCAAGTCCTCAAAACGTGGAATACGATCGCGAAAGCATCAGAATCTGAAGGGTTTTCAACGGCCAAAATGAGTCGCAGCGTAAAAGACAAAACAGTCTTTAATGATTATTATTACTGTGTAGCGGTTTAATCTGTTCGATAAACCGTATTACTCTCAGTAATAATAATCGGACTTTCAAAAGTATATTATTCAAATACTATTTAACGTCGCCGACGTCGCCTTGTTCTAAGCTCACCGCTGCGCCCGCCAAGAATAGCGCATCGTATTATTGGTTTATTCTTACCGTTACCAGTCTTAGAAATATCATTAACAGATACAAATTCACCCATTCGAGTTGCGGTAATCCCACGCGCAACTGCGGTCTTTTTCTTGCGTGTGACGACGGCATCTGCCAGCGTCATATGTGTTTTGGTGGATGAACCGTCGGGAGTTGCGGTATAAAGCAAAATAAGTCGAGCAATTTCGTCATAGGATTTGACGACGCGCCGACAGGAGATATTTGCCGATTTCATATTGGACTTGAATACATCATAATCGAAATCAAGCGTATGGATGTGGTGTATAGGCTGTTTCTTGTCTTTATCTGGGATAATATCGACGCCCCATATTTCTTGATACGCCCATATCATCTGTGGTTGGTCCCAGTCAGGATAACTATTTGACGTGATTGCGTTGTCGATAAGGGACGCAAATACAAGACAAAAATGGATATTTCGGTGGACATTAAGTCGCGAGTCAGAGTCAGAGTCAGCGTCAGAATCCGCTTGTGCGGCCGCCGCCGCCGCATTGCGCCGATGTTTCGACATTTCGACCAAAAATGGCAGAGATGATGTCTGACGTAATATTCCGATGAACCGATCATAATGCGGTTCTAATGCGGCCTTGCTTGTTATTTTAGAGAGGAATGTTCCCTGAGACGTTTTCGTATGAAATGCCGACTGCCGCGAACGTTTATATTTCCAGATTTCATCCAGTATCATATCTTTGTCGGTGATATCAGCCACACGTCCGAAATCGATTGCTCGTACATTATCCCGATTTTCTGTATCAATAAACCAATTTCCTTCGTGTGCGTCCACCAATTGTTTTTTCTGTTTACGCATACACAATAATTGAATTGCCGCAGCTCCTCGTGCGGCTGCCACTCGAAGCCGGGGAGTTTCTACACTTGATATCACTTTGTATGTATTTTCACCCGTTCCACCCGCAGCGCGCGTATCATCGCCCACCATTTCCATACACATCATAACTACCGATGTTTTGTGTTTCGGTATTTGAGACAAAAAATATTCAAATACGCGAATCACTTTGGCGCGTTTGACTGTATCCGGTTTTCTCTGAATGGCCGATATCATACACCGGATATTATCCTCATCAAACTCGATTAAATCGCCGATAAGTGATGGCACCATTTTTTCACCAAGATGAAATGTCTGGTATAACTCATTGTGGTTTTTCTGCTCTACTGTTATTTCGTCTGTTTCCAAACTAGATTTGTCAATCGCATTATCATCGTCATCAGAATCATAGTCGGGGTCACTAGGTAACATAAGTTCAAGTTCGTCTAAATCCGCGTCATCAGGATCATTTCGTTTCATAACTATTTTCAATACAATCGATGATACTGCGACACCACCACTTCCAGCACGTTGTTTCTTTTTACCATTTACAGAAATATTATCACTTCGCATAAAAATATCACCATTTGCGTCAACAAGCCCACCTGGGCGATGAAGTACAAATATGAAACCGGCCATCGAACTAAATGTAAGTGGATTAATTACCGTATCGGCGCGCATCATTGATTCAATGATACATTTATTTATCGTATTACGAGTATTCTCTTTGTGTAAACAATAATATACTCCGCCACCTTTCATTATATTCGGTATCTTATATAATGAAATTATTTAATAATGGAATGGAATGGAATCCTTAATCAACTTCAGTCAATTTCTTCACATTAGACCCAGAGTCCGCCTCCGCCCCCGACGAGGCCAACCGTGACAACCCGTGGTCACTATTCTTATCCATAACGACATCCTCGCTCTCAAACAGCTCTTTGCGCATCTCTTCTACGGTCATAGAAACAGACGCCGTCTCGTCACCCGCATTCCAAATACCACCACCGACACTCTCGCCCGCACTGCTTGCGCTCTCATCGTGAACGCGTGGCTTTGCGTCCACCAACGTCTCACCATCTTTTGCCAACATTTGCGTGAGTTTATTCCCGCTATCCTTCGCCAACTTGATATTTTCCTGAATCGCCTTTGCCTTTGTATCCTTGACACGCTTCTCAAACTCAGTCTTGGCCTGATCTTCATTCTTCTTTTTCTCCGCCATCAACTGGTTCAATGTCTCCTCCATATACTCAACCCGACCCGTCTTATACGCCTCTGGATGAAAGGGAACCCACAAACCAACAGGACCAACGAACACGTCGTGGTTAGGATCCACCTCACGCAACATCTGACAACGCAGCTCAGCCTCCTTCTGTGACCCGAACACACCACGCACCTTCAAACCACGTATGGATGTCTGGAAATTGTGCTTCTCGCCAAACTCATTTTCTAGGTCATCCTCGTGCTTATCTAGGAAAGTCTTATATTCATCATAAATATTCGTCTTTTGAAGAGTGACCTTCTCCTCTTTAGCAAACTCCTGAAAATCCTCCGAAATCTTGTCAAAATTCACGTGATATTTGAATGAAACAAAGTTAAGGAATTGGACGAACTTCTCCATCGACTTTTGATAGTCCCAATAATGAAGGAACTTCTCAAAAAAGAAATGGTCCTTTTGCTTCAAAATAGGTTCTGGAGAAACAAAAGACAAGCAGGCGAACTTTTGACCGGCAATTGGCTTGTCCTCTTCCAACAAATCAATATATTTTGGGTTAACGGCGCCAGACTTGCTTTGTTTAAGTTCAACACCGAGTGGTGCGGATGAATCAGGTGAAGTTGCGTACATTGAATGAATAAACGACGATATAATATACTACATTATAGATATTTAAGTGTTTTAAACGCATTGTTTTTAGAATATATTCATTCTATTCATTCTATTAATGGTAATTCATAAATAATAATTTCTTTCCATTATTTATAATAATATTTCAAAATGACCGCTGGAGTTTTTGATTTAGGCGAACTCGTGAAGAGAACCATTAAGTATTTGGTGGAGGGTGTTATGGTGGCTATCGCCGCTTATGCTATCCCTAAACGCAGTTTGTCGTTTGATGAGGTTGCGCTTATCGCACTGACTGCCGCCGCAACCTTTAGTATCTTGGATACTTATGTCCCCAGTTTGGCTGTATCCGCCAGGACCGGTGCTGGTTTCGGTATCGGTGCCAACCTCGTCGGCTTCCCGACCCCTCTCCGCGTGTAAAATTGCGTAGCAAGTGCGCCGCCGCCGCAACGACGACGACGACTGTAATATATATTTAACCCAGTATATATTACAGAATTATGGTAGTTTTACCAAAATTAAACGAGTTCCGGACATTTATAGGATTGCCGCCTCCGAAAAATGAAAGTGGCGCTGTCACCGAAATGCGTCAACGATTTGGTTCATATTATTATCATATTGTCGAACGCGACCCAGACCGATACCGAATATTTATTGCTTTAGGAATAACATATATTCTTGTCTTGCTCGTCCAACAAAAGCGGTATTATTGGTGGTATCCCACATTTAATCTTACGATATCTGGGTTCGGTAAAATGTATCCCGACAGTAAGACCGAGATAAATACCGTCATCACAGAATATATTATGAAACGAATGCCAAGCGATGTTGCGTTTTTTCGGCTTACGGATATAAATCCTGCGGCCGCATTTACAACTGTAATCAGACCAGAAGAAATGTCTGTCGACGAAATGGACCGTATTCTGACGGGTATGCGTGTAACGTTTATTACATTAATGCTGAAACGAATATATAATCGCGCGCGACCGGCGCTTGTCGCACCCGAAATAATCAATGAAGCGAATGGTACATTATTACACTCTGATTCAGCAGATACACCCGCATATCCGTCAGGTCACGCAGTCCAGACGTATTATTTAGCTAAGATACTGTCGCGGAAATTTCCCGCCAAAACGCAGGCACTAATGGAGGTCGCGACTAAGTGTGCGAATATCCGGATTATGGCGGGACTTCATTATCCAAGCGATCGTGATTTCGCGTGGTGGGTAGTTGACCATTATTTGACGGAGGTCTAGCGCCAGCCGTCACCGCCTCCTATTCTGCGGCGGATTCTTTGGCTACTCACCGTCACCGTCACCGCCTCCTATTCGGAGCCGGATTCTTTGGCTACTCACCGTCACCGTCACCGCCTCCTATTCGGAGCCGGATTCTTTACCAAGTCCAGCATCAATTTCTCATAATCCACAAAATGGTTCTCTATATCACTATACCCCGGCCGCTGTGTGACGCAAATCGGAGTAATGAGATACCATCTGTCCGCGCGCTGAAGTTGTTTCCAGTACACATCCACCGCATACGCACTTTCATTTCCTGGATTGGATTCAAGTTGCGCAACACCTTCTTCAAAATTACGAAGGAGTGTATCATAATACCGACTACATACCAAATAGCACCCAGTCGTCTGGCAATTCGCAATTCGAAAACAGCACGGCGATTCTATTTTAAATGGCGGGTAATTATTCCCCGAAAAAAGCACGACATCCCAATTATCTTGAAAGTTCGATAAAAAAGAGGTCACCTGAGTCGAGAGAATCTCCGGATGTTTCACCAGCGCATCATCTTCCATAATAAGAATGTGATCCCATCCATTTTGTTTGGCGAATCGAATACACTCGATATGGCTTTTGGAGCACCCTATCGCCCCACGATCGTGCTTAATGGCCGAAAAACGCGTAATTGGGAAAAATGTATATTCATTCGGATAATCCTGATATAATCCTTCAAAGTGCGACTCGAATTGCGCACGACGGTCTGGCCGTGAATCCAGATTGATATATATCGCGTGTTTGATATCTGAAAATCGCCTGAGTGGTGGTTCCATTTTAAACCAGATAATACGGGTAATAATACGGGTAATAATATAAATAAATATAGTTTATTTCTATTAATTATTAACATCAATATTTATATTTTAATTATGCCAAATTCGATAAAGATAAATGTAAATGTAAACATAACATTTTCAACGTGTTGGTATAATTTAAAAAATCGTCACGGAACATCACAACACCTATTATGGATGCGTGGTTTTATCCGTATTGTAAACGGTTTTTTTCTTGTTATTTACACGGACGAAGAATCGTCAAAATTAATTATAGATGAAATTGAAAAAATAGACAATAACATTTCGAAAAGAAGAATTAAGGTGGTTGTTAAACCATATACTGAATTTTATAATTATAAACACGTTGATTATTGGATAAACAACAACAACAATCCTGTATGTAAATTATATGATATAGCTGACTGGCGCTTGAATATGTTATGGTGTGAAAAAGTTCATTTTGTAAACGAAACAATCGACCGCCAGTATTTTAATACAGAATATTATGGATGGTGTGATATTGGATATTTTCGCGATACGCTGATACCGCAATATACATTTTTAGATATGCCGAATACTTATACTAAAATGATACGTGATGAATGGCCTAATCCTGCGAAAATAAACGCATTAGATAAAACCCGTATTTATTATGGATGTAATACGAGTCCGGACTCGACGCCTCTAGCTTTAAAATATTATTCCGAACATTTCCATTCATCTAATTTAAATAAAGAAACTGGACTTCCGGTAATAAAATATAATAAACAAGCACATTATATTTCTGGTGGGTTTTTTATAACTGGTCGTGAAAAAATGAAATGGTGGGTGAATACATTTCAATCTACACTTGAAAAATATATCTTACATAATGAGGTGATACAAGATGACCAACAATTGATCGCGGATTGTATTTTTACACAGAATTCTGATATTAATGATAAGGATTTTTGTATTATAAAAGTAAACGAAACAAAACCAGATAAACTATGGTTTATGTTTCGACATTTGTTATTATGATGAAACGACGAACCGAATCAATTTAAAACCATAATTATTTATAATACAATCTAATCCGCAATAATGATAACTGCGACGATTATGGGTGGGTTGGGAAATCAACTGTTTCAGATTTTTGCGACTATTGCCGCCGCACTACGAAACAATGATACATTTTTCTTTTTACAACAAGAGGAAATATCTGGGCATCCTGGGCATCCTCGTTTTACGTATTGGTCCACATTATTTCGTGGATTGCGTTCTTATCTTACTCCATCAAATACCACCACCTATAAATTGGTTCAGTCCTTACCGACTTGGAATGAAATTGGGTTTCATTATACACCAATTCCAACCGAGACATTGAAATACCCCAAGCCACTTCGTCTTCACGGTTATTTTCAAAGCGAAAAATATTTCGCGGATAAATACGTGGATATATGTGATCTGATTCAACTCCAACAACAGAAATCCTGGATAACACAAATGTATTCAAATGAATCGTGGAGCGGAGATTACACGGGAAGTCCAACAAAAAAACGTATATTGGTAAGCACGCATTTTCGTATAGGTGATTCTGTTTTGAATTTACATATACATCCAGTTATGTCTGTAGAGTATTTTTATCGAGCGATTTCGCGTATCGCAGCAGAGACTTCTGTCTCCGACGCATTGACTGTTCTCATATTCTACGAGCCGTGTGATAAGGATATTATTGTTAGACAAGTCAGTGAATTAAAACAATTATGTGCGACAGACATAAACGGTCCAGCCTACGGGCGTGATATCCAATTTCATTTCGTGCGTGATACAATAGTGGATTGGCAGCAGATGCTTTTAATGAGCGTTTGCGACCATAATATCATTGCGAATAGCACATTTAGTTGGTGGGGTGCGTATTTCAACGCAAATCCTGCGAAAATCGTTTGCTATCCAAGTATTTGGTTTGGACCTGCTGTCGTACACAATACGAAGGACTTGTGTCCTGAATCGTGGACGAAAATAGAGGCGACGGTGATCGCGAACTTTTGAATGAGTGTGTCTACGGCGTCGCTATAAACACCCAATTAAGTTCAATACATATCTGTTTCCAAATTTGGTCTTGTTCTATCCGTTTCTCTCGGTCTTTCAACATCGGGAAAAACGGCAGGAATTCGCGTCGTCCAAGGAGTTCACATAACTTATATACTGTATAATAATAATTCAGGAAATTCACCCGGTCGTCTGGGCAGAATTTCGCATAAGGACCCTGTATTTCCATAAACAGATTACATAATCGGTCCTCCAAATCCGGTGTCATAACCGGAGGTTTAATCCCCAATTTATCTTTAATAAATGGAATGTGTTCGTAATATTTATTAAATCCCAGTTTCTTCATAATCTCTTTCGCTTTCTTATCCGTGAATTGGGTAATTTCAATCCGCTCTTTCTTGATCTGCTGTTTGATGCTTTCAAGTACGTGGTCCGGTATCGATGTGGTCTCCTTCGCCTGAAACTGTGCGAGAATTTCACGGAAATGATTGATGCGTTTATACGCGTAAAAACACGCCTCTTTAGGCGGTTCCTTATATGACGGTTTTTCATTATCGATGAGAAAAACCACGTGCTTTGCGCACTGGTTACATACCATAATTCCCTCACTTTCTACTGGTATCATCTCTCCCCGACGACAGAACTGGCAGATATCTGTTGGGTAGACATATTTAGAGATATCCATATAAGTCTGGTCGATATTCGCAAGATATTTCTCCACTGTATTATGTTGTATTTTAAACAATTCTTCCGTCTTCTTGGCTTCCGGTAAATTAAAAAACGCATTTAGAGATTTTGTTTTCATTGAACCACCAGTAGTTATTGTTTTCTTGGTTTCAAAATACTCAAAAATATACTCGCTATTATGAAGGTAATAATTTTTATAATTCTGTTTATAATTTTTAATGGTGGTATTTATTTCTTTGATCCGGTCACGAATTTCGAGACATTCATCTAATACAGATTTATCTGATTTAGGAGTATTTGCTTCACCCCCGATGTTTGTATTCGCATCAACCCCGGCCGCTGATATATCTTTACGCAGCTTTTCCAACCGCTGTTTTAGGGTATTTTTTTCATCTTCAAGTCCTGGTATAATCGTATCTTCTATATTTTGAAATTCAGTTTGTAGTTCTTTGTGTTTACTATCAAGTGTAGTTATGCTTCTCTCATCTAATATGATTTTTTTAGGCGGTTTATACTTGAATAAAGACATACAAATTATGAAAGAAATAAAGAGACTACTAACAACTACGTCAACAACAACAATACCCTTACTTACTCACCGGTTAGTTAGTTATTCTTATTATTCTTATTATTCTTATTCTTATTATTCTTATTATTCTTATTATGAATTAATAACGAGAACCCCTTTGATTATAAAGAGGTTTAGTAATTATGTTTAATTGATATTTAGTAAAATCGTTCAATTATGTCATTTTCGTAAATTTTTTTTCTTTTTGAATAGTATAACCAGCAATTTCATACAATGGGTGGAGGACTTATGCAACTTGTCGCCTACGGCGCACAGGACGTTTACCTGACGGGTAATCCCCAGATTACTTTCTGGAAGGTTTCCTACAAGCGTCACACTAACTTCGCTATGGAGTCTATCGAGCAGACTTTTAACGGCCAGGCTGACTTCGGTCGCCGCGTGACCTGCACCATTTCCCGCAATGGTGATTTGGCTTACCGCACTTACCTTCAGGTTACTCTTCCTGAAGTCGGTCAATCCCTGAAGAACACGTCGACCGCTGGCGTTTATGCCCGTTGGCTCGACTTCCCCGGTGAGCAGCTCATCTCCCAGGTGGAGGTTGAGATCGGTGGCCAGCGTATCGATCGCCAGTACGGCGACTGGATGCACATCTGGAACCAGCTTACTATGTCTACCGAGCAGCAGCGCGGTTACTTCAAGATGATCGGCAACACTACCCAGCTTACCTTCATCACTGACCCCTCCTTCAACGACATTGATGGCCCTTGCGATGCTAACGCTCCTCGCCAGGTTTGCGCTCCCCGCAATGCTCTCCCCGAGACCACTCTCTATGTCCCCCTTCAGTTCTGGTTTTGCCGCAACCCCGGTCTGGCCCTTCCCCTTATCGCCCTTCAGTACCACGAGGTCAAGATCAACCTTGATATCCGTCCTATTGAGGAGTGCCTGTGGGCTATGTCCAGCCTTACCTCTGCTACCCCCCAGACTGCCACCAAGGTCACCAGTGCCTACAACCAGTCCCTCGTCGCCGCTTCTCTCTATGTTGACTACGTCTTCCTGGACACTGATGAGCGCAGGCGTATGGCTCAGAACCCCCACGAGTACCTCATCGAACAGCTTCAGTTCACCGGTGATGAATCCGTCGGTTCTTCTTCCAACAAGATCAAGCTCAACTTTAACCACCCTGTTAAGGAGCTCATCTGGGTCGTCCAGCCCGACAAGAACGTTGACTACTGCTCTTCTCTTGACGCCGGCAGTGTCCTCAACCGCCTTCTCGGCGCCCAGCCCTTCAACTACACCGACGCTGTCGATGCCCTCCCCAACGCCATTATGGCTTTCGGCTCTCACGATTCCGTCGCCAACACCACCACCTCTTACATCAACGCTTCCGGTCTCTTCACTGACGCCGGCGCCCAGGATGTCTACACCACCGGCACTTCTTGGTGGCACGGGGCTGACAACACTAAGCCTTATGACCTTCCCAACTTCGGCACTGGTCAGAACTCTGGTGTCTCTGATGCCGGCACCTTCGTTTTGGCCGAGACTTCTCTCGACATGCACTGCTGGGGTGAGAACCCCGTCGTGACCGCCAAGCTTCAGCTTAACGGCCAGGATCGCTTCTCTGAGCGCGAAGGTACCTACTTCGACCTCGTTCAGCCTCACCAGCACCACACTCGCGCCCCCGACACCGGAATCAACCTGTATTCCTTCGCTCTGAGGCCCGAGGAGCACCAGCCTTCCGGCTCGTGCAACTTCTCTCGTATTGATAACGCTACCCTTCAGCTTGTTCTCTCCAACGCCACCGTTGAGGGCACGAACACCGCCAAGGTTCGCGTGTATGCCGTGAATTACAACGTTCTGCGTGTGATGAGTGGTATGGGAGGCCTTAACTATATAGTTACAGTAATGTGGATGTTATTACTAGTTGCTATTAACCAGGGCCGAAAAGCAGCATGCCGTAGCCAATTGAGCTCTAGCTACGGGAAACCATTTGCGTCCTCAGTATCATCTTTGTTGATGATATAACCAGACCAGCTGCTAGTGATTCTGACGACGATAAGTCAGAGTTGCGACACCTCTTCTATTGTTCGGGGAACCCCTTAGAGCCTTATCTATCAAACTTTTTTCCGAAAGGAATAAGCGGCCAAGAAAAAAAACTTGGGTATGGTAATAATGATAAGGATTGGGCAATCCGCAGGGTATCGACCTAAAGACGCTATGCTAGTCTATGGTCGACCATCAGAGACTCAACGGAGGTGGGTTTTCAGTGAAGGTTTAAACAGCCGGAGAAAATCTAAGATATAGTCCAGCCTGTAGGGAAACTTATGGGATAATCTGTGCTTACAGCAATTAGTACAACTACATAGTTACAATTCTATTTTATGTTTATTGTGAGATAAATATAAAAAATTAGTCCTTTCATATTACTTTCACAATATAGTCAATCACAATCAATCACAATCATAAAACAACTCCACGATTTCAACCGTCTTCTCCGTTGCGTTGTCAGGGTTCGTCCAATATTCCACTTGTTCGCGCAACCTTTCCAAGCGCGATTCCCATTCTTTTTCTTTTGATTTCTTGACTATACATAATCCAAGTTTATTCATACCCCAGCATGAACTGACATTTTCACCATTCGCATCCGTATACTCGTCGGGGTTAAACCGAATCATTATCAAAGGTCGATGGCTAACGTCTTGAGATAACTCCATTATTCGTTTATTTTCGCAACTACAGTCGTAGTCAACGTGTTGGTTTTCGTCAATTTCTAATATAATCACCTGGTATCCCAAGTCAAGTGTTAGGTCCGGGCGACGTCGCGAACAACCATCCGTCATCGTTTTATCCGCAATCCAACTAAAATCTGGGAAATGTGATGTGATGTATTCAACCACACAGCGTTCTTTGGTTTTGTAGTTCCGAGAGACGGGCTTGTCTGGATGGGCGTGGATGAAACAATGAAGACAATATCCTTCGTATTTATTGCGAACGAGTGTATTACATAATTCACCACGACAACTCTTGCTAACAATATTAATCATCATTTCCGATTTGTGTTTCAAACAGAAGAGAGGTTTTGTCTCTCCATAATTATTATAATAAGGACGTATGTTGCATCTGATATTATTTACATCAATATGAATACACCTAGGATTCTTCAAATCAATCATACCTATTATCTTATGGTCGATGCAGTATACAGGTTTTGTTTTATCTGAAAAGTTGTAACAGGGTTGTTTAATACAGTCAGATTCTTTACATTTTTTACTTGTTACATCTATCATGTGTTCTGTCCGATGAACAGAACAGAACACGGCTGGTTCTTCTCTTTTGTTAAATAATGCTCTTTTATCACATCCGTCGTGAATACATCTTTTTTGGTTTATATCAATCATATCAACAGATTTGTGAGCAAAGCAATACCTACCATTTGTAGAACCAGCTATATTAAAATTTGCTATGGTTTCACAATCTTCGTAATAACATAAATCATATTTACTATTTCTAACCATTCCTATTAGTTTATGGGAATTACACCGGCTGTCTTTGTCATCAAACTTACATTTATACCTTGATGGTTCTTGACACCTCACTCCCTCCTCATCCACAAAAGCACACTTCCTCGGCATATTTTCACCCTTCTATAAATCCACCCCACCTAATTTAATTTCAATTTTTCACATTTAAAAAATTGAAATAGTTTATCACATTTCACCCTAATCCATACACAGCTACACATTCGTTCATTACGCGATGACCCTTCACTTCCAACCACAACACGACTATATCATCCAGAAATACGCCGCTGCGTCAGCCACCCCCGCCGCCTCCGTCACCTTCAAACCAGGCCACACAAAATCACTCGGACGCACCGCCAACCAAGAAAAAAATCCGCTCTGGGAAATCGCAAACCCACAGACTGGCGAAATCACATCGGTCATCATGTATTGCGAACCAAACGAATACTGCGAATTGTGCCCGATGAGCTATCAAAAAATACTGGACTACGAGGCAAACCACAAAAAGGGTGAAAAAACCACCTGGTATAAAACCACAAACGGGTATATCTCCTGCCACGATAATGTATCTATTCATCAAGTCATTATGGACACGTGGGGAAATGGAAAAGGCACTAGCATCGTGAGCGTCGACCACCTTGACCGAAATCCCCTGAACAACCGATACGACAATTTACGCATTGCGACGATGCAAGAACAGCAAAAGAACAGCAAAGGCACGGCCGATGACGGAAGCAAGCGGGAGAGAAAACACAGCGCTCGCGCACTACCCGCAGGCATCACGCAAGATATGTTGCGCAAATACGTTGTGTATTACTTCGAATACTTGGATAAAGAGCACACACGGTCGAGAGAATTCTTCAAGGTTGAAAAACATCCCAAACTTGAAAAACCGTGGATGACGAGCAAATCTGAAAAAGTATCGCTTCTAACGAAATTGGAAGCAGCAAATAAGGTCGTCAGCGATTTGGAAAAAGGCATCTTCCCGGAGGATACCGCACCCGCGGCGGTGCTGCCGAAATACGTATCGCTCGTTGTGATGCGAGAGAAACCGCATATGGTATATGAGAGAAGACGTGACGGCGTTCGAGAAGTAATCCGAATGGTATTGCCCGCAAACTATACAATCGAAACTGAAATCACGAAATTGAAAGAGAAAGTAGAGGCAAAATACGGGGCTTCGGCGTTGGATTGAATTCCCTACACCCCCTTCACCAATCCAAACCCATAAACCTTCCACAAAACCACCGACACAACACTCCCGACGATGAAACCGTTGCCAGCCGCCTCCAAGGTCTTTCCGAATAAGAAATACGCAATCACCGGAAATAATATGTAAGTCAGCACGGCGTAAAACACCATAACGCCGGCGTATTTTGTTACGTTAAAGTTGAGATTCATTTTGGGTTATATACTAACGGAATAAAATTTACTTATTCGCATAATATTTATAAATTCCTCCTATTATCCAAGCACTATTTATCACGATAGATTGATATTGTTTTGACGTAATACAAACTATTAGTAACCCAGTTGCGCCGAGTGTATTCAATATAAAATCTAAGTCTCTTTCAAGACGCAATACATATGGACACAATACTAATATACTTCCCGTCCATCCAAGGCCTTCCAAAGTAAATTTTGTAAGCTTATGTTCACAGCATACTGTAGAAACTGGAATAGATTCCGGAATAGCTACCGGAATAGCTAGAGATTCCTGAATAGGAATTATTTTATTTAATGCGTTCTTGGTAGACATATTATATCTTGGTTCGTATTTTTATTTTCAATCTTCAACGGTGAAAATAAAAATGTTTTTACTTAAGGAAATGCGGCTCTAAACGTAAAATACAATACCACTAGGGTGCTTATGATTGTAGTCATCGAAATATATTTCACATACGTTTCGTCTTGTAAAAAGAACCGAATACTTAATAACCCAAACGGACTTAGTATAATCGCCGCAAAGGCAAACATAATATATATCAAATACCCACGCGGATTCACGATCGTGTTAGGGGAGGAGGAGCCACCCCGAATAAGGTCATAAACAAATGGGGACAGCATCCAATACAACAGCACGAAACTTGCTATAAATGAAAGCAAATACTCGACATATACCGTTGAAATATCAAGATGCGGAATGGTCGCAATCGGGCGGTTCATTTGAATCGCCATTAGTACAACAAGAAGGATGCCCGCTAGTAAGAATGGCGTAATTTGAACCACATTCTTCCATTGAAATTGATTTGGTTTTATCATTAAAAAATATACAATATACTTATTGGTATATTTTATTACATTATATACGGCAACAAATAATCCTGTATTTTTTCATAACGGGTCTTCATCTTCGTCTTCGTGTTCGTGTTCGTGTTCGTGTTCGTCGTTTCGGTTCCTACTACTGGTGATCCCGCCGCTGGTTGTGGTGGCGGAACGCAGCATCCACAATGGTCTTCATTCGCCTGGTCTATTTTGATCCGAATAATCTTCGGGTCGTATTGAATTCCCCAACGACCCAATACGACCGACGATGCTGACGCCGACGCAGCAGACGCGCGAGATACAATTCCTTTGATAAACGACGACAACATTGATTCCATACTATATGTTCAACTATTCACGAATATCTATTCAATTTTATGCGACGTGTCGCTGTCGTCTTCCACCCCCTACGTCCATACTTACAATGCTGGCGCTGCGAGAATCCACGCGGGCGTCGACAGTTGATACTGCGCTTGTATTTCATTGACCAACGATGGCGGCGGCGAGTTGATAAAGGCATCATCGATGTATATATATTATCATACTACTAAAATCCCGATGTTCCGCTATAACTCCCGCATCAATCCTTCAATACTCTCCAAGTCCGTCAAAAAACGTGGATACCGGCTGTGAAACGCACGCATCTTCGCGAAACAATCCGGGTAAGACCGGTCGAGGAGGTCCTCTGTTACATCCGCCCACTGATTCACGACCAAGCAAGGAAACGCCGAATACAGCCGGTCGAAGACCGTATTTGTCTTTTCGACAATCGGAACGCATCCAAGGTAAATACATTCGTAGAACCGGTGTGTATCCATCCCGCACCCGCGCGGACATAAAGCGAACCGGCTTACAAGTGTAGTATCATATACCAACGTTTCAGGGACTTTCTCATAAAAATACTCCGCGGTGTTCCGTTTCTCTCGAGCTTCGCATAACGCAGCATTATCATTGGCGTCATTTAGGTTATAGACAAATGACGACGACGATCCTCCCGAAAACAGGTCATAGCACTCCTGGCGTGACGGATGCGTCCATACACTAAAGCACAGTAAACATTTAATCGGACGCGAGTGACCAGGCATCATCGTCCGCATCGACATCCCTTTTTCAAGCAGATATTTATGATTGAACCGGCGATGCATCGCGACAATAGAACCACAATCGCGTATACCAATTGGCATAATATGGATATTAGGGTGGTGATAAATATTATTCTGGATAAAAATGCGCTTACTTACAGGTAGTATTTTCTGGACAAACTCCCACGAAACCACGGGTTCTTCCATAATATAAAACACGACACTGACATTACGGGCGCGTAATATCGCCACGACCATATGGATTGGAACCTGGGTTTCTCTCGTAGATATGAAAATCGAATCACCATCGCGCAACTGAGCGGCGTATTCCGCGTAATCGTGAACCCCGACATCGATACGGTTGGTATAACATAATGTGCTGTGAAGTGCGAACCCGATTTGCGATAATTTGAAGATGAGCCCTCCCGATAATTCGTGTTTCTGGCGTTGGATTGCGTTCATAGTATGGTTTTTGTATATTTAGAGCGTTTCATTTTTATATGTTTTATACCGTGGATATACATACAAATGACCGAACCAACGACACCGACGACAGCGACGACAGCGACGACAGCGACGACAGCGACGACGCGCGGAAGTGGATACAAGCGCGAGAGAAAGCAAACTGCGCAAATATTACCCGTCGGAATTACACATAATATGATGAAGAAATATGTCGTATATTATCGTGAAATGACGTACCTTAAGAATGGAAAACAGCAACCGAGAGAATATTTCAAGGTGGAAGCGCACCCTAAACTCAATAAACCGTGGGTTACAAGTAAATCTGTTAAAATGACCCTAATTGAGAAATTAAACGATGCGAACACATTCGTCGATGATTTAGATTCTCTAGATACTGTTGATGGTGAAGATATATATCCGGAATGTATTACGGCATCAACGGGAGTAGCCGAAACGATAATTTTCAGATGGATAAAACAACTACCAAAATACGCAACTATGCGTATCGTTAGGAATACACCCACTGCTATAATTCTCTCGGTGAACTATGATAGAAAGGATAATATCAATGGATTTCGGTGGACTGGTTGTCGAACATTTTCTTTGCCGATGAATGCGATATTGGATGATGGAGAAGGTGAGGATGCTGCGGCAATCGATACGGCCATTTCTCTCGAAATACATAACTTACGAGAGAAACTAATTCATAAATACGAATTGGATTTATGGGGGGTGTGAATAAGTACTGTATTCTCCTTTTAATTGAATGGCACTATGAATGGTTTCTGTATAATCTGTTTTGTTATTGAACAATTTCATTATATAATAAACAATACTAAACAATAGTAATAATATAAATTTAGTAATAATATAAATTAATAGAATAAACTATATATTATTAGAGGTAGACCACACGAGGTCGGTGGGAGTGGATCTGCGTTTCTTTACAACCAATCGCCAGAAAATCCGTCAATAACAGCCTCTCCGCCGCTAATGACAGTCTCAGCGCCATCCTTGACGGCGCCAAGAACATTGTGATGGGTGATGTCATTATAGGTATCGATACCGTGCGAAATAGCGGAAGCACCATTTCCAAGAACTGAATCCCCCGCAAGGTGAGAAACAATGCCAAGACCGTCTTGAACTTCGTGTTCAGTAATGTGAAAATGGAAAGTCATTATTGGTTTATATAATATATAGATATATTTTATTTATATATTTATATATTTATATTTATTCTTATGAAAATTTGTGTTCCTCAACTACATACGTCTTCTATACCAGCGAATATAGAAGACGATGACTCGCTGATGACAACCCCTAAAGCACCCCGCGGAAAACCAAGCGATTTAACTGAAAAAGACTTGGAAGAATTCGTGCGTTCATTTGCTTCAGTGGGCGACCAACTTTAACAAAAATGAATAAATAGATGATACTGTGATTTTTACCTGATCTGAAAAAAATTGAAATGATTTTTTTCAAATAGGATACCAACAGTGCTTCACCAGAAACAATCGATCGCAATACAATGTCAAAAACGTTCAACTCTTCTTCAACTGGATCTTCATCAAAACCTACTCGCCGTTTCCCTGACGGATGGGTCGGTCCTGCGGATATGCCGTTCTGCAAGGTCTGCTACGATGCCGGTCTGCCTGTCGCCGACTATACTGACCACTTCGTCAAAGACCAACCTGGTCCCGGCGGCAACATCGTTTGCCCTACCCTACTCAATCAAAACTGCCGCATCTGCAAAAAACCCGGACACACATCGACCTACTGCTCACAATACCGTTCTCGCCGCGACGACCGCCGTGACGTACCCACTCGTTACATCGAGCGCGAACAACCTCGCCGTGACGACCGCCGTGATGAACCCACTCGTTACATCGAGCGCGAACAACCTCGCCGTGACGACCGCCGTGATGAACCCACTCGTTACATCGAGCGCGAACAACCTCGCCGTGACGACCGCCGTGATGAACCCACTCGTTACATCGAGCGCGAACAACCTCGCCGCGACGACCGCCGTGACGACCGCCGTGACTTGTCATTCAACCGTCTTCGCGAAGACACTGAGCGTCAGGAGCGTGAAATCCAAGTGCGCGATAAGACGTACCAGCGTGAACAAGACATTCGTTCCAAACCCTGGCTTCAGGCTGCCTTGGTGAAAACCCCGTTTGAACATCGAGCACCCTACGCTCATCCTCACGGTCCTCGTGTTCGCATCGAACTTGAGTCACGTGCGCTTTCATCATCCGCCACTGTCGACGCTGTCGCTGCTCCGGTTCAACTCCCCGCCGTCATCAATGTAATGAAAGCTGACCTTCATCACGCAACAAACTGGTGCGACGAAGAGCCGCAGCAGATGGCCGATGAGATGTTCCTGGAACTCGCGAGGGAAAACTGCCGCACCGAACAGTACATCTCAAAGGAAGATGACGACCTGATTACGATGAGCCTTGGCGGCGGCCACATCCAATTCGCAGGATACGACTAAACACGATGGGCCGACCGACGACACGACGACGACGAACGAGGTAAGTAAAAACAAAAACAAAAACAAAAACAAAAACAAAAATGTTCTAACACTTTTTTATTGTAATTATTCATTCATTCATTCAAAAAAATTGAAATGTTTTTTTTCAATGAAACAAAACATACAGTGAAAGCAACCAAGCAAATGGCGCAAGAATCACAAATTTCTCAAGAATGGATGAAGCAATTTCTCGCAGACCGCGAAAAGGTTCAAAATGATCCAACCTATCGGGCTGAATTGACAACGATGGACCAGCACCTTGGACGTTATGACCCGCGTTATCCTACAACCCCCGAACAGGTTCAACAATGGTTTGCGGAACACAACGCCGCACAGGCCGCCGATGCCGAACTCACCCGTCAATTGGAAACACAAGAACACATTTTCAGCTACCCGGATGGCAGCGTGTATATGGGGCATATGCGTCGCGTCGACAATCACGACGACAACAGCGGCCATAAACGCCACGGACGCGGAACTCTTCGTACACCGGCATTTGTCTACGGCCAAATGAAGAATTACACCAGTGACGAAGCCGCTGAAAACGCACATCTTGCCAAATGGCACGAATACTCTGGAACGTGGGAAAACGACAAACTCAACGGACACGGCGTTCACGTCCAAAAATCAGGCGACGGAGGTGAAATCCTCATTTTCGAAGGGATTTGGCAGCACGGAAAACCGATGAGACCGAACATTGAGTACGAACACGACAGCGATGGTAACGTGTTGGACGGTTCTGTATTTGGATGGTAAGGAATGGGGAGGTGGGGCAGCGGATGACGGGGAGAGGTGAGTGAATGTTCTAATACTTTTTGTTTCACAAAAAATTGAGATTCCTCCAGGAAGTCCTCCAGGAACGGTTTTTTGTGAAACAAAAAATTGAGATTCCTCCAGGAACGGTTTTTTGTGAAACAAAAAATTGACATTCCTAAAGGAACGGTTTTTTCTCTAAGAGAAAAAATTGAATGTTTTTTTTGTTATTTGGTCTATAACATTGACAGCAGAAACCAATGACCACGACCACGACCGCCACCACGACCCCCACCGCCCGCGTCGGCTATAAACGCTTGGATTTGACGCAGCTTCCACCATACAAGTTGGAGCGAATGAGACTGAACTGGTCTTACGATGGACAATTCACTTACAAGAATATATACAACGCAGATACTGCTGCTGAAGATGCCGATGCCGAGCTCGCCGCAATCACCGGTTCGAAAAAAAACACCAGAACCTGGTCCACGCAGACAAAGTCAACAAAAATGAGGCGCGCATTCTGTAAGTATTGTAGAGACCGCGGGTTTCCTCTTAAAGAGTGTAAGTCGCATTACACAAAAAGCGGTCCCGAATTTGGCGCGAAAATCACGTGCCCTCATCTCTTGAAGCAGCAGTGTGCTCGTTGTGGTGAAATCGGACACACGCCGCAACATTGTCAGAGTCCGCATTGGTTGAAAACCGACCCGTGCCAAATCGGACCGGATTATAATCCTGGATCACTTTTCCAATTCCAAGGGTTCTTATTGGATATGCTCGAAGAGCGTGAAATGAAACGCTGGCAAAGACCGATACCTCCAGCACTTAAAGCCGCGCACGACGAATACGTGGAGCGTTTTGTGAAACCATCACGTGTGTGGATTGAAATGACCGGTGACCACACAAAATACACCGATTACTATGTTCTGTGTCAAGGCGGACCGCAATTTGTGTCGTTCAGTATGGTCCCCCGTACCGATTATGAAATCTACGTGGAAAACCATTACAAGTGGATGAGGACCGTTCAGTTTGAACCGGAGAAACCAAATGAAGCGGATGAATACGTGAAAGGCCCGCCGAGAAAAATTTACTTCGAATCAGAAGAGGAAGATTTGTTGACGGCGGACACACCACCAGCCTACGTTCGCCGTGACGACGCCAATGTAATGCGTGACATCGTCCACAAATATCTTGAACCAAAAAAACCAAAGTAAATAATATAGTAATGCGTGCGTGTGTGTTCCTAACACTTTTTATTCATACACATAGTGAAAGAAAAAGTGTTAGACACACACACACACACACACACACACACAGACATACTTACGATACATAGTAATGCGCAGCGTCATCCCTGTGATGAACGAACCAGCCACCATTGCCGTTCTTTTCGCGATGAATTTCCGAGTAGAATTCGGGGTGAGTCCATTCGTTTCGCTCCTGAGTTACCTGGAAATACCTGATACCGCCGGATAGTGGCTGGTTGAAGCGCATTATTTCGCCTGCTTCGTCCTTTTTGATTCCCGCTTTCATCGCTTCAATTTTTCTTTTGGGGACGAAACGACTCTGCGCCCAATCGGTGTGACGCTCGCTATCTTCGTGTTTTTTCCAGTTTTTGCTTTTTCCGCTATAGCCACAAGCGCAGGTCCATTGAGAGCGTTCGCTGCCAAATGTCCAAGGTCCGACAGCGTGCCTGGCGATGAAGGGACAAGTTTTTGGGTCGGGATTTCGGTATTCAACCTCGTAGGACTGGACAATTTTGAGTGTAGCCTGGCGATTGAGGCAGTTTTGTTGGTCTTGAGTCAGTGCGACCCATTGCTGTGGGGTCATTTCTCGGAATTCGGGCATCGTTCTTGTAACACGTGTCCACGTGTTGTAACCGTATTGCCCCATCAGAGCAATCCGACTGCTGTAAGAATTGTATTCGGGGTCGTTCACTGCGCCACCATTGAACAATGGCATTGCTGCCGCAGCACCACCTCCTCCAGCGCCAGATGGGTGTCCCGAAGGAATATGCGCAGGTAGCGCGGGCGGCGGCGCAGGAACGACGCGATGAAGAGCTCCCAGCGCATTCATTGCGGCTAAATACTCACCTTCAGGCATTTTGTCTTGTTGGTCTTCGATGACACGCATCAGGGTATCTAAATTGGGATTGACGGACATTTTCACTGTATTAAGTATATTGTAAGAAAATCATTTCAATTTTTTTACGATACATACAAAATCATCAGATTAGTGAAAAAATTGAATACTGTGGCGGGGAGGTCCAGCGAGATTATTAGAACCGGATTTTGGTTTCAATGTAAAACCCAACAGGGTAGTATTAGGGGTTTCAGTGGTGCCGGAGATACCCCTAATGTTCGTATTTACAGAACTGGAAGTCAGTTGTAACGAGCCACCACCACCGACTCCACCAACCCCACGCTTCGCGACCACCGTCGTCAACCCCGGGAAAACCGCCGTGGCCGGAGTAATTAATTGTCCGGTCATAAGTTGAGGAATCTGGTCGTATCGATTAGCGCGCATAAAATACCGGACATCACGCAGGAGTGCGCTCCACGAGTAAGTGCGGATGGCGGCCTGATTGGCGCGAAGGATGGCGAAGATGGCGTAAGTGAGCGCACCGGCAAACGCGTTATTGATATATGCGTCGGCGGAGGTTTGTTCGTCGCGACATCCGCTAATCATATACACTTCACCCACTGTGTCGGTGTATTTACCTTGAACAAACGCCTTCTGCTGGGTGCGCCAGACAGGGGATGTGCGAGCAGTCGCGGGACGAAGAAGAAGACTGAAATCCTCGTATTTATACCGGATATCGCATCCAGTGCCATTATGACAACAGTCCAGGATGACGTAGAGCCGCGCACCGCTGGGGACGCGGTTCACGAGAAGCGCGCGAATCTCGTCATCGGTGACGATGCCGCCACCCGCCGATGCCGGCGCGTTGTAATCCAGAGGGCAAAGACACGAATCCAGGCCGGATGCTTCATCGCCGTTTCTGTCGCGGACCAGGGTGCCGTGACCGGAGTAATGGAATACGGCTTCATCTCCGGCGACCATTCCAGAAACAAGAGTGGACAAACCGGCGATGATATTTTGGCGGGTGGGTGCGACGGATGCCGGGAACGCGGAACCACGATTTCCATCGGTAAGCATCGTAATGGCGTCGGGGGCGTATCCTAAAACCGTGCGTAGATATGTCGCGACATTTACGACGTCATTATAGCAGCCATTTAGTTCATCCGCGGTGTTCCGGTAGTTGATACCAACGAGGAGGGCGGTGCGGCGAGGCATAAAAAATAATACGGGAACGCAGTTATATATTTAATGGTTATTATATATTATTCTTTTATAGTATTCACTCGGGTAGGGACAAAATAACATAAAAATAACACAATAACAATAATAACTCATATCTAATATAATTATAACGACAAAATGACTGATTGTGATAGTTATGGTTATATTTATTGCTTATCTAATGAATATATGAACGGAATACTTAAAATCGGAATGACTACTACAACTACACCAATCATAAGAGCAAATCAATTATATACAACCGGTGTTCCTTGTAAGTTCAAAGTAGAATTTGGTAAAAAAGTAAAAGACCCGAAAAACACAGAAATAAGAATTCATACTATATTAAGTAATAGACGACTTCCATCTCGTGAATTTTTTGAAATTTCAAAAGAAGATGTTCGTCGTATATTCGAACAGTTTGAAGGTGAATGGTGGTCTGATAAAGAAAATATAGTTGAAAATCCGTTCATTCATTACGATGAATCGCCTGAAAATGAAAATGAAAACGAAGAAGAAGATAATGATAATAACGATAATGACGATGAAGATAATGATCGTGTTGATAATGATGATGATGACCCACTAATCGTCCTTTTGCGACAACAGAATATCGCGCTTACCGAGCAGATGAATATGATAAAGCAAAAAAATATTGACAGTATAAATGGTATACTACAAGATCTGGACGATGAACTTGATGCTCTCCGTGCTCGTATGACTATTATAAATGCTAAAAAACGTAAACTCCGTGAAGATGCGATATTAAATAGTGAACAAGAATGCGCCGGTATTCGCGTGAAACTTGAGAGGAATCGTGTTTTTCTTGGCGATGATAATAATATAAGATCGCTTCGTGCATCCAGATGTGTCGAACATAGATCATCTGGTGAAAAGACAACAAGATCAGACGGTGGATTACCATACACCAAACCGCTTGGTGTTTTACGACCTGACAAAGATTATGAACTTTGTAATACTACAACCCGTTTTATGTTCAAAATGAATAGTAAAAAACAAGGTGTGTCGTGGTGCGCCTACTGCTTAATTGACAAGCCGAGTAATAAAATTTATGAGTGCGACGAAAACAACACAATAATCGGTGAGGAATTTGCGTCTCTAAATAAATTTTGTTATATGGTAAAACGCCGAGCAAATTACGGTGGCTCTATGAAGCAAAATATTTATGATTCGATGAAATACTATGACAACAATAAGCGTCAATATTTATCACTACAGAATTTAACCAATCCATTAAATTAGTATTGTTTTCAGTAACCTTAATTATTATATTTTATCGCACCAATTCAAGCATCCGCCGCCGCATCCGTCACAAACAACCGGTTCATCGCGCATACTTCCGGTTTATCCTCACTTCGCATCGCCGTGAATATATGACGCAGAATCGCGTCGTGGCGAACGCGGATGGTATAATCCTGCTGAATCGCACCGCGTCCGATACGCCCCATCGATTGAATCGCCTTCTCCTGCGACATCCCCTCCAAGTCTTTCCCGATATATCCGTGGCAGAATTGATAATTGGTTCCATAGATATAGTCGGTTGCGGTTATAATCAAGTACAATTTCTGGTGCTTCGCAAGCGTCTTCATAATATCCGTATATTTCTGGTCGGTGGTATTCGTGATTGCGCCGATTCCCATCAGAAGCAGGAGTTTCCAGTGTGATTCCACATTAAGAAGCATAATCTTTTCCACGAAATCATCTTCCACAAATGACGTGAACTCATTGGTGATGGCGGTGCGCGACGTCCACCTCTTGAGGTGTTCCAACCGGTTGGGGACGAACAAATCGTTTAGCGCGGTATATTTCACCGACTTACGTAATTCTTCGACTTTGACGTGAAGACGTTCAGTTTCGGGGTTAATGCGTGTATCCGATGTGAATTTGCGTGTCTTCTTCTCTTCGCTTGCGCCTCCGCCCGCACCGCCCGCCGCACCGCCCGATGCGCCCGCCGACGGGTCCTTGCTTTCGCCTTCCAAATCCTTGATGAGTTTATCGGTTTTCTCAATCTCTTCAAGAACCTGCGCATTGAAATCAATCGTCGACATAATATCGTCCATAACAACCGTCGGGATTTTGGCGATTTGAAGCATAAACGCGGCAACTTTGTCAACATTTTCAGTGAGGTAAATCGTTGGTCCATCCGTGAGTGTGTGTGCGTCACTGGTGGATAAATTGACAACGGATGCGAACTTGGGTTTGCGGACCCCGACGAGCGTTTCGTAAATCCTGGTCCAAAATTTTGGGCGGATATTTTCAAGTAGAAGCAGATAATATTCCTTAATGCTTGTCATTGTAATATCACCGATATCGCTAAACATATTCTCGGGTAAATAACGTTCGGATGTAATTGCTAGATTACGATTATCATCCGTGTCGGGGTCTGTGTCAGTGTCCTTCGCGCGATCCTCTGTGTCGCCCTCGTCGCTGTCGCCGTCCTCGTCGCTATCGGCGACGTCGCCAACAGCAACACGTTTCGTAACCAGCCCGATAAACCGCAAAATCTCCCGCAGGTCAAAATATCGCATCAATGTCTTATATGTCTTACAGTGTTCTACGCATTCAAGCACACGGTCGTAATCCTCCCCGAACAAATAATGCGGGAGTTCGATGAACCCGCCCTGATTCACAATGGGAATAGATTTCTTGAAATCGTGGCTAATGACGCTATATACTTCCGCGCCCTTGTCGTGAAACTTCACCTTGAAGTCCTGAATTACATTCACCATCTCGTCTTCGCGCGGTAATGTAGCAGATGACAAGACGACATTGGGAATCAGGTTGCCGCTCCAATTGCGGTGGATAATCGGATGGAGCGCGTGTTCGGCGTAATCCAGCGAGATTGTTGGCTCGTCCCAATACATCAAGAGATTCTCCAGTGGGTGAAACGCCATCATATAACGCATAGCAAGCAAGTAAGATCGGATATCACAAATCATAATCTCGACATTATCACCGATACTGTTATCTACTTTACGAATCCGGCCACTACGTCTATCACGGATCACCTCCTTGGCAGCGAAATAATGAAGACGGATATCGTCGATATTGCTACAACCGAATGCGAATGCGATGCGTTTCTTTACGGAAATCGCGGCCTTTGCCAACGCCAGACCGACGTGACGCGCAGCACATACAAAGATGATTTTGTATTTTTCTGAGAGTCCAAGTGGGGATAGCGTCTTCCCCGTTCCCGTCGGCGCGATATAAAGCACCAGCTTTGCGTCGGGGCGTTTCATAATCGTGAACAGCTGCTTTTGATGGTCGTATAACTGAAAATCCGCATATTTGAAAATGTTCTCGTTTTGTTCAATATAACGATACGCGTTACGAAGAAACCCGGCGAGTTCAATATCCGCACTGTATTCCTTAATAATAAAGTTCGCAAAATCCACAATGTGTGAATTGATATCCGTTACCGACTTTTGAAGCATCAATTTCAGGGTATAATAATGCTTCATCCATTCATTTGGACCAGCGGGCTTCGATGTGATAGTCGCCTCAATAACATCCATAATGAGATGATCATATGTGTCTCCAGACCCACCAAAGGTTGTATTCATATTCTGGATACGCATCAGGTCCACCTTTTTCATTGTTTTCTTTGATTTGGCCTTGACTTCAAACGCACCGACCTTGAATCCACCTAGTGCCAAGACTCGTTCAACACGTTTCTTGAAATATTCTTCAAATAGATAATCGTCCATTTCAGGTGTCATTGTTATTTTCAATCGTGAAATCAGAGATAAGTTCGGGTTGAATACCCGATTTACATCGTGAAATCCGTCAATAATCAACCGGAGAATACGCATTTCCTCTTCTGGCTCCATAATTTCAACACCGGTCCATTCTTCACCGGTGAGTTTGGTTTGAATAAGATGCGAATCTGGAATTGACGCAGCAGATGACGCAGCAGACATAATTGACAAAGTGTAATACCGTAGTAAATATAATAGATTATGGATATCGTTTTATTTCTAATTCAATTTTAGCGAATTATAGTATTATAATTCGCAGAATATAGTTAGTATTATAATTCACGTAAATTGAATTAAATATACGTGTCTATTGTATATTACCCACCTCTTGTCTGCGAATATCGATCTACCTAAAATGTCAATTAACACATACACGCACTCTAAGCCCCGCGCAGTCATTGTAAGTGTTGACGGAAATATTGGATCTGGAAAATCAACAACCGGTATTGAATACGAACAATATGTCAGAGCGCGAATGCGTTCTCAGTCAGAGTCAGAGTCAGATACAGAGACAGAGAGAGATTCTGTGGATTGCGCACCAATATTCCCCACAATCGTATCATTTGACGACGAAATATGTTTTCTGGATGAACCGGTTGAACAGTGGAATAAGGTATGTGACAAGGATGGGGTCAATATATTAACAAATTTATACAAAGATATCCGCGCGAATGCGTTCAAGTTTCAGATGATGGCATATATCTCGCGCCTCGCGCTACTTCGTAAAGCCATTCAAAACCCAAAGATCAAGCTCATTATCACAGAACGAAGTGTGGAAACTGACAGAAATGTCTTCGCAAAGATGTTGTACGACGCCGGAGATATTTCCGAGGACGAGTACCAGATATACACGATGTGGTTTGATGAGTTTCTGTCAGATGTTCAATTGTCTGGCATTGTTTACATTCACGCATCACCGTCGGTATGTATCGACCGGATTAAACAAAGGTCCCGCCCAGGTGAAACCATCCAGTCCGAATATATTCAGCGATGCCACGAATACCACGAAAATTGGATTCATACTAAAAAATGCCCATTATTGGAACTATCGGCCAACGAGGATGTCATCGGAACGCCCCGACTTCTTTCAGAGCGAATGGAGAAAATCACCGAGTTTATTAACGGGTTGTTGACCAGCGTGACCCCAGTGTAAATAATGATATAAAATAAATATACTTTTTATATATTATATCATAATAACATTAACTTTACTGACATATTATACACAATGGTGGAATAATAACTGATATAAATGAAATATGATAATTGTGAATATTACCGGTAATATAAAATGAATCACCACTCGGTCGTATATATGTGGAATTTCAAACCCAATGAACGCAACTCGATTCCAATGGAGTGTATCCAGCAAAACAAACGGTTTATTCCAGAACATACAATTGTCACACCCGCCGACATCACACCATTGCTTACGTCTTTTCCCGGTCTTCCTGAATTATGGGCGAAAATCCCCGACACACACTGGGTGATTCGCGCCGACCTGGGGCGATTATTGTATATTTACAAACACGGCGGGTTTTACTTGGATATGGATTGTATTATAATCGATAATCCGTTTCAATATACGAACCCTAAATCAGACCGGATGATATTATTCACGGAATTTACGGTGACGTTGGATCAATTGGGTCCGAGAGAATGTAAGAATCAGCGAAACGCATTACGAATCGCCAATTACGCATTTGCGACGAATTATAAACGACACCCTTTTTTGGAACTATGTATACGTGAATGTATCCGACGTCTAGAATGTTTATTCGAAATAGGTGTGGATAAATGGATCCAAACCGATATTTTGTGGGTGTGTGGTCCGGACGTCATAACAACAATGTACCACGAACACCAGGAAGACGACAGTTCAATCCGCCTTATGGAACGGAAATATCTGCGCCATCTTGGATATGGGTCGTGGCGGGAATAAGAATATTATTTTTAATATACATATACGTCGTATACATATACGTATGACAATTTATACTATTGGTGATAGTCATTCTGGTAGTGGTTGGACGAATACAACCCAGATTACACTAGGGCCATTATTATGTTATAGTTTTGGTAAAGAAAAATTAAATAGATTCGACATTCGAAAATATAATGATATTAAGGATGGTGACACTATTATATTTTGTTTAGGTGAAATAGATTGTAGATGTCATATTCATAAACATATAACAGAACAAATCACGTATCAAACTATTATAGATGATATTGTTAATAATTATTTTGAAGCAATTAAATTAAATGTGTCTATTACACAAATTAAACTAAAAAATGTATGCGTTTACAATGTGGTTCCACCGATTCAGAAATATAATACTAGAGAACACCGTAACTATCCATATTTAGGGTCAGATGAAGAACGAAAACAGTATGTGTTATATTTTAACACAAAAATAAAAGAAAAATGTATCGAAAATGCGTATATTTTTTTTGATATTTATGATAAATATATCGATGGAAATGGATTTTTACGAAAAGATTTAAGTGATGATAATGTTCATATAAAAAATGGTAAGTATATAATGGAATTCGTAAAGGAACATAACATATAACTGTATTATGAACCAAATAACCATTTCAATCCAGAAAAAATGGAACTACCTCCGGTTCCATCTCCAGAATTGTCTTCTGCCACTGGTATATTAATTCGGACATCATCATCATCATCATTATAGTCATTATGGTCATTATGGTCATTGTGATTGTGATTACGATTACGATCATTGTCGTGGTTGTGTGGACTGTCTTCGATATACGCGCCACCACCACCACCGCCGCCGCCTTTATAAGTCATCGCCGCCAATAAAACCGACTTGGGTCGATACCGAAGAATATCGATTTCATACTGTGTTATTTTGAATAAGTCTTTTCCGTAAATCTCGTGAAGGAGCATCCATTCAAATATACCGCCTGTATAAATATGTACATTTGTAAATCCCAGTTTTAAGAGTTGCTCATATTTATGTAATATCGTGATGTCAGTTGAATTCTTTCCATATACTATAATCATCACATTTGGACTTCGCATAAGACAGTTGTTTATCACTGTCTCTTCAAATCGAATATCCACTGTAGTTTTGATAAGACAGTGTTGAAGTGATGGAGCTAGAGTATTTATTAATAATGTTGTTTGTGGCACGTGTATGTTTCGGTATACGATCATCTGTATATCTTCATAGCTCACTTTTGGGACAAGTGATACTTGATTTCCCATAATTATGTATCTGTATTGTCTGAATGAATATAATACTAGTGTATTAATAGTATTATATGTTTTTATCTTTGTTCCATCGCATAACCGCAATATCAATTAAAGGTTAATACAATGTTTACAAATTCTTTTTTAATGCTTCGTGTTGCTGAATCTGACAGTTCCTCGCGCTTTTTACGCTGTTTCGTTGACGCTACTATGCCTCCAGTGGTTGTTGTCTTAGGTGATTCAGGTGACAACGTTGTATGCTGGATTTTCAACTCACATCCATCAATCGTCGCTGATGACGTCTGGTGCGATTTCGCGATTTTACGCGATGTGTTATTTCGAATATTCATATCAGCTTCTATCGCGCTATAATTCTCCTGAATATACCGGATCACTTCATTCTCAATGGCCCATTTAAAGAAGTTTAATTGTCCTAGAGTAGTCTGAATATACGTCCCATTTTTATAAGGCACATTGATTCGGTCCCAGCGACAGAAAGGATCGAACCGTTTTTTCGAATATGCGCGGAGTTTCAGTTTATAGTCCACGTATACTTTGAATCTTTTGGCTGATGTTCCGCCTCCAGTGCCAGTGCTACCGATAAGGTCATACACTGTATAATGTTTCTTCGAATAATTGGTAACGAACCAATCCATAATTCGCAATGAAATATTGGTCGTTCCATTTATCACCGAAAGCATCTGGTCCATATTCTCGCTGTTGTTTTCATTATAGAACCGTAGGACCTTATGAAGCAGAAGGTCGTTCTGGGTATTATATATACTCATTCCGTGGGCGTTAGCGTGGGCGTGAGGAAGTGCCGCTGCTGGAAATATCGGCTGACAATGTTGATCTTTGTGTGGTTGAATACAAGCGAGCATCGTGTGCGTTTGTTGGGCGTAGGTAGGTGTAATAAACATAATAATAAGTATTTAAACCGATTTAATGGGTTTGTGCCCGGTTTGTACCCGGTTTGTACCCGGTTTGTACCCGGTTTATTCGCCTTCACCTCCTGCTGTTGCTCCTTGACACGGATCTCTTAAATATAAAAAAGGTTCAGAATCATCCCTTAAATATAATGGATGTTTGGGTATTCCCTTCTTTGAAAGCGCGATACAAAATGGTTCCTTAACTAATTCGCGTAACCAAGCAGGTTCTTTTTGTCCATTACCCCAAGCATAAAAGACTCTATCAACTGAACCAACTAATGCTTGTATATGTTGTCTATTCTCTGGACCTATAGGGTCCACAGATTTTTGAAGATCCTTTGGGTATGCGCTACGAAACGCATATAAATTTGCCACATACACGCCACCATATTCCCAACGTTGAGCAAATTTAACAATCTTACCAATAGTTGGGTCATCTTTATCCGCATCAGCAGTAGACGGATTCAACATAATAAATAATACTTTGGGTTTGGTTTCGTCCCATATACGTGTCAATTGATACCGATATACCGCATCATCGGATATTATTGCGTGTTTACTTTTATATTCAGGCACAGTCCCTTTTTTCATTCCTCCATATTTCATTTTTTTGGTTTTATTTTGTTTGCGATTTCTTTTTATTTTGTACGACTTATTCATGTTATATATTATATTACGATATAAAACCAACCCGTTATGATATATATCAGTATTACAACGAGTAGTCCATTATAATGTCACTCGAACGTGCCGATTCTATTTCACCAGCAGAAGCCGAACAGTATAAAAAAGCAAATTCGATGCTTAAAACAAGCGATTATGAAAGCAGCATTTCAAGCGACGATGATGAACACGGCCAAAACAGCAAGCTCGTCGTGGATTTACATAAAATGCCCGCGGGACAATACGAATATTACACGGATCTAGGGAGTGTAATGAATCAAATGTTGCTGTATATGTATCATACGATAGAACAACTGGTTCATATACCCGATAGCGGCAGTGGCAGCGGCAGTGGCAGCACCGCCGTCGACCCGGTTATCCCTCTCAAGTTGCGCCGCCGCCCCTACAAATACGACAAGGAGGATTTTTGTTATACGCAAATCGGCTATGGAAACTATAAATATACATACACGGTCCCCGCAACTAAGACCGAACCCAAAAAATCCGCCGAGTTTTTTATCACCTACCTCCAGCAAGAGAAAATCGTTGGAACCCACGATGAAGCAGCGAAGTATGAATATATGACGATTCGCACGGATTCCCCGGTCATATTTCACCATTTTTACCGCGAAAGCGACAACTTCCTTGAAAACAACGAACAAGATGATAGCAAACTACACGTATACGTGATGACTAAATACGGTGAATGGATGCGTTATAACAAGATCCCCTCACGTACCCTAGACACCGTTTATTTTGACGAAAAACTAAAACAGAAAATGCGCGCGGATATTATCGACTTCTTGAAGAAGGAGAAGGAATACGACGAGTTCGGGATTCCGTATAAGAAGAACTACTTGCTAACGGGCATTCCCGGGAGTGGTAAAACAAGTATCATCAAAGCGATGTGTAAAGAAATTGGGTATAACTTGTGTATCTTTTCCATCAACCACGACACGGATAATAATACAGCCCTCTCTGCTTTCCGTGATATCCCGCCCAAGTCCGTACTCCTCTTTGAAGACATCGACTGTCTGTTCGAGAAACGCACCGGAACACAGGAAAACAAGAGCACATTCACGTTCAGCAATCTCCTGAATCTCTTGGACGGCGTCTTTTTCCGAAAGGGCCTTATTTCATTTATTACAACGAATCATCCAGAGAGTTTGGATCACGCGTTATTGCGTCAGGGACGGACGGATATGATTATCCATATGAACTACCCGAAGAAGGTCGACGTCAAGCATCTATTCCGTGATATGATGCGGAAGGAAGAGATGACGCCGGAGGAAATTGACCGCGAATTTGACCGGTTCTATGAGCACATCAACAAGAAAACGATTACAATGGCGGGGATTGTCGGGTTTCTGTTTCGGTATCGAAAATCGTGGGAGGAGAATATCAATGAGCTACTGGACGCAGATAAGTTCATCAAGGAGGTGACGCGGAATGTGGAGGACAGTAAGTTGTATTCGTGAGAAGTGTTGAATACAATGCGCGAAAAGAATCGTTTGTGTGTGCTAGTGAATGATATGAATACCCCTTACATCCTGATTGTTTATTTTTATTTATATTTTTATTTATATTTTTAATACGATGTTTTGTTTTATTCTGCGGCGACGGTGGATCTGACGCACAACCACCTCCTCCTCCTCCGGTCCTTACCGCGCAAATATACTTCATAAAACATTCGAGATTATTACACGGATTATGTGACGCATTTTTAATATTATGTATCATAATCTCCCCACCTGTTAGTTCATCTAAAAATTCCCCGATATGTGATGGAATAATAGTATCATCTTCGCCAAAGCAAATATGGGTCTGCGTTTTTTTATACACTTCCAATAGTGTCGTTATGGCTGGTGTATTCCAATAAGAATAAAATGGGTGTAATGTAATCAAACGTTGTAAAACTTTGTATCCGGTATTACTATGTTCATTCATAAAAAAAGATAACCAAAACTCGGTTGTGTCGGATTGTGTTGTTCCATTAGAACCGACGCGACGGCCAATATAAAGCATCAAATCGCGTGAAATCATCGGAAGATGAAACAATGTCGTTGGTAACCCAGCTTTAAAAAACATACCCCAATAATATCCGTATACACCAAGAGTTGGAAGAATACCAGCGGGGTTCAAAAGAACCAACCGTTTTATAGGAAACCGGTCAGCAACATAAATGGAAAGAAACCCGCCGAGAGAATGTGCGACAAGTATCGTGTTTTTAACGATATTCAACTTGATGAGTGTATTCCCAATAATATCCGCATAACAATGGCATAACTCTTCATTGTTCTTATATGTATCGATTTTGATACATCCACTTACCCCGAAATTTGGTAAATCAATTGCGACGCATTTAATATTGTCGGGAATTTGTTTCATAACATTAAAAAATATAGTCGAGTTACTCGCGGTTCCGTGAATAAATACGAAAATGTCGTCGATTGCGTCGGCTGCGTCGGCTGCGTCGGCTGCGCCGTCGGTCACCACCATAGGGACTAGATCTTTGATAACGCAATGTATGTTAACACCAGACACATCAACCGTTTCTTCGCGAAACCTGTAAGATGATACAATATCGGTCATTTTGGCATTTATATCTTTAGTTGGATGTGACGGCGGCAATATCATCATTACCATCGAACATATACCAATCACGATATAACAGATAAACAATATACAACCTATACAAACCCAAATCAGAGAACCAAAAATATATGTATATACTGGAAACCCCATCTTCACATCTACTCTACTCTATCTTCCGAAAAGTAAATTGCTTTCCCTGACGAAATCTCTCGGAGTCCATCGTTCCACGTTTCAAATTACAGTCTAAACACCCAATAACTACGTTCGCAGAATTATGACCGTAGTCATTATCTATCCGGTCAAGTGTCCATTGTTTCCGACACATTGATTCTTTGTATGTGAGTTGACAAATCTCTCGACAATAATAACACAAGAGCTCAGAAGATATAATAAGTTCAACTATTTGGTCTGTGGTTATCGAGAACCGCGCATCATATATGGAGTGTTGTTTATCTTGGTAAATATAAGCTTTACGTTTCGTATCAATATCTCGGATAATGTGTGGTAATACCATTAATGTAGAATCAGGAATAGGTGTTAGTCCTATGGAAATATTGGCGGTATACATCTTCAATACTGCCAGTCCAAGCGTCTGGTCTCTATAATACTCGTCTGGTATCGCGTCTCTATTCTTCGGAACCTTTTTCTCTATGATCGCATCCGGATCCGCCATTTGTTTCATTTTATCCTGGTTACGTTTACCTTGTATATCTATTTTCTTCATATTGTATTGTATTGTATTGTATTGTTATGATATTACAATACAAACCTACTAAATATGCGCGGGTTTCAACGCGTCGAATACGGCGTCGATGCGCTGGGTCCAATATTCCATAGTGAGTTTCTGATATTTAAAGGTTCGATTTGAATACTCCGAGAGAATCCGATCCAGGAAATCTCTCGAGAGATCCGACCACCGATCTACCACGACCACCGGTAAGTCCGTGTATAATTCTTCAATTGCGGCGGCTCCTGGGATGCGCCTTACGATAACAATACAGCCAAGCATAAGTGCCTCCCACGTTCGTATCGTATCCAGGCCATTCCCCCGTGGACTAGCTACAAACACGTGTTGTGTATAAGCACCCCACGTTTCATACCGATTGACTGGTGACACTTCTACTGACATCACGTCGCGTGGTATTGTATGAAACGCATCCAATCTCTCGTCGCATCCATAACCATTTATATTAAAATGGAAATTGATATAGATTCGCCGATCAGTTCGTTTTGAAAAATGGACAGTAGATTCACGCAATTGTGTCAAATGTCGGTCTTGTGTATATGATGACGATATCGGAGTATTTGCCCACATTGACCGCGCAGCTAGAGTCCATAAATCTATTCCATACGGAATTCCAGTTATATTTTTAGAATGAATAGTCCGGCAATTAATTGCGAACCAGTGACAGAGGAGAGGAGAGCAAAAGGTAATAAATGCGTCTGGGTCCGTGTCCGGGTCCGGGTCCGGGTTAGACGAAAATACCTCATCCGGAAACGTCGCATCATCCATACACGTAATAATCACATATTTTTTATTGAGTTCGTGAATTCGCGGTTGAATATCACGTTTAAATAATTCAAATGCGTATGAATTTTGCTGAATAATAATAACGAATCGGTCATATTGTGTGATAATCCGCGCAACTTCGCTGGCGCCCTGGTTCGGGAAATACATTGTTAGATGGATAATACCAGTTCTTTTTCCGGCATTTGATGCATTACTATAATATTCATATATTCCATATGCGGAAAAATTCACGATCATATTATGAGATAATTGCGTATAAAGTTTATATCGTTATTATGTATTATACGATATGAACTCGCAAAACTACGGTTTTATTTATAATGAGTTGGTAATTGACCTCACCCGAAACAGACTTATAAAACGTACACGCCGTTCTCTCATTGACGGCACCAATACATCTGCTCTCGCAATACAACAACGTAAAGAGGGCGAGATGAAACTCCGTAAAGAAATCCAGTTCTATTTATGTATCCAGGCGTATCATCGTATCCCGCCACCGTTTGTTATGCCTCGGTTTTATGCGTCGTCCGCGTCGTCCGCGTCGTCCGCGTCGTCAGCATCGTCAGCGTCACCCGAATTACATATCCAATATTTTCAGGATTATGAACCACTGACCGAGAGATTTCCGTATGTTGACACCGATGCGGCGTGTTCCGTCATCCGAGAGATTTTAGATCACATTCGACCCCTTCACGAACATTCACCTCGTATACAAATTACTGAAGATGAATACCGGCAAGCCCTTCGTGTAGAAGTTTATGATAAAATTGTAGAACGGTATTATTCTGTAGATTGGAATAAAATATATCCAGAGTTCGAGAGATTGACACACGTCAATGGCATAAAAGTCCGGTCGTTCATTGAATATGCGACGATTATAAGGGATCGGGTGGGGGTACCGCCCCCCAACGGCGGGAGCTTCGCTCGATTGGATAGGGTTGTGGCTGGTGACACGGGGGTACCGCCCCCCAACGGCGGGAGCTTCGCTCGATTGGATAGGGTTGTGGCTGGTGACACGGGGGTACCGCCCCCCAACGGCGGGAGCTTCGCTCGATTGGATATGGTTGTGGCTGGTGACACGGGGGTACCGCCCCCCAACGGCGGGTTTCTAACATACATCCACGGTGATACCCACCTCGGAAATATTCTGGTTCCGAAACCAGGGACGTGTATCGTTAGTGACACACCTCGGTATGTTTTCATCGACCCCCGCGGATATTTCGCGTCCTATGATGTATTTGGCGACCCTCATTATGATTATGCGAAACTACTATTTGGAATATCGGGGTATAGTCGGTTTGACCAAATGACGATTGACGTGAACGACATCAATGAACTGAACGGTTTGCCTGAAATGAATATAACCATCCCTTTTATTGATGAATATTCTAGTATCTATAAATCTCTCGACACCCCCGAGTGGCAATCGTCCGTGCCGGAACTTACGGCCGAACTAACGCGTCTTATTTCATTAAGTATCTGGCTAGGAAATAATAGCACATTCATTTCACCAGAGAAAAAGCTGATGAGTTTGATGATTTCAAGATACCTTTGCGAGAGATTCCTTGTATGAACCGTAGATTTAGAATAATCATTATATATCACGATTAATCATATATCACGATTATTATATTATTATATCATTGTAAATAAAATGTTATTATTTACAATGTATGTTAAAGACGAGTATACTGCTAAAAAAATGGAGGCATCAACAAAGAAACTAAGTACGAAATTAAAAACCAAAACTGAAATGAAATGGCAATGGGTTAAAGATGGCGAAAAATTGGTTATCGCGTGTGATTTTTATAAGGATGACTAATGACTAATATATGTTGTAAAAAATTGAAATATTATATTCACAAAAATATAGTATTTATAACCGACAACGTTGAAGGACCCGAACAAACATAATGGCTCAATTAAACATTCACAGCGAAAGCATCGACAAGAAGATCAATAAAATCAGGAAGGAGGACAGATGGCAAACCACGGTCGTCGCACCCACGACTCACGAATCTATCAGACGAGATTTATCGGACTGTGTATTTACGAATTTGGTTCACGACACTTTTACAAAGTCGTATATGAAGAAACACCCGTGTAGCGACTGCGGGCAACCGTCGACAGACAGATGCCACGGAATTGGAGAAGAACGCCCCGTTTTACTGAAAAAGGCCCTTGAGCGCGTTTGGCCTGATACAACGAAACCGATTGCGATGAAAGAAATTGTCATCGCATTCTTGGAAGAACACAAGTATACGAGTTTCACGTTCAAATGCCGCCAATGCCACAAAAATGAGAAAAAATAAAGAACGCACGCACCCCCCGCAATCACGGGGTCATCTAAACACTCCTGAAATCATCGAATATAAAAGCGTCCTTTTTGTAATACCATTTATCGCGTTTGGCGAATTCATCTTGTTCATCAACATATAAATATACAATGGATGCTGAATGACGCAGCGACTCATACCCGATACTTGTATTCTCGAACCCAATGACGTATTTTTCATCGTTATAATACATTTCCTTCGCCTTTGTATAACTTTCAGGATGAGGTTTGGGTTCGGTATATGTCTCTCGAACACACCATTTTGTTATCTTATTCAGAGCAGGAATCACCTCGCGAATAATATCGGTCGTCGCACTGCTACTATTCGTAACAACTACCGCACTTACAGTATCAGGGTTCGCTTCAATAAACCGCAACATATCAAGCGCGTTCTTTGTGGGCGTGATATATGTTATCGCATAATTTCGAAACGCTGCGAGCTTTTCATTTCGCATATCCGAGAGAATTCTCTCGGTTTGTATATGATCATACCGCGCCAATTCGGACGCCACCGTCTCCAAATAGGTATGTATATTTTTATAATTGATATATTCATTCCATTCAGTGAACGTCATAAATGGCAAGTTGCGATTACGGAATACTTCCAAATAACTGCGGTAATGAGCGTAGGATGTATTGACGAGTGTTCCATCAAGGTCAAACATCAGAAAATACGTTGGTCGTCCGGGCGACACAGGCGACGAAGGTGCGGCTGATGCCAGATTAAATCCTCGTTGGTTAATCCCCAGTTTCGGGTGTTTGAACCGCGCAAACGCATACGGAATCGTCTCTTCAAAATTATGCGTGAAAAAATTGCTAATATTATATCGTACATCACGCAACTCTGTATCATATGGTCGGCGTGCGGCGTATACACTTGCTGCGTCCCCTGAATCAGCACTGGCACACGACGGGTGAAATGGAATAATGTGTGTGTGTGACATTTCAAGATAGTCAGCGATCTTAGTGGTCATTTGGTATTTCGTAAACTTATTATCTGGATTGTAAAAATGGTAAATCCCGCTGAATCTAGCGGTGCTTATGTCACCGCTGCCACCGCCGGTTTCAATCGCAAGGGCCGCAATGACACGAATAAAAATACACAAATCCGGGATATAAACTGGACGCCTTATACAATAATCATCTTCGCGTTTTATATTATAGGTTCTAAGATCCATTATATTCTTCGCCAATATTGTAACCGCATTATCGTATATAGGCGACGCAGGATTCGCCGAATAAAGCACTGGGGTGCGAATAATACAGTAATTCGGGGATAAAATCGACGCAGAAGCAGCAGCCAATGACGCCCCTGACAACGCCGCTGACGTCAACGTCGTTGGTGTATAATTCCTTTGAACACGATATTCTGAGATAAGTTTCGTTATTCCATAATTTTGAAGCGGATTTACTGGCGAAGATGCCGGAAAATAAGGAGGCGCAGATCCGTCGAAAACATAATCAGTTGATAGATGGATAAAATAAATACCCTGCTTCGCACACAATGATGACATCATATCAACAGCATTCACATTTACGCGCATTATCGCGTTCCAGTCATTTTCACAAACATCCACCATACGTTGGACAACCAAAAAAACCACCACCAGCCACTTGTGTTTATGTTCAGCGAAAAACTCTGAAACCTCGCCCAGGTTCGTGAAATCCACGCGAAACATATTCTCTCGTTCACAGAATTCTTTATCCGCGCATTTGTGATACGTGCCATAATACCGTATATTCTCTCGGTCGAATAAGTCACAAAGGTCTCGCCCAACTAGACCAGAAGCACCGCAAATAAGGATTGTCATATCTGATATACACAATATAATACTACCGTATTTATGTTTATTTTGTTTATTTTGTTTATAACGCGGCATCGGTCCATTTATCAATGGATCGATACAATCACCAATTTTGGCGCAGGTCGGCCCATAATCCGTCGCAATCCGCGCGCATACCACACAGGCATCCCGCGCATTTTCGCCCATTTCGCTATCCGGCGCTTTGGTGCGGACAAATAATAACTCCGGTAGGACGCAACCGCGTCATAGACGGCGCTGTCGTGGCTTGTGCCAGTGGCGCTCTCGTGGCTGGTCTTCGTGCGAATTTTGAATTCATCTGGCATAGCAAGTGCGAACGGGGTCATTATACCAGCGACTTTGACGCGTTCAAATGCCGCCGCCGGGGGGATATTTTGCCGCAAATATTGTGCGACGCCATATGACTTGTGCTGTTTTTGGGCAGGGTGTGTGTATCTGTATTTCCATTCGGCGTGCATTGCGTCCACGAGGTCGAGTGTCCAGATAAAGTTGGCTTGTGACGCACGGCACCAAATTGTAACTGGGTGGTTTTTGTGTGCGATTTTATAGACACAGGGGTCGACACGGTTCGCGTCCGTCGTGAGCAGCCGTTGCGTGGTACATAACATCTGGACTGCCTCTAGGATGATTTTTGCGATATGCTTATCCATCATATATTCCGCGATTTTGGCGGGATCAAGTGATAGAATGAACAGGTTCATTGTATCTGTATCTGTATCTGTGTAAGTCTAATTCTTAATGTTCAGAGAATTAGATTTCAATTTTATGATATATACTAAAGATACACCTGCTCTCCAACGGACGACGATGATGAATTAATTTTACTTATTATATTCGTCGTGCTTTTGTTCTCCAAATTATCAAATAAAACGATACGTTTGAGAGATGGATGTTTTCCACGGACCCCCCGTTCGGTATAATCAGACCCCTTAAACCAAACATCCGGTTGTATCATAAGCATAATATTGTCGAGCTCCTTTTCATAGGTATTATCGGTTTCATCATATAAAATAACATAGTCAATAAAAGGCATCGTAAGCAACATCCGCGCACGGTCCTCAATATGGTTCACGGGCCGCGACGGACCTTTAATCTCTCGGATCTGTTTATCAGAACTCAAACAAACGAAGAATATATCGCACATATTCTTGCTTTGTTTCAGAGTGGAAATATGCCCGCTATGAAAAATATCAAAGCATCCTGATGTGAGACCGATGACCGGTCTTTTGACTTGTGACCCGCCCCGAAACGACCGAATAATATCACACAGGTGTGTCTTCGTGTAAATAAGTTTCCGATTATCATCCTGGTATAAGTTCATTATGCGTAATACAGCCGCAGGTGCCGTAGCCGATACATTGTCCGTATCTATCACTGACCCAGGCGATAATATCGCACACCCACCTGTCCTGATTTGCCCTTCCAATAAAATCGTCACTGTTCCTGCGGGCGCACCCGCACCCGCACCCGCACCGGTGAATGTATCCCTAGAAACAACTGTAGATCCGTATACAATATCACCCGTGTGAAGATTAAAAAACGGGTTATCAATATCATTACCAGATGAATCACCGGTCGTATATTCTACCGCAGATCCCATATACGTATTTTTATCACGGGTATAAACATCTCTTAAACGAAGTAGGTCATTTTTATCAGAATGCTCCAATCTCACACCTTCTGCGCCATCAATACCGCAGTCAGTATAACGGTGGTATACTTCAACCTCTAACAATACCGCATTTGGCGAATACGCGAATATTCCGTGAAACATACACGCGGGAATATAACATACGTCTCCTTCATTCAAGATTTTAAAATCGTTATACAATTCAATACGGAATGTACCGGATAATACGCACAAAACGGTATCCTTATGAAAATGACAGTGGACCGATGTCTGGAGTCCCTGTTTCACGTTAAGTATCCACACACTGACATCCTTGCTTTGATACGCCATATATTCATACCCCCACGGCTTAATGAATCCTTTATTTAAATAGTCGCAAAAGGGTGAAACGTGGTAGTTTTTATACTCCTCTGATGACTGCGCTATCGCAAGTTCTTCGTTGGTTGGCGTTAGATAATAACGAGGCATTATCACAATAAATAGAAGGCGAATAATAATAATTATATGGCGTATTATTTATGTTATATGGTATTATTTATGTTATATTGTATTATTTATGTTATATTCATAAAATAACCGACGGTAAATCAGATAGAGCCACAAAATCGACTATATCTCGATTTTCCATATTTCGGTCAAATGACACCCGAATCCACTCATTCATTTTCGTCGCATAGTCATTATCTCTAACCGGATGTGTCAAATAAATGGGCTTATTATGCGTATCATAATACCGTGTTAGGTGTTCATTAAACCATATCCACGACGCACCGCAATATTGTGACACGATAATATCACACTCCCTAACTATAGTTTCAAGTATAAAAAGATTTTGGAAAGACTTCTCGGTTTCAGAATATCCAAATAATCGGTCACAGCAAACTATATTCGGAAACGCATCAAACACTGGCGCGTGATTTGGAACAAGAAATGTACGTGTATTCTGAAACATCCGCGCTAATCCGACGATATAGTCGTTCATTACGTAAGGATGTGTAACAGCTGACTGAAGTACGAAATTGAATATGAATACGAGGGTGCGTTTATGGTCGCCGATTCCACTGTTTTCCCGCCATTTCATTAACCAATTACGATATCCATTATGAGAATAGATTGTTTTGGGTATATTAACTATGGGCATCAATTTGTTATTAGGGATTTCTGTATTTATAAATGTTTCATTATAATGCGTGTTTATCTGATCGACCGTGTGAGTAAAACCGGTTCTTAATCCGTAAATATCTAGGTCTCCGCACGAGAAAGATGTACACCAAACATTAAAAAAGATGTAACGAGACTGGTTTATTGTTTTATCAGCATATCTATTTGATATATTATGTCTAATCAGCTGAATGACCTCTTTGTGTAAATGATTATTTCCAAGTAATACTGTTGTGAATATGTTATTCAGATTTGATAATGGATATCCTGAAAATAAATACTCGCCTTTTGGAATAAAATAATAAAATGTTCGAGATGGATTGGACTCGCATATATGACGAATAAATGGAGACGAAAAAAACGCGTCGCCGAAATTACAAGGATTATAGAAACATATATAAGACATTTGGCGGGTTTTAGATCAAATAAATTATTGTATTTATATTTTATGCCGTTAATAAAACAATATAAAAATATTTTCTTGGAGTATATCATAAAATGTCTTTGAACCCTATCTCCCTCGTTGCTTCTGCTGCTCGCGCGGCCAAAGTTCGCGTTTCAGGCTCCGTGTCTGGAAATCTCAGCTTCTCAGCTGGTGGTGCTCGCCCCCACGCCAAGGCTACGTATCAGTCTAACGGCTATACGATGAACTCAAACGGTTACCTGGCAAATCCGACTCACGCCGCTCAAGTCGCTGCCAACAACGCAGGTGCTCTTACCCGCACCGAAGCCGCGTCTATGGGTCTGCCTCTTGGTGGTCGCCGTTAAAGCGCGCTCGCAAGTTCCTTCGTCGCTCGCGCGTTAGATTCAATTCATATCTATAACGATTTGAACCTAATAATTAGACACGGTATAAAACTAAAATATCGGGTTATATCATAACCTGCTTTGACACACCATCACCACCATCAATTTAATGACCTCGTTGAGTTTCTCCGCCTCCGGGCAAAGTTGCCAATGTTGCGGGAAAAGTCGCCGTTGTTGCGAGTATTTTATGATAACACGATTTTATGAAATCAATATAAAAATAAAATATATTGATTTATTATAAAATGTCTTTGAATCCCTCTTCCGCTTCCGCTTCCGCTCCCTGCGTTGGCCTGTCCTTCTCTGGAAAGACCGTTTTTGGCGCATCCGCTGGTCCTGCTCACAAGGCTTATGCTGGCCCCGATGCGATCAATCTGCTTACCACAGGCCGCCCTGTCCAGCCCGCTGCCAAGTTGCTTGACAACTGGTTTAACGGCAATTCGACGGGCGTGAATGCCAACAATCGCCCGAAGGCTGCGATGACCCCTGTTGTGGATGACAGCCGGATGATTCGATCATTTGTAGCGATGTAATTGTTCAGATTTATTCCGGAAAATAGCTGTGATATACATTATATAGTCTACTGCCTCCGCGCAGGAAATCATCCGGAGACGCGTGATGTTTTTGTATTAAGAACAACAACATCTTTTTTTTGCCTTCGGGTAATTCGGGTAACATAATGTCTAAGAATTCATTTGCTATTTCTAGCTCCCCCCGACCAGGATAATATCCTCTTATCATTTCAGTAATTGTTTCTTCGATCTCAGGGTGTTGAGATTCATATAATTTCTGAATATACCTTTCTCCAGTTGAACGAGTTATTCTTCTTGAGGTATAAGATGGAATCGTAGATACAATCACCGTATCTTCTGCGGCAGATATCTGCTGTGAAGGTGGTGGTGGTGACGGTGGTGACGGTGGTGACGGTGGATGAGGACAAATAATCGTTTCTTTGTGACGAACCACGTCGTCTATTTTTGCCTCCGTAGCCATTGTTGACGTTGATGGTGCTGCGGCACCCCCACCCCCACCCGCGCAACCACCAAGATTTGATGTAACGGCGACATCCGATGTTGACATTAGGTTACGTACCAATTTAGTAATCGGCTTTCGTGTTCCAGCCTGGGATGGTGATGCCGAAACACAAGAAATCGTAGATTGATTATCACTGTCACTCTCGTGGTCACCGCTTTCACCATTCTCATTCTCGCTGTCTTCTTCATCTTCTCCCGACTTCTTTTCTTTTGTTGTCTTCTTCTTCTTCTTCTTCTGAATCTCCGTATATTCAGACGTATTCTTCCAGATCTTGTTTGAAAACTCGTTACACAAATGATTCAACAGTTTAATAATCTCTGGGTGAATCTTCTTCTCGTCCAACTGCGATTTATTCACTTGAACACCAAATAGCGTGTCCAATGTCTTATCCGAATCCATTATAATTTCGTCGGTGGTTTCATTCCAATACGAATAAGCTGCTTTGTCGCCTTGATTTCTAGATGTTCTAGGAATATGCGTAATAACCCTATTGCTTCGTATGTATCCTCGCCCCAGGGTTTGTCTTTTGAATTCGGGGATTTTACCCTTTTCAAACCTGTTTCCGGATGAATTCATTTCATCGTGGATCTTATCCCACACGGATGAATATGCTTTATGATGCTGAAATTTAGATATTTTGCCATATAAAGATAGATCTAACTGTGTGGGTACTGCTTTTCTTATGCGATCCTTTTTCAACTGTAAAGACCAATAACTACCATCTTCTTCAGCGACCGCGAATATTATTTCCCTGGTGATTGCGTGTGTAAGCACCACAATGTCGTGTTTCTCTCGAATGATTTCGTCAGTATTCAATGATGACGCTGATGGATCAAATGATTTAATAATTATTTCTTCCTTTTCAGGATCAGACTTGATACCGATTGCTATTCCGTTTTCTATCTTACGACAATATGTATTCGCAATGTACCACTTTAATCCAGATGTTGTATTGTCGCACAATAACATTTCCAACTCCATATAATTTTCTTCGTCAATACGTCCAATGATAACAGTTCCGGTTCCATTTGGGTTGACAGATAACATAGCCCATAAATCTTCTTGATCCTTTGATGCGTTGTGAGCTGATGGTAATGTTTCATCAACGTCATAATCAACCTCAGCTGCGTATAGTTGTCTACTCTCGTCACATCTAGTGATTTTTTGGATATTGCCTGGTTTTTTGGATATAGTATTGAGAGACGCAGAACCACCCACACCAAACCGACCACTTTTAGAATGAAGATCGTGTTCCTTATTGTGATTGTTTATATTAAACGATTGGCTCAATTTTCGTTTCGTCATTCCAGTCGCATCATCCGCAATATAATAATAATATTCTGTAACACCATCCACTAGACGTTTGAATAGTCCAATCATTACTTTTTTCCCTCCAGCATCATTGGAGTTGTCGATAAGCTCCCCGAACGCGGTCAATATGGTAAATCCAAGAAATACCAAGTTTGCGATTGTTCCTGATTGATTGACTAGGGAATCTGACATTCTGTTTTATTGTTTATACTGTGGGTGCGTGTGTGTGTGTGTGATGACGTACGGTAATATATTACTTGGTGTATCAATTTTATATTTAAATGATAAATGATGAACACTCACTATTGCTTCAGACGAATCCATAATATACAAAAAACGACTTTAAGTCATCTTTATATATATATGTATACCACCTATTCAGCGCTCACGTATCACATCACATCGCAATGCCTAGAAAAGCCGCCACAGCAACTCCTGTAGCACCAGCCACGGCCACCCTTCCCGTAGCACCAGCCATCGCCCGTTCAGAGCCGTTGATGGGGGGCGGCATCCCCCCGGTGGAAGATCAAGCCCTCAAAAACATTAATTACAAGAATATGCTCCTCACCGGAAACTACGGTCTTCTTAAACCGGATGTAGTGACACATCCAAATATCGATGATATTCTCGAAAACGAGAAGAATGCTAATAAATGCGATCCCTGGAATAAACTTGATAAGTCTGCGAAGCTCGTTAAATTGAAGGAATTCGCGACACGATATGGTAAAGAGCAGAATTGTAATGATATCGAAATAAACGGGCTTTATCGATTTCTTTTTGCGAATTTAGAACAGAAGAAACTGTTGCGCGCCAAGGATGTTGTCTATGATAAAACCACTGGGTTTGTTACTAGTATTCCGTGCTTGATTTATCACGCTGGACTTAAAAAATTCACGCTTAAACGTTGTGAAAAGCGTCAATCTACATTGAAATCACTGGCACCAACGACGAATATGTCGAAGAAGCGCAGACTAGGATCTGACGCAGATGCTGCGTCGACGTCGACGTCGCCGTCTACGTTTACGTCTACTGCGAATGCCGATATCGCAGAATCAGATAATTAATTCCGTTGCTTCCTAGTTCGACCATTCTGACGTTTTTTCACTGTAAGACTTCTCCGTTTTGATTTCTTACTGTGTCTGGTGCTCGTGGACCGGGCGACCTTAAAACTACATTTCGGCCCACACACCGGCTTCATCAGCTTGCTCTTTATCTCGGCCTCGTGTTCCAATATAACATCCACCATATTCCGGTAAAACGCCCTAAATTTCCCGCGGTTTTTACGTAATTCCGCAAATGTAAACCATTTTATTTCCGCCTTTTCAAGCAGACCATTGTGCGGGTTCTTTTTAGCACCAGGCAGGTATTTTTCAAAAAAACGGTAATTATTCAAATAATAATCCTCCAATCTCTCGTCATACTCAGTTTTAAACACTATAGTTGTGTAAGTTTTAAACACGAGTTCGGCAATTTTGTTTCGGACGGCGACCTTCTTCAGCTGAGATTGTGAACCAAGGAGCCCATTAAGTTCCTCGCTTCCTTCACGCGTAGCGACATCCAATGCCGATTCGTTCGGTTTTGAACCGCCTCCAAAATCAGCCCAACCAGGAGTATCATTGAGCTCATTCTCTCGACCAAATAATAAATAAATTGTGCCTTTGTGGACAGCGGCGGGCAATAAACCGGCACCAACCATTAATGAAATACTTACTATACCTAGATATAATATTGTGAAAGTGTAAAATTGATTGGTCTTGTGAATATTATTACGAATATAAACGCATTTATATCAATTATATATATGGAATGACTTTTGAACTAGATGCTGAAATCAATGATAGCAAATCTCGTGAACAATATAGTGGATGCTCTAAAGACCGGGACAGGGACAGGGACAGGGGTCAGAACGGGGACGGATACACCGCGGTCGAAACCGAAACCGAACCCGCGTGTATACCATCCGCCCCATATTCCATACTTCCTTCCGATGAAGATAGAGAGACAATTATCAACGACGCGCTTGATGAACTGGCCGAAATTGCGCGAGAGAATATATTGGAATTCAAACGCGAAGATTTCGACGACGAAGCGGTTATCGGAGCATGGATCGATAGCTATTTGTGCCAATACTTCTCGGAAATGACACCGCACAGGTCAAATTACTCAACCGCCACCACCAATGAAGCCAACGCGTTAAATGATGTTCTTGATGCCTATATTTGCGAGTTATATGATGAACTCTTCGAGAGATTTTACGAGGAAATAGCACCGAAGCGTGTTATCGCTGGTCTCGTCTTTGGTTCCACTTGCGCCATCGGCACGGTCGACACTGACGTAATTCGTAAGATGACCGAGAAAATCCAGATATTGCGTGAAAAGCCGCAACCTGACCAACGAACACCCGAATGGTATGCGCGGCGTAATAATCTCATCACCGCAAGCGCGGCATCTAAAGCGTTCGGCTCACAAGCATCCATAAACCAGCTCGTGTATGAAAAATGTACAAACTACGTCACGGCATCCGGGGCGGCGTCAGGCCCATCAGTCCCATCTGGCCCGCTTCAAGGTTCAGTGAATTCCCCACTTCACTGGGGGCAGCGTTATGAACCACTAACGGTAATGGTGTACGAACGCAGAAACAATACGACAATAGGCGAATTCGGGTGTATCCAACACGATATATACCCGTTTATTGGAGCGTCACCCGATGGGATTAATATCGACCCTGACTCGCGGTTTTACGGCCGGATGGTTGAAATCAAGAATATCTGGAATCGTGAAATCACGGGTAAGCCCAAAGAAGAATACTGGATTCAAACCCAGATTCAAATGGAGGTTTGTGACTTGGATGAATGTGATTTCGTAGAGACCCGGTTCAAGGAATATGATAGTGAGGCGGACTACATTGCGGACGTGGACGCTGACGGTGACAGAGGATACTCTTCCAAGGGAAACGAAAAAGGAATCATCCTGTGGTTTCAGACCGCCCCCGCACTTACGCATAACGGTTATGTATCGCAACCGATACAGTTATATGAATACGCACCCATCGCCGCAATAGTGGAAGAATACGATAAATGGGAGGCTACGGTGTTTGAGAAGCACAAGCGTGCCGGCAATATCTGGGTGCGGACGATTTATTGGTACCTTGATGAATATAGTTGTGTGCTTGTGCGTAGGAACCGCCTTTGGTTCTCGGAGGCGGTGAAGGTGCTACAACACGTCTGGACGATGATAGAAGAAGAGCGTGAGACCGGATTCGAACATCGTGCGCCTGCGAAACGCAAACTGGGAGTAGGGATGGGGACGCCAGCAGGAACCGGTAGCGACGACACATTCTTCAAAATCGTTAAATTGGATACGGCAATTATACCGACAGCGGATACGGCGACGGTGACGGCGACGGGGACGGCGACGGCGACGAATATGGCGTCATTAATGTCTCTGAGTAATCATAATCATAATACAAAATATGGAGGTAGTGGCATAAAACGCCCATCAGATGTCCTTATTAACTGTTTTAAAATAGACGACCTAGAAATAGATGAAAGCATAGTATAATATAAACAATGAAAACGATTATTAGTTTTATGCTCGTATTATTTTATATAAAGTAATTATAATACGAACAAATATGGAAGAAAAGAAAAAGAAAGAAAAAAAACAACAAGATACATCGTGTAAAAATCTATCAGAATCAGAGTGTATCGTAAGACCCGATTGTAAATTTAGTGTTAGTAAAGGTAAAGGTAAAGGTAAAGGTACATTTAGTAAAGGTAAATGCAGTAAAATACGTAATTCTAAAACAACTCACAAAGTATCTAAACCAGCAGATTCTCACGCGGAAGAAACAGAACAACCAATTCCAATAATACCTCCACAGGTAATTCATATAGAAGCAGCGCCCATTATTATTGATCCGTGCGATGAAAAAGAAAGTACAAAAAAGGAAGTAGCCGAAATAAATAAAAGAATATTGGAGTTAACAAAAAAGTGTAATGAAACAAAATATAAAAAGATGGAACACTTCAATGATAAAAAGTTGATGGATTTAATCGTTTACATATATGAAAAAAAAATAAAGAAATGTCAAGATTTATTTGATGAATTTCCCGAATCAAGTGAACGAACAAAGGGGCACTTATCAAAACCGTACATTTTTGAAGCATTATGGAAAATCATTTTTTTATTACGGTTGGATAATTTAACTGATGGAGATAGATATGACAGACAATATAAAAAATCAATTGAAGGAAACGGAGAGGAGAATAATATTAGCTGTTATGACTATTTGAACGGAGAAACCCCAATTTCTAAAATCAATAGTGGTTCTGAAAGTGGAATAGCTGATTTTTATTTTACAGTGACAGAACGGCCTCCATCATCATCACCATCTTCACGCTCAGATAACCCCCAACCTAAGAAGATACAACCACTGGAACCCAATGCGTGTGAAGAAGCTGTATTTATACCAAAACCAAATGATGTATATGTTTTTACAAGCAAATATTACAGAAAAGAAAAAGGGATTAGTAATTATGATATTGAAAAAATAGCACTAGAAGTACTAAATAAATATCAAGACAAAAATTTCAAAATAGTGTCACTTGTTAGGAATGGCGCAGATTACAAAAATAGATTAGAACGCTCATCGAAAGAACTTGTAAAAAGTTATGTTAGTTCTAATTTAATATTTGACGAAAGCGATTTAATTTCAATATATTATCCAAAATTATATAAATTTCTAACACATTGGTTTGACAACGTAGATAAAAAAAAAGAAGGCAAAGAAGGCAAAAAAGGCAAAGAAAAAAAATACATTATTTCGGATAAAGACGACTGGCGCGAAATATTGAAAAATCCGAAAGAGATTATTAATATCCTTGATAATTTACGATTTCATCAAAAGTATATTGTTGAATATACAAATGACCTCATTGATAAACAAGGTAAAGTAGGTAGATTTATATGGGGCGCCGTTGCTAGATCTGGAAAATCATATATGGTCGGTGGGTTAGTTGCCAAAAGAAAACCCAAAATAGTGTTACTTATTTTGGGAGCAGTCAACGAGACGAAATCCCAGTTTATAGACGATTTATTTAGAAAATACACAGAATTACAAGACTACAATGTCGTCGATTTTCAGGATAGTAAAAAACACACCAAAGGGTTCAAACTAGAGGAGAAGAAAAATTATGTATTTGTAATAAGCCAAGAAGCATTACGGATAAAAATTAGACAAGAACGAGATAACACAAGTGGTGAGCGAGCCCACGACGAAGCTGTAGCGACGGATGAATCATACAGCGATACCACTATGGCAACGATAAAACAATTATTACTGGAAGAAGACAAGATTATATTTTTTGATGAAATACATCAAGGTAGTGGAACTGATTCAATGCAGGAAGATACTATTGGATTTTTTTATAATACAGTGTTTAGTCCTCATAAAATAATATTAATAATGGTTACGGCCACTTACGCAAAACCGTTGGCAAAATATGGTAAAAAAATAGATGGTAAGGATTGTACATTAATTGAATGGGATTACGAAATGATTATGAAGATGAAGAATTTTCAAATTGAAAATGTAACACTACCGAATCCTCTCGACGGAGATAGTGATACAAGTGAAAATGCGTATTTAATAAATAAAACTGATCCACAGTTCGTAAACAAAATGAAAAAATTAAAAGTTATTACCGACGAGTTAAACAAACAAAATAAATCTTGTCAGGATATTGCGTATGAATATAAAAACTATCCCGAATTGGTCTATTTATTACCGACACTAAAAGAAAAATATGTCGGTAATCGAGAATTAATGAGTGAAAAATATGTAATGAGTGAAAATTATGTTATGAGTGAAGGCGGACCAGATGAACCTAAAATTAATATACGCAATCAGTTGAAAGAGATATTTAAATTGAAGGCTAAAAAATTTATATATAAAAATTCAGTGAATAAGCTGTTACGTTATATATACAACGATGTATATGAAAAACTATTATTTAAAAAATATGATTATATTGCGACAGGTGAAGGTAATTTTCACAGTCAACTGTGGTTTCTGCCTACATCTATGAAGAATGACCCTAAACCCCGTAAACGTCCCGCAGCTGCGGGTGCTGGTGATGCTGGTGATGCTGCTGCCGGCGCTGCTGGTGCTGGTGCCGAACCTGAAGAAGATTCGACTATCGTTGGACCTATGTTAAAAGAACTAGGACTAGCAATTATAAATCATAAGTTGTTTTTTAATTTCAATGTTTGCGTCGTTCACAGTGCGAAAGAAACACAGAATGAGCCAATAACGTCTACTTCAGACGCAGAAGCAGAAGTAGAAGTAGAAGAAAAAAACCGCAGAAAATTATATTTTCAGTGTATTGATGCTGGCAATGTTAAAAAGTGTATTAAAGATATAGAAAATAAAAGCAAACAAGCCGATAAATCATTAATTATTTTAACTGCGCAACGATTACGTTTGGGTATTAGTTTACCGTGTGCTGATATTGCTATACATATGGATAGTCTTAAAGCATATGATATTATTTATCAGTCTATGTTTCGCGTTTTAACCGAAAGGGCTGGAAAAACACACGGGTTTTTCGTGGATATGGTACTAGACCGAGCAATACAATTTATGTACAAGTATACGCAAAAATCAAAAAATAGCGAGACAATCAAAGATATAGAAAAAGATGACGTTGTAAAAAGCCTGTTATTATTTGACGTTGGTTCCATTAAACAATCGGTGGGGTTTACGTCAATCACAAATACTGCTGTAAATTCATATCGTGATATCGCTGAAAACTTTAAAATTGACAGTGACGTCTCATTTAATGCGTGGAAGGATAAATTATCAAAAGATCAGGAATTTAATGAGGGAGACGCTGAAAAAAAGGTAAAAATTGACCGGGAAGTTAAACCACCAAAAGAAATGGACCCAGATGCTGAAACTGTAAAAAAAACAAAAAAGGTAATTGATTTATTACACAAAATAGATAAAGACGAAGACGTTAAACGCAAGTTTGATGCTATACTCAAAAGTTTACAATTCACAAAATCCCAAAAAAACCCGACGAATGCCAAAGACAAAAAAGGTAAATTTGTGGCACAAGTTCTCGCACCACCCCAAGGAGCAGCAGGTGGTGGTGATGGTGATGGTGATGATGGTGATGGTGATGATGGTGATGATGGTGATGGTGCTACTGCTGCTGCTAATGATGATGCCCCTGAAGACCGAGAACAGCTATTCAAAAATGTTGTGGAACATATTAAAAATATATTTTCACTTTCAATATTATTTGATGACGGTGATCGTACGTTACAAGACATATTAGAATTAAAAATAAGTGATAATATTGCCAAAATAAAAAAATGCGAAGACCCTGATATTATGTATTATTGTTACTTGATAGCTACTAGAAACAACAGCCCTGAAATGGGGGACAAGGTGAAAGACAAAACTAACAGAATCGGGGAAATAGTGGAAATAGAGAGTATCGAAAAAACTACAATGGAAGGTACAAAACCAACATATACACACACATATACAATCAAATTTCAAGATAAAGATGAACCCGAGAAATACCCTGAAGCAGTGTTTAAAAAAGATATAAAGAATTTGTCTATACCAACTAATTTTGAATTAGAAAAAATGGACGATAACTTTATAACTGGGTTTTTACAGAAGAACATTGCGCTAATACAATTTTTATTAGAAAACCAGTCAATAGACCAAACCGAAATAAATAACTTATATGATAATATTAAGAAGGAAATGAAAAAAACCAAATTAATAGAACAACTTGAAAAAGAAAAAGATGCGTTTAAAGATAAACCATTGGATGAATGCCCTGAAAACTTCATAAAAAATAAAAAGGTGTTAGATATTGTAAGAAAATATTTAACACCGAAAGATAGTGAAAAAAAATTATTTGGTGAGGTATTTACCCCGTTAGAACTAATATGCGAAATGTTAAGTAAATTACCGACTAATGTGTGGACGAACAAACATTTGAAATGGTTAGACCCAGCAAATGGTATTGGTAATTTCCCGATTGTCGTGTATTACAAATTAATGGAAGGATTGAAACACGAATTTAAAGAAGATGACAAGCGGAGTAAATGGATTCTAGAAAAAATGATTTATATGAGTGAATTAAACCCGGTAAATGTGGCTTTGTCAAAAAAGGTGTTTAAAATGATTGACTCTGCGTCTACACCTAACATACTTCGTGCGGATTTTATTACTGGTTATGATGCGGTTTTAAAAAGGATGAGGGATGACGCTGGTGATAAAAACCGATTATTTGATATCATAATTGGAAATCCACCGTATAATAGCACATTAAGCACTGGAGATAATAAACCATACTTACTATTTACATTTATATCTATATCCCTGTTGGAAACAAATGGACTATTAACATTTATAACTCCACCGTCAATATACGACTATCTATTTAAAAGAAAAACTCTGAAACTAACAGGAGAGATATATAAGTATGACAAAATATTAGATATTTTATATGTTAACGCAGATAATAATTATTTGAAAAGATTCTTTAAAAATGTTGGTTCTGATTTTTCTTATTTCGTACTTAAAAATAAAGAGTATAGTGGAGAAACACAACTATTATATGAAAAGGGCGATAAATTACTTATAGAGAAGATCGAAGTACCACCTCCACCACCTCCACCAGCCAGTGGAGAAGAAAACAGTACTATTACTGGATTAAATATTATTAAAGAATTATACAACAACATTTTACATCCCGAATATGTATCTATTAAAGATAAAATTTTTTCAAACGATACAGAAACCTTTGAATTTAAAAAAGCGTTATTTGGTACTTCAACCCGCAGAATAAGAAAAGAACAAATAGAAGATAAGACAGTCAAAGATACACCAGACGAAACACATAAATATAAAATTATAGAAAGTTATAAAATGGATAGTGTATTTAACCCAAAATTACATTATTTTGATAAAACAGACACTGATTATGATAAAAAAAGATTGATAGTAAGTGCTGGTCCATCAAATCTATATCCACATATAATTCCTAAAAATTCATTTACACTATCAGATAATATATACTATACTGTATGTGAAGACACACAATGTGAGAATTTGTTATTTTTTTTAGAAAGCCCATTATGGAAATATATCGACAAAAAATATAGACCTAGCAACAGCATTAATAGTCATTTGATATCATCCCTAATATCACACATAAAACCGTTACCTTCGAAAAAATTTGATGATGACGCAGAAATGTATGAATTTTTTAAGTTAACAAAAGATGAGATATCAAAAATAGATGAAATGTCAAAACTAAAAGGACCCGTCGGTGTGAGTAAGTCAGCAACCGCGAAAATAAAACCTAAATCTAGGGCATTAAAACCTAGTGGGACAAAGGATAAAACCCAAAAAACAGCAGCCCAACAATCAAATCCTAGAAAAATAACAACGAAAGGTGGTAGGAAAAAGACGATCAAGAAAAGGACGATTAAGAAAAAAAATCGATATCACTTCTGGTAATTATATATTTATAATACACATTATTGTAAATATATTACACATTATTTTCGATCATTGGTTGCCCCGTAAAAACCCACCCTCCGCGCAGGATTACTTAGGGGTAGCGGCTCGGGGACGACATACTCCGCCGGTGTTTTCGGAGCATATAGAGCCCCACACATCCCCGCAGGCATACACGAACCATTATCCGGCGTCACCCATTCACGCATATTATTCGTGGCCTGGTCGTAATTGGCGAGATTCGCAGCAACCGGGTATAATTTCGAATTGTTCTCTGAATTTGTATCTTTGAGAACGACACCATATCCAGTCGTGATTTTAGGATACTCTGGATATAACAATGGTTCATCTACTTCGCGCGGGTATTCGCCGGATGGGACGCGGTCCGCACTAAACCCGTCTTTCGCACCGGTCGCCGCACTGAAATCGCGGATTGCGTCAATAAATGGTCCCGCTACTATAACTGCGACAACGAGCAGAAACAACGCAAGATATTCGTTACAGTATTTCATTTATGTTTGGGTCTGTATATTATGTATAGGAGAGAATAGATATTAAACCGTAGTATTTATATATTATAGAACAGAATATAAGATGTCTGTGTCCACGTCCACGTCCACGTCTGATACATCTTCAACGTCAGATATGTATGTCCTTAAACGAAACGGCGACCGAGAGATTGTTGCGTTTGATAAGATACTCGCCCGCCTAAAAACACTCGGCGCACAAGCAAAGATCACTGGCGTCAATTATACAAAACTTGTTATTAAAATCATCGATCAATTATTTGATGGGATTCCAACAATGAAAATCGACGAACTCACCGCTCAGCAGTGTGCTATGATGGCGGTCCAGAACCCCGATTACGGAACGCTGGCGTCCTATATTATTATTTCGAATGCGCACAAGAATATCCGTGGAGGATTTTATGATGCGATGCGCGTATTATATGAATATCGTGATGCGAATAATAAGCACGTCCCGATTATTAGTAAGAATATCTGGGATTTTTTACACGAAATTGTAGATACTCCTAGAAATGGTTCCGTTCCTGGACCCGGACCATTCCTTCTTCATCAAGCTCTTGAACAAATGATCGACCATTCGAGAGATTATCTTATCGATTATTTCGGTTACAAGACGCTTGAACGGTCATACCTGATGCGCTGCCACGGGATTGTAGTTGAACGCCCACAACATATGTGGATGCGCGTCGCGGTCGGGATTCACGCGCAACGTAAAGACACCGTCACTGTCTACGAAACACTTGTATACATACAAAATACGTATAATGCGATGTCGCAGAAATATATGACACACGCTACACCGACTTTATTCAATGCGGGCACTCCACGCCCCCAATTGAGTTCGTGCTACCTTATCGCGATGGAAAACGACAGCATTGACGGGATTTTTGATACACTGAAAGATTGTGCTAAAATCTCTAAACACGCTGGCGGGATCGGGCTTCATATTCATAATATCCGCGCATCAGGATCGCATATCCGCGGAACAAACGGCGCGTCCAACGGCATCATCCCGATGTTGCGTGTCTTTAACAATACAGCGCGGTATATCGACCAAGGGGGGCGACGCAATGGGAGTTTCGCGATTTATTTGGAGCCGTGGCACCCCGATATTGAGGATTTCCTGGAAATGAAGAAGAACCACGGTGACGAAGAAATGAAAGGTCGTGACCTGTTTTATGCTTTATGGGTACCAGATCTATTTATGGAACGTGTGCGGGGGGCGAGTGCGGGCGCGAGCGCGGCGGGTACGGGTCTCGTCTCAGATATGTGGTCATATTTCTGCCCCGATGAATGCCCTGGCCTCGCGGACGTGTATGGTGATGATTTCAGAGTGTTATATGAGAAATACGAGAGCGAAGGCCGGGCACGCAAACAAGTGAAGGCGCGTGATTTGTGGCTGAAAATCCTGGATAGTCAAATGGAGACGGGCACGCCGTATATCCTCTTTAAGGACGCGGCTAACAAAAAGAGCAACCAGAAAAATGTAGGGACGATTAAGAGCAGTAATTTGTGTACTGAAATTATGGAATATTCTGATGAGAATGAGACGGCGGTTTGTAATTTGGCGAGTATCGCCTTGAACCGGTTCGCCGTCGCCTCCGGCTCCGGGTTCGCCGTCGCCGCCGGCTCCGGGTTCGCCGTCGCCGCCGGCTCCGGCGCCATCTCCGTCGGAGCTTCCGGGTTCGCCGTCGCCTCCGGCTCCGGCGCCATCTCCGTCGGAGCTTCCGACCACTCCATCGCCGGAGGCGATTCCGTAGTCTCTGGCTCCTCCGTCGTATCTGAATCGAACGTAGTTCCGCCGTTGGGGGGCGGTACCCCCCGAGTTCCGCCGTTGGGGGGCGGTACCCCCCGAGTTCCGCCGTTGGGGGGCGGTACCCCCCGCATACCCCCCCTCCTGGACTTCGCCGAACTCGAACGTGTCACCGCCCTCGTCGTAGACAATCTGAACCAAATAATCGATATTAATTATTATCCAACCACGAAAACACGGACGAGCAATCTTCGCCACCGACCCATCGGAATCGGTGTCCAAGGACTAGCCGATGTGTTTATGATGATGAATATTCCGTTCCATAGCGAAGAAGCCCGTGTCTTGAATCGAGAGATTTTTGAAACGATTTATTATGCCGCAGTTAACGCATCGATGACTCTCGCAGCACGTCACGGCCCGTACGAGACATTCCCCGGTTCGCCCGCGTCACAAGGTATACTTCAGTTTGATATGTGGGGTGTCGATCCTACCGCGGATACTTACCCCGCACCTACATACCGCACCTGGAAATACGACTGGGCAGCCCTGAAATCCAAAGTCCAGAAATACGGACTGCGGAATTCGCTGCTCTTGGCACCGATGCCTACCGCGAGCACCTCCCAAATCCTCGGTAATAATGAATGTTTTGAACCGATTACGAGTAATATTTATACACGTCGCACCCTTGCGGGGGAGTTCATTATGGTAAACCGGTATCTTATTCGCGACCTTATCGCGCTTGGAATATGGAATGAACGTGTGAAGACCAATATTATCGCGAACCAGGGGAGTGTCCAGTATATTGACGGATTGCCCGATGCGTTGAAACTGAAATATAAGACGGTGTGGGAGATGCCAATGCGGCATATTATTGATATGGCGGCTGATCGCGGGGCGTTTATTTGCCAGAGCCAAAGTATGAACTTATGGGTAGAAGAACCGAATTACAATATTTTGACATCGATGCTCTTTTATGCGTGGAATAAGGGGTTGAAAACGGGGGTGTATTATTTGAGAAGGAAAGCTAAACACCAGGCACAACAATTCACGGTGGAGCCGGAGAAAGGGGGGGTGGGGGCGGGAGCGGGAGCTGGAGGGAGTGGAGCGGTGGAAGAGGATGATATCTGCGAATTCTGCTCATCTTGAGTAGAATAAATTGAATTATATTTACATTATTTGACACATACTACATATATATCAATGCTTCGTTCTCCGTCGTCGTCGTCGTCCCCGTCATTTAAAGAAACCTTATCCGCAGTTATGTCCGGGTTCAAACAACCACATAAAATAAAAGAAATAGAAGACACCGCCACCGACGAAGACTGTTGTAATGTCACCGAATGGGCCGAGCGGAACAATTTCCGATTCCCGCCGCAGCTTACGAACAGCGACGAAGCAGCCAACATCACAGCAGGTGTTTCCGAGAGATTCCGCGTCGTCTACGAAGAACCGCGCAAGAATACATTATTATACCTCCTACTTTCACAATATAACCCGTGGCTAGATTGTGAAATGACGCGCGAGAAACGCGCATACCTTAAACCGAACGTAGGCGAGATATCTTGTATTGTATCCGCCTCTTCAAGCACAGTGATCGATATCGCCAATCTATACTTATGGCCACTTCTTCATTCACGAGCAGATGAAGTCGTTGCGTGTCGCACATTTGGACAGTGGCGGCGTCTTTTCGGGCAAACGATCACACTTGCGTTCCCAGATTATAATGAATGGGTTATCAAGTCCACCAAACCATCCGCATTTGTACTCGTATCCGATAGAAATCGATTAACCACAATCCTCAAAACACTTAATCCGTCGAAGGTATTATACCTTCTGACTACACGGGCTGGGTTTTGGCCATATGGTCCGTCGTCATCCGCTGCGTCGTCTTGGTCATTTTCATTGTCATTGTCATTATCATTGTCGCTATCCAGCAGCGTGTCAACTCCTAACCCAATATCCGGATTGTGTTCCATAAAACAAAAAATAAAAGAATATGACGACACTACAGAAATTGAATGGTTGGTTCGTCCCGACTTTCTTCGTAAAATGAAACGCGTCCATTTGTATATTGCGTCATCGGCGTCATCTGCTGCGATGTCATCAACCGGTGATGACGTGGATAGTGATTGTTAATCAGATCAGATCAGATCTACTCCGTCATTTTCACGTAACACTTCAAGCACAATTCAACATCAACTTTCGCATTGTGAAGTCCCTCCGGGGCGGGTGCGTCGGCCCCGAAAAGCGCGTAGTAAAGTTCTACGAGTTTCGGGAATTTGAACGAAGTCGACCCATCATCCCAGACTTTCACCAACTTACAAATGGGCGTCCCCTGTCTCATCGTACAATATTCTGAGGGGGGGAAAATCGTGTTAAACATTCGTGCGCGGTAAAGCTCCACCATAATCATATTTTTGTCGAATTCAATATTGTGAGCGACCATTTTGCCGCATCGGTTGGCGGCGCGCTTGAAATCAAACAGTGCGACATCAATCGAGACCCCCTTCGCACGTGACAATTCGCTTGTGATGCCGTGGATGGCCGTTGATTCCGCGGAAATTGGAATATGTGTTCCGAGAGATATAATATAGTCTTGATCTTCTTCGACCACCTTGGTCTCATCGTTGTAAATCACCCAACTCAATTGGACGATATGGGGCCATTTGTCGGTTTGATTCGTCGGGGTATTTCGGGGAGGGAGGCCTGTTGTCTCGGTATCGAAGATCAGGATTCGCATCGTCGTTGGTTGTCGGTTTGTCGCTGTCAATATAAAGAAACACTGCGATTGCTTTATATGGGAATTTAATATCAATTTTATCTCGCGTCGCCGATCTCGCGTCGCCGTTCGTTGCGCGTCACTCGCGGAGCTCGTTCTGCTCCACTCGCTCTGCTCCGCTCGGGTGCTCGCGTCTCGCGTCGCCGCTCCTTTCACTCACTACGTTCGTTCCACTCGCTCTGCTCCGCTCGGGGTTTTCGTTTGTTTTGTGGTGGCTGGGCATCATCTACCCACACAACGAATTCCCGAACGCAACTACCGCCAATATTCCCAGTACAAGACCCGCGTGATAATTATACTGCATCGTGCGATATACCTTCAACCACGCCGCCGTTTCTTCGCCCGACTTCAGATGAAGCACCATCCAATCACTCTTCGGCGAGAGAATGTAATAAAAATAATTCACGCTAAATGTGACGGCCGCAACCATACACAAGAGACCACCGCGGGACCCTGATGGGCCAAGGAAATACTTCCGGCAGCACATCAGCAATATCATCGACAGGATAAAACCTAGAAACAGTCCCATAAAATAAATCCCGCGGCGTTCTTCAGCTATTGCGATATACCGGCGTTGATTTTCGGGTGATAGTTTCGAGACAAATTCCTGGATGACCCCCCCGGACCGGTGAGCGAACCCACAGCAGTACACATTCGCAACAATGAAAATGAATGCGATAGCACAAGATAAAGCACAGACCATTGTGATGGTGATGATGATTCGTATTTTATAATAAACACACATAAAAATAAAATTGAATTATTTTGTAGGACTTGTTAATATGTATGATTAGTATTCCATAGAGCAATATGTCCGCTTCCGCCACCGCCTCGCGTTTCATCAAACCTACCGCCGCTGCTGCCGCTTCCGCCTCGAATTTAACTTCAGAGTTCGTGCTTGGAATGCTTTCGAATATCCAAGTCAATCTCACCGAGTATCAAGCCAAAGTGCTTGAAATGGAAGAAGAACTCCGGACGCTGAAAATCGAAAATAATTTATTGCGAAACCACGTTCGGGAATTGACGACGACGGCGAAGACCTCGCCGACCACGCCGAAGTAATAAAATTGAAATACAAATTGCCTATATTATGGACTACATACACCACCCGACAACAATGTCAACCAGTGTCCAGGATGACTTTTTACAATCCAAAGCCAAGGTCGCCGAACTGGAGGCGGAAATAGCCACACTGAAGGCTGAGAACGCACGCCTGAAAAAATACGAATTACAAATTCTTGAGCAAAAATATGGGCGAATAAGCGCGGGAATTCCAAGTGGATTTATGGGGTATGGTAGGAGCGAATGGAGTTCAAACGCTTCGACTGGGTGCTAATCTGTTGCTGTCGCACAGGATGGCCGTTCGCATTCATTCGAACGTCCGATCAAGCTGTCGCGGATGGCCCTTTGCTACTCAAAGGTCCGACAAATCCCATACGACCGTCTGTGCCACTGTGTAATCCCGTGCTCCCGGATCCCGTCCATATGTTTTTTTGCGCCATACCCCTTATTACCACGTAGTGAATACAGTTCATCCAGTACCGGATATTCATCACACAGTTTTTCGATATATTCATCACGCGCAACCTTGGCGAGAATCGACCCAGCCGCAATACACGCATACGTATTATCACCGCCTTCAACACATATATGCCGGTAATTATCGATTTCGCTGGTCTGTTGATTGAAATTCCCCATCGGGATGAAATCGTTGCCGTCAATAAGGAGGAGGTAGTCCGATGTCGCCATCGGTGATGAGCCACAAGTATCTCTGTGTTTTTTTACCACCGCGTTTATTGAATTACGCATACATTGAAGAGTCGCACGCCGGATATTCAGTGTGTCGATCACTGCGGGTTCTTCATAAGCGACGGCCCACGCGACGGCGTGTTCCTTAATATAGTCAGATACTTCGCGGATTTTCTTCTCGGACGTGAACTTTTTACTGTCTTTTAGAAGGGAGAAGTCAAATGACGCCGCCACCGGAGGCAGTATGACCGCGCCTGTATAAACGCGTCCAAATAATGGTCCACGACCTGCTTCATCTACGCCTATTTCATATTTGTGCGTCGGTGACGCATCATCACCAACGGTGCCTTGATTATACGACGTCGAGAGAATCCTCAATTCGCGTGGTTGCCTGGGTTTCTTGGAAAGAATAACGCCTTCGGTTTCCATTGTTTCGTGGGTGTCGTTGTCGTATTACACGATACTACGATTTTCATTCAATTATTTCTTGTAAAACTTTTTATAGGTATATAATATCAGATACAAATAATCGCGAATGCAACTTACGAAAGTCCATCTTTTACTCATTTTATTACTTGCGTTAATCCTGGCTTCGAGTTTAGGCAACTATGTTCGCGATGGATTTACATCATCGGACATTCCCGACCCGTTGAAGCCAATTGCCACGAAAGACCTCGCGTCCAATACAAAACTCCCGCCAACTCCAAAATATGATCCTACCATAAACGCTGGTATCAGCGCGTCATCACTTGGCGCTCCTGTATCTGCTTTATCACCTAGCACATTTCCGATGAATATACCCGCAGGCATTCCGGGGATGAATAGTGTCAGTGGAAATGATCAAGCGGGTAATGGCGGTTCGGTGGGTGGTGCCAATGGTCACCAATGTCCACCTTGTCCCGCTTGCGCCAGATGTCCCGAACCAGCATTTGAGTGTAAGAAGGTTCCCAATTATTCTAGGTCAGAGGACATCAATGCGCCGAGACCAGTGATGGCGGATTTTAGTCAGTTTGGAATGTAAAAGCGGGCACGAACAATCGAACAATAGAACAATCGAACAATAGAACAATCGAACAATAGAACAATAGAATCCAATAAAAAAGTGTTAGTTTTTATTGGTTTTACAGCACAGGCGAGCGAGCGGGGAGCGATGCGAGCAACACAGGCGAGCGAGCGGGGAGCGATGCGAGCAACACAGGCGAGCGAGCGGAGCGATGCGAGCAATGCGATGCGAGCAACATTCATCCCTGAGCTGGGTAGTAATCGTCATTGTTGATGATGTTGTATTCCTCCGCAGCGGCAGCGGCACCAGCGGCAGCGTAATTCTCTCGGTAGATCGCGGCAAAGTCATTCACGGGAGGTGGTACGGGAATCGCGACGGGGACAGCGACGGGTTCCGCGGCGAAGGGAACAACGCCTGGGATGTACGGGTCGACGCCATTGTGTAACACCTGATTGACAACATTGACGCAGTTGTGTCTTAGACGCCAAGCGTCATCCGGATCCACCAAATCTCGTTCGTTGACAAATCGCATCGGGTTGAATCCATCAAGGAAGTACGTGTAGAGCAAATTCATCATCTGGGTTTCGTCGGCCAGGTACGCGAGGATTTGATACTCGGTAAATTGTTGGACAATTGCGCGTAGTCCATCTTCTTCCGCGACTTCTGTGTTGAAGATGCGATTGATGGCCTCTTGCGTGTTGCTTCCTTCGCCGTACTCGACTTCGATGATGTGTCCGGTCTCGAATTGACGATGAGGAGTGACGGACACGAGGAAGACTGCGCGGTGTGTTCCTGGACGCTCTGGGTTTGCGTTTTCTTCCAACAAAAGCGAAACCTCCAATTCACCGGCGTATGGGACTGTGCGAGTTTCATCTGTGGCGAACTCCATACACCTCTGAACGTAGGGTCGCATCGGTTCGTTTGGACCGAACAAAGCAACCCAATCTTCTGGGTCGAACATCTGGATACTGCGGCAGTCGAGAAGTCGGTTTCCTGTAAAATATCCATCAGTATTGTTGATCATCGCAAGTCGAGTACGGAACATCTCGCGGATATTCTCGTTGGTGTGGTGATCGGCGGCACGTGCGTCCAAGGCGTCCATCTGGGCCATAACGCGGGCGTGGAAAGATTGTTCATCTTGGTTCTGGTTCTGGTTCATTGTATCGTTCGTAAAGTGTGTCTGGTGGGAAACGCTGTTATATGCTGTTTCTGGGAAAAAGCATTTCAATTTTTTCTATTCTACGAAAAAATCGTGAGAATCATCCAATTTTTTCTATTCTACGAAAAAATCGTGCGTAGCGTGCGGAGCGCATCCAATTTTTTCTATTCTACGAAAAAATCGTGCGTAGCGTGCGTAGCGTGCGGATCCAATATTTTTCATTTTCGTTCATATTTATTTATTTTCGTTTACGATTACGAGTACAGAGTACCCATCCATCCGCGATCTCTGCGGCCGCTTCTGCTGCGGCTGCTGCTGCCTGACGTTGAGCATATGCCTGAGCAGCCGATGTAATGACCTGAGCTGTTTCCTGGCACCGACCCTCACGAATATTTTCCACAGTATCCTGAATCGGGAAATATTCGCGAACATTCCGCTCCTCTCGACAAGAACGTATAATACCGTTATCAGCGTTCACCGCATCCGCGGTCCGAGGTATATGCTCGCGATGTTTGACACGTAACGCACCAAACAGAGGATGGCGTGACGGAATATGGTTGACGCAACTTTTCATCGATGTCGTCAAGTATTTCATTCCGTGTTTTGGTGCCATTTCGGGGGTCACCATCCCAGGTTCGATTGCGGCAAATGACAGAAACGCCGTCGTGAGCCCGTCATTGGATAGACGCACCAATGTTTGTCTGGCTGTTTTCACGAACTTGGCGTAGTTTTGAGAGGTGTTATCGAACAAGTGAGCCACGTCGTAACAGTATAAGTGTGGAACCATCGCACAGATAGAGACCACATCGGCAACTACGACGAAGCTTTTTGTATTGTAGTTATAATCGTCGTAGTTGTCGCGGCTTTCTTCGAAATTGTGTTTGATCTTCATCATCAGACTACAGTAGTGCCAATACGCACGCATCAATCGCACGAATTCAGGGTCGGTGCGAATCGATACAAGATCGACGAACCCGTGCTTGTATTGCCTCACAGCATCAAGCAGACGGTCGATTTGGGAAGCATAAGTTTCCAGGAGTTCGGTTTTAGCAGCTGCGACATTTTCGGGCGATACATCACCGAGTGTCATATTTGCCATTGTGCTGAATCCACAATGACCAACAACAACATTCGTTCGAGAATTACCGATGACTTCAAACGCGGCAATACGCGTCGGTAGATTGCGGTAGTATCGATTCCCAATCAAGATTTCGCACGCAAGTGTCGAATGAATGTATTTCGCGGTCAATTCTGCGTGTTTTTTCGCGTGTTTGATGGTATGTGGGCCGGCACTGCGTACACCCATCCATCGGGCGACAACAAGACCCGCCAGTCCCGACATCGACACAAGGTGGTGTTTTTGATACGAGGATATAGTGGTGAAGGAGGTCGCGTGACGGGTATCGTGCGCACGAGCACGGGCACGGGCGGCCGCGGCGGCGACATCAGTAGTGTGTCGAAAACGATACACTCTACCTACTCCTCCGGCGGCTTCGACGACATCGCGGACGATAATCTCGCACGATGAACCGAGCGACGCACAAACAAGCGCGTGGTGGCGTGGGAATGATTTGTTGATTTGTGTATGAGGATTTTGTTTGGGGTTGGTTGATGACATATTTTCGTGGAGGTAGAAATCTTCGATAGCGGTGGCGGCAGCGGCGGCGGCGGCGGAAGATGACCGAATATTCCAAATGTGAGTTACATTATTACCTACCAAGTGAGAGTATTCCGTCGTAGGAGCGGGAGCGGGAGCGGGAGCGGAAGAAGTAGTTGATTTCATCGTAATTCTGGTAGAGACACGGGAGCACTACCATTTGGATGAGATCAATAAAAAGATTTCAATTTTTCTGGGAGGAAAAATCGTGCTGGAGCATCCAATTTTTCTGGGAGGAAAAATCGTGCTGGAGCATCCAATTTTTTCAAGTGAAAAAATCGTGCTGGAGCATCCAATTTTTTCAAGTGAAAAAATCGTGCGGGAGCATCCAATTTTCTGGAGGAAAAATCTACTTGCGGCCCTTACGTGAAGATCGACGGTGTCGTGAAGAACGACGTTGCTTGGTCTTTTTGGCGGCTTTGGATGGCTTGCGGCCCTTACTGTGACGACGGGTGCGTTTGGTGTTTTTGCGGGATTTGCTTCCGCTTTTTTTGGATGATAAATTACCACCGCCTCGTCTGGCGCCTTTCGCTCCTTCCTCACCCACTTCCATTACCCCACTAGCAGCAGCAGGAGCAGCAGCAGCAGCAGCAGCAGCAGCAGCATCATCACCACCACCACCACCACCGTCATCACCGTCATCACTACTATTACCTTCTTCACCCGCACCCCGACGTTTTTGCCCATTTCCTGACGCGCTAGAGCCCCTCGAAGACACGTCATCCTCAGCCGCAGCACCCATAGCAGCACCAGCCGCATCCATAGCAGGAGGAGGAGGTTTAACGTGAATTGTTAGGGGGGGGCGTGGTAATAGTTCCATACCACCACCATCACCAAGAGGAGAATGTTTTTTAACGTGTATTCTGGATTTTTTTTCTGGCGGTGGACCAGCAGCACCACCACCAGCAGCAGCAGCACCACCACCAGCAGCAGCAGCACCAGCATCAACAGAAGCAATAACTAAATCAGCATTGAGTGAGTAAGGGGGGGTTGCGAGGACAAGCGGCAGCAATTTACAACCTTCATCAGCAGCAGAAGGTCTATTACCTGATATGTGTTCCCAGCTCTTTACAACTGCTCCTCCTACTGCTGCTCCTGCGGTTATAAGTCCTTCCCAAAAATAATCAAATATCGTTTTTGGCGATATTCTAAGTTTTTTTTCAATATCAAATTTATATTGTCGTAATTCCGCTTCAAGCGCCGAAAGAGGCTCGGTAACTAACTTATATACAAGTTGACCGTTTTCGGCTAGGAACAACTCGCGTCTATTACTATACGCCCATTGAAAATGCTTTTTACAATTATCGACCACTTTCTCAGCCTCTCCTTTATCCAATCCAGTTTTCATTAATTTGTCAACCACATGGTCTCGCGCCGAATTACATAGTTGATTAAATATCTCCTCTTGCGGTAACATTTTTGAAACGGCCATAGCAAGATTCCGACGCGTTAATAAAGGATTAACTTTTGCGGCTGGTTCGGCATTCCTCTCCATAACAACACCCATTTGTGAAAACACCGGAGCTACAACTCTTTCAGACAACATTCTTAAGCGGTCAGCTGATAATTCCATCAACCAATCCACAATTCCCCAATCTTTTTCTCCTATCATTAAGTCTCTTAAGCGGGCAATAAAATCCGCTTGTGGTGAGCCGGCCACGGCTATATTACTATCGCTGAACATTACGTCCTGATGACCATTTGGAAACAGCTCTTGAAGAAGTGCAAGTGTTTCTGTTGTCGGACATTCGAAAGTAGACTCAGGATAGACTCGTTTTAACATTCCGGTTGCTTCTTCAATCGTTTTACCTTTTGATACTAATACATCTAGAATGTCTTGCCTTCTTTTTGAACGCAGCGACATAATACATACAGAAACCATTTCTGGGTTTAAACCTAAATCATCAAAGCAATCACCAAATCTCATAGCAGTTTGTGTTAGAGTCGCAACTTTTTGAAATGAAGTGTCTTTTTTTTGTAAATAACTGGATGAATCTAGAACCACCCTCACCCCGCAATTATCTAGACGATCAGCGATATCCCCTTCAAGATCCCAACCAAAACCCATAAAACACAATGTTGGTAAATTAAGTACACTGCCAGCAGCTCTTCGTGCTACTGCTATTGTTTTGCGACTAAGCTCAACAATTGCTCCGAAAGCATCACCAGGAGGAGGAGCAGGAGGAGGAGGTGGATTCGCAGCAGCGGCAGCGGCATCAACCGGATCTGGATTGGCCCATTTAGATAGACAAAGATGAACTATAAAAATAAAATTTTCTATTGTTGATACGTCTGCAACACGACTAAGTATACCAAAAGCTACAGGATTATTTAATTTAAATTCTTTATAGTTCTCTGCTTGAGGATCACGCATAAATGTCCCTAATTGACGAATAAAATGTCGAAAGCCAGTGTGACCTAGAGTTGCATTAAAAATACGAGTTATTGTACTTGCTCTACTAAAACATTCTGCGGCCATTACTAAGGTAGTCGCCCCCCTAACACTGATTTTTAATGCTTTGCACGCAATATTTAATAGTTCGGAATCTGTCTTTTGTGAAGTATCAAAAAAACGTTTAGCAAATTCAATTGCAAACCCAGCGGTTTTCATCTCACGTAATACAATATCGGTATTTGCTTCAATAACAAGACCGAACTCATTATCGAGAGCATCTAAATTAAATGGACCCATCATTTGGTCTGTAGCTACTAATTGAGCCGCAACTCGTTTCAGATGATCATCCGTTTTTTCAAATACTTTACGTTGGCTGAACTGTTGTTCGATTTGTTCGACGGCACTTTTAACCAGTGCGTCTTGTTTAGCTTTCATTTCAACAAGTAGTGGATTGGATTCATCTATATCTATACGACGAAATTCAACCTCTCCACCTCCTCCTGCTGCTGGTCTTTTGTCCATATCTTTATTTTCTATTCTAAATCAATATACATTCTACTCACATTTTAATTTTACCAACCGTTCACTACCGTTCACTCAGTCATACTATCTGTCTCACTCCCTACCCCCTTCCGCCACCACATCCCCCCTTTTCTTAATACACTGGTCATCCACGCTAAACGTCGGCACTTTCACATCCTGCGGAACAATCGAAATCACGCATTTCGCCTTCTTCCCATATAATGGTTCAGTACACCCCTTTTCGTGTTGACCCTTCTTCCGCGTCCCGTGTCTGTGGCCGTTCCCCGTATTCTTATAAAACTCCCTAAAATTAAAGACCTTCGGAGCATCCTGGGTACACCGCGATCGAAAATGTTCATATCTCTCACGCACATCGCAGTATGTAAGCCCCGACTTCTTCCCCAGCAGCCGATTCACTGTTTCGTGGAGGTCGTAAACAAAACGCGAAAATGTATCGCGACTCGCCATATGACACATCCGAATCGGCCGGGTTGCTAAATTATTCGTCAAATTCATCCGGCAATATTTACACGGAAGAATATTCCTTAAGTTCAGTATAAATTCCATATATTGCCGTTTTTGGCCATCCGTCGGCGAGACCGGATAGTTAAAACTCATCGTGTGAAGGAAGTGCCACATACTTGGCCCCCACACCGTCGTAAGCATTCCATCCCCGCTATGAAAATCCTTCTTGGTAAATGCTCTCACTTTTTTCGTCCGGCGGTGATTTTTGGGCGACATCGTGTCATTTCCCGATTCTACAAATGATGGGACTAAACTTTCACTGCGTGTTCGGTTTCGATGTCTGGTGTTGGTGGTGGTGGCGGATGCTGCTTTGCCTCCACTTAATATCTTGGCGCGAATGGAGACCGACTCCGACTCTGCGGGTGTTCGGACAATCCGGTAACGAGACTTTCTTTTACGTATTTTTGACATCTTGTATTTTGGATAATTTATTATTATTATTTTAATTCAAGAAAATATGAAAATAAACGCACGTAGTATTATTATATAGAAATATTATTATAAAAATTATTACAATAATATTATAATAATATTATAATAATATTATAATAATTATTTTAAATGTCACCGCAAAAATGTTTTATTACATTTGGCGGTCCAGCCATTAATTATCATAACGCGGTTAATAGAATATGTTCAGAAGCCCGCGCCATAAATGTTTTTGATAATAATATTATTGGATATACTGAAAAGGACCTAATCAATGACGATGAATTTTGGAAAAAACACCAAGCATTCATCTCAAGTAATGAAAGAGGATATGGATACTGGTTATGGAAATCGTATCTGACAAAAAAAAAATTGAGTGAAATGAATAACGATGATATTTTAGTTTACGCTGATTCCGGGTGCGTGATAAATCCCAATGGTATAAACAAATTATTCGAATATTTCAATACCATAAATAATAGTAAATATGGAATACTCTCTTTTAAAATGCCTCATTTAGAAAAAATATGGTCTAAAATGGATATCTTTGATTATTATGATGTGCGTAAGTCAGAATTTTTAGATTCAGGACAGCTTGTTGGTGGTATATTTATTATAAGAAGATGCGAGCATACAATCAATATCGTAAATAAATGGTATGAAGGTTGTTGTAACTATCATTTAATAGACGATTCGCAGAGTAATATTACAAACGATGAATCTTTTATTGAAAATAGACACGATCAGAGTATATTTTCAATTATAAGAAAGAAATATGGAACAGAAATGACAGAGACAGATGAAACATATTTTGGGGCAGATTGGAATACATCTGGGTATGATTTTCCATTTTGGGCTAAAAGATTAAGAGAATGAAATTAATTTATGATGATGATGTATATAAAAGAATATCTTTTCGATTCCATTATGTCCGACAATTCAATCATCAACGACCCAACGAGTTATATCGTACAATATAGTGAGAAAACCAAACATTCGTGTATTCTTTTAGGTGTTTCTTTATTTTTGATAATTCTCTTTTTTATCGGCCCATTCTCTGTGACATCCGGTTCATTTTCATCCGGATTTATGAAACTTCTGGTTATCGGGCTACTCATCGCCACATCCACAATTTTATTTCAAGCAGTTATGCCAGTGATCAATACAAGGGGTATTATTGAAACAGACTTATTCCCCGAACTGAAATTCAATTTCTTTATAACGGTTGGGTTTATTCTTCTTATTGCGGTTTTAGGTATTGTTGTTATCCGATTGTAATTCTTCAAAAGTACGAGTATATCGCAATGGCCTGGTGGTACTCGCGCCACCATTTCCAATACGCATTATTTCGGTGTAATATATCCGGTCGTTTACATATTCATCTCTGCGGATATTTAGTAAAGACCCCGTTTTTTTATCGCGAAAAATCATTGTATTGTATCGTTCCGTATCTATATTATAATAGTACGTTCGTTTCATATCGTTTTCGTTTAAAACCCTATTATTAATCATAACATTATAATATAATATAACAAGAATACAAGAAATATAGTATCATATGGTTGAGTCGTCGTCATCGTCATCGTCATCGTCGTCTTCTGCTTCTAGCGCATTGTCAACTATTGGCGCAACATTAAGCGCAAACTCCAAATATATTATTATTGCGGTTGTTATTTTAGCAGTAATTAGCGGTATCCTTTACTATGTTATCTCTAATAATATGGTTCCAGGACTCAATAAATTCTTCCAGCAGTCGCAGGGGAAGTCAGTTACTGCGGATGGAGAAGACGCGGTCGGTGATAAGAGCGCACAACTCTATTTATTCAAGGTTGACTGGTGTCCTCACTGTAAAAAGGCCAAGCCTGTTTTCGATGATGTTGAGAAGGAACTGAAAGGTCGTCCAATCAACGGATATGTAGTCTCATTTAAGACGGTGGACTGCGAGGCCGAGCCTGATATGGCCGATAAGTTCAAGGTGGAAGGGTATCCCACCATCAAACTTGTCAAGGACGGCGAGGTTATTGAATACGACGCAAAACCCGAAAAGGATAAGATTCTCGAGTTCCTTGAGACTGTGTTACACTAATCAACCAATAACACCAATAACACCAATAACAACAATATATGTATTTTACTGTTGTTATTCTTATTCGTGTCAAGCCTTATAATTATTACGATACGACAAAAACATTTTCGCATACATTATTCCACGTGCCAATAATTCTCGCCGATAATTCTCATCATTTATAATATTTTTCCAATCATACATTGTTTGTTCTTTCGACATACATATTACTTCATTTGGAATCGGCGTCGTTTTTCGGTTTTCAAAAAGGTTTGTTCTGATTTGATTTACAAACACCGTCATAAATTGAATAAACGATGTTTTTTCACTAATATTTGTTGGCTTACATTCCCATATAATCTTGAATCCAAGTATTTCTTTAAGTTCGCATTTTTGGTCACGAATACATTCATTGAGAGGATAATCATTTATTAATGCTCCGTCGACATAAGCACATCCATTACGAATAATAGGTTCAAATATGATCGGATATGTACAACTCATATAACACGCTTCGATAACTGGCAAATTTGGATGCGTCTTATACGATAAATCAATTGTAACGAATTTATTCAATTCCGTCACCATAAAATGATGTTCTATGCCTGTAGCATTATAAAATTCAAGCATCGTCATATTTGTAGGATAATCTTTCCCTTCAAACGCTGGACGAAATGATTCTGTAAATTCTTTCATTCCATACATTCCTTTATTTGATTGTATTTTCATAAACGTATCGAATTTATATTTCATATCATAAACATAAGAAGATGCCTTTGTTGTAACATTGCGTATGCTTGATGATACAGACTCAACTGTGTCATTTGATGTATACCCGGACGATCCAGGTGTGATTCCAGAACTCGTAGATGCTGATGCTGCGCCTGCTGCTGCTGCTGCGCCTGCTGCTGCGGATGCGGATGTGGATGCGCCGGACGATGACGAGGACGATGATGACGACGACTGTGAATATATTTTCGACCACGGGCGTTTCATCATAAAATCATCTAATGTATCCCAGTCATATTTTAATGAAACTAAAATAGCCAGAACCGACCCAACGGAACACGAATATATCGTTTTAATTTTATTTATATTCCATTTCTTTTCACGGTGTAAATAACCCAGCGCGCCAAACAATATTCCACCAGCAGGTCCACCTGCCGAAATAACTAGATGTTTTACATTAAGCTCATTATCGTCGTCGTTTGTGGCTGGTGCTGCGCCGTCCTCGTTTGTGGCGTTTGTGGCTGGTGCTGCGTCATCCCCGTTTGTGGCGTTTGTGGCTGGTGCTGCGTCATCCCCGTTTGTGTCATTTGTGGCTGGTGCTGCGCCATCATCGTTATTCAAATCTGACATACAACCTTTTTACATATCTACACGTAACGTTTTAAATATTATTTGAACGAAATTATGCGTTAGTATTCTATCTGTTATTTTCTATTGTGATTACATAATGGACGACTTATTCAAATTCTCCGGCGATAATATCGAAAATGTGGAGAAAATCAATTTAGATGAGTTGTACGAGAAGAAAAAAGAACAGGACAAGAACAAGCTTTTCACATATAACAAAATATTAGCACGTATTCACGAAAAAATAAAGCTTACATCACGGCAAAAATGTCATCAGCAATTCTGTTGGTTCATCGTCCCTGAAATCATCCTGGGTGTTGCTAATTATGACCACGCTGGTTGTATAGCATATCTTGTAGATAAATTACAGGAAAATAAATTTATGGTGCGTTATACCCACCCTAATTTGCTTCTCATTTCGTGGCATCATTATGTTCCTAATTATGTCCGCACCGAATTCAAGAAAAAGACCGGAACTGCGATAGATGAATATGGACGGCCGATATTATATGACGCTGAAGGTAATGTCATAAAATACAATGATTCCACTGGATCGGGGGGTGGTGGTGGTGGGGGCGCGCCTGATGTGGGTGGTGGTAGATCACAAGCACATCCACCTGAAGACGCAAATACATTATTGTATAACGCCAGACACGATTCGTCCGCACCAAATCTCTCGGAGACACAAGATAAGAAGGAATATAAATCAACCGGATCTTATCGTCCCACCGGAAATTTAGTATACAATGAGGAATATTTTCAAAAACTGGAAAACCGACTTCAGTAACTGGCCATAAGCCACAACATATTCACGATACAAACAGTTGTTGTGAGTGCTGTGCTGTGCTGCCGCACTATACTATAGGGACATAATTCGCATTAGGAATATTATTATTTCTCTTAAATACATCATTATCTATACGCGATAATTCGTGTGAGAATTCACCCTTTGTCGTATCTTCTGATATCTCACTAGTAGACGTATCCATAATATTTGTCATAAATCGTTCACCCTGTTGTATAAGCCGACGTATAGCCGACGTAATTTCTCCTTCTAATTTCGGGGTTCCTCTCGTCTCACTCCATCTTTTATTCAATTTAGATAGCAATTCCTTATATTCATTTGCCGATGATTGAGATTTTGTAGCGATTTTATTATGCATATCATCTGCGTTATTAAATAACGAGTTATTATTCTTTCCTTCTGACGACGATTTCAACGATTCTTGTTGCTCCTTCGATAATGTAAGCTGCTCAGTAGCCTGTTCTAACTGAATACTCATACTCAACTCTTGTAATATTTGAAATCCGATATAAAATTGCTCGTAGCTAAACGCGTATAATTGAACAATTTTACTCCGTGCGTCATTAATAATAATCTGTAAATCCGCATCTGTTAAGTTCGGATTAATAAAGAAATTGTGAAACATACTTAAACTATAGAAATCACGAGAATATGGCTCTATCATATCAAACCCGTCAACACGCTTGAAACTCTTATCCCATCGTTCTTCAATCTCGCGCATTTCTTCACGGCCTTTCTTTTGAATAATAAATACCTTGTCCAATAAACCAACAATATACTTGCGACGTTTTGAGATATTGTAGATCATCGTCTTTATGTGATTCACATATTTAACAAATGTACTATCTTGTCTTACCGTATCGTTAATCTTAAAGGACCGGTTTTTATTGTTCTTACACCATTCCTTTATTTGTTCATTATCCGCAACATATTTCCCGACATCCGCAAATGTTTTTATTTCATCTGTCGGTTCCTTTCCTGTAACGATACGATATAGATCCCGAACATCGCGATTATATATCTTATCTTTAACTTGACGGCTCATTTCAATAAATTGCGGTGTCTTCGGGTTGGATATCGACGTTTCGTGAAAAATGTCGAAATACAATTCTTCTAATGCGGCGAAAATCGATGGTTCCACCTTATTACGATACGGCGATGTCGACGAATTCATATTAAGCGGCGTTGATTTCTTTTCCCTTATATTATTTGTTATATCGCACACATTCGGCGTCATCATTATATCACCACTCCCCATCGACAAAAATCGCTGTAATTCTACCTGAACATCGTTGTGTTTTTTCACAAACGTCGAGAGATTGGATGCTTCATATTTCTGCTCATTCTTCCCAGTTTCGCGCTCGAACAAACTAAATGTTAACATATCGTAAAAATTCGTCGGAGCTGAACGCCGGTTTGTTTCGTAATTATACGGCCGCATCGTCGACATAACCGCATTAAATAGATTTCCAATTTGGACATAAAAACGCGCAATACCAACACACATCTGCTTTTTTCTAAACTCATTTGGTTCATCTAACTTGCTTTCTTTGAGAATTTCCTCATTTGTATTTACTAATAGTGCGCGATCCATCGCATTATACATTTCGTATTTTTCTGAAAAGAGTTTGTGTCGCCGGTCCATATACGAAATCAGGCGAAACGGCAATCTATTCAAGATCTCACTCGTAATAATAATAAGTTTCTCGCATTTACCACTATCCGACAATGACGAGTTGAATTTCACTTCTTTTAATATAACACGTTGCGCATATAAATCAATCTTCAATGCCATATCATTTAATTTCTTCAAGCTGGATCCTTCACCACTGCTTTCGCTTGATAGTTTGTTACCCATTGTATTGAATATCTTTTTTAGGGTGTATGTGTTGTCCTATATACTACTACGTATAAAATTATACAATACCTCGAACGAATATATGGATTGATTATTTATAGTATAAGTTGCGTATTATACTGTAAAATTGATTTAAATGTTTAAATATATATTATATTTAAAGGGTGATATTGTATTGCGTCTGTGTATAGATACTTCTTTTGAAATGACGACGTCTTCTTCTTCTAATTTAAATTTGTGCCACGGGGTTTTTATACCGACTACAAAACAATACACACACACTGTCTACAATCACGATTATCAACACCAATTACAGCAAAAGTATCATAGTCACGCGAGTCCCGCAAGTCACGGGATTGTAAACAATACAAAGAAAAACAAAAAAAAACAGAACAGCGAGACAATTTGGAAGAATATTGAAGACGCATTTCTGCCAGAATTATTAGAAGAGCAACAACGAACACAAGCGGCGGCCGCCGCCGCGGTCGAACTAGCAGAGGAGTCAATGATTTCTACCGCAACCGAAATAAACGACTACGAAATACTGAATTTTGTGACATCATCTGCAGATGGTGGTGAATCAATGATAACCGTGCCGGAATTCATAAATCATTCACCGAAACCGACCAGCGCCGCACTGTATGGCGTAAATGCGACGGCCGCAACGGCCACGGCAACTGCTCTAAAAATATCATCCCTTTTCATAAAATCAGAAACAAATGTTGAATGTTTATACCGTAAATCAGGTATTCGCGAAAATTGTGATGTGTGTTCGAGTGACGTGGTCTTAACTGACGACGGATTCCTCACTTGTAAAAATCCGGCGTGTAGTATATTATACAAGGATGAATCTCTCGACCAGAGCGCTGAATGGCGATATTATGGCGCGGATGATAATCAGGCGAGCGATCCGACGCGTTGCGGTATGCCTGTGAATCCACTTCTAGTTGAATCGTCCTACGGATGTAAAGTGATGTGCGAGGGTGGCTCTTATTCGCAAGATATGATGAAAATTCGGCGGTATACGGAATGGCAATCGATGCCGTATCGCGAGAAGGCGCAATATGATATGTTCCAGAAAATCACCACCATCGCGCAGAATAAGGGTATATCCAAAATGATTATCGATGAGGCGTTGCGCGTTCATAAGCGCATTTCCGAACACAAGACATTCCGCAGTCTTAACCGTGATGGCGTTGTTGGCGCGTCGATTTATATCTCGTGTAAAATCCATAATTGCCCACGCACCGCAAAAGAAATCGCCACCATCTTCAATTTGGATAATACGAGCGCGACGAAGGGGTGTAAAAACGCGGTGTCTATTATTAATGAATTAGAATCCAATATGAATAATTCGGATAAAACGAACTTCTGTAAGACGAAGCCAGAGGCGTTTATCGAGAGGTATTGTAGCCGCCTGAATATAAACGACGAACTCACCAAACTCTGCCAGTTCATCGCGGTTATGATTGAAAAACAGAATCTGATTCCAGAAAATACACCTCATAGTATCGCATCGGGTATCATCTATTTCGTGGCGGATATGTGTAACTTGCCAATCACAAAAAAAGATGTTAATCGCGTGAGTGATATGAGTGAAGTGACTATCAATAAGTGCTATAAGAAACTCTATGAAATGCGGGATAAACTCATTCCGAAAATGATACTCAGTAAATACCATAAATGAAGTACTCGAGATCGGCTTCAGCTTAGGCTTCTTCGCTACGTATTATTCTATATTTTCTTATGTCATCATATATAATATTACATTACATTACATTACATTACAATGACTGATATTGCGAACGATCCAGACTCGTCGTCGTCAGCGTCATCACTCACGGTTCCTAAATTCGTTTTTATCGTCCCTTATCGTGATCGAGAGCCACACCGTGTGTTTTTTAATACGTATATTCACAAAGTAATGGACGATGTTCCAGAAAAAGACTGGACTTATTATTTCGTTCATCAAAGCGATACACGCCCATTTAATCGTGGTGGAATGAAAAACATTGGGTTTTTAGCAATAAAATATAAATATCCCAATCACTACAAGGAAATTACATTCATATTCAACGACGTAGACACATTACCCTATGACAAAAATGTTCTCAATTATGAAACGGACTTCGGTACAATCAAGCACTTTTATGGGTTTAATTTCGCACTTGGTGGAATATTTTCGATTCGCGGCGGGGATTTCGAGAAAACAAACGGATTTCCGAATTTCTGGGCGTGGGGTGGTGAAGATAACCTTATTCACGAACGCGCTAAAAGAGTCGGCCTTATTATCGACCGAAGCAATTTCTTCACCATTGGAAATATGAATATTCTCCAATTTGCGGACGGCATTAAACGCCTTATTTGTCGAGATGAACTAGCGACATCTATTATGGCAGACCATAATGATGGTATAATCACTGTTAAAAATCTGAACTATAATATTTATTCAGATACACATATGATCGATGTCACGTCATTTGACACATTAATTTCACCATATCAACTTAAATTTGAAGAACAAACACTTGATAAAGTAAATAGAATACGCGTGTCACCAAAAAGCGCAATAAATAACATCAAAGAATTGAAAACAAAATATTTTCTCGAATCAAACGGTGTACATTATAATGGCGTGAACAATACGCGCGATCTGCCAATATTTATGAATAACGACATTGGTATAAACACTAGACAGTTCACTCCGGCATATAACTCTATAAATGATGTTATTCAGCCCAAACTCCCGTTTAGTATGAATTTACAACGACCTCGTGATTTTATTGGATCATTTATACCACAGAATCACGTAAATATGGTCCCTAATATTTCATTACAGTCGCCAGTTGTTGTACCTGGCGCCATCGTCAATTCCACCAAGATATATCAAGTGAATAAAGAACCCCAAAACATTGTTATACCATTACAACGACCAACAAATACACCTAGAAGATTTGGAATGCGCGCGATGTTTATGTAGGTCTCGCGTCGCTACATCTCTCGCGTCGCTACATCCCTCCGCTGACGCGCCGGGATTTCGCTCCGCTTGGGCATCTCTCACGTCGCTACATCTCTCACGTCGCTACATCCCTCCGCTGACGCGCCGGGATGTAGCGACGCGAGACTTAGAAGTCCGCATTGAATTCAAACACGGTGTCCGCCACTTTCTTCTCAGCCAGCGCATACTCACCCACTCTGCGCTCGAAAAAGTTGGTTTTCCCCGCGAGACTAATCATCTCCATAAATTCAAACGGATTCGTCGCATTATATATTTTATCGTAACCTAACTGTAACACCAGGCGGTCCGCAACAAACTCAATATACTGACACATCAGTTTCGCGTTCATTCCAATCAATCGACAAGGCAGTGCTTCCGCAATAAACTCCTTCTCGATTTCCACCGCATCACGCACGATTTCATAGATACGATGACGCTGAATCTTCTTCACCATCTTCGTATACAATAACACCGCAAACTCGGTATGAAGCGCCTCATCACGAGAGATGAGTTCGTTGCTGAACGTCAACCCAGGCATTAAGCCGCGTTTCTTCATCCAGTATATAGAACAAAATGCGCCAGAGAAGAAAATCCCCTCAACACACGCAAACGCCACGAGGCGTGTCTGGAATGTGCTGCGTTTATCACCGATCCACTTCAATGCCCAATCCGCCTTCTTTTTAATACACGGGAATGTCTGAATCGCATTGAATAATCGGTGTTTTTCCGTAGTGTCTTTAATATATGTATCAATAAGCATACTATACATTTGCGAATGAATATTCTCCATCGCGATTTGGAACCCATAAAAAGCCCGGGCTTCTGCCAATTGAACCTCGCTCATAAATCGTTGCGCCAAATTCTCCATAACAATGCCGTCACTTGCGGCGAAAAATGCGAGAATCATCGATAAAAAATATCTCTCGTCGTCCTGTAATGTATTCCAGTGGGCGTTATCCTTTGTCAGGTCAACCTCTTCCGCGCGCCAGAAACAATCAACCTGTTTCTTATACATATTCCATATTTCCGCGTCTTTAATCGGGAATAATACAAATCGGTTCTGGTCTTCTTCCAGTAAGGGCTCTATAATTGCGGATTGCTTAGGTGCTGTGGTTATTGCCGTAATCGGTATCGCGATCGGGAATGTAGTGGCCGCGGTAACGGTCGCGCTTACGGTATTCAGTGCGTCTAGATCGCACATTTTTTCAGAAGTCGGTACGGTAGGTTCGACTGACAGAATTGAAATAGACATTGAAGTAGTGAGGTGATAATAGGTCTAAAATAAATCGATTGTACGAGTATTATAACAGAGTATTACGGTTTAATATGTTTTACTAAATCACGGGACATATTATACTAAAATATAAAAAATATATTAAACCGATATATGAATTGTAATTAATATACGGTAAATGTTTGACAAACTGGATATTGCTGTTATTAATCTCGACCGACGCCCGGATCGAATGGCGTGTATTCATAAAAATATTCCTTTTTTATACAACCCGGCAAATGTACATAACAGTCACAATATAATTATGGATAAGGATATTATTTCTTCGCGGGGTATTTATCGCCGTTTTCCGGCGGTTGATGGTAAAAATCTCTCGAAATACTACACAGAGTTTGATTGGTTGTTGGATACAATTCACGATAAACAGCGGGTTATTGGAGAAGTTGGTTGTTCATTAAGTCATTATTCTTTATGGCGGGATCACGCCATAGCACCAAATGCCGAATACTTGCTGATATTTGAAGATGATGTGCTATTTACAGATGAGTCGCATCAACGAATGAAAGATGTTGTATGCGAACTTGCCAATGCCAATGCCAGTGCCAATGCCGGCGCCAGAGAACTGGACGTTCTTTATGTTGGTGGTCAATGGACCCCTAATTATGATATTGATGGTGAAAAGACATATTTTCCATTTCAACGAACAACGAATAAATCTCTCGAACAATACTATCCAACCCGTCTACTAACTGGAGCATCAACGAATACGAATACGATTTATAAACGTCGAAATTATTCATCTGCTGTTATTCAAGGAAATTGTAATGTTTGGTATACACCATTATTTCGAACCGCGGGCGCATATCTTATCAGCCAGCGCGGTGCGAAACGATTATTAGAAGCGGTAGAAGAAGACACCGCTCTATTTATGAAAACACCACTCGATATGTGGATACTTGAAATGGATTTCCGAGGATATATTAATGTATACGACCGGTTTCCACATCCGTTTTATCAGGCGGGCTTTGAACTTGTCAAAGAACCTAGTCACGTCCAAAATGATATACATCGGTCAGATTTTCAAACGGTCAAATTTTAGACTCATCCACCCCCACCCCCAACCCCACCCCCACCCCCATCCCCATCCACAGCGTGATCTAATCTAAATGATCTTCATCGAGAAAGTCGACCAATCAAAATTATTCGCCCATTTTACACGATAATCTATCTCACTATATCCTTCTTTTTGAATGATATATTGTTCGTTCGCCAACCAGCAGTTGTATTTCGGTTGAATATACTCTGTATACATAAAATCTATGTTCTTACGTTCCAATTCTAACAAGTTGGGATAACTCTCCACGAAATCCAAAATCGGTTTATACATGTGCTGTTTCACCAAATACGCGTGATTACACCAAATCGTCCCCTTCACCCACTTTTGGTCAGAGTCAATACCGTCATATCGTGTGAGTATACCACCCAAATATAGAATATCCCAATCAACACTGCTATTGCCACCGTTTCCGCATCCACTCGGCAACTTTACACGCGCCAGTTCCATAATGTTATCACGAATTACAATATCATCTTCTAGAATCAACACTGACGAGAGATTTTTACTATTAGCATACTGGATGGCTTTAATATGTGACCTAAAACAACCCACTTTGGGGTCTTCTGTATTCAAATTATTCATCAATAGCGAATGTTTGATCCCGTGTGCGAGTAAATGATCACTCACATATTTGGTTCGTTCTGGGCGCTCTTCCAAACAAATCGCAATAACCTCTTCCGCAAATGGCGGTTTCAATAAAAATGACGCGCCACCACTAGCATCATCTGTCTGGGTCTGTGTAGGCGATGATGGCGGCGTATGTATCGTCTCGGGTGTAAATAATGTCTCCGACGAAATCGAGGAAATTGATCTATCCGATAATTGTGGTGACGTTCCTGGACTTACACCTTTATACTTAAAATACTTTTCCCACGTAATTGGTCGATCATTTAGTTTGATTATACCCAAATACGGATTTGTTACCTCTTCATAATTATTACGCGCCAATAAATCCCGAATCTTCGTATATATTTTGTCAGTGCTTACTTCAATACTAAAAAACTCGATTTGAAATACTTTATTCGAAACAACCAGGCCCACGCCAGTTGAATTATCCGTATCAGGGATTGAAAGACGATTCTCCTCAAAAAATGTAGATATAATCTCATATTCCGAGCCTTCACAGTCAATCGCACAATAATCAATACGGTCTGGCACTCCTTGCTGGCAACACAGATCATATAACGTTATTGTGTCAACCTTGTACGATTTCAGGGTGGTTCGTGTCCATTCTTGACAATCCTTATTGTTTTCTAGCGAACTTTTCAGACCACTTAATTCTTTAATATTGGATTCATAAAAAATCGCGCCGCTTCCGCTTCCGTTGGATATGGAAGATGTCACATTGGAAACTGCGGCAACAACAGGAGAAACACGATTCACACGCAGTTCATTTTGATAAATCCGCGCTGGCTCAAGCGCAAGACCGCGCCATTCACGATATCTCTCGAAGAAGTAACACGCAGAGTTGGTTATACCATCCCCCGCACCAATTTCGATGAAATATCCGCCATTTTTCCCTTTTGTTATATATTTATCGAGAAACTGATCATTACGAAAATCGTGATAATATTCTGGATATATTACAAGTTCGTCATCGGTTGCTTTACCTAGAATTGTTTCCGGGTCCGGGACGCTAATAATCTCGCAAAAAGGCGACGTCGGAGAATTATACACCGTAAGCTCCATCTTCTGTTTATGAAGAAACTCATTACGGCGCATAACATCCCCCAATATCGTCTCCCACAAGTGTGTTCCATACGATTCTGGCGGAAATTCATACGGCACAGTCTCCGAATTCAGAAACGCCACGGTATCCTGCCAGTGAAGTGGCATAAACACATTACCATCCAGGATTTTCATCCGATATTTATGGATATAATGTGGATGATCGTCGATCAACTTCTTATTGGAGTCGCGGATATGATGTGCCCATATTCCTAACCTCAATCCCGACTTGAATTCGTTCAACCATAATTTGATAAACTCGTTCTTCGGTTTCGCCGCCAAAAACGCATTGATTAGACTACGGCATCCATTTCGTTCCTCACTTATATAAAATGAATGCCCGGATGTGAATACATCGTCAAAGGGGCGCGTAATAATCATATCGAGGTCCAGGTACACCCCACCGTGCTCATATAATAACTCAAGCCGAACCACATCCGCCTTATACTGAAAATGCTTCAATTCAAAGCCGTCGAAAAACTGCGGCACATCTATTTTCAGGATACGCACACCAGGTTGCTTCTTAATATCATCCCAGTATTTGTTGTTTTTTGGCTCTTTCGAGTTGTAAAGCCGGATTTCGTAATTAGGCATATACTGAAGCATTGAATGTACGCAACGATGGTGGAAATTATAGAATTCTGTCTCACCGAAATAAAGAAGATGGATGACGCGCGGGATTTCATCGCAGGGATCCTTTGGATATAACGCGCCCAAATTACAAATCGAAGAGAACTTAATGTTGTCGGGCAATTCTGAATCGTTATCATTGATACCCTCCGGTGTATTTGGTACAGGAGACGGAGTATCAACAACTTCTTCATACTGACTCACTGCGATTTCTTTGTTTATAATGAAGTTCGCACTGGCACGATAAAATCGCGTATAATTCGTGTCACGTTTATTATATGTCGGGAAATACTCTAAGTACAAGTCTGCCAACGCAACCAATTTTTCGTATTCTTTATTAAAATGGTACTGGTTATGAATTTCTTGAAGCATCTGATTTCGGTCCAAATGCTTATAACTATTCTGATAATGAATGTAACGTAATTTATTGAGTCGAGATACTTGTCCTCCAATCTCTGGTTTATCGGCGGCGGTGACGGCGGCGGTGGAAGGTAACATAATATACTTTCCCCACGCCATTCCACGCGAATTACAGTCAACCGGACAATTTTCGGATGATAGAAAATAATCATCATATCCTAATTCGTGAATATGTCCAACACTAATCAGTTTCGACCACGCTTTCGTAGGTTCAATCGTATAATGCGCCTCGCGTGATGGGTCGCGCATAATATCGTCTATTGCTACAATACTGTCTTCACCCCGCGCAAGTCTTTTCGAATTTAAAATATCATTGAGGGGAATATCGCCTTTATTTCCACCATCAATAAATATAAAGTCGAATAATAGCGGTGGCGCAGTAGCTGCGATTTTCATTCGATGTGCTATTTGTTCTTCATAATTTGGTACAGTAGTATTACTATCACCAGTAACGAGTGTATGACGTCCTGGAAAAACCTGGTCGATATAACGCTTTCCCACAAATACATGGGCATACTCACCAAGATCAAAACTCACGACTTTGACTTCCGGGGGGGTCATTGCTAAAAACAAAAGTGCTGAATGTCCTGTATTAAACCCAATCTCCATTATGGATTTTGGAGCACTGGTTTTTACTAGTTCACATAGACGGTCGGTCTGCGCCTTGATTTGATATGATCCACCCTCTGTAATATAATATTGCTCTAATGCTTTTGTTAAACCATCTAGTAAATAAGAGTATTCCGTATTATTAGATATAGATGTCATTATACAATTATGTATGTCAACTTTGAATTGTATAATGAAATAGGTATGTTTATATTTATATAGTTATTAATTACTGGTTATTTGGATTTGTCAAACTTCCTAATGCTAATTTTTTGGCTATTTTTTGATATAACCAATCATCGTCATTTCCCCATTCACTATATTCTGGTTGTATAATATTTATAAACTCAGTTGCTAATACATCGTTTTGGTAATGAACTTGAATCTTACAATTCACACTCTCACGTGGAACTATATTTGCGCTCATTAACCAAAACATGTTTATTGCTCCTTCAGCTATAGGATTTGACGGATAACATATTGTCCAATTCGACATTATATATTATGTAATCAGATATTTATTATTTTTTAATTCTATAAATACGATAATTCGCGTTAAACTCACGATTTACTCCGACTCCTGCCGTGCTAGAAAACCGAAATAACAATTGATAAATACCGTTTGACATACTAAGAGTACTATTTGCGGTCCATAAACTTCCAGCGGTTGTTTCCCATAAAGCGCTGCCGCGAATTTGTTGATGTGCCGGGTCGGTTTCAAGAGGTGACGCGGGGGAAGTGAAGAATTCAATTAGATATGGCGATGAACTAGAAATTGAGTATTGAAGGACAGCATCTGACTGAAAACGATTAACCAACATTCTACTGTCTGTTATTAAATCCGGAGTAGATTGCGCAGTTTTCCGTCTTTGCATTTGTATTACTCCTTCTAAATTGGTTCGATACCTGTACCGAATATCTGTTCCTTGAGATGAAGTATATCCACATAAAAAATGTGTATTATATCGCTGGTTGTAAACGGATATGGCCCCGTTTTGCTCGATATTATTCGTCCAAGTAGTCATAGCATTATTGGTTGCGGTATAGCTTCTACTATTAACATTATTATTGAAACCTAAATAAATAAAGCCACCAATGCTTGTTGTGGGTGATCTGTTCCAGTTTATTTCAACTTCGTAACGAATATTATACAGATCTAAATCGATTTTTCCAATTGAAGTAAAATCAACCGCTAAAGTATCCGTAGCCGATGATGTATTTACTTGACCGCTTGTCCATAAAACATAATCTGTTGCACCTATGGGTCCAGTTGGCCCATTACCACCAATCAGTTCGATATTTATTTGGGGTAAGCACTCTGGGCCTGAATCTGCCGATACCTGGGCTGCATATAAAGTACCTGTCGACACCGCAAATGTGACTCTTTGTCCGGCTATAGCGTTAAATACTGCAGAACCAGTAACATTACTATTTGCACTACTAGTCGCACCACCACCACCAAACGGCCTTATTATATTAACCGCGCCATTAGCCAATGTAGAACTTAAACATAATATCACATCAACCCCGACGCTTGATGACGCATTTGTAACACCGGTAAAATCTACACGATATGTACCTGTTGTTGGTAATGTGAATAATGTTTTAGTCGCATCTATTGTAAATACACCATTTGTATTAACTACTGTATTTTGAAACGGAATTAAATATCTGTTACTTCCATTTATTGAGGTTGTGATCAAATTTGTGATTGGGCCATAACCTGCGGCAGCTACAGATGAATATGCGGAAAATGCTACAATATTAATGGCGGGGGCCGGTCCGGTTATTCCAGTTGGGCCGGTCGCCCCCACGAACTCGCCACCCGATTCCGCGCGTGGTTTTCTCATAATTTTACAGTATGCCTGATTCGCGACTGCGAATCCATTCGCCGTGGGATTATAAAACACCAATCGCGATGATAATAATCCGGTTGTAACACTTGTGGATGAATAAGCGATCGTCCCAAATGATTTATATGTTCTGTTTGGGTAATTATTTGTATCTAATGCTGATGAATAATGTTCTATATTACCAAATATTGTATTTGTTGAAAACTTTGGTCTTGTAAACGTTATTTTGATGTAATGGTTAATTACAACCGGTGCCGTGATAGCACTAATACCATTCAAATATATAAGTAATGGTTCAAGAGTTTCATTAGATGAAAATGTGCCTTCAGCATTTTCAATCCACGAATAAACATATCTTGCTGATGTTGTATCATCAAACCACGCCAATCGCAAATGTGTGTTTCCAACTGAAACAGTTTGTTTAACTTCCAATAATACTACATAATCATAATTATCAAAATCCCACGATAATGAATTTGTAAAATATGCGTTATTTGTAAATGTATTAAAGTTTCCATTTGTTAGTAATCCATCTTGTATGGTGGTCGAGCTTGGCGTCCAAACACCGATTGGGCCTGTGTTTCCCTGTGGACCCGTCGGTCCTGTTGGTCCTGTTGGTCCTGTTGGTCCTGTTGGTCCTGTTGGTCCTGTCGGGCCTGTTGGTCCTGTTGGTCCTGTTGGTCCTGTTGGTCCTGTTGGTCCTGTTGGTCCTGTTGGTCCTGTCGGGCCAACTATTCCAGAACTAATAATTAAATTTGTATAACTAGCTGGACTTTGATAGTAAACACGCCCGCCAACGGTTCCTGTATGAGAATTATACGCATATATCTGAACTTGTAAATATGGTTTTGTATAAGTTCCAATATTCGCGTACGGTACATTAGCATACAAAGAGTATTCAGAAATAGTAGTTGACGTAACAGATGCCGAATTTGTTAATCCGCCAATTTGAACAACATTTGCAGGTAATGAAACAGGAGGAACAATAGATGAATTTGTTCTATCAAGAATTACACTTCCAGCATCAGTATATACAAGTTGACCTGCGGTAATTCCATCGGCTTGAGCAGTTAATGTTCTTAGTTCGTTACTATTATAACTTGATAAACGACCACTATATGATGTTACTGGATAATTTGTAAGAGCGGTGAATGTAAATGTTCCGTTTAGGCCCGCTGTAGTATAAGTGGGAACACTAAAACTTTGACCATTTGTTGCTCTATTCGCATTCAACCAGTATCCTGCGAAATAACTGAACTGTTTGGCGATTTCATTAACACTACCATTACTTACATCCCAGAATTGTGAGTCCGTACTCCAAGTTTGTATATTTGTGGTTGTGTTGGCAGTCAATAATGGAATATAATCACGCCAATTAGTTCCACCATTCCTTATATAAAATGCGTTTGGAACAGCACTAATCGTATGAACAATATAAAACGCACTAAATATTTTAATATGCGGAATATCACTTACTGTATTTGCCGATAAAAACACATTAAGGTCCCACAATCCAGACGTTAAAAATAATTCACTTGTAAATGATGAAATTAGCCCGGCATTTACACTTGCGACTACGGTTGAACCGGCCGATAAGTTCATTGTATAAAAATTTTGAGTCGCACTATTCGTTTTTAGTGAAAGCTCATTTATAGTGGAACCTGCATTATTTTGTCGATTTAAATACAATACAAGATTTCCTCCTGCTGCGCCGGTTACGCCGGTTGGACCTGTTATACCGGTTGGACCCGTTGGACCTGTTACGCCAGTTATACCCGTTGGACCCGTTGGACCTGTTACGCCAGTTGGACCCGTTGGACCCGTTGGACCCGTTGGACCCGTTGGACCTGTTACGCCAGTTATACCGGTTGGACCGGTTGGACCCGTTGGACCAGTTATACCGGTTGGACCCGTTGGACCTGTTGGACCGGTTGGACCCGTTGGACCGGTCGCACCATTCCCAACCGCACCACCTAGAGCTAAAGTAATAACATCTCCTAATCCAGAACCATTCACTTGATATACGTTAAAATTAACAGGTATCATCGCAATAACGCCATCACCGTTGGCAGCCGTTAGACTATACGACACCGAACCCACCTTCAGAAGACTGAGCGTCGCATTCCCATTATCCACATCCTGAACTAGTGTTCCGTTGCTTCGTATCGTCCGTACGTTGGTACCTGATGTAGCAATCACAATATTCTGGTTTGTTGCAGCAAATATACATACAATTTGGCTAATGAGTGGAGATACTTGTATTGTATATTTTCCATTGGATAGATCGTTTGCGATTTTCACTGTAACCGTTTGTATCATATTGATACTGTCAAGTGAAACCGCCGGTTGTATGATACGAAAATGGGCGGGGGTGAGCGATGTCAAGTTATTGACAGCTGCGATCGTGTGATTCGCAGCACGTAACAGTAAATACCCCTTCTGTAAATCACTAAATGTTAGAGTACTTATATTTGCGTTGGTGATGAGCGTATTTTTGAATACAGCATTCGTTATATTCGCACTCGTAAAATTGACACCAGTTGCGATTGTATTTGTAAAATTGCCTCCACTTAAATCAACACCAGTTAAATTGGTGTTTGTTATATCTTGATTAGAATAATCTACCGGCATTCTATTATATGTAAACTCATAATATATTTTTACATTATATTATGCGCATCGTATTTGCCTGATATGGAAAAAATTGACAGTACTATTTCATAAAGGACCGATTTTTTCCCCTGGAAAAAATTGACAGTACTATTTCATAAAGGACCGATTTTTTCCCCTGGAAAAAATTGAAATGTTTTTCTACCATTACACCATTTGACAGACTCAATCCACAAGACTACGACTACTACGAACAATGTTTGCTTCCCTTAAGACCGGCGATCTCGCAATCTGCTACTACCATCTTTCCGAAATGAATACCGACAAGTTCGAAGTTCGTCACGCCTTGACGACATATACGGTGGCGATGCGCCAGAATCTCGCCGCCGGCAACCCGATTTTCACAGGTATCAGGAAACTCGAAGAAGAAATTGAAAACTGCGCCGAAGTGGCCACGGCCGCGGCGGACACGGTGACAGAGACGGATGATGCGGACACGAATGCGCCTCTCCCCCACCACGACGAAGAATTGATGACCCCCTGTGCGCCTCGTTCGCGTCGTAATCTTCGCGTGCCAGCGATGTCCGAAAACGACCCCAATTACAAAATCGAGCGCGACAACGCCGCCTTGGCCGAAATCTGTGCTAAAGAACTCGCGTTTCTCAACCGAACCATCCAAATGATTTCGCTCGTCGCGTCCAAGTATCACGAAGAACAAGAAGATGCCGCGTGGGACTACAACAACAGCAGCACCAGTTGGGGGGGTGGACACACCAGCGACATCGAGACTGCGGACAAACTCGGCGGTGAGTACGGCCAAGACGACAACGACTACGACGATGACGGAGTTCCCACTGCGGCGGGTTCGGCGCCCCCTGCTCCACTTACCAGGTCACAATCTCATTCATTCGGCGATGAAAATATCAAGTGCGCGGATTACTTCGACCCACGTCCCAAAAACCAGCTCGCGAATACCCTGCTCGTCGGCAGCGGACAACTCCAGCAGCACTTCTTGAGTCTCTGTCTGCTTGCGGGGACTGACGTTGTGAACGTGAATGCGATGACAACACTCGACCGCCCCATTACGGAATCCAGCTTTGAAAAGAAAGAGCGCGCTACGGTGTCTGTGATGTCATCCATCTACACCGAATTCAGCCAGTTTGCCGCTGACAATCGCGGCCCAGTGGTTCGCGTATTCCAGACACTCCGCGATCTCTCTTCCGCCGTCTGGAGTATGATGTCGATGCTCGCATTCTCCAACCTGTTTCGTCTCACGCAAGGGACCGATTTCGAAACATCGCCAATCAACCCCGACGACGCAATCTTCTCCAACCAGGGGCGCCCATTTCGCCCTCGGATGGGGCATCGTGCGGCGACAATGCCTGACGTGTTGAGGACCCACTGCGACGAGGAGAAGGTTGCGGTGGGGGTGGCAACGACGGATGAGTAAAGGGCAGCAAGGCCGCAGGAACAGGAACAGGAACAGGAAATCAGCGGTATGTAAAATGTGTGTGTGTTCTAATACTTTTTACTTACAGTGTAAAAAATATTATTATTAATGTAACCTGTGTTTTTTTCTTGTATGTCGCTGCTTCTTATATTTCCGAAGTTTAATAGTAGTAGTTCTATGGCGACGACGACGACGGGTTCTACCGCCAGCTTTCACACGAGATTTTTTTGCGGTTCGGGTTTGGGTAAGGCGCATTTCGGCAGCATCACCTCCTCCTTTATCTTCTTTACATTCATATTCACATTTATCATCATCATCATCATCATCGTCATCACATTCTCTGTATTTTGATTCTGAAATAGTTGATATCTTACGACTATCTCGAAATGCTTGATCTTTATAAAAGTCCCAACGAACATGACGAAACATATTTCTATCAACTCTAAAATTTTCATATGACATCGCATCCACAATATGAGCGAACAGTTCACTTTCTAGGGCGTGTATCATTAGCGGGGTTTCTTCATCGATTGGGTCTGGTAGTTTTATTCCAAATGCTCCTTGTGTCATTCCGACGTCACCATCAGGGTCAGGATAAACTCCATTTCCTATCCCCGATTCAGCCATAACTATTTTTGAAACCCCAAACATCTTGGGTGACTCTTTTTTTACATTCGTGCTATAATATCTAGGACCACTCTTTACAATACTGTGGATTAGTGGATATGGGAATTCTTTAGAAGGTGGTGAATGTTGGACAAATGATTTGTATTCCTCGTCTGAGCCATATTGACAACGACTGTATATAACATAGTCTTGTTCTGTACGAGCGAATAATGATTTTATCAACTCAAAACTATGATTCGGTAAAAAATCCCCCCACTCGCTTAAATCTAACGTTGTACGGTCACGGTTTTGGTCGACTACGGTGGTACGTTCGTGGGGGTTTGGCAGTCTCTTTTCTATAACACAAACATCATATCTTGTTTGGGCACCGAATGTCGCAAAGCCGTCGCATTTACTATGTATTTCGAGATATCTCATATAATTCTTATGAACCATGTTATCGAACATGTGTTTTATTTTAGAACACGCTGATGGAGGTTTTCTCCAACCAGAAGGATGAACAAATGTCAAGTATCCATTTGGCTTCAACCATACATCTAATGATTCATCTACAAATAGATTCCACAGAGTACGGCTGCCTCCTTTACTTTTTTTTGGCGCATTATATGGCGGGTTGCCTACGATGACGTCAAATGTTGATATTGTTGGGTCCTTAAACCGGATAGGGACCTGGACCTTGACCCTGCTTTCAGAATTTATAATACTACCGCAAATTAAGTTAGCAGCAGTCCCAAATGTTAGTGCGATTTTGTCGCAGCTGCTGCCGTTAAGTTCTACCATATAAAGCATATTCCGGATAATGTGATCGCTTCGTTCGGATGGGACAGGAAAAACCGGCGCGAGGCCACGCATTAGTCGCTCATATACCACCATCGGAAAATTACCAATACCAGCGGCCGGGTCTAACCATTTCAAGTCTTTGTTTATCCATACGTGTTTAGGTAATTCATTCAACATATCATTGATTAAACTCACTGGTGTGAATACTTCACCGAACTCTTTTTTTTCACCCGGTCTAACTTTCAACTTATCTGTTTGTTTTGTAATATAATCACGGATACGAGTAGGGTCTAGGAGTTTGTGTATTTCACCTAAATCGCTAACGGGTGATGTTCCTGCTGAACCAGGAACAACAGGGGCGGCTTCCATAATACTAATAAATAGAAATATTATATTATTATTTGTGTATAAAGTGTAATGTTACACTCGATTCCATTCCATTCCATTCCATTCCATTTGGGCTCCGCGCTACGCGCTACGCTCAATACTCTCTGAACTGGTCGCGGATGTGTTCAAACACCACAATCGCATCCCTCGCACACGTGGTGATATACTGCGCCACAATCCCTTCATCCACCCCCACCGTCTCCGCAAACCCTACACGTATCATACTATCCGGATTGTGCGGGTGAATCTTCCGAAACGCACAATATGTGACCGTCTGGTCCTCCGCGTAATGCTTGTCGTGAAGGAAGAACTCCAACACTTTCCCTAGTGTATAATCTTCTCCCTTCAATTCGATATCGAACCCGTTCTGGATCGTGCTTACCGTTGGGATAATATGGTTCTCCCCGCTTTCGATATCCCGGATGAACTTCGTACACTTGTTAATCATAATCTGCGCGGCTTTGTGGACGATATCCGCGTTTGTGAAGACTCCCACTGTTTCCACGACGAAATCGAAACTGTCGTCTTTTGTATATCGTTGTGCGTCCAGGAGCGCCCAGTTCTTCCTCTGTGCGTTCATTTCCTCGCTGCCTATGGTGGCAATACCTTCCTTCACGATCTCGGCTTCTTTGATGCGCCAGGCCTCATCGACCTTGGCGGCGTCCATCGTCATTTGATAGGCGCACGTACATACGACATTGAACGCGCCGTCTTCTTTAGCACTGCCTATATCCAGGTCACACGTCATCGTCAGTTGCTCGCCTTCGCCGTATTCCGACATTTTCGGGAGGAGGCGGGCGAACTCGATATAGTCGCCTGTGATTGGATTGGGCGGGAATATTTCGCGCACTTTGACATCGGTCAGATATTTGCCATTGGTTTTGTTTTTAAGTTTGAAATCCTTTGTCGTGATGTAGCGGATTTCACTACTGTCAGCCGTGACGTTGACTTCGATCACGTATTCTTGATAGGGGAAATCGGTGTCTGTGATGTGGATCGGAATACAGCTCAGGCGTTGCTTGAGAATCTCGTTATGCAAACGGCTGGTATTTGTCGTTATCGAAGCTTTGCTTTCCGAGTAGGGGAACGTGCGAAATACGAAAGTCGATATGTCGCTCAAGATGACCCTACGAAGGGCGTTGGCCAGTGACACGTTGATGCGGTCGATTGTGAATTTAAGCTGACCGTTTTCGTCGGTTTTAGAAACGATGCGGGGGATATATTTGCTGACAGCCGACTTGGAATGAAATGGGGCGGATGATTCGGTAGCGGAATCAGAAGCGGAAGACATTATTCAATAGTAAATAATAAACGATACCTTTTATATATGTTAATATTAACTTTTACTATCAATTTTCTTAGAACACTTCGCATTTAAAACACTAAAATTAACATAAATTGATTTATAATATTTGTCTATTCATTATATTATTTATTATACAAAATGTGTATTCATCAGGGTTGTAAAACACGACCAACATTCAACAACGAAGGCGAAACAAAGGGGTTGTATTGTTCGGCACATAAATTACAAGGGATGGTAGATGTAATGCATACGCATTGTATTAAGTGTAATAAAATACCAGTATTCAACAAAGAGAGCGAGGCAAAAGGGCTTTATTGTTTCGAACACAAAGAAGATGGAATGGTGAATGTGATTAGCAAGAGGTGCATACACGAAGAGTGTAAAACTTTACCAACCTATAACAAAGAAGGTGAAAAAAAACCGCTGTATTGTTTCGAACACAAAGAAGATGGAATGGTGAATATAATAAGCAAGAAGTGTATTACCAAAGGATGTAAGAAAAGACCGTTATTTAACAAAGAGGGCGAGACAAAAGGGCTTTATTGTTCGACGCATAAATTACAAGGGATGGTTGATATTATAAATAAATTTTGTATTCACGAAATGTGTAATAAAAAACCAGCATTTAATGTATCCGGTGAGACAACATCGCTCTATTGTTCCGCACATAAACTACAAGGGATGATTGACGTTAAACATATACATTGTTTTTACGAAGGATGTAAGAAAATACCAGTATTTAATGTAGAAGGTGAGACAAAAGGACTTTATTGTTCCGCACATAAACTACAAGGGATGATTGACGTTAATCATATACATTGTTTTTACGAAGGATGTAAGAAAAGACCAGTATTTAATGTAGAAGGTGAGACAAAAGGACTTTATTGTTCCGCACATAAACTACAAGGGATGATTGATATTATGAATAAACCCTGTAAAAGCGACGGGTGTAAAACACGACCAAACTATAACAACGAAGGTGAAGCAAGAGGTTTGTATTGTTCGGCACATAAATTACAAGGAATGGTGGACGTCATTAACAGAACCTGTAAAACCTACCTGTGTTCAACTCTCGTTCAAAAAAAATACGACGGATATTGCCGATATTGTTATATGAACCTCTTCCCCGATAAACCAGTATCACGCAACTACAAAACCAAAGAATACGCAGTTGTAGAATACGTGAAAACAAAGTTCCCAGAATTAAGTTGGGTAGCAGACAAAATAATTCAGAACGCTTGTTCCAAGCGCCGACCAGATTTGTTACTGGATTTAGGGTATCAGGTTATTATTGTAGAAGTAGATGAAAACCAACACGCGGATTATGATTGTAGTTGTGAAAACAAGCGCATAATGGAATTATCGCAAGATGTAGGACACCGGCCTATTGTGTTTATCAGATTCAACCCAGATGAATATGAAAAAGATGGAACAATTGTATCTTCGTGTTGGGGATGTGACAAGAATGGATTATGCGTTGTTAAAAAATCAAAAAAGAATGAATGGGTGGACAGATTACGTGTATTAGAAGAGACAATCAGTTATTGGGTAAACCCAGAAAATACCACGTCTAAAACGATTGAAACAATTCAGTTATTTTATGATGTATAAAGTCGGTATTTGTCATTTATAACCGCGTTCAAAACCCACATAAAAACTTATCTATTCTTTAGTAATAAGGAATATGTCGTCAATCATTTACTACAGTAATTCCTGTGACCGGTGTAAAGCCGTATTAACGACACTGTCTAAATCACGTCTCCAAGATGACATTCATTTTCTTTGTATTGACAAGCGTGTGAAATCCGGGACAGGAGCTTGGCATATTATTACAGAAACTGGCGAAAAAGTCCTCCTCCCCCCTCAAGTCAACCGCGTCCCCGCGCTCCTCCTCCTGAATAAAGGCCACCAAGTCCTTTACGGCGAGCAAATCCTCCAACATTTTCAGCCGAAGAATGCCGCATTAAACAATGTAGCCACCGGCTTCAACGGCGAGCCGAATGCGTTTGCGTTGGGTCGCGAGAGTATGGGTAGTGGATTCGGAGTTGCGTCAGATAATTACAGTTTTTTAGACCAAAGTGCCGATGAATTGTCTGCGAAGGGGAATGGTGGGATGCGGCAACTTTACAATTATGCGACGATTGACATCGTAGATAAAATTGAGACTCCACCTGATACGTATTCGCCGGATAAGGTTGGGAGTGTGTCTTTAGAACAGTTACAGAATAAACGGAGTTTAGAAATACAGAATCAGCAACAGCAGCAAAATACGGTTGTATCGGGGGGGGGTCCGCCCCCCAACGGCGGGTATGGGGCGATGGGCGGCGCGATGGGCGGCGCGATGGGCGGCGGGTATGGTGGAGGGGGTATGGGTGGTGGTGGAGGGGCGATGGGCGGCGGGAGTGGAATAGGGAGCGGGGGTGGTATGGGGAGCGGGGCGGGTAGTGTGCCCGGATCACAGCGTGGACAGACGATGCCTCAACCACAACAATATGCGCCGGTTGGAACCCCTCCCCAGTTTGCCGCACAGGCCGCATATCGTGCTCCGCCCCAACAACCCGAGTATTCGCGTTTAGGTGCCAACGGAAACGGAGATAATAGTTTGCGTGGAACGATGGATATGCGGGCCCAACCGCGTGGAGGTGGGAGCTGGATATAGATTTATATAGTCATAATTTATGTAATATAAATGTCTACTGATATTATTATTAAATGTAAACAACAATGTAAGGAAGACCGTCATATAATACATAACTTACAAAAAAATAATGAGGATGGGCGTAATAATGAAAATATTCAATTGGCAACCATAGATCATCTTAGTTGTATGAACGCGTGTCTCCTTAGAAATAAAGACGCAACACGTGGTGGTGGAAAACGAAAAAAATACATCAACAAAACTAAAAGTGTAAGGTATCGCACTCGGCGTCGCGTTCGTCATCGTGGTCCACGGACCCATATGAATCACCATAAAAACCCGGCGCGAAGGTAGTTGTCAGGAACGATTTTTATTTCATAAAATTGAAATGTTTAATTTAGTATTCAACCATTTCAACTCTCTTCATCGCATTATGTCCGCTATCGCTGATTCTACCGCCGCCGCCACCGTCCCGAAATACACAACCCACCTCACCCGGTCGTGGCATCAATACCAGAGCGTCACTCCATCCCATCTCCATTCTATCCCGCATTACAATCAATCCTGTGTGGATCACGCCAAATTATACGGCGACCACGTGATGTTTCTTCGCGATGAAGTCACGAAGATCACCGGATATTATTGGTATGGCAACGGATTCCCAACCCAGAATTGCGCTGATACAAATGGATACGTCGACGTCCGCACCGGGAAGAAATATACACTACACGGCGAAGGGTCATTTTTCAAGGATATTGGCCGCTGATCACTTATCAAGAATCAAGAATCAAGAATCAAGAATCAAGAATCAAGATATTTGAAATCGTCTTTGGTTTTACCTAAGGTATATGTATATAATGGAATCGCTTCGCGAACTATATGTAAAATATGACGAAATCATCAAATATTCTGTCTATGCGTTCACAGGGTGGTTCTTATCGTGGGTGCTTTTTTTTATAATGCTCCCTTTTATGATTCAGTATTATGGAAAAATCAAGGGGGCATCTTTGAACTACGGGTTTAGTTGGTTTTCGATGATTGCCATTATTCTTGGGTTAGAGCTTGGTATGAGAGGATGAAATATTGTATTTATAATATTTATAATATTTATAATATTTATAATACCAATGAACAAAAAGCATAATAAAAGTTATCGTAGTCTTAAACGGATGCGTCAATATATTTCAAAAACGAAAAGAATACAACGTTCAAATAAAAATAAAAAAAGCAGTTTAGCAAATGGGCATAATAATAAGACAAAAGTCGTCGAAAAACGACGACGATTGAGACATATTGTACAAAGAGGTGGTATATGGAACCCGTTCAGTTCGTGCCGTTCGTGCCGTCCCACATACCGGATCCCAGAAGGCTGGAGTATGATTCCTGAGTCTAGCCCTAATGGGATACCCGAGTACGTGGCCCCTGCCACGTTTCGCACCATTAAATCAGAATATACGTGGGTAAAAAACCCCCTCTCAGCCGGGGGACATAATTACGGCAACAACACGAACAACTCTTTGGAACCGATCAGTTACCCTTATAGCTATATACTGGAATACAATCATATTCATAATAATACTCAACCCGATATTTTCGTTTTATCAAACTTCAAGTTTGATCTTAGAGTCCGTAATAATATGACTATGACTGCGATGCCTAGATCAGATGGTGTAGTAATAGATCTTACACCAATACAAATTTACTGTGTGCGAAATGAAGATATTCGGAATATGAACCACGGTAGGTTAACTGTTGGTGAAGTCCTGGCGGCGGCGGCGGCGGCGATGTAGGGGCGCAGGGGGGATTGTGTGACGTGTGACGTGAATAAATTATACACAATATATCAATCAAATATATTGTGTAATAACGACCTTTTGTATATTATGATGAGTATCCAAATTAATTCCGTTGGAATTCTCTCGACATTATTCGATTGTTCGTTGTTCGTTGTTCGTTTATTTAGGCGGTTTTTTGTATCTTTACTATACAAAATGCCCAAAAAACAGCCGGTTGTTTATAATTGTCAAAGTTGCTTATATATCACGGACAATAAAAAGGATTATAGCCGACATTTGGATACTCGCAAGCACCAATCAAGCGATAATAATGTAGTAATTATGGATAAAAATACCTGTGAAAAGTGCGAAAAAACATTCAAATTTCGTACATCTATTTACAGGCATAAAAAAATATGTTGTGGTATGCCCATCCCAGCGACAGTCACCGCGACGACTATACCACCATCAGCAATGATTCAATCATTTACACCAGAACAAATAAATTATATACTGATGGAAAACAAGATACTCAAAGAATTATTGAGAAACACAATCTCATCTTCTTCGTCAACTACACCGGTTTCAATTCATTCGGTGTAATACTTCGTCAAATACTTATCATAATCAATTGGTAAATATTTATTGTCCTGAATCCGAATCTTGTCATATCTCAAAAAATTTCTACAATAAATATCTACCCCTTTTTTCACTCTTTCTTCTATTTTAGATACATCAGTGTATTCGGTATGATTAAACTCTTGATGCGAATAATTCTCAGTTTTATTTTTCATAAATTCATAGTCTCCGAAATATGAAAGATGCCAACCGCCATTGGCGATAAGAGGGCAATTTTTTATGTCCCGTATATGAGATGTACTAATACATTCAACAAATTTATTATACGTTAATATCTTCGGTGGAGACCATTTATCTGTAAATTTAACATTTAAGTTATAATAATACAAATCCATATGAAGTGAACTTAAATTTACTGGGATTTCACCGGTTTTAATAAGTGCTAAAGTGCGCGGATCGGGTATTTCATCAAGATCAGATATTATCAAAAAATCAGTAGGTTCTATTCCAATTGTTTCCTTAATCTTTGCGAATCCGGCCGAAATCGCGTTTCTCTGCTTCTCTTCATTCTTCCATTGCTGCTGCGCAGCGAAATTAATATTGGGGTAGATATACGGCATATCGTCAACAATAATGTGTATGATTTTATGGCGGTATTCCGCGAATCGTTCATCATCTTTAATGTCCCCATAAAACAATGGCTTCTCTTTGCCGACGAAAGTATGTGTGCTTTCCACAATGACAAAATAATCAACGACGTCGTTGAGGAGTTTCAACCGGTATGAAAGTAGTTCTAGTTCATTGTAGAAGATGAACCCATCAATGATTTTCCTTGCCATTGTTGTTGAATTATAGTATAGTAAATATTATAAACTTCGTTGATATAATATTCTAAAGAATGTAACGAATAGGAAAACTTGGCGAAAATATTCCGTTTGAACTCAAAAAAAAATAAGATGATATATGCTCTGGTATTTATATAATAACACACAGTTCGCCACACGGGTGGCGGCAGCTACCACCCCCTCCGGATGGGGGTAAATTAGACCCCCAAAATTGGACATTTATTTTGGACAAATAAATGTCCAAAATGCCCTTTGCGCGCCATCAATTTATTTTTCGTAATTCGAAACGCCCAAAAACACGTTTGTGACTGAAACGCTCACAAAACACATTTTTACCCCTAAAAATCTGTGACTGACTTTTTTGGGGTCGTCCGTTGCGACCGAATTTGAGGGTTATTTTATACGGCTATTTTAGGACATTTATTTTTCGAGGGTAACAAAAAATGCCAAAAGGGTACAAAAAAATTCCAAAAAATTCCGTCAGTTTTGTATATGAAAATCCTGACCTTAAATGCTCTAACAATATTACATATGAAACGCATACTCCAGACCATACCGAAACGGATGGTAACAAAAAATGCCAAAAAATGCCAAAAAATGCCGACAATTTCGTATGTGAAAAATGTGACTTTAAATGCTCTAAATACAATAATTATATCATACACCTGTCAACCCGTAAACACTCAATGGTAACAATGGTAACATATGGTAACAAAAAAAATGCCGAAAAATCATCGCCAGGGATGGTTAATTCCAATACTTGTGCCAATTGTAACAGGCATTATTTACATCGTTCGGGGTTAGCTCGTCATAAAAAAACGTGTATTGCGGCTAGAGAACAGTCTAATGATACTCGCGATCACGACAACGACAACGACAACGACCTCGACAACGACCGTCACCAGGACCACGACCACGACCACGACCACGACCACGACCACGACCACGACGATTCTTACTCTAATGATAATATTAATAATATTAATAATATTAAAATAACTTCAACAGAAATACAAAATATGGTCATCGACAATCAATTATGTAAGAAATTGATGATTGAATTAATGAAATCTAATAGACAATTACAATCACAGATGTTGGAAATGATGAAATCATCCCAATCGCAAATCATAAACTCAAATCCATCCACGGTTGGGGTCGCATCAAATGGTGATCACAACACTATCAACAACATCAACAGCCACAACCCGACATTCAATATGAACCTGTTTCTCAACGAGAAATGTAAGGACGCGATGAATATGAAGGATTTCGTTAATTCCATCCAACTGAATCTCGCCGACCTGGAAAATGTGGGCCGCCTCGGCTATGTGGAAGGAATGTCGAATATTTTCATCGATAATCTTCAAAAGACGGATGTATACAAACGTCCCGTTCATTGTAGTGACGTCAAGCGCGAGACACTGTATGTGAAGGATGATAATCATTGGGAACGTGATGGACCCATTCACCAGAAAATGGTAAACGCAGTCCTAGCCGTAGAACAGAAAAACGTCGCGTTGGTTAGTGAATGGGCCAAGGAGCATCCCACGTGTATGAATAGCAATACTAAAGATAATGAAAAGTATTTCAAACTGTCCAAGGTGGCAACTGATGGAGAAAAGAATGGTAATATCGCAAAGGTGATACGAAATGTGGCAAAGAATGTGTCAATCGATAAGGATACTCAACAACATATACCTGATACATTATTATAGTATGGATAGATACCGCTCCACAAAATACTCCTCAGCTGGATGAAGTAAAGCACCAGCGCCACTTTTACTCTGAATCTCTCGAACAATGCGTTTAAGAGCGGCAGTTGACGACGATGACGACGACGCACGGTTTTCGAGAATATATGTATCGATGTTAATTCTCGTTGGGTTATTGTTATCGGGGATGAGTTGGACCATTTTCGATAAATGTGGTGTATAAAATATAAACGTATAATGGGTTTATATTTTATTCATTCTATATGACAACAATGGATACCGGGGTCACCCTCGCACTCCCAATTCCAAATGCGGAGTTTATATGGTATTGTGCGTGGACATCATTTTTTTCTGCGATATATGCGTTTTCCAAAGACGAAACTGCCCATTTCACGGCGGTCCCAGCAGCTGTGTTAGCATCATCACTCAATTACTGGAGAAATCCTGTAAGTAATTCTTGGAGACGCACCATCGATATCGCGGTTGTCTTCTCTGGTATGACCTATCAGGCGTATTATCTTCATAATGGTTACTCTAATGGATTACTCAAACATTCAACTTGGTTGACATATGTGTATCTTATCGGATGTTCAGCTATATGTTATGGATTAAGTCATTATTTGATGTTCCACGATTGTGTTTGGCCAGCAACATACGCACACGCAAGTATTCATATTGTCGCCAATATAGCGAATTTTGTATTGTATAATGGATATAATACCCCAAAATAATATATAAACGCAATTTTGGATATATATTAGCAGCAGCATTGTGATGACAAAAATAATAATCAATAACAATATTTACGATATAACCACATTTATAAACGAACATCCAGGTGGTCCCGATGTGTTCAACGCGCGAGCCACCAAAAATGACACAGGAGCAGACACCCCCCCCGACCTGACCCATAAATTCAATGAAGTCGGGCATTCAGAATATGCGGTGAATCTACTTGGAAATTATAAAGTGGAGGAACTATCCGAAGATGATCCACGATTTAACCGAAATAACAAGTTGGAATACAATAAGACCAAAATATCTAAACTCATAACTCACGAGGACAAATTCCATATCCACAAAACAATGGGAATCATCTCTCTTTTGAACTATTTCTATCTTCTATTCGACTGTTTTTATAGTGGTGCCACAGCCGAGATGACCCTAAGAAGTGTGAATGGTGGATTTATCGGACTTACGTGGGTTCACAGTATCCTCTCGCTATCCGCACTTCAATTTCTCATTCCGCGCACACGCACCGGGATTCTACCGATGATTTGGCAGGAGTTTCGCGCACATTCCATTATTTTCGCGGTACGGAGTTTCTTGATTATTAATATGCTGTATTTCTGTACGGACCGGGACGGATCTGCGGTCGCACTGGTTATCCGCCTCGCTATCGTCCTTCTCGCGATGAAACTCGCAGATGTAAGCACAGAATATCTCCGTGAAAACAAGAAAGAGACGACGACTGCGACAATGCCGTATTGGAGTGATTGTCCCGCCGCGCTTCAATCCGCAATCAAGTATTTCTATACACATTCGCAATTTATGGCAACAATCGTCTGTCTTTTCGGCACAATCCCATATATCCTCGCAGTCGCATTTCCCATTCAAATCGCGTCGTTTCTAATGACCCTTGTCCGTAAAAACATCATTTCCTCATTATGGTATCATATCTTATATGGTGGTAGTCTTCTTATTGTATATTTGATCAATGTTGCTGACACTACATTATACCCAGTTATAATTCTGGGGATCGTCCTTATATACATACGTGTCCACTTGAAACTTAATAAATATGCGCTCTGGACATTGGCCGCACTGATTTTTGGGTTCGTGAAATACGCCTCTTCTGAATCCACTACATTCCCCGAGAGTATGCGCCTTTTCGGTTTATTCGCCATACCACTTTTATCGTTTTATTGCTATCATTTCGTTCCAGGGACAATAGTTCCATCGACTGAGATCGGACACTATATCCTAGACATATTATTTGATAAACATCGAATCCGTGAAGAATCCAATCACCGTGTCCAAAAGAATATGACGATTGGTAAACAGACCGGTCAAATCCATAACAAAATCACGATACAATTATGCGAGAAATATCCGAAATACAAACCAGGAATGTATTTTAATCTGTATTTTGATACAAAGAAACGGCCATATACACCGGTGAAATATACGGAGGCGGCGGACACAGACATCGCGGATACTGTGACATTTTTGATAAAACGTATGCCAAATGGTGAAGTATCGCCTCTTATTTGTGATAAATATCTAATGAACCAAACCGTGTTTATCAAAGGTCCATTTGGGCGTAAGTATTATGATCCATCACCCGATATTAGGTCGTTTGTATGCGATGGCGCACAAATCCGCGCAAAGTATGTCCTTATGTGCTCTTGTGGGTCTGGAATTACACCATTGTATAGTATGGGTATTGCGTGGCTTCAGAACCGCCAGCACCACCACGACGACCAGGAGCTTCATTACTTGTCATCGTATCGTACAAGCGACGATGCGGTATTGCGTGTCAGTCCCACCACCGTGAAAGAACGACTTTTCATTTCCGATGAAAACACGAAACTAACACCCGCCACACTTATTGATTATCTCGCTGGAATTATTGATTCACCTGACAGAACAAACGGACCAGATGATATTGTGGTGTTTATTTGCGGAACACCGGCATATTCACAAATGGTCAAGGAGACCTGTTCGATTGTCAGCACGGCCGTGAAAACATACGAGTGGTGAATTATTATATACTTTTAGTATAATATAGAAAATGAAATGGTATGAAAACCAACACATACTTTTGGCTTTAATGCTTTCATTCTATATTATCCCTATCGCATATGTCTATTACACGTACAACAACAACAACAATGAGAGTAAAAGTATTTCAAGTATCCTCACGAGTCAAGATCTTGTATTACTAACGATACAAACGAGACACTTCATCGCCGTGTGTATGTTTATTATGGCGGTATTTACAATAATATATGAATTTCAGCGTTGTGTGAAACATATGAAATCATCGTGGTGGTCATTATTTACTATTGTCATTCTTCTTATCGGTATATTCGGTGTCATTTATATCCCTGAAACAAATTCAATTCATTACATATTTGCGGGGGTCGTATTTCTCTCGATTATAGGGTTTATGACCGGGCATACTATACACCGCGACGTATTCCACGGCCACGTAGACAATTTTCGCATTCTACTTTACACACAATTCCTCTTTATGGTCATCACCATCATCGGGGTTATCCAAGACGCGCCAATACTTACAATAGAGTCGATCTTCCTACTTAATTTTGCGGTGTTTTATCTATATTTACATTACCATAACCATAACCATAACCATAACCATAACCATAAAATTGAACAATAATAACCATAATAACCATAATAAACATAATATTATATTTATTATATTCATTACAAATGAAGAAGTCCGAAGCACTCCTCCCGAAAATCCATCGCCTTAATTATATCGGGTCAAAATACCAGCTTCTCCAATGGCTCACCGATTATATAAAAGAGAAAACCGGTTTCGCGACATTTGAAAACAAGACTGTAGCGGATCTCTTCGCAGGGACTGGTGTCGTATCTTATCATTTTCGCCAACAAGGCGCAGCAACCATTTATTCCAATGACTCCGAATTATATAGCTCGGTGATCGCCCACGCATTTACCCGGTCAGTGTATACAGAGCGAGTCCGTCACGTTATCGATCAAATGAATACTGCTGTCGCCGCCACGCCCCCAGGATTTGTCACGCGACATTATAGCCCCTTCGAAGGAAATGAACGGATGTTCTTCACGGTTGAAAACGCACGCAGGATTGACGCGATGCGTGCGATGCTGGAAACCGTCGCTGACCTGACCCGTGACGAATATCAATTCATCCTTGCGTCGATTATTATTAGTGCCGACGCAGTGAGCAATGTCCCCGCAGTATATGGATCTTATCTCAAGAATTTCAAGGCCAAAGCCGCCAAACCGCTTGTATTGTTTCCGATACACACAATTACTGCGTCTGCGTCTGCGTCTGCGTCTGCGTCTGCGTCTGCTATATTCCACGCTGACGTAACAGATCCCACCTTCCTCTCCGCCACCCTCCCCCCGGTAGATATCGCGTATTTGGATCCTCCTTATAATGAACGCCAATATTCGAAGAATTATTTCCCGCTGAATATCATCGCGAAGACTCCCGCGTCACTAAACACCGAGCCCCCCTTAAAAGGAAAAACCGGTATTCCCACCGACTGCTTTCTATCCACCTTCTGTCGAAAAGGGGCCGCCTCGGAAACCGCATTTGATACCCTGATATGCGGTTTACGTGCCAAATGGATCTTTCTGTCGTACAACAGTGAAAGCATTGTGTCAAAAGAGAAAATGCTGGAAATTCTGCGTCGATACGGAACTGTCTCTGTCATTGAGCGTGAATACAAACGGTTCAAGTCGTTTGAATACAATAAAGACAAGGCAATACAAGAATATCTGTTTTGTCTTGAAAAAAAAGGGGTCTCTACCGACCCCGCCGCTGCCGCCACCGCTGCCGCCACCGCTGCCGCCACCGCGTCTACAACGACACTACCGTGTAATGCCCGCTGAAAATGCGCAGAACTTTGTCAATCGTCCAGCGAACCGCCATATTGTGGCGACTCTTCGTGTGAAACTGAAACTCCAAAATGGTTTCTTCTTTACGGTTTCCACAACCATCGTCGATAACAACTTTCAAGCTGCTAGAGTTTTTCCACTTGTCGTGGGTGCGCGTCCACACGTATTGAAATGAACTCCAGTCAGGCGACCCCGACGCAGTAATGAACCGGATGTCATTTGTGTCTTTGACATAATACACAATTGGTGAGTCAAAAGTGTATTTCCAAAGCATCGGTAAAACCGTCGTAATGTTCGCCTGGATGTATTGTTTCAGGTTTTCAGGGGTCGTGTATTCAATCCCGAGCTCCTGGCAGAACTTTTGTGGATGGGATTGTCCGACGACTTGCGGCGCGATCTTGCCGCCTTTTTTCTTGTTGCTTTTTGCGGAAAGGTGGATGTCGCCGCATCCGATGCTCGTGAAATCATATCTTGCGCCTTTGCTTGCGGTATGAACACATTGTGGGAACAGATTGTCAGTCACAAGACGCTTCAAGCGTGGGACCAATTTGTCAGCTTCTTCTTGACTGTAAATAAACGGCCCATCATAGGGGATGCCGTATGCGTCACATATCGCCTTCTCGAAAATCTTACCTGTATCTTCGGTTTGTAGCGTCGCCTTCGGGGAGACCTCGACCTCCGCATTGGCCTGAGCCGTGGTGGGTGATGTAGTCGTAACAGTAGTTTCGTATTCCATATTGAGTTGATCTACTATTACTGTAGTTATAGAATAACATTTCAATTTTTACGGATTTACATTTAATATTGGTTTACACCTAAAATAATGAATCTGCGTCGCGTCCGCCGCCGCCCGCGTATAACTAACTTAAATATTTGATATCTTAATTATACATATTACGACTTCGTAAATATTATTAATTCATACAATAATACAATGGGCGGAGGCAAGAATAATCACAAGCATAAGAAAGCCGGAAAGGGCAATTCTGGAAAAAGCGCAGGTGGAGGTGGCGCAGCTAAGTCGTCATCATCATCCACGTCCAAGCCGGTGACCATCAAGGATATTTCCACCGAGTTTCAGACCATTATCCTTGATTTCCTGCGTGACATTGACTGTTCTTTTCCTGAGTATCGTGAAACCCTGTCGCGATATTTAGGATATTCTCACGAAATGAAACCGATGCCGGATGAACTTTATATTGAGTTGTATACGCATTGTCGTTCGGTGTATCCAGTGAAGTTTTTTGATATTTTGTATAAGACTGATACCTTATTCAATTTCGCGAGTGAAACTCCTTCTGCCGGCGAGGCTGGCTCCTCACGCGAAGGTAATCCCCCGGATACAGCACAGGCTAGTGGAACGAACGATACGAGCACGTATTTCCTCCCTGGAATTGATTTTCGAGAGATTTGGAATACCGAGGATATCACAGATAACACCAAAGATATTATTTGGAAGTACCTCCAACTCATTCTCTTTTCCATCGTCAATAATCTCTCAGATATGGGTTCATTTGGAGACACGGCCAAATTGTTTGAGGCAATCGATGATAATGAACTGAAAACCAAGCTTGAGGAGGTAATTGGCGAGATGGGTTCAATGTTTGGCGCAGCAGAGGGTGGTGCTGCCAACGGAGCGTCAGCTGAGGGTCTCGACGAGACATTTAAGAAGGCAACTGAGTTTATGAATGAGGCATTCTCTGGAGCCGAGGGTTCAGCAGCGGGTGCGGGCACAGGCGCAGCACCAGGCACATCAGGATCGGTACCACCCATCCCAGACGCAAATTCTATTCACGAGCATCTCTCATCTATCTTGAATGGAAAGATCGGTATGCTCGCCAAAGAGATCGCAGAAGAGACTGCGGCGGATCTGAACCTGAATATGGAGAATGAGACCTCGATGAAAGGTGTATTTCAGCAACTTCTTAAAAACCCAGCCAAATTGTCTGGTATTATAAAGTCTGTGGGTTCAAAGTTGGATTCCAAGTTGAAGTCGGGTGAACTGAAAGAGAGTGAGATTATGCAAGAAGCGAGTGAATTGATGTCAAAGATGAAGAATATGCCAGGTATGAACAATCTCGCGAGTATGTTAAGCAAGATGGGGATGAATATGCCCGGAGGAATGGCAGGAATGGGGGGCGGTGGCAAAGTGAATTTCGGTGCTATGCAATCGCAACTTAACCGGAATATGAAGCAAGCGCAGATGCGTGAACGATTGTTAAAGAAGGTTCAGGACCGTCAGCAGCAGCAGCAGCAGCAGCAGCAGCAAGCACCCAACGTCCCCGCCAGCGGAGCCAATACCGCAGTCTTTACATCAGGTGATAAACCAGCGAAGACGCCCCGCCCACCCGCCACACCAGTCGCACAAGCACACCCTACTCCTGCGGATAAACAAAAGAGCGATTAATTCCTTCTAGTAATATATAAGAGTATATTAACTTATACATTTCTATTCTTCAAATATCTGACACACACACACATAAACAATGACGAAAGACCAAGTATTCTGGATGGAAGACCCAAGTATACTTATGAATAAGGATTATATTCGCGATATATGGCCATCGAAAACGATGGAACCTCCCGCGAAATTGAACGCGATTACACGATTTGTCATCCTCGCCACTATTTTAGGGTTTTTGATCACATCAGCGTTTTCGATATTTATTTTAGGCGCTATTACTTTAGGAATTATTGTTATGATTTATAATTTTGTCCATAAGGGGAAGTCTGGAATGGAAACCGAGCAAGCGAAGAAAATCCTGAAAACGAAGGAGGGGTTCGTTAATAATATCGATAAGCCAGAGATGTATGAATTGATGCGTGATGAATTCACGGCACCACAGCCACAAAATCCAATGATGAACCCGCTTTTACCTGAAATAGTGGACAATCCACAGCGTAGAAATGCCGCACCATCATTTAATCCCGCGGTGGAGGATGATATCAACGAATCGACGAAACATTTTGTCAGTGGAAGTATCGATACAAATGCGAGTAACACGATCTACAATAATAGTAATGTTCCAGCGATGAAACCGAATCATACTCCTGAAGAAACATATGGGAAATTATTCGGAACTTTAGGTGATAATGCGGTATTTGAATCGTCAATGCGACAGTTTCATCCTGTTGCGAATACACGAATCCCGAACGACCAAGACGCATTCGCGAAATTCTGTTATGGCGAAATGAAGTCGTGTAAGGAAGGCGATGAATTCGCGTGTGGTCGCATTAATTCTCGACTAGGGCAGGTGATTGGACAGTAATATCACGCTACCCACATTCCATTCAGCTCCATTCCATTCCATTCCGTTCCATTCCATTCCATTCCCTTCCCTCCCCCCGCCGGGCTTTAGTAAAATAATATTATATCTATGTTAATTACATAAGGTATAATATATCAAGATGGCTTACGTTCATAGTTACACGTTTGATAATATGTCACGTATCGGTTGCGATACAGGTGACCTCTCGCAGCGCAATGTTCAGAATTTAAACGCGGCGAATTATGCGCTCAACAACTTCTTCTCGACGGATTGCCAGATGGAGCGCCCTATCCAGTTCGCGACTAGTCAACCTAATGTGTTTTATAAGGGTGGACACCAGACTGGATTTGGTGGCTGTAATATCGATACTAATTCAGAGCTTTCTATTGGCAGCCTGAATACCCACGCCAAGTGTAAATTGAGTCTTCTCGAGCGCCCCTTCAAGACCGTTCCCTTTTTAGGACGTGGTGCCGTGAATGTGGATTTCGAGTCCCGTATGCTTCAAGGCGATATGAATACCAATAAGAAGAGCATTACGCAATTATCGGAACAAGTGAATGTGTCGCACTCAGACTATCCTCTTCAGGAGGAGTTTAAGTCGACGATTAACAACCCGGCGAATTATGTGGAAGGTGCGGCGGTCAATGGCTGGATTCGTGGAGGTGTGCCATCGCGCGAGTTGGTGCGTGATCAGGAGTATCTCTTTAACGGTAGTAAGTAAGTCTCGCCTCGCTACATCCATCCGCATCTCGCCTCGCTACATCCATCCGCATCTCGCCTCGCTACATACCTCCGCTGCCGCTCCGGTATTCCGCTCGGCTCGGTCATCGTCGCCGATTCTGGGGGATAATTTGGTGAGACTGACCGAGCCGAGAGAACCCCGGCGCTTCAGCGGAGGGTGTTCTTGAGGTGAGACTGACCGAGCCGAGAGAACCCCGGCGCTTCAGCGGAGGATGTTCTTGAGGTGAGACTGACCGAGCCGAGAGAACCCCGGCGCTTCAGCGGAGGGTGTTCTCGAAGGCGAGACGAAATAGTATAAAGTCAACGTGTTATATTTTATATACATTGATTTTAATGAACGAAACCACCGGAATTGTTGAGCCCTATGAACTGCCCTATGATGAACCTGTGCTTGAACCCGCATCCGAACCTGCGCTGACCCCAGCACTCGACCTCTCCGGCTATAATTATGACCTGGTCCTCACGTATAAGATGATTGAAGACACCGACGACCAAGATACACTATTCCGTATCCAGTTTCTTCAGGCGTTCGGGATTACTGATGATGAATACCATCCGGAGATTGTTTCTGCTGTTATTGATGACTTATATGAACGATTCCGAGAGAATCTGGGGATTCGAGAGATTTTAGCGGCACATCCACTGTTTCACGCAGAAGGCACTGATAATACCGAGACCGACGGCGTACCAAGCGGTACCGATAACAGCGAGATGATTTTCTGTATGATGTTTTCATTCCAAATATTCGATTTATTCCATACGTGTATGCGTCACGTCAAACACGGCGAAGAAGTCCCACAAACACTCCGGGATGAAATCGTGGATTCTCTTCGCCAGATGTTTTAATTTAGGAATTCATATAAATATATAGAATAATAAGTATATAAGAATAATTATTATATAGAATAATAATAACCGATTACAAACCAGAATAGAATGGCCTCTACCCGAAACAAAAATACACGCACCGATTTTAAGATCGAGCAAAACTCGCAAAGCCTCGCACGCACATATGTCGCGTTTGAGAACGGTTGTGCTGGCAAGGCATTTGAACCCGCCCTCGCGTTTGAAAGTGTAGGCATCCTCCCCACGAAGATGTCTCGCGAGCATTTCTCCTCCAATTCAGTGGATATCGAATCCGCGTTATTTGGAATCAATTCCACGAATTTAGTAGAGCCGCAGGCGACTGTTGTGCCGCATATGAAGAGTCTACCCGAGGTGAAATTCTTCGATAGGATGGCTATGTTTATGCCGGAACCTCTGGTTGTTGAGAAGTCGGCGCGTCCTTTTCAGCACGCGGAGGCCAAATTTTTTTAATGTTGGGGATATGTATACATAAATGTCATTAAAATCAAGTGACTCACCACCACCATCACCATCACCATCATCATCACTATCACCAACTGGAGCTAAAGTGCCAGATTACGATTCTCAACTAGATCCTAATGTTCGCAATAGTCTTAATTTTAACGTCAAAGGCAAAGTTCCTATGGCACCAGGTGCGGATGAAAATGGTCCAAAAATCTTGGCCCCACCAAATGAACAACCCGGTCAACCCGGTGGACTCAGTGGACCCGGTCAACCCGGTGGACTCGGTGGACTCGGTGGACTCAGTGGACCCGGTCAACCCGGTGGACTCGGTGGACTCGGTGGACTCGGTGGACCCGGTGGACCCGGTCAACTTGGTGGACTCGGTGGACCCGGTGGACCCGGTCAACCCGGTGGAAGTCGTAGAAAAAAATCCAAGTCATCACGTGTCGCACGCAAATCACGCTCAACCCGCCGCCGCAAATCATCGCGTCGCAAATCATCGCGTCGCAAATCACGTACCGCCACCACCGCCCCCCGTCGCAACCGTCGTCGCACCACCCGAAAATAAACAACAACACATTTAGTAAGTAATATGTACACATAATAAATAATCTATTGAAATATTAGTTATTATGACAAAAATGACGCAAAAGCGTCGATTGAAACGAACGAATTCAAAGAAACACCAATTTCGTCGGTATGGACGGACACGTACTCGTAGTCGTACGCACACGCGCGTCAAGCGAGGCGGTATGTTTAGCAGAGCAGTAGGATCTACGTTAGCAAAAACAGCACGGGAAACTATTGGTACCGTATTAGTCCACGATATTAGACCGTTATTTATTCAGTATAATCAATATATAGCCGGGATTAACCCCAAACCAGAAGATGGATATGTTGTTATAAACGGCGACAAGTTTTTTGAATCATTTGCGGATATACCAATTGACACTGAAATCAAAGCAAGTATACGTAATTTTAAAGAAGAGCTAGAAAATCCAGTTCAAACTTTTGATAAGGCAGTAACAACATTTAAGAATTTAATCAAGATATTAGACGATAGGAAAAAACAACGTGATAAAGAAAATATTAAACCCCCAGGTGATTCATCACATTTAACTCCATATTTTAAATCATCATCATTGTCATCTCCGTTATCTACGTTATCTCTAGCAGGTAATACTACTCAATCTCCCCGACCGAATTTGGATCCATATATTCAAAAGCCATTTAGAAGTCCATCCGACCCAAAATCATCAGTGGTATCCACCACAACTCCACCAAATTTACCTGTAGGTGCCGCCCGCGCGGATCAAGGCGATCAAGGCGATCAAGGCGATCAATCTCAACCATTTAGTCCAGTTCAATTGCGTTGGGAACTGCGCGATGAAGAAGGATCAGCAGTACCCACTGGGGGAAAATGATGCGGATCCTCACTCTCCCCGATGATTCATATATTCCGTGTATACGACCGCCCCCAATATTTATCCACTTGACCTAGATAAATATCGCCATTTTTGACCTGTCGCGCGGTCGGTATACTCGAATGTGTGACATCCGTAACGAGCACTTTTTGGTCGCCTTGCGTCCAGTAACAATACGGTGGCGCAGTGAATGTTTTTCCGTTATGTTTGTGTTCTGTCGGGTGTGATACCCGCAGTTGTTGTTGTGCTTCCGAAAACCAACCGAAATAAAGTTCAGTCTGGTCGGGAAGTGGCGTCGATGGTGGAGGTGGAGGACAGTTTGGAAATGACATTCTTCGTTCTTTGATAATAGTAAATACTAATATTATCAAAACAAGTTCAATTTTATGAGGCGTCGTTAATCAACATCAAGGCCAGCAAACTGATTCTGGACTTTGACGCTTCCATACGTCTTGCTTCCCTTTACATTTCCCCCCGTGCCAGCATCTGCTGTATCACTAGGAATTTGGATTGTCAATGTGGGCAAACTTCTGCCACGCGAAGTTCTCGCGCTACGAAATCCACTCTTGGCATCGTTTGCGCTACTACGCTCAATATGTCTACCTTGAGAAGGAAGGAATCTGCGTTTTTCGCCACTAACAGCACCAGCACCAGCACCAGCACCAGCACCAGCACCAGCACCAGCACCAGCACCAGCACCAGCACCAGCACCAGCACCAGCACCAGCCCCAGCACCAGCACCAGCACCAGCACCAGCACCAGCACCAGCCCCGTCATCGATCACTGATGCGCTAACACCCGCACCACCAGTATTCAAGCACGCAAGTTGCTGCGCCGGGACAAGATTATTCACATAATTGATAACCGTATGCTTTGTAACAAACGTACCCGCCTCCTTCATCGTCGCCAAAAAGACATCATAGTGGAGTTTATACATATGAGTCTTCAGCTCGCGTGGGTAATCCTTCAAAGGCTTTGTGTTTTTCTTAACATAGTGCTCGATATACGCATCATACAGTCGAAGAGTATACTCGTGAAGACGCTCGCGGAACTGGTGAAATACACGCGAATGCTGTGGATGGTATTTCAAATATTCATCAATCGCACGGTCCTTACGCAATTGAAGATACTGTGCCAACAACTTCTGTTCCACCCCCTTACGCTTCTTCACACTCTCGTATTTGGGGTTGCGCTGCTTATAACAAAATCCGGTATCGGTATCGTGGAATACAACGCCAGGCAACGACACGCTTCGAGTCTCAGCTGAGCCATACATCCGACAATAATCCTCAACGGTGTGTGGCGTAAATGTCGCAGTAGTGTCATCTGTCTCATCTGCGACACAAGTCAATCCTGAAGGCATATGAGAAACAGTTCCTCCAAAACTGCTAGAGAAAATATCGCGTTCAATGCGAATTGCGCTCACTCCAACAGATGATGTAGTACCCTCATCCCGCTCGACGATTTCATACACTGCCACCAAGTACAACTTAGGGACAGTAATGACATTCACAATCTGGTTCTTTGGATGCTGAAGAACAAACGAGTAGCAATATTGCTTGGGAACTGCCTCTAGACCATTGGGGAGTACGCTCAAAATATCGCAAATACGACGACGCAACACCTCTTGGATGTTTAACTTTTGAAATGTAGATACACCACTAGCGTCAACTGCTGCTGCTGCTGCGCCATCTGCTGCTGCTGCGTCCTGAATATGATCAAATGACACCTCACCAACACTACTCTTCGTTGATACATACCACTTCTCAGACACCTTATTATAAAACAGATTCACCATCATCCCCTCAACATATTCCTCCGCATTCAGATGCCCACCAGCTGAATTAACTGACTGCGTCTTCATTTCGTCGGTCAGCTTCAACATCTTCGGGGGTGCGACGCAGCAAATCTGTCCGTTAGAGTCAAAGACCACTGAACGGAAACGACCAACAGTTTCATACTCAGTATCCTTCAATTTAGCACGGTCATACTTCAATATATAAAACGTTCCAGACGGAGTTTTAGAATAATGAACCATCAAACTATTCTCAGCACACCACGTTCGCAAATTATAGAACGTATTTACCTCCTCACTAGCAGGATCATTTGTTACTTGTGAAACCTTATTGATAAAGGTGGGCAAACTCGGCAATTCAACAGAAGAAATCGAAAACATTAATACTACTTGTCTTGTATATACCCTTTGGTGAATATCTTTATATTTGTTTGGCAATAACAAAAAATATTATAATAAGCAAAATATATAGGTATACGTACAATAATACCCGAGTTTCATAATAAATACAATTACACAACTAAATAATAATGGAAGAACAGCTACAACAAGGTCTGGCTCCTCCTCCTCCTCCTCCAAATGCCGAAGAAGCGGCAGACGCAGACGCCGCATCCGCATTGGATGTAGACATTGAAGGCGTCGGCGGTGGTGAAGTTGACGAGACACAAACAGTCGTATCATTATCAATTGAACTCGGAGATATTATCAAGATTATCGCGCCATCGAATCGCGATATTCACGACCACGTGTTTTTGGTGGATTATCTATCTTCACGTAAAATCAAATTATTAGACACAGATTCTCTCGGTGAGGTGATTTTGAAGCTTGACGCAATGGGGAATCTGACCGATGAAAGTATAACCACAATCGAATTATTAAGTCGCGCTGAAGAAAAGGGATATGCGAGACAAAACAATTTAGTCATTTCAACATGGGTTGATATTCGTTTCGGTGGTGATATTCCGACGATTATCACAGGAATGATTACAAATCTGGAAGAGGATATGATTGAAATCCGGACCTATCCAGAAGATGAGATGATCTATATTAATTTCGGATATATGGGTATTCCCGAGAATCTTCCCATTGAAGAGATTAATATACGTGCCGCCCCATCGGCATTTGGGGTTGTAGATGACGAAGGCGCTGGCGAGGCCGGATTTTTGACAATGGGTATGGATGCCGTTGTCGAGTCGCCTGAATCTTCTGGAACACCGCGAACACTTGAAGAACGACGCAAACAGCGCCAAATGGCTCGACAACAAGGAGAGTCTGAACCGGGTGGTGCCGCACACATTTCAGCATCGTCGTTCGGCGCGGGCGAAAACGCCACAGAACAGCCAGTTGGTCTATCAGATTATTCAGCATTATCTGCGGCTGCGGGTGGTGTGGCTGGTGCTGCGGCGCCTGTTGCGTCCGCGGCACTCCGTGAGAAATTGAAGTCTATCCTTATTGACGCAGACCAAATTCAGGTTGGAGAAGAATTAGATGTGCTCGTCCAAACGATCGACATCCCCGATGAAAATCGCCGCTTTAATTTAGAGAAGCAGTGTGATGATCTCCTGGATACACTTATTACAAACGTTCCTGCGACAGAGAAGTCTAGGTCGGTTCTCTCCAATATCCAGAAGATGGTCGAGAGATTTAAAGAACTCCGGCAAAAATTCTCATCCTTTGACGCAAATGGAAACCCGTCGATTCCTCCGCAAAAAAGCGCGCTATTTCGTCCACTCGTGAATTCACTGATGCGTATGGACCGTGCGCTTCGATGGATTATTCCCATCGTGAAAACCCGGAAAGTGATTTACGATATTCCGATTGATGAGAGAACCGCTTTAGAAATGGATATTGTGTCGCGACTTATCCAGGATGAGCGAGAGGCGGAAAATGAACTTCAGCGTCAATGGCACGACGGATCTATTACTTATGCGCAATATATGTCGAATCTCTCGGCGAGATATTTTACACCTCAGGATGCCCCCCGTTATACTCACGATGTTGTAAATGTACAACAAGTGAACGATAATATAACTTCGATTATAGACAATCTCGACGACTTTTATTCATCGGTTGTCACAGGTGAAGAAATCAAACGGCGTAGGTTCGTTATTCAGAAATATAATCTCGGTCTCTCGAAAATACAGTCTACCCGAGGGTATGGCGGCGGCGGCGGCGGTGGCGGCGGTGGCGCGGACGAGGGCGGCCCCGTCCTCAAACGAACCACCGAATTTGTACCTCTCACACCCAACGACCGAATGAATATCACCGGATTTATGACATTTCCAGAACCCATTATTTATTACTCGCGCATAACTCTTCCCAGTATTAATATCTTGGATAAATCAGACCTTAATACCAAGCAAGTACATTATTGGGATATGTTGCGCCAGATGATGACTGTCACGACACACGAAGTCGCCGACCTGAATACTCCTCTCGACCTAAATGCGCATAACTTCCTCCGCGAGGTCAAGCGGTTTATTCTTGAACCCGGTCTAAATGAACGCGATAAATACCGCAAGTTTCTGGATGTTATAATACCTAAAACCCGTAATATTTTTGATATGATGCGTCAGTATATTCACGGACGCCTTACATTACAAGATGTCCTTGCGTTTATTGAGCCTTTTTTGATTTATCAGGAAGACCTTAATGTGAAACAATATGATGAGATTGTCGCGTTTTTATATGAGCGTGTGCTTGAATATAAGCGTAATTATGCGACGAATTTCCGTAAATTCGGGCGTCTACGTTCATTTCAGTATCACGTTCGATACCTTGGTGTATCGATGATTTATAAACTGATTGTATCGGGTAAAATGATGGATGCGGATGTATTTAAAGCGTATGGATTCCAGGACGTTCAAGTCCGATCAGGAGGTGCGGCTGCGGCGGGCGCTCTCGATGACAGACAACGCCAACAGATGCGCGGTAGATCATATGCGGCCGGACTGGCAGAACAAACTGAGTATAATGATAACCTTCTCTCGTCGTCCGAACTTCTCTCGCGGATGTTGGCGCTTGATTATGCGAAGTTATATATGGACGCTGTCGCGATAACTACTACTGAACTTATTACACCGTTTGATTTTAATCTGGTATTGGGTGAACAAAGTGATAAATTGCGTTCCGCAGGGGCGATGGTTGGCGGCGCAGGTAAGGGCGCAGCGGGCGGCGGCGGCGGTGGCGGCGGTGGCGGTGCGGCCGAGGGGGGTGGTGACGGTAGTGGTCCAAAGCGGTTTGGACTCGTTCTCTCGAAGAATTATCCCAATGAAGACGCAATCAAAGAAGATAATGACGGTGATATTCCTGTGTATTTTGATAAGAAATATGATACTACTGATTATGCGTTTATAGAATCCTATCGCGACCAGCAAGAACAAATGAGCAGTACAGATTTCAATATGTTTATCATAGATGAATTAATCAAGAATAAGAAAATGACGTTTGATGAAGCTAAGAAAGAGGCCGAAGCGATCTTGATTGGGCCGGGGATGCGGCCGGTAAATGAAGGTGATTACGCTGTGGTTGAAGTAGACGAATACGTCGAGCCGGATATGTCGAAAACAGGTTATCAGGGCGATCCGCTCGGTGAAACCGAAACCAAGTTCTTATATTTTAAACGCGAAGGTGGAAAATGGGTGCGTGATACAAGTATTCCTGCAGTCATACCAAGCAGTGACCGGAACTATTTCTGTAATGTAGACCGTGATTGTCTTCCTTTTGCGATGGACGCAGCGAAGAATTTGATGGCGCAAGAAGCCGAGTTAGGCGAAGGAGGCGCGGCCGCGGGTGGCGGCGGCGGTGGTGGTGGAGGAGCACAGGCTATCGCACATATAACCAGCAAGGAAGGTGCCGACTCAATCAAGAAAGCATTCCTGGATAAAATGAAGTCAGAGTTTGACGCGAAATATCAAGTAACACGAGAGAATTTTACTGAATTCGTGAATCGGAAATTTGAATACGACCTGAAAAATATCGCGCGGATTATGGAGATACAGCATAAAGAGTTTTATAAATACAATGATCGTAAATACAAACTCGGGGTTCACTCTGCGGCAGCGGCAGGTGGTGGTGGTGCGGCGGGCGCCGACGACGTCGACGATGATTTCGACGCAATTATTTCGCCGATGGAGCCGTTGAAAGACAAGATTGTCGCTCAAACCGATTTCGTGAAACGTCAATACGACCTTATGCAGTTTATCACCAGCTTTACACGCAAGGCCAATGAGATTATGGACGAGGATCCACACTGGTTATACTGTATTAAATCCAACGCAAAATTACTTCCTTCATTTTACGAGGCGATTGCGATTGCGTTTATTCAGTCGCAGGGAGGCTCAACCGGGGTAGCTGCCGTGAGTAGTCTCAATGTTGTCATCGATACGATTTGTAAAGAGCGTGGAACGATTAGTGACGATGGCGAAGCGTGGGTTGATAAGTATAGTGGTGCTATTATAAAGGTAATCGAGCACGAAAATGAAGAGGGGTTTGATGATGCGGGTTTTCGATTAGTAACGAGAGATATGATCGAAGCGGATATTGGTCAAGGAATATTGAAAGTTGCGAAACCGGCTGCTGGTGGAGCAGCAGGAGCAGCAGCAGCAGCCGGTGGAGGAGGACTCCACGGATTGAGTATTGTTGAAAAATATGACAGCCCTAATGCGAAAATAATTAATAACATAATCACCACAATGACTGGATATATGGGAATTGAACTACACCAAGAACGCGAATTTATTATTCAAAACACACTCACACTCCTTGATTCATCTGTTCCACCAGAAGAAGCATATCGCTTGCGATCCGAGAAACTGTTCCGAGAGAAAGGCAAGCATCTACCACCCTATAAAGAGACGTTTTTTCAGACACTTCTTCTACTTACACTCGCGTATCTTACTGTCGCAATTCAGTGCGCTATTCCGTCCCCAAAGACGCGGAAGACCCACGCTGGATGTATACGTTCATTTTCTGGGTATCCACTTGACGGTGAGGGGGATACATCTGGTATGATGTATATTGCGTGTATTGCGTACAAAATCAAGACGAGTATCGAGCCCTGGAATACGTTGAAATCGTTCAAAAAGGAAGGCGATATTCTCGCAAAGTTGAAGACGCTTATAGACACACTTATTATCACTAAACCGGCGATGAAGGAGCGAATGGAGGCGAAACGCGAGTATTTACGGGCAGGTGCGGCGGGCGGCGGCGGCGGCGAAGCCGTTCCAGAAGAACTTTCCATACAGCGTTGGGCGAACTTTATGCCACCTATGAAATCTCTCGATAATATGCCGACGCCCCAAAATGTCGCAGCGGATTTCGCCGACCAGCTTATCACAGATATGAAACGTGGATATGACGGTCAACACGTTAAACTCTCTGTCCTTGAAAGTAAATGTCTCTATTTTTCGTTATCTATCCAGCAGATGATACATTCTGTCGTGAAGAATAGCAGCCCCCTTCTTCTGAATATGGCGAGCGAACCCTTCCTGGAAAACGCGTGCTGTAATGAGCCCGTGGATCGACGTAGCCAACGCACGATTGACTATTTTATGGGTCGTGAACAGAATATCCACCATAACAACCGGATTATCGCATTCTTAACGAAGACGGCGAGAGAAATGGCGGTGATGACACGGGCAACGACGATAATGGATAACCGGAATACCCGGTTTCAATATCCAAATATCCCTGCGGAATTCAATGAACAGACTGTTTATCGCGCGTTTATTCACTATTGTCGGATGAATCAGGTCCACCATCACCACCACCACCAATCGAATCTGCTTGGCCCAGCAGCATCCGAAGGACAAGGCAATCCCGTCGCCACAGCATTATATTTATACCCAGAGTTACGAGAGATTTGCCCAGCACATCCCCAAGATTGGAGCCCAAGTGATATTATTGAAGATAAAATCCGTAAATTGAAACGCGATTCTACTATTTTCGATACATCCAGCCTTGCGCGACTTTTGCGTGTTGTAAACGGACACACAATGACCGACGCGAAATATGCTCTCGCAAGTAAGACGCGTCCAATGGAACCGGTTCCATTCCAGAAATTTCAGGATGCTATTCTTCATCTTGAGAGAAACCACGCTAGCAGTGCGACCGGACCTGCCTCCACCAGCGCCGCTACAGAAACATCGGCGCTTGACCAATGTATTATTCCCGACGAATTACGCGCTCTTCTACTGGCCCTCATTAATTCACCCAATCCTGCATATGTCCAAGAAGACACCGAAGAAATGCGAGAGCTGAAGAATTATTTACATAGAGCAAATGAAGAGATGAAAGCGTCAGTTCTCGGGTTTCTTCAACAGAATGGTAAACAAAACAAATCTAAGTTTCGAGAGATTGAGAAAATCCTGGATAATCTGATGAGGTTTGAAATCAATAAAAGCAACACAGTGTTAATGTCTGCGACAGATGAAACCGTCGCGAAATGTATCCAGTTTATTCGAAATACACTTACGCGTCTTATTGATGTTATTCCGTCGATTATCCAGAACGGAGTTGATTTTGATGATACGAATATCCCGAAACATTGGGGATTATCAACGACACATATGAAGGATGTCAAGACGATTATTTCATCACATTATACATCCTTGAAGACATTTTATAATGACCGAGTTATCAAGGAAGTGATACGCCACGCAGAAACCCACGTTCGCGACCTGAAAGTGATGATGGAAAATACGCCGTTTATGGCAGAGGTATTTTTCGATGAAGTTAAGGATGCGAATATTGCGGCAGCCGCCGCGGCACTGGCAGTACAGAGTCAAGGCAGACTGGCGGGTGCGGGTGCGGCGGCGGCAGCTTCGAGGTTGGTTCCGCGTGAAGTCGATATTGAAAAAGAACTTGGTGAACGTGTTGCGCATTCCACACGTAAAAATATCTTCACAATGTATTCGGTATTTGACCGTAGTATCGTATGTAATTTGTATATGTTCTACTTCCTTTCATTTATGCGCACGTATATTCATCTCGTGATTGAAACACCTATTACGATTTATCAGTCCGAACCCACAAAGGTTATTCGTAAATCCGCAAAACAGATGAGTATGAGTGCGGATGCGGCAAAGAAGTCACGACGTGCTGGCGGCGCAGGTGGCGGAGGTGCCGGCGCAATTGCCAGAACATCCGCATATGAAGAAGATGAAGATGATGCCGAAGACGAAATAGATCCACAATCACGCCTGTATTCATCCGAGTCCGGGTCATTAAATAAACGACAACTTGTCAGTGATATGGATATGGTGATGGGCGATAAGAAGGCACTTGGACAACGCGTTTCCGAACTACTTATCGTGTACCTGCGAATGATTGAAAAAGATAAATCCGCGATCGATTTCAACCTTGCTAATATCAAGGAGAAACTTACCCGTGTTAAGGATAAAGAGAAGGACGGGGTTGTCGAGAGAATAGGTGCGATGTCTGTCGGTGAACGTCAACTGGAGAATCTGATGAAGACGCACAAAATGGGAATATGGAGCCGTGGTACGTCGCAGACTGGTGTTGTAATTTACGACCAGGATTATTATGATGAAGAGCGTGACGAGATGGAGAAAATCGCGCAAAAAGAGCGCCTGCTAGGTCGACGTGATTATGTCACGGATATGAACCGAGATATTTATGTGATGGACGCTCTGGAGGAGGACCGCATCGCTGCGGAAATCGAGGGACACGAATTGGATATGTCGACCGGTATTCCAGATGATGATGATGCGGGGGATGATGATGCCGCGTATATCCACCAGCACGACGATGAAGGGGACGGCGGTGACGGTGGTGGTGAGGGTGGTGGCGGTGGTGATGATTAATAATGAAAATATAAAGAGACACACACGCACGCACGCGCGCGACGTTTAGTATTTTTTATTCAGGACAAAACCCGAATAAAAAGTAATATCATTATATTAGTAGAAGTAGAAGTAGAAGAGTATGTTCGCGATTAAGCCATTTATTCGGAATAATCTAGCCGGTTCAGCAATTGTATTGTATGTTATTATATTTATGTTGATCCAATATGCTAATCCAGCATTTATTTATAATGATGACGGGTCCCTTCGGGAATTTGGAGTAGGGTATTCTAGCAAGACGGTGTTTCCGATTTGGCTCGTTGCGATTATATTAGGTATTCTATCGTATCTATTTGTTTATTATGTGTCCCGTCCAATAGTGCGGATACTTGTGTAACGTTGTTCAAACTTCGCTCGTATCTCTCGCTTTGTTCGACCTACATTCGTTCTTACCTTGTCTCGCGTCGTTTACTCATTGCGCCTGCGGCTCCATTCACCACTCCGCTTGTGGTCTCGCGTCGTTTACTCATTGCGCCTGTGGCTCCATTCACCACTCCGCTTGTGGTCTCGCGTCGTTTACTCATTGCGCCTGCGGCTCCATTCGCCACTCCGCTCGGGGTATCGCGTCGTTTACTCATTGCGCCTGCGGCTCCATTCGCCACTCCGCTCGGGGTATCGCGTCGCGTCGGTCGTTGCGCCTGCGGCTCCACTCCCTCCGCTCCGCTCGTGGCCGGTTTCGCGATTTTATCACATTTTTCATAAGTCCCTTCCGATATCGCGAGAGATACGAGCGGAAGCGGAGCGATTGGAGTCGCAGACGCAAAGAGCAAAGCGACGCGAGTCAGGGTGAAAACGAAGTGAGTGGAACCGACGCATCGCGGAGGTGAAACGAACGCAGTTTGAACTACGTTCAACTAGTGATGGTCAATATTTTGTTCTTCTCTTTCGCCGCAGCCGCCGCCGATACATCTTGTTTCTCTTTGAGCACTTGTGCGCGTATCTTCTGTTGTTCAGGTGTAAAAGAACAACCAATATTCAGTAAATAATTATAACTAATCGAAACCACCAAAAGGCCGCATAATACCAACCAGACGAATTCGCCAACAATTGTTTTCATCAATAAGAATTTCCGAATTTTATCTAAGTCGTCTACTTGAGCGGATGCTCGAATAAGACGCGACTCTTTAAAACTGTCCCAAAACCGGTCAAGATTATCTATATTAAGTTCGTTTAATAAGATCGACTGGTCGCTATAGATTTGTTCTAAAGCGCGTCCAATATCGCGCTTATTAGCTACGTCATCTTTTGGTATATCCGCACTATTATCATCGCCACTTCCAGCACCACCAGATGCGGATTTTGGCGCTAAATCAAACTGCGGAGTCAAAATACGATTAAATACATCTTTTAAATCAGTGATTACTGATACGAATATATAACCAAATGTATTACTGAACGGAGTCAACCAACCGGGGAATACGATAAGCGCCGATTTTAAGATACCTAATACCAAGAACCACGGGACTATCGTCGCCCATAACGCGGTTTTTTGTTGGTCAAACCCGCATATATCTTTTGACATTGCCAAATTGATGAAATATTCGCCGATTAGTAATACAAGGAAGAATATAAATGTTATCCCGCCAGTTAAATGGCCATTTTTAGTATATTTATAATAACTATATCCGCAAAACACGGCAAGAAAGAAAACAATAGCTACAGTTGAACTTAATTCTGCCATTTTAATGAGTTGTCAGCTAATTACAATATATGGCGATTATTATCTAGTGTTATTTACCGGTATTTACCGGTATTTACCGGTATTAATTCGTTAAACATTGCGTCTTTCTTTTTTGGTATATAGTAATATGGATCATAATGCGCCGTCTCCCGCACTTACCGAACCAGGTGTCCGGTATTTTTTAAGTAAATCTCTCGAACAGTGTCATAAAATCAAAGATTTTCACAACACACGGTCGTTTAATTTTATGATGAGCATAGCATTTGTGGCTTGTTTAGGCGCATTACTGTATATTCGTTATAAAGGCAAACCTACTCCGGAAGAAGTAGAGGCAAAGAAACGACGGCAACAAGAATACATTCTCTCGAAACTTAAAATGGTAAACGCTACACATTACGCGCAAAGTAAGGGAATCCCGATGGATTGTCGTACACACCCCGCGGGGAATGGAATGGGAATGCTTACCAATCTGCCTGCGTGGAAAGGACCAGACGAGGAATATTATACGCGTAAATACGCGTGAATGTTACGACAATGACTATTTGCGATTAACAAACAAATAATAATATAATTGTTATAGTATTATATATAACAATTATTCGAACTTGAATTAAATACTTATTCGTGTAAATACGTACATACAATATGAGCCATCACGCAGCGATTTACCAAGACTTACACGAGGCAATACAAGAACGGAGTTATCAAATGGGCGGAGGCGGCGGCGGCGGCGCAGCGTCTCGTGCGATCGCCCAAAAAAAGACTCAGGATACCCGCGATAATCTGAAAAAGGCAACCCGTGTTCTTCTCGAAATGTCACGCAAGCAAGAAGACGCGCTTAAAAAGCATATTCAGCGCGCAGCTGATCCCAACGAGTTCCGTGGGTTGATATACCCCTACCAACTCATCCCCGAGGAAGATCGCGTGAAAATCAACGACGCAGTCCACGGGTATTATTCGATGAAGGATAAATACAATTCTGCTCTTGAAAAACGTCGTCAACGTCTAATAAATGACCCCATAATAAATTGGAAAACACTGTCCGCACAACAAAAAGTCAAACGACTCGCAATGATTAAACCCGCGTGTATTGTGTGTAAACAAGATGGTGGGTCAATTTTTACGGAAGACGATGGAAAATTAAAGGCAATTTGTGGCAATATCTCTCAACCGTGTGGATTTCATATCGAGGTCACGCGTGGAAAATACGTGAGTTTAGAGGCATTGATGAACGAGTCTCTAGAAGAGGTTCGCGCTACGAAGGATGAGATTATACGGATGAAGTTAGATCTCCTATTCCGGTTTATAAATGAAGACGAACTCATCGATAAATTCGAGAGTGTACAACATAAATTACAAGAACAGTTGAAAATGTATGCGGAGTTCCGGAGTTATTATTTAAGTGTCACAGACAATGATGACATACAGCGTGATACAGATACATATACGCGCGTTATCTCAGAGAAAATCGCGCAGATTAAGATGTTTATGGCCGAATTCCGAGACTCTGAATGGAAAAACCGGAGTATTATTGATGATATCCTCGTGCTTTATCAGCAGGATATTGAGCCCACGTTTTTGAAGATGCGCGAGACGAAATATGTTTACTCGCAGGTGGAGACCACTGAAAATGCCAACGGTGCGCTGGTTGAAATGTATAATGACACCGAGTTTTACTTATCGCAAAAGAAATATAGCTATCACGAGTTATATATGCCAGTTATTATGCCGAATTGGATTTCGGATAATCGGGTAATAACGAAACCTGTGGGATCGGTTGTTGCGCCGGGGGGTGGCGGTGGTGGTGGTGGCGCAGCACGCGCCAATTCGAGCGATCAGCCATCATATGGAACAACTGTTCATCAACCCGATCCTGCGTCCACGTGGTACAAAGGAAAGGCTGCTGAACTTGCGGCCGCAAAGGCCAAAATGTTTGAGGGACTGTAGGATGGACGAACGGACGAACGGACGAACGGACGAACGGACGAACGGATTATTATCGCTGTATAATATAGCATCGAACCTATCCAATATACACCCTACCCTACCTAATGTTGAATATATTTAACCATATATCCCTACCGATATTCATTGTAAGTCTTTCAGTCGGACTATTCTATGTGTATATATCAGTTCCTAAACCGAAGATCATTTATGTCTATCCGACCCCCGACAATATTGAAAAGTTTCAGTATAAGGACAATGCTGACAACTGCTTCACATTTGACGCCAAGGAGGTTTCGTGTGCTAAGGCAAAGGGGGCTGTCAAGAAGATACCTGTTCAATAAGACACACCCACACATAGCACCCCGCACATACGCACATTCTAATTTATATCTGCCGTATATATTAGAATACAAGAATTACTAGAATGGGGTTTCAAAGATTACTGCATACAGAAACTGGACGTACGATTATATCTATTATACTTGGTTTAGGTATCGCGTCGTTGTTTCGTAAGGCGTGTAAAGACAGGTCGTGTATCGCTTTTCGTGCGCCACCTCTCAAGGATTTAGAGAAAGATACGTATAAGTTGGATGACAAATGTTATCAATATAAGACGAAAACTGTGAAGTGTGATGCGGGGAAGAGGGATGTACAACTTTCGAAATAACGCGGAAGTCATACTCATTTCATTACGCTCCGCTGCGATGCTCGCATAGTTCGACGCGTGTGCGTAATATATTTATGATATCAATCTTACTATAAATATATTCTAATTCTAATTCTAATTCTTAGTCTTATTATTCATCTTAATCTACACAATGAGCGATACAACAAGTATTGATGACTTGCCTTTAAGTAGCCAAACTGCGGGTTTAGGAGGAAATTACGGTGGCGGTGGAGGAGGCGCGCCTCTCATCTACTCTCCCAATGTAAGCACCGATCCGTCATTTCAGAATCAGCAACACCAGCAGCAAATCCCAGGAAATGTAATGAACGATGTGCTTCAAGGCGTTCAGCGTGCCAGCGCCAATGGTATGACAATGATACCAACGAGAGATATCCCGATGAATCCAAATTCATTTACACACGACGATCAGGCGAGACCAAATTATGTCCCGCAACCTAAGACCGTCCATTTTCAAGACGACGGCGGCGCGGGAGGTGAACGTGACTATATCCGTGAACACACATCTATGGAAAGTATCGTCCGCGCCAACGCTCGCCAATCCAATCAAATCGATACCATCGAGGCGATTTATTATGATCTTCAAATGCCAATACTTCTCGGCGTTCTCTATTTCATTTTCCAGATGCCCGTATTTCGCGCCCAACTGCTTCATTTTCTTCCATCCTTGTTCGGCGAAGATGGGAATTTCAAAATGATAGGACTCACTGCTACGAGTGCGATGTTCGCGGGTTCATTCTTTGTGATTATGAAGGTGTTCAATAAACTTGGGTGAAGGTTTGAGGTAGGTAGGAATATTATATAGGGGTAATGTATAATTAATAACTATGGCTCTTGCTGGTTTACGTGGAACAGGTTTTGATTTAGGTTATACCTCATCATCATCAGGCTCGACAATATATCCATCATCATCACTATCAGCATCACCTTCTAGCAAACAGGTGGATTATACAGGTTTAGATCCACGTGTATCTAGTGTACAACCGGGTCAACTACAAGGTAATAGTAATAGACAATTAATGGGAATCCAGAAACCCTCTACAAATATATTTAAGAATGATGATATTAAAGCAACAATACGTTTAGAAACAACTAAGCCAGGTCACACACACACACACATAGCATTGAATACACTTAATCAACTTATAAAAGAATATGCTGTGAAGAATAATATTAAGGTTGATTTGGATAAATTTTATGAAGCCAACAAAAATGAAGTAGATCAAATACTATTCAAGATATCCGATTATACAAGGAACCTGAATGATATAAACAGAATAAGCGCTATTAATAACGCTATTTCTGCTTTATGCACAAAATTACCGGGTATGTCGTCGTCTGCGGACTCGTTCCTCGGTGGTCGCAAAACTTTTACTCGTAAATACAAAAACAGAAAATACAAGGTATCATCCAAAAGTGTTAGAAAATCTAGTCATAAAAGAAATACTTATCGCAACAAGCGTCATTCGCGACGACATTAATATCTATTCATCCTTCTTTTTATCACGTCGACGTGTCCCTTTTGTGCCTTTCTTAGCCACCTTGAGCGTCGTCTTAGCCACCTTCTCGGTCTTAGCCACCTTCCCGGCCGCGTGTTCCAACGGAATATACCGCAAAAACCACTCCTCATATTCCCGCGAATCCCGCTTCCCCTTCAATTCTTCATATTTCTTTGTCTTTTCAAACCGCATCGATTCCAAGGTAGGTTGTTCACCATAACAATTGATACTGAAACGCCGTAATAACCCAGTCTGTTTGAGGCGGTTATGTTGCTGGACGTCGAACAGAAATTGCGACATACATAAAATACGGTTAATATCGTAGTATACACGGTCCGCATAAATAAACGCCAAATAAAAACTCAACATTGTATCTATCGTCGCAATACGGATCGTATCACTATCAATCCTTATTGTATTATAACTATGACACGCGAGAGGTTTGTATAAGAACGCGACGACCTCTTCACCAACACGAATATCATAATGCTCGGAGATGACTTCGCCTACACCCTTATGCTTTGTATATTTGACTCCGATGTATTTATGCTCAGTGAGTTCACGGACAACCTCTTCACATAATGCGCGCGGGTCTTCCGACAGAATATCGAAATCTGGGATTTTATGGATGATACGGCGCTGGTGTTTTGGCATATACCGCGAATACAGGATATTCGCATACCCACCGAAAAATACGGCCTTGTTTTTAATAAACACTCCCCGGACAATATTGTAAATATCGGTCTGTTGAAGGAGTGTCTCTCGGTTGGTAGAATATGAAACCTTGGAGGAGTCTACAGAATAATGTGTTTTGGACGCAGACGCAGACGCAGACGCAGACGCCGACGCGGAACGAGATTTGGATACGGATACGGATACAGAGTCATTATTCTTATCCTTATCTTTGGAATTCGTTTCTATATCTTTCGACGACATTGAATATATAATGAACTCATCATCGTCTTGAAGCATTCTCTCGTATTTCACATTTAAGTTATACCGATGTGTGACTTTATCCTCTTCAATCGTATATGTATAATTACCAATAGTTTCCTCGTGTTTGCTTACATTGTGAAACAAATGGCGCATATACTCTGCGAGGGTGTGATGCTTACGTTTGATTAGAGTAATTGCCTTTTGTTTTATGCCGGTTTTACTTTTGAATATGCCACCACCAGTTTTGATGGACTTGGATCGGGACGCGGACGCAGACTTGGACACCGACCTCGATCGCGTTCGAGAGGGTGTTCGCGTCCGTGACGCACTGATTTCTCCCGTGTTTTCATCCGTCGCACCTTCAAACCCCCTTTGATACTCTATTTTATCACACTGATACCCCTTAAGGGGGTAATGTGTATTCAATAGCGTCAATCGTTTTTGAACCTTCTCCCAGCGCGATACATCGCCATCAGGCCGCGACAATTCTAAATACATCGCCATACGAAGAAAGTCGGGCGGAGCATACCGTATGTCACTTTTAACAATTGCGTCTTTGGATATCGCTTTGAATAAATCGGGCTCCATTTGGGTAATATCCGCAATTCCGGTGAAATTCACAAATACTTTATATGTTCCGTGATGGACGCCGGATTTGGCCTCGACATCTTCATACCCAGCCTTATAATAAATATCCGCCAATTCTTTCGCGTGGTCAAGTGCGTTATCCGAATAAAAGTCGTAATCGGGCAATTCGATATCCTTATTGTAAAATTGGGCGTCTTCGGGTAAGATGTTGTTGATCGCAGTCCCACCATAACAAACAAGTTTTTTATCCGCAATAAACTTCTCTACAATCGAGATGATTTTCTTTACTTCGGGATCACGCATTACTTCGACGCCTTTCCTATTTTCAACCTTGTCTACTGCTTGACGCAATATTTCCAATTCTTTTTCTTCATACGATTGTGTATGGGAGCTGTCTTTGTCCCTTTGCGGCATTATTATATTGTATTATATTATTTATTATAATGAAAATCCAGGTTTATTATAATTATAATTATTATAATGATAGATAATTAATACTTGCCTATTATGTTGTGAATTTGAAACCGCCGGCAGCTTCTTGTGGGCGAGCCTCAAATGATGACTTCGGATCAGGAGGTGCGGGTGGCGCAATCGTAATTGGTACATACCGCAACTCCTCCGGTTTCAATATAAACCCGTAACCAACTGAATCAAATTTATCCTCGTAGGCTTTTAGTTTTTCATCACGTGCTTCCTCTTGGAAACACATCGCAACTATTTGACACCCCCATGTGTATGGACCGTTATGTCCGTCATTATTTGGTCGACCACTCTTGTCCGGGATCACTAGACACATATTCTTCTTATTCGCGTCTTTAAACGCCTGAGGGTCGCCGACATTTTTAACACCGAAAAATGTATATTTCGACAGAAATAGTGACTTTGAACTCATATTAATCAACTCGAATAATTTGGTACTACGATATATGTCATTTGTTCCGTCCACCATCAAAATCACCTTTCCAGATAATGAACGCAAGTTATCGTCTCCTAAATCTTTTGAATGATATTCGCGTCCATATTTTGGACCAAGCAGATTACGCGCCATCGTTTTGCTTTGTGCGATGATTTTCGCAAGATTGTCATACATTGTAACATTACGCGACATAATTCGCATATGAATAATAAATGGATCGTTGGGATTAGGGCACTTCGAACCAGAAAATGCGTAACTTCCTAATACTTCGAATGCTTCTGACACTGGAATATGATTAAATGTTTCCTTATAATTATACGAATTCACAGAAGAAGACGCAATAACAGGTTGGTTATCTACTGAGAAAATCTCAAAATCAATGAACCGGCATCCGCGGGCTAGAACATAAAGACACGCATCCATACTTACTGTAGAGTTTTTGAATTTATCGGGATTGAATGCGTTGTAGGCGGACTTGATGTAATAATCACGTAATTTGAATTTACTTTGACTGTCTTCTGGATTAATAGAAGTAAGTTTATTAGCTATGACTTCTTTCATATCCTTGTCGGTGTTCTCAAGTCCTTCCTTTATATTACCTCCGGTGGGCGCGGTGGTGGGCGCGGTGGTGGGCGCGGTGGTGGGCGCGGTGGTGGGCGCAACACTGTCAAATACGGTTCCCGCCTGGCGACGTTGATGTATCGTCATTTCATTCTCACTAGTGTTCGGCGTAAATCCTTCTGTTGATAGCGGTGACCGGATTAGGCCATTCAAAAAAGGTTCCCCTGAACTACTTATAATAGACATCGCATTGTCAAGTGTATTGTCTTTTTTGGCGCGGGCAACCGCTGCCGCATCCGCCTCATCTGCCATCTCCGCATTACGGAGACCTTCGCGTATCCTATAAATATCGTTATTGCGTGAAATACTGTGCGATTGTATTAATCCCGATACTTGCCATATTGCGATGAATAATATAATTACAAAAACAAACACGACCTCAATATTGTATTCTTTTAATGACATAACAGATAAACAATGATAAACGAGATATATGTATCTCTTTATTTTGTATATAAGTTAGATATTTTATATAAAGATAATACAAAGGTAGAATACATACAAATATAGAATACTAAAATGACAGGTGGATTACTAAACTTGGTCGCGACTGGTAATCAAAATGTTATCCTGAATGGCAATCCCAAAAAATCATTTTTCAAGAGTACTTATCTTAAATATACAAATTTCGGTCTTCAAAAGTTTAGACTTGATTTCGACGGACAGAAAAAACTCCGATTGACCGAAGAATCAAAATTCACGTTTTATGTGCCGCGCTATGCGGAGTTACTGATGGATACGTATGTATGCGTCACGCTTCCTTCGATATGGAGCCCGATAAACCCGCCAAGAACAGCAGGCGATATGTGGGCGCCGTATGAATTCAGATGGATTGAGAATCTGGGAACTCAGATGATTAAAGAAATCGTGATTTCAGTTGGCGGTATGACACTTCAAAAATTCACCGGAAATAATTTGTTGGCGATTATGGAGCGCGATATGGATAAGACCAAGCGCGAGTTGTATAACCAAATGACTGGCCACGTACCCGAGTTATACAATCCAGGTTGTTCAGGTGCGCGTCTGAATCAGTATCCAAACGCGTATCACACATCGAATATTGCCGGCGCAGAACCGTCCATCCGTGGACGCAAAATATATATCCCAATTAACTCGTGGTTCACACTTTCTTCCAAAATGGCGTTTCCCCTTGTATCTCTTCAGTACAATCAGCTTCAAATTGATGTCACCCTGCGCCCCGTAAAGGACCTATTCACTATACGTGATGTAGGAGATTCGGTGAATTATTGGCCGATTGTCCAACCCGATTTCACTAACCCCCTTCACCAAATGTGGCGGTTTTTATACCCACCGCCCAGTATTGATTTGAGTTTTAATTCATACCCAAGTATTCGCGCGGATTGGAATGCGGATGTACATTTAATGGCGACCTATTGTTTTCTCTCGGATGATGAATCTAAAGTGTTCGCAGCGAATCAACAAAAGTACCTGATTAAGTCATATTATGATTGGACGTTCAATGATGTGACCGGAAATAAGAAAATCAAGATAGAAAACTCGATGGGAATGGTGGCGTCGTGGACAATGTTTTTCCAGCGGAGCGACGTTAATTTGCGGAATGAATGGAGTAATTATACAAACTGGCCGTATAATTATATGCCATATGATATCATTCCAGCACCGACAGATGATGACTGGAAACCTGTGTCATTTAACGAGATTGTAACCACCGCAAGCGATATTCAGACAGCTGAGTGGAAGGCCCGCCCCGATTTTCAGTTCGACCACTACTATTATGACAAGAATGGGCCGAAGAACGGGATTGGACCGGGTATTAATCCTGGAGATAAACGCCTTACTGGCATTCACATCACTGGCGACTTCCAATCCGAGAATGAACGCGATATTTTACAGATGTTGGGTATCTCTTTAAATGGCAAGTACCGAGAGAATTTACTGGATGCTGGTGTTTATAACTATGTTGAGAAATACACGAGGACTCGTGGGTGTGCGAAACCGGGGATTTACTGCTATAACTTTTGCTTGAATTCTGATCCATATGATCTACAGCCAAGTGGTGCTATTAATATGAGTAAGTTTAACCAAATTGAACTTGAATTGACTACTATATATCCGCCATTGGATCCGGCAGCTCAGGTGAAAGTTATATGTAATCCGAATACGAAGGAGATTATCGGAATGAATAAACCAAATGTCAATATTTATCATTATAGCTACGACTTTCATATTTTAGAAGAGCGGTATAACGTTCTGACATTTGTGTCGGGAAATTGCGGATTGATGTACGCCCGTTAAGGGCCGCCGGGAGGCGATGCGCGCGACAAGCGATAAGGATTATTATATGTTGGTAATATAACTAGTATTAGTATTCGAATAATTGGAATGGCTGATGACGAAGAAGAAGTAACAAATGACGGCGGTGACGGCGGTGACGGCGATGACGGCGGTGACGGCAAAGGCATCGGAGGCACATTTAGTAAACTGCTTCCTGGAGGGCGCAACGAAACTAACGATAAACCCAAAGATGAACCTAAAGATGAGAAACCTGAAAAACCAAAGAAAGCCGCCCCGAAATCACTATTTGATCTGGCCGCATTAAAGGAGTTCGGGTTAAATGTGTTGTCGCTTTTTATTGAAACTGTTATTATTTCAGTTATTTGTGTAAATATCCTTTTTTTTGCCGACCCGAGAAGCATCAGAATGAATAATCTGAATTTACCAAAACTCTTCCCAACTGACCGACACGAATGGCCATATTGTTATACAAATGAATATACATCGTGTGAAGCTGATTGTCAAGATAAGTTCGGCGGTATTGCGGACGACCCTACAAATCCAAGCGCGAAAAAGATATACTTGAAAGCAGCGGTTATTTTGGACACATATATTTTCAAATGGTTCTGTTTATCAAAAGATGATGTAGATATGGTAAAATCAAGTGTAGATGAAGGTGTAACAAAAGTAAACCTCCTGAATTGGGATTTTATAAAGGCGCGTTTCAAGCAATGGGTTAATAATTCATTTATATTCTCATTTTCAACTGATCGAACATTGTTATTGTATGTATTAAATTCGATTACAAAAATGTCCAACAGTATCCCGAAAGAGCTCTATGATGTTGTGTCGCCGCTTTTGATTTTAATAATGCCGTTTGTGTTTTTGTTGTTTCTGGGTTTTACATTGGGAGGTGGTCCATTATTTACGACAATCATCGGAATGATTGTAAATAAAACAGAACATCACAGTGAATTTGTTGGAGGTTCTTTATGGTCACTATTTACCGGGTTTGGGTTTATGGGATTTTTACCATTTATTTCATATGTAGTCCAAATGATCCAATTTTTCGGAACCTTCTTTATATATCCGTTTCTTCACTGGGATGAATATCGTGTATTGTATGCGAAATACATACCGATTATTTTCTTCTTTTTTAATTTAGTGCTGATGTTTTACGCATTTGAAGGATTGGAAATTAATATCGCAGCAATTGTCATTCTTGCGTTACTTATGCTGTATTTGACAACATATTGGAGCGGAATTATGGAGTTTTTCAATCAAATAAAAAATTGGGGTGCGTAATCCAATCCAACCAAATCCGTAATGTATTTGGTCGGTCCTGCGCAATAAACAACATAAACGATTGTTTTGTAATAAACTATATCTGTAGATTTTTACAAAATGGGAAAAACGAAACACGGTGGCGGCGCAGTCACTGGATCAGCCGAACTTGTCAAATCGAGCCCCGAGTATTTTAAAAAATACCCGTTTGTGAGTGTATGTACACCCACATTTAATCGCCGCCCATTCATTAATGCTATGATAAAGTGTTTTAATCATCAGGATTACCCACAAGACAGAATGGAGTGGATTATTATTGACGATGGAACTGACTTGATTGAGGATATGATTGCGTCACATCCACGGGTTAAGTATTTCAAATATGAAACCAAAATGACGCTTGGAAAGAAGCGTAATCTGCTTCACGAGAAGTCGCGCGGTGAAATTTTGGTATATATGGACGACGATGATTATTATCCACCGCAACGTGTATCTCACGCGGTAGAGATGCTTGTTAGCCATCCGGAAGCATTGTGTGCGGGTTCAAGTGAAATCTATATTTATTTCAAGCACGTTGGACAAATGAAGCGTTTTGGCCCATATGGTCCGAACCACGCGACAGCAGGAACATTTGCGTTTAAACGTAAATTGTTGAAGAACAACCGATATAATGACGAGGCTTGTCTCGCAGAAGAGCGCGCATTTTTGAAAGATTATACGGTTCCATTCGTCCAATTAAACCCAATGAAGGTGATTCTTGTTTTTTCTCACGAGCACAATACGTTTGATAAGCGCAAATTGCTTGTAAATGCGAACCCGGATATCGTTCGCGATTCGCCAAAGAAAGTGATGGATTTCATCAAGGATAACGAACTTCGCCGGTTTTATATGGTAGACTTGGAGAAAGCATTGGAGAATTATGCGCCGGGACGACCTGAAATGAAGCCGGATGTTATCGCTCAAACTCTTCAATTGGAGAAGGAACGAGCGAAAATGGCCGAGGATGCGGCAGGTGGTGGTGGTAATAGTGGCCAAATCATATTACAGCAACCAGGACAAGAACCGGTTGCGTTATCAAATGACCAGATTATTCAAATCATTCAGAAATTACAGGCAGATGTAGCGGAGCGTGATAAAACGATACGAGAGATGACAGATGAAATCGTCAGATTTAGACAACAAAACGATCAACATTTAGACGCGATAAATGATGTTAACACAACAACTAATTCTTCGACCACCACCACCACCACCAATCCACAACTTCAATCCATATTAACAAGATATGAAGAGGTATTACAAGAAAATCGTGAATTGTATCGTCAATTGAACCAACAACCGTCAAATCATAATAATGTAAATATCGCGTCTGATGCGATTGAAGTGACCGAAGTCAGTCAAGCTATCGAGGTCAGTGAAGCTATCGAGGTCAGTGAAGTGACCGAAGTCAGTGAAGTATTCGAAGTAAACGAAGGAATGTCAGAAATCGTAATGATGTAAAACTATGACTGACTCGATAATCAATCATAAAATATTATTATATGGACCAATCCAAATAATAATATCATAATATCACAATAAACACACTAGTTCTTAACAACTTCAACACTATGAATATTCAACGAAAGAATACTTGTTTTTGATTCGTGAATCACAAAATCGTGATCTTTACTATACTGTTTAAATCTATCGGAAATTATGGTTTCAATCTCAGAAACTGCTAGTTCATCCTCCTTTGTTTTATAATCGTTGTTATTTTTTTCTGCGTGTGCGTCTTCACTGTTGTCTCCGTGACCGCGACTGCCACCCTTCGACTTGTGTTTGCGGCTACTCTTTGATGACGGTGCCGGCTTTACAGGAGCTTCAATATATTCCCAGTCGCCAGATGCCTCTATTTTGTTATCAGTTACATTAAAGATTACTGTTTCCGAGTTAAATACGATTGCGGTATCTGGTGCGTGACCATATTCCGGAAGTTCAATTTCGGTGATTGTATCCAATATATCTAAGAAGTCGTTACTACGAACATAATTACGAATATATCCAACAATTTCTGGAGTGATTTTAACTGTAAAAATCTTAGTCTCCTCATCGCTGTCTGAACCTGACTCTGATTCAGAACCAGACTCGGACCCAGACCCAGACCCAGACTCTGAACCTGAACCGGACTCCGACCTGGACCCAGAACCTGGCTGCTGGGGTGAAGATTTCTTTTTGTTTGAACCAGCGTTTGATCCTGCGGTTTGGGGTTGGGATTTAGACGAAGAAATACATTCCACTTCAGCGTCAAGGATAAGTTTGTACTTTGAATCAAATGAAATAGATGCGCCCATTATGATTTATTTATGTTTCTAAATATTTCTTATATCTTTTTGACGTATATTAAACGCAAGGACGGATGGACGACTATTCTAATAAATCTGGTTCTAAATCATTTATTACGTTTTCGGTAGTTTGCTCAGGTTTGGCCATATATTTATCTAAATAACGATAGATTCGATTCACATCCAATTTAGAAATATCATATGTTTCAAGAATACGTGGTATTTCATCCTCTGAATATTGTTTCCGAAGTGTAAGGAAAAACGCGAAGAGATCTTTTTGGTCCATTGAAAGTTGAATACATAAATTCTGTATAAAAAGCAGGTTATTGTATTCAGTGCTATATTTGGTGAGAACTTTAGTAAACCGAACCTCAGTCGGATTAAATCGCGCCTTTTTCGGAAATGATTGGTGGTATAAATGATGATTATAAAACGTCTTAATGAGAGAACACAATTCATTGAATAACCAAATCTGATTTTGGAATGTGATACGATCGAAATAATCGGCCATACAAATATTATCTAGTAATAACTGATAAAATGGGACTGATACTGCGACGGGCATTTTTTCAAGCACATCAATTACATTTTCGTGCCATAATAGCCCAATCGTGGTTCGGTCTGTCTCATTGATTAGTGTATTGTGGTCGCAGATTGGATAGGCTGTATTGAATAATTTCTGCGTGACTTTCTTAATATCCTCATTATACGTCTTCGGCTGAAATATCGCGTGGAGAATATTGTTCGATATAATGGTATTCGGTGTTTTATTCATTTCTGCGACAGCGGTGAGCTTGCGTAGATTGCCTTGAATAAATGTCAGGATGCTTTTACGCAAGCTGATTTCCAGGTTCGGCATCGTTATATCCACCAAATGCGACATTTGTGTAGGTGTTGGTGTTTTCAACTCATATACGTGACACACTTTCATTAATTCTTTGATCTTTTTGTCGATATGATAATTTCCGATACATATAATCGGGTTCATTGTAATCTCCTCTTGTTTTTGTTTTTTAGTCTTTTTAGGACGAATCAGTTTAATCAGTGATGTAATACCACCTTTGTCACCATTATTCATACCGTCGAGTTCGTCCATAACAATGACGATTTTCTGGATTTTACGCTGGAATATCGACATTATATTTTTATCGGAAATATTGTGCTGGGTTATGGAATCAATAATGGACTTATTCCGGATATCACCCGCATCGTATTTAATAATATCATAGTTTAGTTCTTTTAGTAGACGGACGACGAATTCGGTTTTACCGGCGCCTGGCGCACCGTATATATAGACACCGCGCTTAAACGTCAGGTCACTCTTGTTTTTCTGAAATGATGCGAGAAAGTCGCGGAGGTTATTGTATATGCTTTCACGACCTAGATACGAATTATAATTGATACTACTGTTTATAGAGGACGATGACGCAGACGCGGACGATGGCACGGACGAAGAGGATATGGGCATTTATAGTGTTTGTTTTAAGCGGTTGTTAATTAGTTGGTTATTATCATATGTTTTTTCTTTTTATATAATATAACCAATTTATAAAGTTATTACTACTCCAAAGCAATGGATTCATTTCAAGGTTTATTCGCTCCTCTCGATAAGGATTATTGTCTGCTCTTTTACTGGCTTACCGTCGTAAATTTCATATTTTTGGCGATTGCCGGTTTAGGCTTCATCTCGGCTCTGATTATGTTATTTAGGGGTAAGGTGACAATAATGAGCGCGTTCTATTCATTTTTGATGATTTTGGTATACGCACTTATGTATTTCCAGAGTAGATTGTTCTACTCGATGTGTGTGACCGGAAATATGAAGGCTGGTGCTTACGGCGCAGGTTCCGCATCTGACTCTCTTCCTGCTGTTGCCCAGCAGGCATCAGGCGCTTCACCTGGTGCGTATCGTTTTTAATACTAAGGAGAGCTCTAGCTCTAGCTCTAGCTCTAGCTAATGTAATGTAAATACCGCAAGTTTACATTACATCATTACATTACAAACATTTCAATGAAGCACTTTTAGATGCTTTACCATCCAAAATACCTTCCCACGGAATATATCCATCACTACCAGATATACCCGTATATGTTTTCGGTGTGGCTTTAAAATCATTCAAGTTCTCACAACTAGTGGATTTTGGCGCGAAAGATGCGGCACCTATACCGTATGGATCGGTACATTGATTTGATGTGGCATCCCAGGTCATCCTATCTGGGCATTTCGCGATTTCGGGTGGCCATTTCTGTGAACTCTTTGATTTCCATAATAACATCGCAACTGTCCCTACTGAAATAATAAAGGCAATCAACGCTAATAACAGAACCATCTTCTGAATCGTTAAATTGAAAAAATTGCTAAACAATCCGCTGCCGCCTCCATTTCCTGAACCAGAATCTGACCCAGAACTTCCGATACCAGCCGATGAACCCATATTTTTATTTCCTGAAATGAAGTCCATTTATCTATCTACTTTTGAATACGACCGACTATATACTATAATTATAAAAAGAATTAAGATGGTATGGTATTTAGAGAAATAATCTGTACATAGTATAAATGAACTATCACGCAGCTCCAGATCATACCTTCATTGGACAACCAAAAAATGGACGTCTTGATATTGTAACGCCACCCACTCAAGATCAATTCGCGCTTTATGATAAAAACCCAGTCCATCAGTGTGTCACCTACCGCGACGCTTTGAACGGTATATGGGAGAATACACCTGTCTCCAATGCGTTTTTTAGTAAGGAAAATATGCAGATTATTCAGAACGGAATTCGTGCTGGTGTGTATAAGCGTTCTAATGGTAAATATGTGATCGGGGAACAGGATTGTGACACATTGCGTATCATTATGCGCACGATTTTTCTTCAAAATGCGACCAATGCCCCTACGGAAATCCGCGCTCAGATTATTGAGCTGAATGAATTAGTATTTGAATATTGTGTCCCTAGAATACACGGCGAGGCGGAGGGATATATCCAGTATAAGCGTGATGTGAGTAATATGTATACACCGATTGCTCGGCCGAATTTCTCGGATTACAAGCACAAGACGCTAGAACTGAAGCCGTGGTTCTAGTTTCTCACTCAGTCTCCAGGGTGGCGAAGCAACCCCTTTCGCTCCTCGTTCGCAGTCTTGCTCGATATTGGCTCCAATATAATAAAAAAGGTATTGTTTTTTATTATTGGTGTGTGTATGTGTATGGCTTGGTATATGGCGTCATATCAGACAGGGCGAGGCGAGACGAATGGAGCAACGCGAAATGAGACGCAGCCGAGCTATTTCTTAATCACCATCTTCTTCTTGCTCGCTGCTCCTCCCCCCCCGGCCGACGCTGCGCTCGTTTTTGGTTTCGTCATCGCCACCGATGCCGCATCCGCCGCCATCGCCCATTTTTTGTACTCACCATCCAATTCATCCAAGTCTTTGGTCCACAATGCTTGAATCGATGTATCTGTAAGTTGCTGATGTTGTGCGCGCTTGGAGTCGCGTTCGCTGAGAAGGTGCCTGACATTCTCATCCGTGACACTATCCATCGGCATCTTCAGCAGGTATTTATACTCAGTATCGCCTTCAATGTGCTCGTAGCCGTGCGCGACCATTTTTGCGAAGATCGCCTCCTTTGTCTGACGACGTAATTCCAACTTGTCATCAAGCACTTCCTGAATATATCGGGCGCGATTCGTGAGGACCCGCAGTTCATTGCTGAGTTGCGCCAACATCGCCGTCTTGCGTTTCGAATAGAGGGCCAGACGTTCCACGTAGTAGTCCTCAATAATGTCGTAGATGTCCGCGTATTTCCGCAGTTTCTCGCGTGCGTCGAAGAGATTCATATTCGTCGTACTTTGCGTCGTGAATAAACCGAGCAGTTTTTCCAGTTTGTTCGTGCCGGCATCCGCGTCGATGATGACCGCTTGAAGATCCTTCGGTGTATGAGGGTAAGCCGGATGAAACGTCACCGTGATATCGACCACAGCGTCAGTAGACATATCCATATACTCTTTAAGGACGGGCGCAGATGCGGCGGCAGCGGCGCCTCCTCCTCCCCCGGCCTTCTCCTTGTCGGCAGGCCCATCCATCAACTTTTCCAAGAACTGTTTATAATCATCCGTCCACGTTCCAATCGGGAGTTCGGTGATACGGACTTTACGGTCGGCAATGATTTCGTAGGTTCCTTTGATGAGATACTTCGCGGGAAGCGAAGCCGCAGGCAAAATCGAAGGCGAACCTGATCCACCCGCACCCGCACCCGCACCCGCACCCGCACCGCCCCCGATATTCTTGATAGTTCCTTTAAATCCCTTAAAATAAGGCTCAATCGTAGGACGGTCACTCGACGAGACACCCGTGAGCATCGCGCGAATATACGCAATAATTTGAAGCGGATTATGCGGCATAATATCTGTACTGAATCCCGTGCCGATTCCCTTGCTTCCATTGATGAGAATCATCGGAATCGCTGGAGCATAATACACTGGCTCCACCATCTGCCCATCATCATCTATGTAGGTTAACACTGCGTCGTCTTCTTGACGGTAGAGAAGTCGCGTGAGACGGTTAAGCTGTGTGAAGATGTATCTTTCACTCGCACTGTCTGAACCACCCGCACAGCGAGTCCCAAACTGACCGTTGGGTTCGAACAGATTGATATTGTTGCTGCCAACAAAATTCTGCGCCATCCCGACAATCGCCGCATTCAAACTCGCCTCACCGTGGTGGTATGCGGCGTGCTCGGACACATACCCACTGAATTGTGCGACCTTGATTTCCGTTTTCAGACCCCCCTTCTTGAACGCCGCAAACAAGATTTTGCGCAGCGATATTTTCAGTCCATCCATCAGGTTGGGGATCGAACGCTCATTGTCGTAGATGGAGAAGTGGATAAGACCGCGGTCAACGAACTCTTCATACGGAATCTCAGGCTTCGATGTATCCAGGAACGCCTCACGCGAATACGTCGACAGCCACTCCTTCCTGTCATCAGCACGCTTCTTATTGAATGCCATATCCAGGCGGTCGTTGGATGCTTCGCCTGTATGGACAAACGCCACCATCTTCTTATGTTCAAAATATTCCTTGAATTCCTTACCGGTGCTCGTACCCAAACCTTTATAATATTTCGTATTCCAACCTGCTGGAACGACTGCGCCGGGGAACTGCTTCTTCCAGTGCTCGAACTCGCCGTCATTGTAGAAGAGGACCTCCTGTGTGCCGCGGCGGGCTTTCAGAATCGGAGTATTCATAAACCCGATGAAACCAGGAATCTTCGTAAGTGACGGCCACTCTATCTGGAAGAGGTTGATTCCCAGTCCCTGGATATGTGCGCCGTCTAAATCCTGGTCCGTCATAAAGAGTACCTTGCCATAACGCAGCCGGGTGGCGACATCTGCGGCCGTATAGGTCTTCCCCGTTTCAAGACCGAGGATTTGCTTGATTTCCGCAATCTCGCGGTTTTCGGAGATACGTTTCGTCGTCTCGCCGTGGACATTGAAGAGTTTGCCCTTCATCGGATAAACACCGATGAAATTCCTGTCCTCCTTACTCAAGCCACTCACAATACCCGCCTTGGCTGAATCACCCTCGCATAAGATAATCGTACACTGCGCGGATTTGTCCGCTGACCCCGCATAATTCGCGTCGATGAGTTTGGGGATACCGCGAATCGACCGGGTTTTCGCGCCATCCGTCTTCTTCGCGGCCTTCGTGTCCTTGACCTCTGTTAGAGCACACGCGGCGTCCATCACGCCCATCTTCGCGAGTTTCTCGATGAATTCGTCACTGACTTTACAGCTCGAGCCGAAATTGGCGACTGCGGTCCCCAGCTCGTCCTTCGTCTGACTAGAAAACGACGGGTTCTCAATATCACAGCGCAGGAAAAGCATCAGTTGCTCCTTGATGGTATTCGGCTTGACATCGACCTTCTTCTTCTTCTTGATAACCTCCGCCAACTTGCGGACGATTTGGTTGGTGATATATTCGACGTGCTTACCGCCCCTCGGCGTGTAAATCCCGTTGACGAATGAAATGTGTGCGAACTCGTCGGAGGTCGTCAGGCACACGGCATACTCCCAGCGGGGATCAGGGTTTTCGTAGATGCGCTTGACGTCGCCCTTCCCGCCGATATACAAGTCGACATACTGCTGAAAATGCCTGACGGGGACAATTGACCCATTGTATTTGACTTTCACGGTCTTGTCCGTCACTGCGGCGATATCGTAGGTGCGTTTCAGGAACAGTGCGAGCATATCCGGTGTCAAATTGTTTCCCGGGAGACCGAACCTGGCGTAATCAGGGCGGAAACTGACGCGAGTATATGGCTTGACTTTGGTCTTGGATACCACGGGCGGCGAAATCTCGGACAAATTGTTATGGAACTCCTGTACATATTTTAGTCCGCGGACGTGATCAACGGTTTCCACACGCCCCCAAACCGACCAGATAAGGACAAGCTTGAAACCGAACCCGTTCTTCCCGCCAACAATTTTTTCCTTCTTGTTCTCGTCGTAGTTGGTTGATGTACGAAGATGGCCGAAAATCATCTCTGGAATCCAGAGTTTGTGTTCGGGATGCTGGGCGACGTCGATTCCATTACCGTCATTTGTCATATGAATCGTTCCATCAGCTGCGTCGATTTCCACTTCGAGGGTGGTCACAGGAAGCGCATCGGGTTTTTTATCGGCGACAGCCTGTGCCTGACGTACAACGTGGTCACGCATATTCACCATCCCTTCATCAAACAGCTTGTATAATCCTGGAATGTAGGTGATTTGACGGCGAGTAAGCATCGCGGCCGGGGGCGCGGTATCGGGCGCGGTATCGGGCGCGGTATCGGGCGCGGTATCGGGCGCATTGTTTGTGGCTGGTGACCCGACGACTGCGGCGGGGACATCCATAACGTATTCGGTCGTTTCCGCTGGCTCAATCGTGCCAATATATGTGTCTGGTTTTTTAAGGATATGCTCTTGGTCAGTCATCTTTTGGTATTTTTGTAGGTCCTCGGCAGCGGACGCAGCCGCAGCAGCTCCATTGGCAGATTTGGCAGATTTAGAAGATTTAGGTGGCATTGAAGATACTGAACGACGCAGAGCGGGTATTGTATATACCGAGTATACGTTTAATTCATTTTCAATTTTATTTTACGACATATATGTATCTTACTTATACTTCATATGTCCGCACCACGCTACCGCACAAATACCGGGTTTGGTATTACGTGTAGTGATATATATCGCGTTAATAATGCGCTCGTTCAATATGACACATCTGGCACACCAACTGTTATCAATGGAAGCGACCCAAATGTTCGCACTCCGTATTTTAAATGCCCGACAATTACGAACCCTACCGCTGGAATGGCGACTTCAACTAACAATACAAATATAACAAAGAAGATGCGTTATGCGCAATTAATCCGGATAGCCACTGAAACGAAAAATGTGAAAAAGGTATATGCGGTAAATAGTATAAATCGGTTTGGTCGTTGGTCGGGGGCTCCTGGCGGATATGGCGCGCCGATCACCAATTCTTTTTAGTAATAAATATACCGGAACGGAACACCTACCGATTTGATCGGTCTTTTTTTCTAATGATGTATTATAACGACTATTGTCTTATTTAGTAAAATGGTGAAACGTTGTGATCGCAGTGATGATGGTTACTACCACATGCACGGCCAGAAATACCAGATGTTGGAGGGGTCTCGCGCCCAGGTTTGGCACGGAACCGCCTACAAGACTCCCGGCGGTCTCGTTAAGAGTGAATTGATATTTAACAAACACGGTCGCGTTGTCTCCGCAAAGAAGCACGCAACCGCGAAGAAGGAGAACCGTCTGCGTAAGTACGGTTATACCGCTCGTAAGGGCAAGTTCGGTGCTATTAAGATCAACGCCAAGACTGGTAAGCATACCCGTCTCGTTAAGACCCCTAAGAGGCGTTAAATTATCTTGAGATAATTAGTATCATTATATAATAACCGCACGCGATTATTATATATTCGTTATACTCATATTCGTTATATTCGTTATATTCGTTATACTCATTATACAATGTTGCTGATTGTTACAAGAAATATAACTGGATATGCGTCACACGTTCCAATGTTATGTAAGTCATTAGATGAACGTAAGATTCCTTATATAATCACTAAAAAATGTGATCCAGATATTAAAAAACGAAAAGATATTCTCGGTATTATTTTACCTGGTTCGGTTTATCGTATACACTCCGACGAATATCAGCCCGAATTAGATATAGAGTTGTATTACTTATTCCACTTCCCAAAAACGCCTATTCTTGGATTGTGTCACGGATGTCAGTTTCTAATGTTGTATTACGGTGGCGGTCTTCTTCAATATAAAAATTATTGGTCTGGTAGTAAAGATGTAGAGTTAGATTTGTCGATAGACCATATATTTCACGGAGAAGACAAAAACCAGAAACTACGTGTATACTTCCACGATCTACCCGTCGTGACTCCGGAAGCTGCTTCGTCGGGTGTTCGAGAGATTGCGTGGCTTACATCGTTTCGCGACCACCGTCGTCGAGCCTGTGCGTTTGAATTCGAAAAGGATCGTGTTTACGGATTTATGTTTCATCCAGAAGCCAAAAAAGAGACTAGGACTATTCTTTATAATTTTTATGATAAGGTGTGTTATGGTTAGTATCCATAATTTGGCGAATTTGGTGTTTTAGGCGTCGCAACCCACCACTTTATCGTAATCATCCCATTTTCATCCAGGTATTCCGCGTATTCATCGACGAAATATTTCTCGAAATACCGTTTGCTGATAATACGGCGCTTCTCAGCCAAGTAGCACTTCCCGCAATAGTATTCATACGCATTGTATAAAGGTTGAGGGAACGAGAGATTTTGCGTCACGCATTGGTTTTTAAATTGCTCTAGGTATTCGTTGATTTCAGCCTTCTTGTCCCATAGTAGACAACCGACATTTAGGATATATTTATCGTCTTCGATGATAACATCGGGGTAAAAATGGCGGAGAATACCGAGCAAGGTCGCATCGGATACCGAGGTGGCTGCCGCACCGGTACCCCCGGCGTATTCATTGAATAGTGTTGAAAGTTCATCTATTTCCAACTCTATTTCCGCGTCATTTATGAAACATTGCTCCCCCCAAAATCGGCGAAACTGGCTGACGATGGGGAGATACCGGCTTGTGCGATTTGGAAATACGTCGTTAGACGCCGACACAGACGCCGACACCGACGCCGACACCGACGTGGCGTATTCCGCAAGTTTAGACCGCAGCGATGCCGCGAAAATCATACTTGGCAATCGAAAATCTGCGAGATACAACTTCCATAAATACAACATATTCGGCATTGTAATTCCATTTTCAGATGACGCAGGCTCAGTAGAGTGGTCTACGAATTCGTTGATGATTTGCTGCTCGGTTCGCCCGCGAAAAAACCACGCGTGGGTCGCGACTTCAGGTGTTTTACAATGATGCTCTAAAAAACCGTCCGCACTCCCGAACCTCTGTGAATAATGCGCGGCGACACAGAATAAATCGATAGTGGATGATTTCAATTCGGGCATATGCGAGAGACGGAGGTGTGTGGGGCGGTGGGGCGCCACAGAGGCGGACCCAGACACAGAAGACGAGGACGCCGCGGGAGCGTGAATATCCACAATCCGACAATCCTTATACTGATGCTCATAATATTTAAACTTGAATGCCCCTGCGAATGTGTTGGAACCGGACCCGAATAGACCGTAACATTCACCACCGAGATCTTTGATGAATTCCTTCGATGCCGGCGGGATGAAGTAGATAAGCGGCGCTGATTTCTTTAGAAGAACATCGCCGAGAATGGTGAGGAAATACTTGGCGTGGTCGCGAGTACGGAAGAGTGCGGGGTAGAGCAGCCCGATGACATTTTGAATCGTGCGGGATTCGGGAATCGACGAGAGAATATCGCGGGATTGGATGCTTTTGATGATTTTGTTTTTTATGCGATATTTTATCGAACTCGCGCTCGTGCTAATGCTTGCGCTCACACTCGCGATGCTCGTATTCACACAACCAACCGCACTCGCTATTGCTCCAATTGTACTCTCATTCGTGTTAATGCTCGCACCGCCAGACGAGGCAACTGTTAAGGATGCGGAGGTGCCGAAGGCACCGGAGGCTTCCGATACAGGCGCCGAGATAGTCACCGAGTCCGCGGAAGCACTGAAGGTGCTGGGTGCGGACGAGGTGAAGGAGGTGAAGGAGAGTATACGGTGATGTATTTCATCCTCGTGTATTACCGAATATCGGACCTGATTATTATACGTGAAATACAATTCGGATGCTGGACAATAGAAATATTTGGTTTTATTTAGGAACGTTTCCGTTATTTCATCGGCCAGTAGTTCGAGAGATTTCTTCCGTGTTTCACGTTCAGCGTGTGCTGTCTGGTAGTTTTTTATCGATTGCGGAAGCTGGGTCTTGACATACGCGTGGATTCGTTCGAGGACATACTCGTTGTCGGGTATGGCCGCGTTTGTATTCCATATCTCCGAGAGAATGGCGATGGTGTCGGGGAGGGAGGGGGGAGCGGAGGAGGAGGAGGGCGGAGGCACGGACATTTATTAGTATGAATATATATAGTTTTATTATTGTTTGGGATCGGTTAATGGCCGAACTAGAACCAAACAGGTCATTAGCATTATCAAACAAAATAGATACATATATTGGTGGTAATGAAGAAAGAGGCTTCCCTGGAGGGTTTGACGGCGATAACCCACAAGGAGGACCAGAGGAACGACGTAGGATTGGTTTGTTAACAACTGCTCTAAATACATATAATAGGTCAAAAACACTAGATAATCGAAATGCGCTATTTAAATGTTTGTTAGAATTAATGAAAACTACCCCAAATTTTTTTTCATCTGTTTTGCGAAGTACTGCTGGTGTCGACCAAAATTTAAATTCAAGGTTGATGGAAATATTTTTAGTTGAAAGTAGGTGGCATACTTATAATATGGGTTCAAGAGAATATGATGAAAGTCGAGGTCAGCTACTTGAACTAAAAAGATTACGTTATTGTTCTACAAAACTACAAGTACCATCTCTATTATTTTTGGATTTTTTGTTATATGTATGTAATCAAGTTGATTTATTAACACAAATTTTTAATACAACAATTAGAGATGGTAATGAAAATATTGCAGTTGAAGAAGATTTAAACAACGAGTTTAATAAAAGCATCCTATGTATAATAAACCTAATAGGAAGAATATCAAGAGTTTCTGATAATGATTCGGTATTGAATATTGGATACCTTTTACATTCTCTTGAATTTATTACACCTGAATCAATTGAACAAGTTCGAGATAAAAAAGAACAAATACTAGCTATTTATCGAAAATGGATTATACGATTTGGAGGACGTGTTACCCCGTCTAGTTTATCTTTATCATCGACAATCGGGACTTTATGTGATGAAATAGTCAAAAGATTTATACCGGAGGATGCTAGTGGATATACACAAGAACCTTCTCCATCGCCTGAACCTAGAGGCGGACATATTAAGCTAAGAGATGAGAGAACTGTACAATTATTGAATACTCTATCAGGTAATCAAAGAGACACTTTAACCGACGAAGAAATAAAAAACATTGCAATAAGATTAGGATGGTGTCCATTTCTGTTTAATCCGGAGGGTTGTATACGACATAAGAACGCAAAAGATGGTAGTATTTTTCATCGTGTCAAATTTTTTCATCCTAAGCGTTATATATCACGTACTCCGTGTAGATTTGATGTTTGTAGTGAAAAAGCGGTCAAACAAATAATGTCAGCTCAGGGGCATCGGGTCGAAGCACCATACAATGGCGGAAAATCACTAAAAATATCATGTAAAAGTAATAAACGCCGCCTCTCCACCAAACACCCCTCCACCAAACACAGCCACACCAAACACAGCCACACCAAACACCCCTCCACCAAACGCCGTCACACCCGTAGTCGTCGTCGCTAAACATACATACCATTATTTTTGCCTAAATTGCGAAAAATAATGGAATCAAATGAATCCGCGGAAGAATGAAACCGCGATTTAGTGCTTCTTGTGCGCACGTGAATGCTTTCGATGCTTGGAGCCATTCTTGCGAGAACGGCCGCCCTTCTTGGACTTGCGAGAACGTCCACCCTTCTTGGACTTGCGGCTGCCTTTCTTAGGGTGGCGGCGCTTGGAATGACGGCGGCCGCCGATGGGTGCAGCAGCGGCGTTAAGTTCAGTTAATTTATCTGTAGCAGTTTTAAGGGTTTCGACTGCTGTTTTAATCTCATCGGCAGCAGCAGCAGCAGCTTCAGGGGTAGCATTCGGGTCTGGAATTTTCTTTTTAAGTGCGTCCAAAGCGGCCGTGGCAGCCGTTACCGCATTTTCCGCAGCAATTATGTCTTGTGACTTGGCAGGGGCGGCGGCGACTGGTATAGCTTCTGTTACCAGGGTATTTGCTGGTTCAGAAGATATGTTGGTGCCACTCAAAGGTGGTGATAGTGTGATAGCATTGGTATCTTTACTTAATGTAGGTTGTGTGGGTATGATGGTCGAACTGACTTCTGAGTTTGCTTTTGTCCGGTTTTGTTCTTCTAGTTCTTGTAGTTCTTGTGCTTGTTTTACTAAGTTTCCAGCGTTTGCCAATATTTTTTTTGCGGATTCTGCCATTTTACTTATTCTTATACATATTCTAAATATTAAATTCAGTTCAATATTGAGAATAATTTATGGCTCATTATCAACGCCGCCTCGTCGAACGTGATTTCTTCCTAAATACGCGCTTGGATGATTTCTTGAATTTGCGCGATGATTTTGGGGTAGATCGACGGTGGCGGCGGGAACCGCCCTTCATATCACCGTAGTCTTCAAGTCCTAGACTGTGCTTAGTAAATTTTTCAAAAAATTCAACTCTAGTTTGTTCCACTGGGGGGGTTCCAACACCCCAAAATTCATCGAGTGGCTTGGATCTGTCAGAATAAAACCAAACAATATACTGTTGTTTGTTATATTCCGAAAGATCCTCCCAATAGTCTTTTAATATTTCCGATTTTACAGGACTCTCTAATAATATTTGTGTAAACTGTTTAATAGTTGGTATGGGCATTTTGTGGGGGACTGTACTAAGAAACGATGGATTCCAAGCCATTATGACTATATAACTTTATAAATTATGAATCGATAATATATTTACCACGCCTCCACCCACCCCCTCCGCGGGAAATCCGCTAAATATTCCGCCCAGTCTTTCCACTCCGGGTGTTTTTTCATATGTTCGCGGACCGAAAAGGGCGTCCCGCACGGCGGCCCCCAATGTGCTAAAAATGACATCCGTCGAATAGACGCACTATCCGCCACTTTCGTATCATACGCGCCCACCGGTTTGTATGGAACGCCACCGCCTGTGCCGCTTTCACCCCCGTCGGCGTAGCCGTGTTTACAAACCGTCCGCGAATTCGCCGCCGTTTTACCTAAATGATTGTCGTAATGGTCAGAGAGGATGCGTTTTACGACGTCGGTATCGATCCGGCCACGGTACTTCTCCGTGAGTTTCTCTAACTGGACGCGGCGATTGCCTATACTTGATGAAACGTCGCGAAACCCGCTGGCACCGTCAATCATACCCGCCCCTGTCGCGTGATTTGCTTTCTCCGACAGTGCGCTAGAACATTCTATATTACGAATTCTCTCATCATATGTCGAATTAAACCCGAGAAACACCCCGTTCTTCGTGGTTTCGACATTAACGTAATTCAATCCGAGTTCGACACGCATAATACGCGGGGGCCTGCCGTGGCCGCCGTGTCCGCCGATGTCCCCAAACATCCACGAACACGCATAATCCCCCGAGTTCCGTTTCTGTAATCTCTCGGCATAGTCTTCTAACGTCCGTCCATATTGCATACATTCGCGGATTCGGCAACAAATCGGGTCGCGTAAAGTGAATGCGTTGAATCCGCGTATTGTCGTCTCACTCCCAATGATTCCTGCGCCTGTGACAAAGAAGTCGGTCATACTAAATATCCCGCCGGGCATACTCTGCATCACCATCGGGACGCCATCCCCCGCCTCCGGCTCGATTCGTAGAAGGACATTACAAAATTGTGCGTCCAGGAAGTTGCTAAAAGATGAATGCCCGCAAACAATGCCGCCATCTTTGGTCCACTCATCCCCTACTGCCATAACGAGCGAACAACGGTCCTTGAATTCATCGAGTCGGTTGGCACGGACGGAAAGCGCAGCGGGGTCACTTCTAATCGCAAGTTCGTCACGTATCACATCGGCGTATTTCTTACGGTATTTGGGTGTATCAATATAACGGAGCAAATGTGCGTAGAAATAAGGGAGCGACATAAAGACGTTGATGAGAATAACTTGACAGATGCGAAGATTCGCCCCCGCTGCGATTCCTGACATTTCCTTAAATATCTTCGGGAATCGTTTTTTGATGATCCCGTGGTAGAAATCCTCGCATAATCCATAGAAAAAGTCGATATCGCGACCATACCCTTGTCTAAAGAGGAAATCGAACACGGAGAACATATACTTGAATTGGTTGGGGTCGGCCGCAATGACTTGCTTACCGTGGGAAACGCCGCGTTCATAAGGCGCACCGCGTATGGTTATTCGAAGCCATCCGTCGTTGCCACCACCGCCACCACCGCCACCACCGTGATCGTGGAGTATGATTTTACGCGAACTCCGATATCTATGACGACTACGTTTACCAGCAGACGACTTAACTGTTTTTTTATGAGTTCGATGTATTTTAATCATCGTATTATATTATATTATATTATATGGGTATTATGATTATTATAAAACAGCAAATAGATATAAAGATTTTATTTTCTAAAGTATAAAAGGGTTTTTATGAATTCAAACGCACAATCTGGGGGCGCTGCCGCCGCCAATACCATTGTCCAACCACACGCGCACGCGCATCCGTCGCTTCAAGATAATGTTCTTACGATTAAAACAGTACAAATCGCACCGTTTCGTACATTGATGTGTGCGATGAAAGAAATTCTTATCGAAACAAATATTACATTTCAGAAGGATGGTATACGTATCATCAATATGGATAAATCACATACGATGTTGGCGCATTTGTTCCTGGAAGCCGTGAATTTTGAGCTATATGAATGCGCATTGGATAAAATCATTATCGGGGTGAATATGTTTCACCTGTTTAAACTCATCAATTCTATCGACAATGATGATACACTCACGATTTATATTGAAAAGAAGGATTATAATGATGGAGTTGTATCTTATCTGGGATTGAAGTTTGAGAATGGTGATATCAAGCAATGTAAGACACAGAAGTTGCGTCTTATTGAGCCCGATCCGGAAGAGTTGGTTGAGCCCCAAGTCGCGTTTTCTAGTGTGATTAACCTCCCATCTAGCGATTTCCAGAAGATTATCCGTGATCTCTCGTGTATTTCCGAGAAATTGGAGATTAAATCTGTCGGGAATGAGCTGATATTCAGGTGCTCAGGGCAGTTCGCAACGGCGGAGGTGCGGCGTGTTGAATCGGATGGAAGTATGGAGTTTCTTCACAAAAAGGATTCGGGGAAAATTATCCAAGGTGAGTTCTCGCTTAAAAATTTGGGGTATTTCATCAAGTGTACGAATCTGTGTAACCAAATCGAGATGTACTTGGATAATGATATGCCGCTAGTGGTGAAATATTATGTAGCGTCACTCGGGACGATTAAGTTGTGTTTGTCGCCGCTCCCCTCTGCTTAATTCTATATGCTCCGTGCGTTCGCACGCCGCATCTATAATTAAGCTACCAGCCTTCGCTCCTCCCTTCGCCGCTCCGTCACTTCGTTCCGCCGCGACTCCGTCCCCCGCTGCGTTGCCGCTCGATATGTGGGCGGGTAGAAGGTGCGCGAGGTTGTTCATACCTTAAAAATAATAATGCGACTTTGTCTCTGCTTTATTATTTTTGTATTGGAGCGGCGAAGCAGCGGCGGAGTGAATCGCGGAGTCGCGCAGCGGACGGAGAGATTCACGGGGGAGCGAGCGGAGGACGGAGTCGCGGAGTCGCTACGCGACGGAACGACGGAGGGAGGAGCGAGCGTAAATACATATAAACCCAATTCATATAATTATTCATATTCATCCTCGTCCTCGTCGTCGTCGTAGTACCGAATATGAATAAAACCAATAAAACCATTTATATGACATATCATTCGAACCTGCCGTCGTTTGTTACATCGCGGTGGCTTGACCTGAACCCCGATTACAGCATCGATTTCAGTATGGACGCCGAGTGTATTTCGTTTCTTCAAACGACGTTTGGTCGAAATATCGCGGAATTATTCAAATATATCCCGCGTGGAATGTATAAGGCCGATTTATGGCGGCTGTGTAAATTGTATATACACGGGGGCGTTTATGCGGATATTGATTTGGTCCCGCATTTCTCAATCTCCGATGCGCTTGATAGCGCCGCCGGCGGTGTCAGCGACGCGACCTTTTATTCGTGCCTGAATATGAGCTACGACAGTATTTTCCAGGCGTTTATGAAACATTCTCGTGCGCGTAGTCCACTACTACTTGGATGCCTGATATCTTTTTTGATAAATAAACCGTATACAGATATCGAGAATGGACCGACGAGAGATATGTATCAGTTTCTATTGTATAATATCAGGCACCAGCACCAGACCCAGCACGGCGCTGGTGTAACCGATATTCGCCCACATACTCTATATACCCTGCGTCAAATCAGAATACCCGTGTCTATCCCTGCCAATGAAGACATTATTCCGTTATATTATTTCCCCGATGATATCAAATATAGTATTTCAATTCATCCGGACACAAAAGACGCATACATCATAGCGAATAGGGATAAATACCGGTTTTATATCAAGGATCATCATTTATTCGTGGACGCGGACGAAGGTGTAAAATACCCGAGGGTCGTAGTAGATATATGTATTGATTTACCTGAAGACGAACCTGAAGTGATTTTCCTGTTTGAAGAGTGTATTCGTATTCCGGACAAGATTTCAACTTGCTATATAAGTCATCAAAATAAAAATATAATGGATTGTCGTGACGCACGGTATGTACGAGACAGTGGATGGGTCGATCCACACGCTCCCCCCTCTATCGCTCTGTCAGTTCGTTCCTCCGCTCGCTCCTCCGCTCGCTCCTCCGCTCGCTCCTCCCTCCATCGCTCCGTCGCGTAGCGACTCTGCGATTCCGTCCCCCGCTGCTTCGCCGCTCTAATACAAAAAATAATAAAGCGATCAAAATCGCATTATTATTTACTAGTTATAAACACTACTACCCCCACCGAGTCCTACTACCCCCACTGAGTCCTACTACCCCCACTGAGTCCTACTACCCCCACCGAGTCCTACTACCCCCACTGAGTCCTACTACCCCCACTGAGTCCTACTACCC